GTATTCCCCGCATTGCGGGGTTGAACCCTGATGATACAGATGTAGCATACGATGATACATTCGTATTCCCCGCATTGCGGGGTTGAACCTGAATCTATATAGACGAGGAATTGAGAACCAGCTGGTATTCCCCGCATTGCGGGGTTGAACCTATCTCCTTCTTGTATGATCATACGAGTATGATCTGTATTCCCCGCATTGCGGGGTTGAACCCGAGCATGGCATTCTAGGAGGAATTATGAACGATGGTATTCCCCGCATTGCGGGGTTGAACCTACTACAGATGGACAAAAATTGTTGACAATGTGGAGTATTCCCCGCATTGCGGGGTTGAACCCAAGACGCTTGTTGGCTTAGCCTAGGGTTGTCAAAGTATTCCCCGCATTGCGGGGTTGAACCTGCTGATGATTGACCTGGTATTGTCATCCTGGGGATGATATCGAGGATTTGCCGACAATGATGTGGACGACATCAGTTATCCATGTGGTATGTGTGAGGGAGGATTACCGCTGTATTTCACGATTTCTGCAGGTTCATCATAGGGGCTGGCCAGGTCATTGTGGGTTTGACTTATCATCATGATGTATCATGAACTGTGTTTGCACTCATATGGTCGAAACGTGGCGGCCGGCAAACATGGACTGGCATGAGCGGTCTGTTTATTGCCGTATAGGTGATATCATGGTGCCGTCCCGGTATATGGTGATGGTACCGAGGTTCTCCTTGATGGTTCCCGAGTAGCTCTTACCGTCCTGTGTGAAGGTGATGGTCTGCATCTGGACTCCGGCCTTACGCTCATTATCACGGTAGGCCTTGGTGATTTCCTTGTCCTTATCGGAGAGCTTGTTCATATCGAAGTTATAACTGGTCAGAAGTATGTCCTTGCTGTTGCCGCCATTGAACTCAAGATCGGTGATGCCGTAGGATCGTTCTATCTTATCGATGTTCTTCGTGATTATTGCATTGGTGTAGTCGTTCCACGCCACGTCTGCTGCTGGACTTATCCATGATGACTGAAACATCAATGCAATCATGATGATGGCACTGATGGATCCGAGGATGAAGGCGATACCGTTGATGATGTTGGCGCTTTTGCCTCGTGCATGCATGACGATAAGAACAACCACAATGAGGACGATGAATATCGCGCAGGCGATGATTCCCGCTGCCATATACTGGTTCCCATGACTGATGGTGAACATGTTCTGAATGCATGGTATGAGTTCCATGATGAGTTTCTTTCCTGTGGATTATCAGTATGCTTCCATGATGCCATGATATCATATTTTCATCTATGCGGGGTTCATCCCTAATCGTTGTTATGATCTAGGTTGTACTCATAGGCGACCACGATTGACGGCAATGCTTCCCTGCAGTGTTGATTCCAAGCAGACAGCCATGCTGCGTCATCCCTCTTGGATCCATAATCAACAAAATTATTCTTGGCGACGTACCGATGGACGATGTCTATAGATAACGTCCGGGGGTCAATCCAAACAACATCTTCGTCATTAGCGGAAGCAGCAGCAAGTTGTTCCGAGTACATGACCACCAGACTGTACACGGACGATTCGAACTCCATCTGCCGTGGATTGAATGGGGAGGTATCGAGGCTATCAATGATGAGATTGACTAAACCCTCCAGGCTATTCCTATCAACCCTGTACACCTTTGATTCCACTCCGTAATTCACTCCCGCGTGATTCAACTTGAAGACCTGCTTGGACATGACGATTCCTTTCCGATGGGTTACCATGATGGTAACACTCGCTTACGATTCCATTATAACACGTGAGATGAGCACCGCATAAACGTGGGATAATGATCTTGAGTACAGGATCGAGTGCAAGACATGCCGGTAGGAATCACTATTGATCAGAAGTCTGGATTATCCTCAATGCTGACCTCGCCATTAGCGCTAATCGACACGGTGACGTCTAACGGCTCCTCGGTCCCCACGATCATGTCAGTGAGCGGGTCAATGATCTTATCGTTGATCATCTTGCCGAGCACCCTGACTCCATGATCGTCCTCACGGCAGTGGGATGCGAACCACCTGGGGACGGTATCGTCAATATCGACATGCACGTTGAGACCATTCAACTGCTCGGCCCTATTCACCCACTGGACCATGAAGATCTTCGCGTAGTCTTCATTAGAGAGTGGACGGTACACGATCACGTCAGTCAACCTGCCGACAAGCTCTGGACGGAACGTCTTACCCACGGCATTCCTCACGTCATTCTCGAGGATCTTCATCTCGTCATCAATGCTGGATTCTAATCCACCGAATCCAACGCTCCTCATCCCGTTCTTACCGATGCCGCCCGTACCGATGTTGCTTGTGAGTATGATGATGCAGTTAGAACAATCGCGGGTTCCCTTGGAAGCGTCAGTGATCTTTCCATAGTCTAGCATTGGCAGGAGTACAGCATCCCATATCTCCGGGCTTGCCTTCTCGATCTCATCGAACACGATGACCCCAGCCTTATGATCACGCACCCAGTTCGTGAGCCGCCCACCCTGATTAGACCCAACGTACCCGTTGCCAGATCCAAGGAGTGATGACACGGACATCTCGCCGTTCTTCATGCTAGAACAGTCAATTCGGATGAGGCTATCCTCTGACCCGTATACCACATCCGCGAGGGCGAGGGCTGTTTCCGTCTTACCTACGCCCGACGGTCCCGCCAGGAGTAGACCGGCGATCGGCCTGTCATGATCACGAATACCAGCCCTCCTCATCATGATCGGCCTCACGACGCGCTTGAGGGCTTCATCTTGTCCTATGATGCGATCCTCCAGCTGGTTGAGCAGATCAGCGCGGTCCGTGAACTTGAACCTCGCAGCGTCATCATCCCTTGACTCCTCCTCAGACTCAGTCTCGGTATCCACCCTGCCACTCTTCTTGTTCGAGGACAGCTGGCTTAGGATGTTCTGGATTCTATCATTCATAATATGATCTTCAGGGCTCTTCAATGCGGCATTCAGCATTTTGATGAGGGTTTTATTATCATACTGATTATAAGCGCCACCACCATTGCTGACACCGTCCAGGCCACCCCTTGCACCTGGCGTCTTACCATTAGCTGACCCCCTGACGTGGGATCGCCCATCTCCATAGCGCCCTGGGCCGGTCGTGTGGGAATGATCGTTCTTGTCAGGATCATGTGCTGGATCGTGGTTTGGGATATTCGCTGGTGACGGTCTTGATGGCCTAGGAGGGTCGTCATTCTTCTCGTCATACCCGCTCAGGACGAGCCCTGCTGATGGATCTTTGATCTCTGGTATCACATATGCCTTGAGGGCTATACTCCTAAGATCACCGACACTGAGCTTAGAATGGCCAGAGCCCGGGGTGAACCACTTGTCCATGGCAGAGTGAAGAATGGTTAAGACTCTACTAGTGCAATAGTCTTCAATGTTCCCATCTACGGTCAGGGATTCTATCCTTGCAGCCTCCCGTACGACCGCCCTCGTTGGGATCCACCCGTAAGTCTTCCTGTACTTCTCCCCGTTAGGGGCGATGGCCTCACTCCAGATGAGGTTGGCCACGTCTTTAATGTTCCTCCTGGGCTTGATGGCTATGCTGACAGAGCCCCAGGTGTACTCACTGCACAAGCTTATGAATGGGGTAGCTGTGGGGATCGTTTCTATATTCCCATCAGTCTCCTCCTCAACGATGATTGGGGTGGCGAGGAGGCGTGGGCCCCTGAGGAGATCCTCAACGAATCTTCCACCCCTCACGTGGATGATGATCTGGTCTACCGTTTCGAAGGCGTAATCCCTCTGCCAGATCCGCCACGCGATGGCCTCCCTTGACATGGGGTCACTGTACACGATTGGCCTCAGCGTCCTCATGAGGCAGCCCATCAGGTATCGTGGTACACGATCGTCGTGCAAGCACCTCCATGCTATGATTCCAACGACCACCCGCCTACCGGAATAGGCGGTCCCGCGTATGCCGACGATAGGATTCTCCTTCTCAGACAGCCAGTGGATGACGCTAGACGCGCTTTCATCTGCCGGTGCATCGTTGGGCATGATCTGAGGAACAATGTCAGTGCACGCCTCGACCAGTAGCCTTGACACGAGCAGGGGGATGTCGTGATCCTCAAGATTCTCTGCTGGGTTACTCCTCTGCCATTCGGCTATGATGGACTCGATGAACTTGCTCTTCTCCCGGCTAGTAGCATCATTGTCTCTCATGATTCCATCTTCCCTTCATTCCTCGCATTTCAAGTAGAATGCTTCTACACCATCATTACAACTCCCATATTGCTTCTACTTCTCATCTTGTGGTGTTATTGACCTTAAGTGGCGACCCATGGCCCTGAGCATGATCTCCGAATCCTCAAGACCAAGGTGACGCTCCCTATCCAGTTCTGGGTCTAACGCATTCCAGTGCCTGGCGTACTGTTCGAGATGATTCCCCCTCTTACCGTCATAATCATCTAGCCATTGACTGATCTTCCTAGAGTCAATGATCTTGACAAGCCCGTCGCGCTTTGCCTCAGCATACCCGTCAATGTTCTGCTTGAAGAACGAGTCCTCGAATCCGGCGGAGTGAGCAACGAACGGTACGCCCCCGGTAAGGGCGTCTAGTATCTCATCTTGCATGCACGGGTCAAGCTCGAGCGGCTTGAGCCCATCAAGTTCCCCCGTCGTGATACCGCTGATGTTCTCGGTGGGATTCCCAAGCATCATCCTCGTCTTTGACACGCCGTATGATCTCCTCTCCCCGCCATAGAGCCTTCCAGTTGGATCATGCAGGTCAGTGTACAGCCAGCCCGAGTTGATGACCCAAGCCCTCGACGGCTTGAGTCCAGTGGTCTCAAGATCTATACCAAGAACCGTGTCAACAGTGCGGTGTCTAGTGAGCATGTGCCTGATTGCTTGCACGGTTGCATCCGTACGCTCGCGCGTGGTGAAAGTACGCCCTGATAGAAGCTCATTCTTCTCAACCTCCTCATCGATCTTCGATTGCAGGTAGCCAACGTCAGACGGTGTTCTACCCTGTAGGATGACAGCAGACCCACAGATCTTGCGAATGCCCTCGGTGGTGAGGTCACGATCAGTGAACGCTGGGGGTATCTTGTTCGGATCATAGAACGACGACTGGTCGTACGGATCTTCCAGCGTTCCTCCATTAGCAAGTATCCAGTCGATCTCATCGGATAGGTTCTTCACCCACCATCCAATCATCCTTACGGGCGAGTATGACACCCTCTCGTCAAGCATCCCGGAATCTTCAAAGAAGGTGTGGCTGAGGAATCGTATCTTATCCTCGGCATTGCGCCGTCTCCTGTAATACTCGTCTAGGAGATCATTCATCGTGCCGTCAGTGTGCTTCGCGCGGGGCTCCTCACCCTTGAACCTGACGCCGCGGATCGTGTCCTGTATTGGGCTCATGACCTCATCTTGCGTGAGGATCACGTGACCAAGGATCGAATTCCACTGCCCGTACGCGCCCTCCGCGTCATTGACCAGACTCTCATGCGGATTGATTTCTTCCTGTTGACTGGCGCTCATAGCGTCTACCCTTTCCAACCAGCCCAAGATCATCCTGGGCTGGCCTATTCGTCGATTCTCCCATGAGACTGCTGACTCATCTTACATGGGCAAGATATGTTCTGATCTAGGTTATTTGAGCTTCTCTAGCAATCCCCTAGCGGCCCCCATTGCTCCTAATGACCATTTTGTGCTCTGGATCAAAAGCGATGCTCCCATCCGGTTTGATGTCATTCAGGAATCGTACGATCTCATCCTCATGGAGGATCAACCATTCCATATTGTCCTCATGGCCACTCTCGTAATACGTGTCGAGCAGATGATGGGTCAGCTCGCGTGACTGTCCACCATTTCTTAACATGAGGTCGATTGGAAAGATCTTATCGCTCAGCAAGCGCTTGTTGATCTCATTCCACATGGTCACCCAGTAATCGTACCCCGCATCATCTTGCACGTCCTCATACCAGTCGTCTTCGCTCCCGTGGGTGAGACCACCGTCAAGCGCCGCGTACTTCCCGTCAATGATCTTAGTGATGCTCCATCCAATTCCTGCGAGCACGGTTGATATGCCAGCAGCCACTAGCACGCCTACGATTGCTCTTCCATACTGATTACTGTTACCATGATGCGCCATGATGTGATCTTCCTTCCTGATAAGACCTTCGTTAACAAACACGTGAAGACCATATTACCCGTATAGTCGCCGGTAATGCAAATCCTATGATGTGGTAACTGCCGGTTATTTGGATGGGCAATGAGCTAGCAACGGGGAATATTGCAATCGCATCCACTGTTGATTACAATAAGTATAGATTATGTGATTTATGGAATCTTTGGAGGACGATCATGGTTGGATTGGTGAATGCGAGGAGAGCGTTCGAGCTTGCGGGTGGGTTCACCGCGTCGACTCCAATTGTTGTCGGCATGGATCCGAGGACCATGACTGTACGTTCTGTTTATGCTGATGATGAGAAGGTGGATTATAGGGTCCCCTCTCCAATTTGTCTTTACCAGTGGGCTGACACCCATGACGTGTTCTGCATGGACAGGTCAATGAGGATATTCGACGGCGCGTCACCAATTGATGGGCCGGGTCTGAGCTGGTGGAATGCCATCAGGATCGTTCATGACGTTGATCCGTCCATGTGGACGCCTGATGATGAGGAGCACTTTAAGGAATCATTCCGCGATCTTTGGAATCTCGATCCGAGCAGGGCGGCATTCTTCCTCGTGAGGGTGGCCGAGGATCTCGAACTGCATCGTCTCGAGAAGATTTATGGCGATGAGGATGAGACCACCATAGATGAGATCATTAGGAGGTCGAGTAACATGGTCTCACCGTCAGCCGATGATATGGACGTGATAGACGCCTCGTCAGTCGACGTGTACGGGCGACTGAAGGCGACTGACCTCCACATGAACCTCCCCGGATCGTGGTCTGATTGGACTGATGATCTTGATGCTGCCGGCATGTCGTGGGGGCAATGGCTGCCGTACAGGAGGGTTGTGGCGTTATTGGGAGGAAGACCCAATAACAGGATTGCTGGTAGGGTCGTCTCAACCCTGGCAGGCGGAGTAGCCGATTGGACGTCTAGATTATGGGCGAGATCTCAAGAACACGTGGGTGCGGCAAGACTCGCATCAGAGCTGTCATGGTGGATCGTGGATAGGGATTGGGACTCAGACACCATCTTATCCGATCGTATAGCCTCCGGCCTCCTCGATGACCTCATGCAGCTCATTACGACAGGCGTGATACCAGAAGCATGGTCGCAAGATGGGCTACCACATGATTCCTATGAGCGCGAGGTGCAAGATCTCACGTCGTCTGATGAAGATCAGATCATGGGGTTGGCTGCTGACACGTGGCGGGGTCTCAGGATGCTTCCATCATGGGTAGATGCGAATGATCTACTCACAGATCAAGATGATGACGCTGCTATCTTCGATCACATCGTGAACGGTGAGGCCGGCGCGTATAATGCTGATCCTGGCCCCCTGTTCAGGATGTTCGAGGCGCTCACATGGCCTAGCAGGTCGCTATCCGTAAGAATGGAAAAGATTCTCAATGGTGCTATGCCCATGACCCCTGCGTTAGCCAATGATCTTAATGATGGGAATGATGACGTTGGACATGACTGAGTACATTGGAGTGGTGAGGCGTCTCCCCATTCCTAATGGCGATGGAGGCCCATTCTGCATCCTAAAAGATGCTCGCGTCCTGGTTGCTATTTGGGCTAGTAATGCTAGCAGAATAGACGTTGGGGCGTTGTCGACTATAGTTCTGAATGCGTTTGACAGTCTGGTATCCGTACTCGACATCGAAGATCTTAGCTCATACCCAGGGTTCAAGGTCGTCATTATAGATGATCATGCTGTAATCGATGACCTCAAGAGGAGTACTATCCCACACGTTCACGGTACAGATGAGGTGAACGGGTATGAGGTCGTGATGTTCGCGCCGCGGATTATATCTATGATCGATCACAACGTGAATGAGATACTGCGTAGCGAAGATCGGAATACTGGGAAGATCGCCTACGTCCGTGATGACCATAATGTAGAATCAATTGTCCTAGAAGTGCAGTTGTCATCATTAGTACTGAATAGACCAGAGTTACAGATGGAAGACGTGCTTTACTGCTACCACTCAATACTAACATCGCGTTTGTCTGCAACTGGCCACGGTAGTGAGTACGATTCATGGATGAGTCATGGTAGACCCACCCGAGCCCGTCTGGTTGGCCTGCTTGGCGGCCGGGAGTCATATCTATCTACAACCGTGCATACGAATAGAGGACTCTATATGTCGAGGAATACGATCCAGGGGAATGGAATCTTCTCGATGACTGCTGGAGCGCTCTTTACTGGAAGATTGGAGGAATAAGCATGAGCTGGTTCAAGAAGGAAGGCGATCCTGATCGTCCTCATGATGAGGATGACGATAAGAGGAATGCTGCTAGGATTGAAGACGGGAAGCATGATAGCCCTGAGCCTACCGATGGGGTAGACGTGACTTCTGATGAGGTGAAGACGGTTACCTTCAGAGCTAAGAGTAGTGGGCGATGGTATGACGCCCGGGAGGTCGATAGGTTCCTTGACAGGGCGAGGAAGACCCTGTACGATTATGAGTCAAGGGAGAAGATCAGGGAGGACGGTCTTAAGGACGTCCTGTCGAATCCTGAGGCCGAGCCAATCAAGGTCACGTCGGGGCGTGACGCCACGGGTATGGGTGGGGCGTATGACGCGCCAGTGAACCCATTCCTGATCTAGATGAAAGAAATGATGATCGTGGGGATCTTCTATAAGGAGGATGCATGACTGATGAGGATAAGATGGGGTCTGTCGTGGATACGGATCATGATAGCAGGGTGATTAACGGTCTCTCGTCATTCTTGTACGGTGTGAGGCGGGTGCTGAGCCCAATTGGTGACTGGTTCGTGAGCATATTCCGCGGGTGGTCTAGATCTGATGCTGAATCGATGATGGACGTTGAGACGAGAAGGATGGGTGAGATGCTTGAATGGAAGGTCAAGCATGATGAGCCCATCCCAGGATGGTTCCAGAGTGAAGCGTCCTTACGATTACAGGACGCTAAGCTGAATCAGCATGATCTTGACGATGCGATCCGGGAGGAATGGGAGGCGGCCGCCGGTCATGCAGCCGCCGTGCTTAAGGCGTGGTCTCACAGAGGTGAAGACTGGATGAGTGATCGTCTGCTCATTGACGAGAAGTATGCTGACTCGCGGCTAAGAGCCCTTGAGCGGGAGTACCGTAAGGTCATTGCGTGGGTGACCGATCCCAAGCACTCACAAAATACACTCTTCATTATAAGACCTGCCGACGGGGCGATCCACGATTTGGATCTTTCACGCACGTTCGGAGGAGACCGGGATCCCATCAGAGTCTCCTGAAGATCTTACCGGTGGATACCAGCCCCTGATGGCCTGCTACCCGGAAAGACCCATTTCGTCTGATATCTTCAATCCATGACTATCAATGGAACAACTGATGGGCTAATAGCAGCGTCTGCCAGCAATCTAACGAAGACGTATGGTACTGGCGAGGCTCGGGTGCTCGCGCTGGATCACGTCACCGTGAGGTTCAGGAAGGGCGAGATGACAGCCATAGTTGGCGCGTCGGGCTCCGGCAAGTCTACCCTACTGCACTGCATGTCTGGATTCGATGAGCCAGATGAGGGCTCGTCGATCATTAATAGCATCCCAGTGCAATCCCTGGGGAAGAGCAGAAGATCTGAGTTCAGGAGAAGGTCAATAGGATTCATCTTCCAACAGTACGGGCTCATACCCGTGCTCACGTGCAGGGAGAATATCCTGCTCCCAATGTCTCTTGACGGTAAGCGTTATGATCGTGACAGGATGAAGAGCATCGTGGACTCGCTTGGGCTTACGAATCGACTAGAACACATGCCGTCAGAGCTCTCGGGGGGACAACAACAGAAGACAGCGCTCGCGAGGGTTCTACTCCAGCGTCCACCCGTCGTGCTGGCAGATGAGCCAACGGGATCCCTTGACGTTAAGTCTACGGGTGAGGTCCTCCGTCTCCTACGGTCAATGGTTGATGATCTTGGGCTCACGGTCATCATGGTCACGCATAGCATGGATGCCGCCCAGCTATCGGACAGGGGTCTGGTGCTTTCAGATGGAAGGATCACTGACGATATCGAGCACCCGAAGAGGAATGATCTTGAGGACGCTATGACGAGGGCGGCTGATCTGTCAAGAATTACAACTGGTCATGGTAATCCATCCCGTGCTGATGCCGGATCTCAGGAATCAGAATAATCCAGTTTATTATCTTAGGGAGCATCGTTTGAATTTTACAGATCGTGTAGATGCGCACATGCTGGCCGCCAGATCTTCGAAAGATCACTTCCGACCCCTGGACAGGAGTGGGCTCCTGCGCAACGTGTTCTGGAGGCAGCTCTGGAGGAATAAGAGCAGGTGGCTGAGTATCGTTACGGCCGTGTTCTTCGGCGTGACGGCGGCCACGATCGCCCTCATCTTGAAGATCGGTGATTCTGACATGCAGTTCGTGTTCTGGTTCTCTGCCATCGCCTGCCTCATCACTGGGATCGTGAACATAAGACAGACCGTGATCGTTGCTGGATTAGAGTCTAGGAAGGACTACACTCTACTCCTCCTCATGGGTGAAGATCCTATAGACTTGGAGTGGACGATCAGGCTGCAGACGCTCGTGGCGGCCACGCTTGGATCATTCCTCGGAGTGGGCGTGGGAGTGGCCATCGTGTCTTCAATGATTCCGTGGCTGAGGACGCTGGACGGAGGCGGGTTAAACGAGGCAGCCCTGAACTTCTCATGGTGGTCGATACCGGTTGCTGTCATCGGTGGGCTGCTGGCCAGCATGATAGCATCATGGGGACCATCAAAGAACGCTGCTATGGGAACGCTTGGAGAGCGGGAGAGGAATCACTCCCGCATCTCCGATAGCACGCGATTCCTCATTGGAATCACGGTCATGGTGACGGGTAACCTCATCGCGTTCATGGGCGGTAGCGTGACCGTGGAGACTGCTGTCGGGGCATCTGCCCTCATCGTCATGGGATTCTATATTTCGTTCCCGATACTATTCCGCGGACTGTTCGGGCTCATCGATAAGATCACGAGGAATCTGAATGCTCCAGTCTTCAAGATGGCGGTGAGGTCTGTAACGGCGAGGGGGACGAGCGCTGTGGCGGTTGCAACCGCGTTCACTGTTGGCGTCATGTTCCTTGGAGCGGTTACCGTTGTGGGGTCATGGCAGAGCGATCAGGATTCCCTTGAAGCAGCAACGGGGTATAACGGTACGCTCAAGATCAATAATAACGCGAATGGGTCAACTCCTAGGGCGTTCCGTGATTCTGACGTTCAGGAATGGGCTCAGATGGGTACGGTTGATGCCGTCTACGAGTTCCAGGGAACCGTTCTTAACGTGGGGAAGACCGATCAGGCTGACAATGACGTGTACTTGTACCGTATTCATGCGGTCAAGGGCAGCAACCCGTTCGAGGATATGATTGTTGGCCATCCCGATGTTGCCGAGGCCTATGAGGAGGGACAGGCTATAGTCGGGTCCAAGAATGCTGAAAAGTATGGGCTCAAGGTCGGTCAAAAGCTCACGGTCAAAGATGAGACGCATGGTAAGAACGTCGTGATAAGGGTTGGGGCTATCATAGACGGGTACAGCTCTGACGGTATCTTCGTGAGTGATTCCGCGTACAAGCTTACGCACGCGACCAGCGCGTACATCGTGACCACTGATCCTAATGACCACGGGTTCGTGAGAGCATGGAGGTCTAGGTACGGTAAAGACTACGTGGGCGAGGATAGGGAGTCTAGAATCAAGTCATGGGGAGCCTCGGCTCTACAGACACTCCTAGTCGAGTACGCGGCAGCATCCCTAGTCATCACGGTGAGCGTTCTTGGGCTCATGACGATGATGACATTGTCCATCATGCAGAGGAAGAGGGAGCTTGGGCTACTATCTGCTTACGGCATGAGTGGCATGCAGTTGAAGAGGTCACTATGGATGGAGGCGGTAATGATCACTGGGTTCGCGGGTCTATCGTCAACCATTGCTGGTAGTGTGGTTGGCGTGATCGTCGGCATGAGTACGATTGGGGGTGGAGGATTCCCGTTGCTCCTTATCTCGTGGCTTGTCGTGGCCAGCATCGTGATCGGCTGGGTGAGCGCATTCATCCCCGGGATCATCGTGCTCAGGGACGGAGCTCATGGAATCAGGGATGAGTAGACGCCATGATCTTGATCGTATTAGCGACCAGACCAACGGTTAACTAGTCTTATCAACCCCTATCAGATAGTGCTGTAGAACAGCTGGTGCTAACGATCGGGAGGGCAAGACTGGGGGACGGCATTGTCCCGCGGGTCAAATGGCTCTCTTGTGGAGAGCGTCAAGCTAGCTCAGCGATCTCTCAATGGTCTTTGACGGCTTGATAACCACGTTCTTACGCTCTGGGATCGTTACCATCTTGCCCTCAGCTGGAGAGTACAGCCTCCTCGGCTTCATGATCTTCACGGTCACCGTTCCGATGCCGCGGATCTTAACGTCAGTGTCCTCATCCAGGCTGCTGGCGATCTCGTCAGTGAGCGTGGACATGATCTTGTTCACCATGTACTCACTAGAACCCGTCTTCTCAGCGACCCTCCTGAGGAGTTCTCTACTCGTAATGTACGCCATAACGGGTATGGTACCAAGTGGAATCGCTTGCTGATCAGTTGTCTAATATGGGTCTTCAAAAGAATATTCAACCCGAGTGTTGCGTCATTCCATTCCTATTGATCGTTTTTGGTACCATGGTCACACATGAATGGAATATTAGAATTCGACTCGGGCTCGCATGAATTAGTGAGTCACGATCGTAATCAAGATGACCCGTACAAGAGGTTGAGTGCTAATAGGATCCTCTGGCTACGTGGTGAGGTCAGTGATGACAATTGCAATGAGCTTGCCGCCCGTCTCATCATCATGAACGGTGAGGATAAGATTAAGCCCATCATACTCTTCATCAACTCGCCGGGAGGATCCGTGACAGCGGGCATGGCCCTGTACTCAATAATGACATCGATCAGCGCGCCAGTATGGACGGTTGGACTTGGCCTATGTGCTAGCATGGGACAGTTCATCTTGTCGTCAGGTGAGCCTGGTCACAGGTTCCTCCTCGACGAGACCCGCGTGCTCATGCACCAGCCCTCAGGAGGGGCGGGTGGAACACAGACTGACGTGCGTATTGATGCTGATCTCATCCTCGACATGAAGAGGAAGATGGCAGAACTGACGGCAGGTCAGACTGGCCATACGGTGAGGAAGATCCTGAAGGACAATGAGTATGATCACTGGTACTCGGCCCAGGAAGCTCTTGACTACGGGTTCGTTGATCACATCGTGAGCACGATCGATGACATCAAGTGAGTCGAGAGGAGAATCATGACAAGTTCATCAGACATGCGGGGAATCTTAGGGAAGGGGATGGAGAATGGCTGACACGTATGGCCGCATACTGCCGTCAATGGCGAAGAGGCTCAGTGACGGGGGATACCTGAGGATTGATCCATATGACAGACTCTATGAGGACAGGGTGATCTTCCTCGGGCAGCCAGTGACAGACGTGGTGGCGAATGACGTGATAGCCCAGCTGCTCGCCCTTGAGGCGGAAGACGGGCGTCGTGACGTGACGATCTACGTGAACTCGCCGGGAGGATCTACTTCGGCCATGACGGCCATCGTGGACACGATGAGGTACGTGCAGACGGACGTGCAGACCGTATGCCTGGGGCAGGCGGTGGCCGCATCTGCCATCATCCTGGCGGCAGGTACTCGTGGTAAGAGGTTCATCTTGCCGAACGCGCGGGTCGTACTCCACCAGCCCGCCATGAGCAATGAGGGAGGCAAGGCAACGGAGATCGCCGTTCTTGCCGGGGAGCTTGATCGTATCCGCGCGTGGATGGAGTCCACGCTCTCCGAGTACACGGGTAAGAGCAGGGGGTTGATTCGTAAGGACATCGAGTTTAACAAGGTCTTCACGGCCGGGGATGCCGTCAAGTATGGTCTTGTTGATGAGATCATTAAGACACGTTAATATGTCTGTTGACGGAATCTTATTCGATGATTGACGGGCGGTGTTCTCTGGTGAAGAGTCATTCTATTGATACCAATAGTGCAGATGACATGGTAAGGTTACGAGATCTTACCGGGCTATCATCTAGCCAATTGGGAAGGCTCTTCGGGGTCTACCCAAGAACGGTTAACGGGTGGATGACTGGTCGTCAAATGCATGATGAGCATCATGACCGTCTAGTGATGCTTTTGAACATGACGTCTCATCTACACGGATCTACTCCTGAGGAGAGAAGAGCGGAGTTGCTGGATTCTTCAAGGGGGATGAGTCTCTTCCACCAGCTCGTGTCTCAGGTTCCGTCCGGTCAGGTAGTGCAATACGACGCTATTACTGCTAGAGACCAGGTTTCCATGAGAGATTGGAATGATTACGATGAATAATCCACATGGGGTGGAAGAAGCGCGCATCATATCTACTAGAATCGATCGCGAGGACAAGTGGGTTAGATCGACTGGCAGGAAGCTTCATCACAGGTGGTATCGATGGTATAGCGAGCGCAAGTCCAAGCTCGCGTTCATCTGCCAGCTCCCCGTCGTCCTAGCCTCAGCTGGACTGCTCCTCACTAATTTCCTGTTTGCGGTGAGAACTCCTTACCTGCTCGGTACCATCGCGGCGGTCTTTGTAGCCCCGATTGCTCTCTTGGTGTTAGGTCTCTCAAGCGCAACAATGGTTATGAATATCTCGAGATCTGTTATGGGGGAGAAGTCATTACTGGATGGCCCGGGGCCCATTAATCCATTGAAAGCTGGAACCGTGTTGAGGATGCGCGTTAGGGGGCGTGACGCGATCATTGGATTTAATTATGGTCCTGATGATCTTAACAATTGGTGTAACAAGAATCTTCATCTTGATTCTTGTAACCAAGCATTCCGTATTACCGGGTTGAGTAACCACGTGCTCGAAGGCGCTGTAGTGTCCGTAGTCACTGATGCCGATGGTGTGAGGGATTCAAAGGCCGAGCAGGAGGAGATTATTAGGATTGTTAACGAGACGATCGCCCGAGAGCTCATGGACCCCGGAATCTCCCCGAGGGATACCGTTGACAGTATTAACTATACCTACGAGCGGTTGAATGATCTCTTGAATCGCGTCGTGGAGAAGGCCGCGCTTGTGGGTGTTGGCCTGGATGGCGACGTGGTGAATCATGCGAGGAGTCTTCTCAAGAAGGATAACAGTGAGCGGCAGGATAGCGACGTGGTCAACCGCGAGCTGGATCATATGGTGACGGTCCTGAGTAGCCTTGATGATAAGCTTGAATCATACTCGCAGGACGCGCGAGAGATTCGTGAGTCCACGGCAGTCTTTGAGGACTTGTCTAGGAGGATACCATCTCCATCCGTGTGAGGCCGGTTGTTCTAATACTCCTCCTCGTGAATCTTATTGATATCTTACCATTTAGTCTCATATTAGAATTAACCGTTAAGACTCAACGAAGATAAAATCATGGATAGGATTAATAGTGCCGTTCATATTAGAATAGTAAAAACGCTGTCGATTATCAAAACTGCATCAATGATCTCAGTTTTAATGATAGCGTTGAATCCAGAATCGGCCAGTGCATCGACAACAAGATCTTCTTCACAAGAATCATTATCATACTTATGGCATGATGGCAGTATGAATCCTAATGAGTCTGGGACAAGATCCGTTCCGAAAACATTATCAAAATCATTGTCCTCATCTTCAAGTCGATCTTATGTTCATCACGGTTGGACGCCGTTCAAAGATAATGGAACAGAATCAGATACTTCTTCCGGCATCACCCCGTACATGATCATTGGGGACGATGATCGTACCCAGGTGACAGCCACAGAGAGTAATCCAGTTTATGCTCCTATAATCGCTATAACAGCTAATAATGGATCAGGGAGCGGAGGTCTTGGATGCAGTGGCGTTCTTATAGGATCTAATATTGTTCTTACGGCAGCTCATTGCCTTTATGATATAGATTCTGAAACTTGGAATAAGGATTTTACAGTCTATGCTGGAGCCGTTGATTCTACTCAAGATTCTAATGGTAATCCAATTCCTAATTCTAGTATAAAATCATCAGCATCAGGAGAAGCAATTAGTTAGAGTTATTCTGATGGTACTGATAATCTTAATGATTGGGGAATCATTGTTCTTAATGATTCTATTGGAGATCAAGTTGGATGGTATGGATATGGTGTTCTAGATGAGTATGTTTGGGGATCATATGCTGATGCTAGGTTAACCGGTTACCCGAGTGATAAGTCTGATTGGACAATGTGGACACAATATGGAAATCATATTAAAGAAATATTTAACAATGGAGAAAATATAGCTCACTCATTTGATGAAACTTCTGGTGAGAGTGGAGCAGCTATTGCTATAGATGATCCGAATTCATTATCGTTAATGGCTATTGGAGTTAATAAAGGAGAGGTTTGTTTAAGTGGTTCTTGTGACGATCTAACCGATGATGATGTTGATGAAAGTAATGGGAATATAGCAACCAGATTGACAGAATCAACATTTGAAACAATACAGGAGATTATAAGTGATCATGCAGAATAAAAGAATAAAAAATATTATTTCAATTCTACTTATTGCAATAGCAACTATGATAGTTTTGATTACAGCTTATTCTTATGGTCACAGAACTATTACAACAACACTTCATTTAGTTAATGCTAGTGGATCAAGCTTATCTAATTGCTATGTGGGACAATCTCATAGTCTAGATCATTCAGGAGAGCACATAGTTGACGGTAACCTTAAGACTCTATATCGTGGGGAGGAATTGTCTTCAACAGTGAAGACAGGTCTATCAGATCACGAGGTTGGCGTAGGATTCCCCAAGGAGTCATATTACAATCAAGGTGTACTTAGTAACGAGACGCCCGTGGCACCAAATTATTCCAATGATTCTAATAAAGATGATAACAAGAAAGAAGTTAAGATAGAAACAACATTCTATCATAGTGATGATAACGGTGACATTAATCTTACCGTTAATAGCACAACGATCAAGCACTTAAGAGATTATGATCTTAACATTCGGGTGCAATGTGGCGATGGTGTATCAGAAGGTCGAGTTAGACTTGGTATCCCTGTTATAGGAATAGTAAACAGATCTAGTTCTCATATTGTCCACATGAAGAGTACGTCTAGCAATAGCGAACCACAAAAGGATACGAATTGGATCTTATCCAAGGTAGGACGTGGTTCTATTCCATATCATGATAAGACTGTTAGTCTCAATGAGGTAGGAGTCACGTCTTATAAAGATCTGTATTCATCTACCATTCAATAGTGAGATTAGATTATGTATAGATTCGTGAGCAGATCATACAAAACCCTATTAATCATAGTTTTGGTGGCATCTTCTCTTATCATTGCTTCTGATTCTCCTATAGGATTCTCTGAGGCCCATTACATGGAATCGTTAACAGCGAAGATCCACCTTACTGACAAGAACGGATCGTCACTAGCATACTGTTATGCTGGACAATCAGAATATGAGAGAGGTGAAGACGATAAGTGGGCTGTTGACCTATACCCAGTTCAGGTGAGAACAGACAAGGAGATGGAAAGATCTTGGTCTGCTGGTCTTAGCTTCAAGAAGAAAAGTTCTTCTGAATCATTCTTCATTGCTAAAGACGGATCTTACAGCGGGTGGGGTGACACATCTGCACCTAATGTAGGCTATCTTTGAGGAGCTGACCTCATCGTCGTGTACAATCACACGGATCATAATGGGAACGTCGAGTTCACCATTGAGAACAATATGCTGGAACAGGTGAAAGATCTTGTTCTGACAGTGCAGTCAGATTGTAACGGACCACTGTTTAAGGGTTCTGTCGACCTAGAGCATCATGCTAACGATTACCCTAGGGGGATAAACGTTATCATGAGTCCAGTTGATCCAGGCAATGATCTTACCATGAGCTCGTCTGATCTTTCCTGGATTGAGGAGAAGTATCGTCCTAGTAATGCTGACACGAAAAATCTAGAGAAGAATGGTTATTCATATAAGTACTCATTCTCTACAGATGCATCTGTGCACGATAAAATTAACGGAGTCAATCTTAACGTGAAGGAGAATGAATAGAAGATCATGCGTAAGATAAAAGACATCAAGCATCGTCCGAAGGGTCTGAGGTAATGACACCTATAAGTACATAATCGAGCATTATGGAAGACAAGTGAGTTGTCCATGATTCTAAAACCGTGATACAATGGAGTCATTGTCAATTTATGTGAGGAAGAGGATATTACAATGACTATTAGGGATACGATTCATGAGGACATGATCTCAGCATGGAAGAACGGCAATCTCACGAGGAAGACGATCCTATCCACGCTCTTGTCATCCCTACAGAATGAGGAGAAGCAGGGCAAGCATCCTCACGAGTACAGTGATGATGAGATCATTGGATTCCTCAAGACCCAGGTGCGCCAGCGCGTGAAGAGCGCTGAGGAGTACGATAAGGTCGGGTCGAGGGACAGGGCTGAGTCCGAGCGTTCTGAGGCTAATGTCATCATGGGATTCATTCCGCGATCTGAGGTGAATCGTGATCGTCTCAGGGATGAGGCTGTTAGCCTCCGCGGGTCCGTGGAGGACATGAAGACATTCGGTGAGACCATGAAGACAATCAAGGGTCTGGATGATCCCAGTGATAATGACTTCGTGTACGTACAGGGTGGTAGGATGCTTCTCAACAGGGTTGTTCTTCGAAAATGATTCAAAGAATCTAGATGATGGACTCCGTTCTCAACTTGGAGTACGGATGAAACGCACGGTAGGCAAGATCAACACTCTACTCAAAGGGAGCAATCATTAGGAGCATGGATGAATGTGGATGTCTAACTTAACTATCATGGGTAAATAATGATAAAGAAAGACGAATCGTTAAGGAACGGTCTTGACCTATTCCGTGAGACCATGCAGACAAGCGCGTGGGATGATGATCATGGGATTGACGATAGTATCGATCCAGTGAGCATGATCATCATCATGAAGACGTCTAAGGGGCAGGACGGTTCACCGTTGCAGACTCTTGAGGGGTCTATGTCACTCGCGTCTACGTCTATGCTCTCACTATTCTCGCAGCTGTCATCAAGTGATGGAGAGTATCATGATCTCCTCAAGAGATGGGTTGACGGGAGGATCCGTAAGGTCGTGAAGCACGTGAAGTCGTCAAAATACGCCGCCATCGTCAACGCCCTGCGAGCGCGTGATCTCCCCCTCGCTACCACTGAAGATGAGGATAATGCAAGCATCGTCCTTCCACCGCTTCCAGAGAGCGTGCAGAGGGAGGAATGGTTCAAGCCAGTCCACAAGCTCCAGCTGCAGGGCTACAAGGTCCGCGATGAGTGGCCCCCACAGGGTAGTGATGACAGTGCTGGTGTTCTACTGGTGACAGTGAACAGTCAACTGGGCATGAGCCCGGGTAAGATAATCGCACAATACCTTCACGCTGTTCAGGTTGCCGTTATGAGACTCGATGATGACGCCTATGATAGCTGGGCTGAATCCGGTTACAAGATCATACCCACGCTTGGAATACCATCAGAATCGGATGACGTGATCATTCATGACGCCGGGTTCACTGAGATTCCAGCTGGGTCATTTACGGCCAGCGCGTTTATTCTCCCGATTACCCCCAGCCATGAGGGCGATCAGGAGGATAAACGTGAAGATTCATCTGATTAGAAGAAGTGCTATTCCATATGATTAAGATCTTATCAGAGCGATGGATGCTGGGGATTGTTGAGGCTCTACCCACCGCGTTACTGTTCTCATTGTTCTTAACCAGCGGCGCAGTCCATCTCAGCGTGAAGATCTGGTCGACGGTGGTGATGCTTGTGCTCACCATGACCACCTTCGTGAGGATCATACTGCTACAAAGCGCGTCCGTGCTCCTAGACTCCCTGCTCATGATCCTCACGGTCATCCTCGCGCTCATCATCATATGGACATTCGGGTTCGCATCTACTGCTTACACGATCACTGCTGGAGTCGTGATCGTGTACACGATCGTGTGGACTGGTCTTACCTATGAAGAATGAGCCTTCTAGTCCCGATCGTGTACCGTCGATCCTCTTAGAACTAACAAGCCCCTGATGTGATCATATGCTGCCATCAGGGCGCTGAGACGCTTACTATTCGAGGTGGCCTTATTCCCGTCTAGGATAGACGCAATGTTAGTTAACGGTTGTTCTCATTGCGGCAGATGGTCTTACGCGGCGCGCACGATTATCATCATGGTTAATGATCACCATTGGGCGCAGCTGGGTCGTCTGGCTCCTCGTCCATGAGGGGAAGTCGTTCGGGGTGATCCCCTGCTCGTACAGATTTGATGAACGTCTTGTTGAATGATCGCTCTAGCGACTTCCAGTAATCGTCCTGATTCCAATGATCACGATTCGTCATGTCTCCCATAATCTACTCCTCTAATAACCCCATCGACCATATGTGATGATCTTATCGTTACATGATGGTATCCACAAATCATCGTTAATAGGCGAGTCTTCGAGGGTTTAGACGTAGATCACTTCTGGATTCATGCCTGAATGCACTTAAGACGCATTCCATGACGCCTTAGACGCAAGTACCGTCAAGGCGTGTGAAAAAAATACTCCCGTGGGGAAAAGTGCGTCTATGGCGCGTTAGAACGTCTTCCATAATCGTTATCAAATAGCCGTTGATTACCATTCTTTACGATTATGGTTATTAGTCTTTAATCTCGTGATATATTCAGAGTTGCGAGCAATGCTTACGTCCCCTATATGGTGGGCTTGGCTGGTCATTCGTGTAGCTGCGGCAGCGGGTGGCTGCTATCAGACTTGGAATCCATGATTCCTGTTGGGTCCATTTATAAACGATAATCAGAAGTCCTCGATGAGGATGATAACGATTATAAGACTATAACCGTCACTAATATAAAAACTATAACCGTCACTAAACTTAAGGAAGATCAAGATGATGGCAAGAGATGAGCCCCACGATTCCTTTGATCATGATCGGGCGGAATCATGCTTACACGACGTTCTGGGTAGTAGGTTGGTACTAGACGCGCTTCATGAGCTTGAGGACAGGTGAGAGTAATGCTGGATAGGACGATCGCACCCCTATCTGTGGACGGTAATGACGATCTTGATTCCATTGTGAGCATCATCACTGCTGCCCACGACGGGTCACTGTCTGCTAGCGCTGGTCTCAACCTGACTCCACGTAGATCGATCGACGGCATTAACGCGGTCTGCTATACTGTCTTCGCCTCGAGGGAGTATGAGAATGCTGAAGACCAGATCGTCGACCTCATGGTGCGCATTGCCACAGGACACTGCTATCCGGACGGTAACAAGCGGACTGCTCTCGTGGCTGGGCTCACTCTTATGGAGTACCAGGGGCTGTCCACCGGCGGGTACACGGTGGATGATCTCGTGAGCGTTGCACTATCAGCAGCATCTGGGAGCGTAGACGAGGTGCGTAAGATTCTATTCCATTGAACAAGCGGTTCAGAATGGAAGCGCGGAGGATGCGCTCTAACGCACCGAAACACAGGTGAGTAAAAAAACACATGCCATGATAGATCGAGCGTCTAAGGGTCATGGAATGCGTCTGGGGCGTGCTTGGGGTCACCCCCACGGGATTGCCGCGTGATGGGCGCTCACGAGCCTAGCAACCCGCGTCACCCCGCCCCGAATTGGAATCGCCCCGCTGGCGCGGGGCGATTATCCTATCCTAGGGTTTTACTATCATCAAGATTCAAGCTCGTAGTGATCCTGGTTGAAGCACCCGCCCTGCAGCTCGCGGACGCACTTGTTAAGCGCGTTCACGAGCGCCCTCCCGCCGCGCGGGTTGAGCGAGATGCTGTGATTCCAACCGTTACCGCATTCGAGGGTGTAATGGAAGTACTCGATAAGCTCCTGGATTGTCCCCGTTTGCTTTGAGACGCGGCCACGGTGCATCTTGATGATCGTGTACGTTCTCGCGGAGGACTTTGGCTTTACCGTTACACTCATGATGAATCCTATTCCTTGTCACGTTTTGTTGACGTGATTATCATAACCCGGATAAGATCACGACACGCCAATGATGGCCAGTAATGCTCATTGCGACTCCTATTCGCAGATAAGGCGAATATATGATGTGGTACAACTTTATATAACTGTTTAATGAAGAACATGCTCGATGCGCATTACTGATAATTTCAGTACACTGGGATCTCCTCGTGCTCCCAGTGTACTCCCCGTTTATGCGGGGGTTCATCCCACCTTATGTTATAATGAAATCGTTTGTCAATTATATGTATTCCACGTTTATGCGGGGTTCATTACCTAGAATAGATTAAGGGATAATGGGAGGTGTCTTCACATGTCTATAAAGAGGAGCCACGGCGTCATTACTCCCGTATGCAATCGACAGCACGTTGTGCCCAGGTTCATCGTCAGCGGGTTCAATGATGACGATAACTCAGCATGGATCAACACGATGGACGGGCTGATCATTCACTCCGGGGCTAGCGGTAAGTACTACTGGGAGAATAACATCTACGGTAAGGATCTCGATGACTCCTGGAGGGGTTATGAGGGGTTCGCATCTAACGTCATAGGTACGATACGGGCTGGTGGCAACTCGATCAACGGTAAGTCGTACTGGTTCTCCCTCAAGCCCTATATAGCTGGGCTCGTTGCCAGGGACAGGTTCGCCCACTACGAGTTCTCACGCACGGAATGGTATCGTTGCTGCTATCAGCTAGATCCGGATGCGACGAGAATCATGATCTTCGCGGCCACCCTGACCGCTCTCTCCACGGCTAGCATTGCTATCATGAGGACGAACAGGAACTTCATCTTGAATGACTCGGGGTATGCGTGGGATGCTGATGATGACAAACTCCTCATCCCTATATCGAGTAACGCGATGCTCGTGGTCTCATGGCCCGATACGTCTTTGAATGGTAAGACGCTTATCCAGTTCAGGGATAACTTCACCCTGAGGTCCGTGAGCAGGGATGCTCACATAGCGAATAATCTCATATCGAAGCAAGCCCACCAGGTGACCGCGTCTAATAGGGATGACGCGATCAACTATGCTCCCCTGAACGTGGACCACGGGTTCATGAGATGGCTGACGGAATGGCTTCCCATGCGAGCGATATGGAACTGGACGTACCCGATCGCGTATCTTGCTTCTAGCGGGGAGTTTGATCTTGATGGGGCGAGTGGACCATATGATGCCATCAAGGCGTTCGGGTCACAGGTCACCTGGAGGCCTCCCTATCTTGTGCTCCCAGATGATGACGTGCTGTTTGACCTCATCCATGGAACGGATGCTGGTCTCATCATGGATATGGAGGATGTTCCGTGGGCCCCGTCCTCCCCCGTGTGGATTCCAAGGAAGGATCTTCCACTATCATAGTTGATAGATTTAGTCTGACGGTAACGATTCTAGTATGTCGTAACGTGCATTGACATAAAATGAGAATATGTCAATGCGCGTTACCATGCCAGATTCGATGGCATTATCAGATGCTGTCGAGTCGGATTAGGAGCTTGTGCTCAGTATTGAGGAGGTCATGGCTGTTATGAAGAAGGTTGAGGCAACGTTACGAGAACATTCTTCTAGTCATGACGAGCGTCATCCCGTACAGCGAGGGGAAGACGTGAAGCAGAGGTATGGTGAGAATCCCGACGGCACCTGGAGTCCGTGCAATGCTAGGCCAGAGAACGTCGGCAAGTACAGGTGCCCCCATTCCTCCCATGAGCTTCTTACCAGGGGGATGGCCGAGGAGAGGAATGAGGCCGCCTATTCTAGAGTAGGTCGCGATCAAACATTGCGTAAGCGCGGGGTCAATGACAAAGATCCTCAAGACGGATCGTGGGATGGCTCCATGTTCAGAAATGGTTACTATTACGGTAATCTTGGTATGGAAGATGATGGCGATGGTCACATGACTCCTAGGGGCGAATGGCCTCCAAAGGACATCCAGCCTGGACCAATGGATGAGACGGCCAACGCTCTCCATGAAGAGGGGAAGACGCAGCTTGTGGCCGCGTGTGGAACCGGTAAGTCGTACATGGGCAGGCAGCTCATGGCTAGGATGATGGGCGAGCCGGGCTCCACCGGTATTGGTATTGTGCTCACGAGTTCCGTCGCTCTAGCCGATAGTACGAGTAAGGATTACGAGAAGTCGGCCGCTATAAGGGATGGCGGGCACGATGTGGACGTGATCGAGATTGACACGTCATCTAAGGAAGTCCAGGATAAGAACGGTAAGATATCGAATAGCATCATCAAGGAGAGGATGCTTGATGACATGATGCATGGTCGGAGGATCATACTCGTGTCAACGTACCGTAGTTCTGGTCGCATTGCGCAGATACAGAATCAGATCGCTGAGGAAGACCATCTGAACGCGGAGGCTGTCCTGCTCATCAATGATGAAGCCCATAATATTCTAGGTCAGAGGAATGCTCCTAGTAAGACCACCGGGTCGAGCGGTCCTGCCGATGATGAGGATGCGGTTGACGATGGTGACGCTGTTAATGATCCGGTTGACGAGGGCGTCCAGAGCTACAGGAGCTTTGATAACAGGATACCAGGATCAATGCTCGCGTCTCATCGACTCTACATGACAGCAACCCCCGTCATCCAGGAGTCCACAAGTGATCAGCCGCCTGACGTGAAGAGTCAAGATACGGCCATTGATGATCTTAAGAGAAGGGCGCTAGAGATGGATGATGATGATCGCGCCAGGATGGTCGTGTACTCCACTGATTCAGCCGTGGTTGGGCGCGTCAGCGGGTTCATATCGAAGAATGAAGCCGTTGACCATCATGATCTCGCAGGCGCTGACTACCAGATGATTCCGGTGAGGATCGGTGGCGGGAGTAAGAAGCCGGGAGGACAATTGGAATCTGGGCTCGTTGATGATAATGGGGATTATATTGCGCCAGATAGGGATCCACGTGCGGCTAATGAGGCGTATAGCCCTCATAGACGTGGAATGGATGTGGACACGTATGCTAGCATAGTCTCCACGGCTAACGCTCTAGTGTCAGATCAAGATGATGGAGTGAATCCCAGCCATAATGTTCTAGCGTACTGCGGAGGTGGCAGTGGTGGAATCAGGAGGTCAAACGATTTCAGGGATCATTTCAAGAATGTGGTCATGAGCATGTCTGGTGATATCACGGACAGGCAGGCCATGATCGACAGGGATTCCAGTGACCCGGGTAGGAGGAGGGCAGCCAGGCTGCACCTGCTCGCCATGAACGCGAACGTCACCTCAGTGACCTCAGAGTCAACCGAGGGGGAGCGTAAACCTGATAAGATCGGCAAGTTCTTCACGAGGGCTCGTAGGAATACGAGGGGGTGGGATCCGCATAAGAACATTATGGCCAACGTGGACATCCTGAGCGAGGGCGTGTCCGTGGATACGATCGACACCGTGGTCATTGGTGACAAGGGGAAGACATCAGAGCGAGCCATCACCCAGGCTATTGGAAGAGCGTCCCGGATTGACCCTAAAGATCCTGGTAAGGTAACTGGCCACGTGATCATTCCACGGGCTATCGACGGCAACGATCAAGAGCTGCATCCTGGACTCACTCTGTCTACACTGTACGGCGTGACAAGATTCGAGAGGAGCGTTACGGCCAAGACCCTGAAGGGGATGAGGATCGAGCCAGATGACACCACGGTTAAGATGTATGATGAGAATGGTTCGGTGATCGGCTCACGACTAGCGTCTGACCTCTCCACTGGATCGATCACTAGCACTGAGGATCTTGTGACGGCATCGATTCTAGACAGTGCTGATCAGGCTATGAGGAAGGAGACGAATTCCGGTTTCACTGGGTACAGGGATGCATCACAGAGGGAGAAGATGTCCATGCTGAGGTCATACGTGAACGAGAAGGCCTCGGCTATATCAAAGAAGAGGGGGAGTGGATCTTCATCTAATAGGCAAGATGACGATAGCTGGCTGATAGCGCAGAACGTGGTCAACAATCACGCTAACGCGCTTGAGCTGGAGAAGATCAGACAGGAGGGTCGCATTGTGGCGTCTGCCCTCAAGTCTGGAGACGTGTCATCTCTGAACAGTTCTATTATCAGCGATCTATCCGAGTCTGGCATCATTCACAGGAAAGCCCATAGGGTCACTAGCGGTGACGTGGACGCTATGAGGGGCATCATCATGAGGAATAGGGATCTCGTCACCCTGGGGTTGGTTTCTGCCAACAATCATGATGACGTGATACCCGGCCTTTCCGATGGAGTCAAACCAGCACAGGTCATACGGCCGTTGATGAACATGCTCCGCGGACGTGGATATGAGCTTACACCGCAGTACCACACGGTTGAATCGAGGATAGATGATGCTCTCAAAGATGATAGCATCGTGGTCGGACTGTACAAGAGCATGATGATTAGCACTAGTGGATTCCACTCGATATTTGACACGTGGGGAGGGAGAGAAGCAGGTCGACGATTGGTCAATGACATGGGATTGTTCAGGGAGGAAGCGCTTGACGCTGACGTGAGGTCAATCATGGACGGCAGTATGAAGGCGTCAGTAAGAGATGACGCTATCACGTCTAGCGTGAGGATATCTTCAAAAATGCGATCGTCGCTCTCGCAGTTGGTCAAACGATCATGAGGACGATGATCGTACTGGTCAATGGAAGGGGCTCATCAGTGAGCTCAAGTTCGTTTGATCACAAATGCTTGAGTATTGGATCTGCTCGCAGACGAATATCTTATGCTTATGAGTGATGATAGTAGTGAAGACAATGACAGCAATCTTTTCCACGATAGGCCGGAAGATCATAACGGTGATGGGTCTCTTACGGACGATTATCTGAACTCGGTGAGGAAACGGCTCACCCAGTTGGGCAAGGCCGCGTCAAGGAATGATAAGATCAAGCTGCTCAACATGGCCACAGGATGGCGGAGGTCGCTGTCCGATCTCGGTCTTGATGATAGCGATGACGTGAGGGCCGTCGCCGTGAGGACGCTGTCCACGATACTGGGGGACACTGATGCTACCGCTAACGAGATCAGGGATTACGTAGCATCCCTCATCATGAGTCTTACTCTCACGAAGATCAAGCCGAACACTAAGTAGATTAACGGTCATTCCTCTAATCTAAAGATAGTTAGATCGTATGTGAAAGTTAACTAACATGCACAAATGCGTAATAATTAGTAATTCCATTCTCATGTGGAATATTAGATGAATGGGAGCTTAAGGATCTGATATGAACAAACCGTTATACCACATTTCTCCTAATGGAATCGTTGGCGAGTGCAGGGCGGAGAAGGGTCAATGCCCATTCAAGAGTAAGCATTATGATAATCTCGCCCTAGCGTATATCGCCGCGGAGAAGGAGTCCAGACGATACTACAGGCGTCACCAGCCAATCTTGAGTAAGTTGAAGGATCTTAAGAAATCATTCTCGGTAGGGGAGAATTACAGTCTGAAGACCATGGCCGTTGCGGGTGTTGGTCTTGCCGTAGCTGGTCTCCTGGGTGGATCACTCGTGAACGCAGTCAACACTACCGAGGTCAGTCAACCAGTTGAGATCGTCCAAGCCGCGTCTACACCGTCTTCCTATAATGAGACCGCTAAGCACACGATCATCATGAAGGGAAGAGTATTCTCTCATCGCGTCCAGCAGAAGAAGACCGGGTATGAGAACACGGTTAAGCCCCCAGACGGTAAGAAGGTCACGGTCCATAGCCAGAACAGGCTAAAGACCGGGACTGAGGATATCGTCTATCATGTTAGGTCAAATGATGGGAAAGTATACCTGACGGCATCCAGTGGTGGTCTTGAGAACGTCGAGCTACCTGGGAATCCCAGTAAGACTGAACAGTTCAATAATGAGATGAAGAGTGCGGTCATGAGGAAGTCGACTCTGTCCTCAGCAGCCATCGCTGGAGCTGCAGGCATCATGCTCACGGCTATCATGCAGGGTACAGATGAGTACCGACACGCACGACGATAAAAGAATCAAGTATATGATAGTTAACAGTTCTATTAAATCTCTTCTAATCTGAACAAATATCTTACCATTGATAGATTTTGTCAAGTAAATCTTTAATGAAGATGTATCTCAGGAGGTATCTGATCCGCTGTCATATGTCTATGAATAGGAATGGTCATGCTTACATGAGACCATGCCATGCGGAGAAGAGGGCTTGCCCGGTTGGCGGTGATGAGGTTCACCGCGACTTCGCGGATTATGAGTCCGCCGAGATTTGGAATAGATGCGCACAGGAGGCGCGGGGCGGCGTCTCGTTGAGATCATTGCAGGAAAAGGCAGAATTAGGGCATAAGATAACCGAGGACGATTATCAGAATCTTGCTGAGAAGGCATATGAGTTTCGAGCTATGGGATATAGTCCAGAAGACCCGGATCATGGAAAGCAACGCATGAATGAAGAGTATAGGAAATTCATGTCAGAGAATGGAGCTCCACGTGAGCTCGAAACGATCATGGATAGCGAGAATGGTCTCGGATCAGTAGACAATATGAAGAAGGTGTGGGGTCGTTTCAACACAACTGCTCCTGTAGAAGAAGATGAGGAAGATGATAGAACGCAGTTGAAGCGGGAGATCGTCCAGTGGGCTTCATCCGCCGACTTCTATGAGAGCGGGTCGCATTACGTTGAGCAGCATGGACTTACCGGTGATGACGCATCAATGATTGCTGATGATATTGATCATGCTAATCTTGTCTATAAGAAGATCATTATGGATGCATCTAAGAGCGATGATCACTATATTAAGGACTCATTGAAGAGTGCTAGGATCAATGCTGACGATTACAAGAAGGCGTTACGGCTAGAGCATCTTACCAGCAGTCATAACCAGATACCATCAGATCACCAGTCCGAGCGCCCGTCATCATTCATTGATTCCAATTGGAATCGTGAGAAGGTCAACGGGGTGAGAGTATTGCGATCTCATATGGATCTCAGCAAGCCCTCATCGTACTATCCCGATATGGATCAGCGGGGATGGCGTGAGGATTCTGACAAGCCGGGGGAGTTCATTACGTCTAATGGTAATCGCGTGAGGTATGATGATCGCACGGGACAGTGGAAGAGGTTCATCAGTGAGTTTCAAGTTCGGGGGTCAAAGGCTGGCGAGTAGCTGATTCCTACCTTTAAGGTTCTTACGGAAATGATGCTTATCAGAATCCCAGATGAGCTCCATCCCAGTCGAGCCAAGCCTCACTCGTGAACCCGGGATCTTGGTTAATGGTAAAGCTCTTCATGAGTTCTAGTTGCGGTCGACTGATACCAATCTCACTGTTAGGATTCACCACTAGTATGGGATAGTCTTCACCGAACCTCTGCTTGATCCTATTCCACGCGTGCGCGTCAGCATCCTCATCATCAACCCAGATCACTGGATCTCCAGGATGCTCAACAATCCACTTGCCCACGTAGTCTTCCTTACCGTGGAGTGGAGTAGATCCGAACGGACTGTAACGATACCATTGAGCGTTCGTCACCTTTGGATTACCATTGAGGCCGAGCGCTGGGTTCACGTCTGACTCGATGAACGGCTGCCATGTGGACAGCCACCTCCAATCAGCGTCTAATCCAAGCAGCTCGGTGACAAGCTCCCCGGACCATCTTATCCTCGCCCTGGCGTCTCCGAAGTGGATGATGGCCTTCCTGGCGGGCTTGAACGCATGGTCTGGAGCGTAGAGCTTCTTGCGCGGATTATCATCCCTCCATTTTGACACCGTATCAGAGAATCCTCCCCTCCGCATGGACTTATCGTCAGGGAAAGCGTTCAGCACGCCATCAAAGTCGATCAGGATGGTGACCCTTCCATTATCCTCCTGTTGATTGCTCATGTCTTCTAACCCTCCTATATAGTTTCCAAGGAATGACTATAAAATATCAATTCAGATTGAGCAAATCTGAATTCATGCTAACAGTAAGATCACTCGTAATAGACGATCTGCGTGATGAGATGCTTAACCTCATCTCTCACTTTGTCCTCATTCCATTGATTCAGGGATGGATCCGGTCCGATATAAGGAAACAAATCATCAATAGGATTATGATGATTCCTAGGATCCAGAGCCCCCATATCGTCACTCCAATGAGCCGTATCGAATCCTATCCATCCTTCCACAGGGCCGTACGTGATTCCCCCGTGAACGTCAACCTCAATATCAGATGGATCTTTATGACTCCACGGATGACCGTCAGGTAGCCTAACGTACCCATTCGGGTTATGCGGCCCGGTGAGCGGAGATTCTGCTATAACGTAACGGACGCCCATGAATGATCCTGTGGACATGATTCTAATCCCCGGAATGGGAGGATGATCATCTCCACTTGATATGATGAGTGTTCGATCAAAAACGATGTTCATAAGATCCAATCCTTTCCCGCTTGAGGCCTTTCAGATCATTGCAGACGATTACTCAGCAATGATCTTATGACTCACGAGGTAATCGTGGACAATTGAGACCATGGAGAGGAAGAATACGAATCCTACAATTAATCCGCTGAGCACAATGATCCATCCGTACTGGCTGCTCAGAATGCGTGAGGTGGCTAAGACGAAGACGGCGAACGTGATGGTGAATAACGCGCCAATTCCAATCGACACTCTCACGTCATGGAACTTGATGGCATTCCTAGTTCCACGGAAGAGGAAGATCGACAATCCCGACAATACCGAGATGAGGACGACCTGGATTGCGGTAAGCAGTGTAATCACGGTAAACTCCATTCACATATGATTGAGAACAATTTCATTATAACACAAGACACGCAGCTTGTTGTTCTCATGGCGCGCGTGTTGCCTTGAGTCTTCGCGTTGCGGGGTTGAACCTGCATGTCCTGCTTGTGGGATGTGCACAAATGTGCACTAACGAGCACCCCACCGCACTGGGGTTGGGAACCGTGGTCTCAGTAGAACAGAGTGCTGACGATCGGGGTGCTCATGTGATGATTGATGGTCAAGCAGTACTATGAGAAACGGGTTTAGAATATATCTTTCTATTAAAAGAAAGATAAGGTAATAAGGAGGATGTTGGCATATGACGTTAGAAGCCCATACGAGTAGCACTATGGCGGGCGTACCAGAGCTTTCATGGCAGCCCGTGACGAGGGTGGACGCTATCAACTGGAATCAGCTAGATGATCCCAAGGATCTCGAGGTTTGGAATCGTCTCACGGGCAACTTCTGGCTGCCGGAGAAGGTTCCCCTATCGAACGATCTTCCGAGTTGGAATACGTTGACAGCACAAGAGCAAGATCTCGTCATGAAGGTGTTCACGGGGCTCACCCTTCTGGACACGATCCAATCAGAAGCTGGGTCTGTGCGTCTTATTCATGACGCAATCACACCGCACGAGAAGGCCGTGTTCGCTAACGTGACCTTCATGGAGGCAGTGCACGCGAAGTCATACTCGTACATCTTCCAGACGCTATCGAACACGGAGGATATTGACGCAGCATTTGATTGGTCAGAGCGCAATGAGTACCTCCAGCACAAGGCCCAACTCGTATTAGATTATTACAACGGTGAAGATCCGCTCAAGGTTAAGATCACTTCCGTGCTCCTCGAGTCATTCCTCTTCTACTCTGGATTCTTCCTCCCATTCTGGCTCTCAGCACACGGGAAGCTCACGAACGTGGCCGACGTGATCAGGCTCATTCTAAGGGATGAGAGCATCCACGGATATTATATTGGGTACAAGTTCCAGAAGACGCTGGCCACGCGTACCGGGGAAGAGCAGCAAGCGCTGTCTGACTTTGCCTATGATCAGGTTGACTCGCTCATGGACAATGAGGTGAAGTACACGAAGACGTTATACGATTCTGTTAACCTTACTGGCAAAGTGCTTCCATTCCTCAAGTACAATGCGAACAAGGCCCTGCAGAATCTTGGCTACGCTGACCTTTACCCATCTGATACCGTGAACGTGGATCCTAGCATCATGTCAGCATTATCCCCTAATGCTGATGAGAACCACGACTTCTTCAGTGGCTCTGGTTCCGCGTACACTATGGGGAACATCGCGGAAACAGATGATGAAGATTGGGATTACTGATGAAACCTACAGTTCATCCTCCGAATAAGATGTGATAGATTCTATCTGTAATTACAAAATTAGCTTGTAACTATAGAGGAGGAAAGATGAGTGATCATGGAGAGCCACCCGAGGAGGGGGCTACTTGGGTCGAGCCCTACGAGCGTGGCGGCGTGAACGTGTCAGGGTACTGGCGTGGTAAGGATGGAAGAAAGATTGAGAGTAGAGAGGTATCTCAGTCGCCTCAATCAGTTAGGAATCCGTTGAGCAAGAGGAATGACAATCTTCCTAATTACGTGTCCAAGTTCAATCTTGTAGATCCTATTCAAGATGGAGCTTTGGAAGATGCTAATGACTATTTTCAGTCTGATGACATGACCCAGTATCTTGATGATGAGCTGAAGGGCCCTATTGATAAGGTCAAGTGGGTCCTCGATGACGAGCAGTCGGGTCACGTAGAAGTAAAGACGAATCGGGATCTTACACCCGAGGAAGAACACCAATTAACAGAGTGGATTTCCGGTCAGAACTCAGACGGCATTGGGGAGGGATTCGAGCAGATGTTCGCGTACGAAGATGTTGATGACACGTATGGATATGACTCGGACAATGATGACAGTGATGAGTATGTCATGCCTAGTTTTGATTGGCAGCACGGGTCAACCCTCACTCCAGTCAAAGATGATGAGCCTCATCTTGAGGATAATCATGATAATGAGGATTAGCTTGTTCTCATCTGAGCACTCCGATCTCACCATGAAGGGGGGAAGACCTTCCATGCTGGCTGGTAAAGGACGGATCTCCCTGGAAGGATGAGGGTTCAATCGCTCTGACGATAGTGAACTTGACAACGAGATTAACTCTGATAGTGAACCGGCTCTTAGGAAGAAGTTCTATCACGTCAACGTTATAGACAGCTTGAAAGACATTAAGCGCAGGAAGTCAGAATATAACTCGGATCCCAAATCAGATGACTACCCCCTTGAAAAGACGCATTTCCATAACGATTCGTGTAAAATAAGATCTATGATCATTCACACCTTTCAGAAGCACGGGGTCGTTCAGGACGCCATCAGACAGCATGGACGGTACGTCGCCCTGAGAAGCAGGTCAGACTATATTCTCGTAGATCGCGAGGACTCCTCAACGATGTTCGCAGACGCATATGATCATATGTCGCACTGGATGGATGAGGCGGGGGTACCCCGACCTACTCCCGGTAATGGGTCTAGGCATGATCATCATGAGAACAACGATGGAATAGTCCCAATCTGGGCTTACGTGACGTGGCCAGATGACGAGTACACGTCGAGAGCATTGTTAAAGCCACGGAACTGGTTCCACGCGTTGAGATGGAAGATAAGCTCTATTGAGGATCGCGCTGCATACAAGATCACGGACTGGTCTCCGCGCCACCTCAAGGATCTCTACGAGTTCAGCGAGTGGATCCATGGCCTGGATCTCATTACGCTGAGCATTCCCGATGACAAGATTCTGCTGTCCGACTTCGATAAGTGGGGGAATGTTCTGAATAAGTGGCCTATACTAGACAATGATCATGATTATGATCATGTTGACGATATGAGCAGTGAGGACATAACGGCCACGTTCAAGCGATGCGTGATTGGGCGGGGTGACCGCGTGGATGCGGATCATCTTGACGGGTACGTCCAGGGGACAATATGGGAGATTCACCCCGAAGATATCGTTAATATTCAATTGATCTCATGATGATTCTCATCCTAATATAGACAAGTTCTTAGTAGGAATGCTAAAACCGATCCCATTCTAACGGCGGCTCCCTAACGCGGGTCGCGATACTCACCCACCCCGGGGACTTGCCGGAGAGCGTCGCGTGGAATCGAGCAGGCTTGAATCATCTCTGATATCCTAATCCCGATTAAGTAAGGATAAAGATTCTTTTTTGGGGGTGCTCATGAGCGTTCGAGACGTAACGTCAAGTAGTCTTGACGAAATCATTCAAGAAGAGAACAACGACCTCATCCTCGTTGACTTCTGGGCTACGTGGTGTAGGCCATGCCTGATCTTCGGACCGATCTTCGATGCTGTCAGTGATGAGCATCCTGACGTCACCTTCCTTAGGATAGATGTTGATAAGAATGCTGACATCTCAGAGCGTGAGGACATCAGGGCTGTTCCAACACTACTATTGTTAAAGAAGGGTAGGGTCGTGTTCAGGCAGGCGGGGGCAGTCAGTAGGCGTGATCTAGAAGATCTCATACGACAAGCAGAATCAATCAAAGAAGAGGACTTGTAGGACATCATGTTTTCCAATCTTGTGAAGAGGCTTCACCTCGTGGGTGAACGCGATCGACCGGTAGAGTACGATTATGATTACCTGAGGGTGACAGACAAGCAGCTGGAGGATCTCGATCTTAGCGATCTGAACGCAGATGAGCCCGCTCTTGAGGCCATGGGATTCCAACTCTTCTGCATTGGCCTTAGGGATCTCATCGGTGATGGATACTCTAACGAGGACGCTAATAAGACGTGGGACGATCTGCCCGAGTCATCAAGAAGAAGATACAAGCTCAAGGTTAAGATCATCCTCATGACCGGAGTCCTCAACCATGACGGTAATCATAGGGAAGACCATTCAGAGGACGATCCTGATCTATAGACTACAATGCTTACATGGAAGTGCGGTGTGAGTGGACTGTTCTCATTGACTAATCGCGTAGTACTGCCGCGGGTCGCGCGACTATTGGCGTCATGCCATTCCAAGACGTTTTTATCCACGAGGTCATGGAGTGCTGTGCTAGCGAGCTTGGACCTCCTGTTCAATTCCTCGGCAAGCTTTCTTGGCCGCCTTCTTCTTCAAATAGGCGAGCTTCCCCGCGGTGATCTCGCAATCGTTGCCGGTCTTATTCAAAAGTGAGTGGGGCTGCGACAGCTTCATTTCCGCCGTAGTTCATAAGAAGTGCTATGTTACATTAGTTCGTTCATTTTTACATTAGTTGGAGGCCTCTACGATCTACCGTCTGGAAGAGGCGGTGAACGGGGCTCAGGAGATTGCCGGCTAATGATGCCAATCATGACGACGCATGACCGGGGGTGAGACGAGCAGCACGCCGATGAGTTGGTTTGTTTCCGATCTCCCCATCAATTTGCATTACTGGGCTAGGTAACGTCTGTGGCAGCTCTCATCGATCTTTCGAGTAATCTTACGGTCAGATCAATAGACAGATGCATATCTTACCGTTATGGCCATTATAATCGCGTTAGTCATTATTGCTGTTCTCATTATTGGATACATTCACTACTTCAACAAGCTCCAGGTGCTCAAGAACAATGCTGCAGAAGCCGAATCAGGAATAGATGTCCAGCTCAAGCGGAGAGCTGATCTCATACCAAACCTAGTCGAGTCTGTGAGGGGATACGCGACCCACGAGTCCACCGTATTCAAATCTGTCACTGATGCCAGGGCGTCACTCCTCCATGCTGATACGCTTCAAGACAAATCCACAGCACTTGCCGAGAGTGATCATGCGATTGGAAGACTTCTTGCTGTGGCAGAATCATACCCGCAGTTAAGGGCATCCGAGAGTTTCACAGAGCTGCAGGAAGAGCTTGCAGACACAGAGGATAAGATCTCAGCATCCCGTCGGCTCTACAATGCAGCCGCTAACGATCTTAACACGGCCGTCCAGACCATACCGTCTAATATTGTGGCCAATACTGCTCACATTGGCGTCAGGCAGCTCTTCGAGGCCGAGGAGTCAGATAGGAAGAACGTGGAGGTCCACTTCTAATGGCCATCAGGAGAACGCATGGGGTCAATCACTCTGATCCAGTAGATCATGACAGGATGGAATCATTCTTCACTCAACCATCAGGAGATGAATCAACGCGACGCGGATCCCTCCCACTTCCAAGTGATGCATTGGGCAGTAGTGAACAAGTGGTCAGAGATCATAGTCAGCATAGGAATAGCGCTACTAGATCTGATACGGCTTTAGATCGTGGTGAATTCAAGATTATCCCCGTTGATGAGACACTGAGGTCGGTAGAGCAGCTTGCTAATGTCATAAATGATCAGGATAAGGTCATAAGCTCATGGGCTCGTGAGAATAAAGCTTACTCTTACCAGTCATCAGAGCGTACAGATGATAATGATACGGACATGTACGTGAATCCGAAGAACGCGCTCATGAAGAGATCCATAGTGACGTGGAGGATTCATGGCCATATGGGCGAGGATGCATACATCCGCCAGTACCTCACGCTCTGGCGTCCATCTATGCTGAATGACGAGAAGAACATTTTCTATAACGCGAAGAGTGGTGCTACGTACATGAGGGCAATTCTTGAGGGAACACCAATCCCGGTATGGGATGGAGACGTGGACATCAATGATAGGATTGATGAGGGCAGGTATAGGGACCGTGGACTCCCTGAGGATGGATCATCGTTGCCAATGTACCGTTGGGATGGAAGTGAGGTCAGGAAGCTAGAGATCCTCACGCATCACCGGGATAACGGTCCCGATGATAGGTACACGACTGGAAGATACGTTCCAATAGGAATCAATGAGGTCTGTGGCGCGCCAGTGAACATCGCTGAGCTCAACGTGCCGTATACTGTGCCGAATATTATGATCACGTTCGGATCAAATGGTATGAAGATACCAGGTGCGAGGGAGCTCAAACTTGACGCATTCTCGAACTCAAGGAAAAACCACGCTTACACTCCGGAGGAAGAGGCTGATGACGCTCTAGGATTTCTGGCCGCAACGCCAACACTGCTTGATGAGATTGTAAGATTCGAACACGCCCGTGGTGTGGTTCACTTCATAGGGTCGAAGGTTTACGTATCATACGCGAGGACGGGCATCACGACAGTCAATGATAAGAACATGATGAATGAGTATAAGGAGCTGCACGAGTTCTTGTCTAATGCAGCTGATGATGTTCTACGGGCAGCGCGTCCACTACGTCATGAGAGTCATGAGCCCAACTTGTCCATATTCCTTGACGCATGGGACAAGCAGGCTAATAAGAGCGTGGGGAGAATCATGAAGCTTATCTTTGGCATCCCGATCATACTGTTCGGGTTGTTCTTCCTCATATCAAATATTGTTGTGGCAATCGTATGAGATAAAAAGATTTTCATCTTATAACGGTATGTTGCGGAGTTACTGTTATATAATAGAACTGTCAATGAAAAATGAATTTTCAAAGGAGCAACATGAAGGATCAATACTATAAGCCACAATACCACGGTGATGCTGACAACGCTTACGTGGAGAGGTTCTGGAAAACCCGAGAGGCTTACCCCATCACTCCCGCCCTCATCATGGTTGGCATTAATGACGATGGAACACCTGATAACGACGCTCAGGACCCCCTGCCAGATGAGGGTGATGACGATGAGTGATCACCCTGCTGGGGCTCCAGATCAGCATCATAATGATAATAGATCGAGCCTGAATAGATATAGATTATTGCACAATGTGGCCAATTCAGCCATGTCTGGATTAGGATCAAATTCCGAGATCGCCAACGCTCACGATTATGACGAGCTTCTAACCCCGCTTTATCATAACGGGATGGACGACAAGATCCTACAGATAGCGCTCTCACTGGAAGCTTTTAGCCTGCAGTACCAGACGCACGAGTTCGATTCTCTCATCGTCAAGGCGAAGATCATGCTGATCCATGATGATCATGTTAACAATGTGAACTGGGTCTTGAATCTTCCTCCTCGCTTGAAGATAATGGAGAGGAAGCTTATCGCACTGCGTATGATTCCATTCAAGAGCATAAGACTCCAGGCTATTCGAGGCGGGGTCTGGGAGTTCCTTGACGATCAGATTGAGATAGCGACGATCTCCGGTGATGAGATAACGTTGAAGGCCGGTCTTAGGGCTCAAGCGCTTGGGGACAAGATAGGCTCGTTATTGGAGAAGCTCGGTAATAGGGTCCAGTTGTCTTCAAGACCCTTCATCGAGCCTCCAATCCCATACATGAGCGTCTTCGATAATCGTCGCTGATTCACGATAGCATGACGGCTGATCGATCAATACGATTCTGCATTGACTGTTTGCTCAAGGATGACACAGATGCACCTCAGACGCATTCCATGATGCCTTAGACGCTCGACCATGCGCGGCGCGTGTTTTTTTACTCACCGGGCCCACAGGGCGTTAGAACGCATCCTCCGCGCTCCTAGCGCATTGCGTCCCCTCGTGATGCCGACCGTGCTCGCCACCAGTACAGGGGGCGGTATGGGTGGAACCCTATGAGAGGAATGGCATCACGGCCGCGACCATCAGATTATGAGAGTCGCGCTGACGACTCGCCGGAATTAGCGCACCTGCGTCCGTGCGGACGCCATGTGATCGCTGAGCAGACCGGCCAGCTCGGATAGGGGCCGTCGATCATCACCCGTCATGTCCATGCTCACCGTGTCATCCTCAATCCAATAGTGCGGAGTGGCAATCCATCCATGGTCTCCCAAATCAATGACGCAATCGAACTCCACGGGCAGTCCTGGAAACAGCTGATCCTGGTTCGGGTCGTAATTCCTTCTGTGCTCCCGGATCCTCCCGCTGATGTTGGACACTGCTCCGTCGATGCTTGTTGCCGTGTACATTCCTTGGTCCTTTGCTTGGGCATCCCTACCCTCAGCAACAATCCCTCAGGGCGGGCCATCCCCGCAGACCCTGTAATTCCTAGGATATGCTTCCTTGTGTTACACTAGAAGCGTTGCTATTACGCCCTTTCTAAAAATCATGGTCTCCAACGGTGAGGATATGGCCCGGCGATGCCGTAGGCACAGACCATTAGCTTCCCCGCAGACCACAGACACTTGGCGTAGCCATCATAGATCACCACTGGGTATCGCCATCATCACCGGGGCCTCTGTGGCTTGCTTCACCATCGTCTCTGAGCACCACCCATCACTATGGCCTGGCGTTGTCGAGCGCTGCATTCCACTTGCGCTCGTGGTATAGCCGCGTGCTGCAGACCACCGACGGCACTATGACGTCTTCCCCGCAGACCCTATAATCCTAGGATATGCTTCCTCGTGTTACACGGCCAACGTTGAAATCTAGCCCCTCCCAGGAATCGTCTTAAAAGATGCGATTTGGCATAATCTTATGGTCTGGCGAGCTGATAGCGCTTTTTGTGTTATCATAGAATCATAGACCTGTGGTTTTGTTCTTAGTGCTGAAAGGATTGATCTATGACTACTGGATTGAACTATGGAATCGTGAAGGGTGGGGACGACGCGCGCAGGCTTGCGGACAAGGTCATGAGGAGTTTCTGGGTGTTCTACAGTATCAGAGATGAAGACGATCCATACGGACAAGTACCAGAAGGCTACTTCACTAGTAATAAATGGCGGGATTCCATAAAGACCAAGCAGCTTAGATTGAACGAGCTCAAGAGCCGTGATGAGTACGATTGGATTGAATCCTATATCAACTCTGAGCGTGAAGACATTCTTGCTGAGAAGGCTAAGACGCAGAGGGATCTTGACCTTGCGCACGATTACCTTGCAAGACTACCGCTGCTCAGAATGCAGTACCAGGAGATCGTGGACTGGAATGCAGCCGAGGAGTATTCTGATTATAAGTCTGAACTAGCCTGGCATCTTGATGATGCCATCGATTCAATGATCAGCGATCTTGAATACATTAACGTCGATTATAAGAACCCCGAACCCGGCCTTAGGCGACTGCAAGAGCTGTATGACGGAATCACTCTTCCCGATCATTACGTGAATCGCTCTGATGACGGCTCTATCTCAACCAATGTTGACGCTGGTAAGGTCGATGAGTACAAGGAGAGGGAGCTTGACAAGATCAAGTCCTCCATCGAATCCGAGGAGGGTGAGGCGATTAGGGAAGATTCAAGGAATAAGAGCAAGATGGAGTGGTATGGGGGTCTGAATGCGGAGCTTGACAGGATTCTTAACCAAGATGAGAACAACGCCAAGTGATCTCAATGAAGCCCAATCAGTCACGTTATTGTCATTATCATAAACAAATGAATGCTGTTATGAAGGAAGGATCTTTATCATGAAGAAGTTTGAAAAGACCACGCTCACGATCATGAGGGGTCTTCCTGGGAGCGGTAAGACCACGCGAGCCCGCGAGTTGTCCAGGAAGACTGGCTCGGTCATCGTATCATACGACTCGATGAGGACCATGCTGGGAGGATCTCGTCAGGGATGGCAGCTCTTAAAGACCAGGAACGAGGGTGTTGGAAAGAACGGTGAAGACGTCATAGTCCATTCCGCTCGTGACCTGGCGTCAAGACTGCTCAAGGCTGGAGTGAGTGTGATCTTTGACGCTCAGAACATCGCCATACCCGATCTTAAAGGCCTCGTTGACCTGGCGACCAGAGCTCATGCTGACGTCAGGATTGAAGACTTGACTGACGTTCCGCTGGAAGATCTCGTAGCGAGGAATAAGACCCGCCCAGAGGACGATCGTGTTCCCGAGTCGTATGTTCGCAGACAGTACTCCCGTCTTGAGGATACCATACCGTTCACGGTTAATGATCTCAAGAATGACAGCAACCTCCTCGTTAAGATGGCGGCTAATCGCAATGTCAGGGTGAAGAAGGTCGAGGGCGAGGATGATGTCTACGCTTGCAACTTCACCCGCAGGGCGTTCTACAATCATGATTGGGATGAGTACTCCTCAAAGGCGCGCGGCCTATTCCTAGATCATTCTGGAAGAGTCGTCATGCGTGGATTCGACAAGTTCTTCAATATTGGGGAGAATGATGAGACCACCCTTGAGAAGGTTCTTGACAGAGTCAGGTATCCAGCAACCGTGGAGTTGAAGCAGAACGGGTTCCTTGGACTCATTGGCGCGCGTCGTGATGGGACTCTTAGATTCTACTCGAAGAGTGGACAGACGGACTACTCTGCTCTGGTCGATGAGGCGTTCAGGAACCAGCTCGGTAACGATCCCGCCCTCATCAAGAGGGTGCATGACGTTATCTATGATCATGACGTGACGATCGCGTGCGAGATCATTGACCATAATTCTGATAGGCACATCATTCCATACGACCACTCGGAATGCTTCTTCATTCACTGCGTCAGGAACGATTCAGTGTTCAGCATTGATCGTGATGCTGACGATGAGATCATGAATGGAATTGGGTGGAGGAATGAGGACATTAGAAGATCTGAGGTCGTTAGCAATCGCGAGGAGTTAGCTGATGCTATCAATCGTGCTCATGGGTCAGATCGTGAGGGCGTCGTGATCTATAGCCGTGACGGGTACATGGCCAAGGTGAAGTCGGATAGGTATCTCCGCGTGAAGCGTCTCCGTCACGTACTTGAGAGCAGGATCACTCACGGGGATGACGATGCTCGTCCACGTGATCTTGAAGATGAGTCCGCTCTAGATTATGTTCTAGATCATGCTGACATGAGCAGACTGGTCTATGAGAGGAAGGCGTTCCACGAGGACGCTGTTGACATGACTTATGTCGGTGAGCTGCTTGACGAGATGGACGAGCCCAGTGCTCGTGGCACCAATCATAACCGCGCTTATGGACTCCAGAACGCGCGGTTGAAGTAACTGTGGATCATAACAGTAAGGGTTTTAGCCCTTTCTAATGCTCTTTTTGGGGAAGAGCTAGATTTCAACGCTGGCCGTGTAACACGGGGAAGCATATCCTAGGAATTACAGGGTCTGCTGGGGAGATCCCCTGGTCCACGAGCGCAGGCCGCGTTATCGGATGGACCGAGGGAGTGGAGGATCATCATGGACGGAGAGAGCAAGCACGGCGAGGGCTGGCACCCTCACTACTGCGTGCGGTCGGGAGAGGACGTGGAGTACGTGGGTCTCGTGGATGCGCCAGTCCCCGGGGGATCTGCCATAAGTACTCTCGCCGATCTTCTCCATGACGTCCAGAAGCGCTCTGGACTCACGATGCGTCAACTGGCCAAGGCTCTTGGGGTCTCCCGTCACACTCTTTACCTGTGGGCTAACGGCGGTTCCATCAGCGCCGGCCATACCGAAAGTCTCATCAATTTCGACGCGCTTGTGCGCGAACATGATACTAGCGACCCAGCTTCGACTAGGCTCGCGCTGCTCAGGATGACCGATGACGGTGTAAGCGCATATGACCAGTTCAGGATCGATCGTGACGGGGATAATCTGGAGATCACCGATTCCCCACTTATGGCAGCCGATCTTCTGGTGGGAAACAGATATGATGGGTAGCCGAGGGGACTAGGCGCCAGGCATACGTCGTGTGACTGGCGATGTCGTTGATGACCTGCGCCGGGGTGACGGTGGTCGCTGGTGGTGAGGAATATGCTGCCCTCACCACTGGAGATTGTGTTTTTCAGGAAGGGCTAGATTTCAACGCTGGCCGTGTAACACGGGGAAGCATATCCTAGGATTATAGGGTCTGCGGGGGAGATACCAAAAGCAGCGTGGATCTGCAGCGCATGGCATGGTGGCGCAGGGCAGTGATGGTGATGGCATGAGTGGCATGTCGAGTGGCATGTGAATACGTCGAGCCGTGGGTGCGTCGAGCCATAGGGGGTAACCAGTGATGGTCTGTGACGGTGGCGTCGGAGGTCTGCGACACCCACGATCTTCGAGGGTTTGAACCCGGGGCGCAATGCATTAGGAGCGCGGAGGATGCGTTCTAACGCCCCGTGGACCAGGTGAGTAAAAAAACACATGCCGTGACGGGCCGAGCGTCTAAGGCGGCATGGAATGCGTCTGGGAGGGTTGTCCAGTGCTAATCCACGGCCGCAGTCCCAATTCCACTTGAGATGCTTCACGCTGAGTGATAGTTGCATTCCGCGCTGGTAAAGATTACCATTAATGAGAGGATACTGTTAGCATGCTGCCATTGAGATTACCTCGTTGACGGTGTCTTGACGTGCTAGCAGTCAGATCATCCCGACGTAACTAGGGAGTGGAGACAATGGGAGGTAGTATGGACGAGTCCGGAGGAGAGATCAGGGCGATCTACTCTGACGCTGTTGGAAACGACGATGAGACCATGATGGAGTTCGATGTTCTCATGGATCAACATGATCGTGGGGTGAGAGATTCCGTGGTCGAGTTCACCGAAGACGAGCTAGCACTCGCGAGACTCGTCTTCGCGTCTGAGTATAATCCTATAGATGACAATGTCGAAGAAGCATTCATGTCCGTCCTCAGGGTCATTAGACCGGGAGCGAGGGTGGCCAGACCAGCTACCCCTGGGGCGAGGAGGGGGAGGATCGTTCCCAGCGCTCATAAGCCAGTCATTCCGATCGGCAGTCAGAGGGAATCATTAGGACATGCTCATCGCATTCCTGGTACTATCACCGGTGCTATTGTTGGATCATCACCGTCTTTGATTCCAATTGGTCGCGATGGGGTTAATACTGGAAGGACGGGTCTTAGGACGATGAAGCGTACTGGTAGTTCAGTAGAAGAATCCAGTTCAACTGGATTTGATGTGAAAGAAGGTGAGTGACCTATGAGTGTTCTGTTAGCATTCAGTGGCCACATGGGGTCTGGTAAAGACACGGTGGCAGAATCAGTGGTGAAGCGTCTTCAGGGAGGGTCATTCCATGAGTCGTTCGCCTCACCGCTCAGGGACGAGGTGAACGGTGTCATTGAGACCATAAAGAACTCTGATACGAGGTATGAGGCTGTCATCAACACGATCATGGGAGTGGGCGTTGAGTATGATCCCATCGTCATTCAGGAGGTTGTCTTCCGTCTGTATGATGATGTGAAGAATCATGGATTGGATAACGTGAGCACGAGGACGGATTCCACTAGGTTTGCTCTTCAGAGATGGGGAACGGAAGTCCGCAGGGCTGTTCACCCCGACTACTGGGTGGATAAGATACGTCCCGTGATCTTGGATAAGATGAGGAATGGGTTTAACGTGTATCTCACTGACGCCAGGTTCCCTAATGAGCTTGACATGGTGAGGAGTCTGAACGGTCTCACGATCCGTCTTAACGTGAGTGATGGAATCCAGTCGGAGAGGATCATGAAACGCGATCATGTTGAGGTCACTCCTGAGATGAGGAGCCATCCTAGCGAGACGGCCTCTGACTCGTATGAGCATTATGATCTCGTTATCAACACTGACTATAAGAGCGTTGGCGAGATCACTAAGATCATCCTGGATAAGATCTGATCCCATCCCCCTCAGTATGTGGGAGCCCGTCCGCGTCCGTCATATAAGCAGCCTCATCTCGTTGATATCTTCATGTTGAAGATGCTACGATTGATGAATAAGGGAAGAAGATCAGAAAGATGGATACGATTAACCCGTTCCTTATGAGTGGGGTCAGTGACAACAGTCTCCCAATGCCCGATGACGATGGAACTAGCAGGAGACGAGGGCTGAGGGGGAGTAAGCCGGTCCAGTCGGCCTCACCAGGCCAGCCCGACGGTCTCCCTGCCGCTGGTGTAGCGGTATCTAATGCAAGCCCAGCAGTGCGGCCCCAAGCCGGGATTGCCCATGATCAAAGTGGAAGGCCACGTGGCGTCTCAACACGTGGCCCATTCTCAGAGTCAGAGGGCCCCAGGACTCCAGTGGATGGCGTCGCGGACGGTCCAATCGTGGTCACGACGGCTCCGAGCATGGGCTTCGGGGAGGCATGCGCCTCATTGAAGAGGCATCTTCTGCATGGCACCTTCAAGGGGAGGGCTAGTAGGAGTGAGTACTGGTACGGGTGGCTCACCATGGTCATCATCACGGCAGTTATCACGCCAATATATGATCTTGTTATAACGACCGGCATTGGGCCGTTGATCCTTTCCATTAGACTGATCCTAGCCATACTGGCGGTGACCCTGTTCGTTGAGGAGCTTGGGCTGAGGACGCGTCGTGCTCATGACGCTAACATGAGTGGATGGTGGGTTGTGGCGTCAGTATTCTTGTCAATGATCGTGGTCCCATCGATCCTGTACGGTATGTACCAGGTGGTCTTCCTCGGCTCCCAGCCCGCTGCCGCCCTGGGGGCATTCCTGCTCGCTGGGGTCTCATCGATCGTGAGCTTCATCTTATGGATCCTCGTCGCGTTGGCAAAACCCGATCACAGGGGTGCGAAGTACGATAAGAACGTATCCGACGTGGAGGAGTAAGATGTGGCTCCATGGGACTGGCTCATCTATCTACGACGATCCTCATCTTCAGTCTAATCCTGATCCTGTGGTATATGATGATCAATCTGATGAGGTCCAGAGCCCATCTTCCCGCAATGAGGAGGGGCCGACGGAATCAAGGCCAGTCAGCACGTCGCTACGATCGGACGATGATGCGCTGTACCGTGGTGAATGGGTGCAGGCTGATCCATCTGACGCGGACAAGATGTCCAGGGCTATGATGAGGTTGAAGAAGATAAGTATCGTATTGAATTCGATCATAGCGGTGGTTATGGGCGGCGGCGTCTTCGTTGTGGGGTTAGATACGGGCGATGGTTCGTGGATTGCCGTCGGGGCTGTAGCGTTCACCGTTTTCAGTCTGCTCGCCGTCTGGGCGATGAGAATGAACGTGAATACGATTATGGGTGCGGTCAGGTTGAGTGACCTCGCTGAGACCATTGGGATGGACGATCATGCGTCTATAGCCTTCAAGTCAGACGAGATATCGTCATACTACGATAGTGATGGTAGACGGCAGGAGACCAGTAGCAGTTTCGAGGTGAAGTGGGCGTGCGTGGAGTCAAGGGATCATGACGCCCTCCTCGAGGATTGGGCGTCGGCAAGGCTCATGGTGAGGATTGTCTGGGGGCATGACGTGCAGGATGACCCAATACTGTGCTGGGTTGAGGTCCGTGCTGAGGACAATGGGGGAGACGGCAGCGGCGCCCCTGCCATCATGATGAGGATGATCGTGAAGAACAGTGACCGTGATCTTATCCAGGAGTATGCTCAATCGAAGGTCAAGTTCCGCGAGTTCGTGAAGCTTATGGTGGATGACGACCATGTGAGACGAGTCGGGAAGGACCCCTCGGTGGAATCATTCAGCTCGATTGCAAGCAATGCTATCGCTATTCATCCGAGGATTGATTAATAGTATCATGAAAGCGCGCCCGTCAATCATTAAGATAAGGAGGAATGATCACTATGATTCGGTTTAGTAGTGAGGTCATATCATGCAAGACGATCCGTTCTAGAATGGAATGGATGCTGGCCAGGCGATTGGAGGATGTGAGTACTGATCTTCCAGAGTCAATGAGGTCTAGTTACTGTGATGATTACAGTCGTGGGTACAAGGCTGTCCTCAAAGCCTACTCTAAAGGTAGGAATGCAAGGGGTCTTACGTTATCGTCACGCACGATGAGGGCTGTTGGCCTATCTGATGGTATCAGTGATGGTGAGGAAGATGCTCCTCATCTTGTCAGCGCTCCACTCAATCACCCGATGGTAATGAGAGGGGTGAACTGACCAATGGCTGTTGATGGAATGATTGTCTACTTCTCTTCAGTCTCAGAGAATACGAAGCGGTTCGTGGAATCATGCGGGTTCAAGATTCCTGTGGCTAGGATACCCTTGAGGAAGACGGACCCTGAACCAGTCGTTGACAGGCCATATGTTCTCATCGTGCCAACATATGGTGGAGGGACTCCCGGGAACGCGGTACCAGTTCAGGTGAAGAGATTCCTAAAGGAGCATTCGGGGTTGATGCGAGGCGTCATATCGTCTGGCAATCTTAACTTCGGTGAGTATTATGCGAAGGCCGGGGATGTGATCTCCGCTCGATTCCACGTTCCAGTGCTGTACCGCTTCGAGCTCATGGGGACAGATGAGGACAGGGAGGCCGTGACTATAGGCTTAGAAACGTACTTCGCTCATATTGATCATTAATGATCTCATTGGGGATTAGAACCCGTTCGTCATTATCTGATGGTCCGGGGAGTCTCTTGACTATCGAGGAATCGTGTGACAATAGTCACATTAGATTGATGCTTATGTTTGAAGATCAGCTAATAGCTACTGATCATTGAGCGGCTTGCCGGGTATCATGCTCCTCATGATGGATATGAGGGGTCTTCACATGATAGCATCATGCTAATAAGAGTTAGATAACCTATTACCGTTCCAGAGGGAACGGGGTGAGACAACAAGCAGTTGAAGGAGGAGATAGGATCGGTATGAGTAGTAGGAATCAGTCAGAAGTGTCTATTGAAGAGTTAAGGGAGAGGGCGAGGAAGGATCTTAAGGAAGGGCTAGATCCACGTGCTTTGAACTCGATGTTGAACATATGGGGTGATGATCGTACTATCCAATTTGATAGGGACTGGGAGGCTGAGCAGGCCTACCTCATATCAGAGGTCGAGCCGAACACGAGGAGGTTTGGCTCTGAGCATGAACGATACCACTGGCTGGTTGATAACGGTTACTATGAACGTGATCTTGTGGATGAGTATGATGATGGATTCATTGACGAGATTCATAGTAGGGGGCGCTCGCTATGGACGGCATTCGGGTCATTCATGGGTGTCTACAAGTTCTATCAGCAGTACTCGATGAGGACTAGTGACGGTAAGACGTACCTTGAGGATTTCGTGGAGAGGGCGACGGCCGTCGCCCTCAAGCTAGCACGGGGTGATGATGACTTCGCATTGAAGATCGCTGAGTCTATAATCACTGGGAGGTATCAACCAGCAACACCAACATTCCTGAACGCGGGTAAGGTTCGCCGTGGGGAGTACGTGTCTTGTTACCTCCTCCGCACTGAGGACAATATGGAAAGCATTGGGAGGAATATTAACTCTGCGCTCCAACTCTCAAAGAGGGGTGGTGGTGTTGCTCTCGGTCTGAGTAATCTGCGTGAGCAGGGTGCGCCAATCAAGGGTATCGAGAATCAGTCGTCTGGAGTGGTTCCCGTGATGAAGATCCTTGAGGACTCATTCTCCTACGCGAACCAGCTTGGAGCCCGTCAGGGGGCAGGTGCCGTGTATCTTCACTTGAATCACCCCGACATTCTGAGATTCCTCGACACGAAGAGGGAGAATGCTGACGAGAAGATCCGTATCAAGACACTATCCCTTGGAATCGTTGTGCCAGACGTTGCGTTCAGGCTGGCGAGGGAGAATAAGGACATGGCCCTGTTCAGCCCCTACGAGCTGCAGAAGTATTATGGGAGGAGTCTTGCTGACATTGGGGTGAGTGATCATTATGATGAGCTTGCCAATGACTCCCGTGTGGTCAGGGGTCATGTGAATGTGCGCAAGCTGTTCACCACGATAGCGGAGATCCAGTTCGAGTCGGGCTACCCGTACATCCTATTCGAGGACACGGCTAACAGGGAGAACCCAATACCGGGTCGAATCACGCAGAGTAACCTCTGCTCGGAGATAATCCAGTCGCAGGAACCATCAGAGTATGCTGAGGATCTTTCATACGATAAGATCGGTCTTGACGTGTCCTGCAACCTGGGATCACTGAATATTGCCAAGGCGTTCGAGTCGGGTGATCTTGGTGGCACGATCAACACGGCCATCAGGTCCCTCACGGCTGTTTCAGAGCTTACAGATGCAGGCAGTGTTCCGTCACTCAAGAAGGCCAATGAGACTAGGCATACGATTGGCCTCGGGGAGATGAACCTTCACGGGTTCCTCATGAGTCACGGCATCCAGTACGGATCCCCGGAAGCCCTTGACTTCGTTGACGCTTACTTCAGAACAGTTGCTTATCATGCTATCAAGGCCAGTCACGAGCTTGCAGTGGAACGCGGTGGGAGATTCCAAGGATTCGAAGAATCAGAGTATGCTGATGGATCATACTTCGAGCGGTTCACGAGTAGAACTAAGCCATTCAAGACGGATAAGATTGCTCGTATTTTCGGTGAGTACCACGTGGGCGTCCCAACGGTAAGGGAGTGGGAGGAGTTGAGGGATGAGGTCAAGCGTGACGGCATATTCAACGCTTACCTGCAGGCCGTTCCACCTACGGGTTCTATCTCGTATATCAACGGCTCTACATCTAGCATTCACCCCGTGGCCGCGGCCATCGAGATCCGTAAGGAGGGTAAGACTGGAAGGGTGTACTATCCAGCTTACGGTCTCACGAATGAGAACGTGAATGAGTACGGGGATGCGTACCAGATCGGGCCGAGGGCGATCATCGACACGTATGCTACCGCGCAACCGTATGTTGATCAGGGCATGAGCCTCACGCTCTTCTATCCTGACACGGCCACCACGAGGGATGTGGTGAAGAATTACGTGTACGCATGGTCACACGGGATAAAGACGCTCTATTACATGCGCTTGCGTCAGGCTGCTCTTGGCGGCACTGAGGTTGACAATGTGAGCGAGTGCATATCGTGCCAGCTATGATACGATTCCTATCGGGGGTCGGTGAGGTGGTAGAGGATAGCTAGCACGCCCGGCTCCCGTGGCGAGGACTAGGACAGCCCCATGGATAAGGCGGCCCGTGGATTCCATCCTTGCGAGATCAGGTATGATGAGCCCCTCAATTTCTCAGAGCAGCAATCCTTAATATTCTCGATTCCAAGTAGATTCCCTCGCGTCCTTATTCCTCATCACGCTCCCGATCCTCTTGAACTTGCTCTTAGAAGCCATAAGATCAAGATCTTTGAGCCTATCCTCCATGATCTTCGAGGTCACCCCGAACCTGCGGGCCATCTTAATGATAGTGTCACCTGCCGCCCAACGTGCTGCCACGACGTCTTCTGGCATGACCATCTCTGACGTGAACCTTCGAAGCCACTTCTGGACTGGGGTTGCTGACTGGTCATCAAATTTGAGCCCGTAAAGACCAGTGTGCTCACCCGGCTTGTTCTGACCATGCAGGCAATAGACTCCAAGGGCGTCCGATACCAGGATCACGGCCTCAACGTTTGTGACGTCGGTCCTGAGCACAATCTGGAATACCCCGTCTTTATCATACAACGCGACGGCATCTACATGAAGCCCATTCACCTTAACGCTCCTGGTCACTGGAATACTGAGATCCCTGACAAGGATGAGCGGGCTTACCCTATCAGATCCACTTACAGATCTGCCCACGGAGGCAATGAGCGCTTTAACTGTCTTCGAGGGGTCTGATCTCAATGTCGCTTTTTCCATGATGTAGCACGCTTTCCTTTTTCATTCTCTCGTAACAGGAATCATAGTAACGCAAGGCATCATAAGATTCAAATGATCCGTGGTTCTTGTAGGGTCATGACCCAAACCTTCACGTTCTCCTAGGACGAAGAATAGTGCAACGATGGAATTCAAGATCTCGTGATTCTATGACGATTCAGCGCTCAGGAAGTAACGTTATACATGAGGACGCTTTTCCAAGCATCATCGTTAAGATTATCATCAGAAGTACAGTAGATCGTTGTGTTCTGATGATAGTTGAATCTGACGGGCTATAGTCATCGCCAGATTCCTATCTTTAGGATGATTTGGCGACTGTCATCATTGCTGTCAGAATCCATCGTCATTGCCATCATCAACGTCACTTCGGACGATGAAGTACCCTACGACGCCAGCCCCAGTGAGAAGTAGTACCTCAACGATCCAGAACACTACGCCCGGGGCGGCGCTCGGGTGGAGAGCGTCATTCTTCACACTGTTGGCGGTAGCCCCCTCGTCAAATCCAGTGAAACTCCCCAGACCAGACGCTTCAGCATCAAGGAATGCTACCCCTGAGTACGATGATGGCACGTACTCGTACGAGTACCTCGTATGGTTAGCGAACCCACCGTAACAGTATCGTGTCATGCACCCGTGGATTCCAATTGCTGCTGGGCTAACATCCCTTAACCCTGGTCTAAGATAACCGTACGGCATGGTCATCCCCAGAATTTTGGCCTTTGATGCATCCACCTGATCCTCGCCAGCATAATCCCAAGTCCAGTAGACCCTCGTGCAGGACCTAGGATGCTTGCTTGTCCCGCAGCCATACACTTGCTCGTGTCGAGTATAGACCTCCTTGACCTTCCTTACCGACCCCGCGCAGATGGAGCCGTCCATCTCGCTGAACCCAACGCACTGATCTTTTGGTATGGTCACCTCTCCCTGAACGACGAGTTCCCCGGCGTCTGTCTTCACCTGCCACGCAAGATCTTTAGTTGTGGTCACGGTAAGACCTGATATGATCTTACTCCTGACATCGGAATCATGATCCTTCCAAGCATTGATGGAAACGGTGAGTATGATGGTCAGTATCAACCACGCTACGACGATACCGGATAAGATGAGGAATGTTCTTCCCTTGAGCTTTGCTATGAATGAGCTCATAATGCTTCACTTTTCTCTTGATAGGAAGGTTATCCTATTAGGCCGGGTAGATGTTTGCTTAGGATTTGATCAGTCATTCCAAAGATTACTTGTTGACGGGTCATAACTCTGCGCGCTTGACGACGCTGTGAACAGCTTGTAGTCCTTGGGAGTGTACCCGGCTATGGATAATAGTGAGCTGTTCGGGAAGGTCTGCGTCTTATTCTTATAGTCACGGACAGACGTGTTATACGCCTGACGTTCATTAGACAATTGATTCTCAACAGTCACGGTCTCCTGGTTCACCTGCGAGTACAGGTCGATGCTCTTCAACTCGGGGTACGCCTCCGCGGTCGCCCTCAAGATGGTAGCACTGCCCTCGATGTCGCCCTCGGCGGCCTTACTCCGCGCGTCGGTCAGCTTGGTGAGCGTGTCCTGCTCAAATTTTGAGGACGCTTTGACCGTGTTGATCATCTCGGTGAGGGCGTCAACACGCTTCTGCACGATGGTCTGAACGTTCGCCTGTTCACGATCAATGAGATTCTCCTGCTTGATGGCAGAGTTCTTAGCGCCCTGGGCGGCCAGGAAGAATCCTATGATGACTACGATGACCACAATCACGATTGATCCGATGATTGAAGACTTCTTATTGAGTCCTAACGGGCTAGATGATGTGTTTGACATGAATGCTTTCTCCTTGTACGGTAACTGTTAATTGTTATCAGGTTAAAAATATCAATTCTTACTGGTCTTGTCAATTGTAAGATCACAATTGTAAGATCGTCTTCACGTTGCTATGAATGACTAGAATTCATGACTACTGGTGGCAGGCCCGTGATGCTGATCTCATCTTCCAAGTGGATTAAGCCATGCGTACTACGCGATCATGCGCTCAGCGTGACGCGCTGTTGAGGTCAAGCATATAAGCGATATCCTTCTGATTACCATTCACGATAATTGGGGGTCTTACCTCGCATCTATGCTTGAATGTACCTTGGCATGAACTGGTCATCATCCATGTGGGGATCTAAAACGCCTGTTTCACCTTGTCATCATCTTGTGTTATGATAGAGCTATCCGGAAACGAACAGATGGGAGTCGTCAACTTATGGAACAGGAAGCTAGCCAGCTTACCACGCTCTCTAAGAGCAATGAGGCCGTCACTGGTCACAAGACGGTGAGCTTCATCGGGGAGTCAGTGAGCAAGCACACCATGACGATCAGCGGTGATGTCCTGCAGATGATCATTCAACAGCTCACTGACCTCTACTCAGATCCAATATCAGCATCGATCAGGGAGACCGTGTCTAACGCTATTGATGCTACCATCCTCGCGAGGAATGAGGGGGTTGATGCCCCCAACGTTGACATTCACCCGCCGTCCTCATTCAGCCCGACGTTCATTGTTGAGGATCACGGCGTGGGCATGACGAGGAGCCAGATCTACGCGAACTTCGCCGATTATGGTAATTCCACCAAGATCAACGACATGGGCGCTACTGGAAGCAAGGGTCTTGGCGCTAAGGCCCCGCTCGCCTATACGACAACGTGCGTGGTGTCCACCGTGAGGGATGGGCGTAAGATCGTGCTCACCCTGAATCGTGGTGAGCACGTGAATGAGGCCGAGACGATCTTCGATGGCAGCACGGACGAGCCTAATGGGACGCGGGTCGAGATTCCAGTTCGCCCTGAGGACGTTGAGAAGTTCAATACCGTCATTAGCCAGTACGCGAGATACGCTACCCCCGATATTCCGCTGAGTATTGACGGTAAACCTGCTTCCGCGGACTTTGATAAGGCGTGGACGCATCTCATAGACATTCCAGTCGCTATGGACAGCGATGGGAAGCCGATCAACGGTAAGCTTTATGTTAACCGCGGTAATGTCTATGGTGGCAGTGAGAACATTGGCAGTGCTTTCTCCAGTTGGCTCTCGGCTAGTATTAATACTAACTGGTACTGGTCTGATGGATCTTTCGCCGAACGCTACGTGTCAATATCGCTCATGGGATGGAAGTATAATCTTAATTCTGTTGGGTCTACCCGATTCCTCCTGGAGATCCAGCCTGGCGTGGTCGACTTCCCTCCGTCTCGTGATGAGATCAAGCGTAACGACAGGTTCAAGAGTCTTATCGCGGCAGTCAATAGTGGGCTTGACCTTCCGCTCAACTCGAATAAGAGTCATCCTCTCGACGGGAGGTCAATATCAAGAATATGGGGGAATGTTCCCGTTTCCGATAGGTCAATCATTATTGAAAATATCGTTGATCTTGATGACGAGAAGGTCGCCTCCTCTATTCTTGATAGGCTGCGCGAGATCTGGCCTGACGAGGTCGCCGTGCATGATCATGATAAGATCGTGGAGTCATTTGATACGGTTCTTAATCTCACCGTGACCCCGTATTATCTTTCCGAGAAGCGGCCGTCGATAGCATCTACGATTGGATACGGGGTTCCACTAGCCCATAACGAGAAGAGTGACGACGATCACAATTACGTCAAGTATGAGTTCGCTGATGGATCCATATCGAGCCTGAACTCCGTATTGAATGATGATATGGACTACGAGGCGCGTCTTCGTGCCAAGGCCCTTACTTTTAACCTATCGAAGGTGTCATCTGTGGTAAGGAAGGAGGGTGGATCATACCTGACATCGGGCGTGTTGAAGGTTCCGATCGACTGGATGAAGTCCGCGTTCCATCATATCCCGAGGAATTATCGCGCTAAGGCAGTCAAGGCCTTGGTCGTCACTGGGGGCTTTGACGGGTCTAAATCGTTCGGTAGACTGAGGAATTGGATCCGCGAGAATTATGACGATAATGACAATGCGTGCCAGATTTACTGCTGCATTGCTAATGGATCATATCCAGACGGTCATTTCGACGGGTTCAGGGATGCGGCCATTGATGCTGGCGTCAAGTGGATGGGCGTCGTTGATGCTGACGATCTCATCGTGAAGAAGTCGGTGGTGAAGAAGACCACTCCTGCTGTTGTGAAGACGCGAGTCCCTGCTCTTGTTGAGGGGAACGGTGGCCTCGGAGTGGAGGAGCGGGCCATGAACCTGTTGAGGAGGAATGATCTCAAGGCGGTGGAAGAGGTCACGTTCAAAGATCTCGTGCGTGGCGGCAGCATCGTCTTCTTCTCTTACAGTAATTCCTTCAACTCGATGATTGGAATCTTCAGGAGAATGGTCGAGAACCCAGACGTGTTCAACGGTCACGATATCGTAGTCATCTCTGATATCGCTAAGATCAAGGCTGCTGATCTTGAGCCCTTGACCGGGTATGACAAGATCTTCATCAGTGACAGCGTGACTGGTAGAATCAGGCGCTTCAAGTCCATGAAGACAGCTCAATCAGTGCCATACGCTGAATCATCCGCCAAATTCAGGGATGACGTGATCTGCGGGCATCCTGACACTTGGCGCGATACTATCGTGGACGCGTTGTCTGATCCTAGGATCTTCTCGTACGGTTCTTCGTTGGGCGTGATCGATGAGGTAATCTCAATTGAGGATGATCGCGACTACGAGGACAAGTCTGATGATTATGCTAGTCTCATGCGGAAGATCTTCAACATTGCCAGTGCGCCTGACGATATTCTCGGAATCGCGGATATGATATGGAAGAATACCGAGGACAAGTTGATTAGGGGTGCTGTCAGGACTGCTCTTTATCACTGGGAGTTGACTAAGATCATTGACGACATTGATCGTACTAACCCTGATCTCGTATTCTTCCTTAGGATTTTCAGCTACTCATGGAGGGATGACTCTCCGAGGATTGCTGTCAAGAAGGGAGGAGAGTCTTCGATTCTGACCGCGGCCCTGTCATGGTTCAAGCAGTATGAGGACAAGGCGTGGGATGAGGTCGACAAGCTCGGGTACAAGGCAGAGTGACTGCGCATCACGTCTTGTGGATGATATGGTACCGTATGACTGGTAACGTGATTGATCTTGAATTGCTTTAACCAGTCATACTGGATATAATAGAACATGTAACAGGAATCAATTAGATGTTAATGGAAACGGTAAGGAGTCATGATGGCTACAGTCACCAGTCTTAGCGGTAACAATAACGTTCTGGAAGGGCATTACGACGAGCTTCATGGCATCATTAGACTTGATGATGGCACCCTGAAGACGTTCAGCATCCAGAGGGGATCTAGCGATACGGCAGTATTCGATGGGATCGTATCAGCCATAGAGGACGGGAGCAGCCCCGAGGATCTTGCCGACCTCATCTTGAACGCGACGGCTGCCGCATCCATCGTTGAGGAGAAGATCTCCGGTCATCTTGAATCTCTTGGTCTCAATGACAGGCTCACGAGGTGCGGCGAGAGGATCTTCATGGACGGGGAGCCCATCGACCAGGTACTCGAGCGTGAGATCCTCCGCATCCTCCACACGGAGGCCGATGACCCGGATGGTTCTGATCGCAACTGGACAGCTCTTCTCAGATTCGTGAACGATCTCTACTCGAATAACACGAAGTATGTTCGTGACCAGTTGTTCTCATGGTTGAAGTCTAACTTCGAGGATGATAGCACGAATGGGTTCACGCTCCTTGATGATGGTCGTGTCGTTGGGTACAAGGGCGTGCAGGATATGGACGGCGTTCCCTTCTCAAAGAGGTCAGGTCTTGGTCTTGTGAAGGAGAAGGGCGAGAAGGAGTTCCGTGAGGTCAATGGGTACATCCCGAATAAGATCGGGTCGATTATCGCCATGCCAAAGAGCAAGGTGACCGATGATCCGAATAATGGATGCGCACCTGGTCTTCACATTGGCACGTGGGATTACGCTAACAGCTGGGGGAACGGTTACGTCCTCACCGTCGCGTTCAGCGCGGGCGACGTGGTTTCCGTCCCCGTAGACTCCGCGTACCAGAAGCTCCGTGTCTGCAAGTACGAGGTTCTGAACGTCACGAGGAATCCAACGCAGGACATCTCCTTGAATTATGATGATGACTACGAGGATGATTACGAAGATGAGGATGATTACGAGGACTGATCGAATCCCCATAGTGGCCCTCACTATCCCCCATTAGAATCAAATTCCTGGATCATCACCGTAGACGCCTGATTGCACATATCTTAATGGTGTAATCAGGCGTCTATTATTTTTACTCATGAACCGGGAGGATATGGTTATGGCATTACCGAAAAGGAATCATCAGATGGGAGAGCATACTGATGATATGAGAAGCAGTATTAACACTAATCCGTTTAATGGATCTTTCAGTGAAGACGATAATCAGAACGATTATCAGACGGGGGGATTCGATCAGAACGATCTCATCAGTATTGAGCCTCCCGTGGAAACCAACCAGGATGACGCTGCTCGTTATGAACAACAGCCCGCATTCACCGTTCCCTCGACCTCTAAGATTGATGCTTCTGATAACAGGATAGATTATGCTAGTAGGCATCTAGAATCAGAACCATCTACGAGTGAAGATCAACGCTCAGAGCATGACCATAACGCATTTAAACCCATCGGTGGGAATCATTCCGGCAGGAAGGATAAAGGCGCAACTCCAGTCGGGTTCGGATCTGCCACGACCTCCAAGAATAATCCCCCTGATCAATCATCAGGTAGACCTGGTGATGGTGTCATCATTGGAGCTATTCTTGGACTGGTAAGCATACCAGCGTTCATTCTCTTTATCATGGTGACTATGCTCCTGTTGTCCAAGAATCTTAAATTATCCCTCGAGGTGACTGGATGTATCATCCTTCTCTTCCCGGTTATTGGTCTGCTCCTTGGAATACTAGACATGGCGAAGGTGAAGAAGGCCACCGTCCTTGGCCTGGTGGCTGTGCTAACATCACTGTCATCATTGGGCGCGTTCGGCTACGTATACGCGCAGAAGAACGCCATCGAGCAATACGCTCAGGCTCAAATACAGAACACGGTTACCAGCGTCATGTCGAGCATGCTATCAGGGATTGGGGGCAAGTCCGGTCCTTCAGAAATGGGATCTGGCGATGAGACTTTGAATCAGAATGGTGATTCATCCCAGTCGCTAAATGATGATCCAGTCTTCGATCAGGTTCAGTGAGTGTGATTCTACTGACGATACCATTCCATACTAAGAAGATTGAATCTACTAGAACAGGAAGAAGACATGATTAACGGGATATTCAGGGTACGATCGAGCCAGATATGGTCTGGAGTGTTAATTACCATCGGATCAGTTCTTGGTCTGCTTGCATCTCTCATGCTATCACTGGAAGCGTATTGGAGGGCGTTGAACCCGAAAACGATCTTCGCATGCGACGTGAATGCTAAACTGTCATGCTCAACGGTTGCAGAGTCATGGCAGTCTACCCTGATTCACTGGCCTGGTAACGGGGCAGTTCCCAATGCGTTCCTTGGTCTCATCGTGTTCTCCGTCTTCGTTACGATAGGCGTGCTGGTCGCGAGCGGGGTGAGCATCCCGCGATGGGTGGAATGGGGGTTCAGGATTGGCGTGGTCATTGCGTTCATCTTCTCCACATGGCTCCTCCAGCAGTCAGTATTCGTGATTGGTGCTATGTGCCCGTGGTGCCTCACCATGGATCTGGGGACAGTACTGCTTGCATTCGGAACGTGGAGGCAGTGGGCTCTGGGGGAGTCAGAGCATCATGCAGGGGTGTACAAGTTCACGATCGGGTTAGAATCGCTACTCGCTGCCATCGTCATTCTCGCTGCGCTTATCGTCGCTGTACTCATCCATTACTGGCAGATATTCTGAAGTATGATAGAATCATCTCCTCGTCCTGCGAATTGCATTGTTAGGTCATCTGTTGTTATAATGTATTCATGGCCAATCATAACGATGCTATAAGGAGAATGGTTAGTATGGATGATGGATCAATTTCGGCGGGGGTCGCGGCAGCCCCGCAGTTAGAGTCAGATACGAGGAATGATGTTGAGGCTGCTAAGAAGGCTGTTGCTAATGCTGTCTCCGGGCACAAGAAGTTCATGGATTCAAGTCTTATCTCTGGTGATACCTTCAACGTCATCAAGTCGCATGACGCTAAAGATTCACAGAAATTCTCGAAGATCTATGATCTCCACGAGAAGTATGAGAACTTCGGTGAGGATGCTATTAAAGATCTCCTCCCAGATATCAGTAACAAGTCTCAGTTTGACATATCGATGGGAGAGCTTGGCAGGGGATCTGAAGCCAATAAGAACATTGGCAAGACGCTCACCAAGATGTCTAACGCGATGAATGACATTGATGCTAGGAAGATCCTCCATCGCCCGGAGAACAAGCTCCTTCGAGCGGTATATGACCCAGTGCGCAGCTTCTTCAATAAGACCCGCAAGGCTGGTGCAGTCATTGAGGATTGCATGAAGACGCTCACCAAGTATGAATTCTCGCTCAGGAGTGACATTGCGGTATATAAGGAAGATCGCGTCAGGGCGTTGAAGTGCGTTGAGGCCGCCACGCAACAAGCGTCCTTGGCTGGTAAGATCATCGAACAGTTGAGGACGGAATTATCAAGCGGCAAGTTCAATGCTGATCCCGAGATTAAGGAAGCTCTTGAGTCTGAGGTACTGAACACCCTAGAACGCAGACGATCTGATCTCATCAACATCGCTGCCGGTCAGACCACGTACATTGCTTCTATTGACCTCCTCGCGAAGACGCATTGGAAGATGATCGAGCAGGTCAAGAGCACGAAGAACACGGCGGTCATCCGTCTCAAGTCCGCCGTTCAACTCGCCCATGGAATCTACGTCCAGGAAACGGCTCGTAAGGCTGTACTCACGGCAGACGCGGCCGCCGTCAATCTTAACATGGATAACGCGGTGAATCTTAAGGACTCTGTGGACAGTGTGAATAAGATCCAGGAGAGCCTCCATGATAACGTTGAGAACATGCAAGCCACCCTGAACACGATCATCTCGGCCCATCAGGCGTTCAAGGATGCTGAGAAGAATTCTGTAGAGTTCAATCATGATGCCACCGAGAGAATGCAGAAGCAACTTGATCTTCTGAATAAGACGCTCATGGAATCCAAGATCCTCGATGATACCAGAACTGATCTCATTAACACTCTGTCGAGTAAGGTTGATAGGACATTGCCGTCAGATGGATCTGAGGATTCGGAAGTCAAGTAGACTCACGTTGACCAGGGGTCATGTATGGGGGTCTTCCCATAAGGCCCCAATTATTGGATTATATTAAGATCGATTGGTTCTAACCATATCGTTCAATATCTTAATAATCTGACGATGTTTGACGGGTTTTGAGCTTACAAGATTTGACGAATATGAATCTTAATGGAGGAGTAGGAATGGCTGAGCATAGAGACGTGATAGCTGATAGATGGTGGTCTAGCCTTGATAAGAAGAGAACCGAGCTGAGGAAGGCGGCCGTCGAGGATGATTCAGATGACCCGGCGATCCAAGACTCTGGTAATGGTGATTACAGGGATTACGCTGCTGATGATCCAACGCTCAAGGTGAACGTTGGCAATCATTACGTCTACCGTCCCATGACGGTTGATGACCTCATCAATATTCTCAATGATCTCAGGGATAATCATCTTGTTGGCGCTGGGGGCGTGAGGGTCCAGAGTCTTATCCGTACGTCTGGCGTGACGTCTCGTCTTACTGGAGTGACGGTAGACTACGGGAGGGGTGAAGACGGCGTGGAAACCGTCATCATAGGATCAGACTCATGGCTACCGTATGAGGACAATGAGTCTCTACTCGCGCAGGACAATGAGAATGATGATACTGATGAAGATGATGAACCGGGCGAAGATGAGGTCAACCGGATCGTCAAAGCCGTTCATTCTATTCATGAGGATGACATTGCCGAGATCAATAAGATGAGGATCAATGACGAAGAGCTTTACCGTGTGGCCAAGATAGCTGATGGGATTGTCACGGCTGATTCTGACGAGCGCCCCCGTGATGACGACACGATCCATGAGGCTGTTCTCGATGCCGTTAGACTCACGGAAGAACGATTGTTATGACCTGATTCTCACATGATTATAAAGTTATAATGACTATTTGGTTATAACGTCTTAGTCATCCGCTGCTCGTGATGACGATTGGGATGGAGTTCTGTAAATGAGAAGAATAATAAATGATGAATCTGATAAGATTCAATCTGTGGTCGATGGCATGAGGACGCGCACGATCTTGAATGGATGGCTTAAAGATCGTGCTGTATCATCACTGGGACTTGACGTGGTGAAGGTCGACAGGAAGTTGCGGTCTGTCGATATTAGGAATGTGAAGCATTATACGAGGAAGGATTCCTTCAATAATCTGGATAATGAGGGCAGATGGGCTATGTCTTACGCGATCAGATCTAGTCGCGGTGCTTTCATTAGGAATCTTCGTGACGAGATTTGCGCTGCCGCCGTGGTCAGCCCAGTCAACGTGGACATTGTCACTATCACTAGGGAGACCATGTTCAGCGATGAGGAGATGGATGAGGACTTCGCCCTTCGACTATTCAACGGGTGGGAAGATCACGTCAATGAGGATTTCACTGGTGACATTTCCGTGATCATTGACATGGAGGATTCCACTCAGGAAGATGTTGACAGAATGATAGCATGGTTGAAGACCGTTGGAGCATGGAAGCTCTTTGGAATCGTTGACGGTCCCTCTGCATCATACAAGGTGCGTGCGGGGAGATCTACCATAAGCAGATACCCGAATCAGATAGGAGGAAGATAGTCATGTCGTCAAGATCGGCATCAAGGAGGAAGCGGCAAGAACGCATGAAGCGTCTTGAGAAGGAGAGCAGGAGGGTTGAGAATCTAAAGGCCGAGGAGGCCCGTCGTTCAGCAATGAGTAGTGGGAATGATCCCGTTGATGACAAGACCCATGCCGTGCCGCCAAGCAATGGCGATGACCATTCCGAAGATTCCTCTCCTAAGGGCCATGCGACCATAGACTCATCTTCAATATCCGTGGCTATGAGCCGTAGGGTGAAGGACAGAGCGGAAAAGCTGAGGGAGCAGCATGAGGACCCAACTCGTCCTCGTCCCGCGAGGAAGGTCAAGGTTGAGCGTCTTACCGTTAAGATCGTCGCGTTCATTGTCGCTGGAGCTACCCTCATTGCGCTAGTATTGCCCTTGCTAATATGATTGTATTGATGCCGTTTATCATGAACATTACCGGAAGAACAAGCCCGACGGACATATCTATTCTTTATATGAAGCCAGATAAGACGATCACGAGAGACGATCCTATTAGGAATCGGCGTGGAATAGAATACGAGCGCGCGGGTTCAGCGCGGCATGCTGCTCCCATTAATATCAACAGGAAAGCTATCATTGTTGCAGTCATTATGATCGCAGTCATGATAGCCACAAGCGTTATGTGGTCAATAATGGGTCATCTCCGCGCGCCAGATGCAAAGCTCCGGGCGATCCCTCCCAAATCTCGCGTTGTTAAAGATCACTACTCATTGTCTTCTGGTAGTAGAGTGTCGAGGGACTTTCAAAGGGAGTACCTTTCCGAGAAGAACGCTAACACTGGTGATGGCACTTGGACTCTCGGAGAGGATTCTGAACAACTCAAGTCCAATTTGAAGAACCAGGCGGAGACCCAAGACAAGGCCATAGGTATAAAAGGCAAGATGCAGGGATTCTTGAATGATCACAAGAGTCTTGATAAGGACAAGTACACGAGTGATAGCTGGTCTGAATGGTCGTCTAACGTCAATGCGGCTAATGACCTCATTCATAACAAAAGTTTGGATCCATCGGCCCTGAATGCTACCATGAATGGCCTCTCATCCGCGTACTCTAATCTTAAGGAGATGCCATCTTCAACGGCATCAGGTGCGTCTTCCCCAATGACTCCTGCTGTGCCGGCCGGGGATGCGCAGTCTTATGCTCACTCTAAGGTCTTGAGCCGGGGGTGGAGTGAATCTGAATTCAGTGCTCTCGTATGGTTGTGGAATCGTGAGTCGGGATGGAATCCGTCGTCATACAATGCGTCATCCGGAGCGTCTGGAATCCCGCAATGCCTTGGCCACAGTGAGTGCCAGACCGATGCGTACAGATCAGATTACAGGGTGCAGGTCGACTGGGGGCTGAATTACATTGCGTCCAGGTATGGTTCCCCCTCGGCGGCAGCTCAGCATAGCAATTCTAATGGGTGGTACTAATCATGTCCGATGGATTTCAGGATACTGGTAATGTGATCGAAGACGATACTGATGCTGGATTCAAGGTGCGTTCATCTCACTCTGATGATCCCAAGGTACTAAGGGTGAGGTTCACCATTCCAAGGGAGCATTACAAGGGGTCGAATACCGGTGATAATGACATCACGTCACGGCAGAAGAGCGCCTGGCTGAGAGCATACGGTGAGAAGGTATGGGGTTCTGCCATAGAGCATGAATTCGGTCTCATCGCCCTAGAACCCTCCTCGTGGAATCTGTCCTCAACTGACTATACGCCAACAGAGAGGAAGGCGTTCGACGATTATGACGCGCAGAAGTGCATCGTGTCTTCACTTGAGGATAAGATCAGTCAGATGAAGTCAGGCCTGTCAGCATTGAAGACGGAGAATAGAACGATTCCCCGATCGGCGTACAAGCATGTGGAATTGTCCGGTAAGATCAGGGCGGTGGAAGACGATCTCAGGGGTGTCAAGCTTCAGTACAGATTAGAGTCGAAGATCTTAACCAGGTACAAGAATATGTTCAGGAAGACACACGAGAAGCAGGATCGGAGAAGATCCAACGCTGATAGGAAGTCGTACATCAAGGAGAAGCTGGCCTTGAATGAGAAGAGGCTCTTATTCCCTGGTATCGTTCGTTTTGACGTGAGGTCGAACGTGATCACGAAGCACGACTTCGATGCTCCCAACTGTTGGCCTACCGTGAAGCCACTGCAAGACGGTGGGACTGACACGTGCGTCTTATGGCATGATGATAACAATAACTTCATAAAGAATACAAGCTTCTACGGTGGTGGAAAGGCCTCCAAGGACAAGTACGTGATTGACGTGATCGTTACCGAACTTGAAAACAGTGATCATGACCCGTTTGATGATCAAATATTCCTGGATAACCTGGATAAGATTTGACGATACCGAATTGATTGATTTCATATTGATTGGAATAATGGTATTATATTATCTCGTATGCATTGAAACGTGACGATTAGTCCTGTTCGTGCTATGCATAATAGTCAATGGGCTCAATTTCTCGGAAAGGAATATGAATGGATTATTCGACCCCTATAGGCGCAGGAGCAATCATACTGATCGTCATCTTGCTAGTATGGTTCCTGGTGAGCCGGTATAAGACGCCGACCATCAACGAGGCCTACGTCATCTCTGGATCAAATGGTAAAGATGATAATGGGAACAGAGCGGTCAGGGTTCTCCAGAATCGTGGAGGATTCGTCTGGCCTTTCATCAACAGGGTGGTGAGCATCTCCCTCAAGTCGCATCAGATCAGTACTGAATGCGATGCCATCTCTAAGGAGAAGATCAAGATCCACCTCAAGGTCGTTACAACCTTCAAGGTGAATAACACCGATGAGGACATCCGCCTGGCAGCCCAGAGGTTCTCTCGGCAGGAACAGATCATGGAGCCGTACGTGAAGGAAATCATTGAGGGATCGATGAGGTCTATCGTAGGCGGGATGACGGTCGAGAGTCTTCTCTCTGATCGTCTTGAGTTCACGAAGGCTGTCCGTGATGAGGTCGCTGACTCTATCACCATTCAGGGGCTGTCCCTGGATACGCTCCAGATTCAGGAGATCAATGACCAGACTGGTTATATTGATGCTCTTGGTGCTCCTCAGGAAGCGTCTGTGAAGAAGGCCGCCACGATTGCTGAGGCGAATGCTAAGCAGGAAGCCCAGCAAGCGCAGATCGCCGCTGATCGAGAGATCGCTCTGAGTCAGAAGGATCTCGCTCTACAACAGGCAAGCATTAAGGCTGACATCGGTAAGGCTGATGTGAACGCTGAGGCCGTGAAGAGTCTCGAACAGCAGGCACAGAATAAGAAGATTGCTGAGGCCGAGGCTCTCGCCGAAGCTGAGAACGTCAAGCTGCAGAGGGTTCGTCTTGAGTCTGACGTGAACACGAAGGCTGACGCTGAGAAGTACAAGAGGAAGACTGATGCTGAGGCCCAGGCCGAGGTCACCCGTCAGAATGCTGATGCTGAGGCTGCCGCAACGAAGGCGCGAGCTGTCGCTGAGGCCGAGGCGATTAGAGCGCAGGGTGAGGCCAAGGCTGACGCTGTGAGGGCACAGGGTCTTGCAGAGGCCGAGGCTATGAACAAGAAGGCGGAGGCCTATCGTAAGTATGGTCAGGCTGCCCTGCAGTCACTCATCATCGAGAAGCTGCCTGAGCTTGCCGCATCCCTGAGCAAGCCTCTTGAGGGCGCTACCATCACCTCGGTTGGTACAGACGCGCAGGATCGGACATCTAGTCTCGTAACCGATCTTGCTGCCAAGTTGCCAACACTGGTGAACACGCTCACCGGTGTTGATCTCGCGAAGTCTCTGAGAGAGCTAGCGCACCAGAATCCTGATCCTGATGGGGCCGCGACTGCCGACACGCCTGCAGGCACGACGGCCACGGAAAAGGAAACTGCATCTGATACTGGTGAGTGATCTTCCAATCCTCATCAGCAAATATTGAAAGGCGCGCTGGAAGCAATTCTAACGCGCCTTCCTCATACTCTATCTAGTTGCGTAAAAAAAACACGTACTGATGCTAATGGGGCGTCTATGGCACGTTAGAACACGTCTAAACGGCATGTGGGTGATTATGAAGGCATATTGCCTGTAATTATGGAGTTGTGGCATCAATCTACTCATATCTTATTCTTACTTAAATTAGCGTTCTTGTCTTTGGATGGAGAGTGGATACAATGAGCATGGCTTCTATCATTACCATCATGGCGGTGAGTATTGCAGACTATCCGGTGGCCGTTGAGACTGGTGGTGTAAAGCGAATGATCATGATCGCGCTCATTGCTGCCAGCGTTATCGCTGTTGTCGCTATCACCACGTGGAAGGTCGCAGCTCAACTGGTTGACAATATCACTAATGAGAAATGGTCAATCATGGATAAGATCAACACGTCCGATCCAGAGACGATTAGGGATAAGTGGAGGAGTGGGGTCATAGGAACAGCTGGTCTTGTGGCGGTCACCATCATCACTGGATTCCTCCTACCGCCGATAGGTGCTAACACGATCAGATTCCAGGACATCGTGAACACGTATGAGATCAATAACATCCTCCTGAATGACCCAGCCCAGGAGGACAAGCTCACCAGTGATGGCAAGGCTATTGTTGTGGATAATCTGAAGGGCGGTAACTATAAGGTCATCTGGTACCCAACAACTAGCAGTATACCGATCAAGGGGCTCATCAACATGAGTAATGGGAGACTCCGTTTGGTTTCAGATCAGGGGAAGAGTCCAGCGTTGAAGAAGACTCACTTTGATTTCTAATACCAGAACGATCGTGTAAGAATGACAATGATGAAGGGCAGAATTCATGACTAGCAAAAAGCAGAGTACTGGCAGTGGGCTGCTTCCAAGAACAAAGCTCGTTAGTAAGACGATTGATTCTGACGGTACTGGGGATAGACTCCACCCGTTCTGGGATTATCGTCAATCCATGCTCGATAAGCACTCGATACGCTGGACGGTCAGAAGGAGTCTCGACGGTGGGTTGGGGGGATTGTACCTGCAATTACCGTACGGTTACCAGTATGATGTGCTCAAGTCAGATAAGAGCGTGATCCTGCAGGCTGTTGCTGACAATATGAGGAAGACCGGTCACGAGGAATGGGCTTCAACCATTGAGAATGACAAGATCTCTTCGGCAGACTGGCGTTCGTCTGACAGTCAGACCATAGCCATATCATATGACCCGCAGTACGCTATAGAACCCGATCTCATGCAGAACCTCTCCTCGTATGATCCTTACAAGATTACAGAGTTCAACTCTGATCTTATGGACAAGTGGTCACAAGATGAGATCATCTCAAGGGAGAATAGGAGGATCAGGAAGAAGACGAATACGAGTGGATTCGGTCTTCTGATCCTAGCCTGGATTGTGGGAGTCTCCATCTCGTGGTGGTTAGGATTAAGCATACTGGCCATAGTTAGTATAGGGAAGATACGGAATAGGCTGAGTGAGCGTAAGCGGCTGAAGATGATCGAATCCATGAGGAGGCCCGGTTACATTCTAGAGACATCAACCGGATGGCTCTGCTGGCAGTATGATGACGGTAACGCTACTCCAAGAGAGCTTGCCGACGCGGCGCGCAGAGTGATTGACGGGTACATTGGGGGGAAGTACGGGTCGGCATACGCCCCGTCGGTCAAGAGTACTTCCGTGTCAAAAGATGGGCGGATGATATGGTTCGAATCTAGCAGCCCGTTGAAGTCTGGATGCAAGCTGCCTCCATATGAGGCCGAGAAGTACCTGAGCTTGTACGTGAAGCATCAGGCTCATGGACTGCCGGCAAGATCTTATCCTATGAACCAGCCCGTAACCATATCCAGTACGATCTCGAATCAGTACGAGACTGGTTCCCTTGATGACGTTTCAACCGATTCGGGGGTTATAGACGATGATATACGAGAGTCTTCCGTTGATGATAGTCTCCTAGATTTGAGGCGAGTGGTTAGGGAACGGCTCGATAAGCTTAACGAGGTTTCATTAGACCTGGAGGACTTATCCAAGTCTAGTCATCATGATGATCATGTTCAAGAGCTTACCAGAGCTGCCATACAACTGTCTGAGTCAGACATTAATGATCTTGACTCCTCTGGCCTCATGATCATCAAGAAGTCGGCCGAATCTGGTCTCAAGACTCTCAACGATGAGAAGGATAAGATACTCAGAATATCCGAGGAGTCAATCAACCTGGCACTGCCATCAGTTGTTGGCTCTGGTGGTCAGGATAAGAGTACTGGCGATTCCGCGTCGAGCGAACCTGGTGATCCTGAATCAGTTGATAAGCAGAATAGCGTAAAAGACACGCCTGGAAGCATTATTGACGATCATCCCGATCCTCTTCACGATCTTGGATTGAACCCATTCATGAGGTAGCGGTCAATCGTCGACCTTGTTCTTCGTGGAATAGAAGATGGTAGATGGATTGGCTGATGGATCTCTACATTGACCATATGATCGTTGACTGTACCTTGCCCTTATGGTTAGGATAGACCGCAATGAGACTCTTTACTGATTGCAGTACGGATTGATTCGCATGGCAACTCCGATTGCTGATTCGTATTGGCCGGAAGATGCTGGGCGTGGTTTCCGGTAGCGGATCATCTTCATCATTACCGGGCTTGATGACCATGCACCCTCCCCTTGATCTCCCCACCACGCCGATGACCTCTGAATACGTGGACTCATCTTGCCCGTCTCGCGCGTTAGAATCATCTTGATTGATCATGCTGGTCAGTACTCGTGCAATGACGATCGATCCATTCAGGCCATTCAAATCTATGCTCAACGCTCTGTGAACATTAGATCCGTATTGCAACTCATCATGGATGTCTTCATTGAACTTATCATAATCTACTGTCTTGGCGGCCATTGGAATTCTTCCTCTCATGCTCTTTACTCCATTGCACCGATCATTGTCGAGACGTGGTCGATGACCGGTTTTGTGATTCCATTATAATCTTATCCATTGACAAGAAGCTGTGTATCACATTCATAATGATTAACGGCCGTTCTTTTCATATCTTCATATCAATCTGTTCAATGTGAGATAAGGTGAGATAAGATGAATATAGGAGAGGCGGGGGTTAGAATGATGCGCGGTTTGGTACCATGTGATAATGCTCGATCCATATGGAGGATACATGTCTGAAGATGATAACAGGGGAGAGAGGATCAGGAAGATTCAGGAATCAGCTCTTTCTGATCTGAATCGCGGGGATCTTACCTCATCTCTCAACAAGTATGACGGTCTAACAATCGCCCCCGATGCGAATGATCTTGTTGACAGGTCGCTCCTGGTAAGGTTCTGGAATACGATCAATTCTATTGATGGTCTCGACGTTGAGGAGGACGCGAGGAGGAAGATGTTCTCCAAGCAGTGGGCGGAAGTGATAGCCTCGGTGACGTCAGATGAGCTTGACGCGGCTTCTGATGAGCATGATGATCGGTCGTTACCTGATTCTACCCCCGGATCGTATTCCGATCCTGCTAGGAACGATTATAGCAGTTTAGATTCTCATGATAAGAACGATCATGAAGACAATCCAGATATAATTGACGTGAGATCTGTTCCAGTATCAGAATATGAGGGGTGTCCAGTGGAGGCCTCGTTCGGCGGTCTTCACTTGGAAGATTACGGGACAGTGCGGGGGTACGTTGATGTTAACGATGACGTGGTCGTATTGATAATGGGGGAGGATGATGAGGATAATGTCCCATTCTTCACGCTGGGGAAGACGAGTCAGGGATACCTTATAAAGGACCCATCATTGAGAACGTTGACCGTATGGTCGTCTGCTCCATCGGGATTCACGACTGGGTGCTCATCATCTGTAGTCGACGATAGCGTGAATGATTCAGATGGTAATGACAGTCACGGCACGTTAGGCCATGATTCTAATGACAGTCCAATAGATCCAGTTCATCTTGCTGATTCCATCGAGCAGGCAATAGCCTCATATGGTGATCATGATGACATTGCCACGAGGGCTGGTAAGTTCATTGAGAGGTACAATGGATTCAATGATCTTCCATTGTCAGATGGAGGGAATGCTTCTGAGGACAGTCCAGTGATGGAGGATGATACTGATAACGATCGGGCACTGTCTGATATTCCCCATACGGTTACTGAGGATCGTGACGAGGATGCTAGTAGCCCAGATAACAATAAGACCATTGAAGATCCAGTGTTCATGGTCCCGACCATTGGACGTGACGGCGATCATGACTACTCGATTTTCACCATGATTGCTGATAGTTCCGGAGCTGAATTGCATGTACTGAGGCAAGGTGACGATAATGCTCCCATCGTGTCTGGTGATGGTAGAACTGTGACCATCCCCTACTGGGTGGCTTACGGTATGACTGGAGGATCAATCATACTAGTTGTGGATGGAATCTCGTCAGATAAGAATAGCGCTCTTAAAGACGTGGTGAAGACTTTGATTCATGATAATGGTGTAAGAGTTGGATCCAAATCTGGTTTTATGCTACGAATTACTGGTCACGTAAAGATCTTCATTCTTTCATCTGCTAACGACGTGTCAAGATTGGAGGGGCAGTTATGATCGATGGTCATGATCCCGTTGATCCAATCATGATTGGCAAGGTGAGGTCAATCATCAAGAGAGTGAACAGGAATAGGGTCTTGATGGAAGCAGGTATAGATGTTGATCCAGTTGATCCATCTGATCTCATACTGGCCATCATGATGGCTGGCGTGAGGGCGATACAGAAGAATGGTCTTGTTGGTGTTGATGATGACTCGATAACAGAACTACGGGATACGCTGCTTATTGCTAGCGAGAATCATGTGGATCCAGCGTCTATCCTTGAATCCATAGGGTCTGGCGTTCAGGGCGCCGCGCATGATCATAAGGAAGACCTCGTTGATGCTACTAATCTGGTTAATGATTCATCTAGTCTGACTCATGAGGTGGAGAATGATGGCAATGATCGGGACTGTGAAGTGAAGGCCGATCTATTGTCATGGGATCCAGTGTTCTGCACGGCGACCATACGATTCGATCATGATGTTCCAATCGCCTGCGGGCTGTCTGACAACGGGCTGTTATTCAAGGCAGACGCTGGTCAGACGGTGGTGAAGATAAAGACGGTACGAATGAGCATAGATTCCGATGGCAAGATTGATGAGGCCTTCGCCACATCAAAGTCTAATCCTGGAGTCAAGAATGCGTTGGATGAGGCCGTGTCCACGAAGATCATCAGCAAGCTCCCAGATTGGAAGTATTCCATGGTCGAGTGGTCGTGGAATGATCACGTCCATCCAACGGTGAAGATGTTCTTGAACAGGTACGGTATAACCGGTCTTAAAGACGATCATGGCCGGGATGTGATTAATGGCTCTATTATAGACCTGCCTGCAATTGAGCATCATGTTGGCGGTGTTGCTATGGTTGAAGAGGTGGATGGGGACAGGCAATGATTGGATGGATGATTGGAATCACGTCTGTTGGAGGATTGCTCTTACTATTGTCCGCAGCCGGATCTGACATTGGTATTGACTTCGGAATGGCAGGCGGTGGGTCATTCCTCACCGGTGCTCTTGGCGCGTTCATGGGCATTGGTGGCGGTGCTGGTCTCATCACCCTTGGCTTGGGGCTCCCGTTCTTCACCACGGTTGGGATTGCTGGCTTATCTGGTATGGCCGCGTCTGCAATCGTGATAAAGATCATGTCATGGATGCTCAAGCACTCGTCTAATGGTGAGGAGCAATCACAAGCGCGTTCTATTGGAATCATTGGGAGATCAACTGATCATGTTGATCCCGGTGAGATTGGATCAATGATGATTGATCTCGGATCTGGTAGTCAACGGATGTTCTTCGTGAGCCAGGATCCTGTTGATGGGGATCAGGAGGTCATCGTGTCTTCATATGACCATAAGAGGAACATGATGATTGTTCGGGCGGTGAGTGGGGGCACTACTTCTAATGATCCTATCAATATGGACGCTGTGGTTAATGATCTAGCTCATCGTGAGGAGCTGGATGAAACGTCAAGTGCTGACGAGACGGCAGGTGGCTCAACCGTTGACCATCACGTGGACTCATTGCCGTCCAGATGATTTCCTGATCTAGCTCAATGTTCTTCCTTTTCACTCATAGCTTATTCTCGTGAGGAATAGCTTCTACAGAGCGGTCAATCTTTCCCGTCACGTCTTATAAGCGCATGATCTCAACGTTCTTATCATCATGATGTCTATTAGAATATGAATTGCTGTTATCAGTAGATGACGATAAGATGAATGGTCATAGAGGATCTTTTTGCCATAGGGTATTTTTGATGATATTTTCATCATATGAATAAGAATAAGAACGGTATTGGTGCTTCCATTGGGATGATCGCTGAGTACACGGTTATAGCAGCCATTGTACTGGCTATCGGAGTATTCATCAAGAGTCCATGGTTGAGATGGCCGATCGCCATAGCAGTGGCGTGGATATCTGCCAAGCAGTTCAAAGACTATCTTGAAGACCCCGTGAGTAAAAACAATCCATACCCGGCTCTTATCGTTACTAGCATATACGGGGTTCTTGCACTCGTAGAGATACCATTCCATGCGATCATATTCCTCCCGGCGGTCGGCGTCGTGTTCATCGTATGGCTCTTGTACGGCGATCCGGTGGAGAGATTCCAGAAGTTCTATGCTATCGACCCGCTGGTAGCTGAAGAGCTTAAGACGAATCCACTCCTCTCAGATGACCCGATCCTAAGGCAGCCCGCTCCAGGCGTAAGCGTGCAGCAGTACGAAGATGCCGTCAAGCTGCTCCCCAAGGATTCTACCTTCGGGACTCCGGGGTATGGTGTGGCCATGGTCGACAAGTTCGAGGGTCGCGGTGCTATTGGTGCTAAGGGCGAGCGGATCCTAGCCGGGATGCTACAGGAGTCAGGAATCCTGAGCGTCCCAAATGTCGTGTCGTTCTGGTCGATGAAGAGTCCTGATGATAGGTATGACATTGACGTTGACTGCATGATCAGGTATGGGAGGAGGACATGGATCATTGACGCGAAGTATTATGTTCCCGAACGTGATCATGATTACCTTCGGGAGCATTGGGCCACGTGGAATCATAACAAGTCATACCTCCAGTTAGTCCATATGAATGATCCTGATTGGAAGGGGATTAGGGATATCCGTGACACCCTGTACAAGAATTATGGTGACGTGGACAAGGTCTATGATTATCTGGACGAGCACGCGGAGTCAAAGACGTATGACCTCTCTCATTCCGATGAGATATCCAGGGACGCTATCGTAAAGACCTTAGGTCGTAATGACCCCAATTCCGTGAAAGCGTACATCGCGCTTGTGCCCACGTCTAAGGGCATTCCCGGCGTTCTTAAGGGAACCAAGGGTGTGGGTGGGATTCCTATTGATCACGCGTCGGAGATCATCAACGAGATCAAGAGGGATATTGATGAGCATCCCGAGTTCATGGACGAGAATGATTTAAGAATGTATCACATGCGTAACAGGATGCTTTCCTATCAGTGCGCTGGCGTGCTTGAGCAAGCGTTGGAGAAGGGTGAAAAGATCATATAGGGGGTGTTGTGCTGAGCGTCAATCATAAGAGGGTGACCATTGATGATGTGAGGTGTCTGTTCATTGATTTTGGGGCTGCCGATATTGATGCTAGCAATGAGACAGAACTCCATCATGCGAGTACTAATGCGATGAACGAGCTTATACGTGATCATGACCGGAACGTCTTGTAGTCATCAGAAGACGATGTGACAGGATTCCTCCTTGCTGTCAACGTGAGGGGTTGACTGGAGTAGATGGGAGGAGGGAACTCCGGGTAGCTTATGATGGGAAGATCTGATTGCTGTATTCTCGTCATATGGTTGATTCACAACAGGATTGTCATCATCTCGTGTTATAATGGGATTGTACGTTATTAATAAGACTAACGCCTTAAATAGTAGAAAGCTAGCATGATATGAAAGAATTCAATGCTGTCATCAAGGTGTCCACACCCGAGAACAAGGTGAAGAATGGCTATGCGAGGGATCTGCTAGACCTCAAGAATCTTGACAATGCTATCAGTACGCTCAAGGAGGACTACGAGCATAACCTGCACAGATTGGAATCAGCACGCAGCGTCATTAAGGAATCGCTGGATTCCCGGAAGAACGCATCTTCACTCTATGATGCTATCCACACGGGGTCATATTCTGTCTACAAGTTTAGTAACGTGAGTTGTGATTCTATTCTCAGGAAGTACCTTGAGGAGTTCGTGGACATGGCCCTCCTCACTCTGAACGGTGACGCTAAGGTCAAAGCGTACCCTGAGGATTCTGACATCAGGAGGACAGATGTGGTCATCGTGGACAATGCGTACGGTGGTGATCGCGCGCAGTACGTTCAGACCGTTGGGAAGGGAATGGGGATCAACTATCACCCGACCCTGTTCCGCATCAGTGTGGGTTCTAAGACCAGCGATGAAGAGTTGTCTGCTCTTGTGCGCATCGTGCAGGATCTTCTAGACGATGATTCTATGCTGTTCGAGTTCAGGAACGTGTCCGATGGTAAACGTCATGGTTGGTCTAACCTTAGGCTGCAGGTCGTGCGCGATGATCTTTACGCATTCCTCAAGATAGGTGACGGTATTGACGATCCACGCGTCATCAGTGAGTCTGATTTCGATCGTATTGACTCCATTGTTGACGGTGATTGGATTAGTCATGAGCACGGTCTCACCTACGTTATGCAGATGTCCTGTGATCTTGTGGATGCTGATGGGAACGTCATCTCCAAGGGGCTTATTGCCACCCGATAGGCATTTGGTACCATGATCTGAATGGCAATCATAGAAGACATTCAGCGTGACGGCGGCCTCATGATCGTTGAGTCGCCTACCAAGGCCAGGGAGATCACTGGGTTCCTTGGCAGCGGGTGGAAGATCATGGCCACGAAGGGTTTCATGTTCGAGCTCAAGGACCCGAAGAAGAGCACTAGTCAAGAGCGTGAACGGTACGGCGATTACTCGATCGACGTGCGGAGTGGGCGTTATGAGCGTCTCCTAGATCATGACCCTCAGAATCGTAAGCAGTGGGGTGAGATCAGATCTGAGGTCAGGTCTGGCAGGTGGAAGCATTTCTATGTGAGTACTGATCCGGACGAGGCGGGAGAGCTCATTGGATACGAGGTCGTGCAGTCGCTAGAATCAGATCTCAAGAAGTCTGGCATGGATGTCCGCAGGGCGAGTTGGCATGAGATCACGAAGCGGGCAGTGCTTGCCGGTCTGGAGTCATATGCTAGTATAGACGTGCGGAAGGCCGAGTCGGCAGAGGCCCGGCAGGTCTATGATCGTCTCTTCGGGTTCAGTATCTCCCCATACCTTTGGAAGACGGTAGGGTCTGGGACGTCTGGAGGCAGGGCGCAGTCACCCACCCTGCGCCTCGTCGTGAACAGGGAGAAGGATCGCCTAGGCTTCGTGAAGGCGTCATATGGATCCATTGAGGCTGTTTTTAACAGGGGGACGGAAGCCGAATTGACGGCTAGCCTCGTGGAGTACGATGGGAGTAGAATAGCATCGGGATCTGATTACGGTCCTGACGGCATGCTGAAGGATGGATCCTCAGATAAGCTCACCCTCAGTGATGATAATGTGAAGAAGATCCTAAAAGACCTGAAGTCAAAAAAGTACAGTATCACTGACATTACGGAGAAGCCCTATAAGAGGAATCCTCCAACCCCGTACACCACGTCATCATACCAGCAGAATGTTGGATCCATGCTTGGGCTCACGGCCAGCAGGGCTATGAGTATAGCCCAGCAGCTCTTCGAGCACACGTATCAAACATACTCAAGGACGGACAGCCCAGCGATGGCAGATGAGGCCGTGAGGGCGGCGAGGAGTATTATCCGTAAACAGTACGGTGGACAGATGCCATCAAAGCCGATCATATACAAGTCGAAGTCTAAGAATGCTCAGGAGGGTCACGAGTGCATCCGTCCTGTTGTAGAGGAATCAACGGGAATATTCTATGATCCAGCGAAGATCAGGGGGCTGACGGCATCTTCCTCATATGACGCTAAGGCTGGTGAGGTCTATGATCTCGTGTACAGGAGGACCGTGGCTAGCCAGATGAACCCTGCGAGGGGGATCACGCGAAAGATCACGATTACATCTAGTGACGGTAAGGCCGTGTTCACGACGAGTAGTACGAGGATAGATGACAGGGGATTCCTGTCCGTGTATGATGACGGTGAAGAATAAAAGAATAGGGAGGTCATTATGGCAAGGAATACGCATGAGTTCAAGGTTGGGGAGGAATGTGAGTTGTCAACAGCATCCTCGACCATGCACACGACTACACCTCCGGCAAGGTTCACAGAGCCGCAACTTGTGGCCAAGTTGGAAGAACTTGGTATTGGTAGACCGTCAACGTATGCTAACCTCGTGACCGTGAATCAGAAGCGCGGGTACGTGCAGAAGAAGGGAAGGGCGATGGCGCCGACATGGACGGGCATGAAGGTCGCCCAGATTCTTGAGGATAAGATTCCGGGGTACGTTGACTACGGGTTCACCGCATCCATGGAGGAAGATCTTGATAAGATCGGTGACGGATCGCTATCAAGGGATGACTTCCTTGATGGCGTGTGGAAGGCTCCTGACGGCATTGATGGCAGGGTGAATGGTCTCGCTAGGAATATTGACTGGAATGAGATCAACACGCTGTCGGAGGTTCATCTCAACGGCGGGTACGTGGTCAGGGTGAACAGGTCTGGCGCGTGGCTTGAAGACCCCTCGGGGGAGAAGAATGATTCTGGGTACGTGAAGAGCGTGAAGCTGGATGATTCCGTTCTAACAGATGAAGACGCCCTCACGCCGGGCGCGTGCAGGAAGCTACTAGATGAGGCAAAATCGCCCGTGAATCGTGTCCTGGGGATACTGAAGGACGGCCCGTATGCTGGATGGCAGGTGACGGCTAGGAATGGTAAGTATGGCTCTTACGTGCAGGCCGTGAGGATCCATAAGGATGGTTCACCAGTGAAGAGCGCTAAGCCCGTGAACATGACGCTTCCCAAGGACGGTGGTCTCACTGAGGACACGGTGACCCTTCAAGATGCTGAGCAGATGTTCTCAGAGGTGAAGCTACCACGACAGCTCGGTGACGGGTTCTTCACTGGAATAGGGAAGAGGGGGGCGTGGCTGGGTCATAAGAATGCTCCGCGTGGTCGTGCTGTATTCATATCGCTTCCAGATGGGGAAGATCCCAGGGCGCTGTCTCCTGATCGGGCTAAGGAAATATGGGATGATTATCAGAAAGATCATCCTGCGAGGAGGAAGCCCGCATCTGGAAGGGTTTCAAGGAAGCGTTAGGGTGAACCCCGTGTAGGCGGGTCTGAACCTGTATTCAAACTTGGTGACGGGAGATCATTCAAGAGTATTCCCCGCGTTGCGGTGTTCACCCCTTATTGTTACTATTGACTTATGAGTAAAATATTTATTATACGGGGAGCGCACGGGTCAGGAAAGACCACCCTGATCCGTAGACAGCATCTGGAGGACCAGACCGTATCCGTTGACTCCATATTGAGAATCATCGATCCGAACAGGCCGTATTATCATAATGGTAAGATCGCCTACGGGTGTGACTCTACGAACGAGAACATACGGACAGCATTAGACATCGCCTGCAAGATTATAGAGCGCAGGATGCGTTCCGGGGATGCTATCATATTTGATTGGACGAACTCAAAGCGCAAGAAGATTAATCCTATCCTGAATCTCGCACATGAGTACAATTACGAGGTCGTGTTCGTCAACGTTCAGGGAGAACAATCACTGGAAGAGGTTATTGAGCGTTCCCACAGGGCGAACAGACCTTGGACTGACGCTGAGGTGGAGAAGACTTGGACTGATACGAGGAGATTTCAGGTCAATAGGAGCGAGTCAGCAATGACGGTAGATGAGTTCTGCGGTCAAGGGAAGATTCAAGAGACAGAGCTCTCCCAGTACTCGAACGTCAGGGTGATTGGGGATATTCAGGGCTGCTACTCCACGTTCGTAAGATCTGGCGCAGACAATATTAATCCTCGTGAGTTCACCGTGTTCTGTGGTGACCTTATGGATCGTGGGCCTGAAGATGAAGCCGGGCCAATGTTTGATTGGATCATTGATCATATCAATGATACGAACAGGGTATTCATCAAGGGCAATCATGACAGTTACTTTAAGTACTATGGATCTAAAGTATGGGAGCCGTACTCTTTGTCCACGAGGAAGACAATTGAGGAGATTCTAAGGGATTCTAAGTATGTTCACGGTTCAGTAGAGAACCTCCGGAGGTACGGGCGGTTGATTGATACTCATCTTGTTGACTACTTCCCATTCTATTATGATGGTAAGCACTACTTCTCGTCTCATGGGGGAGTACATCCAGCCATGCTTGAGCACCATGAGCTGGATGGTTACAGGTCATATGACATTGGCTTCACGAGCGGGTCGACCTGGTGGTACGGGACCGGGGGGAGCCCAATGGTTCATGACTACAAGATTGATATTGACAAGATCGTTGAAGATGCGAATACCGATGTTATACAATTCCACGGGCATCGTAACGAACATCGTCATGACCCAAGGGAGTTCAGTAAGATCTTCAATCTGGAGACGAGGGTGGACAAGGGCGGATTCCTCAGCATTGCTAGAATTGACCACAAGAGCGATTCTGTTTCCATCGAGCAGTACTGAGGTCAAAGAATAGATAGATGATAGCGGTTACTTCTTGTTCCCGAACGTGGAGTACTCGATGAGCTCGAATGTATCCTCGTGCAGTCCTCCATTCTGACCATTCCTCATAACAACGTGGACTATTCTCTTTTTCAGGGAATCTTCAGTACTCACGGTATGATTGCTATGGATCTTCCACTGCCTCCACGTGAGCTTCTGTTCCTTCACGTCATCCTTCTTTAGACATGATCGTATAGATGATTCTGGATATTCCGCTTTAATCGTCGTGAGGATCTCATTCTCATTAGCGTGAGAGGAAGTGGTAAGCGTTGGCGTGCAGTCCTTCCATGTCTGCATCTGCACGATGACAGTCTGATCATCAACCTTCTTCCATGATGGGGTGGGTTGAATTGGACCGCCCAGAGACGTGTCCTGTGTAGAGTACAGCGCTCCGGTATTCTTGATGGGGGTCACTGTGTAATCACCATCAACTCCATTTGGGATGAAGGGAAGACCTATGACCGATAAGATAATGATCACGAACAGAACCCTCATGATTATGATCGCCATTCCGGGGCGATCCTCCTCCAGGCGATCATTGCTAGTTTTCATGGCATTCATGGTACCGCAACCTATGATCATGATTCTTATGACGTGATCTGTAATCAACTATGATTATGAGTAAGCCCATGAATATCTTATTCATATGATGATTCGCGTGACTGTGGTCAAGCTATGAAGATCGAGCAATTCAGTGGGATGAGGAACTGGGCTAGTAACCCGTCTTATCTAAAGACTCGTAATGGTAAGATATGGACGTGTACGGATGATGACACGTTGAACACTCTAGTAGCGTTAAGAGCTGATAGGAGTGATGATGATCTTGATTACCCGTTGTTAGACCTACTCGACGAGCATCACTTCTACGTGGTGGATGACCACCTGGTGATCATTGATGATAGTGAGGTTAGTATCGGTGACAGATGGGTGGTCCATGTCGCGAGGAATATGGAATGGTTCGACGGTGCTAGTGATGATTCAGCGTGGCCTGATGCTATCAGTCTTGTAAGCACTGAGGGAATGTCATTCCATTCTATCGTGAATGATGACGATTCTGTTTCCATCGTGTTTGACAGTGATTGATGTCGTTATTCATACGATATTCACCGCTCCGTATTTCCCACCCGGTCGCATTGACCGAACTGGGTTAGGTATCCGTTCGTAAAGACGCTGATGGGTAGGTCGTTCCAACGATATCTTTCCACTGGATACAATACAACCAAGATGTGAACGGGAGAAGAGCACATGGGTGATGAAACTGGTTATGAGAATGTCCATTATGACGATCCGTCTAGTGCTGACAAGATCAATGGAATTGGGCGGAGTGGTTATGGTCTGAACTCTGAGCCCATTATTGGTCCTGATGGCCAACAGGATGGGAACGATATGCCTCCATTGAAGTCTAAAGCTGCTGCGGGAGTACTGGCTATCTTCCTTGGCGCGCTTGGAGTCCATAACTTCTATCTGGGGAGGAATAGTAGAGCGTTGACCCAACTGCTCATATCGCTGCTCTCATTCGGCGCACTAGCCCCAGCGGTCAACCTGTGGGGTATAGTCGAGGGCGTCTTCATCTTGACGAGCACGCCTGGATCTGAATGGCATCGTGATGGTTATGGAAGAGAACTCCGTGACTGACGGGAAGATTCTAAGTTGTTTTTACTTTAACCTATAAATGCTAGGACCTCATAGCCTGCATCCCCTATCGATCAGTAAAAGGTACTATATCATAGGTTAATGTAATGATTGAACGATACCCCGTAGATTAGGAGCGCTTGCCATATGGTGACCAAGAACAATAAAGACGATCATTCAAGTAGGAAGACCCTGATCGTTTTTCATGGAACGGCAACTACCAGAGGGGATCAGAAGGCGCTCTTACAGGGATTGCGTAGAATACCCGGAAGAGTTGATAGCGTAGAATTAAAAGATCTTGATGGTAATGTGAGCAATTGGCCTATAGGTGATTATGATTCCATCATCCTACCGTGGTTCGGCAGCGCTCTTTACGCTTCATTCGGGCACGTTAAAGATACACTCACGTACATTTTCAATAACGCTAAACCGTACGCGATATGCCTCCCCTACGATGAGCTCACCTTCACCATTGATACTCATGTTTGGAATAAAGATGATCTTAAGAGCCGAGCGTCCGTATATGACATGAGGCCAGTGAAGGTTATAGGCGCATTTGATCGCAGTGTGCTTAACGATAAAGAATCTATGGGTTACATCAACAAGAAGTTCATGAAGCATCTTCACAAGGACAGCGTCTTCACAACGTGCCCCTGGTTATCATTCTTCTCATACTTTCTTCCAGACGAAATGGCCGGTATTGGCGAAGAATATCCGGGGCGGCAAACTATCTTTGACTCTTCTCAACCCACGGTCAACAGGTTCTATTATGGAGCTAATAAGCCAGTACTCAAGGAATCATTACAAAGAATGCATCTAGGAAAATCCCCTGAAGATGGGGTATTCGGCAATATTAAGAAGGTATTCCCCAACGTGAGGGATTTCAGCACTGATGTGAAGAAGAATAATTGGAGCGATCCCAACTCGTGGGCTTGGTTCGCCCGCAATGCTGCCGAACTTCTCGTCCCCTACGAGCCAATTAAGGGAGAGTACCTACTCACCAAGAGGTATTACGAATCGTTAACCCTATCCCCTGACAACAGTACTTTTGACGATAGGATTAACACAGACCTTATAGACCGAGTCAAGAATGGTACGGAGTACGCTGACACTGTACTGGATGACTTTTCAAAGATTCTTGATGAGTAGCCTGGAGTACTGTAATGGGGGGGGGAATCGATCTTGATATCACAAAACGCTCAAGGTCTTATGGTAAGATTTAAAGTTAAGGAAAGCAGAAGCAGCGGGCGAGGAGATTACCATTGGCGATAAGAATCAATATCATCAACATGATTGGAAACACGTATGGAGGACTAGACAACGCTTTACGGAACTTTGAGTCCATCATCGCGAGTCTGGGTTATGACGTGAAGGTCTATTTGAACACGAACACGTTTTCCAAGGGCATGTCGAGGAAGGAAGAACCGAGGAGTAATGATGCGTTCTTTGACCTCATGGATGAAGACTTCCATTTCCGTCAAGCAGAGATGACCGTGATCTTTAACCTTAACTGGCCCACCCTTAAGAATTGGAATAAGGGGGACGACTCGTATAAACTAGAGGCCATGAAGCCCATAAGACGGCAGACAGATCTTATCCTTGACAAGAAGAATAACGGTAAGCTGATCTATATTAATGTTGGCCACAGGATAGCGCAGTCAGAGAAGCTTGGAGTCAAGCTTGATAACAGTATCTTCAAACATTTGGATAGCTTCATCACCTTCGGTACCGGGGACGAGATCGTTAAGGTCATCAATTCTAGTCTCAATGGAACGGAAAGTAAGGAATTCCTCAACAAGGTCCATTACATGCAGCATAACACCCTGTTCGACAAGAGCAGGAAGAACTGGCGATCCCCGGAAGATAAGTATAGAATGCAATTCTACTGGCAGGGAAGAACGCCGGCATGGAAGGGATGGATTCAATGGCTAGATTTCAAGCAGAGATGCGCTAACCATCATATTGACATTAACCTCTGTATGAATGGCCTCATGCCTAGTATAGGCACGGTATCAAAACTCACGGTAAGCCTCAAGCCAAAAGTCTTCAAGCCATTCCTCGAGTATCATAAGAAGAATAAGACTGACATCCATTTCTCCAACACCTTGGAGGATAAGGCCCAGATTTATGGACTATATGATCCCAAAGTGGGAGAACGCCTCATCAGTGAGTCTTTCGTAGGCATGTACACGTCATTCCTAGATCCAAAAATGAATCTTTTACCAGAATACGTCACACTGGAAATCATCCAGAATGGCACCGTACTAGCCGTTCCATCCATGTACAGGGGCACCCTCATGCCTGATCGCGATTTATCCGAGTTCGGTATGCTAGCATTGCCGTCAACTGATGATGATTCGCTATGGGCTGATGACTCCCAGTGGGATGACTTCTCGGAGAAGTACCGTGCGCTCTTGTCAAGCGATGATTATTATGACCAGTTCAGGGAGCGAGCATATGATTACTTTATTGGAAGCGTGGACTTTAATGCTAGGGCTGTAAAGATCCTGGATACTGTACGATAAGAATCAAGAGAATTGATCACTAGGTTGCATGATGATAGAACCGTGATATAATATTTAATGTAACGAATTGCGGCCATGATGGAGAGTTCTTCTAACTTTTCTGATTAAAAAATTGCTCCATCGCTTTCCACAACGAGTTACCGCATGTAATTGAATGATTGGCCATACGTGGGAGTTCTTCTATCCACTTCATAGTAAATGAAAATCATGCCCGCGTGCTTTCCAATCACTCAATGCTTTGTACGGTAATTAGGGTGGATCGCTTGTCACGGTTCACCCTTTTTATATGCAAGATTACAGAACGGAGACACTGAATGAGAGTAGCAAGCAAGGATGAGTTCACTGGAAACCACGATCACGGTCCTGATGACAGTCTTGATGGCCTGGATGAGCTCAATAAGGCCACAGGGGGAACGGCAAGTGGTCTGAAAGCGCTTAAGGATAAGCGTGATGATAACATTAATGATCCCCAGAATCAGATCGATAATGCTAGTACCGTTAACTATGGTGGAATTCATGAACTTAAGCGTGGGCTGGACAAGGCTAACCTCAATGCGGTGAACGAGTACCTTACCGTTAATCATAACGAGATATTCCTGTACCCAATTGATGATCTTGAAGGCGCTTCAACGCACGCTGTTCTTGCATTCATTGCTAATGCTTTATCTCTTAACTACGCGATCACAGGCAGCTCTCAATCGGGTGTAGGTTATGATGATCTCGTCGAGCGCCTGGGCAGTGTTTCGGCCGGCACGCTGTCTTCTGTTCTTGATGTGCTTAAGGAATCGCGCGGAACGGCTTACGATTATCGTCCAATGTACCCGGACTTCCCAGAACAGGTGGCGGAAGCATCGGATGAAGAGCTAATCTGGAATGCCTTCCTGCATTACCTCGGTGATTGGATCGGTGTCCGCATCATGCATGATTACACTCCATCACCTAGGATTCATCTCATTGACGGGTTAAAGCCGACAGCTATTAGGATCATCAGTAGGAACGATGTCCTTGATGTTCTCAAGAATGTGGTATCTTCATCACAGGTGTGGTCTGATGATCAGAAGTGGTTCATCAGGGGCGTGTTCTCCCTACTCCACCTTGATGAAACGGTCGGAGTCATCACGGAATGGCCTAAGATCCACGAGAACGCCGTCTTCCTGTACGCATTGCTCAGAGAGTTGGACGGATCTGATCTAAACGTTGTTCTTCCATGCGTGACGTGGAATCATGGCGAGGTTTCAAAGTATGTTGACGAGGATCTTCTCGATAGCGTGACTGATGTGCTCAGACTGGCCGCATTCTGGTCTTCTGATGGTGACGCCTCCCTATCAGCACCAGTGAAGTTCAAGCTAAACAGGTCGAAGAGGAAGCTCATCCTATTCGAGCTTGGTCGTATCCTCAAGAAGAATCCTAATGAGGACCAGTTGTCAGACGAGTTCCATCGTTACGAGGAGGAATGGAAGCGCCTTGCGACTACTCTTCACTACCAGGAGCTTGTTCGCAATGTTCTGCCTCATAGCCCAGAATTGGATTCAGCACGATCGTGGCTGGCTTTGGTGCAGTCTGGTGGCACGAGATCTCTTGATGGGATCGTTGACGGTTTGATTCGTGATCTGCGGGAGGAATCAGACGGGGTCGATCATCCTCGTCTCGTCAATGAGATCGTTGGACAATTGAAGAGTAGGCCTGGCGTGTTCGCCCGTCGTCTCGTCGAGTTGCTCCGCAAGCTCCCCGAGGAGTATCATGGGATCGTGCTCACCGCGTTCAATAGTGTGGCCAGGAATGTGAGCAACCGGGTCCTCATCCAGCTCTGGGGTTTCTTGAACACGAGACTGTCAGATGGTATCAATGATCTTGACAAGCGTATGGTCATCATGAGGACTCCTCACGGACAGAAGACGTCAAGCATTGACAACACGATTGTTAACGACGTGACGGTTGATGAAGCCCGTTTCATCATGAATGGCATCGAGTCCGCTCTTAAGGACAAGCGTAAGAACGTGAAGACGTTCCTCGACGTGTCTGCCTCTCCAGATGGACGGTACGTTGTACCCATGGGCGTTGGGTCGGTAAGTTCTGGCGTGAAGCTCATTGGGCGTGGCTCAAGGTTCAAGATTCCAGGATGGGGTGAACAGCCTGTTGTCCGTGTCTTCATGCACTGGCATGATCTTAACAGTCAAGAATACGGTTCCAGAGTTGATCTTGACATGAGCACCGTGTTCTTTGATGAGGGGTTCAAGAATAGTAGGCAGGTATCTTACACGAACCTTCGAGAGGGCAGAGGTATTGTCCACTCTGGGGACATTACGAGTGCTCCTGACGGGGCTGCTGAGTTCATTGACGTGAATGTCAGATACGCTCTCGATACGCTTGAGGTTAGGTATATGATTCCATCCGTGTACTCATTCACAGCGCAGCACTTCAGCAAGATCCCCGAGGCTTGCGCTGGCGTCATGTTGAAGACGGAACTAGGCCAGCAGACTGGTGAGATCTTCGATCCAAAGAACGTGGCTTTGAAGTGGAGTCTCACGAGGGAGTCCACGAATTCTACCCCGTTCATTCTTGACCTGCTTACTGGTGAGGTCACCTGGGTTGATGTGGATGCTGGTTCTAACATCTCGTTGAATCGTGTTGACGGCAATGAGCCGGTGTTCGCAACCATTGCCAAGAACTCTATCTACTCAAGGCCAATGACTGTTGACAAGGCGCTGTCACTGCTCACGATTCCTGTGGACAAGGATGGGGGCGATGATGTCAGGGTGATCCATCCCGATGATTCTGACGCTATCCTCGATCTTATCGGGGAATAGGTATTAACGATGGACGGTTTTAAGGAGAGATTAGCATCATGAGTAGTGAGGGTCAGGACATAACAACTAGTCTTTATGATGAAGATGAAGAGCATCATGGTCTAAGGGACGGGCTGGAGGATATCGGTGATTCCCTGTATGATCATCTTCCATCACCATTGCAGACAGCGTACGGGTTCATTCACAGGAACGCGAGTGAGCTTCCTGGCCGGGTTAAGAGAACGTTCCAGAGGGCGCGTCGTGGGTATGACGATTATGATGTTTGGGATCTTGGTGATCGCGAGATTGATAGGCTATCTAGGCTCATGCTTGAACTGGCTAGAACCGATCACGGGTATCCTCCCCTCTATATTCAAGATGATGGAGACGCGAACATTCATAATGGTCGCAGGTACTGGCTGAACAAGCATGATGATGATTATGAAGAGTGGTTGAAGACACCATGGAACCGGTTCAGCATTGTGTCGATAGATTGGTCAAAGATTGGATCCACTAAAGACTTTAATCATAAGCTTAATGAGACCGTTGAGGAGTATGGTGCTGATGGAGCAGCTTGGACGCAGGATCTGTATTATGCATCCAGGGTCTTCAGGAGGTACTCGCGCCTTAACGACACCGCCCTTGAAGACTATGAGGATCGTACGCTGGGCATCGTTGGCGATCAAGCTTACGAGAAGCGCGTCGAGTCTGAATTCAAGAGGGTTTGGGCATGGATAGGTGAGGTTCTCCCGTACATGTGGGATTGAGACGCGGCGGGCTCGTGACCCTGACGTGAGTCCCACATGTGCCTCCTGATATCTTATCATGTGGTTGTACTGATGCTTGATATCTTAATATTGTATTCATTAGATACCTGCTTTCGTGTCATTGGCGTTACTACCGTAATATATTTACAACATGAGGAACGGAATGTGCAGGCCCAAGGAAGCGGCCGACTATCCTGTGGTGGTGGACTCCACGCTAAGGCGGTACGTGATGGAGGGTAAGATCACTCCGGTTGCGAAGACACGGATCCTAGGACCCACTCCTTCACATGCGACACGTGCGGGTACACGGGTGACAAGGATGACGCTGCGGGCTATATCATAGCACTCCGCGGACTGGGGAAGCTTCACAAGAACAACAGATTCGGGTTGAGCACCGTGTTACAGACGGTTCGCTCCCGTCGTCCGAGAGGCGACGGTCATACCCCTGCTAGGAATCAGGGTCGCCGTGAACGAGGATGCTCGATAGCGGCAGCGGGTCCAACCAAGAATAACGGTTTCTAGCAACTGTGATGATTCCAATAGAGGTTCTTTCGAGGGTTCGGAATGTTGATCTACGTTAACGAGAATCGTGGTGGTACTCGACCATCGTTAACGTGGTCTCAACGTTCCTAGGCGTATTCCCCGCGTTGCGGGGTTGAACCTTGTAGTAGCAACGAACAACGTTGACCAACTAGACGTATTCCCCGCGTTGCGGGGTTGAACCCATCTTCGGCTACTCATCATCGAAGAACATGAACTGTATTCCCCGCGTTGCGGGGTTGAACCCTCACCGTCCTGTGCTAGTACCCAAGCGCACTGAAGTATTCCCCGCGTTGCGGGGTTGAACCCTAGACTCGATCTGAAGAAAGTCGAAATTCAATGGGTATTCCCCGCGTTGCGGGGTTGAACCCTCAGTGCTAGCCCGTGTGGCAGATCGCAGGCGTGGTATTCCCCGCGTTGCGGGGTTGAACCTATATTATAACTAAACAGAAAGACAAAAATAATCAGTATTCCCCGCGTTGCGGGGTTGAACCCCTACGCGTGGTATTGGATCAGGCTTCGTGTGCAGGTATTCCCCGCGTTGCGGGGTTGAACCTTCTGCCATCTCAGCAATCTCCTCTTCTGATTCGAGTATTCCCCGCGTTGCGGGGTTGAACCTTATAGTTGAATCTGAGCCAATCCTATTGAAACAAGTATTCCCCGCGTTGCGGGGTTGAACCTTTCTACAAACGAAGCGGACGAATTAGATCGCAAAGTATTCCCCGCGTTGCGGGGTTGAACCCTGGAGATTTCATCTCAGAACAACGTGCGACAGACGTATTCCCCGCGTTGCGGGGTTGAACCTTAGTATGCTTCGCATCATACAGATTATAGCGCTTGGTATTCCCCGCGTTGCGGGGTTGAACCTGCGCTTACCCGGCTCATGGATTAGCCCGCCGTCTGTATTCCCCGCGTTGCGGGGTTGAACCTGGCTTCGTTTCCTGTGAGCCGGCTCCGGCTTCAAGTATTCCCCGCGTTGCGGGGTTGAACCTGGCTTCGTTTCCTGTGAGCCGGCTCCGGCTTCAAGTATTCCCCGCGTTGCGGGGTTGAACCTGTATCATTCTCAACGCAATAAGAACGATCAATGCGTATTCCCCGCGTTGCGGGGTTGAACCTCTGACCAAAACTGAGTCCGGAAAGACGAAGATCAGTATTCCCCGCGTTGCGGGGTTGAACCCTTCGACGGGTCTTGAGAGTAAAGAGAGAGCGTTCCGTATTCCCCGCGTTGCGGGGTTGAACCTAGATTCGGTAGGCAGCTTCGCTGCAAACGGTGTGGTATTCCCCGCGTTGCGGGGTTGAACCCTGGTTCACGGTCGTGAAGTCAGTAATGCGGCAGCGTATTCCCCGCGTTGCGGGGTTGAACCTGACTGTGATTGCTCCAGTGATGGCTCCAGTGATGGTATTCCCCGCGTTGCGGGGTTGAACCCGTCTCGCGTGGTGATACCATAAGCTACTATACGACTTCGATGCTCGTTGACGCCACTAGATCCACGGGGGAATAGGATGAAGATTAAGATGAGGACATATGCGTATGGACGGACGCTCGGACATGCTCGAATGGGTGCAGACACCGGTGTAGACAATAATGTGGACAGACATGTAGGCAATGGTGTGGGCATGATCCATAGGGGCGAGCATGGTGCGTCCCTCGTGGAGCTTCTTGTGGCGATGGCGATCTTCATGGCGTTCTTCTCTCTCAGCGCCATCCAGCTGATGAGAGCGAACTACTCCGCCACCATAAGATCACAGGCGACGTCGCAGGTGAGTACAGCCATGCAGATGGTGGGGAGAGACGCAAGATCCGCGGCTGGGTTCAGGATCACCACCGATTCTGATGGTGACCAGACTGTGGTGATGGCGATTCCCAGTGAGTCGGCGGATTCCGCTAGCGCCACAAGTGCCGACACTGTCGGCAGGTGTGTGGCGCTGACCGTCGTGAAGGATCCTGATGGTTCCATCGGTGATGGTTCCAATGGGACGATGAGGATGATCCGTAGATCCAAGGACGCCTCGAAGGACTCGGACTATGATGAGGGTAAGATCATCCTCACGTCTATGGTCTCGTCCTCGGATGATTCCAGTGGCTCCGTTGACGCTGGTAGCGGGGTCTTCTATGGTGGCACTGTAGGCACCGTGTCCGGGTTCTTCGATGATCTTAAGATCAACGTCAGCGTCGGATCACGTTCGGGTGGATCCAATAGATCCAGCGTCGTGTCCATGTCCAAGACGTTCACCGCGAGGAACGCCTCCCTGCTGTCGAGCATAGACACGGAGTATTGCACCGCTCCGTAACCGTCTCGTAACCGTTTAGTATGAGCTCTATCATGATGTCAACAGATGTTGACAAGACCGTGGAACAGGCCGTATTCCCCGCGTTGCGGGGTTGAACCCAACAGATGTGAGCACTACCATTCAATAGCCCACTGTATTCCCCGCGTTGCGGGGTTGAACCCACCTCCAGCAATCACAACGATTCCAGTCTCACCCGTATTCCCCGCCTAGGCGGGGTTCATCCCCGCGGTGCTACGATCTCGAGTAGCATTCAAGGTGACAGGTATTCCCCGCGTTGCGGGGGTTCATCCAGCGCGTTAGATGCATCATGTAAACATGATTGTGTCCACCACACGAGGAGCAACGTAAGCTATGAGCTATGTCATTATCAACAACATGATCCGCCCGTGTCGGGCGGCGGATCCAGAGCACTGTAGATTCCACGTTGGAGCGACGCATTTCAATTCTAGGAGGGAAGCGGTCACCCAGCTTGAGGCCGATGCTCGCAATTCAAGTCGAATGTCGTTAAAGAAGAATGAGGCCCCGAGTGGCGTGCTCACGTCAGATAAGATTCGATCAGCCATGAAGGATGGAAGGAAGCTTATGGATCTATACATGGGTCGTCTCTAATTTCTTACAATGGGCTCAACGCTTTACGAACAGTAGATTCAGGCACTCATCTTCTGGTCCATTGGGATCATATGCTGGCATCGAGTTATCACGGCGCGTCTAGATGATCATACGCTTCAGGCCGGTAGTCAATAGTTTTGAGATTGTCTTACACGCTTTATGGTGATACTATTATTGTTAACATGCGGAATGGAAATAAGTAGAATATGGAGGATTGCTCTATGAGTAAAGATGATGGAATGCTTGAGGTAACATACTCACGCGGTTCTAGGAAGAACCCGTTCGAGTTCACAGATGACGTGACGAGGCTGAACACGTATTGGGTTAATGGTGATGGGAAGAATAAGCTTGAGGGCTTGAATCACGGTGACCCATTCATCATCCACGACACGGCTGGTAAGACGCATACGAGAGTCTTCGATAAGGTTGATGATGGTATTGTCTTATTAGAGCCAGTTGTTGATGACGCTGACGTTGATAGGAACGATGACCAGCCAACCCCAGAACCTTCTGATGTAAGAGCAAAGATTGGTGGAATCTTATCATCAATCAAGCGTGGATGGGATGATTACACTGCTGATGTGAGGACTGACGATCATGCGAATAATGATCATAAGGAATTCGCATCTGATGGGCGTTCAAAGCCTGCTCGAGCTGACCTCAACGCGGACAGGAATAAGATCAGCATCGTGAAACGTGGACGTGATATAGTAGGATCGTTCCTGGACGGTATTCACGGAAGAGAGTACACTCCAGTAAAGGCTAATCGTAAGGGGGCACCCGAACTAATCTTCAAGGCGATCGTGGGATTGTTCGCCGTCTTCGGATTCCTCGCTGTCACTCGTGCTGTGATCGACGCGTTCAGGGTTAAGCGCTGAATATCTTTAGAGTAGGAGTCGTTATCAATGGAAGGTGGCCAGATGAGTACAGATTCTTCTCCTAGAGACTATAATAAGAGGCTCACTGAGGGGCAGATTGCGGCAAGGAGGGTCATTGTGGCCACTCTTATTGGCACTGGCATGAGCGAGACGCTCCTATCAGAGAAGATCGGCGTCCCGTTGAACGTGATCAGGAGTGATCATAGGTGGATGAAGAATCATAGGCCAGACGTTCTTGAGTCTGCAAGGTCCTCATTCCTGCAAGATCTAAGACTCGATCCTGATACTGATATTAAGAGCGTGATGATAGGAACCGCCCCAGACGCATCAATGGCACTATGTGATCTTCTTAACAGTATTTACGGGAATATTGATCAGAATGAGATCCACCAGAACCTTATAGAAGTGGAAGACTGGAATAAGTATTCTGATGAAGAATCTGTGTACGACGCATTCCTGCATGGGAAGATCGTAGGAAACGATCCGACAACGCACTCGCTCTTCGATTTTCTCCACCGGGATGGCGTTCACTTCTACGAGATGGGGACTATGAAGCCTATCACCCCTACCCCGATCCAGTCTGATTCTACCAAGCCTACCATCCATGATGACAATGATGGTAATGCTCCTGATTCGAAGGAGTCGGTATTCAATCTAAATAGGCTTGACGTTGATGCTGCCGGCGATTCTAGTAACGAGCATACGACACTCACCAGCGATGAGGAGTCAGCATTCAAGGATCTTGTCAGTGAGCTTGGGGATATTGGGAGCACTGTCTATAAGGATGAGTTCTTTAGGGCGGCGAAGATCATTAGCGTGCAGATCGTATCCAGACCTGTAATCGGAGGCCGTCTCTACGGTAAGAGTAAGATGATAATCAAGTTCATGGACGCGATTATCGATGATGTTCGTGGTGGCATGTACAAGATCAGGTCTAGTCCAATGACATTAGCGATCTCAACCGTGATCGTTGATCAGTCCGGTGAGCATAGAACGGATCCGGAGCCATTGGCCACGGTCAGTATGAGGACTGAGTGGATGGCGAGTGGGGGTATGAGTCGTAAGACCACTCCGGAGGAGGAAGAGGCCATCGTAGCATGGATAACCGCTCTTAAGAATCGCGATCCTGAGGCTTTCTCTTATGTTGACTCTATTCAGGTTCCGATTGGGGTTAAGATCAATGATGATGGCGAGATCGTTCCAGGCATGCCGCCAATGTCAGGCATGGACCTTGGCGTCGTCGGCGATGATGACGACGATGACGGTCTTCTGTAGAGTAAAAATAATCTGTTATTGATCTCATTCGCCATTATTTGGTACCATATGATCCATGGTTAAGAAGAATGGTTATGAGGAGCTCTACAAGAAGTATCGTCCAAGGACTTGGGGGGAGGTCGTCGGACAGGATAAGATCGTTGATAATCTTAGGGAGAGCGTATCCACTGATAGGATAGCCGGAGCGTACCTCTTCTCTGGCCCAAGGGGATGCGGGAAGACCACGGTAGCGTTGATCCTCGCGAAGGCCATCAACTGTGAGAACCCTGACGGTGAGGGCAATCCCTGTAATCATTGTGATAATTGCAAGTCTATAGACGCTAACACGAACATGGGTGTCCACTATCTGAGCGCTGCCAACTTCGAGGGTGGGGGCGTGAATGACATCAAGTCTATAGTAGATCAAGCTAAGCGTAGGAGTGCTATCAGGAAGCCCATATGGATCATTGACGAGATCCAGAGGCTCTCGAAGAACGCTCTAGACGCCCTTCTAATCCCACTCGAAGATCCCAACATGTCGTCAATATTCATATTCTGCACGACGGAGATCGACAAGATACCCCTGACCATCACGAGCCGCGTCCAGCAGAGGGCGTTCAAGCTCGTACCGCGTAAGACGCTCGACGCGCTGTGCCGTAGAATACTCAAGCAAGAGGGGTACGAGGAGATTCCAGAAGAGCAGAGGAAGCAGTACGAGACCGAGGATGCTGGGAAAGATTTCCACGAGCGTAGGAAGGTGTACTCGTCTGACCTCATCGTCAAGGCCATAAAAGAGTCTGGGGCTACCTTCGAGGGTGGATCCGCGCGTCAGACCCTGTCTGAGCTAGACCACCTCCTGTCAACCCCAGGCTCATATAAGACGGACTGGACCCGCCTCATCGAGTCTGATCTATTCCTCAACGGTAGGAAGAGCCCGTGCGGGGATTCTGTTAAGGCTCTTATTGACCTATCTAATGCTATCATCGACGGGGTTGACGTCAGGGTGCTTACAAGATCATTGGTTGACTTCGCTAGGGAGATGATCATCATCGGGAGTCTCACCGAGGACGAGACGAAAGAGTATCCTCGTAAGAGGGTGGAGATGTCCGTGACCATTGGACCTGAGACCCTACTCAAGTGCTTTAAGATCATCGCGAAAGCCCAACGTGACTCCACTCTAGACAATGATACGAGAGTGTACCTTGAGGTGGCCATCATCGAGATGGGCGGCGTTCTCAAAGATCGAATGGCAAGGCTGGAAAGATAGGGGTTAGCCTGTTGCGCTAATCACCGTCTATTGATATAATCATCATGTTGTTTCCGGTAGATGGCGTTACAGAACACGTCATCATGGTAAGTGGAGAAAGATAGTAGTCATTGGGTAAGAACGCTGATAATCGTAGGAAGATCAATGGGGACATCACCGCGAGCAGGGTTATGCTCATAGGCGATAACGGTAAGAGCGCTGGGGTGATTGATACTGACGTCGCGCTTCGATTGGCCGATGATGCGGGATTTGACCTCATTGAGATGGATGCTCGTCATGATCCTCCCATCGTGAAGATGGGTGATGCGTCCGAGGAAAGATTTAAAGAGCAGCAGAAGGCCAAGCGTCAGCGGCATAGTGCTCGCGTACAGCAGTTGAAGGAGATCCGTCTCCGCCCGAATATAGAATCACATGATCTTGAGGTCAAGAAGAACCAGGCTGTACGATTCCTATCAAGGGGTGATAAAGTCCGCCTCACCGTGCAGCTTCGTGGACGTGAGCGTGATCACAAGCAGGTCGCGTATGACTGCATGAAGACCATGGTGTCTTCGCTTGAAGACGTGTTTGTAATCTCGACGCCGCCCACGTATAATGGGTCTGCGGTCACGCTGATACTCTCACCGTCAGCTCGATAGGATCTCATCCAGCTGGTGGAGAGTATTGCTACGCCGCGGGCCATTCTCATCATGGCTCGCGGCGTTTCCTATGGGTCTTCATATTATGATTCAATTGTCATTTGTCATTTTAACGTTAATGCTTCTACAGTAATGGAAGGAAGGCTGATTATGAAGAACCTGTCAGTCAAGGGTCTGGGTGGCATCATGATTCCAGATGCAGCCATCCCCCTCATCAACGCATCCATCAGTCTTGGAAGGGAATACCAGTCAAGGGGGTATGAACTGGCTCTTGTTGGAGGACCGGTTCGCGATCTTCTTCTTGGTCGTGTTCCAAAAGATCTTGACATGACCTCTAATGCTAGACCAGATGAGTCTTCCCGCATACTGATGCCGTGGGGAGATGGCTACTGGGAGGTTGGCCGTAAGTATGGGACCATTGGTGCTCGCAGGCATCTCCCCGGGAATATTGACGCTGACGTTGAGGTCACCACCTACCGTTCCGATTCCTATAATCGTGGATCTAGGAAGCCTCGAGTGGAATGGGGTTCAAGCCTCGAAGATGATCTCAAGCGTCGTGACATGACCATCAACGCGATGGCCATCAGACTTCCTGATCTTGTGCTGGTTGACCCCTACGGAGGCCGTGAAGATCTCAGGCGTGGGGTCATTCGCACCCCGCTTGACCCAAAGATCTCCTTCGGTGAAGATCCACTCCGTATGCTCAGGGCGATCAGATTCGTTGGCAAGTATGGGTTCAAGATTGAAGATGAGACCATGAACGCTATAAGGAGTATGACCCCACGTCTTGATGAGATCAGTAGGGAGAGGGTTGCTGACGAGTTGAACAAGATCATGCTGTCAGCCAACCCATCTAACGCTCTACGGGAGATGTCTGATTCGGGTCTCATGGATCACGTTCTCCCCGAGTTGTCAGAATTGAGGAGGGCTGATAGAAGTAGCCGTGGACTCCACAAGGCTAACTTCGAGCATTCCCTCACCGTTCTTGACAGGGCTATCAGTATGGAGGACAGACTCCCTGATGGAGGCCCCGATCTTGTCCTCAGACTGGCCGCAGTGCTCCATGACGTGGGCAAGACTACCACCAGGAGGTTCAACGGCAGGAAGAAGGTGACCTTTGATGGCCACGAGGCTGCTGGTGCCGGGATGGTGAAGAAGAGGCTATCCTCGTTGAAGTATCCTCATGACGTGATTAGGGATGTGAGCGACCTGGTAGCCCTTCACATGAGGGCACATGGGTACGCTGATCCCAACGGGGTCTTATGGTCTGATTCTGGTGTGCGAAGATTCCTCCAGGAGGTGGGTCCGCTGTATGATCGTCTCATGGTGCTTACCAGGGCGGACGTGACCACCTTCCATAAGAATCGTGAGGCCCGCATCATTGGATACATGGACCAACTGGAGGATCACGTCTCCAGGCTCAAGGCCAAGGAGGATCTTGACAAGATCCGCCCCGAGTTGAACGGTAACCAGATGATGAGCATCCTTGGGATCAAGCCTGGTCCAGTCCTGGGTGTCCTCTATGATCACATGCTAGAGTACAGGATGAGCAATGGTCAGGTTGGAGAGGACAGGGCGAGGGTAGAACTGGTAAGATTCTACAATGAGTACAAGTCGGCTCAATGATCTGTGGCTAAGGGTGAGTCCAAAGATCACGAGCACCACGATACCGACGATAGTCTCTACCATCTCAGCTCCCCCTCACTTCGTAGCATGTTCATGATCTACCCCCCCCCGTTGATCGAAACTATGGTAAGATAAGTAAAACCATTCACGCGACGCCACCATCCCGCGATATTAGATCTGATATCCTCATCGCATGAGGAATGTAGCGTGGGTGATAAGGGACGGCGGGCTGGAGGCCTGCCGGGCCCGTGACCCAAAGACGTGTCGTTATCATCATGACGGCAATGGTCACCCCCTGTACCATTGGACTGATAGGGATTCCGCTGTGGAATGGCTTGAGTTCCAGGAGAGCCTCCGTGAGGGGAGCCAGAGGAATCCCACTCTTGACGAGGTCATGCGTAGGGTTGGTCCCGGTAGGAGTGAGATCAAGTCCTCATATGCAAGAATCGCATCCAAGTTGCAGCAATTGCTGAGAGAGCATGATAAGACGAAGCAGCCGATCATCTTCGAGCCCATCTGGGCTCCATCAGAACAATCAATCATCCATAAGCCGGAATGGTGGTCTGATACGAGGGGTATTGCTTCCAATAGGAAGGAACTTGACGGAATGGGTCTTTACTCAGGCGGGATCAATGCCACTACTGAATGGTCAGAGGGAACAGACGAGAACGGTAAGCTCATTCAGAGAGCGGTCTGTGTTGGTCTGTACCAGGTTATCCGTGATGGTTCATTGTCGTGGAGGGGACTTCGTAGGGACGGTGTTAGGGGATTCTATGCTAGCGCGTGGACTACCAAGATCATAACGAACGGTAATCACGAAATTACTGGCGAGAGCAAGGCCAGTCTTGCATGGGTGGGCATCAAGCCTAGGATTCACGATAAGACTGACGCTAAGCATCCAGAATGGGTGGTGGCGACAGATCGTGATAGCGTAGCATCGGGTGGACGTAGTAGTAGGAGTCTTGATGGCGTCTTGTCAGATGTTGAGAGGCTGTCAAGCAATCTTCGTCTCAATGAGGCCTGCAGGATGAAGATCGTGATCACGTTCTGAGTCTTATTATTGATGCATTGCAAGCATTGAGATCTCGCGATTCTACAGTGGTTTAGCCCTCGGGAAGTTACGTTATACACAAGGAAGCCTTTCTGCACATGTCCGTTCAGACTATCACCAGAAGCATAGTAGACTGTTGCGTTCTGATGATAGTTGAATCTCAGCCATATGAGACCACATGATTAGGATCATCTTCCCCATGGAATAGACAAGTCTTTAATCACAATACGATTCTTATTGCGATGTTCTTTGTTCTCCTATCTTCCGTTCGACGATAGATTAACAAAGTCTTGATAAGAGATCTTGCAATGATATTAGATTCGGGTTGGTGATCTGGAATGGATGATGAGAATATTGCCCCTGTTGACGGTGCTACATGGGTTGAACCATATGAGCGCGATGGGGTCAAGGTTAGGGGCTACTGGCGTCTTCACAATGGCGGGATGTTAGATCCCGATGCTGCAGAGGAGATCATAACGCTCAAGCATGCCAATGCTAATAAAGATTCATTACCATCAGAGTCGTTGAAGAAGGGCCGTAAGCACGTGAGTAGCAGAATTGATCCCACCGATGTCTCGTCCATCATTGATAAGGGCAAGCAACTGGAATCAGAGTTCGGCATTGATCCATCAGAATACCCCGACGTTCAGGCAGATCGTCTTGCCTTAAAGCTGGGGGATTGGATGTCCACCCACGCGAAGAGCGGTAACGGTGAGCTTGTCAGGAATGCCGTTGGAAGGTATGCTAAAGAGCTTAACGAGTCTATAGCTGTTCTCCCAAATAACGTGAAGAATCATGATAATCCTGGATCGTTTCTTCTTATCGACTCGACTCAGGGCAGTAAGATCTCACATGCTATGAATCGTGACACGGCTGGGTACTTTTATTCGGGAGCGGTATCGCTACCACCAGCTACAATTGATACTAGGATTAGCTCTCTTCGTAAAGATCAATATGAAGATAAGAAGATGGAGTTCATGGAGAAGGCTAAGATTGGGAGTGTGATCATTGAATGGTCTTCCTATGATGGAAAGGAGGGATTCGAGAATGGAAGCAAGGGTGCAACTGCTCTCATGAAGATCGATAGCAATACTGTTCGTAAGGTCGTCCTAGGGCGTAAGTTCAGTATGGGGAAGGGGTCGTCCCTAAAAAAGATCGCTAATGAGGCCGATGTGATAGTGCAGGGTTATTCAGAAGGGGAAGAGCATGTTAAGGCTCCCGTGTATGAGGTTAAGGAAAGACGGGAAGCATTCGGATCTGCCATCATCGTGAGGAAGCCCAGCGGTAAGGAAGATGAGGGATTCAAACAGGTGCTCATGCATGAGTATGTGCATGGATTGTCAGAATCATTTCCAAAATTCAGGAAGGCAGCCGAGGAGGCGTACGCGAGGTTCGATGAGGGAGTTAACACGGACAAGCATTCAAGCATCGGAATAGTTCATCGTGGATTCGGCAGTGATGCCATGGATTATGGTAGCACGGGCCCGGGTGAGTTCATGTCAGAAGCATCATCTATGCTATTCCATCCATCTGGCATGTGTAATCTTATGAATGGGCGTCATGCCAGCAGTGATGAGCGCGGGAATACTGACAGGGTGAGGCAATGGGCCCTCGGATTCTGGGCTGGAGTGGCAGATGGCAGCATTGAGGTCTGATCCCATTTAATCTTAATCTCATCTGATGCCTAGCTTAGTTATTACCTACGAAAAATCGTTGATATCCTCGTAATGAATCATGGTCAATCTTAATGAGGGGTAGACAAATGATCACAAGTAAAGACAGGAAAAGATTAATGATGGTAGAATCTTCCATATGTGCGTTAACTCTGATGATTTCAATTCTGTCGGGTAATGCTTATGCTAATGAGACCAGTTCTTTATCATTTGACGAGAAAAATCTTTCGTACACATGGCGTGATGAGAATACTGGTAAAACAGAATTGAGAACGGTAAAGAACTCATTGTCAACAGAATTATCAAAAAGTTCAGATCCTGAATCGTATGTTCATCACGGATGGACTCCGTTCAAAGATATTGATGCTGGATCGGATACTTCTTCTTCAATTACCCCGTACATGGTTATTGGCGATGATGATCGCACACAGGTAACCGCTACGGAAAGTAACCCCATTTATGCTCCTATTGCCAGTATAACAGCATATAGTACAGAAAGCAATAATTATCAAAAATGCAGCGGAGTTCTTATAGGACCTAATGTCGTTCTCACAGCCGCACATTGTTTACAGTCAAATGAAGAATGGTTTGATAATTATGCTGTATCAGCAGGAGCCGTTTCAGCGGATGAAGATAATCCTATAGAAGAAGGGTCTTCTGTACATTTCCCAGAATCAGAGTATTCAACAACGGCTTCCGGTGAGGCAATATCGGGTAATTGGGATGATAATACTCCCGCATCACAAAGAAACGATTGGGGATTGATTATTCTTAATGATCCTATTGGAAATCAAGTAGGATGGTACGGTTATGGTGTAACTCCAGAATATGTCTATAATGGTAATTATCCTGATATAAGGATGACTGGGTATCCTAGTGATAAGCTCGAGTGGACCATGTGGACAGAATATGGCAACTTAATAAGATCAGTTGGTCCATCATATATGTTTACTACATCTTTAGACAATGCAGAGGGAGATAGCGGATCAGCATTCGCAACTGATGATCCTAATTCTTTATCCTTAATGGCTATAGGAATAGAAAGAGGAGAGTATTGCTCTGATAATAAAAGCCCGTGTGATTCTATACCATATTATGAAAATGATGCGTATAATATTGGAGAAAGAATAACTGATGATACCTTCTCAACAATCCAACAAGTCATTTCTGATCATGCATAAGATAACAGGAATCAAGCATTCTTTAATCATCCTAATTGTAATGGTTCTCATTATGCCGATAATTGCCATATCTGCCGGTAATTACAGGCTGAAATCAGGATCGGAACCGTTCACGGCAACGTACCAGCTTGTTAATGATAACGGGGTGAGTCTAAAGAACTGTTATCTCGGAACACATCTTAACGATTATGTTGATGGTAAGCATGGGACTTATACTCCGAGGAATCCGGTAGTGATAAGCAACGATACTCCTAGAATAGGAGTAGGATTTACCGATGGCGTGGTCGTCAGATCTAGGTCAGCTGGCGTTACGAATTACGATGATCTTGTTGGCAGGATTATGGGCGGCAAGTTGATTGACCAAACCTATTATACAACAGACGATAATGGAAGAATCACGGTGACGATTGACAGAGATACGATCCTTGACTCAGTTGGGTATGACCTAACGATAAGAGCAGAATGTAAGAATGGCATAGCTGAAGGTCACGTTCTACTCGGATTAACAGGATTGGGAATCGTTAATAGACACAATGGGTTCATTGTTAGGATGAGGACCATATTGGGTGATCCAACGCCGTCTAATACCCATGAATGGATCGAGTCTGATCATCACCCGTCTGATATTGGGTCCAAAGATGAGTATAAATACTCCTATTCAAATATCATCGAGTGATAATAGAATGATTGCATCAGTTAATCTATACTGATATAATATTATAGTCAGGGAAATGGAGCCTTCCTGAGTAAGACACGCCGATGAGATTGTTGATTCCAGAAAATATTTTTGATTATTTTTCGTTGCCGTCTCAACGTTCCCGCGTCATTGACGAAAAATAATTACGGATTAGGGTTGCTATTGACGTAGCACCGTGATATATTATCTATTGTTGGTTGTTGAACGGGATGCTTACCGCGTTCCACGGATTGCAGAATGGAGGTTGTGATGACATTGCTCGCAGGTTTGTCCAAATCGTCATCCACGCGTGAGCGTAGCCTTCAATCATGCTGGCAGCCGATGGCCATTAGGTCATTTAACGGTTATAAGCATGATAATTCAACAGGATGTAAGATCGTGGTTTAAGCAGTAAAGATTCAATGTGAATCTAGGCCCGGTCTTCATCATTGAGGATCGGGCCTTCTTCATGTTAAAGGGCAACATTTGACAATTGAATACCGGGATGAGGGAGGAAAGGTAATCCGCCTGCTTCGGGAGCAGGAGACAGCGGGTTCGATCCCCGCCATCCCGACACGCCGCTGACCGCGTACCCTAACGGGTGTGTTATCATTGGATGTGCCGCGCTCAACGGGAAACCGTCCAGCGTAGTGACATAACTTAATATTTCGGGATGTAGCGCAGCTTGGTAGCGCGCTTGCTTTGGGAGCAAGATGCCGCAGGTTCAAATCCTGTCATCCCGACGATGACCGTCATCTGGTCACCCTGTGGACATGCTTGACCGCATGGAATCATGGTGAGGATGGTCTGATAATCTAATAATGAGGTCTGGTGCAACTCCAGATGAGGAAGCAATGCGACGGCCACGGTACCGGAATGTTAAAGAATTATCGCGCTTGGTCAGGAGACCATACGGGTCTAGTCAACTCGTCTGCATGATGGAGCGCCAGTATTCTGGATCTCGCACGGAGAAAGCGAGGTGTGGTCGCGTCTTGTCCTCAAGATGCTACCCGGGGTCACATTGTGTCCCAGTACGTATAATCCGTGAGCCGGGTACCAAGCTCGTTGTGAAGGTCGAGCGCCGGTAGACAATAAACATACTTCTTCAGATGTTCCCTATAGGCAATCCGCGGTGACGGTTGACAGCGCATGCTGTCAGTCATGTCCAAGTGGTGAGCTGGTCTAAGCAGTCCGAGCAGTCGGATAGAAAAACATGCCGTGCATGATGGGCGCACGTTAAACGCCCATCTATTATTCCCTGTGAGCAGCCTTCGGCGGCTGCGCTCGACTGTTAATCGAGAGGCAACTAGTTCGACTCTAGTACAGGGAGCGTAGGTGAATGTGGACAGATTCCGATGAAAGTTCTGACATTGTTTTCATCACGTAATGCTGTCTGCATCATTATGGCCACGAGGTCCTCCGGTTGGACACTTGCCTGTCGAGCAAGCTAGAGCGGGTCCGATTCCCGTCGTGGTCGCGCGGGCTCGATAAGGATGCTTACTCGAGGGCTGGACAAGCCGGTAAGGCTGTGGCCCGGCGCGGCGGGGGCTCCTAGCTCTTACTGCATACAATATTTGGATGATTCGCATAGCGGTCGAGTGCACTTGTCTTGAAAACAAGAGTGGGTAACACCACCGGGGGTTCGAATCCCTCATCATCCGCGGCCTCATAGAGTAACTGGTCACCTCGCATCCCTCTCAAGGATGAGACTTCGGGTTCGAGTCCCGATGAGGCTACTATGTGCCGTCAATGGTTCAACTCCCCAAACCACGGTGGGATTGACGGCACGTTATGCTCTCCTAGCCCGATTGGCAGAGGAGGCGGTTTCAGGGACCGTCTAGCATGGGTTCGAATCCCATGGAGAGTACTTACCACGGGAATGGACAACCGTGGGGATGATGACAAGAATTGTTGGCGGCAATTCTTCCCTTGGCGGGGGATAGTCACCCGGTGAGCGCATACGGCTTGCGCTTGCAGTCCTGATGATCATAAGTGATTCTCCTTACAGAGCATTAAGCAAATTGCCCTCATGGCTGGAATTGGTAGACGCGGACGGCTCAAACCCGTCTTCCCGTGATGGGGCTCTCGGTTCGAATCCGGGTGAGGGCACGTGGTTCTCAATGATGCAATGGTAGCAGCCGCCGATAAAGTGGTGCGAGGGGTCATTCCCAGCGAGCGTGGGTTCGAATCCCCCTGAGAACCGGGCACACGATGACAGCGACGGTTGTCACCAGTTGGCCCTATCGTGGATGCGTGACTGGTGACGATCATGATCGCATCCACGTATCATGTCCCTTTAGCCCAATTGGTAGAGGCGTCGGCCTAAGGAGCCGTCTAGTATGGGTTCGAATCCCATAGGGGACACGCGGAGTAGAGCAGTTCGGTAGCTCGCGTGGCTCATACCCACGAAGTCAATGGTTCGAATCCATTCTCCGCAACCCCTCGTTAGCTCATGTTGGTAGAGCACCTGACTCTTAATCAGGGAGTGATCGGATCGTCGCCGATACGAGGGACGGATCTTGCTGCCAATGGCCACATGATCAGCATATGGATGATTCGCATAGTCTGGTTTAGTGCACCGTCCTCGAAAGACGGAGTGGGTCACACCACCGAGGGTTCAAATCCCCCATCATCCGCGCGCCCCTGGATATGGCAACGTATCTAGCCAGCCCATCCAATAATGACAGGACTTATTGTGAGGATGGACATGCAGATGAGGAATCCTGACAGCATCTGCAAGCAGGGACGCACATTACGCTGGGTTGATGGCCTAGCCGGTGGGCGGAGCGCTCCGCGGAGCTTTGTCCTCATGATTGTCCGTCAAGCAATCATATGGTTGATTGGCCGAGTCTGGCTTATGGCACTTGTCTACTAAACAAGCGTGGATTAACGTCCACCGGGGGTTCGAATCCCTCATCAACCGCGCAGTATCAGTAGGCTTTGAGTTAGCAGCATAATCGTAAAGATTATCATGGTTAGTCGTGACCACTAACGAGCCGAATGCTATAGCGACCCTGTGGGTGCAACGCCCACATTCATGCTATTGTCTACATAATTTAGAAATGTCTCATTGGTAGTACGTCTGCCTCCCATGTCAGACGAATCAGGTTCGAGTCCTGTTGAGACTACGGCGGAGCCACGGCAAAGGCACTCCAGGGTTCAGTCTGGTAAAAATCCCATCGGTTGGATGAGGTTCAGTCTGTGATGCGCCCGTTCAACGCCATTGCTCGTTCGATGAGAACACCAGTGCTGGCGGGGAAGCCGCCATTTGCATTCATGGTGAAACTGGTATACACGATGGCTTCAGAAGCCATTGCCGATAAGGCATGTCTGTTCAAATCAGACTGGATGCACGCCGTCATAGCTCAATTGGCAAGAGCGCCGAGTTGAAGCCTCGGAGGTTGTCCGTTCGACCCGGACTGTCGGCACTGGCGACGGTGTGAGCATATAATGTACTCACGGGTCGCCGTCATCGTCACAGGGTCAGGGTGGAAGCACAGCAGCCCAGCGGTGATCACATGGTGCGTTGGCAGAGCGGCAAATGCGGCTGACTGTAAATCAGCTCTCTCGGGTACGGGGGTTCGAGTCCCTCACGCACCACGCTGGTGTAGACGAATGATAGGGTGGCTGTGACCTCGTCTACATCATCATATCAGGGCAATGAGTACAGCGGGGTTTAACCCGCTGCCTGGCTTCATGCCAGGCGGGCGCGACAGTCCTACTCATTGTCCGCATCATGCGTCGGTCGTCCAACTGGAAGGACAGGAGCTTCCAAACCTCCCGATCAGGGTTCGATTCCTTGCCGACGTGCGGGACCGTAGCTCAACTGGTAGAGCGCTTCCCCAGCACGGAAGAGGTAGAGGGTTCGACTCCCCCCGGTTCCACGCGCTTGAGCATCATCCCCTCAGATGGGGCTCACCTGCTCACACTTAAGACACGCCAATCATCACGATTCGCAGTTGTGTGTTACGATAGAATCGTAACACCAAGCCTGACCGGTTGTCCCCAGCGAATGCTCTGGATGAACGCGTGGCGTCAATGTCCCGGTGATGACAATAAACCCACCATTTATTGCGCATTCAAGCCCTCTTAGCCCAACTGGCAGAGGCAACAGCCTTAGGAGCTGTTCAGTGCGGGTTCGAATCCCGTGGAGGGCACGTCGTCTGTAGTGTGATTGGAAGCATAATGGTCTCCAAAACCGCTGGACCGGATTCAAGTTCCGGCGGGCGTACGATGCGATCCTTACCTCTTATGAGGATAGGATGGGCGGCTCGTAGCTGTGCGAGAGTGGAGTGCAGGTCTCCAATGGGATCCGGTTAGACTCCGGACCATGAGCGTATAGAACGTGACTCGCAGCCATCATGATGACGGTAATGCTAGCAATCGTAATCATGGTGACGGGATGGTAACATGGATTGGAGCCATGACCAGGCTATGCTTCCATCAAATCTTATATTTGCCTCATTAGTTCAGAAGGAGAACAGGTGCCTTTTAAGCATCGGGTCGGGATGGCAGAATTCCCATGGGGCACGAAATGGCTTTTAGAGTCGTTTTTGTTATTTTGCTCTCATAGCTCAACGGATAGAGCGTCTGTCTACGGAACAGGAGGCTGCGGGTTCGAATCCCACTGAGAGCACTTGGCGGCTTGCGTGCGCACCACGCCCGCCTCTCGAACTGGACTGCAGCGGATCTGGTTAAGCGTTAATCCAATGTGAGCATCATTTGTGATCATAGAGATCACTGTACTCGCATGTGCTTGACCGCCATTCACTTGGACGTCGGTAGCTCATGGACGCAATGATACTAGAAACTAGGAATCATTGAGAACGATAGTCTAGTGCGGATTCGCATATTAAGAGCTTCATTCCAGCTTCCGTTAAGAGCTGGATTTTCATATTGCCCACTCGTCTATTGGCAGGACTGAGGCTTTTGGTACCTCCAAGCATGGTTCGAATCCATGGTGGGCAGCTGGAAGCATTGAGAATAGTAATCTCAATGAGTCCTAATATTCCCCGTCAGCATGTTTGGCCGTGCGCTGCACTCTGAATGCAGAGGTTGGAGGTTCGAATCCTTCACGGGGAGCTGTGGCTGTAGCTCAGATGGTTAGAGCGGCTGATTGTGGTTCAGCAGGTCGAGGATTCGAGTTCCTCCAGTCACCCAATTCCAGTCATTGTGATTGATGATTTGGGAGATAATGCTCCTATAGCTCAGATGGTAGAGCACCTGCCTCTTAAGCAGGGTGTCATCGGTTCGAGACCGATTGGGAGAACTGCGTCCTACCCGGTGTGGTAGGATTGGGGCTGGTTGCCCCGTGGCGAAGGGTAACGGCTCGAGTCCGTATTCCTGCACCGGTCCGATTCCGCAGATGCAGCATGGTTGCACGCCTCGCCAATCACTACTTGCCTCCATAGCTCAGCGGATCAGAGCGCTTGTCTTCGAAACAAGATGCCGCCGGTTCGAACCCGGCTGGAGGCACATTGACGGTATTCCTAGTAGTGCGGCCGTCACGATGAGAAACATGAACTGGCGGGTTCATGCTTCGAGTCGTGACGGCAAATGGGATCACCCAAGCCGTCCATCTTGCCTGCATAGCTCAGTTGGTAGAGCGTCTCACCAGTAATGAGAAGGTCGATGGTTCGATTCCATCTGTTGGCTCTCCGCGTCCACGTCCATGGCAATCGTTGATTGCCTGTGGATCAGGCGTCTTGGTCTCATATGTTCGCATGGCGCAGTCCGGTAGCGTTCCTCCCTGACACGGAGGCGGTCGCTGGTCCAAATCCAGCTGCGAACACGTCTCTCCATCGGAGTGTCCACAGCCCCAACCTCCGAACCGTACTCGGGTGAGTGTCACGCGGGATGGCGTCCGCGTGCTGTTCGCGGGAACGATGCTAACAATTGGTGGAAGTGATTGACCGGCATCTAACTAAGGGCGCGCCAACCAGTTCACGATCTGGATAAAATCGTGTATGCCCGCATAGCTCAGATGGTAGAGCGTCTCACTCGTAATGAGAAGGTCCCCGGTCCGATTCCGGGTGCTGGCTCGTGGTGAGGGGAGTAGATGATTGTACCCGGATGACCTAGGAGGTATTCCCAGCGTAGAGGGGTTGAACCTCTCCGCGCTCAGTGGGCAAGCGTCTGACAACGCGGGTATTCCCAGCGTAGAGGGGTTGAACCTGACCATCATCGGCGTGGCTTGCTGCCCGTCATTCATTATATGAGACATGCGGATGTAGCTCAGATGGTTAGCAGCGCATTCCTGATAAGAATGAGGTCATGTGTTCAAGTCACATCATCCGCACGATATGCTAGCCATACGGTTAGCATTACCTGGGTCCAAATGCCGCTGGTGGCGATCCTCCCCCGCACGTACCCTAGTTATGGGTTTGTACGTTCGAGTGTCAATTTATTAATAAGGAGAATTATTGATTAGTTTTATTGATTCTACTAGGGCTTCACACTCACGAGGAGTAGCAGAATACATGTTTAATCATGCATCAGAATATGGGCTTGATCCTCAAGAAGCAGCATTATTAGGATGGGTGCATGATCTTGGGTACATGATTGGGGACAATCGTACTCACGCTAAGATTGGTGGTGATTTGCTAAGATCCCAAGGTTATGTTCACTGGAAAGAAGTAGCAGCGCATGGTACGATGGAAGGTCTGAATACTACGTTAGGAATACTCCTTAATAAGGCTGATATGTCTGTTGATTCACGCGGGGATCTTGTAAGCTTTGAAGCACGTCTTGAAAATGTGGCTGATCGTTATGGCGTGGAATCATTACAAGTTAAGGAGTGCACAGAAGTGATTAACGCGATTAAAAGTTTGTCAAATTGATTGACTCCTTATTCAACTATTTATAAGGCTCGCGGATGTAGCTCAGATGGTTAGAGCGCATTCCTGATAAGGATGATGTCAATCGTTCAAGCCGATCCATTCGCACGAGGATCATGATGGAAGCATTATGGTCCCTATCGAGGTTCTAGTACATCGTACCAGCATGTCGAATCGAGCACAATTATAACATTCATTATTATGGGTCCAAATGCCGATGGTGGCGATCCTCCCCCGCACGGAGGATGTGGCGAGTTCGACTCTCGTTGGATCCACGGTGGGTGCTTGCGCGACTTTCAATAGGAGGAAGCGCTGGCATGTGGCCGCACAGCCCGCGGGGATGTTTACTGATCGTAGACTCAGCCGTGACCGTCTATATCTCGTAACGCAACGTAGCTCAGCTGGTGAGAGCGCCTGAATCATAATCAGGATGTCGGAGGTTCGAGTCCTCCCGTTGTGACGATGAGCACGCTCCTCGTGCTCACACGCGAACAGCAGAATGAGTAGAATACGCGGGCATCGTACATCGGTGAGTACACTTCTCTGATACAGAAGCAAGGATCGTTCAACTCGATCTGCCCGTACCGTGGAGTAGCCAAATGGTTAGGCAATTGACCGCAATTCAATTATACGCGGGTTCGAATCCCGTCTCCACGTCTGACCATTATTCAAAACTTATAGCGGGGGATTGCGACACGCCGTTGTCAAGCACGCAGCACCGTGATATAATGAATACTGTTCGCCACGTTGACCGTGTGAATGTGAACAAATGCTTGATAATGGAATAGCGTTTATACTTAGACCTAATGATGTCGGTAAACTCATCCAACGCCCCGATGGCTGGAATTGGTATACGCGGTTCTCTTAAAAAGAACTTTCCTCGGAAGTGCGGGTTCGACTCCCGCTCGGGGCACTTGGCCGCATGGATTGCAACCGTGCGGTTTCAAGCGGGGATTCCGGAATCCCCGAGCACAGACGCGGTGAGCGCGTAATGGAAGAGATGCGGGTTCGAATCCCGCCCGACTCTTATGCATGTCGGTGGTCTGATGGAAAAGATTCTTCCTGATCGCGTTCATCACGTCTGCATCATGCCCGCATAGCCCAACTGGATAGAGCGTCTCCCCCCTAAGGAGAAGGTTGCCGGTTCGAATCCGACTGCGGGCACTGGATTGGTAGCCGGTTGATTATATAGAGGATCGGCTGAATCTGAAAAATGAAAATGTGGAATAATCGTCTTATCCGCGACCACGCCAATCCTAATGCCTCGGTAGCCCAATGGATCAGAGCGGCTGGTTTCTACCCAGTAGGTTGCAGGTTCGAATCCTGTTCGGGGCGCTTATGACCCTAAAGGGTCATAATTTGTGCGATTCTTGATACTAATTGGTGCCATATATCGTATGGAATCATTACCATTGCATGAACGCGTAGAGCGACTACGAACCATGTTCAGGTTGAAGTCTGACGAGATTAAGACTGAGCATGATCCGCATGATACTCCATACGGTTATATTTATCTGATAACAACCAAGTCTGATGGCAAGACATACATAGGTCAGCGCAAGTTAGCTTGTGATTATTATAGTAAAGATAAGCACAATAGCGGCAATCCTGGTTGGCGTCGTTATAAGAGTAGTGGTAGGGATGTTAAGGAGCACATTAATTCCAATAGTGAGGGTGATGTTATTAAAACATTCATTGCTTATGCGTGGTTTAAAACAGATCTTGACGTGATGGAAACATTACTGATAAAATATGGCCGTAATATTGGTGAATGTCTTATGAATCATGCTATCTGTGCTCCTTGGCCTAATAGATTGGACCCCGAAATCAGTCTTGGAGCTGAAGAAATTAAGAAACGAGCTGAAAAGCATTATCATGACGAAATTGATGGTATTGAAAATACTATTAACGAACTTTATCGGTCTGGTTTTGCCATACGCGATATATCATTAAAACTTCATATCAGTCGAGGATCTTTAGATAAATTCTTGAAACGCAATAATGTTTCTTGCGACAATAGAATAAATCCAAAAACAAGAAAGGCAGATGAATGTTATCATGAAGAAGTTGATAGTATTGAGGATATTATCATTGATACCTATAAATCTGGAATCAGTACATATGACACAGCCAAGAAACTTCACATCAGTAGGAATCATGTGAGAAGATGTTTAAAAGAACACGGATTGCTTCTTCAAGAAATACACAAAACGCCTAAAGATGGATACCATTATGTTTGTGATTATTGCGGAAAACATTTTACAATCTTTAGAAGAAAAGTTAAAGATAAAACATATTGTTCACGAATTTGTGCTCAACTTGGTAGATATGGAATAGCAAATAACCTAGATGATGAAATTCAGAAATGTTATTCTATAAAGGAAATGAGTATGGACGCAATTGCTGAACAATTAGGAATTTCTCATACTACTGTAGAGAATAGATTAAATTTTCTTGGTGTTCCTATTAGGAAGCTAGGGAGAACTAGAAGGGCCATATAGAGTAACTGGTTTATCTCACTTCACCTTCAATGAAGAGAATTCGGGTTCGAGCCCCGATATGGCTACGCTGATCCGGGTTTTGATCATTTCCCCGGATCGGTCATGATGGATCAGTGGAATGATTCCATTGCATGGGAATCATTGTGGCAGCATTGAATCTGATCAGTCATGAGAAACCTCCTATATCTATTAATTATGGGTTCACCGTGATTCCAATTGCCGTCAAGGTGAGGGTTAGGTTATCCTTACCCTAGTCCTCATGCTCACGGCGTGATTAATCACGGTGAACCCATATTGTGGACATTCACCCCATTGTCGCCGGTAGCGCAAGGATGTCTTATAAACATCTTAAGATTGTTCAACTCAATCATGGGGTACGATATCCTCTTGAGAGGATTGATTTTCATTACTAATGATATCTTAACGTTTGTTTCTTAAAACATTAAGGTGGTAATAAGCAATGGCTTGTGGGATTTACGCAATTTTTGATTCTTACAACGGAGCGTGTCTTTACGTTGGTCAATCTAAGGATATTCAAGAACGATGGAAAGCTCACTTAAAGGGTTTGAAGTCTGGTAATCATAATCGTAAGGAATTTATAAAGTGGTTTAATAGACACGGTGGAGATCCTCACGCTCTTAGATTTCAAATTCTTGAACAATGCGAGAATTCCAATAGGATTAAGGATTTTCTAGAGATGAAATGGTTTGTAACTCTTAAGCCATTATTCTACGGGCAAATTCCTAATAGTCTTACGAGAACTTGGTCTCAAAGTAGTAAAACTAGACAGAAAACTTCAGAATCGATGCGTAAACTTCATCCAGCAATGTTCCATTGAACGGTACTGGTTTTGTGAGTCGTACTTCTGTTAATTACTTTGAATGCAGAAGATTGAATACGCTCAAAAAACGTAGTAGAGTTAGCGTTTGTGAAGCGTGTGGGCGTGAGTTTTCTTATACATCAAGGAAGGTTAGAAAATCTTGTAGCAAAGAATGCCTTCGTAAATTACAATCTGAAAGATCTAACCCTCACAGATAATTGACATAAATCTTTTGTCATCATCGTGATTTCACCTCGCAATAGGGGGATAAGGAAACAGAGGGTGTGCAGTCCTGAACACCCTTCGTCCATCTTGAGCATGCCACGGTGATGGTTTCAGGATACATGGGGATGTAGCATAACGGTAGTGCGCCTGCCCTCCAAGCAGGTTACGCGGGTTCGGCTCCCGTCATCCCCTCGATGTCTGGTTTGTTCTATTATAGCTAGACGTTTAGGGCAGCTGCACTCCCCCCCCCAGCCTGTAACCGATACGTGGTTGACGGTGAGGGCAGTCGTGACAGCACTCCTGTAGGGGCTGGTGGAAATACTGACCTCGAGGTGGAGTATGGAGTCTGGAGTGTTCCTGCCAGGACACGTAAGATCCTGGCGCTGCGGATGTAGCCCAATGGTAAGGCGCTTCCCTCCCATGGAAGATACGCGGGTTCGATTCCCGTCATCCGCTCGCAGAGCATCCATTGATCATTGTCGTAACTGGTGGAGGGCAACAGTCCCTGAGATAACGGGAGTTGTTCTCCATTGGGGTGATGATCAGTGATAACAGGCTGTGATCATTGATGCTCCACAGCAGTCAGCACGTCTCTCCCGTGGGGGTTTTATGATCACGCACGGTGCATTATGGATAAGACATAAGGAGAGGCAGTCTCGTCCACTTATGCTTTCATGGCGCAGATGGCAGCGCGCTTCCATCACACGGAATAGGTCACAGGTTCGAGTCCTGTTGAAAGCACTTGCGGGGTAGAGGAGCTCGGCTGTCCTCGCTTGACCCATAATCAAGAGATCGCGCGTTCGAATCGCGCCCCCGCTACGCAACAAGCATACATAGGATCACAATCACAGGATTTGGAGGCTGATATGGGTAAGAACCCAACGGATAGGAAGCTTATTCCCGGTTATACCAGGGTCGCTCACCCTAGGAATTCTACTGAGCGTAAGATGAACTCACTGGTTGACTCCTCTATCGCCTTCATGAAGACCCTGAAGGATAAAGACCCTGATAAAGATTCTAGGGTTGATTGATCACGCGTCCAGTACGCGGATAGGATTATGCACGCTTGTACACGATCTTATTTGTACACGCTTGTACACATCTTGCTTCTGTAGCCTAGTTGGCCTAAGGCGCCTCCTTTACACGGAGGAGATCACAGGTTCGAATCCTGTTGGAAGCACGTCGGTCACTTCTTGCAGGCGTGATGCTCGTGCAGTTCCCGAATGGGGGAGTAGGACTAGGCGTGGATGCGCCTAGCCCTGAGGATTCTGTTGCGTCATGGGGATCGCCCGGTTAGCAGTCATGAAGACATCAATCGCTATGGTATTTCCAATTAGGCGAGGATCTTCCCATCCATGATGGCCGACATTTTAGTTCCTAGCCGTCCCCCTGGTCTGATTATGCATGATCACTCCGGGGACTGGCTAGGTTTTCACGCGGTCGTAGCCCAATGGTAAGGCGTCTCATTGCCTGTGAGATGATGCGGGTTCGATTCCCGTCGACCGCTCCTCACGATATAGGGAGATATAGTTAAGGAGAACGTTTTGTTATCAAAGCCAAGTTCTGGGTACGCTGATCTTGTTATTAATAACAAGCGTGTAGGCAGTGTGAGTTATACTGATGACGTACCTATAATCTTGCTTCAATATTTTATCGATGTTCTTACCGCTAATCAGGATGACGTTCATTTGAATGTAAGTCTTGACGCGGAGGGATATTCGGTAGGATTCCTTGATTTTGATGGCATTCTTTACTCCGTATCAACGAGCATTGATGATGGCCTGTTGACCCATGATCTTATGGATTATGAGGGTTTAAGAACTTGTAGATATCTTGCTAATGAACTTATCAATGATATTAACAAGTACAAGGATGATTGGGTCATGTGGGACCAATCGGTATCATTTGATAATCATGGTAATGAGGTCAATAATTCGTTTCTTATGAATGAAAGGCGTCATACACTAGAGTTAATGGTAACGGAATTGTCATCATTATTAGTCTAAAAATATTAGCTCACCTGGTGGTTTTATTCCCATATGGGTATATTGTTATCGGTTCGATTCCGATTATGAGCACGATGATACGTGATTGCTCGAATTTTTATTGGGTTAGCTCGTAACATTTTGAAGGCAGCTGGATCATCGCTGGTAGAACACGACGTTCTTTCAGAGGAAGTTCACGGCACCATAGAATAGGGACGTGGGGTAATCCCACCGCCCGTGAGAGTAGTGATAGCGCCGCAGAGACCATACCGCCGATGGATTCCATAAGGAATCACAGGTAAGGGTGAAAAGCACGATGTAAGAAATCGTGGGTTAATCCTCGTGAGGGGAACCTTGGCAAGCCAGTCCCGGTGAAACCGCAGAACGTCTAGATTTATTCGATCGTTATAAGGACAGGTAGCGGGAGTAGATGGATGATGGTACAACATGATGATCCTATTCGTCATCATGTGGACAGAACCGTGGCTACAGGCCGCCTTCAAGGATCACTTCATAAAATTGCCAGCATAGCTCAGATGGTAGAGCATCTCACTTGTAATGAGAAGGTCATCGGTTCGAAACCGATTGCTGGCTCGGATGATTCGCATAGCGGTTTAGTGCACCTGTCTAGAAAACAGGAGTGGGTAACACCACCGGGGGTTCGAATCCCCCATCATCCGCTAGATGCATGGATATAGCACTGTGTCCATGTATTCCACAAATGGGGGCGAGGTCCTAATGGTAGGACACCTGCCTTGCACGCAGGAGGAAGCGGGTTCGATCCCCGTCGCTTCCACTCCATGCAATTATTCATTGAAACGATGGAGGACGGGAAAATGAGTAGCATAGACAAGAGTTACGTGATTGACCGTGGTCCCCTCACGAGGAAAGAGCTTGAGGACTCCAGGGTGCGCCTGAATGCGTTCATGGATGGCTTCACACCTGCTCCACGTCTCACGGCGATTATTGGGAGCACTGATCATCCTATTCATCCCGGCAGGAAGTAGGAGAGTAACGATGAGTCCACATCACTGGGTTGGGTAATCATAAAACTCAGGAGGAATTGGTGAGGAAATTCCGACCGCCATGATTCCATCTGCTTCACCATCAGCAGGGGAGGGTCTGCCGGTAAGACCGATGCTCATGAGGCTGAGGTCATGGCAGGTTTCTCGCATGATTCTGATGGGGTTGACACGATCGGGCTGCAAGAGTTATAATGATACTGCTGGTTTACTCCGGCAATTGATATGAAGTGCGTATGGATGGTAGGCTGAGCGGTTAAAGCGCCTCACTGCTAATGAGGTTCGGGTAACACCGTGGCGGGTTCGACTCCCGCATCATCCGCTAACAGTTGATAGCATCGTGGTCTTCAACATGATGCAGGATTCTGCGAAACACGATCATGGCGATTGAAGATAACCATGATCGTGGGGTGCTGGTGGTCAACGAATGGATCATATCCATTGAGTACCCCCATGGGCCGGCGTAAGGCCGGCTGCATGGAACCAGCCGCCCATTTTATTGCCTGATAGCGCAATGGCAACGCGCCCCGCCCTGGACGGGGATACTGGAGGTTCGAGTCCTTCTCAGGCAACCGTAAACTTGTAATCGTATATTGGATGAATAGGGAACATAGAGAAGTATGCTGAAGGTTAGCAGCCATCAATCTGATGGATCATTCTAGACATGCTGCATGAGAAGTATCCTGCAGGCCGTTGAATCTTCTAGAACACGGATTGGAAATTCTACGATTAATACGATTGAATCAACAGGTCAATAGATTGGAGTTCTTGGATATGAACGCTAAGATTTTCAACGGGTTCATTGCCAGCAGTGATAACCCGTTCCAGGTTGGATACGATGTTCGCAGGATACTTGATGCTGTCTACTATGAGAAATTCCGCAAGATTGTTGACGTATGCATGAGCTTGCCCGAGGGATCCAGATTAGATGATCTTAATGATCATGGTGTATCGGTTCCATTGTATGAGGGTTACGGTGATGACCCCATTGCATGGAATGAAGACGAGAATACTCGACGACGCGCTATCTTCAGGCAACTGTGGACGATCATGAGTAATCTTGATAAGAACTCAACGTCCATTGACCCTAGTCTTAACGTTTTCTGGCATGTCACCCTCATCGAGAATGATAATGGTGGCAGTGTTCTCGGTCTTGTCTTCTCTGAGGAGGGGGATTACTATGATACGCTCATATCGTCTGAATCTTTCAATGAGCGCAATTATTGGGATAATGCTGACAGACCTGATGAGATTAGTGAGGACGATTGGAAGAATAGGGAGTCAGAGTGGGGACTCCTCCTCAATGATTACAAGACGCCAGCAGAAGTTGGCCTTTCCATTGACTCTCCCGGAAAGATAAAGAGCATTATGAACGTCATAGAGAAGCCTTTAAGAGGGATTCTATGATATAGTTAATCTTGGTGGAAGGGCCGCGTTGACATCCACCACGTCACGTCCATCTGACGGGTACAAGCGCTCGGTTGCTGAGAACAGCACATTGAATTCTTATCCTGCAATTCTGATTGGGTCTCCTCATTTGAAAGGTACAATCCTTATTGCACACTCAAACTACGATAAATAAGGAATACATAATGGCATGGAGTCAACCAACGTTAGACGGATTGGATGCACCTGTAATCAAAGTGACTCTTGATGACGGTGGGTCACTGCCATCAAGATCTCATCCTGGGGACGCTGGTGCGGATCTGAGGGCGTCTGAGGATGTAACCATACAGCCCGGTGAGCGCGTGCTCGTTAGTACTGGTGTCCACATTGCTCTCAAAGACGACCAGCTCGCGTGGGTCACACCGCGCTCTGGATTAGCGGCCAAGCATGGGATCACGATCGTGAATGCGCCTGGCCTCATCGACTCGGGGTATCGTGGCGAGGTGAAGGTGTGTCTCATGAATACTGACCAGGAGCATGAGTTCAAGATCGCGAGGGGTGACCGCATCGCGCAGATCGTCGTGCAAAGATACCTACCAGTTGACTACGTGCGGGTTGATTCCCTTGATGAGACTGACAGGGGCTCTAACGGGTTCGGTTCTACCGGAGTGAATTAATTAGATCAACCAGTCCTCGCACATGATCACTATAAGGGCTCTATACTAGAACATAGATCACGAGTAGAAAAGCGCGCCATACGAATGGCGCGCTTTTCCTGTTTTCCAATACCGTAAGATTCGTAAGAACAACACGCCATGATATCTTTTCCTCATGCAGGATAATGCGAACGATTCTTCGAGCTACGTGGATATTAGCTTATTCGAGAGAACGATTCCCCCATTCAGGGAGGGTCTTAAGGCGAAAGAGCTTTTAGAATCCTCTAACGATATGGACAGGACGGAGAAGGCCCGTCTAAGATCGTCCGTTACCGCCGGTGAACGTGCTTACAATGATGTCTGCACGTCCTGCGCGTGGATGGTGAATCGTGTCGTTCGTGAGGAGCTTCGCAGGCCAAGATCCTTTCATGTGATCCTAGATGAGGAAGATTTGAAGCAGGTAGGATTCGAGGCTGTATGGAAGATGATGAAGAATGCCGACCTCAGTAAGATGCGTGGGTCTGCCGTCAATTATCTGATGCAGTGGATTAACACGAATGTCCGCAGGGCAGCACTAAAGGAAGAATCTGAGTTCGGTATGAGCTCTAGTAAGATATCCACGATAAGGAAGATAGCTGCCATCAGGGCGAGGGTGGAGAAGAAGATTGGTCGCAAGGCTTCAGATCAGGAGGTCTATGATTACATCCAATCTGGAGCCGCTACGATTAAAACCATGTACGGTCGAGCTGACGGTTCGTCAAAGAATGGTGCTAACAGGAAGATAACCCTTGACCTTATCAAAGAACAGGCGTCATTAGATCAGGGCACCCCGATGAAGTACGCGATCACTGACCCCGTGATCATTGACTCGGAGACTAGTCGCATTGATCTCATTGATGATCATTATGATGACATTCTTGAGACACCGACGAAGGCGTTCTGGAGTGCGTGGTTCGCTAGCATTGGAGTCAGGAAGGATCAATGGGATCATATAGCGTTCATCACTGGAGTCTATGATCTCCCACCCGGCTATAAGGCCAAGAAGTCGTCTAGAATGTTGAAGGAATTCTATCTACTCGTTGCCAGCAAGTATGGAAAGATCAACGAGTTCGCCAGGAAGTGGTCGGATGAGCATGGATCTGGAAGATGGGACGTGTTCAAAGATGTTGATTTGAATAATGATGTTAGTCCTGACTCCATAGATGAGAACGGGAATCCCATATTCAAGGTTATCGTCATGAGTAAGATGGAGGAATCATGAGTCAAGATACAATTGTCTATATTGCGGGATGGGTTTTCTTCCTGTTGGTGGGAGGCGTGATCGCATTCTCCCTGTACGCTATACTCTCTGGGAGGAAGCAAAATAAGGAGTACTTTGATCTATCCCTACCGTCAATCAACGAGGATGGGGCTGATCCTACAAAGGCTAACACCCTGGAGTCCTTGAGCATGGACGATGTTGTCAAGACGGATGATGATCAGGGTGAACCACTTCCAGCTCCACTACCAGTTCCAGATGAACTACCGATTCCTGATAGAATGCCAGATGTGAACGATCGTGAAGATCTGAATCCAGTTGCCCGGGAGGGCGATTCTGAGAGCATGCCGGTGCCAGATCTGAACGAGTTCGAATATGCTGGTGATCAGCCTCAATCATATGGAGGCTATGGTAATTCCCTTCCAATCCCCTCTGATGACGATCATGATGTCGGCAGTACTTCGCAAGATGACCCAATAAGTTCTATTGACAATATGATGGAGAGCGATGAAGACGCCCCTAACCCGTTCTCGTTATAATCACGGACGTGATGGCGGGGAAATGACAGCGATGATTCCAACTATGAGTTCAGGAGTGATAATCATATGAGCAAGAATTTCATAGCCAGCAGAGTTCTCGTTAAGAAGGTAGCGATGAAGCTCGGCGTGAGCGTTTATCTTGTGGACAAGATACTGACAGAACTGTCTAATGAGGTTATTGACTCCCTCAATAATGGATCAGACGTTAAGATCAGGGGGCTGGCCACCCTCAAGCTTAGGGTGAGGAAGGAACAAGACGTGTACTCACCCTATGACGGGCATAAGGTCCATGTTCCAGAGAGGACTGTCGTGAAGGTCGAGGCCGCTCCTAGGATAAAGAACGTGGTTGATCTTCCAGTGAGCGTGGACGATCATCGGGATGCTGATAAAGATGAGTAGCGCCTCTCACGAAGCGTAATCGAGCAGGTAATCCCAAACGGTTCACGCATTACATATCGCATATCTTGACAAGGAAACAAATAGGAGTGAATAGATTATGAGTCATGATGATCCAGTTAAGATAGATCTCAGCGGGATGAGGTCTAAGCAGTGGTCAACGATATTCAGTCTGCTCGCATTCCCCGGATGCTCGGAGATTGAGGTCAATGATGCTGACAACGTGTGGGCTAAGTTCAACGGTAAGAGGATGCAGGTTGGTCCCGACATTGCAGGTCGTATTGCCTGGGTTGATGCGTCAGACTTCGAGAGGAGTATGGAAGACATTGAGAGCCATATGGTCAGGTATGGGGCTAAGTATAGGGATGCGTTCTGCATCTATGAGGGCGGTCTTAGGATCAAGACGCTTGACGGGTCTCCCACGATTCGCGCCAGGTTCCATTGCGTGAAGCCACCAGTCTGCGAGTTCCCACAGGTGACGATTGCCAAGCAGAGTATAGAACTTGCCACCCTTGACTCCATCGTCAAGTCGGGGAGTCTTTCCAAGGAGATGGCCGAGTTCGTATCCGCCCTCATGGCCGCGCGTCAGACCATCGTATTCTCAGGGGGGACCGGAGCTGGTAAGACCACATTCCTCAACGCTGTAGCCAAGCTCATAGACTCCCGTGAACGAATCTGCGTGTGCGAGGACGCTCCTGAGTTGCAATTCAAGACTATTCCTAACACCTCGTACCTGATGGCTTACCCCAAGCAGCCCGGTAAGAGCGCTGATGATCAGGCTAGCCTCTCATGGGTCGTCGCCCAGACGGCTCGTATGCGTTGCGACAGGATCATAATTGGAGAGACGAGGGGACCGGAATTCGCAGACTTCCTCACCGCGGCCAACTCTGGGTTTGATGGATCCATGACGACACTCCACGCGAACACCCCGAGGATGGCTCTTGACAAGATGTTCAACTTTGCGAAGAGAGCTCCTGGCAATGGAACCACGCCATCAGCGTCTATCAACCAGGACATCGCGAACGCTGTTGACTATATCATACAGCTCGGTAGGCCGAAGAACAAGTATCGCGTGCTTGCCATTGAAGAGGTCACGAAGATTGTTGGAGATACTGAGGCCGCGAAGATCAAGACGCAGCCAATCTATCAGTACGTACCTGAGGCAGATAATTGGAAGCGCGTTGGATGGCCTGCTGATGATCACTTGAGGAACTTTGTCACTGAGTACGCGAAGCACCAGGCCGAGGACGCTATAAGGCGTAGGAACATTCGCCGCATCTGATGGCGGACGCTGATTGAAGACCACGTTCAATCAGCAGGCCACCCATCAACCCGACTATGAATCCCATTGATATCTTCACCGTATGCTAGGCGATGAGGATTACATAAACCGTTATAATAAGGGCTCGGGGTTCGACGGACAGTACAACTCGGGTGACTGGGGGGCACATAACCATGGTTGGTCTGACGGAACCGGGTCCGCCCAGACCGATGATGCCATAGTGAAGACCATTGGCTTCATTATAATAATAGTTCTAGCATTCATTGCTCTTCCAGCCCTGATCGTCGCGCTGGTCGTGTACATGGTCTTCTTCAGACTCATGAGGTTCAGGCCGACGTTCATAGCGACCCTGAACGCTATCCTATCCATCATTGGAATAGCGTGGTTCAATGATAAGGGAGGATTCAAACCAGCCATAGATCTTATCCGTGGTCTTAAGTTCACGGATAAGAATGCTATCATGGCAAGCCTATCAACCCTGCCATCGGGGATTATGTCATCACTCACGCCATTATGCTTGATCATTGGCCCATGGCTTGCTTTTATATTTGTGATCATGCAGTGCGCTCGCATGAGGAATAGCCCTCATCTAGTCTTGAATGAGGGTCTATCCCCGAAGTGGATGTATCACTTCAGATTCAGGATGAGTCCGGTTGAGATCATTATGAAGAGGATCATGATCAGTAAGATAAGGCAGGACAAGCTCCACCCGTATCATCGTAAAGATCTCATCCCCCTTGGTGTCGAGGAAGAACCGTTGAACCCGCCTGAGGATCCGATGAAGATTAAGAATGAGGTTCTTGTCTGCAGGGCTGAGGACGAAGCTCCTAAGCATACGATGGTGACCGGTGCTGCTGGATCCGGTAAGACGGTAACTCTGAAATCAATGATGACGAGGGATATTGATAATCATAAGACCATCTTCGTGATTGACTGTAAGAAGGATCCCGAGGTGGCCGAGTTCTTGTCAAGGAGATCTCGTGAGTCCGGGTGCAACTTCTATCACTTCTCAGCCGACCTTCCATACAGGATACAGGGCAACCCTGAGGGACCGTCATCATATGACCCGTTATCATCTGGATCCACGTCAAAGGATGTGGACATGATGCTGAACACTCGGGAGTGGGATACTGCTGCATCAGTGTACCGTGACCAGGCGCAGTCATTCCTATCAAAAGTGTTCGCAGTAATGGACGCAGCAAAGGAATATGGAGTTCTCGACAAGGTTCCAGCTCTTGACAGCAGTCAGGGGAAGATGTGGACGTTCACTCAGATGCTTGATAAGAGCATATTCAACGCTGTGGTTGTGGCTATGAACCAGATACCAGAGGCCGCGTATATCCGCCAGCAAGCGTCAGAGCTTAATGACCTCCTGTCGTCCAGTAGGAGGTCCCCTGACGTTCAGGCTGCCCAGCACTCGCAGGGAGAGTACCTGTCCAAAATGACTGGTCTTATGGTTAGCTCGTATGGCAAATGGATGAAGGGTGGTGAGGGTGCTGGGTCTGGTAAGATCATCAATATTTCAGACTTGTCATCAGAATCGGGGAATGTTGTCCTATTCTCGCTTGATGCTGCCCAGAAGAATGATCTTGGCTCTCTCATAGGATCTATGATCTGCGGTGATCTTGCGAACATGACTGAGACGAGGAAGAATCTTGGTCAGGACAATCCTATCGGAGTGTATATTGATGAGTTCCAGTCACTACCTCCAGAGTGCGTGAAGTCTATGCTCCAGAAGGCGAGATCAGCGGACGTGGGACTCACCCTAGCTTTCCAGTCGCTAGATCAAGTGTCGTCAGAAACGGGATCGGATGCGTACGTGAAGTCACTGCTTGATACCTGCTCTAACTTCATATTCCACGCTGGATCAAATTACGATACTGGTCTACTCGCTTCTAAGATTATTGGAACTCATATCGTGAACAAGTACATTGTGAATCGTAGGAATGAGACTAGCCTTGGAGCATTCAACTGGAATAATAATCGTGATCTTCAAGTGAACACAAGTCAAGACGATGATTGGATCGTGAACCCGTCTGAGTTTGCGAAACTATCCATGCCTAACGCTCAGAACAAGTATAAGTCTGAGGCAATCATCATTAAGAAGGCGTCTTCTGATCCAATTGATAAGGGAACGGTTGGTGCCGTAGCCCATAAGACGAGAATGATTCCGCCAGAATGTGTTCTCACCGAATACTTTGATCCTAAGTCAGATCCAATTAACATAGATGAACCACTGTCCATCCGGTTGAGTCGAGGACTAGCTCGTGACCTTATGGCCATTAGCAAGACTTCTGGGAGTACGGTGAACACCGCCCCCGGACAGGTTCCAGGTAACGGCCAACCGTCACGGATCGACGATTCCACGCGTGGAGATCATGAGACCTTCGTAACCAATAGGGATATTAGGAATCCTCGAGAGTCTCCCGGTAATGATTCTAAAAAGTCTGTATCAAACAGATCAATGGAATCAAGGCCAATGAGACCAACGCTCAACGGCATGAGCACGGGCGTGAATGAACATCCGATAACTAGAAGTTCTAGACGGAGGAGTCTTCAAGATTCGAGCCGTAACGAATCCACGTCAACACGATCTAATCAAGATGGTAACTCTCTGCCATTACCGTTCGACGAACCAGATGAGTCAGATAATCAACCTCAGAATGAATCTTCTACCGTCAATCGACGGCCGACCGAATTCAGATCACGCAGGAGCAGTCAATCACCAATGACGCCTAAGGACCCAGTCAGGAGGGCTCATGATGATCGTCCCCACATGGGTCACGGGTTCAGTTTTGATGATTTTGATGATGCGCGATGATTACGCTGCGTGATTACATGAATCCATTGGTTATAATGATGCATTGTTTGTCTTTTCCTCACGATTGCATTAAAATCACTTATTAATAGTCAATGTAAGATGGAGGTCATGGATGGACGGAAATGATGCAGCCTATAAAATTGGCGCATTCCTTAGGAAGACGGTCGATTCTGCTTCTAACGTTGTTGACACTATTGCCAGCTCTGCCTTTGATGGAGATGAGTATCAGGATAATGGGATTGTAAGCAGTAATGGGAATGACGTGATGGACACGTATGATTCCAATTGGACTTTGGAGGAATCTTACCCATCTATTCCTAATGAAGACGATAAGTCTACCGATGCGACCAATGATTCTGATGGAGACTACGGGAGCCCCGATAAAGATAGGTTTGTGATCATATCATTCCCCGATAACAGCCAGGTAAGATGGATTGTGGTCAAAGATCAACGCTCAAGGGACGCCATGATAGTAGCCACGGAGAGATTCCGGATTAATGCTGAGAAGTTCATGGCCAAGAAGCGGCCTAATGATCCTACTCTAAAAGTCGTGTCAACTACTATTATTGATGGTAAGACGAATGCGATCGTATCAACGTACACGGAATCCGGGTTCAGACATGGTGACGTCTTAACAGTCCTTGATCTTATTGAGGGTGATAAGGTTGATAAAGACACCGCGGCCCATATTCCAAAGGTACCATACAATTCATATGAGAGTGGATGGCCATGGGATCCCAAGGACAAGTCTAAGTACAAGTATCTTGCCAAGAGCCTCAGGTTCTTGTGATCCTTGCCTATACCCTCGGAGTTTTATACTGGCAGTTGATTGGATGGAATAATGAAGATTGATGGAAGCGTTGCTCACGCTAACAAGATTAGTGTTGGCATCATGAAGAATGCGGTCAAGGATGCTGGTCTGCATCCCTCAGATCTAGCAGGATTGTTCGATACTGATGAGGACACTGTCAAGGGATGGTTCACGAGCACTGTACCATATGACGTGTTCCTACAGTTGTGTAAGATCACTCACGTGAAGGCCATTGATGTTTTCAATGAGACCAAGACCATCCTAAAGGCCGAGCGAGCGGTCGCCAAGGCATCTGGATCTCATGATGGTGATACTGTTAAGACTCCTAGTGGAGATCACACCCATGCCGAATCAAAGAGTGATCAGCCTGCGGCTTCCACTAGTAATCAAGCTAGCGAATCGGACGTCGATCTTGACGGGAAGCCTGACGATCTCCCATTCCCGTTGTTGAAGACAAGTGCGGCTGACGTTGGTCTCAAGAACGCGGACGCCCTCATCCTCGAGTGGGATGACGTGAAGAGGGAGGCCATTGACCTCAGGAGCGATCTTAGTGACGATCAGAAGCAGAGCAGGTTGAAGAAGTACCCCAAGCCGAGTAAGATGTCATCTGATAAGGTTGAGCTCATCTTCCCATCATACAAGGCAGCTCAGGGATTCGTTAACGGAGGCTATCTGAATAACGTGAATGAGATAGCCGCCCGTAGACAGTACGGCGTCACTATAACCGTACGAGATCATGAGGATCATTAATCGTACGTTTCATACGGATGGAAGATGAAATACTATCGGAAGGAAGCAGCCCTTGGCTAAGGACAATGATATCAATGGTAAGGATCTGTCGCCGGAATTCCTCACGAAGATGAGTACGGATGAACTTAACAGACTGGTTGCAGAATCAGGATCCGCGTCTAATCTGAATAATGCGAACGATATCGCGGATAGTATCGAAGAGGCGGTTCGCAAGCAGAGGGAGTATCTTCAGGGACAGCTCAATGCTATCATCCCGGATACCGGTGGTGATTCGCAGGCGGCTGTTCTCAAGCCGTCAGTGTCTATGGCTGAGGAGATAGCTGGTGGCAAGAGGGGTGTGATCGTCAACAAGACGCCTGACGCTATATCAGAGGAAGAGGAGGTTAAGACCTCCGAGGAAGAAGCCAAGGAGCGGGCTAAGACCCTTAAGGATGCCGAGGATGATCTTCAGAAGCTTACTGGACTTGAAGCCGTGAAGAAGCAGGTATCAGAGTTACAGGCCACTATAGCAGCCAATCAGGTGAGGAAGAAGCTCGGTATGCTTGATCCTAAAGATCCTGAGTCTGATGACGTGTCCGTTCACGTCGCTCTTCTGGGAGCACCCGGAACTGGTAAGACAACGGTAGCCAGGATTTACGCTCGTTTGCTCCGTGGTATTGGTCTTCTCAAGAAGGGCCATCTGGTTGAGACCGATCGGTCTGGACTGGTTGCTGAGTATCAGGGTCAGACGGCTCCCAAGACGAATAAGGTCATTGACTCAGCCCTCGATGGGGTTCTCTTCATTGATGAGGCCTATAACCTGAACACGGGAGAGCAAGACGTGTTCGGACAGGAGGCTGTAGCCACACTCATGAAGAGAATGGAGGACGATCGTGATCGTCTCGTGGTCATCATTGCCGGTTATACTGACGTGACTGAGCACTTCCTTGATTCTAATCCAGGCCTCCGTTCAAGGTTCGTTGAGAAGATCGAATTCCCGAATTATAAGAATGACGAGCTTGTGACCATAGCTGAGAGGAAGGCGCTGGCGAAGGGCGTGATGCTGACCGATGATAATAAGAAGTCTCTCACCGAAGCCTTTGAGGAATTGAGGACTACGGAAGCATTCGCTAACGGAAGAACTGCCAGGGTCATTATCGACAACGCTATCAAGGCGCAGTCATTGAGGTTCACGATGTATCTAAATGACCACGATAAGATGACAGATGATGAGAAGAAGAAGTTCTTGTCATCGTTCACTAAGGAAGATCTTGACACGGCCGCGAGTAAGACCATTGACATGAGCACGTCTAAGCAGTCTGAGAAGTCAAAGCTCATGGACGAGAAGGTGAAACTGGCCGAGGCCTTCGAGAGATCAGCAACCAAGGCGGCAAGGGATCTCCATACTGATGCTGATACCGTGTCCTCATTCTCAAAGCTCAAGGCGTCAGCGCAGGTCAAATAAGGCGAATAGGAATCATATAGTAAGCATATAGTAAGTCTTACCTACCATTATTCTGTCACTGTTTTTGCCGTTTCTCACAGGCGTTGATCGTATGGATCAACGCCTCTTCCATTTATCTTAATTTTCATATTTCTTCTATAAATGATGCTGACTGATGATACGGATTAACTCGTCTTGATATCATATTTGTCTTCATCTGAACCGTTAGACCTGTTAGACATTGTGTCTTGATAAAAGAGGATCATTGATATCTTATCCTTGCAATGCAAAAGCAATCAAGGATAGGATACATTATGCCAGATTTTGATACAGTCAACGTGGAAGATAATGAGGGGACGCCCTTCGAGACCCCCTTGCAAGATGATCAGCCAAATGCGGAAGACCACGAGGATGGGCGTGAGGAATCAAAGCCCAAGGCGCGTCCAAGCCGTAAGATCATCAAGAAGACGGCGGACGTCACCCCGGCTGTGGTGAACGCCGTTCTACAATGGGCTGATAGGGTGAGAAGCGCTGACCAGAAGACGATTGATCTCGCTAGCGACCTCCTCAACGTGAGGAATCCTGATGAATCCAAGCTGATCTCAGCACTCATGGACGCATCATCGGTTTCAGATGCTAGGAAGAAGATCAGTAGCGCTCTTGACCTTGCGAATCTTGATGATCTAAGGTTTGCTGTCGAAGTCGCAAGGCTAGATCATTCTAATCGTAAAGATCTATGGGACCTCGAGTCGAAGATCGACCCTGATCTCGCCAGCTCTATCACTGATGGGTCAGGAAAACTGCCTCCTAACGATCTGTACGCAGAGGTCAGTCTTCTTAGACGCCTTCAGAAGGAGTCATCATTGTTCAGAAGCTCGCTAGACTCCGTGACCGAGCTTTTAGGATGATTCTGTACTGCAATCGAATCAATGATAATGGGATTCATATAGATGACCATGGTCTTCATCATATGATCTTTGGCTTGAAGGGAGTCTAATTGTGACTAGTAGGAAGATGACTGAACATCAGAAGGAAGTACTGAAGCGCAGGAGAAGAGTGGCCGCGCTGAAGAAGAAGGGATCAACCAACGGACAGATAGCCAAGTCTGTTGGCATCTCTAGCTCAACCGTCACTAGGGATCTTAATTGGATTGAGGCCAATGAGCCCGAGCGTCTTAAGATTGATCATGCGAAGAAGGATGAGCGCGGTTCTAACGCGGAATCTAGCAATTCTAGTAATATCGCTTTAGACGCGAATAAACGCGCCTTAGACGACGGTAGCGTTAAAGACGAGTTTTCACATGCATCTGATGATAAGGACGCTCTAAGGCACGTTAGAACACTTCCTGAGCACGCCTCAGTGAATGACGACACTCTTCATGGAGAAGATAACGCATCTTCGTCTCCCAATAGCAATGATACTCATTCCACTCCATCCGCCAGAGTGACCGTTAACGAGGTCATTCAGGAGGAGAATGAGGACTCCTCATGGGATTATGTTAAGGAGAAGATTTGTGGTTCTGGTGAGCCGTCTTATTACGATGACGTGAAGACGTGGTGGAATCACGAGTCTACTCCAGTTGACGTGGCTGCCATCAAAGGTGGAGGATACAGGAACGCTAGTAAGGCCGAGGTGCGCGAGGCTGCCAGGGATGCAGAGGCAGCCGCCGAGTTTTACAGCGTGCCAGATGAGGACAAGTACAAGTACTTGAAGAATAAAGTCCAACAGGGGAGACTAGAAGTCGCTATTGGGGTGACTGTAGTTGTAGCTGTTCTGCTTGTTTTTGCTATCATCTTATAGTTTCACAGGAATGGAGAATCGAAGACCAATGGGATCTATTAATGACGATTGGATTGATGATATTGACGACTCTTCATCAGATGGCGACCCGGAGGATGATGATTTCATAAGTCGGGAGAATGACTATTATGACTATGACGCGGCTGCCGGGATGCCAATATGGGTCGATGAGGACACGCTAGAGTTCATCTTCTCGATTCGTTACAATTCACCCGCGTTTGATGGGTCCCTCCTCCAGGAGAATTATAGGGTCATGGTCCACAAGTCTTTCTCTGATCTCATAAAGACCATCATCGAGCAGAAGATCAGAATGATGTCTAGGAGACCCGATCTTTACAAGACCACTGACACGAGGGGTTACAATCTTAACACGATCAACACTGACAACATCATAGACATTGCAAGGAATATGGGTATAGATCCCGGTGGAATTGATGTGCTGACGCTTGTGGCCGCTGTCGTTGAATCACTCTCGAAGATAGTCATAAGGACGATCAAGGAGAGGCCCGGTATGAACACGGCCGATAAGAAATTGGCCATAGAGTTCATGAAGGATCAACTGTGGGATGAAGACGCCCAGCTCAGATGGAGGGCGGTTAGCGCAAGAACCCTGGCCAGCATGTATTCATATGATAATCTTCCGCGATCTGTCAAGGTCATTAGCGCGCTGAACAATTATTTAACCGAGGAACTTTCAGGAGGATTATTACAGTCCTCTGATCTCACCCTCACCTTCATGGAAGAGTACTTGTCAGATTCAGTAGTCCAATACATATTAGATCAACTTGAGTCCAATGATTCTAGTCATGACGGCATACCAGATGAGATGATCATTGATAATGCTATACAAGACATAAGAACAGGCGACTGGCAGAATGATGACGATGGTGGATGGTGAGCTGCCTTTTACTTATCCCGGCATTTTCGTCTACTGTTGAATGATCGATGAATCCTTGATACTATTGTCTTTGGTAATAGAGTTAGCCAAGATCAACACGATGCTTGATAATCTACGTTGAGGAAATGCGTTGGATCGAACAGCGTATTGACCGGGTTGATCGAATCGGGTGACGATAGGCAGGAGGATAGAGTTGATGAGGATCATCATTACGGGTGGTAGGAATCGAAATGTTCTTTTGAAAGAAGTCGATCGAGAAGTCGTTGAGGCGATAAGATCCAATGAGGTACCTGCAGCCGAGCGGGTTGTCATTGTGCAAGGTGGATGCCCAACGGGAGTAGACGCGGCTGCCGTGGAATACGCGGAAGCACGGGGATGGTCTTCTGAAACCTTCACTGCCGAATGGAAGAAGTACGGGCGCGCTGCCGGCCCGAAACGCAACGAGCGCATGGCTACGCTAGGCGCTGACCTGTGCCTCGCATTCCCCTCCGCGTCTGGTTCGCCAGGCACGTGGGATATGATCCGTAGGGCTGCCGCACATGGCATCCGTACGATCATCATCCCCGAAGACGTGCAGAAATGATAGCCACGGCCGGATGCGTCGATTCCATGGTCGAATGCGCCAAGGAGAGGAGGGTGGAATGAGCGGGGGTAGACGAGCTAGGTTGCCAATGAGAATACTTGATATTCTTGCCGTCATCACTGGTCTTACAGGCGGGACACTCCTAATCGTCAATATTCAATGGTTCTTCACATTCCTCATCGGTTTATTGATCGTACTTGCTATCGGAATAGGATCATACATACCAGCATACGCCTTCATGAGGAAGAAGAAGTATCGTGACTCTATAAGAACTATTCGTGAAGAACAGGAGAAGATCCGGGTGGATCGAATCAATCACGGGTCGGAGTCAACGGGCTATGATTCTGCTAACCCCTCATCTGTTCTACGGAAGTCTATAGATTCAGGTGACCCCAGAATGATACCAATCGTGAGAGCGTACTCTCAACTGGAAGACCTGGCTAAGAGGAATAATATCACTCTTGAGGTCATGAGGGAGGAGTACGCTCCCAGGTTCAATGGTCTCGCACAGCTGATCTCATTCCAGTCTGACGTGAAGGAGAATCCCAGCGTTTACGGGATAGATCGGGGCGCTGTTGACACGATGATTCATGATGCGTCTAATGCGCTCGTTAGGTCAATAGACAATGACGTGCATGAGATCACTGACGGTCAGGTCTTGTCCGCCAGGGCCACCACTGACTACATCGTGAACAGTGATTCTGACATATCTGATCCGATGGAATCACCGTCAAGCTGATCAAAGACGTTATGGATAGCGTGATCTCCACCCGTCCTCGTTGTTCTTGTTGATATCTTGTGTTATAATTGCATCGTTATGAGGAATGAGGAAAATGCAATCCGGAGGCATGTGATTATGAGTACTGGCAATGACACGATGGTGATTGGACCTCAAGGGGACGTTGATGAGACGCGAGTGATACCAACCGTAAGCACGGAAGACCATAATAGCCTTCACCATGAAGACCATGAAGAAGGTGATCATCTTCGCAAGAACATGGTCAGGTTCATGTTAATCTCTGTCATAGCGTTCATCATCGCGTTTATGTTCACGTCGATAGCAACGACGAGTAGGTCCAACGATAATGGAGGACAGTCGGCTATGTCCGAGCAGGCAACAGACAAGTACGTGGGCGCCACTGACGCCACTAAGACAACGCCGTCTATCGCTACGATCAGTCTTGACGGGCTAGTCGGACAGAAGTGGTCTAATGCGAAGAAGATCATTACGTCTAGGGGCGGGGACGTGAATGACGCCCGTATCACCGTCCTCACTGATGATGGCAAAGATCCCGTTGTCGACAGTAACTGGACGGTCACATCGGTTAAGAGGAATGATGATAAGGTAACAGTCAACTTGAAGCATGATAGCAGTGATGCTAGCGGAGTGGTTGGCCAGCTTACCACTAAGGGTAAAGACGCTCTGGGCAATCTTACCGACGGGAGTCTTGGGCTCGGTAAGAATTGATATTTGACTCATGAGCCCCCATCGTATGAGGAGCATGAGACGATATATGGTAACAGATTGGTAATATATGGTAACAGATTGGTACCATATTCATCATTGGAAACGTTTGGTCTAGTAAGAAGAGGTCAAGATTGCCTAGTAAGAAGGACATTGAGAGTTCGATTGAAGCATATAATGCTGATGCTATCAATGAGTTCAAGTACCCGTTCGCCGTATGGAAGAGACCTTCCATGTACCTGGGGGACAGGGGTGAACAGCAGAGCGTTGGCATCCGCGAGCTCACCGATAACGCCACCCAGGAGGGTCTGAGGAAGTTCGCGGACAGGGTGCGGGTAATCTTCAATGAGGATAACTCTGTCATCGTTCAGGATAATGGACGAGGCCTACCTGTTGACGTGAACAGGAAGACTGGTAAGAATGGAATCATTCTCACCATGGCAACACTGCACGCTGGTGCTAACTTTGATAGCAACGTGAAGGCCGGTGAGGCTGGAGCTGGTCTTAACGGTGTTGGAGCGTCCGTGACGAACGCTCTAGCCAAGAGGTTTGACGTACTCGTGTACCGTAACGACAAGCAGTACTCACTGTCATTCCAGAACGGGTTCCCCGGGCATTTCGATGGTGAGGGCCCTGACGCTGGTTTCACTGAGGGGACGGACATCGTTACGGAGAAGGATCCCAGGCCGGCAGCTGAACGGAAGATCTGGAGGAATGGTACTCGCATACAGATCTGGTATAATCAGGAAAGATTCCCAGATAACGAGCGCGTGAATCGCGATGATCTTATCGAGCGTCTTAGGGGCGTCAGTTACATCATCCCGGGTCTTCACATTGACATTGAGGACAGGCTGAGACGAAATGAGGACGGGTCACCCTACGAGTGGTCCTTCTATTCCGAGGACGGTATACCCGCTTTCGTTGAGAACATCTCTCCTGATGATCTACTATCGGGATCGGAGACCAAGTCTGGTGACCCATTCGAGAAGAAGGGCATTTACTCCATGCACGTGGAGGGACATTATGATGAGCGTGCTGTAGGACTAGATGGCAAGAACGTCCTGGCCCATAGAACGGTGACGGCTGATCTTGCCATGAGGTGGGGTGTCGGGTATGATAGGACACTGCGATCGTACGTTAACACGATTCACACTCAGGATGGTGGCGTGCATGTGGACGCGCTTGAGGCATCGTTGACGAAGGTGTTCACAGATCGTATGTCCTCAATGCGTGGAATGCTGATGAAGGGCGACGAGACCCCGATAGTTGAAGACGTGACCGCGGGCTCTACCATCATCATATCCGTCAACGTTCCAGAGCCACAGTTCAAGGGCCAGGAGAAGCATAGCCTGTCGGGTCCAGAGGTGAAGAAGGCTCTAATTAAAGCTCTCTCGGATGGGCTTGAGAAGTTCATCCAATCGCCCGGCAGGCAGAATGCCATCAAGGTCATCTTCAATAAGATCAAGACGGCTGCGAACGATCGTAAGGCCGCGCAGGACGCTAAGCTATTGAAGAGGCAGTCACACCGCGTCACGTCCGCGTCACTTCCTCCTAAACTTTCAGACTGTGCTATGACTGACACCCCTGAATCAGAACTCCTTATCTGTGAGGGTGATTCCGCGGCTGGTACCATCGTGAAGGCCCGTGACGCCACGTACCAGGCCGTCATGCCCATCCGTGGTAAGATCTTGAATTGTCTCAAGGCAGACATGAAGGCGATCTTGAAGAATGGCGAGGTTAATGACATCGCGAAGGCCCTTGGTGCTGGCATGGGCGAGAACTTCGACCCTGAGAGGTGCAGGTACGGTAGGGTCATCTTTGCTGCTGACGCTGACGTTGATGGTCTCCAGATCAATAATCTCCTCTACACGGTCTTCAATAGGCTGTTTCATGGCCTCATCACAGAGGGAAGGGTCTACCAGGCTGTTCCTCCACTTTACGAGATCAGGGTGGGGGCTGGTAAGAATCAGGAAACCCTCTACGCTATTGATGGAGAGGCCAGGGATAAGATTGCGAGTAGACTTGATTCAGAACACAAGTCATACAAGATTGATCGCGATAAGGGGCTTGGTGAAATGGACCCACGCGATTTTTATAATACTGTTCTTGACCCAATGAATAGAAGACTCAAGAAGATCAAGTTAGACGACGTGAAGGAAGCCGAGGAAGCTCTCGACCTGACCATGAACGACTCGTCACAGGAGAAGAAAGACTTCATGAGTGATAACTTCAATGCGGCCATCGCTACTGGCCTTATTGAGGGTTTCTCGGACTGATAAGGAGTATAATAAACATTATGGTACGCAGGAGAAAGAACTCTAAGAGCAATTCTGAACTTACTGAGGAGTCAAGGAAGAGGTTCGTCAAGGTTGCTGCAAGCATTAACGAGATGAGCGTCTCTGAATGGCTGAAGACGAACTTCATACCTTACGCTTGGTCGTATAACCTGGATCGTGCACTGGTAGACGTGTCTGGACTCAAGCCCGTCCAGCGTAGAATCCTTTACACCATGTTCAAGAGGAATCTTGGCCCATCTGGCAACAGGATGAAGGTCGCCACCCTGGCTGGTGCCGTACTCCAATTCCACCCTCACGGTGACTCCTCTGTCTCGGAAGCGTTAAAGAACATGGCGAGAGATCACGTGTTCAGAGTTCCGCTCATTGATGGCAAGGGAGACTTCGGCGCCCCCGGCAAGCCTGGAGCTGCAGGGCGTTACATTGAAGCCCGCTTGACCAAGGCCGCGTGGATTAATGTCGAAGATCTCAACAAGAATGCCGTCAAGATGATTCCGAATTATGATGACACGACCGTAGAGCCCACTAGAATACCAGTGAAATGGCCTGTTGGCGTGATTAATGGTGGATCTGGCATGGCGGTAGCCTATGCGTCTAACATTCCCTCGCATAATCCCACCGAGATCATGAATGCTTGCATCTACCTCGTGAAGCATCCTAACGCTCCCCACGAGAAGCTTTCAACCATCATTCAGGGCCCAGACTTCAACATGGGTGGCCTGGTGACTAGTATTGACGGCGTGAAGGAATACCTAGAGACTGGATCTGGAACCTTCACGCTAAGAGCGCAATACGATGAAGAGCCAATGTCCCGTGGAATGACAAGACTAGATTTCTACGAGATACCATTCGGGACGTACCCGGAGAAGATCCTTGAGGCTATTCAGAAGCAGATGGAGAAGGGCAATCTTAATGACGTGTCAGATTATAAGGATCTTTCAGATCTTAACCACCCCGTAAGAGTTGTGGTCATCTTGAAGTCGGGCGCGCAGAAGAAGAAGGTCATAGAGGATCTCTTCCAGCTCACCCCACTCCAAACAAGATTCTCCGTTAACATGACCACCATCGTGAAGAACAGGCCGGTCCAATCATCAATGAGGGATATCCTCCTTGACTTCATCGAGTTCAGGAAGCAGTGCCTAAAGAACTCTATGACGTTTGATCTCAAGAAGATGAGGGATCGCCTGCACCTCATTGACGGTCTCCTCAAAGTCCTCCTTGACATTGACGCGGCCATTAAGATCATTCGCGGTTCTAATGATGCTGATTCAGCCCGAACCAAGCTTGAGAAGAAGTTCAAGATTGACAAGGATCAGGCTGACTACGTGCTCTCCCTACAGCTCCGTAGGCTCACAAGAATGGACTCCGTTGCCCTCAAGAATGAGGACAAAGAGCTTAAGGAGTCTGTCAGTAATACGGAGTCAATCCTCAATGACGAGGGGAAGCTTAATAACGCCCTCATCAGCGAGTTCAGGGAGACCCTGAAGGTAATTGGTGATGACCGGCACACTGAGATTAACGGTATCACCGAGGAGCAGTTCAAGAATCAGCAGAAGGCCGAGGCTAAGAAGATTCGAGCGGCCGGCAACGGGGCGAAGACTTGGCTGTACCAGAATGCTGAAGGGAAGCTTGTGAAGACCCTGACTAGGATTCCAGCTTCATCAGAGGTGAAGGGTAAGATTGACCCAATCGTCAGTGAGGCGAAGATTACCGGCAATGCGTCCATAGCGTTGATAGGATCTGATGGGAATGCTTACGCAACAACAGCCATGTCTCTTGAAGATGACAAGAAGATTGACCCATCAAAGATTGGAATCCTGCCCGATAAGGTAGCGTATAGGGGTGTTGTCGGGGATGGAGACAGAACCGTCCTGGTGGTCACACGGAATGGTCGCGTGCGTAACGTGAAGCTACCAGTTGATGGGAAATGGGACGTGAAGCCGGTCGTTAACCTTGATGATGGGGACTCTATCGTATCTGTCCTAGACTCTACCAAGGCCGTGAAGGGATCTACCGTCATCATGGCCACCAGGCGTGGACGGGTATTAAGATTCCCGTTAGACTCCCTAAGACCATGCGGGGCTGGCGCGCAAACTGTTGCAGGCATGAACACGAAGGGTGACGAGGTCGTGATGGCTATTATCGCTCGGCCTGACGCGGAGAACCTCGTGACCACCTCAACAGTCACGGTCAAGGTCACTCCACTCGAGGAGGTCACGGTCCACGGTAAGGGAGGCGCTGGCCTTCCAGTTCACCCAATGCTTCCAACTGACTCTATCACGCAGATAGGGGTTGACGCATTCCTCGTGAACAAGGGGAAGATGGAGAATCTACCCAGTCCAACTCCAAGAATGAAGAGACCCGCGCCAATGAGGAAGTTCACACGATTGTCCATGTAGCCAAGGTAATCGTAAGACAAGCTAGATCTCATTCGTCTAATGATATCCTATTCTCATGCGTGAAAGAATCATAAGCGAGATCGATAAGACCCTCCGCAGTGAAGATGGATTCATGGGAATGACCCATGCTCTCAGCGCGATAGCATTGCTTTCTGTCGTATTAGCGTTCAAAGAGCAGTGGATCACAAGCGTTGCTGGCAATGCGTCTACCCCGTATCTCATCCTACTCTTCCTCGTTGTTGTTGGTGGAGCCCTCATGCCAGATCTTGATAATACTAACTCGTCAGCCAAGTCTGCCCTGGGATTTATTGGTAGTGGAATAAGCTGGTTCATGCGGACAACGGCTCCAATTATCCAAGGGCTGCTGCACACAAGGTATGATAAAGACACTGAGAATGCTCACAGAGGGTTTTATCATACCGCGTTATCAGCCGTGCTCTTCGGGCTGCTCGGGATGTTCCTCTGCTCTAATACTATCGACATTCCAATAACCGGTAGTTTTCACGTTAACGGTCTGTTGTTCGCTATAATCTTAGCGTTCATCGGCGTTCACATCGCATTGTCCACATTGGGGAAACCCATATTAAAGCCATTGAAGAGTAATGCCGGGATTCTCGGCTTCATTATCCCCACCGTATTGTCAGCAGTAGTGATTGGCATGCTTATCTTCCAGCTCCCAACGTCGACGGATTACTCTAAGATAGGATTAGCGTTCGGTGTAGGATGGATGATCCACATTATAGGCGACATGTTCACGACCCAGGGGGTGCCGGTGCTCTTCCCCATACCAATCAAGGGGCATCTGTGGTGGCACGTGAGGCTGCTCCCAATCAAGGCCGGAGGAGTCATTGAGAATTTCGTGTTCATACCATTCTTCATCATCGTCATTTTGATCTCAATATGGGTTGTGGTCATGTGAAGACGAAATGTGATTGCAAGAATGTCAACAACTGTTCACATAATGCGTTAGATGATAATAAGAATACGCTATATGCGTAACTACATATCCTTCCAATGTGGGGGGATGGAGGATTAACATTATGACTACGAGAAGATGGGGCTTGACGATTGGTGCTGATGGCATGATGCACACGAGCATCTGCCGCGCTAAGAAGCCGGGAACCGGTAGATGCCATCACTTCGCCCACGTGAGGGACGCTGAAACAGCCCAGAGGTATATCACTCTTCACCAGATGCAACCAGATCTCACTAAGATTGTGAATTATGATCGTGACGTGAAATCAATCAACGGGGCGATTAGGGATTATCTTGAGGATCGTGGCATCAAGATCGAGTACGCGCCAGATGATGAGAATGTGAGCGTGATTGACTCATGGTTCCACGGTGACCGCAAGCTTGCCAAAAAGATCTTAGGTGACGCCCAGGAGAGTGGAGTGATTCCGAAGATCGAAGCCGCCAAGAGCGTGAGGGAAGATGTGGGAGACCTCGTCCATGATGGAGTGAAGATAAGGGTTGAGGGTGACAGGTTCACGGGCATGAACCCGGATAAGGACTCTGATCTTGACTCTGACGTATGGATGACGGCAAATGGAATCACCTCAAGATTCCTTGATGGAGACGCACCGGTGACCATTATGGTCGCTGATGGGAAAGATGAGAATGCGGCCATATCCAACGTGCGATCTAATTGGTCAAATGATAGTGAGGATGACAATCTTCTATCGGAAAAGAGGAAGAAGGATTTCGCTACAGCGGGGTATGCTAGCCTGCATGGAAGAACGATCTGACGGCAATCCTTACAGCAATCGCGTGACGATTCTTCACCATAGAATCAGCATTGTTCTTCATTGCTTTTAATGGACCGGGGCGATAGACCCGGTCCATTTCTTATTCATCCTTATTATCATAAGAACGTTGCTATTCCAACGATTAGACGCCCCTATAAAGAAGTACGGTTAACAAGCCTGTAAAAGCGTTATATGATTATTACCCGCGTTGATGGAAAGCAACGCGGAGATATCTTATCCCAGTGTTCACTGTGAGAGTGGGCTTGATGGGAAGACATATGCTGTAAGGCATCTACATAAGGAGAGGGAATAATTAACAGTTCAATCAGCGCTTCAGAGAAGATAAATTCTAGTGCCCCTGTAGTTTCTAGTGATCATAAAGATCATGATAGAATCAGTTCTAAAGGACTCCATAGAGAGCCGTTCGGGGAAGAGGACGTTAAGCTGTCTTATCTTTCAAGGAAGTCATCTGATGGCAAGTTCTTCGATCTTGATGAAGAGCTGTTCCTTGGAAAGATGATCAGACTAGCCAAGGAGGATCCCTCTAAACGCAACGCGCGTAGGTCTGAACGGGCTAAGCAGTGTCTTGCTGAGGCTAATAAGAGACTCGTGTTCAAGATGGCCAACAAGTTCTATAGAGCCTATTCCCGAGGTGATAAGGACGATGTCATTAACGCTGGTCAGGTTGGTCTCGCCCGCGCTTTGAATGATTACGACGATCAGAAGGGCTTCAAATTCTCAACGTATGCTATCTGGTGGGTTCGTCATTACATCCAGCGTCTTGGTTATAAGACGGACAGGGTGGCCAATCTTCCCGGCAGCAAGATTGGAATCATGAGAGACATCAGGAAGGAGACCCTGGAGATCAAGAAGGATGGCCTCAAGATAACCCCGGACATCATGCATGAGATCCTCGTACGACACGGTATTGATGAGGCTGAGTATAATAAGATCAGATCATTCGACGCTGAGCCGTACAGTATGGAAGCTCCAATGTTCGGTGATGACACGGTTCAAGCGTCTGATGTCATGAGGTATGATAGCATCACGAGTAGCGTCATGAGCCGTCCAGCACCATCGCCAGAGGATACCGCAGATAGGAATGATGTCATCTCAGCACTCAGCAAGATCATGATGACCCTCCCCGTCATTCAGAGGCAATTAGTGTCCATGAATTACATTGAGGATAAGCCCCTCGGTAAGAACGGTGAGATCAGGAGGACGAAGGCCTCGGTGAGAAGGAAGCTGGACATTGACAAGCAGACAGCTGACAGGGAGTTGTCAGCAGCGTTGAAGACGTTGAGGGACGGGTTGTCTAAGGCCGGATACGCTCCATCTGATCTATAGCGGTTCACGTAATCCAAGGGGTCCTTATAGGTAAGATAGATTCTTGGATGGGATAGTCTTATATAAGATGAGGGAGATGCTTCATGACTGAGGTTTGGCATATGACGCCTAATGGTCCAAGGAAATGCGTGGCCAAGGATAGGAGTTCGTGCAAGTATGGCGATCGTCTGCACGGATCCATGGATGATCTCTCCAAGCGTTATGAGGACGATCTTAACATAGCCAATGATCTCATGACAAGACTCACGAGGGCCGCCCAGGATTACTATCAGGGGCTTGATACTGATTCTGACATGACCGATGAAGAGTATGATGCGGGAGTCAAGTATCTTCGACAATTGGACGCGGACTATAAGCTGAATGACCCCGAGGTCACCGCGCTCCTTGACGGCAAGGTTGCCGGCGGTACGAGCCCTGAGGACAAGAATGCGAACAAGGTTCATCATGACGTGCCCATGCTCTCGCTCCGTAAGGCTGACAGTGAAGATCAGGTGAGAGGGTATCTGGGCGACATGGAGTCAGAGGGGGCAACTGGATTCAAGTTACAGGCCAAGCTTGACGGGATCGCCTGTTCTGCGGAATATGAGAACGGTGGGCTCGTGAAGATGTCCACGCGTGGTAACGGTTCTGATGGTGAGGACATGTCGTATCTTATTGACAATCCCGACGTGAAGGTGAAGGGTCTACCTAAACAGCTCGGTGGAAGGCTGACGGACGCTACCGTTGAGATCAGGGGGGAGTTATTCCTGCGTCCATCAGAGTTTGACAAGATGAACTCTGAGAAGGCCAAGCGCGGTGAGGATCAGTACAAGAATCCTAGGAATACGAATGCTGGCATCGTGAAGAAGGCCGCCAGGGGGATGAATGGGGAGAAGGCGACCCTCCAGTTCGTCATGTACAAGATCATAGGCCAGACGTCTCCCGACGATCTTGCCGATGCTGGCGTGGCGGAGGTCTCCCGCGTAACGGAAGAGGAATGGCGTAAGACCGGTCACCAGATGCCATCATCATTGTCAGTCATGATGAGGGGTAGAAGTAAGGACGAGGTTACAGCCGACACGATGAACGTGATCAACATGTTCGGCCCCGTCCGTGATGATCTTGACATTCCCACTGATGGAATCGTGATCAAGCCCGTGAACGAGCAGGACATGGACGCGAAGATGGGATCGAATTCCCATCACCCGCTCTCACAGCTCGCGTGGAAGTATGCTGGTGAGAAGGCGCAGGTCAAGGTCACTGGAGTGGAATGGACTGTAGGTAAGTCTGGGAAGCTTACGCCCACTGTTCTTTACGAGCCCACCAGATTCGGGGGATCTATCAATTCTCGGGCGACCCTACACAATGCTGTCATTCTTGAGGAGATGGACATCACTCCAGGTTCTGTTATAGAGGTTGAGAAGAGGCATGACGTTATCCCCGCCGCCGTCAGGCAGAAGCCCATCTTCACGCCGAAGAACGCTAGTGTGATCAGGCCTCCAAAAGTATGCCCGTACTGCGGGTTCGAGATCAAGCGTGGATCTCGTCTCTATTATTGCCCTAACCCGAAGTGTCCGTCCAGGGGTTCATATGTGCTCAAGGCCGCCGCCGGCAAGGGAGCACTGAACTTTGACGGCATGGGCGGTAGTCTTATCGAAGCACTGCAAGATTCCGGCAGGGTAAGCACGATTGCCGACTTCTATGATCTCAGTGAGAACGATCTTGCGAACACCCCCGTGGGGAGGAATGACGATGGCTCACCGCGACTCTTCGGACACGTGCGGGCAAAGCACATCATGGAGTACGTGGAAGCAAGCAAGGAGCTGCCATTTCATAGGGTGCTTTCATCGCTGTCTATCAATGATCTCGGACCGCAGACCGCCAAGGCTCTCATCAAGAAGTACCCGTCCATTGATGAGATCAGGAATGCGTCCATTGATGATCTGAGTAGTATCCCCGGGATCGGCCATGAGACTGCCGTGAAGATCAAGACGGGTATCGGCGAGCAGTGGCCTACGATAGACCGTCTGAGGAAGGCCGGGCTACAATTCGAGGAGTCCTCATCCTCCTCATCAAAAATAGATGAGAACAGGCCTGAGGTCAAGGCGATCAGGGGGAAGAAGTTCAGTATCAGCGGGACCGTACCTGAGGGCTATGCGAATCGTCAGGAATGGCAGTCTTTTGTTGACGCTATGGGAGGGGAAGCACAGGGTTCCCCTAATAAGGATACTGACTACATGATTGGCGATACTAATAGCACGAGCGGTAAGATCATGAAGGCGAAGAAGCTTGGTGTGAAGATCATATCTCCATCCGAGTTCATGGACGCTATTAAGAGGGGCGAATTCTGAATCTTCCCATTAATGAGCATGGAAAGACGAGCAATAGTCATCAAGTGTTATGAATGGATGAGGGTCTGTGATCTTATTCACAAGAAGAATCATCATCTTGATATCATGATAGTTAACAGTTTCCTGTGGCAAGCCAAGCTTGAGATTCTGCGAAAGACGCAGAGTCTTGTTGGGATCTCAACGATTAGAACATGAAGATTTTTATTAGAGGGGACGTTAGATATCACTTACCCTCAAAAATGGAATAAGGATGTAGATGATATCTTCATCATCCCCGTTCTCAAGGAACTGAGTGCGAGAAGCATGTAGAATATGCCATCTACGAGATGGAAGATTAAGATAAGGAGTGAATTAGGAATGGTTACGGTATACACGAAAGAACATTGCCCGCAGTGCGCTGCCACGAAGAGGAGGCTCAACAATGCTGGCGTGGAGTATGTTGAGGAGAATGCCCTACAGAATCTTGACAAGTTGAAGTCAATGGGATTCAGAGCTGCGCCAGTGGTCATGACTGAGGGTAAGAGCTGGTCAGGCTATCGCCCTGATCTCCTTGACGAGCTCACCTCCTCGTCAACGGTGGCAATTGATAACGGGGCTGCTGTATTGGCCTGATTCCTATCAGGGGTGACATGACAAGGGGGCTCCGCGCCCCTTTTATTATGATCTTTAAATGGACGGGATTACGTTCACTTGTCGCCATCTCATGTTATCATGGAATTGAAAGAGCAATGAGTCGTATTAAGGAGGGAGTTCGATGGATCAGAAGTTCACCATGACTATAGACGAGCTGAATCACGTCATGATTGGTATGATTGACTACTCGTGTGGAAGATCAACCTATATCACTATTGTTGCTAGTGACCTCATAAGGAATCATTCTGACGCGATAATGCCTGGTACGGCAGAGGTCGTCGCCGGTATGATTGAGGATCGAGTCGAGAACAGGCATGCCGGAATGGAAATGGACGTTGAGGACGTATGGAAGCCACTCCTCTCTCATATTAAAAGATCAGCTTATGAGAATCATAATCCCAATGACGAGGTTCTCATTGAAGACAATGATGACATTATCACCCTATCAATCCTCTCATGCCATCGAATGATGATTAACGGTAGGTTTGATAAGATCATACTAGCGCGCATCTTGAATAGGAATGCTCAGGCGTTCACCAGGAAAGACAAGTTGAATCTTATCAGAGATTACCAGTACGATGAGACGGCAGAATCATTCCGTGCTATAACAGCCATTATGGGGTGGAATCGTTATGGCAATGAGGTCAACCCATCTGATCTGTCAAGATACGGGTTTACCGACGAGTTCATCACCGCGTTACAGAACAAGTAGCAGGTAATATCTTACCTATTGATAAAATATTGCTTTTACTAGCTTATGGGAAGGTTTACTGACAAGATGAATAAGATCATTGGTGGGATAGTTGGAACGCTGGTTGGAGCGGTCATTCTACTAGCTCAGCCATTAGCGCTTGCTCCGAGTGCCGCGCTTGCTCTTGGTGTTGGGCTTGGTATTGGGTTCATGCTTACGAAGATGTACGAGCCCGCGCGGTCTAAGGGTGAAGCCCACAGCACTGTCTCAACGGTAGGCAACGCTCTTAGTGCTGGAAAAAAGAATGCCGCATCGAAGCTTGACGCGGGTGAGGGTTTCCTATCCATGCTTTCTAATAGGCAGTTATTTGTGAAAGACCCTGAGGTCCATGGTGAGATTGGACAGCTCATTGACGCTGTGACCATTCTCCATTCCTATGTGATCGCCCACCCGGCTGAGTACCAGGCAATGGGATCGTTCCTGGCTTCATATGGAGCGCAGACGGAACAGATTCTAACTGGGTACGTTACCATAGAGACATACGGCGGGGACGTCGCGTCGGCTAAGAAGAATGTGGTGTCTGCCCTGAACTCGCTTGAGGGCGCGGCCAAGGGGGCGTTGTCAAAGATCAACAGTGAGCAGGGAACGTCTATTGAGGCCAGCTCTGAGGCCATCAACAGACTCGTGTCCATGCAGGGATACAAGCCAGATCAAATTAACGCCTCGGTTGGTGGCAAGGATCATCAGAGTGAAGCATTGAAGGCAGCTAATGCTCTGAACTCTATCACGGCAAGCCTCCAATGATGACTAGCGCCCAGGTGATGACCAATCTCCAATAATGACGTTGGTTAATATCTTCACGTTGTGGTACCATGCGAATCGGTTCCATAACACGTCATTGAGATTCTTCACGTCTTCAATGTCCATAGGGTCAACAACAGCAAGGCAGAACAATCCAAGATAAGGAAGCATCATGTCAGATGGAAGCAATATTACTATAAGCGGTGGATCAACCGCATCTCAAGCATCAGATCAGGCTGGGTCTAGTGATTCTCCAGCAGTCACGATCGAGTCGATAGCAGCAGGAGCAGCGTCACAGGTCCAAGAACAGCCTTCTACCAGACCGGTCGAATTAACCACGTCAGAAGTCACGTTCACACCCGAGGACAAGAAGAAGATAGAGGACCTGTCGAAGAGCATTGACCTCACGAAGAAGGACATTGAGTCCACGTACGGCGCTGACGCGCAGAGAACAATGGGAGAGTTCGCTGACTCTATCCTTGATAACACGAGGTCAAAGGATGCTGGCGAGGCTGGCGCCCTCATGCAGCATCTTGCGTCAACGATCGATGAGGCCAATCTCACGGGAGTGAAGAAGATACCCATCATCGGTAAGATCACCATGAAGGGCGAGGAGATTCGTAGACGTTATCAGAAGGTCACTCCTCAGATCGATGACATTGTGGACAGACTCCTCAAGTCACAAGCACAGATGCAGGCTGACATTGCTATGTACGATTCCATGTATGATCGCAATTACGCCCAGTACAAGGCCCTCAAGATCTATGTCGCGGCCGGCAGGGAGACCCTGTCAGACTTCGAGAAGAATCAGCTCCCGCAGCTAGAGGCTAAGGTTCAGGGATCAAATGATCCAATGCAAGCGCAGGTACTGAAAGACTTCAAGGACAAGCTCGATCGGTTCGCTAAGCGGCTCGATGATCTTGATCGTATCAGCGTGATCACCCTGCAGAACGCTCCTCAAATAAAGATCCTCCAGAATGCTGACCGTAAGGTTGCTGACAAGGTGAACACGACCATCACGACTACAATTCCACTATGGAAGTCGCAGATGGTGATCGCCCTTGGTCTTGAACGTCAGAAGCAGGCCATAGAACTCCAGAATGCTGTTGACGAGACCACGAATCGTCTCCTCTCCGAGAACGCTCAGATGCTTCACACTGGAGCGGTGAATGCTGAGAAGGCGAACCAACGATCCGTCGTTGACATTGAGACCCTACAGAAAGTGAATACGGAGCTGATCGCAACCCTAAAGGAAACCCAGCAGATCCAGGAGGAAGGTCGACAGAAGAGAGCTGAGGCCGAACAGCAGATGCGCACGATCGAGACGGATCTCAAAACCGCCCTCAGTGAGAATCTGAGATAGTAAAGACCAAGATCATTCACTAATCAATCATAGCGTTTAGATGGGTGAGCATTCCATGAGAGGAATGCTCACCCATCTTATTTTATTAAAGCTCAATCAATATCATGATTTTCCATTAATCATCGTGATATCTTCATCATATGAAGATAATGACCTGGAATGTTCTTAACGACGCGGAATCATGGTGGGATAGGATACCTGGTATCATTGAAGTGATCCTTAAGGAGCGCCCGAATGTCATTTGTCTTCAAGAAGTGCCTGACGGTGGAAGGAACACGCTAAAGGTCGAGTTGAGGAAGTTCGGGTACACGATTAGCGGGTCGTCACAGTGCAGTCGATCTGATAAGAGCTACGTGGCGTGGAAGAGCGATGCGTATGATTCAATCGCGTTCAGGACCATCAAGAATATCGACGTTGTCTCTGCACGGCTTCATGATCGCGTCATGAACACTAACCTGGTCGTATACTCTTACCACGGAGCATGGGGAGCTGATAGGACTCGATCGAGGCTAAGGGAAACACGGAGCATCATGACTACAACCGATCGTAATGAGGACTCCTCATCTATAGTCGAGCCTGGTGATCTCGTGTACTGGGCTGGTGACTTCAATGCTGAGGACAATGAGAAGACCATGAGGATCATTCACGGGTTAGAGGAAGAGCCAGTGTTCTGGACTGAGTTCACAAGGACCATGAGGAATCCTCCGCTCAGTACGACGTTAACCACCGGATTGGGCGCGCAGGTCGCGTTAAAGAACAAGATCGTATCGCCTGAAAATCTCCCCCATAGGGTCATTGACCACATACTCGTCAAGGGATGGATGTATGGAAAGATTGGCGGGTTCAGGAGTCTTAAGACTATAGATCGTGATGATCTATCAGATCATTCCGCTCTGATAGCCTGCACTTTCTAATTCGTGGTCATTAACCAACAAGAACGGGGTTTATTCTAATGATAGTCCCCCAGTGTTACCCAGACGCATTAGATTGCGTTCTAACGAGAGACCATTACTGGTACGTGTTTTTTTACTCATGCGAAATGAGAGCGTCTATGGCGCGTTAGAACACGTCTAAACGGTTATTTATTTTAATGTCAGCTTGATGACATTCAGAGCTAGTCTGCCATGAGCCCTCTCAGATCGTATTGATTCTGGATCGTACGTGAATGCTAGCGGCTCGCCATCAGTCTTCTTGAGCCATACTGACGCTATCTCACCGTTATTCTCAACGTCGAGTAGGAATCTACTAGACGTGATCCATGAGTCCACGAAGCCATGCTTCAACGATATCTGATCATGTATGCTGACGGATTGATCATAATCATGGAGAACAGTATAGAGTAGCATCGCGCTCTCCCCTGGAGTAAGGTCTTGTACGGGAGAGTCGTCATACCGATTCAAGTCTAATATGAGAGACGATGGTTCGATTGGATCAATCGTTGAGTCTTCCAGAGGGATGTCATTGGAATCATCGTCAATAATATTGGTAAGATCAGAATCATCATTAGCGCCTGGCCTGATCGATTCTGCATCGCCGCCGCTACGACTATCATGATGGTCGGGATCGATTACTCCGTTTGCATCAAGTTCATATTCATGATCATCATTACTGGCCTGCCCATGATCTTGAGCAAGATTCTTCTTACTGCTTCCAAATATCCACATGACGTGTAGATATGCGTGAACGGGTCATCTTCATCACCATCCATGGGCCATCGGTTTGTCTTTAACTTAAATCTATGATATCTTTATCATAACGACAACGGGAGAAAAGACTATGAGAACGTTGATTATTGGCGATGGCCATGATAAGTGGACGACCATCACTCCCCTTATAGACAAGATCGTGGGGAGATATGATGTCAATAGGATCGTGCTCATGGGCGACCTCCTTAACGACTGGTCCATCAGTGCTGTAGATGAGCTCAGGGAGATCAAGCATCTTCACGATTGGATATCGAGTCAGACGATCCGTGTTGACGTTCTTGCTGGAAATCATGATGCTTACTATCTCCTAGACGCATCCGATCATAGTTATGGTGCCGACGAGGTTTGGAATCAATCCCCCGGTCATCACTACGAGTTCAGGGGAGACGTCCACGAGCTTCTTACGAGGCTACCAAGACCAATACAAGCGTCGACTGTCATTCACTCGAATCATGAGGATTGGCTCTTGAGTCACGCTGGGGTCACTAGCACGTGGTTCCAATTGCATCTTGATGGAACGAAACGTGATCCTGAGAAGATCAGTCATGATGTTAACAGGATGCTGGAGGTGTCTGACTGGGATCAGCTCTACACGATCGGAGTGGGGCGGGGCGGGAGATCTACCCCAAGCCCGTTATGGGCGGATAAGAAGGAATTACTGGACGATCCACTTCCTGGGATTAGTCAGATCGTTGGTCACACGCCAGTACCAACCGTGGAAGAGTGGATGCGCCATAAGGATGAGGGGACGAGCAGGTGGCCTATTGTCTTTGTGGACACCATGAGCACACTACCAGATGGTAGTATGATCGGTGACTGGACTGCTCTTATCTGCGATGATGACGATATCACAACGATCAGCTTGGAGAATCCTGGAGAGCTTGTTCCCCTGCATAGGGAGTATGATACGAGGTATGAGCAGATCATAGCCGAGTGGCGCGCAAGAAGAGCTCATGATAGCCAGACGATTGATGATGACGCTCCCGCCTGGAGGAATCGTAAACGCCATCACGATTCTCATAAGTAGCCATTAACCCATATTGATCTCTACAGGCCTCTAAAAGACGTCTTAGCCATCACCCCTATGATTCCATTGATATCTTAATTATAGGATTTGAAGGATTGGTTTCTATACTGGAGGTATGTTCTCATGTTTGGAGAGATTCTTATAGTCATCGCAGCGTTATTCCTCATGGCCGTCGTCACACCGTTATTCCTTATGGCCGATGAGGGGAAGAGGCCGGCAAGGTATGGTTGGGGTCTCATCATGTTCTTCCTCGTTGGAATAGCATTCTGGAACACATTCAAGATCCTCCTGCAGTTCTTAACATTTGCCCTTACGATCCTATTTGACACTGTGTTCCTCGTCGTTCTCATTGTCATCATAGTCTGGATAACAGGAAAGATTCTTAACCTGAACCACGATAAGACCAAAGACGAGAAGTAGAGTATATGGGTAGATGTCTCGTAAGTGAAAACACCCGCTCAAATTCTATCACAGGTTTTGAGAAGAATCTGTCCGTGAAGACTCATCAAATTCTCTCCTCTTTCAACGATCATATTGGTACCATGATTCCTTGTCATAATATAGGTGACCGGTTGAGATATATGGATCGTATTACGATAGAATTGCATTCTCATCGATGATATGCATCCTGAACGTCTGATCTGTCGCCCCGGTAAGGAGTATGATTTGTCGAAGAAGAGAAGTAGTGGGCCGTCCAGTTCAACCATGTTGTTCTCTGGAGTAGCGTTGCCCAAGGTCGAGTACGATTTCAAGCCAGAATACCCAATTGACCAGTTGATCATTCCGTATGATTCCAATGGTGAGGGCTATGATTCTGAGAAGGGTCTCAGGAAGTATGACAGTGAGGCTAATGAAGCTCTTGACGAGAGCATGAGGAAGTTCGGATTCCTTGAGCCGATCATCGCTGCTCCAGATGGAACTGTGATTCACGGTATCCACAGACTGTTGGCAGCAGGAGCGTTGCAGCAGGCTACAATTCCAGTAATCATCATCAAGAATTGGAAGCATCCTAGGAATGAGACCAGATTCTACAATCTCATCGTGAACAAGATGAATGACTGGTCCACATGGCTAGCTCCAAATGTTGACGACGTGCTCCGGTCCGTTGACGGCGGAGTGAAGAGCAGAATCGTTCAGGGAGATGATGGGACGTTCATCGTGGTTCCAGACGAGGTTGGAGAGTACAGAAATCTGGCCAAGAAGCTCGGCTTGTTCATTGACGTGATACCGAGGCAACTCAGCGCAAGCGCTGTTGATCTACTAGTACTGGCCAAGATGAGGATCAAGAGTCTTGGACGCAGGTACCAGTATAACGATGAGCAGATACTGTACATCGAGACCCTTAGGAATCAGATTGACCAGTATCGTCGGAAGGCCGTCGAGGAGGGCGTTGATACTTCTGGGAATCTTAAGGAGAAGCTAGATCAGGTCAGCAAGTGGGATGACAATAACATGGAGAATGGAATCAAGGTCGCTAGGATCGTATTCCTCCACTCGATAGGCGTGCCGAAGAAGAGCATCGCGAAGATTGTTGGTGTCCCCGTGAACAATGATAAGGCTCGTGCGGCCGCCAAGAAAGCCGGCATTGATACATTCATGGAGGCGGTTACCGTTGAGAACGCCATTCTTAGATCCTCCAGGAGGAATTTTGACCCGTTGAAGAGTTACGGTTACTGGATCGACCACACCTTGAGGACAAGATATAGAGTCATGGATCAAGAGGCTATCATCGAATCTATGAGGGAATTAGAGCAATATCGTAAAGATTCAGGATTCGTGGTAAGCAAGGACGAGATCGCGCCCCCGGAAAAAGCTCTAGATCTATCGTCTAAGGACGCTGTTAAGAAGTTCAATCTAACCGTGTCGTTGATCATGAAGAATATTAGTAGTGATAGCGGCATTACTCGTGAGGTCGTTGAGGATTGGGTGAAGTGGCCTGAGAAGCTAAAATTCTATTCTAACGAGTGCTTTAAAGACGTCCTCGAGGTTGATCGCAAGCTTCACCCGATCAAGCTTGAGAAGAAAACGCCAATGGATGTTAAGACCACCCGTCAGACCACTGATAAGGAGTGCGCTAAAGGTGAGTGGATTGAGATCAGGTGGCTTGACGCAGTATGCGATGGTAAGTTAAATGATCTGCCTGAGATCACTCCCGACTACAGTATATTAAGTGATGACGATGAACTAAGTGATGAAGATGCGCTTAAGATAGTTAACGACGATGCGAATCGTAGAAGACTAGAGGCGATTGCTGCCATGCGTAAAGATTACGATGCGGAGTCTGGAAAGATCTATGATCGTGCGAGCCCCGATGAGTTCAATAACATGCTCGTCAAGATAAGAACCAAGTATCGTGTTGGTCCAATCAACATGTGGACTATGGGCGGGCCGAAGCATGATGGTGACGTTAGCTCTGATCCTGATGCTAAGATCGATGGCTCCAAGAATAATGCCAAGGGAGATGAGGATTAATGGATACGACCTTCATACCGAGTAAGGGCAGGGGGTCTAACTGCAACACCCATCGTAACCTGGAAGCATTTGACATCCACAACTGGGTCTATATTGTTGAGCCTGATGACTACTGGTCTTACGTGAGGAGACTCCGCGATGATGGCGTGTACGAGCCGGAGTCTCACGTGTACGCATTTGATCTTGAGAGGTTCAAGAGTCCTAGGGATGCTAATCACCCCGATGGATTCGACTATTGTGATGATCTTGGATGGCAGCCGGGGCTCACCACTGGTCCAGGGCCAGCCAGGAACGCTCTCCACCAACTGGCCATCGATATGGGTCTCAAGCACTACTGGATGATGGATGATGACATTCAGAGCTTCACCGTGGACGCATTCTTCTTCCAGAAGAACATTTGGACGAAGGACATCGCGAACGGGGGCGTTAGGGAGAAGAGACTGAGCCTCAATGACATCTTCTGCTTGTACCAACGATTCCTCGACAAGTTTGACAACATTGGTCTCGCTGAGATCGACAAGCAGGGTCTCGTGCAGAATCATAGGAAGAACTCGCAGTTCTCCGTCAACTGCAAGACGTACACTTGCATACGATTCCGTACAGATGGACCAAAGATTCCGTGGAGATCGAGATTCAATGATGACGTGACGATCTCCCTAGACTACGAGAAGAGGGGGTTCGTCAACGTGTCTAGTAAGATACTCGCCTATCAGACCCCCGACACGCAATCACAGAAGGGAGGAATGACCGAAGCGTTCCATCAGGAGGGGACTCTGCGTAAGGTCAAGTATCTCGTGAAGTCATATCCTGAAACCACGTTCGCGATCCTCAAATTCGGGAGAATCCATCACCTCGTTGACTACTCGAAGTTCAGGCAGCGTCTTGCAAGGAAGCCTGGTTATGAGCGTATTGATGACCTTATGCCCGAATCTATGAACCCTTATGGGACATTCATACCGTACCTGGAGGGCGTGACCACTCATAAGGATAAGGAAGCCCACTGGCAGAACATTGATGATGCTCTCATGCGCGAGTACATTATGGAACAGAGAAAAACCATACCAGGCTTTGCCGAGGGTTCTAAGGCTGTCGTTCCGAGGAGCCTTCTACCAGATCCGAATGCTAAGCCAATCGTTGATGATGAGGTTGAAGAGCTAGATGAGCTAGACTCTGCTCCAGAGCCAGACGATGAAGTCCATGAGAATGTGGACGTGGATGAGTACTGAGGAAGATCAATATCTTCACCACGAGATGAAGCATAGATTTGAAGGATGGGATAAATGAGCAGGAATAACACTGGTAAAGCTAAGGGCTCTGGATCTAAGAGTAGACGTGATGCTACGGGTGAAAGCATAAGGGTTAACGATTTCACGTCTATAAGCCCTGAAGACGCCAGGAAGCAGACCATCATAGGCGTGATCGTCGTAATCATCATAGTCGCGTTAATCGCCGGCATTATCACGTGGAGGGTCATTGCCAGCAAGCAGAACTCTGAGACCGTGGCGACGTCTAAGGATAGCGCGTACACGGCCATGAATGCGTCTAATGCGGTGAAGCCGTCCGAGTACGTGTCGAAGGATGGAGCTATCGTCATCACGAAGCGGGGGATAATCAAGAATCCCGACTCATCACTGACGGCGTCCGAGAAGAAGCTCAAGCGGGTAGACACGTACGTTGACCTTAATTGCCCTGGATGCGGTGCTGTTGATCGTAGTCTTAACCAGTATTATCAGGGATACCTTAATAACGATAAGATCGTTCTCCGCATTCACCCGATCGCATTCCTTGATAACGTGAGCACGGATGAGTACTCTACGAGAGCGGCTAACTCCGTGTACAGACTCCTTGATTATGCCCCGGACAAGATCTATGATTACTTGACGTACCTGTTCTCAAATGGATTCCAACCTGGAGAGGGCTCCGATTATAAGCCAGTCACGGATGAAGATCTACGGAGGGCTGCAGTCAAGGTTGGTGTTGATTCTAGTGACGCGGCTCACATTACTGACAAGAAGTACGCTACCTACGTGAAGAACGTGACCACGTACGTGATCAATGATAAGAGCTTGTGGAAGAAGGACGCTACATCATTCTCCACGCCGGTTATTCTTGTGGACGGGAGGCAGATCACTTTCGACACGTCTGGAGCGTTCGTGGAGCAGTTCACCAGCCTGATCGGATAAGAATCGTGATTGATCGATAAGACCACGAGTTCATAAGATCTCCTATCCAGTTTGATAGATTAATGACAAGTTGTTTCGTGGTTAACAAGGAGGAATATGATGACAGCAGAAGCGGAAATGGTTTCCTCATCTATAGGGCATGGTGAGCCACCGGTACAGGGCGCTACCTGGGTGGAAGACTACGATCGCGCGGGCGTCCACGTCACCGGGTACTGGAGGGGGCCGAACGGCGAGCATCTGGCCCCGGTTGAGGCGGACTCATCTAATACCCCGAGTCTTTCCCTCAGCAAGAAGAATAGCGGTAATAGATACGTTCTTGATAAGAACGGGAAGCCCATGCTGTCATATGAGGCTGGTAAGCCGGATAAGCATACTGGAGTGTATGCATCTGAAGATCAAGCTTACCATGCAGCATATGCAAGGAAGTCCATGTCCTTGAATGAAGCATTAAAATATGACGCCGAGTATGCTGACTGGTCTGATAAAGATCCAGTTCTTCAACAGATTGAAAAGAACGCTTTTGCAGGTAAAAGGTTCGTCGAGTTCAAGACTGCAACGTCATCTTACAATCTCCCAGTAAAGACTGTAAGGCAGTCCAAATCTACCAAGAAGATGACCCAAGATCTACGCGATGAGTATGAGGAGAAGCAGGAGAAGGTAAAGGGGACGTTGAGTGACGTTGACCTCGCCAAGCAGTATGCTTCTGCGAATGCTATCGAGGATGACATTGGCAGGCTCAAGAAGGCCGTTGCCAGCGAATCATACTCAAACGTACTTTACATCAACAGCACTGCTGATGGTGGATTCCAGATACAGTCTGTAGCATCTGTAGACAAAGATGCGTTAGAGGATGATCTCAAGTCAGTAAAAGCTTCAGATGACGAGCTGAATGATCTCTATGAGGTAAAGGACAACGGGTATTCTATTCCCGCGGTAAGGAATGCATTCAACGCTACCCTGAACATTCCCAAGGGAATGAAAGGCGCGCCCGCGGCCAGGGCAGCAGCATGGGCCGCGTCTGGTCTTGCCGATGATGAGGTCACGTTCTCTCCAGATAAGGACAAGCTTAATAGTGTTTCCTCCCAGTATGCTGATTCGGTCATCTCAAGCAGGTTCTCAGATGATAGGATAGCGTCTATGAGCGGTAGCGCAAAGCGGGCAGCCCTATGCGAGCTTGGCGTCGAGCACCAGCATATCAGGAATGACATCGAGCGTCGTGAGGAATACATGAGGAAGACTGGTGAGGCCGCGCAGGGCGACAAGAACGTCCTGTTCAGGCAGCTCTCTAAGGAGGGTGATCATCCAGAGGGCTCTAATGGCCTCAAGTACAAGGCCATCCATAGGGCTGTACTCCATGAGAAGAATGTTGACGCATTCGTCAAGGACAACCACCTAGATCCCAAGGCCATGCGTAAGACATCAAGATCTATCAAGGTTGACGCGCTTAAGGAATTCTCTAAGAAGCATCACATGTCAGCATACAAGTACCTCAAGCCAACGCATAGGGTTCACCTCAGGGAAATGAGCGATCAGAGAGCGCTCAATGGTGATCGCGTCGCGGCCAGGGAACTACACTAACTAGTACTAGCCTCTCCTGGTACTATTAACCCTGTACAAAAATGTTATGATTTAAAACCTAGGAGTAATGATGTCTGACCAAACAGAAGACAATTCGGATACCAGTGAGCAAGAGACGCCATCAGTGATCTCGTGGTGGGTTCGTGATAACGTGGATAGGGATATTGATGATGATCGTGCGATCGTCCTCCAACCCATGAGGGGGGAGGAGATCGACACGGATCTTGGTCCGTATGTTATCGAGTTCAGCTCTAATGTGGCCATGAGATTCTTCTATCAGGAGAAGCTAGACGAGGTCATCAAGTATCTCAACGGTAAGTATGAGGCGGAATTCGGCGTCGTATCGCTGAGAGATCTTGATGATAGTCCTAGCGAACCAACTGAGAGAGACCGGGATCTCCAGCAAGACGAGGCCTTCTAGAATCAGAATCTTGAAACTCTCAACAAGGGTGAATCAGAGCAGCTCTAGTGAATTGAGCCAAAGTCTAGGGCAGAAGCAGCTCATGCTTCTGCCCTAATGATCCTAACGATGAGCGAGCTGTAGTCATCTTGGACGTTCCATCTATTTATGGTTTCAGCAAAAACAAGATCTCTCTGGAATCCAGTAGCAAGGGCATAACAGATCTTGTGATTCTATAGCGGATTAGCACTCAGGAAGTTACGTTATACGCAAATGAGCTTTTCCGCGCTTGTCCGTTCAGACTATCACCAGAAGCATAGTAGACCGTTGCGTTCTGAGCATAGTCGAATATAAGCTCTTGCTTTAAGGTATCAGAACGTTCATCTGCCAGCATATAGTCCATATTTTTAAAGATCCAAGGACTGTCTTCAGCCACGGTCGCGTCTTGTCAGTTCTTGTGATATATTATCTATTACGGGGTCGATATAGGAATCGATTGGCCCTCATAACCGAATAGCGCAAGTTGCTGAACCACGATAGAACAGCATGGTTAACTATTCGTGAAACACAGAAGCTGCCTACAACACTTCTGACTTCGCTCTAGCAGCGTAGTCCGTGGACAATGTGAAGTCAATGCCTGATAGCATTCGTCCGCGTCGCTCATACGGCATCGATTAGCGATGACGGGTCTAGTCGCTATGGTTTAAGATCCAAGTGGATGGGAGCATGACCGCGCGCCAGTGATTCCATCCGAGAGCAGTGCGCGTGAAGCTTGTAATTCGCTATCAGGGAGAGGGAGCAAGACGAGGGTTCGAATCCCTCCGACTCCACCGTTTCCATCATACCATCATGATTACCATATCTGATATTGCCTATCAGACCCACGGTACGGTTATGCTTCTCCATCTTCAGTGGTAACATGTTCTTCCATTGCGTCAATTATTGACTTTTAAGGAGGAGCATAATGGTAAAAGCGTTCATAGGAACATCGTTGAAGACATATGCTATAGTATTCATACGATATGATGGTGATCAGTCACTGGAAGAGCTTAAGAATCTTGTCGTCAAGTGGACTTCATCTAACAACATTAAGGAATTGACTAGGAATGGTAACGTGAAAGCCCTTGGGCCGGGCCTCGCCAGCACGGTATGGTATAAGAAGCCCGATAATTCTAATTATAGGGACGTGCATTCAGTTGTCATGAACAATCTGAGTGACTTCGAGAGTCTCATGACCAAATCACTTCCAGTAGTCAAGAGAGCGCAGTTCAAGAGGGAGGCTGATGCTTACAATGAGCATCTCCCCAAGAACAAGAAGCGGAAGACCCCGTTGAAGTGCCATTACAAGGATGACGGGTTCAGACCAGAAGCCTTATTCCTATGCAAGAATCCTGATAATGCAACCATCCAGTGGTCAGTGTATGAAGGCAAGAAGGGCTGGAGCATCCTTTCCACCTCAAAAGACTTTAGTGCAGATGAGAATATCGGCAATAAGAGTCGTGGTGGAAAGTCTAAGAAGAATGACGATGAGTAGATAATAGAAGTCCATAAGAACATATGGAATCAGCGCAGTGCTTTCAATTGGGAGCACTGCGCTGATTCCATTTCATGAACAGACAGATAATTCCTACTTCACGATGATTGGGCCAAGTCCCGCGGCGTTATACGCATTAATGACCTGGTTAGTCACATCAACAATGTAATTCACCTTAGCGCCAGCTATGACAGCGAGCAGGAGGAATAGTACAAGCACAACGGTGAACGCCACGTATGACGCTACGTGCGCTTTACGTGAGAATTCATCCTTACGAAGCTCATGCTCCTTCCTCAAGTCCACCTCATTATAGATCGACGCGTAGGCTAGGAGGGCGAACATGACGAACTTCGCGCCAATCATGGATATTGGTATTGGTATGAGGAGGATCACCGCGACCACGACCGTGAGGACTAGCCTGGCTACAATGATCATGTCATGCTCTTTCCTCAGCGACTCGAAGGACGGGACATTGCCCTTATGATCTATAGAGACAACGGCCGGCTTGTCCTCATTGCCATCAGCATTATCATGCTCATCATTGTCGAGAGCGTCCTCCGATACGTCTTTGCTAGAATCATCTTCTACATCTTCGGACTCATTATCAAGATTGGTAGATTCTTCACCACTGTGAAGATCAGTATCATCATTTGCCCTCAAGCTATCCTTATCTTCTCCCCTCACGGACTTAACCATTACTATTCCTCCTACTCATTGTCCAGATACCAGCTGAACGACCTGTTTCCCATTGGTTGCATTAAAGATATCAATGAAGAATTCATGCCTCTCATAGGACTCCATCTTTGATTCCATAAAGACGCATAAGATCATAATGAAATCTTATCCATGTCGGATCCATCGTAATCATGCCTTCTTCTATTTTGCGGGAAGACGCGGTTGAAGATCGGTTGATATAATGTATATATGTTCGGATTCGGGAAGAAGAAGGAAAACAAGCCCCCTAAGGATAGGAAGGGCAGTGGCGTCAAGCATGGGCTCGGCTTCACGCAGAACAATCTCAAATGGGTGGTTGGTCTTGATGGTGAGAGTAATATTCTTATCACTGGATCTGATAGAATTGAGGTGGGCAACAAGATCGTTAAGGCTCTAGAAGATCTTAACGGTAAGGTTCGCGTACTATCCAATAACGGCATAAAAAGCCCATCAGATGATCAATCGTCATACGATCTGGATGATGGAATCAAGGTGCTCCACGATTCTATATTGTCTTCAATTTCATCTGGAATCATGTCTGAACCTGATGATGCTGGAGCAGATGATTACGTCAAAGATCTATTCGTCATTGAGGACTGGGAGTCAGTCCTCCGTAAAGACTCTAGCCGTGATCCGTTAACAAGTGCAGAGTCTAATGGGGAATCACATGATGGGCTTTATGATAAGGCCAATAATCTTGTAAGACCAGCGCTTTCAGATGAAGAGTATGGTAAGGTCAACTCGTACATTGATGGTCTGGGGGTCAATGACGATGCCAGCAAAAGCGCATTACTGTTAGCATTGGTCATCATTCACGGGCAATCTTCCAACAGTGCGAGTAGTATCACCCTCGAATCTATATCACATGATCTGAATGATTCCATAGCGTGGTCAGTAGGATTGCTCTTATCACAGGGCGCAGATGAAGATCTTAATGATTACGCTGGAAGGATCAAATACGATCACATTGCTAGAAGCATAGCGCCATTCTGGCTTAAGGCAGGACCGGGCACTGGTCTTAACGTGACTCCATCGGGATGGCCTGCTGATATTGATAAGGCCGTCAGCATCATCAACTCAGATTATGACGCATTCTCAACGCTAGAAGGCAAATCTAGAAGGTTCATGTCGCACCTACTGAACCTTCTAGCCATAGCTAACGCTCATGGGTTAAGAGTACTTCTCGTAGCAGACGGGGGATCTTCCAATCTCATGGCCCTGTTGCCCAATCTGCAGACAAGAGTGATCGCCGGGGCGATCAGACCCGAGGACAGGTGGATGGCTGGATCTGACATTGGAAGATCCCTAGTGAATCCCAGGCCTGATGTCATCACCGTGTTCAGCGTGGGTGTCCAGTCACTTGGATTCGGTAGGGCAATGATGAAGCCGTCATCTATGATAAGCCCCGAGTTCCTATTAGATAGACTAGACGTTAGCTTGGTTTAGCCTACGCATGCTATACTAAGCATAGGTTTTTACCGAACTAAATATGAATGATTGCTAGATGCATATCATGAATATATAACGGTTTATGAAGAACATGCTCGATTCGTGCTATTGATAATCTCAGGGCACTGGGATCCCGGGGAGACCCCCAGTATACACCGCCTATGCGGGGCCATCCCCATGAAGATGGTTGGTACTATAAAATTTTGGTATTCCCCGCTTATGCGGGATTCATCCCCGTTCTCGGGGATAATAAGATCTGTATGGATTTCATACAAGAAGGGAATCATGGGCAACGAAAGAACCGGGAAGACGAATGCGGATAGCGATAAGACGAGCACAGTGGACTCCTCGGCAGACGATATTTTCGCAAGCATGAACGGACAGATTCCTGAGGACCCATCATACCCTAAAGGTCTCCATCATCACGTTCCAGAGTTCAACATTGAAGACGAACTCTCAAAGAGCAAGTACACGAGCCAGATGGAAGCATTGTACTGGCTGCTACGGGGTGACAATGTGATCTTGTGCGGTAGCGCTGGTGCTGGGAAGTCATGGGTGATTGACAAGTACCAGGAGATCATCCACGGGTTCCAAGGGAGACTGGAATCAGAGGGGAGGCATCTCGAGGTTGCTGTCACAGCGTCCACTGGAGCAGCCGCGGCTCTCATCTTCGGGAGGACTATCCACTCGTGGTCTGGTCTTGGGATCAGCGTTGATGAGTTCGATGAGGACAAGCTTCATAATCGCGAGAAACGGGTATGGCTTAATGCTAAGAAGAGGATCCGTGACACTGACGTGCTTATCGTTGATGAGGTCAGTATGCTTCCAGCGTACTTCCTATCAAATCTTGACAGGGCGTGCAGGAAGGCCAAGGGGAAGAGTGACGTCCCGTTCGGTGGATTGCAGGTCGTGCTCGTCGGAGATTTCCTACAGCTTCCACCAGTGAACACGAACCAGCTGGATAGTGATGGCAAGCTCGTTGACGGTGGATACTGCTTCCATGCTCGTGACGTGAACGGACACAAGATCTTCTCATCTGGAGGATTCCGATTCTGCTACCTTGACCGTACGAGGAGATCATCTGACTCCAGGCTGAATGATCTCCTGAACGGTATCCGTGACGGCAAGAATATAGACGAGTTGAAGTCGCTCATCTATCCAAGACTCCACATCACCCCCGATAAGGGGAAGGTCTACACGAGACTAAGGACGTTCAACCGGAGCGTTGACAATTACAATCAATCCAAGTTAGATGCGTTGCCGGGGATGCATCACTTCTACCCGTTGAAGAGATCTGGGGATCCAGATGACTGCAAGGAGATCATCAACTCGGGGAAGTTAAAGCCCCTTGAGTTGAAGACTGGTGCTGTGGTCATGCTCACGTTGAATGGAGTCGTGAACGGGTACGTGAACGGGTCGATGGGAGAGATTGTTGAGCTTGGTGAAGAGCCCGATGGTCTAGGACGTAAGATTCCGATCATCAAGGTCAGGATGAACAGCCTTCCCTCAGACATGCAGGTCATTGACACGAGCACTATAACCGAAGAGATGAGTAGGGACATGCGAACCGTGACCATCGGGTATGCTCATGCTAAAAAGACCCATATCGAGGTGAGGAAAGACGTTGATGACAATGGTGAGCCTACGCTCAAGGAGGTCGAGATCGTTGACGCGACGGTCGGGTACGTCCCACTCCGACTAGCATGGGCTATCACCGTTCACAAGTCGCAGGGACAGACCCTAGACGGTGCGGTCATTAACCTGTCCACATGCTTCCAGAAGGGATTGGGCTACGTTGCACTCAGCCGATGCAAGTCTATTGACGATGTGATCATGGAGGGTGATGACATGCCAGATGAGGCGTTCCTCATCGACCCTGAGGCGAAGAAGGCTGATAACGCTGTGAAGAAGCGAGCACTGCTTGCAAGACAGGACGTTATGGACAATGAGGCTAGGGTGAAGGATCTTTACGTCGCGTTGTCCGTAGCATCATCACAGACCGCGAGGTCAAGAATAGAAGCCCGTATTGGCAGGGACGTATCCCTGGAGGAAATGTTTCGAGATGAGGAGACATGCTACCAGTACGTGAAGAAGAATCGTGCTCGCATCCTCAGGAGGAAGAATGGTTATGAGTGAGAGGGGACTCCTATAGTAATTACTATTTGCGCTGGCACGTTCACAATATCTTTCACTATGGTTTGAAAGACTTATCAAGAGGATTATCATGCTGATCATTAATCTCGTCATCACGGCCGTCATCACGGTAATGATTGCAGTCGCGTGGGAGCATCACGTCTTCCCGTTCACGGACTGGAGGGTCAATGGCGCCCGTGGCCCACTGGAATGGTTGAATCTTGTTCTCACTGCATATAACTTGTACGCGATCATAACCACGTGGATCATGTTGGGATTGTTAACCATCCCGGCTATACTGTATGCACTGTTCATAGGCCTTTCATTCCTTATTGGGTGGAATTGGACAAGCATGGTTTTATTCTTCAATACCGTAAGAACACTTGGCGCCGGTTATGCTTTCAGAGACCTGTTCGATAGGATAACGAGATCATTAAGAAGATCCAATAAGAAGCAATAGACGATAGATTGATTGTTGGATAGTTGTCGATCAGTGATCTGAAATTGATATCTTCCCTTAGTGAAAAGCTTATTGATCATGAGTGCACGATCGGGTGAGGTGAAGCATGGCAGCCGCTAGAAGACCTGCAAGGAAGAAGCCGGCTAGGAAGAAGAGCGCTAAGTCAAGTGCTCTTGGCGGGAAAGTGCTCGGGTTAGTAGTCACTCTTGTAGCCATCGGTGGACTACTTGCCTTCATGAGCATTAATCACATCACGAGCGTCCAGGGCGGGATTGACTACTTCAAGAACATGTCTAACCAGACGTCGGACAAGGTTCGCAATTCTGGTCTTGATGACGATCTTAATCATATCTGCAATTTTGTTGATGACCCGTCATGTCTTTACGGAGGGAACGCTCAGGCTAAGATCGGTGATCTTAACGGTGATGGTACGGTCAATGACTCCGATTCAGATCTGTACGCTAAGGAGCACGGGATCAATGAGGGCAAGTCGTCGACCACTGGCAGCAGCAAACTAGATCAACTCACTGTCGCTGATGCGTCTAGCGACAAGTACAAGGCCTCAGAATGGCCGCACTGGGTGATCGTATCAGGCACGTGTGACGCCCGTGAACAAGCGTTAAAGAACGCTGGGTTCAAGACTGACTCTAACTGCAGGCCAACAAGCGGATCATACAGTGATCCGTACAGCGGTGAGAAGATAACAGATCCAGACTCCGCAGTGATCTCGTACAAGATACCCATCGGGTATGTGGAACAGCATGGAGGGGCCGCGTGGTCTAAGGATCAGAAGCAAGCTTATGCTAATGACTCATCTAACCTCGTGGTGACATCGAAGGATTCTAATGATAAGAGGGGTGACCGGGGCCCATTCTCCTGGGCGCCGCGCGCTGAGTACAAGTGCGCGTATGCTAACGATTGGGTTGACACAGCTCTTAAGTATAAAGTGTCAGTCACGCAGAGGGATAAGACCGAGCTTGCTGACATGCTGAAGACCTGTTCCCAGTAATCTATGATCATAATCACTATCAAGTAGAAGAATCTGCCATGTATGCTCTATGATAGCCGCTCGACGCAACCGCCATGAACGCTCCACGGGTTCGCGTATGGGAATCCATGGTGAAGGATCCATCTTCCATTCTCAATAATGAACTATTGAACCGTTGACCATCCCCTCGTAGTGATGATGGGTATGATGACGCAGATTGGTAACGAGAGAACGCTGAGTCATATGAATGGATGCAGTCTTATTCATATGAATGGATGCGGTATTATTGTATCATCTACTGTTCCCTTTTCACCATTGGAAGATATTCACCGCCCTTGATATCTTCATTTTTGAGAAAATACTGGCTTCTATGATATAGGGAGTATTATGGCAAGGAAAACTCCAAAGAGGGGACTGAAAACCCTAGGCGCGTCCTCATCATTCAAAGACACTAAGATGCTGTGGGTTCTGATTCTCATCATCGCAACGGTAATAGGGTTCGGTGTATTCTACATCATGAACTCGGTCACTAAACAAGACACGTACTACGTCTTGAACACGAATATACCGTCTAGAACTCAAATCACGCCCGATTACATGTACCCAGTGACCACGAGTAAGGGAAGCGCTCCAGCTAACGCGCTTTCCATCACCGACGTGCAGTCTGGTAACATTTACTCGAAGTACCCCTTGAATGCCGGTGATGTGGTTGCCACATCTAACGCTGGGGCGCTTGACTCGATCAATGAGGGCATACCCGATAACTGGGTGGTCACTTCATTCGATCCTGGAGACTCGGACCCCGTTGTCGAGAACCTGCAGAGGGGTGATTACTTCGACATCATGGTAACTAACATGAAGAAGAGCGACACGCAGTCGGGAACGGCTACATCAGATCAGAATGGCGTCCTGTCGAACATCAAGGTTGGCCAGTGGCTTTTCCGTAACGTGATGGTTCTTGATAATCCTACGGCAACTACCACATCGAACTCTTCAGATTCATCTAATGGAGCGACGTCGAAGACCCAGAACTCGACGACCATGTTCCTGCTGGGCATGAGCCCACGTAATTCTACCATTCTTGCCATGGCTCAGCAACAGTATAGCCTCAAACTGGTCATCAGCCCACGCCAGAACTCATACACGAATCCAACCATGCTTGACAACCTGTACAAGCAATTCGACTTCAATGATGTCATCAGTAAGAATCAGAATGGAATCATTGCGAGCAACTGCGTTGACTCTGCCACCGGGGAAGAAGAAGAGAAGGACTGCACTGACAACACGTTCTCCCCTCAGCAGAGGGATAAGTTCGGCGTGCCGTACAGTTACAATAAGGCCGCCGGTGACACGAAGGATGAGAACGGTAATCCTCAGCCGCTTACCAAGCATGAGATTGAATGGTGCACCCAGCTGTTTGATGGTGCTAATGGTTACTACTCGAACTCTAAGTGGGATGACGAGAAGGAGTACTGCGCTAAAAATAGTCCGAAGACCCCCGACTTCAAAGCACTGCTTAAGAAGGAGAAGAAGGCGGTCAGTGACGCGGCAAATAGCGCTACGGCTAATAGCCTAGGATCGCCCTCCTCGAGTTCAAGCTCGTCATCCGGCTCATCTAGCGCCACTGGCGACTCCAGCAATTGATGAACTGACGCGATTGGGGTAGGGCCGCCAACATGCTAACAGAGCTCATGTTGGCGGCCTGGGCTTCAATTTCTAGCCCATATCATAATTACGGAATGATGAGCTCCATTCCACTAGGCATTTCCTTGTCCATGATATCTTATTATCATGAATATGGAGACAATAATTACTCCACCCATTGATGGAAGCGAGGACTTACGTTGAAGGCAGTATTCGTTGGTAATAGAAAGACCTATGACTTCCTCAAGACCAAGGTGAAGCCGAATTGGGATTGGCAGGTTCCAGTCACCACTATTGATGGATTCTGGACAGCTGTTGACAATCAGGATCTCGCTGAGGACACGAGCGTTGTCGTCATATCGAGCGAGTTCTATAACAAAGCCCGTAAGACGAGGAATGCTAATCTCCTCGAAGACTTCCTGAACATCACGTTCATCAGCACCCAGTCAGCCCTCACCATGATCGTTGACTACTTTAACGAGAAGGTAAAGATTGAAAGCGATCTTCTCAAGTACTCCGGTAGCCAGGAAGCCCAGAAGGACGGCGTTCTGCAGAAGTATTGGTGGATTGACTATAGCCAACCGAACCCATCTATCGACTCGGCCATAAGATCATACATCAACTCGCCCGACTCTGATCCTGATAATGTTAAAATCATTGCCGAGGCCGAGAACATGACGATCACCAAGGTTAATGATGAGGAGGAACCCGAGGACAAGGAGAAGCAGGAAGACTGGTTCGGCCCATCTGGTGGCGACGATGACTTCCAGGAGCAGTTCACGAATAACTCTGGTAAGATAGCGCAGATCATATGCGTGACGTCCTCAAAGGGTGGCGTTGGTAAGACCACGACTGCACTCGGACTGGGATCGTGGCTGGCCACATCTAGCGAGCAGAGTGCAGAGGCTGGGACTATGAAATTCCCCCTTAAGGTCTGTGTGGTTGATCTTGATGTTGCTGACGCGCAGATAGGATCAATGATAGGTAAGGTCACTCCGAACATCTTGAACATCGCCATCGCGGATGAGATCAATCAGGACGTCGTTTCTAAGAATCTTATCTATAATGATAGGATGAAGTGCTCATTCCTACTAGCACCTAAGCTTCCAGGATCTTCTGACAACATCCCCGTGAGCAAGTATGATGAGACGCTGAACGTTCTCAAGTACATGTTCGACGTGATCATTCTTGACACGTCGGTCAACTATAAGTCTAAGCTGTTCAGCACGGTAGCATATCCCAAGTCCGATAAGATCCTGTTCATCACGAGCCTCGACCGTAAGGCCGTCATTGGAATGATGAAGTGGATCATCCATAACGGATCTAGTAGAGAGCAGGGTGGCGCCGAGATCGATCTCAGCAAGGTCGCTGTTGCCATCAACATGTCTATGAGGGGCGTGAAGATGACGAAGAGTGAGATCATGCATGTCATCCAAATGGCTACGACCCATGCTTACGGCACGCTTGATAGAAGCATCAAGCCTGAGGACTACGCGGTTCCAACGCTCGTTGGCGCTATACCAGAGATAGCCGACGGAATCCTCGTGAAGCTCTCGAACATCCAGCAGTTCAACCTTGCGCTCGGCATACCGGCGTTCGAGGGGTCAATCGGGGAGATCGCTAGGAATCTCATGCCTAAGGCCTTCAGGAATGCTCTCCAGAAGGTCATCCCAGAGAACTGATCGCGTTCACGTCAAATAAACGTCTTTCTGCAGATAGCACGTAACGTGATCGCCCTGAGCATGATGACCCCGTTAAGAACAATTAGACTGGGCCATATATCAATTAAAGGAAGCTTGATCTAATGTCTGACAACAATAATGACGCTACTATCAGTGACAGTAATGAGGGAGATGACAAGCCGGAGTTCCCCCCGACACCTCCGCAGGACTGGCGTAAGATCAGGATCAAACCCTTCCGCCACTGCGCTCACGTGAATGACAAGCAGGGTGAGATAGTCCGCAAGGCCCTCATCGCCGGGAAACGGCACTTCGGCGTGTCAGCAGCATCCCTCACATGGATGAAGTCACCACAAATGAAGGGGAAGCTCCCAGAGGGATGGAAACCAGAAGTGCTTGACGTGGCCGTGGAGGCGGAGAATCGCACCACTAGACGTCTTCTCGAATGGATGAAGGACAAGCCCGCTGCTGTTCTCATTGATTCCATCCATATTCCTGGTCACGGTGAGGAGACCGTTGACGAGGAGACTGGACTTGTTGAGGGTGGGGATACTGACCACATCCTCATCATCGGGTCACACGTCTATGTGATTGACACGAAGAATTGGAAGAAGAAGGGAAAGTACACGGTTGCTGATAATGGATCCGTACTCAGGAATGGTAAGCCATTCCCAGGTGGAAAGGTCCATAGCGACGCGGCTACTAAGATGTGGTATGATTACCTTGATTCTGATGATGCTGAGGTCGTTGGGGCTGTCTTCATTGATAATGAAGACGAACCAGATCCCAAGACGAAGGAATGGTCAACGACGGTATTCCGTAACAGGAACTGGTGGAAACATTACTGGTTCCTCCTCGAGGAGTCAAGATGGAAGCAATGGTTTGACCAGAAGTACGCGGAGCAGGCCGGTTACGATCAGAGTACGGGTGGGATGGAATCACCCGGGGAGATAGCGTTCATCGACCCGTCTCTGATAGCGCAGGTCGCGGTCACCTGCGTGAAGCCATATAACCGCAGGGATGGTCTCATCAACATGAAAGCATTCAAGATGTAGTTGAATATTCATTAGAATTCATATCTTTAACGAGGGGCACGTCATGCGCGTTTGGCGTGCCCCTCCCCGTTCTTCTAATCATTATACGAAACGTGAGGTGGAGGCGTACCAGCGTATCCATCATGACATCTATCCACGCTCGTGTAATCATTGTCCTCCCACCAACGCTCTGCCTGTTCATAATTAGTAACACAGTTTGCTATCTGTGAAGCCTTTATGCCAGCAGTGTTAGTAACCATTCCGAAAACGGTGAGTCCAAAGATCACGAAGACCACGATAGCGATGATGATCTGAACGGTATCAGCTCCTTCCTCGCTAATTATTTTTTCACAATAATAACGATTAATCGATCGTAGATTCATTGCTGACCTCCAGATAGTTGTTTCAACATACTATTAGGATATCTGGGTGGGGTTTATAAAAAATAGGAAGATTACAGAATAAAAACGTGGATTCAATCTATAAATGTCATCAGACGTGTTCTATGACGCCTTAGACGCTCGATCTTGTACGGCACGTGTTTTTTTCTCACCGGGGTCACAGGGGCGTTAGAACGCAATCTAAGCACCTATAAAAGCGTGATTTTCCATAAAGAGAAGTGTGAGGGTTTCCAACTCTATTTCAGTATTACGACACGATAGAAGAATCCCTCGGGCCTATTCGGAGATCCCCCATTCCTTTGTACAAGCATGATATGTGGTCCAGTATGCTCGCCTAGTTCTTTGTATTTACCGCTTCGAGCTGTGAATCTCATAAGCTCACCACCATCATATTGAATAGATAATGTTGGCTTTGCTTTAGATCCCAACTTATTCGGAAGGTATATGATATTCACATTAATTCTAGCGTAATGATTGCTATTAGTCAGTGATTCTAATATTGGTATAGGCTTGTAATAGGCGAAACCTATAATCATCATGTCTTTAGCTTCATATAGATCAACATGCATCATTCCAGATGTTATTTGATCATACTCACTGAACCGAGAAGATGGAGCTTGTATTCTAATCTCTGGTATTCCATTCTCCTCATCATACCAACCGACCATCTTAGCCATGATTCTAGTAGCACGATAATAATTCAAAAAATTGATAAGATCATCATTGAACGTAGCACCTATAGGAATACCATTGTATCCTATGGCCATTCCTCCATTCTGAGAAGCAGACCAAGTACTACCAGTCAATGAGCTTCTCATGAACACGGGCTTCCTTATAATGTCAGCTATGAACTCTTGCCCTATCATCATGCCGCTAAGCGGTCTCGCTTCATAGACAAGTATCTTATAGGAAATTGGGCCATTCATTACATTGTTCTGTGACGTTACGCCAACTTCAGAATTAGGAATCATACTATGATTATTGACAGATCCATCCGGGCCCTGCACGTTCTTATGTATTCCTTGGAGACGTTCTATCTGGCTGTCTTGTATGGAGTCCATCTTCGTATTGACGATAAGATCATATACAGTGGGAGACTTAACCAGATTATGTAAGAAACGTTTGATAGAAACCATTCGGACCTTCTTGTAAGGATATATCTATTAATGATTTGGCCAATGTAAATATATCATTTCTATACAAGTTCTAACGCGAGGGAGTATCCGTAAACTATAGAAATTAAAAAATCTTCTCGCAATAAGACAGGAATCTTAAGCAAATCCATATATCCTTACAATATATAAGAATTTTTCTAAAAAGGAAATGCTATGTCTTACCAGGGCAATACAATCGAGCCAACACCAAGTTGCATTACAAGAATGGGTCTTATCGCTAAAGAATGGAAGGATTCTTTATTCACATTAAAGGCTATTGAAGACGTTTTAGTGCTTCCATTCATACATGATGTCCTAGGATACTCAATTCCAAATCAAAATGAAGATAAGACGGATCTTGAGCGCGTCAGCACTGAACAACACCCAATGATTGATGGCTATTTAATCCGAGATAAGGATACCAATAATCCAATTATTGAGATTTTAATATCAAGACACATGTTCAACGTTGATTCAATTTATAAGGAGTTAGATAACTCCAAATCCAATTCTATCGTTATTATAACGAACGGGTTTGAATGGAAATTCTATATAAATCGTAAAGGGAAAATAGATGATAATCACATGTTCATTGTTGATCTTCTAGACCCAGACGAATCAACCTATTCGGTATTGAATGCGATACGTAAAGACCATTTTGATATTCAGAACGTAAAACGCTTCATTGAAGAAAGTCGACCTTCTATCTACATGCAAGAATCAGTTCAAAACGCTTTGTTCAGTGAAATGGACAACCCGTCTGACGAGTTCATGGCAATTATTAAAAACGAGTTGGATATGAAATACCTACATGGGAATTGAAGTTTGTAATAAAGAGTTTGCTTGATCATTTTTATGGGCTCAATTCGGTAGCATTCTTCCCACCAGATGAATTAGATGAGGAAGAAGATGACAAGCCTGATTCAAATATTGATGAGAATGCCGACTACAGGAATGAGACTAATGTGAAGTCTATTGATCGTGATGATCTGGCCGAGCAATGTCTACATATTATTCAAGATATCTGCAAGGATGTCCTTAATAAAGATCAATTATCATTATCTAGGAAGAAGACTTACACGTCTATCATTATTGATGAGAACTCACATAAATCAATTGCTCGTGTTTATGACTACTTAACCATCAAGAAAATCCGCTTCCCCATAATAGGAAGATTAGATTCGTATCCTTGGCCTAGTTTTGATTTAAACTCTAGTTCAGGTCTTGACGTTATAAGAGAACAGGGTGGCAATATTCTTAAGATTGTTCAGTGGAGGCTTGGTAAAATAAGCAGCATGACTACAACGCGGATAATATCATGAGTTCTGTATCAGATAGCGTATGGGCTAAGACGGCGTCTCAATTCGGTAAAGACGGGCAACGTACAGATGACGTGACATGGCTGAGCCTCACGCAGCATCTTGAAGATACAGCAGGTATGGCCGACATTCTTTGGAATAGGTTCTGGCCTAGACAATTGAGAACATTCCTATCATCATATCTCGTGAATGACGAGACGGCAAGAAAGATCTACGTGTTCCTTGCCGGCATCCACGATGTCGGCAAATGTTCCCCTGGATTCGAGGGACAGGTGAGATCAACTAGACCCGATCTCGTTGAGCGGGTCGAGTACGCTATTCATGATCGCATACCTGAAGACGCGAAGAACAAGTGCTGCAGACATGAGAGCACCGGGTACATCGCTATGGATCAATGGCTGCTAGATCATAAGGTAAACGGTAGGATTGCTACCGATCTGGCGACTGTTATTGGCGGACATCATGGAGTATGGGCTGAGAACACTCTGAACGTTGAGGGAGATATCCTTGAGGGCATTACCAGGAGTGAGGGTCTTAAGGCATACGGTAATAAGGATCAATGGGTGAAGGCAAGGACTAACATCCTAGACGAAAGATGGAATGACATCATCGGTGATACCACACCCGATGATCTATTCAGGGGAGTCAAGGAGATTCCGCTGGGGGTACAATCCGTGCTTACGGGAATGGTCATCGTTGCTGACTGGATGGCTTCTAACCAAAATCTCTTTCATTTGTCTATGAATGGCAGGTCATTGACAGATGAGGACGAGCGGCTGTTAAACGCATGGGCTGATCTTGCACTGCCATCTCCATGGACTATTACACTGAATAACCCCTTCGAGAATGCTGACCACAACACTCTATTCCATGACAGGTTCGATGTTCCCAAGAACGCTATCATTAACAATCTTCAAGAGTCAGCACTAGATTATGCCGAGCATAACGATGCTGGTCTCATGATCATTGAGGCTCCAATGGGCATTGGTAAGACTGAAACCGCGTTGCTGGCAGCAGAACGAATTGCAAGGAAACGTGGGTCTGGGGGACTCGTCTTTGCGCTTCCCACGCAAGCTACGGCCAATGGAATCTTCACGCGATTGAAGACTTGGATTGAGAAGGCGACTAATGGTGAGGAGTCTCTTCGACTCCTCCACGGACAGGCGAGTCTTAACAGTGATGTCCAGGAGATGAGGAAGAATGAGTGGAATATAAGAACATACGGTGAGAAGGACTCTATAAGATCTCCAGACTGGTTCAGTGGAAGTAAGCAGGGAATACTGTCGAGTTTCGTGGTTAGTACTATTGACCAGATCCTAATGGCTGCGCTTCAGCAAAAGCACGTCATGCTTCGCCATGCTGGATTAGCCGGTAAGATCGTCATTGTAGATGAAGTCCACTCTTCAGATGATTACATGGAAGTCTACATGGAGAGAGCGCTTGAATGGCTGGCCGCGCTCCACTGCCCGGTCATCCTCATGAGCGCCACCCTGAGCCCAAGTAGAAGATCCGCACTGGTAACAGCATATGCACGGGGGATGAGCAAAGATAATAATAATATCACTATTACTGATAATACGAGAGATTATCCGATCATATCAACCTATAACTCTGATGGATTGAAGATCCTTCACCCGAATCAAGATTCACGCCATGCTGACATTGCCATCAAACCTCTTCCATTTGACGATCTTAACGCTCCATTCAACATGATGAGCAACCTCCTATCAGACGGTGGGTGCGGTGCTATTATTCACAACACTGTACGCGAAGCACAGGAGGAGTACAGACGCTTTCTAGATAATGGATGGAAGCAAGATGAGGTAATCTTATTCCATTCAAGATTCATGCCTCTTGATCGTAAGAAAATAGAAGACGAGGTGGTCAGTAAACTGGGAAAGCATGGCGATCGTCCGAAGCGTCTCGTCGTGATTGCCACACAGGTTATAGAACAGAGTCTTGATATTGACTTTGACGTAATGATAACAGATCTTGCTCCCATTGATCTCATTCTTCAAAGGTCGGGAAGACTCCATCGTCATTCCGGAAGAACACGACCAGATAAGGTTAAGAATCCCGTTCTTTACATTAGAGGATGGTCAACAGACGAGGAGAATCCCCCGTATGCTGACAAGATTCATTCCATGATTTATTCAGCATCAAAACTCATTCGAGCTCAAGCCGTGCTACTAGGTAGAACCACTCTACATATTCCCGACGACATTCCAGAACTTGTCGCGGAATCTGATTCTCCATCATTAATAGCGCCCGACTCCTGGTCTGGTCCCTTAGAGGAGGCTGATAAGAAACTCACTGACGACGTGGCCACCGAACAGAATAAGGCAAGAGCGTACCTTCTTAGGGGCCCGTGGTCTAGCCGAACTATGATGGCTTCCAATGACAAGCTTATGAGCAATAATAAGGATAAGGCGGCCCGCGCAGCCGTTAGGGACTCTGAGTCAGGGTTAGACGCGATCTCCCTCATGAAACATGAGGATGGTTCTGTGAGCACGTTGTATGGTAATGAGCTATTGAATATGACTAACACTCCGGATTATCACGATGCTCAAGATCTTCTCCTCCAGAAGATTGGAATCCCCGGCCCAATATCAAAGCCATGGAATATTGACAAGACCTTAGACGCGCTTGAAAACAATTACGTAGAATCATGGCAGAGCAGTAAATGCCCGTTGAACGGCGAGCTTGTACTATACTTTGATGAGGATCGGCACGTCGAGTTGATGGGCTATGATATCTATTATGATAGGACGATAGGTTTAGATTATTCTAAGAAGGAGTCTAAGTGACCGATGAAGTCAATCCTGAGTTCAATCTGCTAGATGAACCCTGGATACCCGTCATTAATAATGACAATCAATCAGAACGAGTATCGATTACTGATGCTATCCTGAATTCTAATAATTATAAGAGCCTTGACTGCGAGCTTCCATCAGAGAATTTCGCAGTTCTTAGACTCTTGATAGCATTCCTGTACTCTAGTCTTGATCTTACAATGGAGAATTGGGAGGATTATTGGAATGAGGGATTCCCCGAGGATCAGATAAGAGCATATGCTGACAAGTGGCATGACAGGTTCTGGCTTATCCATTCCATACAACCGTTCATGCAGGCTGCTGACCTCAGAACAAAAGATGGGCATTATTTTAATCTAAACAAGATAGTAGCCGATGTGAAGCCAACTTCGGTTTATTATACTAGAACATTATCCTCACTGCAATCTGTTGAGTATTATGAGGCAGCTATTTACCTGCTATCATCTATTGGGTATGATCCATGCGGAGCTCATGTGGCCTGCGTGGGAGATCCTCGACAGGGAACTACTAAGGGGGCTGTTGGGAGAGTGTATCCAACCCTGGCTCAATTGAGTCAAATGACGGGGATCATACCGACAGGATCAAGTCTTAAAAAGACGTTATTACTATGCGCTCCTGCCATCGACTCAGAACAATTGCAGCAATTAGAGCCGGATCGGGTTGTAGGTGGTCCAAATGATCGACCAATATGGGAGAAAGATCCATTGAAGGTAGGTGGCGCAGACAAGAATCATAAGCTTAGACCTAAAGGAGTTATTGAGAATCTTACCGTATCCTCTAGAAGAGTAAAACTAGTGAGCAATAATAATCAGGTTACCCAATGTATTATTACTGCCGGCGATTCTGTTGACTTGGTGAATGGAAGATCGTATGAACAGATGTGCTCATGGGCGTTAAGAGATGACCCCGATCATAAGGACCTGAAGATATGGAAACCGGTAATACGGACTCCCGAGAGATCGCTATGGCGTGGAATGCAAGCTCTTCTTGCCGATGATCATGACAATAGCGCTGTCAACAAGAGGCCAATGGTACTTGAATGGGAGCATGAACTCATACGGAAAAGAATTCTTTCTCCATCGGATAAGATAGTCGCTAACGCGGTAACAACAAGATATGATGTTAGCATGTCCTCAGTTGTTACTGATATTCTCAATGATTCTATACCAATGCCATCAAAGATCCTTGATGACGCCCAATCAGCAAGAACAGCTATTGAGGCTGTTTCCCTAGCTGATAAGGTCGCTAAGATATACGTGGGATTCACCAGAGACGTTGCCTACGCGAGCGGGCGCACTGAGGGGCTCACCAAAGAAGAAGGAGGAGCTCAATTCGGAGTCTTCTATGCCCATCTGCAATCTAAATACTATCAATGGCTTTCTAATTTCAATGATGACGATAGAGACCCTATGGAATCATGGAAGGGAATTCTAAAGAAGGAGACTATTGACCTGTCTAATCAGTACGCCGATCTTGCCCCAACAACCGCAATCATTGGCGTAACCGTGGGCAAGGAGAATCATGTGAAATCAATAGCAACCGCTTCAATGTGGCTGCGTAAGGGGTTGAACAATCTATGAGTAACGCAAGAACAACTGCCGGGCGTGCAGCAGAAAGAATCATATATCATCTTCAGGGTGGCGATAGCGCTGAGGTGGGGAAGTGGAGAAAAATGGATGAGTCGGACCTGTCCTCGTCTGTTTCACAGTGGATACCAATCATTGATGCACTCACATCAATCGGATGGGAAGAACCCAAAGGCAACCTCGTGACGAGGGATGAGATAGCAGTCGCCTTAGGCGTCCATATTTACTCCATGGCGTGGTCTAATAAAGATCCTCGGCCACATGACGAGAACATTCCATTCGGTGAAGCGCTCCTCCATTATCAGAATACTGTTGAGGGAGACTCCCATAATGATGGACTCGCCATGATCCGTAAGGTTGCAGCATCTTCAACATTCAGTCAGCGATCATACCTCCTCAACCGGCTCGCACCAAAGGTCAACGGGGCATCAAAATTTGATTACGGAAGGTTCACTGACGATCTTTACCGACTCCAATTCGATGATTATGCCGATAACGTGATCATACGATGGATGAAAGACTTCTATTCTAACCAGAGAATAGCTGAAACCCAAACAAACAACAATGAAAAGGAAGAACAAGAATGAGCACATTCATTGATATTCACGCGATACAGACCGTACCCCCATCGAATCTTAATCGAGACGACACTGGATCCCCAAAGACCGCAATCTATGGGGGTGTGAGGAGGGCGAGGGTGTCCTCACAATCGTGGAAGAAGGCCATGAGGGATTGGCTTGGTTTGAGAGACAATGCTGAACTTGTTCACGGTTTGAGGACGAGGAATCTTCAGAGACTCGTTATTGAGGACCTCGCAGGAAGGGATAACGTATTTCCCGATAAGATCGGGGAAGATAGAGACTCTGCAATCCTCGACCTGTCTAAGAATATTGTGGAAGCGTTAGGATTCAAATTCAACGCTAAGCATCCTGAACGCACGCAGTATCTTATCCTCGTGAGCAAGCGTCAGGTGAGAGATGTCATTGACGTGGTTTTGGGTAGATTTGATCCAACATCTACCGACTTCAACAAGGATGATAAGAAGGAGATGAAGGATAAGCTCAACGGATCTAATTCTGTTGACCTCGCAGCATTCGGGCGCATGGTTGCTGATGATACTGACCTCAACGTTGACGCGGCCGTTCAGGTTGCTCATGCTCTAGGGGTTGATTCCGTGCAGACTGAGTTCGATTACTTCACCGCTGTTGATGACCTCAGCAATGAGAAGAATGATGATGATCAGGCTAACGCTGGTGCTGGCATGATTGGTAATGTCGAGTATGATTCCGCCACGTTCTATCGGTACGCTAACATTGGGCTCCCACAACTTGAGAAGAATCTCTCCGATGATAAAGAATATGAGCGCGTGGCCATTGATTCCATTCTGAGATCATTCATCGAATCAGTACCGTCTGGCAAGCAGAACACGTTCGCTGCTCAGACCCTGCCATCACTTGTGATCATTGAAGTCCGTGACTCAAGACCAGTGTCTTATGCTCCAGCATTCGAGCGGCCTGTTACCAGTAAGTCCTCGGCGTCTATTTCAGAAGCTGCCTCGGAAAGACTGCTAGACTACGTGCGTCAAGTAGACGCCCAGTACGGGGCTCCTAGGAAGAGGTATGTTCTTGATCTTACTGGATTATTCACTACCGGAGAGCATGTGCCCTACAATGATCTGAGCAGCGTCGTAGTCAATGATGTTCTACCAGTTGAAGACACGGTGACTGACACCGTTCAAGAAATTTCAGATGATCCAGAGGTCGATCACCCTGATGACAATTCGACTTCTGAAGATGTGAACGATGGATACGAGCGAGAAGAGCATGCTGATAGTTCCTCTCCCCTTGAAGAAAAGAACACATTCCATAGTCCATTCGATCAGCAATGACAGGTCCTGGTGATCACTATGAAGACACTTGTCCTACGATTTGACGGACCAATGCAGTCGTGGAGCGTTGATTCCAAGTTCAAGACCAGATCTGCTGGTAGATGGCCTAGCAGGAGTGGGATAATTGGTATGCTAGCGGCCGCACTTGGTATGGAGAGGGATGCTGATCTTAGTGCGTTTACATCTCTGAAGATAGTTGTCCGCATTGACGTGCCGGGGATTGTTCTGCCAGATTATCACTCGATACGAAGATGGGACAGATCCGGCGGCACGTCAGTATCAATTGGTAACGCTCTAGCAGTAAGTAATCGTTACTATTTTGAAGATTCTATATTTACAGTATTTCTTCAAGATGAAGATGATAAGATTGATAAGTATGCATATGCTATCAATCATCCCGTCTACAGCTTGTTCCTCGGTAGAAAGTCATGTCCCACCACTCCGGATCTTGTGTACGGGGTGTATGAGGACATTATTGAGAACGTCATAGGTTCAATTGAGGTTAAGAAGAAACCTGTTGCGTCAATCCGTGATAAGGATGATAAGTACACGCCAATTATTATCAGAGATGCTAAAGATGGAGAAATTGGCGACATTATCAAAGATGTTCCTATTGATTATTCGATAAGGAATAGGCAATATTCTGGAAGATCGGTAGTTGAAGAATCAACATCCAAATTCTCTCCAGAAAATGAGGACATTTTTGGTTTCGTTGATGAGAGGAATGGAGATAAGGAATGATCACGTTAACAAGAATTATCCTTCACAATACGAGAAGCGTCATTCACCTTCTCAAATCTAGAGAGCGCGTCCATGCTCTGATCCTCAGAGGATTCCCCTACGGATCAGAAGATAGGGCGCTATGGAGAGAGGAAGATCATGAGGATAGAACATTATTATATGTGGTCAGTTCGCAAGCACCAGATTATGGGTTCTTGAGTAGCGAGTACGATTCATTGTCTGATGTTCGATCAACCTCGTATGATGGCTTCCTCAATTCTCTTCATAACGGACAGAAGTATGGATTCAGGCTAACGTGCAATCCGGTCATGAATAAGAATATTGATCGCAGTATGAGGGGTAAGAAGATACCGATTGTAGGTAAGAATGCTAGGAATTGGGTCGTTAAAAAACTTGAGGATTCTGGATTATCCGATGTGGAACTTGGCGATACTCATGATGAGTCAAAGTTTGTGTTCTTTAAGAACAAAAATCATAAAATAACGATACGATCGCAATCCTACGATGGTTCAGTGACTATTAAAGATGCAGATTCTTTAAAGAAGTCGTTGGTCGATGGTCTTGGGCCATCTAAAGCGTACGGATGCGGCATGCTCATACTAGAGCCTATACGATAAGGAACTAGTTATGAGGGTTAGCAAGCCGGAAATACGGGAACTTCCTCGTCTTGAAGATCGAGCGTCATTCGTGTATCTTGAACGATGCACTATTAACGTCTCTGGTGGTGCGATTATTGCCTACAGGGAGGGTCAGAAGATCAGCATACCCTCGTGTTCTATAGCTGCTGTCATCATTGGACCCGGTGTAAGCATGACAACAGACGCCGTTCGTCTACTAGCGCAGGGATCAACCCCAATTGTATGGATGAGTTCTGATGAGACGAGATTCTATGCGTATGGTAGGGCGCTGAGTTCATCGAGCAGATGGCTGATCCAGCAAGCTAAGATTGTGTCACAGGAGCATCTTCGCCTTCAAGCAGCTAAGACCATGTATAATTGGCGTTTTGATGATGATGTTAGCTCATTGACAATGGCGCAGTTAAGGTCAATTGAGGGTCGTAGAATGCTTGACCTGTATAAGAGACTTGCTAAAGAGCATGGTTTTACTTGGAGTGGAAGACGTGCAGAATTAGACCTACAGGGAGAGAATGATCGTATTAACTACGCTCTTACCATCGGGAATCAGATCTTATACGCTATTCATCTTGCTATCACTCTCGGTATAGGTCTAGCTCCTGGATTAGGAATTGTTCATAATGGTAGAGACAATGCTTTCATATTTGATATTTCTGATCTTTACAAGGCAAAGACGTCCATTCCAATAGCCTTTGATATTGGCGCCGATCAATCTATTAGTCAAGATGATATTGATGGAGAGGTTAGAAAGAGGATTCGAGAATCAGTCCTTAAGAATAATGTTCTTAAGGATTCCATTGATAAGATTTTTCTCCTCCTCAATGCTGGAAAGCATGTTGAGGAAGGAGAGATGTACTCGAGAGCTGTATGGATTGATGAGGGTTTATGGACTCCTGACGGAATATATTCTGGTAGTGTTAACTATGGATCAAGATCATGATTGTCCTCGTTATGTCAAAAATCCCATCTCAACTCAGAGGATACGTGTCAAGATTTCTCCTTGAGGTGAATACTGGAGTATTTGTAGGAGATTGTACTCAACGAGTGCGAGAAGGGATATGGTCGGAAATAGAATCTAATGATTCTCAAGATTCCTCATCAATTATGATATGGTCAGACGATACGAAGGAACAGGGATTCGATTTTACTTCAAGAGGATATAATCGTGAATGCAATTTGGATGGATTCATAGCTATCATTCATAAGAACACTCAAGATCAGAAGGATAACTCGTATAAAAAGAAGGGTTGGTCAAAGGCTAGTAAGTACAGACGTTATGCCAGATGATATCTGCATCATATTAACGGATGCTTGATATTTTAATATAGTGTAACAGAGTTATAAGGGGCTCTTTCTAAGGGTTCGGAATGCTGATCTACGTTAACAGGAATCATGGTAATACTTGATTATCGTTAACGTAGTCTCAACGTTCCTAGGGGTATTCCCCGCGTTGCGGGGTTGAACCTATCAGTATCAGCGTATGAGGGATCTGTGACTGTTGTATTCCCCGCGTTGCGGGGTTGAACCTATCACGAACCGCGGGTTCTGTGCTTTCATGAGTAGTATTCCCCGCGTTGCGGGGTTGAACCTACATAGCGAACCCTGCCAGCAATCGAGTTCGAGCGTATTCCCCGCGTTGCGGGGTTGAACCCTCCATAGAGAGAATCTGACGATACTCCAGCCCACGTATTCCCCGCGTTGCGGGGTTGAACCTACAGCGGTGAGAGATGTGGCCGCAAGCTCGTGATGTATTCCCCGCGTTGCGGGGTTGAACCCTACTCCGGCTGGCAATCAGCTCCCGCTCCATGCGGTATTCCCCGCGTTGCGGGGTTGAACCTACAAGAAGACGGAATCAGGAAGTGGATTCCAGGAGTATTCCCCGCGTTGCGGGGTTGAACCTGAATACCAGCAGAATCCTGAATCCTTCAGCCAGGGTATTCCCCGCGTTGCGGGGTTGAACCCGCTATCATCGGATACTACTGGACGGAGATCGAGCGTATTCCCCGCGTTGCGGGGTTGAACCTTGGAATCATGAGTTGAGCTGCTCATGTAGCTCTTGGTATTCCCCGCGTTGCGGGGTTGAACCCACTTACTGGCGGGATGGACCCCAAATGGATCAGCGTATTCCCCGCGTTGCGGGGTTGAACCTGCGAGAGCCGGGATCTGTCTTTACCATCGCCGGAGTATTCCCCGCGTTGCGGGGTTGAACCTATTGCGCTTGTTATAGGCTTTTACAATTCTCTCCGTATTCCCCGCGTTGCGGGGTTGAACCTGATGCTGAGATAGCAACTGACAAAGCCTCGTACTGTATTCCCCGCGTTGCGGGGTTGAACCCTACCTGCTGGCGTGCGCGCCAGAGAGGAACCCCCGTATTCCCCGCGTTGCGGGGTTGAACCTCTTAAGGACTTCCTTGTCGAGCATGACAACTGGTGGTATTCCCCGCGTTGCGGGGTTGAACCCGATAGACCGTATCCTGCCGGCACTCGTGAACGACGTATTCCCCGCGTTGCGGGGTTGAACCTCCTAGTCCAAGCTTCGATGCTGCCCAGGCCATGCGTATTCCCCGCGTTGCGGGGTTGAACCTGATCACATCTTTGTCCTCATCTGAGCGCAGCTCCGTATTCCCCGCGTTGCGGGGTTGAACCATGGGCCGTCGTATAAAGCCCCTGCGCGGTTCCATTGTATTCCCCGCGTTGCGGGGTTGAACCTAAACCCCGGCCCGCTTACGTCGTTTGCGAAGTCCGGTATTCCCCGCGTTGCGGGGTTGAACCCAGAAGCTGGATCATCTTTGGAGCGATGTCCGCAAGTATTCCCCGCGTTGCGGGGTTGAACCTGTATCTGTCATCAAAAACGGTAAAAAAGCTCAAGAGTATTCCCCGCGTTGCGGGGTTGAACCTGCGATCGGGTCTGCCACGTATGAGAGGGTGCTGAAGTATTCCCCGCGTTGCGGGGTTGAACCTGGGTACCCTCACAGCCCAGCCAGTCTTGATCTTGAGTATTCCCCGCGTTGCGGGGTTGAACCCGCCATAGACGAGAGAAAAACCAGAATATGAATAAGTATTCCCCGCGTTGCGGGGTTGAACCTGGAATAAAATATGGTTTCAATGAGAAGAGCGATGGTATTCCCCGCGTTGCGGGGTTGAACCTTACAGTTCGGTGAGAGGACGGATATTGCATGGTGGTATTCCCCGCGTTGCGGGGTTGAACCTATATAGTGTAAATACCAAAGCGGCGCGTTACATTGTATTCCCCGCGTTGCGGGGTTGAACCTACTAGGGGAGGGTTCGTCATCAGGGACGAGTACCGTATTCCCCGCGTTGCAAGGTTCAAACGTTTAGATTGCGTTCTAACACCCTGAAACCCCGGTGAGTGGAAAAACACGTACTGAGACTAGCGGGGCATCTATGGCGTCATAGAACACGTCTAAGGGCGTAACTAAAGCTATTCCTTGGTTACGCCCTCAATCTTGCGTTATCTCTGCTTACGGACTACCTCTCGAACTCACCCTCGCTCAGGGTGATGGCTACAAGACGAGCCTTAGCATCCCTATCCGCGTTGCGGGGTTGAACCTGCCCGTTAACGGTCGCTGCGTGGTTCGGTGTCGGTATTCCCCGCCTAGGCGGGGTTCGTCCCGGCTATCTTCGTGAAGCCCTCGAGGGCTGTCTGCGTATTCCCCGCGTTGCGGGGTTCATCCCCTTGGTACCATTACTCCTAACAGGAAACGATCGCTCGGAGGTATGTTTTCAATGTCAGCAGACGGGGCAGGGTTCGTCAATCTTCACAATCATTCGCACTACTCGATCCTTGACGGTTACGCGACACCCGAGGAGCACTTGAGGAGGGCGGCTGCGATAGGCCAAACAGCATTCGCTCTCACTGACCACGGTAACCTGTATGGAATCCATGAGCTCATCAAGACGGCACGCAACCTCTCGAAGAGCAGGAATAAGAAGGGCAAGCAGCAGACCCCAATCTACGTGAAGCCTATCGCCGGTCTGGAGGCATACGTGGCTCCATTGAACCAGGATGGCGCACGGGCGAAGCAGCCAGTCTTCTATGGTGATGAAGATCAGAGAGACTTAGACGTGTCAGCAGGAGGAGCATACCTCCACCTCACCCTCCTCGCCATGAATGAGGAGGGATTCCATAACCTCATCAAGCTGAGCACCGAATCATTCAAACGTGAGAACTTCTATAAGAAGCAGCGTATTGATCAGGACATGCTCTCCCTGTACTCTGATGGGCTCATCGCTTTCACTGGGTGTCCATCTGGTGAGATACAGACGAGGCTCAGGCTCGGGCAGATTGACGAAGCGTATGATTATGCCCGCAGGATGAAAGAACTGTTCCCGGGAAGATACTTCGTAGAGCTCATGCAGCATCACATGAAGCGTCCCCTTGAACGGGACGTCATCCCACAGCTTGTACAGATGGCGAAAGATCTCGACCTCCCTCTCGTGGCCACGAATGATGCGCACTACGCCACTCCTGAAGATGCCAAGCACCAGGACGAGATGCTCTGCATCACGACGAACCAGCAGGGAGGCAAGTCTAGGAAGGAGGCCATCAAAGAGGGCATCGTTGGTCAGAATGGTGACTATGACTCGAACATCTATATGGATGATGCGTCATATGATGAGGGAGGACCAAGATTCTCATTCGATGGTGATGACTACTATCTGAAAACGGAGGATGAAATCAGGGAGGTCTTCCCGGATGACAAGTACCCTGGCGCTGTGGACAACACGGTTAGGATTGCAGACATGGTTGCTGACTGGTGGTCAGAAGATGAGTCTGCAGGCAGTCTTCCCCACTCTCATGGCGGCTTGGCAAGCTCGACGGTGGAATCTGGAAACGGTTATGCTCACTCCGGGGCAACCGATCTCAATCATGTGAGCAACGGGTTCAAGTCTATCACCACAGAGCTGCAGACCCTGATCGACTCGGGGAAGATTGGTCTGGGCCCGTATGACCTCAGTCTCACCAAGGGTCTGCGTCCAAAGATCGACATCCCTGAGGGTTGGACTGAGCGATCGTGGTTCCAGAAGAAGATCAATGACGGGTTCGAGAATCGCAGGGTGAGGGCAGGTGACACTCCAGCGGTGCTTGAGGAGGCTAAGAAGAGGATAGCAACCGAGTTCCCCGTCTTTGCTGACAATGACTTCATACAGTACATGCTCGTCGTGCAGGACTACATCAACGCGGCAAGGGAGAAGGGGATCGGTGTGGGCTACGGCAGAGGGAGTGTCGGGGGAAGTGAGATTGCCTATGACCTCGACATATCCCGCACTGATCCCATCCGCCACGATCTTCTGTTCGAGCGATTCCTGAACCCCGAGAGAGTATCCCCGCCCGATGTGGATACTGACTTCCAAGCGAGTAGGAGGAATGAGGTCTTCGAGTACGCTCGTGACAAGTACGGATGGGATCACGTTGCTAACATCGTGACCTTCGGCACGTTCGGATGCAAGCAGGCGTTCAGGGATGTGGCCAAGATCTACAGGATGCCCCCATCGACCGTTAACAAGATCTCCAAGCTCATACCCGAGGGTAGCCAGGAGATGGGATTCCCAGACATGAGGTCAATGTATGACCCGTCATCAAAGTGGTGGGAGCCGGCGAGCGATTTCAGGGCTGCCGTTGAAGAAGGGGGTGAGCAGTGGGCTAAGATCGGTGAGAGCGCTGCCGCTCTGGAGGGGAGGGTCCGGTCAACTGGAACCCACGCCTGTGGAGTCATCATGTGCGACGAGCCCATTTCTAATTACGTCCCCCTATGCTGGGAGAGTAACGAGCAGAAGGCTATTGACAACCCGTGGACTAACTGTAAGGTCCAGTGGGGTTACGAGGCTTGCGAGTCACTCGGTCTTATCAAGATGGATTTCCTCAGCCTCTCCGATCTCGATGTGGTCAAAAGCACGCTTGCAAACATTGGGGACATGAATGAGCATCTTGAATCACTAGAATCATCGAAGCAGTCAAAAGATCTCATAAGATCTGTAACAAGTCTTATCAAAAAGCGTGGAAAAACCATCCCGGATATGGATCAACTAGTCCACGGTCCAATGGATGATCGAGAGACGTACGAGATGATTGGAAGGGGTGACACGGTTGGATGCTTCCAGTTGGGGAGTGACGGCATGCGTGATCTCCTCCGTCTCATGAAGCCAACCGAGTTCAACGATATTGCAGCCGCGAACGCGCTGTACCGGCCCGGCCCCATGAAGGCAGGAGCACATACTGCCTATGCTAATCGTAAGAACAAGAGGGAGCCCGTCTACGTGATCGACCAGCATCTTGATCGCGCGTTCAGGGGGACTCCTGTTGAGTCCGTGCTCGCCCCCACGTACGGGTGCATGGTCTACCAGGAACAGGTCATGACCATATCGAGACTACTCTCAGGGTACTCCAGGGGCGAGGCTGACTCCCTCCGTAAGGCCATTGGGCACAAGATCCCAGCGGAGATGGAACGTAACCATGACAAGTTCGTTGACGGCGCCCTCAGAATGAACGCAGATGTAAGGTATCCGTATACGAGGGAAGATCTTGAGGAGCTGTGGTCTGACATCCAGGCGTTCGCGTCCTACGGATTCAACAAGTCGCACGCGGTCTCGTATGGTATAGTCGCCTATGAGACGGCCTACCTTAAGTGTCATTACCCATCAGAATTCTACTCTGCGCTCATGACCTCAAAGATCGGGAATAAGGATCAATTCTACGCCCTATACCAGTCATTGAAGAGGAATGGACTCAAGATCGGTCCGATCAGCGTCAATGAGAGTGGCCCCGGCATCAGCCCGTCGGTCAAGATACGAGATGATGATCCTGACGTGATCTTTGGATTCAGTATGATCAAGGGGATTGGGGATAATGTTGGCAATGAGATCGTGAAGACGAGACGAAAGAATGGGGGATCGTTCAAGAGTCTTGACGAGTTCCTGAGATCTGCCAGCAACGATGTTCTCAAGATCAAGGTCATCCAGAGTCTTGCCGATGTTGGGGCATTCGAGTGCCTTGGCGTCGGTAGGCAGAAGGTGTCCATTGCAGCCAAGGACATCGTCAAGTTCGAGAAGGATAGGAGAATGACGAAGAGTAAGATGGCAGGATCACTCTTCGAGTCTGCTCTTGACTCGGGGGAATCTCAATCAGTATCATCAGTCCTTCCAGACGTGCGTGAGCTTCCATGGCTTGACCGGCTTGCTAGGGAGTCAAACGATCTAGGGATGACCGCATCTGGCGATCCAATGGATCACATCGGGAATGGGCTTGACTTCCTCGCGGGCAATACCCCTGATTCAGACAATTATGTGCATGTGGACAGTCTTGACTCCATAACTGCTAGTACTATTGACGAAGATGAGAATGGGGGCGGTGATTCTCATCAAAAGTTCCATCGAAGGAAATGGATGGATGTTCTTATCATTGGATACCTGTCTAACATTAAGGTCAAGAAGCTGAAGAGTGGCGCTGGATCGTGGTATTCATGTGAGGTCAATGATCTAACTGGCTCCATTGCTGGCAGGATCAATGGTAGTAACGTTGAGTCTATCAAACAATCCACTGGAGGGTATCCCCGTGAAGACTACGTGTACATGATTCGTGGGAGGTTCAATCCCGAGGGTAGCGTGAGTATAGATTCGCTTGAAGAGGTGCCACTTGATGACGAGGGGCGAGTCCCGTTCGTGGTTAGAGTGAATGAGGGATTCGAGAAGAGCTCAACCGTGAGGAAGCTCAAGAAGTCGTTCAAAGATCATCCTGGTACTGTTCCCGCATGGTTCAACGTTCGGAAGCCATCTGAAGTGGCAGAATACAAGTGGAATGTGGACACCATGATTCCGGCTGGTGAGATCAGCCTGGATCAAGATGCTATCATCGCCTATGAGGGGATTGTGGGAAGGAATAGAATGTGCTCTTGGAAGCAGTTCGAATCCATGGGTAATGATTCAACCCTGAATTAGCTGATATCTTCATCATGGGTTCATATGACAGCACATATGGATAGAATGGATCATATTGGAAGATTATAGAATGTGATTGTTGAGTACTGAGGAGTAGTGATGACACGACGTTCATTTGATGACTTCTCGTCATGGGACTCTTCAAGGAGGAAGCCACGGAAGCACTCCATATCAGCCCAGTACTCGTTAGATGATTGGGACGATACCACTAGCGAAAGAACTAGAGTAGCACGCTCAGCTAGCCAATCGGACAATGCGGGCGTGGATCATGTGAGCCATGGGGAGCATGAGGGTCAGCAAAGATCGTCTAGTCAGAACGGTACTGGCCGCCGAGTAGATTCTCCTAGAGATTCTTCTGCTCGTGACGTTAGCACTCATTCTGTATCCAGAGCCCATCATCAAGCATCTACTACAAGATTGCCGTCTAACCATTCTATCGATGAGAACGGTAAGAGTAGTCACGCTAACAGTACTTTACCCAGAACGCCATCTAACCCGGGTTACCGGACGCCAGCCGCCGTTGACCCGACTCCACCTGATGCCGATGACCATATAGACGATGTAGCATCCATCATACTAGAAGATGAAAACTCCGAACCACAGATCGTGAGCCACTCTAGTAGAACAGGATCCTCACCCGGGCCGATTAGGAAAACGGCGCCGAGAAGACATGGACTCAGCTCAATGACGCGCCGGCATCACGCTATTGAGCGCGCGACGCCAATAGCTAAGACCCTGATTGAAGATCAATTAGACAATGATCCTAATGAGGATTCACATAATGATAGCATCATGCCGGAACAGGCTCAGGATCGATCTCCAGTAGAAGATTCGGACGCGTCTCCAATCGTGAGCCCAGTTGTAGGATCGGCCCCATCACAAGATGAGAACGGTTTCTTTACAGATAACTATGATAATGATCAACCAGGTTCAGCTATTACTTCACTAGATCAGAACGGTGTAGGAGGATTTGATCTCTCGGGCGACGATTATGACACGACGCCATCAGATGGTGGACGCGATGCTCTCGCTGACGGCGGGTTCGGAGGAGATTACGGTATCGGTAATGAGACCATAGGCGAGCCGGACACCATGTCCTCAGCGTCATTGAACGATCCTGATCTAAATGATGCTGGCAATGTTGATTCCAGTTCAATTGATCCGAACGATTACTTTGATGACTCAAGCAGCACTGGCATGCCTGATGATCAAGTATGGTCTATGGATGATCTCTCCGAGCCAGACGACTCGAATAACGAGTTCGTCTTTGATACCGATGATCAACCAGCTAGCAGTAGTAACGCTTCGAAACAGGATCATGGATCAGATGGACCAGGCGCTAGCGATGATCATCAAAACGGGGAGAATCATAATGAGAGCAATGATGACTCTGGTAACGATCAGGAACCATCCCATGCAGATCAGGACACGCCAAAATGGAAGCAGGGGCTGAACTCATTCCTACGACAGGCTAAGGCCGAGCTTCATGGAGAAGATGCTGAAGATCAAAAAGATCCGAACGATCCTGATGAAGACGACGATAAGAATGATTCTGATTCCAATGATACGGATAAGAATAATAGCGATGGCAATGGTAAGAATAGTGGCCAGAAGAATGATGATAGCAATGGGAAGCGTAACAGCGGACAACGCGGGGTAGGATTCCATCCATTAAAGATCATTGGCGAGCTTCTCGGAGGAGTCTTCAAGCTCATTGGAATCACTGGGCGACTACTCCAGTCTGTCATCAGTATTGGGCTCATTCTCATCCTCGCATGGTTGGTATTGAATGTCGTGGCCGCCCTCCAGCACGGGTCATCATCAAATGAGAGCATTGATGAGGGCACTGTTACAGTCAGCGATCGGGCTTATCACGATGGCAGGGTCACGGCAACGCTCAAGAATACGTCTGACCTCATTGCTCACGTTGAAGGCAGTGCCGAGGTGAAAGCGTGGTCACCAAATCTTAACCCCATTGACCTTGTGAATCCTCGTCTGGTTGCCACGTGCAAGATTGATCCGGTTGACGTGAATCCTGGGGAATCAAAGAGCATTACGTCTGAGCAATGCCAGGTCACAGCAAGTGGGTTATGGAATCATGTAAAGATTAACATCGAGTACATGTAAACCCACAATTTAGAAAGAGGTTGCACGAAGACGTTAAAAATATAAGATTTAATAATTCCGGTTATCGCGAACCACGATACAGAAAATCAGATACTAAACATTCCTTTACTTTTCTGGCTTTTCTTTCTCGTCTTCTTACTCTTCCCGATCAACGTGGTCTTTGATGCGATCGGATAATCAACGGTAGCACCCCACCAGTTAGAACCAATGATGCTAACCCTCACGCCATGCTCAGTGCAGAACTCCTCGGTCCCCTCATGCTCAGTCTCACCCACGATCATGCACTCGGGATCAGACAGGCTATGCTGAGTGAGGGGCATATTGCTACTAGTGTTATTGGTCGTTGAGCTCATCATCTTCCCAATGCTAGCGATCATTGACGATGATTCCTCCTGATCTATAGACGCTTTCATGATGGCCTCACGATACCTGAGTACCTGGTACGTATCGTTCTTCTTAGCCTTACGTTTGACCTCTACGATCACTAACTGGTCAATAGCCGAATTATACCCCACGAGATCAACCGATCCATTCGACGTCTTCAACTCGCGGCCAATGAACACGATATTGTCACCAATGTACTTATTCCAATTCTCGGGTCTCGACAACCATTCCTGGAGTTGCCGCTCCGTACCATTCACGGTAACAGTAGCAGTATCTTCCTCCATTGGTATGGTCAAGTCGAAGTACTTCTCATAAATAACCACGTCAATGGTCTCACCGTTCTTGCTCTCCACGCTGAAGACAGTCTGGTTACCAACAGATTCAGATTCTGTCAATGATGTCACGTTCGACATGTAGTTCACTGGCTTCACGCCTGTTGACTGGTGAATGATGAACGAGCCGTCGTCCTTCAAGATGAGTAGACGAGCACCGCGACCACGGCGAGTTGATCCTCGTCCATCATAGTCTACCTCGCAGTCGGCTTTAATAATCCTCATAATAAAAACATTATACCTCTAATCAGATTGAATAACTTCTATTAAAAATCTGAACTGGTAGGAAAACCTTACCGATTCGAACCAACGGTTATAAGACGCCCGTCCTACTGATATCTCATCCTCATGACAAGAATCTCCGATAAAGCATATGACGCCATGAAGAGGAGGATTCCCGGCACTCTGGTTGACGGATCTGAAGCAAGACTTCATAGCATGGAATCTGCTCGGCCGCATGTAGTGCACAGAATGTCAACAAGTGTACACAAGTCAAGTAGTGGATCGGCACCACAATCATGTTCAACGAAGACCAATAGCACTAAGAAGAGAGTCAGTAAAGATAATACCGATAGTATTAATACTGTTAAACCAAGAACGATCCTAGAGGTCCCATTCGACGCCCGGTACGAGGCTCGTAACGCGGGCGCTAAATATGACCCCAAGCTGAAGATCAACTATTATGAGGGAGATGACCTGCCAGCAAGGCTGAGGGCGTGGAGGTCGGAGGATTACTCGTACACGCGGTGGATAGAAGACCAGATGAATGGGAGGATACGTCCCGTCCCCCTCGGGCCGACCATGTTCACACCGCGGCCCCATCAGGCCGAGGCCGCATCTGCCATCAGCAAGGCATACAAGAATAACAGACCGGGATTCCTCATAGCTGACTCCACAGGCCTTGGAAAGACTCTGAGTATCGTTGCGGGGATATGCGAGATAGCCAAGATGAGGAAGGCCTCACCAGAGAAGAGGCTTAAAGTCCTCGTCTCATGCCCGAAGGGGGCTATGCCAGTATGGAGGCAGACGCTGAGAGCATATGCGGACAGCGTCATGCTTCGACCAATGATCTTGAACTATCAGCAACTCCAGAAGCTTTTAAAAGAACCTACGAGCATGAAGAAGGAATTAAAGAACGCCAGGCGGGCTAAGACGCGATCTGGCACTCGTAATGCGAAGCATCGTGCTAGCAGGAATCTTGCCCGCGATGGAGTTCCGAAGATCAACTTTGATGTGATCGTATTCGATGAGAGCCATTACCTCAAGAATTACGGGTCTAGCAACGTGAGCCTTGTGGCTGCCAACCTAGCCGTGCTCCATGACCCGTACCAGAGGGGAGGGAAGCCGTTCGTCGTGTACTCGACGGCCACACCGGGGAGCACTCCCCTCAACCTTGCGATCATGGCTCCACTCCTCGGTGGAATCATTGATCCCAAGAGCGGGCATGTTGATCCCAAAGATTGGGGACAATTCCTCCATGCTCACAAGTTCCATGTGGACAGGAGTGACAGTAAGCACCCGTGGAGTTGGATCAGCGTACCGTGGTACGGCGCGAAGTCAGACGATCCCAAGGAGCGTGCGAAGTATCAGAAGGCCAAGCAGAAGACAATTGACCTACAGAATGAGGACACTGAGCGCATTGGCAGGGCGTGGGCTCAATCTGATGCCTACCTCGCGAGGGATCCATCTGACCTGAAGGGATGGCCCATCCAACAGGTCGAGCCCTATTACATTGAACTCGATGCAGAGGGTAGGGATGCTTATGATGAAGCGTGGACGAGGTTCAGGGAGTACCTCAAGCTGAAGGATCGTGGGCAGGCTGATCCCAAATCTGCCCTCATAGAGAATCTCAGGTTCAGACAGAAGGCCTCACTCCTGAAAGCACCAATGATAGCGTCTCACGCGGAAGACCTGGTTGATGATGGTAAGCAGGTGTTCATAGGATGCCAGTTCCTGGAGACGGTAGACGAGATCGAGAGGGCGCTCACGTCAGCACGGGTGAAGTGGACGGAGGTCTCTGGTCGTGTCGAGGACAAGGTCGCGAACAGGCTCAAGTTCCAGAGAGGTGAAGCGAAGGTAGTGCTCTGCACGGTGACCGAGGCCGTATCATTCCACGCTGAGGAAATCCTCCCTGATGGCACGAGGGCTACATCTGCGGACAGGGTGACGATCATGGCTGACGTCAGGCAGAATCCGAATGACTGCGTCCAACAGATGGGCAGGTGTCACCGTGAGGGGAAGCACTCGCTCTGTGAGTTCCCCGTGATCCTTGACACGGTTGACGTGAAGGTCATGGACTCATTCATCAGCAAGGCAAGGAATCTCAAGAAGATGAAGGCAGAGGACGATCCCGATTATCTTGACAGGGTCTTTGAGGAGATCGTATGAATGCTATGAAAGCGAGTATGCTAACGAGTACTCAATCACATTCTAATTCTAACAAGATGTCTAGTAGGACGATGAGCTGGATCATCGTGCTCATCGTTCTCGTACCGCAGATCATTGCACTCATCATCTTCTGGCCTGGTATCCTCCAATTTGATGATCTTATAGGTCTCATCGGAATAGACAATGGCGAGCCTACACTATGGAGATCACTTACTCTGCAATACGTCATGTACCCATTCTCCAAGATGAGCATGCCATGGGCATATGGACTCATTCAAATAGCGATCATAACCATTTGTTCTATCTTATCAATAAGAATGTTGAAATTGAATGGAATCATCAGTACAAGAGGATCAATAATCTTATCCATCGTATACGGATTATCTCCATTATATCTTGCATACGGATTGCTATGGTCATCTGATGTCATCTTTGCCGTATTCATGATGCTATTGACAACATGCCTTATTGTAGTAACAAAAAACAAATCACTTATCGCTAACAACAAATGGATCATGATCATTGTCACCTCAACGATCATGTGTGTTCTTTTGAGAAAGAACGCTATTATCATACCCATTATAGTTGGGTTATCACTTATTCTCTTATATAAGAAATCATACTTGAAGAGAATAATTCTGATAACAATCATACCAATGTTAGTATTTACATCTTCAACACTTGCTTACAGCTTATATACTATGAAGATACCAACGCAGCAAGAAGCGATTGCAATTCCCGCGATAACGACTGCTGCATCAGCTCATTATCAAACTGTTCCTAATGATGTAAAGGATCTTATCACTAGAAACAAAATCTCATTAGGCCAATGGGGAAAGTCATATATTCCTGGAAACGCTGATCAGCCTAAGGTCATTATGGCAAGTCAAAAATACTCTAATAAAGAACTATTATTAATATGGATGAAAATCTTAATTGAAAGTCCTAAAGCCTCATTCGCGGCCTGGTGGTCTATAGTTAAAAGTTATATTATTCCTCCTATTGATTCAAATGTTAACCTGAAAGACGTTGATCATGGGAATATTTACAATAATCATATTGCATTTGATTTCTTTCCTGAAAATAATTGGATTGTATGCTTATTAGGTGTAAAGTACTATACGGCAAATGATACTAATCGCATTATAGGAGATAAACCTACTTCTGGACAAAACAAATTATCATCAATCATGAATCATATTGCCAAATCAAGAACTATGAGGTTAATTTTCTTCAACGGATCTATACCGTTTTGGGTCATGATTCTTGCATTCATTACATCAATATGGAAGAGAAACAAGACTAACTTCCTTATTATTATAATGCCATTTCTTTACATATTATTATCACTATTTCTATTCTCTCCGATGGGATTATTAAGATATGCTCTTGAACTTATGTGGTGCATACCTGTTATTACAGCATGGATAATTTATCTAATATCATCTACTAGAAAGGATAATTAATCCTAATGAGTATATCGCGTTCATTGAAGAAGATTCAGGGGCTTGACCTTAAATATAAAATCCTGCTGATTGTTGGTCTTCCTCAATTAGTTTGTCTTGCAATTTTCTGGCCAGGATTCATTCAATACGATCATCTTATCGAGATAGCAAGTGCGGGTTCCTCATCTCCGGTTGAATGGCATAGTTTATTATGGGCCTATCTGTCCAGAGGGATTATGTTTTCAACTGGGACCATAGGCGTATACGGACTATTACAAATTGCTGCTCAAATACTAATGGTCATGTATTCAATACTCACGTTAAGAAGACTTGAGATTATTAATAATCGAGCTTCCATTATATTAGCTTTAATCTATGGTTTATCGCCATGCTTCATTATGTACGGACTAATGTGGCAAACTGATACCCTATTCGCCCTCCTCATGATGATGCTTTCTATTCTCATGATTGAGTATGCTAAGGATCATTCATTATTATCATCTAGAAAATGGATTTTTATGATAATCATAACCACATTTTTCCTCATTCAATTTCGTAAGAATGCTATTCTCATTCCAATAATCATCGGAATCATACTCATAGTAACATCAAAAAAAATCATACGATCAAGTATTATAGCTATAATACCTCTTCTAATAAGTTCACTAATCAGCTTATTCTTCTCCATGCTTGGAGTAATTCCATCTCCAGTACAAGAACTTTTATCAGTACCAGCGCAACAAGTAGGATTAGTCGCTCATGAAAATGGTCCGATATCTGAAAATGATAAGCGCGAATTCGAGAAAGTCAGGTCTTTGGAGAAATGGAAAACTGAGTATCTTGAAACAGATGCTGATCCTTTAAAAAAAGGCATCACTGATTCTACTGGATTCATGAAAGCGTGGTGGAATACCGGATTGAAGAATCCTGGTCTATACGTTAAAGCTTGGTGGAATCTCATGTACCCGTACTGGCAAGTTACAGTATCTCATAAGAATGAGATTAGAATTAATGATATTAATGACGATTTCAATGAATTCCAAGAAACATCGGGTAGATCTAAAACGGCTTGTCTTCAAGATGGTTACGCCTGTTATAGTGGAACAGATGTAGAAAAGATCATTGCGCTAGGATCACAGAACAACAGGACTGAATGGCTCTCAGGATTCTATGACTGGGCCGTGTATGATCATATTCCAATTATATCAGATTTATTTACTCTAGTATTCTTTAACAATGCTCTTCCGCTACGGACGTTAATAATATGCTTTATACTATCTAAAAGAAGGAAAGATTGGATTGTAATATTCTTACCGGCTGTGTACATCATGATTAGCTTGCTTGCATTCTCCCCGATATCTACATACAGGTATTCACTAGAGCTCTATTGGGTGATTCCAATCATTATTGCGTGGACTTTGCATTCCAGGATTCAGAATAATCATTTTAGCAAGAAGATCACTAATGATCCTAAAATAGATATAAAAGGATTTGAAGTATGAATAACATCATAGTCATTATACCCTGTTTTAATGAGGAGAAGACTATCTTCAAGGTGGTATCTGATTTCAAAAGAGAAGTTCCTGAATCTGATGTGATCGTGTATGATAACGATTCCACTGATGAAACAGCGCATGAAGCTATGAGGGCGGGGGCCATTGTAAGAAAAGTTCACAATCGTGGTAAAGGCAATGTTCTGAGATCGGCGCTGAGGGATAATGATTATGACAAGTACGTGCTTGTTGACGGCGATGACACGTACCCAGCGGAATCAGTGCATGAGATGATTGATGAACTTGATGATGGATATGATCTTGTTGTAGGAGATCGATTATCCTCAACCTACTTCACCGAGAACAAGAGGCTATTCCATAACATTGGCAACAGGATCGTGAGGGGATCAATCAACTGGGCGTTCCATGCTCACATGAAAGACGTGATGAGCGGGTATCGTGTCTTCAACAAGCGGTTCGCTAAGACCTACGCAGTACTGTCAGACGGGTTCGAGATCGAAACGGAAATGACGATACACGCTCTTGATAAGAAATTACTGGTGAGGGAGACTCCTGTAGATTATAGGAATAGACCTGAAGGGTCTGTCAGCAAGCTTAATACGATACGAGACGGTTTCAGAGTCCTAAGACTCATTCTAAGACTCTTCTACGAGCATCGCCCAATACCGTTCTTCTGCGGATCTGGTCTGATGATAGGACTGATCGGCGTATTGCTTTCACTAATTGTTTTTATTGATTACTGGCATACTGGTCTTGTTCTCAGATTCCCCACTCTAATAGGATCAGTCATGATGATCGCACTCGGGTTCATCTGCTTCTTCACCGGGCTCATACTCGACGTCATGGCTAGAAAAGATCGTGAAAGATTCTCAATAGAATCAGAAATCTTGTTGAAGAATCAATGAAGCACAATGATATTTCCATTTGTCTTCTTTATTATTCGTATTTTATCATTTACAAGATCCAAACATATGTGATGTTTTTTCGCAAATAATGATAATAACGTGAGACACATTGAGCCCATTGATATCTTATGTTACGGTGGGAACGTGCCTCGTGCGCGTTCCCCGGGGAAAATAAAAAGTAACGCGCATGATTATGGAGGTTCCTAATGAAGGAATTTTACGCTGATAAGATTCAGTCTGAAGAGGGCGCTGAGACCGTTGAGATCATCATCGGTATCGTAGTCTTCGTCATCTTCGGCCTGACCGTATTCGGGATGATCACTAAGGCTGCTGGTACTAAGGCTGCCGACATTTCTAACTGCTTCGCTGATTCAGGAAGCATCATAAACAAAAATACTACTAGTGCTGATACTTCTACTACCTGCTTGAGCCACGACGCTTCTAAGGGCCAAACCTACCAGTATAACAATAGTGGCAAGTGATTTAACATTCTAGAATATTGACTTATTCTAGAATTCACGGGGCAACCACATTAGTGATTGCCCCGTTTTTTATCCTCAGTACGATCACTCCAGATATCATATAATCATCTTTTATGTCCAGGAGGTTCCTAATGAAGGAATTTTACGCTGATAAGATTCAATCTGAAGAGGGTGCTGAGACCGTTGAGATCATCGTCGGTATTGTTGTCTTCGTCATCTTTGGACTCACCGTATTCGGGATGGTCACTACGTCTGCCGGTAAGACAAGCGCTAATTTGTCTAATTGTATAGCTCTTGGGGGGAGAAGAACTTAGCTCTAGACATGCTGGAGTTACTCATGCTGACACCTCAGATCGTTGTTGGTTTAATACAAAATATGGCAACCAATCTACCTATTCATATAATTAATAAGAATACTAAATAAAAATCTAATTTGATGAATATCTTCATTAAAGTGACGAATTATTCCACATCCTAATATCTTATTGTCATAGATATTCTTACTACAACGCTGATAGCACTCCTCGTGGTCATCATGATCGTTCGCATCGGTACAAGCGTTAGATGCACTCAGGGTGTTGGAGATACCACACCAGACGCATCATATAACTAGTATTCACCATCCTGATATCCTATTGTCATGGATATTTTTACGCCGAAACTGATAGCACTCCTCGTGTTCATCATGATCGTTCTCATCGGTTATGCGTTCACCGTGAGGAAGTCTTCGATAGACGCCAAATTCTCCACGCTCGAGAAATCGAAGGGCATGACGAAGTACCTTGCCCTACTAGGGCAGGAGACTGTTAAGATCATCCCAGAGCGGGTCGTCAAGACGAACCGCGTGAAGGAGGGCTCGATCAGCGCTCGGCTGCGGCGGGCCGGGAACCCCTGGGGAGTGACGGTGACCGAGTTCCTTGTACTCAAGATTGGAGCTTGCGTGGCCGGGATCCTACTCGGAGTCTTCGCATACTTCGCGGCAAAAGATTATATTCCAGTACCCGCCCCGGTATTCATCCTCGCATTCGGAGCGGTAGGATACATTTATCCTGATCACACCCTGTCCAAAAAGGAGAAGGAGCGCACGATCGCATTCCGTAGGGAACTTCCCGACGCCCTCGAACTCCTCGTTGATTCCACATCGGTCATGAACTCGATTGAGGCAGCCATGCCAAGCGTGACCCCACTCCTCCGTGAGGGCATCGTCAAGCAGGAATTCCAGAGGGTCTGTGACGATCTTGAGGCCAAGCGTGGCATTGTTGACGCGCTCACCGATATGGCAGAGAGGGCCCCATCTCCTGATATTGAGGCCTTCGTGAACATCGTGATCCAATCGAAGACAACTGGAACTGACATCACACAAGCACTGCTCAGGAGGGCTAAAACATCTCGTCAGGAGTACATCGCCCTCATTGACAACAAGATTGCATCCTTGGAATCAAAGATCATGGCTATGCTCATGCCCACCATGGTTGGCGCTCTTATGGTCGTGGCTGTGGGTCCATCCCTCGTATCCATCTTCGGTGCTCTAGGCGGAAGCGGCGGAAGCCTAATCTGATTCATAATTGATCATAAGATCGCTCATGGATATCATAATGGATTGAGAAACGGTCATCTTGATATCTTTCATGCGTAACAAACCATGACCACATTGGACTTAGGTCATAAAAGGAGATAATAATGGCATTCGATTCCATCAAGAAGGAATTGCAATCTAGACAAGATTACAATCACATCCTCTTCAATGGTAACAATACGGCTCAGGGTGATGTGGTCGTGCTCTTCGAGGACGGCGCGATCACCGGAGCATATAACACGGTTAACAAGTTCAAATCTACGGTGAGGGCTGGGTTCAGTCTTGACCACGAGGTCGCACAGACGTCCACAGATCAGGGTGCACTGAACATCAAGCTTGCTGATAACCCCGAGCTACTCACGGACTGGAAGGAGAATTACGTCATCTCCGTCCTCGCTGATCTTGCCAGGTACGGGTTCAGCAATGTGAGCGGAACCAATGAGCCGGTTAGGAACGATGAGAAGATCGCGGTCATCGAGCCAGTGTCCCTTGATGACGTTGAGTACTCGGTGAACGAAGAGCTCAAGGATCTTAACGCCGACCACGCGCAGCTTGGTATTGACGATTATTCCAAGGTAACCGTTCGACTGCTCAATGACTTCATACCAGCTAGCGATGAGCAGAACTTCGTCAGGCTCGCCACATCCACTTCAAAGGACATCAAATCACTACTGGGATTCTCCAGCGGATTCCTCATCAGTAAGATCTTGGAATCTTCCATTCTACTGGCAAAGAACGGGTCAATAGAGTACGCTGTCCTCAATGATGATGGCACTGTTGGGGATAAGGTCACTCTTGGCTTCGAGGAGACCCATAATGATGCTGAGCATAAGGACTCCCTCAGCAAGTATGTTGACGATCATCTTGAAGATGGTTCTGACGCCATCCTGGCCGATGGCATTTCTAAGGAAGGCTTGACGTTTGATTCATATGATGGGGATGAGGAGTCAGAACCAGACGTGTCTACTGAGGACAAGAAGGATTACAACGTTCCAATGATTGACCTTCCAAGCGTCAATCCTGAAGATGAGGCTGTTGTCACCGATGATGAGGAGGAATCTGCTCCGGAACCAGCGCTAGAACCGACAAGACCTGATGATTCTGATGACGTTCTGAAGCCAGTCTCGTTACAGGTTCCTGATCTGAGCCTCCTCGGTCAATCCGATGAGGATGCTCAGTCTGAAGATTATGGTCAGGATGATGATTCAGAATCTGATCATGAATCAGATGAGGAATCAGGCGCTCAATCTGGTGATAGCAACGAGCCTGCCGCCGAGGCTCCCGCTGACGACCCGTATGCTAACGAAGATGACTCCGAGGTCGAGTCCATGCTTAATGAGGCTGATCTTGAGGACGATGTGGACAACCTCGTATCGGTGGTTGAGAGGGCTCGCCACAAGCTGGATGAGCTCAAGACCCGTAAGGATGAGGTTGACTCCGAGCTGAATGATCTACCGGTTGAGGAGGCCGAGGAGATTGACAAGGAGATAGCTAGTCTCAAGCAGGATCGATCTGACATTGATGACAAGATCACCGCCCTCCGCGCCCAGAAGTCTGATATTGACGATCAGGTGAACGAGGCCAAGACGAGGAGAGCTGCCGTCGAGGAGAAGCTATCCCATAAAGATGATCTTGAGCATGAGCAGAGCGACCTTGCCGAGAAGATTGAGTCTCTTGAGAGCGTTCTCTGATCTGTTAGCATGAATCCTGAATTAATCCCCGGTACTCGCATGAAAGACTACCGGGGATCTTCATATCCTAACAATTGACAGTAAGGATGGGAATTCTTTTTAACTAGGGGGTAATAAGATCATGGATGATGAGGAAGAGGTCCAGCCTGTAGTCATTAACGTGTACACTGACTTCTTCAAACGCGACCTGCAGATCTATGCTCTTGGAGATATACGGTTCCAGAAGCCGAAATCCCTGAAAGCAGTCGGGTACACGCTCCTCATGCTGTTCCTATGGTCTGGCCCGATGTTCGCGATCATAGGCGCTGACAGGGTTCTTTCCAATATCGTCTGGGCTGGAATCACGTTCGGGCCGCCCGTTCTCATGGGCGCTATCATGTCAAGGCCGGTATTCCATAACAAGCCCCTCATCAAAGATCTCGTATCCATATTCAGATACATGGGACAGGCAAGAACATACACCGACCTCGTGTCGTATGACTACGGTGAGAACATGTCTACAGGATTTGATCTATGGACTGCCGATTGGGACTGCTACGGACAGGAAGAAGAGGAGATTGATGAAGCTGACGGTGGATACTCTAAGGCCGTCAAGAGGAGAAGGAGCAATAAGATCAATAAAGCTCTACATCGTCACAAATGATTAATGGTGATTAACAAAAAATGTAATCGCATCAATTAACATACACTGATATTTGTGAGAACGTTAACCGCTTTCCGTTAGGATATGATCTCAAACGTTAACTAACATATCTTATAACTTATGAATGCTAATGCTCCAGTTCAAACCCCTCCGCGGTGGAGGGGACCCGTCATAGGATTCAATCAGCAGGGTTATCCAGCCCCCGTATTCTACGATACGCATACGGCAATCAACATGAAATCTAAGTCTGGTGGAATCGTTATCACGGGTGCTCCTGGTTCTGGAAAGTCACAACTAGGCATGAGCCTTGCCATGATGAGCGCTATATCTGGCAAGAAGACGGTTTATATTGATCCTAAGAATGACTCCCTCGGGATGGCGGAATTGCAAGATGAGCTCGACGGTCACCTGCAAATCAAAGATCTTAACGACGGTAGTCAGACCGGCAAGATGGACCCACTGATAACAGAATCAACACCGGAAAAGAAGGTCGCTAAGGCTACCGCCCTCGTCCGCATCCTAGTGGGAAATATCACGAATGATCAGGAGACGCTACTCCAACCGATGATCACAACCGTTGCGTACGGAAGCGACCCATCACTGTCAAACCTCACGAATCTACTCCTCCGTAGACGGGAGACCGAGTTGTCTGTCATTGGAACGAAACTCCAGACCATACAGCAATCTGATCCAATGTCAGGTCTACTCTTCAAGAGGGGTCGTGGTGAGACCGAGATCGACACCATCGATGACGGCCTTACCATCATCACGGTTCTTGGTCTCAAGATGCCTGCACTCGGAGCGAACCCGGATTCATACGAGCCGAAGGAAAGACTCTCGCTGGGCATCATGTACCTCATCGTTGACTTCATCCTGACCGTCATGAGTGACAGTGCTCACAAGCTGGAACCAAAGACCGTCCTCATTGACGAGGCATGGGCGTTCATCGCTTCTGAGGGTGGAAGGAATGCCGTGTCACAGCTCTTCAGGATGGGACGATCATTGAACACGGCCTGCATCCTCATGACCCAGAACATCACTGACCTTGAGTCTAGTTCTGATGATAAGAACTCGCTCTTGAACTCCGCCGTCACCAGGTTTGCCTTCCGCGCCGAGGATAAGAACGAGATTCAAGATCTCTGCGAGAGCCTTGGTATCAGCTACCAGTCATTCGGAGACGTATTCCCAGATCTTGATACCGGTACGTGCATCATGAAAGACTACCTTGGACGGGTGAGCCGCGTGCACATCATCCAGCAGAACGCAAGATGGGTCCATTCCTTCGAGACTAACCCAATGAAGAAGCGCATGCAGATGGAAGCGGAGGAAGGGCAAGATGAGTAAGATCTTCAAGACCAGGGGCGACAAGATGACGGCCATCATGATGGCCGTGGTCACCGTCATCATTGGCGGAGTGTTCATCGTCAACAAGATGGCCAATGGCAACCAGCAAGACTCTTCCTCAAAGTCCTACGTGATTAATGATGCTGACAGGAAGAGCATCGAGTCAACCATAAAAGAGTTCATATCCACGGATGGCACCTTCGGGTTAGACTGGAATTCCATCAGGAAAGACTCCAGTGTTGACATCTCTGATCTAAGGGACGAATGGCTCAGTGCTGATGTGGCAAAGTCATCAATACCAGACAAGTATGCTGACATGATCACGACAAGGTCAATGGTCATATCGAAGCTCATCCAGCCAAGATCTGGGGGCGCGCCATCTGTTCTCAGCTCTGACAGCAAACTGGCCAGACTTGGATCTAATGACCTACACGTCATGAGCGACTCTCTGTTACTATCACAGTTCAAGACTGATTCATCTACCGTAACCATTGACTGGAAGTCGGCTAATGCTACTTCTGGTGACTCTGGAATCATAACGAACGTGACTATAGGATGGACATCATCGTTCACGAGATCAACAAAGACTCCAGACGCCTATCTGAACACGAAGATAGCCGATTGGGGTGTTGAAACGACTGCTATTCCGTTTGATAACGTCAACATTGGCCTAGAGAAGGTGAAGAACTCTGATTCGGGGAGTGAGTGGCAGGTCGTGACCGTGGGCAATGCGAATGGCAAGACTGATCTTGACAATGGATCAGTGCTGGCCACAATTGGAGACATATCTTATGATAATAAGGGTGCTATAACAGCCCGTAACGTGAACGAGGATCAAGCGAGGAATGATGGCGAGTAATACTAACCGATCAAAAAGAACCAATTCTAAACAAGATCATCGTAACGAGAATGATCATGGCGGGCCATCACGGGAGTACCTCGATAAGATCAACCAGCTTCAGTCAGAACTTGAGTCTATAAAGAAGTCTATGACTGACGCTGCAGAGTCTACGCTTAACAGCAATGAGGACGAAGAGCATAAGAATGTCTACGGCAGGGAAACAGATACCATACAAGATCCTGAGGTTGACGCTAATCCCGTGCTGAATGAAACGTCGCCCAGCACGTCTTTAGATGAAACAGACGAGGAAGCCGAGTCGATAGATCCAATCCCTGATCCAGATGATCATGATTCTGATGATCTCAATGAAGACGAAATTGAAGATGAAGACGATCAAGATGAAGACGAGCTTGATGATTCCACATATGAGGATCTTATCTCTAATAGTCAATCCACATCTTCAGATGATGCCATAATCCTCCAGCGTGAGGACAGTGGCGCCATGAAGATTCTTGACTCCCTTGTCTACTATGAGGTCAAAGATTGGGTGAATGAGAAGACCGGCAAGCCTTATAATAGGGCACATCTGTCACAGAATCCCCCGAAGCTCGTGGTTCGCCAGCATGTGAGCGGTGATGAGGATTCAGATGAAGACTCCATGGTCACGATCGTCATCAACAGGAGTCTTGCTAGCACTCTGGCCGACACGTTCACTAATATAAGGAAGACTTTTGACGGTGAGCCCCTGGAGAAGAAGAAGGAACCATTCTCCTGGAGTAGGGTGAAGAAGTACTTCTCCGACTTGTGGAGGTACGAGCCGATAAAGATCGTTCTAGCCGGGCTTGTCATTCTCATCCTCATCAGTGCTATCATATACGGAATGATCGTAGCTTAGGATAAGAGTCAGAATATGGTCAATATGAATCATCTTGTAGACAACATCGTTAAGACGATGAAGGTAACCACGATCGTTGAGGATAATGGATGCCTTGTACTCATCATTCGCGATCTTATGAATCTTACCGAAGAGTATCATGATAGTATGCGGTTGAACGATCGTAATAGTGTTGACGAGATCGTCTCCACCGCCTATTCCATGATTGATAAAGCTCCCAGGACGAAGATCAGGGTCTTAGCGTTAGATGGCCCAGTGAAGGACAACGTCATCATACAACCGCTACTCGGAATGCCTCCAGAGGACTTCTACGTTGGCTTTAGCATGAGCTTATCAACAGCTGACGTGAGGATAAGATCTGTGGATGACGCCATAGCAATAGCGTGGTGGGAGCGTATTGGATCTAATCTTAAGGATAATCCCCCACGACAGTTATCATGGTCTAGGTCGAGCAGGCTGTTAAGCGTCCAGTCAACATATGATCACATGGGGATCTCACTCATTGACGATGGACATCTTATCGCTGGTCTGTCTAAACCGTATGATGATTATGACGCTAAGTGGGGATCTCTTGAGAACATCATTGGAAGCAGTGATGATCCAGAGAATCTTAAGTACTACAAGTGGTCTATCAATCAGATCATGGGATGCATGAAACAGAATTGGTCTCCTGACTCTATGATACTAACCATTAACGGTGACAGCGCCCTTGCCCCCAAACAGGATGCGATTGGTCTATTCAACCATAATCATACAGATTATCATGATTCCTATAATGGACGCAGCATCCCTTCTATAGTTGACAGCCTGCATGAGCAGGTCACGTATGACGTAATCACATCTGGCTCATCGGTAAGCAGATCCCAACTCGTATCCGAAGGTGTTACCCTCATCGAGCAGAAGGACATGTTCGGATGGACTCCGAAATTCCTTAAAGATGCGGAGTGCAGGGATGATCTCGATGATCAACTCCTTGAGTACGAGTTCGACATGTCCACCGACAGTAGTGAAGATAATGAAGATGATCATACTCATTCTGCCTCGTCTTCAACTCCAGTAATCAAGGAAGACATTAAACCTAATAACTCTAATGGATTAGTTAGGAATAAGATCTATAGACCGTTCATATGAATATCTTATTGACAGGTAGGCTAAACTTACGGGCTCATACTGAATAGGAATGCACATGATCACATACGGAATCATTATCATCGTCTCAACGGTGGCCATACTGTCTATAACAGCATGGTCTCTACCACTTCTGAAACTGGGGACGCTCATTAATAGCACGACTGACGATCATGGTGACAGTCATGAGGTCAAGTCGAAGAGATCGTTCGATTGGATTGAAGATTCGGCCATCGGTGAGCATTGGATTGGATTCAACGCTCTAGCCGCATTATCGTCCATCGCATCAAGCGTTCTAGTACTATTCAGCCCGCTCTCCCGTATCGTATGGAACAGTGATGGCAGAGTATGGGCACTATTCCTCATTGTGGCTTCCACGTACGGATTCCATCTCGTATGGTCTACATCACTTGACTGGAGATTCCACAAGATACCTCGATGGGTTGGCGTCGCGCACATGATCATCATGATCGCCGCTTCCATCGCCCTCACGGCCGGTACAGCCATGATGTCGTGGGTGCCACTGTCCGTCGTGATCGTTAGCATCATGGCCTGGCTACTGGGAACTGTTCCTGGATCTGGGATGGCTGATGGGAGAATGTACGCGATGGTTGCGGCCGGCGCCATACCATTCCTATCAACCGCGTCAATATGGCCTGCTATCATAGCGTCAATTCTAGCTATCTTGAACGCGATCATCGTAGCTGTTGGACCGGGTGGGAGAACCACGCGGAGTGACAGAAATGTTCCCGTATTCAAGAGGATCATGAAGACGGGGTCTCCAATGGGACCGTTCATCATGATCACGTTCACCGTGTTCCTCATCTTGCTCACGTACGGTGTGGTCACGTCACCATCATCAATACTGTTGACCAATGGAGTAATGATCCTATCCTAAACCGAATCAGTAAATTAAGCATGAACGATGAACTAGACAATGAGCCCCGGAGGTGATACTGAATGAATGGTAAGAGCATTGACGGCAGATCTGAACGTCTTCTTGAAGCTATTAGAACAGGAAGAGAATCCACGTTCAATACGATCAATGGTGATGAGCAGGCTATTATTGATCACGCCCAGTCATTCAGGGATCTTGACTCATGGTCTAGGGGTAAGGCGTTCACGCTTGTTGATCAGTCGGTGGGATGGATGCAGAAGCAGGAGGTACTACGCTTCCTGTCACTAGTACCGAGGGATCAATGGCAGCAAGCTCTGAATCTCGTCGAGTACTGCGGTACTGCAGACCTGTCATTCAATAGTGGAATCCTCAACACGATACTAGCCCAGTCTAGGGAGGAGCACGTTCCTCCAGAATGGATAGCTGATGAGCTATTATCAGAATTGAAGGAAGAGCCCGTAGCAAAGGCGAAAGACACTATTCCGCATCGTCACCATCATGAGAACAGAACCAGCCCGGGGTTCTTCATTAACAGGGACGCGGTGAAGTAATGGCACTACCAAGGAACAGGTCGAATCGTAGACGCCAGTCACCTACTCCGCCATCTCAAGGGAATGATAACTCACTACCACTACCATTCCTAGATGACAGCAATGATTCCACCACACCTTCGAATCATGCAGACGATCATCCACCGCTGCCAATCCCCGAGCCAGCTAGGAACGAGAATCGTGAATCGGATGGGAACAGGAATCAAGATCAGAATCATCGGGTCAACCAGCATCAACATGGGTGTAACTCTAATATAGATTCATCTGTTACGAGTCATCGTATCCACCACACCAAGTCTACAGACGATCATGATTTAAGGAATAGCGTTACCAGCCCATCCGCTAGTAATGCGCGGAATCGTAATACAGCGCAAGGTGCGAATAGGAATGAGCAAGCCCAGCAGACCAATGGATCTCGTGATGATCGTGAACGATACGTCCTCAACCTGTTCAAGTCTGGGAGATTGGAGACAAGACGTTATAACGCCCTTAGGGACATGATGCGGCCACTAGCCCCAGCCCACAGGCCATTCCATTATCCTGGATGGAATGGCGAGGGGTATCCAAAGGGTCTTGGACATGGGCCTATCGTCTGGCGGTATGACAACAAGAAGGACAAGATGGTCAAGATTGAGGGGCTGTCATACGAGTCGTTGAGGTCACCCGGTCATCCAGGCGAGAAGTCATCATGGCAGAAGATCCTTGACGAGGACCCGTATGACGCGGCCGGACAGCTTAGGATCTTTCGTAGGGGCACGTCTGGAACCATGATCATATCAGAATGGGATTCAGATCAAGCAGCGGTCATGGAGAGGGCGAGCATGGAATCAAGAGCCTCATCCATGCATGACCCGAATGTTGATCTCAGCTGGCATAAGCGTCCCAGGCTAGACTCCCGTGATGGGGATGACAAGATGATGTTCCCGATTGATGATAGGGGCCATCTCATCAATCCGAAGTCTGCTTAGATTCGATTATTGTCAGAACGCGACAGTCTACTATGCTTCTGATGATAGTCTGAACGGAAGTCCACGAAAAAGCTCCTTTGCGTATGACGTTACTTCCCGAGTGCTAATCCACTGTAGAATCACGAGATCTTAAATCTATGCGGTCATGAAGCCCATTGATGAGAGAATATCTCTACCCGTCATCTTCCTACAGCCCTCCCGAATATCTTGTTGTCAATGGTAATATGTACAATATAGATCGTAACATTAAAAGGAGAATCCCCGGCATGTCAAAGAGAGCCATTCTGGTAATAGATGGGAATAACATCGCATGGCGTGCCGCATCATTCATACCCCTGGAGAGGTTCAGGGAGGAGGGTGATGGCCTCAGCACCTCACTCCTTGACCACATGCTATCCAAGCGTATGAGGGAGATGGCTGACGATGGATACGATTCTGTCATCCCGTTCATGGCATTCGATGCTGGGTACAAGCCAATCATCAATGACGCTAAGGTGAATCGCTACGAGCTCTTCAAGACGTACAAGGCTAATCGCAAGGATGACCACAAAGACCCCGACGTGACCGAGTTGAATCACCTTCGTAGCCTGTGGAAGAATCATTGGAGGGATTCCCTCCTAGATCAGGGGGTCGTTGTGGTCGAGCATCCCTGCGTGGAGGGCGATGACATCATATCGTACGCGTCTGACCTCATCTCGCACAGCACGGGGGAGGACACTGATGTGGCCATCTGGACTGTCGACAAAGACTTAATGCAATGCGTGAGTGATGACCCCTCCCACAAGGTCATCATGTACAGGAAGAGACTCTCGAAGGTTAACGGCAAGACCGTATCAGAGGAGAGGCTTGTTGACGGTGCTGAGGTTCTGTCGGAGAAGGGCGTTCCCCCCGAGAAGGTCCGCATGCAGCTCGCGCTCGCCGGGGACGGTGCTGATGATTACGCTGGAATCAAGGGGTACGGCGGGAAGCTTGGAATCAAGATCGTGAACGCCTCTGATGGCATCAATGATCTTAAGGAGAATCTTAAGATCAGCCTCTCATCAAAGAAGAACCCTCCATCTGATGAGGAGCTGAAGTCTATTGATGATGCGCTCATAAGGAACTGGACGCTCGCAGGGTGCGGTAAGGATTGGATGCCGACAACAGCCCAGCGTGGAGTTGAGGTCGGGGTCGATCACATCTTGAATGCCCTATGATGCAACGATTCGTAAGCAATGCTGGCAAGTAAGGAGCGCGTGACGTGAGCAGAACCATCAAAGACATTCCCAATCACGTTCTTAAGGACAAGGCCACGCGCTCTGGTTTCACTGATCATAACGGGGAGATCAGACTCAATTGGTCTAGGAGAGTGTTTGGGAGTAAGACCTTCGTGTCCTTTATCATCGCCGTGGAGGACAAGAATGAAGCGCTCATCCATGATTGGGTTGAATGGGGTAAGACCATACCCATTGACCTAGTTGATGGAATTCATACTGATGGTATAGACGTGACCGTCGAGAGGAATGTTCCCAATGATTCCAAATTCGATACACCAGATTCAGACAATAAGATCATAACCCAAGAATCAATCTACACAAGATCATGGGTTGGGTATGATACCGGAAGACCATCACTAATGTACGCGGTCAAGCCTATTATTAATATCATTAACGAACATCATCTTCCGAAAGCGTCTTCACTAGACATTAATCGCAACCTGTCAAACTGCAAGAAGGTTGCTATCATAACAGTCATCATTAACGTCATTACCAATCATGCTGATAATACAATGCCAGACGTTAATTCCTATCTTGCATCCACCCATGACAAGCATTACCGTCACATGATCAAACGTCATTACCGCGATGTTGAGAAGTACTATCCCTCAAGATCTTCCATTAAGAATAGGTTGAGGAAGACCGTCAAGGATGCTAACAATGGTCTTATTGATGAAGACTTTGAAGACATCATCATTGACGATGACAGGCCAAAGATCGTATGGTTCTAGTTTCCTTCTAGAATCACTGGCTATCAGATAGGGCGGGGTGACCGTCTGGCCACGTGAATTCCAATGCTGGCATTGCTTTCCTTATGCAGTCATGTTATCATGATCATTAAAGGTACTATTAACAACCATTACAAGCATGGTGAAAGAGATAAGGAGACGTGCTCATGACTAAAGCTCAGGTGGTCGCTGCGACCGCACCGTCCTTTGACTCATCGGTTCTTCCAGACTCGTCTGGTCTTAGCGAGGAAGAGGAAAGGCTTGTTAAAGAGGCCGCAGATGAAGACGGTAAGGATAAGATCGCGAAGACGGCATCTGGCGCTGCAGGGAAGAATGAGGTTGAGACCGAGTCTGTTCCCGATATCAGTATGGCCTTCTATAATGCTCTTGACAAGGGAACCAAGATCGCCCTGGACCAACAGGCCGATAAGACGTTCGACTCGTTCATTGCCAGCGACGACAAGATCGTTGAGTTCGGTAAGAGCTCAGTGGAAGCAGTGAACAGTGTTGTTGATCGACTCCTCGAGATTCAGAAGCACATCCGCATTCCAGAGATTGACGATCTCCTCGAACAGGCGAATAGGGATCTTGATGGTTACTCTGCCAAGTACAAAGATCAGATTGAGGAGAAGAAGCCGAGCTTCCTGACCGTATGGTTCAGATCTAAGAAGCGGAATTTTGACGACATGGTGTTCGATCGTCAGAATCTTGTCCACAGGATGGACATTATTGACGGCAAGGTGATCGCTAAGCGTGAAGAACTCAAACAGTCATCTTCCTACGTGAAGCAGCTCCTCATTACTAATAAGGAATCAATGAACAAGATGGTCGGGGTCATTGCTGCTCTCGAATCCATCCATCTTGCTGCCAAAGTAAGGGCGAGGGATATGGAACACGCCCTCGCCCTGATCGACAAAGATTCACCGAAATGGCAGGACGTTCAGGACAAGTTTAATCGTATTGCTGAGGTGAGTAATGCTGTCGAGCAGCAGCATTCTAATTACATGAGTCGACTGGCCATCGCGAGAGCGACGAACAGCCAGGTTCGTAACTTCATGCATACATCTGCAACGGTCATCCGTAACCTCAGCATGGTTCACACGTACACGATCCCAGTAATTAAGCAATCAATCGCGCAGATCGGGTACGCCACCACGCTCAAGGACGCATCTAGTACGGCCGAGTCTCTCAAAAATGCGAACGAGCACGCCCTGAAGATCATGGGCGACTTCACCTCTAAGACTCTTCCAGGGATTGAGGAGAAGGCTCAACAACCCATTGTGTCCGCTGACGCCATTTCCAAGCTGTCTGACAACGTGATTGCTGGCAATGTGAGTATCGTGAATGCTATAAAGAGGGGTCGTGAGTCAAGACTTGCGCTTGAGAAGGCCGTACAGGCGGCAAATGATAAAATTCAGGATTCTGACATGCTGAGGGATGAAGAGCTCGTTAAAGCCCTCCTCAACGAGGGACAGGATGACGATAAGGCCGTGAAAGACTTTGATGACATGGCCTCGAAAGCTTATCATAGTGAGGAATAGTTTCTGCTTGCATATATCTTAACCATTACAAAAACGGTTTAATAACAAGAATAACACGGAGGGAGAAAATATGAGTAACATTGATTACGGTAAACTGGCGTCCAAGCTGGCAAATAGTACGGGTAGACTCACCCGCAGGGTCGTTGACACTGGCGTATCGATCGTGAGGCCAGAGAATCTCAAGAAGGCCGGCGACGCGATGAGGGAGTTAGCAGGATCGGCCGCTGAGGGGTGGAAGGCTGCCGGTAGTGAGGACAAGACTGCTGATCCCGCGGACGCCGCGTCCGAAGCCATTAGGAAGGCCGCTGGGACTGTTAAGAACAAGTTTAACGAGGTCAAGAAGGGGTTTGATGAGGCTGTGTCGGAAGATAAGACAGACTCCATTGATACCCCGGCTGACGATCATGATTCTACGGCCGCCTCTTCAAAGTGATTCCATAATGCTAAATCATTGAGTCCACGATAAGAACGTTGTGATCTCAATATTCTAATGAGCTATATTAAATAAGGCCCCACCAATATGGTGGGGCCTTTACCATGCAGATTGGTACCATAATCCACGTCAATCACATAAGTGATGTACGTTAAACGAAGTATGAGAGAAGTTATGACTGGGAGGTCATTATGGCAAGATCTAAGAAGTCCGCGGCTGATTCCGCCGTTCTTCAAACCACACCTGAGGACAAGCTGAAAGCTCTTAAGAGGGTGACCGATGCTATCAACGATAAGTTCGGTGCCATGTCAGCATACGTTCTGGGCAGTAATCCTAAGGTGGAGGTCCACCGCACAAGCACGGGGTCACTTGCGCTTGACTATGCTCTAGGCGGTGGAGTAGCCGATGGACGTATTCACGAGTTCTTCGGTCCTGAGGGGTCTGGTAAGACGTCGGCTGCTCTCCAGACCGTTGGAAACGCTCAGAAGAATGGAAAGATAGCTGCCTTCATTGATGTTGAACACGCGCTTGATCCTAAACAAGCCCATCGACTCGGAGTTAATATTGACAAGCTCCTCTTCTCACAGCCCGATAATGCTGAACAAGCGCTCGGTATCATCGAGATGTACCTCCGTTCTGGTGCTGTTGACGTGATCGTGCTTGATTCCATCGCGTCTCTCGTACCCGCCGCCGTCATGGAGGGCGAACCGCAGGATCAAACGATAGGACTGGTTGCCAGGCTCATGAGCAAAGAGCTGGCTAAGATCGCGACCATGGCTAGTAACACTGGAACTGCTGTCATCTTCATCAATCAGGTGCGTGACGCTATAGGCGGGTACGGCAACCCCGAGACGACTCCTGGGGGTCGTGCTCTCAAGTTCTATTCATCGATAAGGGTGAGGATCAGCAAGGGCAAGCAGATCATGAAGGGTGATCGTCCGATCGGACAGGCCGTGTTCTTCCGTTGCAAGAAGAATAAGGTGAGCACACCATTCCTGAGCACGGAGTCAAAGTTCTATTGGAAGACCGGATATGACTCTGCAACAGACGTGGTCACGTTTGGTAAGAGGTATGGGGTCTTTAACTCTACGTGCTCCAAGGACCTTACCGAGGGCGGCGACGGAGTACAGATCATGTGGAATGATGGGAAGGTCACGAAGACGGACACCCTCATTGCCGCTCTACAGGATAAGAAGTCTGGACTGCTAGAACACTATTACCCGATCGTACTCCAGAAGATGGAGGAAGCTCAAGACTTCGATGAGGACGATGATCTGGAAGATGACGAGGACGTGGACTCGGGTACTACGAGTGATGACGTGAACCCCATTGATGATGCTGATGATCAGTGATCATATCTGGTGATTCCATCAATCATCAACTTATAGTTACCGTACTTATTCTGTAACCATTCTCGAGCCCGTTGATTCCATGATTGAGACAACGGGCTCGTTGCATTCCTCGTCAAGATGCGGTACCATGAACATGCAATCAATTTTAACGTCGGGAGATTAGACCATATGAGGGTAAGTTTCGATGAGGCTAAGAAGATCATTAAGCAGAAGACGAATCTTGTTGACTTCTTTACGAGGAAGGGCTATGATCTCAAGCCATCAGGAGCATCTCGCTATGTGACCCTCTGTCCATTCCACTCTGAGAAGACCCCGTCATTCACTATCAGCGAGACTAGGAATAACTGGAAGTGCTACGGTTGCGGCAAGAGCGGTGACGTGTTCACCTACCTCATGGATAAGGAGGGGCTCTCCTTCCCAGACTCAATACGGCAGATGGCTGATGAGATTGGAATAGAGCTGTCGTCATCTAATGAGGACGTCGAGAAGAGCAACAAGCGAGCCCTCCTCATGGAAATCATATCCAAGACGTGGGAGTGGTTCAGGGCGAGGTATGATGAGCTCCCCGAAGATCATATCGTCAAAGCCCATGAGATCAGGGGGAAGCGCGGTATCAGTTCTGATGCCTCTGATAATCACGACTTGTTCGGATGGGCACCTGAGAACGGGCAGCTATTGCTCAGGTATCTTAAGAGCAATGGGTATGATACCAGCGATATGATGACGGCCGGCGTCATCTATGAGTCCAAGGATGGTGAATCATACTATTGCCCCTGGCGTGGGAGACTCATGTTCCCTATCTGCGATGTGCTTGGCAAGCCACTGGGATTCGTTGGCCGCCAGGTGTTCTATCATGATGGTGACAAGATAGAGCGAAAGTACGTGAATAGCAGGGAGAGCGACGTTTACAGGAAGAGGGATCTCCTCTTCTGCCAGAGCATTGCCAGGGAGCAAGCCCATAGGGATCATCAGCTCTTCGTGGTTGAGGGGCAATTCGACGTGATTGCCATGCAGCACGCTGGGTACGAGAACACGGTGGCATCATCTGGTACCGCTCTTGGAGATCAGCAGGTCCAGTCGATGAGGAGGATGGTAGGACCCGAGGGGAAGATCGTCTTCATGTTTGATGCTGACGAGGCCGGGCAGAAGGCAGCCGCGAGAACACTCGCCGTGCTCGGTCCCGCGCAATCTCAAGCATACGCAAGCATCACTAGCGGTAAAGACCCATCCGACATGTACCACGATGATGGAGCTGAGGCTCTTAGGGCTCAGGCTTCTAGCTACGTGGAGTTATGGAGGCATGTGGTCGAGCATCTCGCCGGCCGATACGACCTCTCCAAACCAGATCAAAGACAAGCGTTCCTAGCGGAGTTCAAGGATAAGATCTGGTCTCATCTCACCGATCCATCCATCAGTGAGTCAGCCGCGAGATTAGCAGCCCTGCTCTCAGGATCCTCATACTCGACGCTAGTACAGCAACTCGGTCCAATTAGCCGGTCAAACGATTCAGGAGTGGACGATCATGGGGACATCATGGTCGACAGTATCATTGGTAACCCGGATCTCTCAACGAGCCCAACGGCGGCGGCGCTACTTGCTAATGTGCTTGATAACCCCGGACTGCGTCCAATCCTGTCAATGGTCCGAATGAGCGGTATGGATGAGGAGATGAGGGAGATCATCCTAGACGCTGGTGACGAGATTCTCATCCCGGAGTCTTTTGACGATGACAGGAGGGCGTATCTTGAGCGCCTTGACCGCATCATCAATCAACTGCATGATCTTGAACGGGCGGCACCCGTCCTCATGAACCCAGCTCAACTCGCCAAACAGCAGGTTGAAGCACTGTTGAAGGATAGGAAGCATCAGAGAGAACAGTCACTCATTGCTAGCAACATTGACGCGGGGCAATCTGATAATCCAACCATCATGAGGACATATGATGAGATCATTCGAAGGGGAATGGAGAAGATCAACTCAAGATACGAGAGGAATCTTGAGAAGGCTACCGCACTGGTCGAGGAGATCTCCGAGAGGAATGGGTACGCGGAGAAGACGAGGACACTAGGATCTGATTATCTTGACGTTAATGGTATTGACCATGATCTTGATTCCAATGAGGGCAATAGCTCAAATGATGAGAATTACGCCATCAACCTTGAGTCATTCAAGAAGAGTAGGATGGATGATGACGCCTATGATCTTGTGGATCCCAATGAGCCGGTAATGGGGACTGTCAGCGGCCCGGAGTGCGATGACGATGCTCCGTACTATGATCCAAGCGATTATGAAGACCAGAGTGCTCAAGATGACGATTGGGACGACTGGGTTGACTGATTCACCTCTCAGACGTGTTCTAACGCGCCTTAGACGCACGATCTATCATGGCACGTGTTTTTTTTACTCACTGGCAATAGAAGTCGTTAGAACACAATCTGAGCATTATCTTGAGAAAGGAATTAGATGCTCAGTTCGTGTAAAGAGCTGATGACTCCTCGCCAGCATCATGATCATCAGTGATGACAGACGCATTAGAATTCTCGATCTCATCCCCATCATCATCAACCGGTACAAGCGTCCACACCATCGTGTCCACATCTAGCGGAATCAAGCTCATTGGGGTAGTTATGCCCGCCTGCTCGGACTGATGTTTGTCATCTGGGAGCGGCTTACCATCCTTGCCCATCACCGGGTGGAGCTGACCGTTCTCATCGCGTTCCATCTTAGCTCCCCATCCCTGTCCGGAAAGATCCCAGGTGGCTTCACCGCTCACGGATCGTCCTATCCTGATCACGTTCCATGGAGTCTCGTCAAGATCCTCGGGAAGACTGGCCATCATCGGGAGCGGTGGCATGGTCTTCAGCCAGACCTCCTGCTTATCGAAATCCCATCCATCCTTCTGTACGATGTGACCATTCTTGTTCACATCACTCCGGGCGACCCACTCAACCGTGCCGCCGCCAATCGTCTGGTTGAGATGATTCATGAAAGCGTTGATGGACTCCCGCATGAAGTTAGCACCGAACCTGATGACCATAGCTGACGGAACGTTACGGAACCTGGCTATGCGAGGCCTCTTCTCGTGACCCCTCTTATCCTTGGGGTGGATGATCGCTTCTGCCTCCTCGTCCTTACCAATCTCAGACGCATACACGATCGCGTCAGCAATGGCCTGTGACTCGCCAGGGGCCTCCCATCCGATGATCTGCACCATATCGTGAACAGTTGCGCCCTCTGGAGGCTGTCCAAAGTACTTCGTGTAGATCGTGTTGATCTTATCCCACGTCTGCTTGTCCGAGTCAAGGCACGCCTGACCCTGCCTCCTCATCACGCCGAACACCACAGATGACTCGATGAACGGGATGACAAGTCCAGCCAAGAACCCAATGGCGATAACCAGAAATGCTAGCATGAATGATCCAAGAAACCCCAGCTTATAACAGGTCACCCATGCTGGAATCCTAGGACCAGGATCAACTGGAAGGGGATTCTTCTGTTCAAGATGTGGATTACAGTACTCATCGGTGAACTTGTCGAACCTGTACTCCTTGATGACCTTGCCATCATCGTCCTTAGCCGGGACCATGACAGCCTGCGATGGATCATCTACCGGATCGCCCTTCCTGTCAACGGGGTTGCCCTGATCATCCTGCTTGGGGACCATGACCTTCCTCATGAGGCCGACTAGACGCTTGTCCTGCATGGCCGCGCGCAACTGTCCCATGAGCGTGCTTCTATGATTCGCCCGCTTCATGAGCTCGTCGTAGTCATGACGGTTGGCTGCCGCTGCCCTCCTCCTAGCCATGAGGTCTTCGAGCCAGGACCATAGGAAGGCCAGGATGAACGGGCTGAACGTGATGAGGGCGGACAGCGCTATGATAATGACAATCTTCAATCAAACACCCCCATGATCCTCGTAGTCATAGTACCTAATGGTACCACTCCCGATTCCACCATCTTGATCGAGTCAACCGGTATGAACGGATCCTCACCAGAGCAATAGGCGTACCTGCTATCATACGACACGTTAGCATTATCTCCCAGGACGAACACCCTGCCCTTTGGAACCGTGAGCTCGTCCTGTCCGTCAGTGACCCGGTCGCACGTCTCGTCTAACAGCTCAGGCGGGTTCACCTTGCTATCATTAGCTCCAGCTCCCATGAGCGCAGCCCGAGAGCATGATGCCCGAACGATCATGTGGTGATCAGTAATGCAGATCTTCTCACCGGCGACCGCGTACACCCTCTTCACGAGCTGCGGATCGTTCCGTATAGAATCACCATCAGACCACCCGGTTGGCCTGTTGAACACGATGATTGATTCATCCCCTACAGACGCACTGTCTACAGTCTTCGAGCCGTAAACAATGTCACCATCCACAAGGGTCGGGTACATTGATGACCCCGCCACAGTCCAGTACGCCTGAGACCAGACAATGAGGAATACGACTACTGGAATCATGCCTGCAATCACGATAGCAATCATAGACCATATCTTTCCGAGGTCCGTACTAGACCTCGAAGCGTGATTGCTCCCCACTACACGATTGCTAGGATCACTAGAATCTCGTACTGTCGTCTCGTCTGCCATCTTCCCCATGCCACTCATCTCCGCGAGGTCACTCATCAGTCTAGATCAGTCCCCTACCTGGTTGAGCACGTTGAACCCGGACGCTGACAGCATCTCCATGTTGGTGGTCTGAATGAAACTATTCTCGCGTAAATGATCACCTGGTATTGACTCCAGGAGGAGATCAACCTGATCATGGAATGTTCTCACGAGCTTGATGTTATTCATACTCTCGTTATAGAATGAGGTCATGATCTTACAGTACTGGTCTAGTAGCTCCTCTGATTCCGCGGTGATGATGATCCTGTACGTGCCACTGAGCCACGGGTCCTTATTCTTCGTGACCTGCGCTTGCATCTCTCGACCCCTCTGGACCTCCTCGGTAAGCGCGATGCCGGGGTCACTGTCTGCACCAAGGGCGTTATCATAAGCGTCAAGCGACTGTGCTATGCCCTTCTCAATGTCCTTCTTGATCTTCTTCGCCGGTACTAGGCTCGCCCGCGCGCTAATATCAAACGGTACGCCAACCCCCGAGAAGATGCTAGCATAGAGCCACGGCATGCCGTACGGTATGTTCATCGTGCCCTCGGGGAACTGCTTGAAGGTGAGTGTGGTTCTATAACCCGTCCTGATCCTCCCGTTAATGACCTGACTGATCTTAATGAGGGACGGGTTCTTCGTGTCAATGACACCACCAATCTCTCGGATCATGTCCCCCCGCCCCCACACGTCGTCATCGATGGACGCGTACGGAACCGGCATGGATGGATAGAATGGCTTCTTGACTAGCAGGGAGAGATCTTCGGTAGTCGCACGGTACCCCCCAAGACTAGATTGGCTGATGCTCAGGAAGTAGTCCTTCTCTTGTGCCTGGGCGTGACGCAGTTCTGATTCTGACACTGACTTGTCCGTGAATTGAAGCGCATGGTCGAGGTATGATGTGGCGTAATTCCACGCGTCCTTGATTCCAGCGTTGAACGGGTTAATCATATCCGTGTCAAGCTCATGTCTCTTACCCAAGCCGACGCCAATGAACACCCTCTTCTCATAGAAGTCTCCACTCTTGAGGAGATCCACCTGATCATTCAGGAATTGTCTGAACCCGCTCTTACTGTTATAGGTCTTCGTAACCTCAAGATAGTCCTTCTCCCATTGATCGGCATCAATAGGAGTATTCGTGATCTCTAGATGCATGTCGAGAACGCGCTCCTGGTTCTTATCAAGACCAGCTATGGCAGCCGTAAGCTTGTTGGCCATAGCCACCTTCCTGTCAGCGGAGAGGAAGTCATAGATAGTAGTCGGTATCTCGTAGTATGCTGTCACGTCATTAGATGAGAACACGATGTTGCCAACGATAGCCTGGTCCTGGAAGTCTAACCTCTTCTTTGGCTGACGCAGCGACCGACCCGAGAGCGCTATCTTCTCGGCCTCCGCCGCCGTCGCTGCCCGGGTGCCCTGCTCGTCCGCAGATTCGCTCCGTGGCCTATCCTTATGAAATAAACTCATATGATTATGATATGCTTAGATGGGCCCTCCCGTGAATCATTCTGTTATGGAAGATGAGGGCGGGCGATCATTCTCCACTTCTCGTAAGACCCTGGAATAATCTGCGTCGCGTGTTGTTAAGAGTAATGAGAGATGTGAAAGCACCTCATTGCTTACATTGATAACAGAAAAAGAAGGAGATTGTTATTATGGCTAAGACTACTGACATTACACCGTTTGGCTCGAGGAGCGCGGAGGTTGACCCGTTCCTCAGTCCGTTCAGGACTCTTGACAGCATCTTTGGAAGAGCATTCGGCGAACCGTACTTCATTGGACCAAGATTCAACCACGCATTCGATCTTGATGCTCTGAGGGATGACCCCCGTATGGTGAGGTTCTACAAGAACGAGGATAAGACCGTTGATGCGAACATTGACCTCCCCGGCGTGAAGAAGGAAGAAGTCAAGGTTCAAGTCGAAGCTCCGCACACCGTAACCGTCTCGGTTGAAGAGAGGGAGGACGCGAAGGACCACTCGTCTCATAAGTCGTATCGCCAGACATTCACGGTTGACGACCACCTCGATGAGAACAAGTTGACGGCCAAAATGGAGGATGGAATCCTGAAGATCCACCTCCCATACCGTGAAGACGCTGGGGATGATTCCGTGAAGACATTCACCGTCGAGTAATGACCCACGTCGCATCATGCTGACGTGAATGAATAAGATAAGATGGATTGGCTTCCATCACAGATTGAGCCCCATGATTATATGGAATCATGGGGCTCAATCTGTCTTCTAGTCTGGTAATGCGGCACAGACGATTAGCCCCGCGAACCTCCAGCTACACGGGTGGGCAGATGCCCAGCACCTTGATGGGCGGAATCTTGTTAGATTAATAAAATATGCCATGTTCCTGGAGTGAAATGGGAAAGGGCGTAATAGCAACGCTTCTAGTGTAACACGAGGAAGCATATCCTAGGATTATAGCACTGCCGCCTCCCGCTTCTTCAAGGCATCGAGCCAAGCCAATCCAAGAGTCTTCAAGGCATGCATCTTCATGACGAGCCGGCCAAGGCGTGGGGTCTCACACCAAGCATCTTCAAGACGCCATGCCAAGCATCCTCTCCTCAAGACAGCGGGCCAAGCCATCTTCAAGGCATCGCGATGGGCGGAATCTTGTTAGATTAATAAAATATGCCATGTTCCTGGAGTGAAATGGGAAAGGGCGTAATAGCAACGCTTCTAGTGTAACACGAGGAAGCATATCCTAGGATTATAGCACTACCGCCTCCCGCTTCTTCAAGGCCACACCCAACGGGCAGACCCCCCATGACAGCAACGCTGCAGGTGGCGTGAGAGAGCATGCCCCAGGATCATAGCACTGCTGGCGCAGGCGTCTCACACGATCGCCCGACCAATGCGTGCATCTCACACGATACACGATGAGGAGTCAAGCCTAGTCTGACGTCATCCTCCATGCGACGATCCTATTGCCGATCATACGTGTCCTGCTGTCTCCACAATGCTGGCGTCTCATCCGCGCTGGCGTCTCATCCGCATCCCACCAGCATCACCTGATGGGGGTATGGGTCTGGGGTCTGGCGTCACTCCTGGCAGACGACGAGGTACTATGCTTGTAAGCGGGATGAGTTAGATGATTTATAGCAATATCCCTAATAATGGAATCAGAATGGTATGATAGCCTGTGATGCCGCAGAAACCATTGCTATGGATGAGATTTGGAGTTGAGGAGGAGTGATCGTGACGAGACTGACTGGCCCTGAGCTCCTCAACTGGTGGGCGAGGAATCAAGATTCCTTGAAAGCGCGTCTTCCCAAGCAGAACTCCATGTCCTCTGATGTCAGATGGTTCAAGGAATCCCTCGCTGTTAATGAGTCTCCATCCCCGGTAGGCTCACTCGAACGATTCGAAGATGACTACGATCTACTCTATGACGGCATCGCCAGGGGCTTGCTCTTCAAGGACTGGGTGGATGATGATATTCCAGATGATCTTAGGAATGTGGTCACCGTTGACTTGATGAGGCGCCTGTACCAGCAGAACCCAATGCTATCCATGGCCGTTGATGACGCTGTCCGCAGGGGAAGATGGGGGGTCTTATCCAGCGTGGACGTGAGGTTCTGGTCTCATCGTAGCGTGGCAGGGCAGGTGAACTCGTCTGGAGTGCTCGCCGGCAGGACGATGCTGATCGACATCCTCAGGACTGTTGGCATCGTGAACGTGGCCGGTGGCTCTGTTCCTGACCTTGAAGGATGGTCTGCCCGTTATGACGACCATGGGATCACGATCATACCGGAAGATCCCGTTATGAGGTCAATGCTAGACGACCATGCATCTGTTGACTCCTGGTCTGGTCCAGTGACGATGGAGGCGCTCCCGTTCCTCCACACTCCAGAGGTAGTAGACGGTAGTGAAGACAACGTTAAGACGTACTCTAACCCAGCGATGATCGTTGACACGGTTGAAGATCTCTCCAACGAGGAGTCAGATCCAGTTAGCGTCTCGTTCAAGATGGTGAGGAGGAGGATACCGATCCTGTCCACGGGGAAGAGTAGCGTGGTCAGGTATCATGATCGTTACCAGCCTGTGGTCATGGCGCCCTACTCGAGGTATTGGACCGCGGGTTCTAGGAGCGTCTCGTATCCTGGGATTCTTATTGATGTTGATAGGGATGACTCGCTTGATCATGTTGATAAGATGGTCCGGGGCGGGCTTATCCCACGGTACTCCTGGGTGATCGTGAATCATGCGAACGGGCACGCGCAGTTCTGCTGGCAGGTGCCCGCGTGGATGCTGGGCAACGTGAGCGCGGGCAAGTTGTACAGCGCGGCATCCCATACTCTCAGGTTCTTGATTGGGGGCGACCCATGCTTCGTTGGGTCTAGGAGTCAGAACCCGTTCTGGATCGGGCTTGGTGTGGGGAAGAACAGGCGTGAGATCGTGATCCCTAACGGTGAGGTTAGGATCTACACGTTGCAGTCATTGAAAGCATGGTTCGTAGAACACGAGTCGTGGTGCCCGGCGGGGTCAATGTCTAGTGGTCGTGTCCACCTCAAGATCAGTCGCGTGGATGATGATGTGGTCGTGTCTGATGACAGTGGTTCAGATGACGCTCTGACCATGCTTCTCAATGATTCCAAGGCCCTTGATCCCAAGCTGATACGCGGGCTCACGATACCTAAGGGTTATAGGAACACGGTCATGTTCAGGGTGGCCACGTGGCTCCAGTGGCATGGAGGCAATCCTGAAGACGTTGCTAGCATGGTTACAGTCCAGGAGGATGATGGTAACCCGTTCAACGCTTCAGAATACGCTTCGATCATCCGTAAGGTCAAGAGGTACTACGCTAGGATGCATCGCCCTGACTATCATGGGACTACCACTGCTGGGACTGAGGCCCGTGAGCGTTGCAGGGAGAATGGAAGGAAGGGCGGGCTGTCCTCGAGTCCCGCGCAGAATAAGACTAGGAGGAAGAACTTGTCCGCGGGAGCTCGTACTGCCGCGGTGAAGGCCCGTGAGCAGGACGTGATGATCTGGAGGGTCGCCCTCACGAGTGGCGGCGCGTCTAACCACAGGCTGTCCGTGATGACTGGAGTCTCATCCATGACGGTCAAACGCGCTCTCAGGAGGATCCGCGATCGTGTCCGGGCGATGATGATCGAGCGGTCTAAGGGGATGATGGCATCGTATCCTCGCCACAATGATCGCTCCTCCTCGAACGGATCATCTTACGAAGGAATCGAGGCCCTCCTACAGAGTCTCCCCGAGTACGGTGAAACGGATGATTGGGGCAATGATCCTCCAGATCCTGGGGATTCGGGCAGGTCATCTCCTCACGTTCCTGATGATCCAATGTCCTCATCATCGTCCTCTCCAATGGTTGATGATACAGTGCGGGCGGCCGTGAGGTCGATTGGTGACGCTATGAGGAAGAGCGACGGGAACCTGCTGAACGCTCGTATGAGCGCGCTTGGTCGTGACCTCGCGATGGCGGCCATGATTGATCTTGGCGAAGCGCCATCAAGCGCGATCACCTCGTATTCTAGGAAGATCGGGAAGGTGCTCTCCACCCGTGATGGCAGGACCCCCCTCTTGAGTTCTGTGGAGGAATCAGTCCTGGAGTCGAGCGCATACTGGTCTAGAGGCGTTGATTGCAGCAGTATGATCGACCTGGACTTAGACCCGGCAATCGTCTGAGGCCATTTGGTCCAGAATGGTATAGAGCTTCTCATCGTGCCGCTGGCAGGTTATCCTAATGCTCTTGCTATTACAGTCTCATGCTTACATGGCACTCGATACGGGCATATCTTAATCACACATGAGTGTAATGATCTGTTATGGAATCATACGATGATTCCACGTGGAGTGGTGAGGCATGAGGGGTGAGTAGTACGAGAGTTCAGAAGACGTCTTCAGCAAGTGATCGTGGTCGCGATGGGGATCCTGGAATCAGGGTGAGGGGGGATCGGCTGACCTCGATCTGGGCGGCGTTCGTCATCTTCATTGGTATGGCCGTGCTCGCGTCAGTACCAGCTGTCATCGTTGCAGTCATCATGTCTCGCGCGCTCACGGGGTCTAGTGGAATAGTCATCACGACTAGTGGAGGAATGAGAACATCAACACTCATCCTCGAACTGTCCGTGCTATGGACGCTGGTCTTCACTCCGATCATGAGCCTGGCCGTACTGCTCGTCCCTCCGATTAGGAGGGCTGTTCGTTGGAATGGAGGCCTGGGGATCCGCCTGAAGACCGTAGCCCGGGGAATGCGGGTGAAGGGAAACAGCAGGTTGGCATCATGGTTGAAGGCGTTCGGTATTGGCGTTGGAACGGCAGTGATCATATTCCTCATCTTGCAGGGCGCTGGGCTGCTGGCCGGACTCGTCGCACCCTCCGGGGGAGGTGCCAGGTCTAATAAGTCTACCCAGGAGATCATTGATGCTGTCAAGAGTGGAAGCATATGGGTGAAGATCCTGCTCATCCTTCTGTCGGGCGTGCTTATACCAATCGTGGAAGAGGTCGTCTTCCGTGGCGTGATTGCTAGGTCATGGGCAGCGCTCACCCACACGAGGAGGGGGAGGATCATGTCCTTCCTTGGATCTGGCCTCATCTTTGCACTCGCCCACATCATGTCCACAGATCTCTCATTCTCGTCGGCCACGATCCTGACGATCCTCATCACGTGGATCCTTGGGTCCATCCTGTCATTCTATGTGGACAGGTGGAAGACGCTGTGGCCTGGTATCTTCACGCATGTCGCGTACAATACTGGCAGTATGATCCTGGCAGTCCTCTAAGAATATGACTACTTTAACGCGAGCGTGTACCGCAGATATGGGCTTGCTTGTCCCCATGACGCCTGGTACGGGAGGTCACTCATGCTGACTAGGATATTCATTGCGATCCAGCTATGGCTTAGAAGGGCGAAAGACTTCCTAATGGATTCGAGTGAGGTTGACCGCTGGGGAACCGTGGCCTCATCTGTCGTGTTCATCATTGTAGCAGGAGCAGCCCTGCAATTCCTCATGGTCTTCGTGGGGTCGGGCGTATGGTGGCTCCTGCTCGGCGGGAGGACTCCTCCACCGTTTGACGCATCGGAGGCCGGGTCTCCCGAGGTCGTGGAGTTCCTCATCCTCATGGGTCCACTCGCGTCAGCGCTTGCCTACGCGCCCATCCTCCTCGCCGTTCCGTTCATACGATCTAAGTTGAACGCCAATCCGATGCTGAAGATTCCGAAGATGAATGGATTAGAATCGGGGATGTGGAAGAGGAGGATCATCAAGACTCTCATCTGCATTGCGATCAGCATTGGACTCATCGCGGTCATGCAGGTGATTGGATGGGTCTTCCATGCTCTGGGGGATGACTCCGCGTCCTCATCATCTACGATTACGTTCACGGGATTGATCGTCGATCTTGTGGAGGGCAGGGCTATATGGCCGGTATGGACTGTAATCACGATCATCATCGTCACGGTCATTGCGCCCTTACTGGAGGAGGTTGTGTTCCGTGGTCTCATTCTGAATGAGCTCATGAACTCGACGCTCGCCTACGGGTATGATCGTAATGGGAGTAGGAGGAGGACACTCGCCCGCGAGGTCATGATGATCATCACCTCAGGTCTTCTATTCTCCCTGATACACATCCCCGGTGCTGGCGCTTCCACCGCGCTTGTGGTCACTTCTATGACAGTCCTCGGATCTGTTCTTGCTCTTCTCGACTGGAAATGGTTCCATTCCATATGGCCTGGGACTCTTGTTCACGTCTCGTACAACGTGATCACGCTTATGATCAGCGTGGGTCTAGCATTGGTCTAATGATCTGACGTAAGAAGCGCAACGTCCTGGATTGTTTCATAACAGCATCATCGCCTGGACTCCCGGTCATCACGACTGTCACGATCATGCTACCTGCAATCATCATGTGGCAGGCAGTTCCTAATGCTACTAGGCCTAAAGTAACTGGTCTCAACAGTTAAACGTGATATGGTACCATAAACCTCATGGTTGACATTATGATTAGGGCGGACGGGAAGGCTAACAAGATCTTCGTAACGCTCACCGAGCCGATAGGATCGAGGCTTGGCCTCAGGGATATTCCAACCTGTCATGAAGATTCAGCATTCTCTGGATTATGGAATTACTCCTTCTCACTGTCGCCGGTGGTAGCGCTTTCCGTCAGGGACGTGGTCACTGAGGCCCGTCGTAACGGAGCCGTATTGAAGTACCATTCGGACGAAGACAAGGCCATCCTCAAAGAGGTGGTTGCTAAGAACACCCCGGCAGAGCTTGACTGGGATGAGGACAAGAGTCTGGTGAGGGCGGTGTTCCCACAGACCGAGCGGTACAGGAAGATCATGAGGTCAACCTATGCGACTCCTAGGGGTGATGGAGCGTGGACGCTGCCAATCACGTCTGCCCCCGATCTTCTCGCATTGAACGAGACACTACCACGCAATCTAAGGTTCACCGTGAGTGATGCTCTATACGACGTGGTCCATGAGCCCATACCGCAGCCATATGACGGCTCCGCGGAATCATTGAGGATGATACCGACCAGCGCTCTCAGGATCGTGAGGTCTAACATCCAGTCCTGGTCACTCCGAAGGGATAATCGCGCGAGTATTCAGGACAAGCTGAAGATCATGGGGATCAACTCCCTGTATGATCTCATCATGATACGACCGAGAAGGTACATTGATCGCTCAAATCCTCAGGACGTTCGTGATTTGATCGAGGGGGAGACGGCGACGATCGTTGGAATGGTTGCAGAATGGAAGCATCCGTCTACCCATCTCTCCGTCATGGTGGTCGAGGACAAGCTTGGCGCTCATATCCAATGCTCATTCTTCAATGCTGGTAGATGGTTCGAGGAGCATTATAAGCCCGGTGACGAGGTGATAGTCACCGGGCAGTACAAGCCGTGGCACGCCTCCAGGGGATTCACGGTCGACCAGATCGTCCAACCGCAGGTCGACCCGGTGGAGGCAGCTGGGGTCATGCCGATCATGCCGGTGTACTTCACGCCCGGGAGGGCAGCCTTGTCCTCAATGATCCTCGTGCACTGTGAGCAAGAACTTATGTCTCGTCTAGGGGATGAGTTCAGGGGTCCACGCTGGGCGGATCCAGCCCTCAAGGCCAATGGAATCACAGACGTGTCTTATGGTAAGGCCATAAAGACCATGCACTTCCCCCGTGACACGAACGGTAGGAGTGCCGCTGAGAAAGCGTTAGCGTTCTGCGAGATCGTACAGCTTCTCGTGTGGATTGAAGCCCATAGGAGGGGGTCAGAGCATCATGGAGGAGTACGGAACTCCAGCGATCATACGCTTACGAATTCCTATATTGGGAGTCTTCCCTATCATCTCACGGGAGCGCAGGAGAGGGCAGATGCTGCCATTCTGAGGGGGATGGATTCGGACAAGCCACTCCACGCGCTCCTCGTCGGCGACGTGGGGTCAGGGAAGACGACAGTCATGCATCTTGCCGCTCTGAACGCGGTCAATGCCGGCCATCAGGCGGTGATCTGTGCTCCAACGGAGATCCTCGCCACCCAGCTGTACGAGGTGTTCATGAAGATACTGTCGTCAATGCCAGATGAGGCCAGCATGAAGATCCATCCTGTTCTTCATGCTGGCTATAAGGGCAAGGGGTCAACGAAGCGTCGTAATGAGACTATAGAATCAGTACGGGATGGCTCGACGAATCTTATCTTCGGCACGCATTCCGTTCTTAATCTTGAGTACCATGACCTGTCCTTCGTTGGCGTGGATGAACAGCACAAGTTTGGGGCAGCTCAGAGGTCACGACTCCTTGACGTGAGGACAGATGGTAAGACCCCCGACTTCCTCATGCAGACGGCCACGCCTATACCACGTTCGATGGCCCAGGTGTACTACGGTGACGTGGAGTACCTCGCGCTTGACGAGCTCCCCGCTGGAAGACAGCCCATCAAGACGGTCTGGGTGAGGAAGAAGGGCGCGTCTGTCGTTGAGGATAGGGGGAGTGAGATCTGGTCTGATGTGCTTTCCGAGGTGAGGCGCGGTCACGGTGCATTCATCGTCTGTCCGATGGTATCTGACTCCGAGAAGATTGACGCCGCGTCAGTGAGGAAGACGGCCAAGGAGTTGGAGGCGGTATTCCCAAGGGACGTGGCAATAGCGTCCGTGTACGGTGGGCAGGTTAAGGACAAGCAGGATGCGGCCATTACTGGGTTCAAGGATGGTAGGATTAGTGTGCTCGTGGCGTCTAGCGTGGTTGAGGTTGGCGTGTCCTGTGAGCTTGCCACGAGAATGGTGATACTGGACGCGAACAGGTTTGGTCTAGCGTCACTCCACCAGATTCGTGGCCGTATCGGGAGGAGTGACCTTCCGAGCAAGTGCTGGCTCGTGGCCATGCCGTTCAACGATGCCGGGTCATCAAGGATGCAGGCCATGTGCGATACGCTTGACGGATGGACGCTGTCCAAGACCGACTTGAAGAACAGGGGGACGGGATCCCTCTTCGGTACGGCGCAGTCTGGCCGCAGTGACCTCATGTTCGCTAACCTGGTGAGGGATGCGAAGTGGATTGCTCCGGCGAGGATGGTGGCGAAGAGCATCTTGAAGAGCACTGATTCTGAGCGTGCGGTTGAAGATGCGGGCAGGTATTTTGACATCAAGGAGGATCAGGACATCTTATCATAATAGGATTCCCGCGTGGAGTTACCAGATAGCATCGTACCCCCTCCCTTCTTCATCGATGATGGCGCGGTGCGTTAAACAATTGCATTAGACGTCGATGCGTGGTAAAATATGTTAATGGAGGGATTGCGTTTGGCCGAACGCATGACTCATAGAAAACTATCGTAGGGTACACGGTAATCAACGCTTGAGGTATGCAAGACTGGGTGGCCGCCAGTCACCGCTGGACAGGAACCCCGCCCCTAGGAGCTGGGTTCATCAAGTGAATAATAGGTGAAGGATTCCGGCGACCCTATATCTTAATAATGAAGATTAACGTGTAAGAACGGAATCATCGTGCTGACGGTGTGGATCTTGTCTGCAATGCGACGCTGATTCCATTGATGAGGAGGATTATGTCTGATCACGCGAGGAGAATCTCGTCACGATTCTGGAAGAGGTCATCGCGTATTAATCATGATGGAAGACCATCTGTAGGATTCATGGGTGATCATGCTAGGATTGATCCAATCTCAATCAAGAGCGTGGTGTCGATCATGATCGCACCCGTCCTCATCTTGTCGGCAGTCATAGGATACAGCGTCCAGACTGCCAGCGGTGCTTCTAATAATGATTCAAGGATTAATACGATTGATGGGGCGGTAGTCTCATCAAGATCGTTTCGATCAGCGTCTAGTGCTGATCGTGATGCTAATGCTTCCAAGGTGAGTAGATCAGCGTTCCGTGAGTCCATATCGACGGACGTTGATGGCGATTGGGGCGGTATTGGGAGCATGAACATGCCATACTCGAGGTCAACAGATCAGAATTCTGCCGTCAACGCTCTCAATTCCAGCGTGAAGAACGGTAAGTCGCTCTATGCCTCCACCGCCGATGTGTCTACAGACGAGCACAGGTCAGCATTGAAGACACTGTTAGATCAAGCGCCTGATCTCACGAACAACGAGCAGGCGTCAGTGGAGGATCTCGATGGCCTCAGGAAGAAGATTGATGCTGCTGCTGACGCGGTTGAGGAGGACGTCGAGGAGACGAGGGCGCCGCAGTATACAGCCTCGTCAGCGCCCGTGATGTCAGCATCTGCTCCGAACGCCGGGGTGATCAAGCCTTCGAATGGTAAGACGGGTGAAGATGTGGTAGATTATGCCATGCAGTTCATTGGAAGGCCCTACGTATGGGGTGGCTCGACTCCACAGGGATGGGATTGCAGCGGCTATGTCATGTACGTTTATTCCCAGTTCGGGGTTAGCCTGCCCCACTACTCTGGGAATCAGGCCCAGGCAGGGAACGCAGTCGCGTCTATAACAGACGCGCGGCCTGGGGACGTCATTGCGAATGATTCTCACGCGGCAATCTATATTGGCAATGGGACGGTCGTGAACGCCCTGAACCCAGAAGCGGGGACGGTCGTCACGCCCGTGCAATGGGCGTTCAGTGGCGGATACCAGATCAGAAGGATCATCGGGTGACCCAACATATCACCCTATTCCCAGTAACAAGACGCTTCATTAAATGAAGATAGTTAAGACACGATACCACGCATTCCTGATTGTCTGATTATAGATTTATTGCGATCATTGCGTTCCCATGATGGGCTATGATATCTTATGTATGTTAGATTGAGATTGATGGGTCTATTCGGAGGTAATTGATGGCGAGTCTATTTGATAGGTCTCATGCTGTTCATGATGACAGTCATGACGCTGATGCGAGAACTAATGATAGGCGTGTGGATCTCGCGAGTAAGACAGACCCAGTTGTTGAACCGTCAGACGCCCCTACTGGTGAGACGCAACCTACCAACAGGAGACCCTTCAGGAGAACGGGCCATCATCTGAGCAAGGATGCCGTATCTTCCCCCGTGTTGAATACAGTTGAGGATTCACCGGTTAAGAATAACGCTGATACTGTTAAGATTGGGAGGGCGGGGTCATCTAGACCCGCTGCCAAGATTGAGGATTCTGATCACACCGCCACCGATGCGTTGAACTCGCTTGATGACAATGATGATGACGTGTACGTCCCTAGTCTCAATAGGAAATGGATCATCCTCATTTCCATCATCGTTGCCGCAATCCTTGCGTCTGGCGTATGGCTCACCCAGCATGAGAGGATCCAGCAGGCCTTCGAGAATAATGTCAGCGACGATACGGGGCTTGGATCAACTAGCGTAACCCCCGTAACCAAGAGTGATTCCATCATGGATGATCTTAAGATTCCTAAATTCTATCAGAAGGATAATACGACCCTCACTAAAGATGATAAGGATGACGCTCAGGAATACTCATTAGAAACGTTACCGTCAAGCTCCACAGGTGTTCTTCCGTCTAAGGAGTCTAATCCTAATCTCACCTCAGATCCATCCAAGTATCTAAACTCAGATGGTTCTATTAACCCGAATTACTCTTATCTTACCGATGAGAACACGTTCGCTGTCATGCAGGACGATCTGCAGAGGATCATCAACCCGGTGTACGGTGACTGGGCTTCACTACAGAATAAGGATTGGTTGTCACTTGACGGACAGCATGTTGACAGCTCGGCATGGGAGAATCTCAAGAACATCTTTGATTCCAGTGTGGCGAACGAGATAACAGACTCAGCAAGCGCAAGGAGGCTGTTACCATTGTATGCTGACTGGGATCAGAATGAGTACAATGGCGACTTTGCCGGTAAGGACTATAACGACGCTATTGTTGGCGTGCCTATTGGATCTCATTGCGAGTATCACATAGCAAGCAGCCCTAATGATCACATTGACTGCACGTACAAGATCAGGTACACGGTCAACTTGAATGGGAATAAGAAGTCCGTGGATAAGGCTCTTACTCTTCACTGGAAGATCAATTATGATGACAACACGAAGGGTTATACTGGAAGACGTGTACTGCTCACCTCAATGGAACAGCAGTAAGGAGAATAATTAAGATGAGCAGATTCAAAGTTCTTTCTAAGAGGAACGCCATCATTCTCGCGTTGATGGCCGTGTTCTCCATAATGATTAGCGCATTTTTTATAGTTGATAGCGCTAATAATGCGTATGCTAGTGATACAGGTAGTGGTGGTGTCACAGGAGGGACATGGTCTGGCGGTGGTGCTTCTAATGACCTTCATTGGTTTTATGGTGATTTAGGAGGAAATGCTAATGATTCTGGTTCTCCAGATAGCATTAAGACGTTCTTGCAGAACAAAGGAACTGACACAACTGCGAATTCCTCGACCTTCAGTTCCTGGGTGACACAAGCATATAATAGTGCTATTACAGATTGTGATAGTAATTCTAAGAAAGCTGGTCATAAATGCACATCTCCAAGAGTGGTCGCTATTGCATATCAAACAGCTCATGGGAGTATGTACCCAGCTACAAAAGGTTTGTCAACTTTAAATATGAACCAGGTGAGACAATGCATCGTTATCAAGGTTAAAGGTAATTCTGTTTCTACTTGTGATAATATGAATGGCGGTTCGATATCTGATCAGTTGGTAAATCATACCTCTAACAGTTCGTTTGTTAGTATAGTTGTATTAGCAGATTGGCAATATCAGCAGACGGGATGGAAGCAGTCATGGTCTGTCACCAATTACTCTGATGTGAAGTCGATGGGAACTAACGATGCTGCTGATCTTACTGAATGCCCTGTGTACTATAACGTGTACGCGAATGGCTTTGACGGGTATGCGAAGGGAGAATCTTCCGCAGTCAAGCAGGTTCTTACCCCCTATGGAGAGCTTTACAATGTCATAGCGTCTGGTAAGGGATCCTGGACAGACAAAGAGGGTGGAACTCATACTTGGATGCAGGCCGACAAGCAACCTCAGAAAGATTACGGTTCTAATCCTGAGGCCGCCACGGCTAGGGCTGTTGCTGACATCAAGAATGCGCATGACGTTGCTTGCAAAGAGACTTACAATATGAAGATCTCCTATGATCTCGTGTCAGATGGTGGAGATGCGGGTAAGCTGTTGAACAAGCAATTCGCTAAGGGTGGACAGTACAAGCTTGTTAAGTACGCTATCAACGCCGCGCTTGAGGTCCACCAGTTGAATCTTAAGTATCAGTGGAGAACATCAGACTTCCATCATTTCAATGGTTGGGTTCAATGCAATGCCGGCGAAAGTGGTTGCGGTAGGATAGGGCAGGGTAAGCCCTCTAATAGTGCTGCAGATCATAACGGTAAAGACTACTATAATGTCGGTCCTTGGAGAAATGTTGCTGATAAAGACGTTAGCATGATCAAGAATGTTGTAGCCACTGGAGGAAACAATTCTAAGATCAACGGTAGACCACTTAAGAGCGTTAAGTCTGCCAATGATGCCACCATTGCGTGGAATACTTCTAAGGGAGTCGTCTGGAACGATCCCTCTAGTGTCAATAAGAACAAGTGGATCTTCGGTTCTAACACTGGGTACATCGATGGCTCCAAATTCTATGGTGTAGCACAGGATAAGAAGTCGCCGACCCCAGTGGCTATGCAAGACTTCCTGAACATTAACTGCAACCAGTCTGACTTCGAGAAGATCAAGAACTGGGCTGCTGCTCGGGGTATTCTTGATTCCTCATCTGTGAAGTCAACCAAGTATAATGGGTACTTCGCAACTACTATCATGACGGGTTCTAACGCTGAGCCAGAAGCTCAACAGAAGATGTGGCGCGCTCTTGAGATCATGACGAACACGGAAGGTCTCACACCGGCCGGTTACGTCAGCGGATCTTATCCTGGCGTTACGTCTCTCGCTTATAAGAAGTCCGATGATGGTAAATATACCATCACCTGGGAGTCAGCAACTGGTGATACAGCCGGAGATCTTGACCCCGTGTACACGAAGGAATGCCCGTATGACTGCACAGCCACCCCGACGTCTTCCAGTGGTAGTGGAACTACCCTGCCAGATCATCTTGACAATGGTAACTTTAGTTACCCGGCAGCTACATGGACGAAGGGTAATAATGTTAAGCTAAGCAGTACTGATCCTAATAACGGTAAGTACGTATCCCACTGGACATATGATGGAAAGAACAATCAACCAGGAAATTCACAATATAGTGGATCTTGGGATTCATCAAAGTTTGCTTGGCACACAACCCAGCGGGACAGACTCGTTGAGATTAACTGGGACGATCAAGATGCTAATCAATATGGAGAGATTATAGCTGAGGAAAAGAACACGGCTCTTTATCAGGATGTAGATACTACACCGGGAGCTGTTTATACTTGGACTATCAAGCATGCCTCACAGAATAATAGGTATCTTGATAAGATGAGTGTGCTTATCGGGGCTCCAGGTGAAGAAACAGCTCAGGAAGCTACAAGAACTACTGTGAACGGTAACGGTGATAAGATTGGGGATGTGGGTACTGTTATCGCTACCAAGGTGTCTAACTCTGATGACTCGTCTCATAAAGGCCAATGGGAGACATACACTGGTACGTATATCGTTCCTGCTGGACAGACCAAGACTAGGTTCTCGTTCAAGAGTGTAGACAGTGTGAACAGTAACACTGGAAACGCAATTGATGATATTAGCTTCTCGGCAAAGTATCCGTCTAACTCTGTCAATGACAATAACATTAGGACAAATGGCGCGTCAGATGCTGACAAGGCCAAGAACTCCTATGGTATTAACGTGAAGCTGCCAGACACTACCGGGGACGATCAGGTACATGGCGACGGATCTTCTAACACGGCTGACGCGGTGGCATTCCGCAACAATGAGTATGCTCAGCTTGATCTTGACGTCTGGTCTCCAATATCGTCGGGAGGAATTGTTTACGGTGACACGCCCGCGACCACAACTACCATCGTTAGGAATGACGGAACACCGTGGAAGATTGACGGTAGCGTCGCCACGAAGATGCAGGGTAGCCCTGACGGGTCAACATGGACTGATATCAACTTCGGATCAAATGTTGGAGCGGCAGGCAGTCAGTGGTCAGGAGCAGACCCCTCATCTCACACTGGAAACTATGCTACGTACAACTCAGTGCAGATTCCAAGGAACTTCACGAAGATAAGGATTAAGTCTCCGTGGGCGTCTGACAAGGATAACGGGCTGGAGTTCAACATCAAGTGGGAGTATCTTGCTGATAATCAGGTCAGGGTGCTGTCTAACTGGGAGGTAGATGGCAATGGGACTGCTTGGGGTAACAATGCAGTCCACTCATTGTCAACTACTACCACTCAGGTTGATGGTAAGTGCGAGGCGCAGTATCATAATTCCGGTCAATCATACGTCGATCACAAGGTTGTTGCTCAGGAGAACACTGGACGCAACGTGGAGAACAAGATCGACGCCGCATTCCGTGATCGCACGAACCTGATAGGATGGTTTGGAGTCACGTTCGCCCGCGCAACTAGTGAGTGATCAGTAGACCTCCAGCCTGATCACAAGTGAGGGTTAGCATACCTATTTCTTAGGTATGCTAACCCTCACTTATTGTTTTTAATTGGTACTATCATGTCATATGGAACAAGGAAATCATGGAAGACGAATCTCGTCCAACATCGAGCCCAACAGAATGCGATCATCTGGTCAGCCATCAACTGTTCGCGGTTCAGGCGGTCAAAACGATCTGATAACAAGATCTAAGCGTAATCTATCCTCTAGAGGGAATGAAACACATTCTATAAGGATCACCCACATGCAGGTAGGCAGGGGGCTCTTAATGGCGTTCTTCCTGGGGATATCGTACGGCCTCGCCGTCGCTGGCTCAGGTGCTCTGATCACATTCCTGCTATCAAGAACAACGATCATCAGCACGGTCAATGGCATCATGGGGTCAGCCATGCAGATCACGACCGGCCTCCTCTACGAGACGTCGATGCTATTCGGAATCGTTGTCACCGTGTTCTCTGCCATCATCATTTGGTTCAAGATCATTCTTTATAATATCGGATCAAAGATCATTGGGGCGCCTGTTGTTACCATTGGAGGCAATCATGAGTGATTTCATTAATCCTCTTAGCCCATTGGCCGAACCGTCACCTGAGGACAACGTGATCACGCATCCAAGGGCTGCGAGGATCTTCTTCTACAGGGAGCCAACAGGGAGGCCTATAGCAGAAGAGATCAGTAGTCAACATGACTTCAACGACCCGGAGTTCATTATCACGTATGAGGAGCCAATTGACAATAAGGAAGGCGCCCTGGAGGAATGGTCCTGTCTGATAACTGACAAGAATGACGATGAGCTTAATATGGCCGAATTCAACATGTTCATGGAAGGCGTATTCAGCGACCTGAAGGAATATTCTCCACAGATCGACCTGCTAAGATCTACGCCCCGCCTGGGCGTCATGACGATCAGAAAATATTACCCTCAAGTTACGAAGAGTGGTAATGCGATACAATATGATAGCAAGTACGATCAGGATGATGGCCCTTTGAATCGCGAGTTCATTGATCAATTATTGAATCATCAACCGGTATATGATGTTGATGGTCTACATGACGAGATCATAGAACTATCAGGGGATGCTATCCAGGTGGCTATCACGTCTGACGAGTCAAGGATGATACCAATTAAAGATAAGGGAACGATACCAGTTAAAGATAAGGAAAAGTTTGTATGCGTGAGAACGCTAGTCGCGCGGATCACCTCACTGAATGATAAGGGCATCTTGATGACAGATCTGCACGCATTCATAGACCGAATGCGTGCAGCAATGCCAGAAGTCAAGTTAATTGTTAGATTCAATGATCGTGACAGGTCGTTGAAGACAATGAACCGACCCGCGCGTCAATTAATGTGATGAATAGCATCGTATAATCTTAACAATCAAATTCTTCTACCATATATCTTCATAAGTCATTCCTCATGAACATAAGGAAGTAGGGGGCTTACGGAGGTAATCATATTGTCCACAATATTTCATAATCAGAAGTCAATGTACACGAATGAGGAGTTCAAGCAGCTCACCATCCGCTATAGGGTTGGCGCTGTCCTCAGTGACGGGCAGTGGTACACGGCCGATAAGATACGGACGTGTTGTCATGAACCCAATCTTAAGGAGATACAGCCCATTCTAAATGACATGGTGGAGAATGATCAGGTCATTCCTGGAGACAACGGGGTGTCGTATCGAATGTCCTTAGCCCAGATGAAGACGTGGAGGAATGCTAACGGCATGTCCATGGAGGATCAACCAATCCCGAAGCTCATCTACCCTAGGATATTCGGCCGCGGATCTAGAGAGATGACCGAGATCGAGATGTTCGAGAAAGCTCCACTCCATCAAGTGTCTATTCTCACCTTCATGCTCCATGACCCGTCCAAGATCGATGATATTAGAAGAGATCTTGGATACCTGGGGAAATTCAAACCTATGACATTATCGGGGAAATTCCAACTCTACGCCCTGTCAAACAGCGTGACCAAGAACGTGCTCCTGTCATGGGAGGCATCTCACGGCGGTGAGGGGTCGGTATTCGTGAAGGGCAAGTTCAACTCGAATAACTCCTCGAGGCGGAGAGAGCTGGCGGAGATGAGTAGGGACGCCGTCAATGACTTCATCATCTTCTACATCCAGTTCGCTAAGTACCTCGTCCCAAGCATTAAGAAGACGTTTAACGTGTACATTGGTGGAAGCATAGGATCAAACAACTCCTACGAGTCGAGGGAGACCACCACGGAAGGTGACGCGGTGATCATGCAATGGCTGTTAACACTCATACAGACTTATGATGAGAAGAAGTGCGTCCCATTCTCCTACTTGATCGTCATGCAGTTCCCGAGGAAGACATACGATTATTCATCAAAGGTCATTGGAGATGATCTTAACAGATTCCAGCTGGAGAAGAATCGCGCTATCAAGCGTCTTAAGGTAGACGATGATGGTAAGAGTGGATCTAGTCGCCATCTTAACGATAAGTCTATCCTCAGGGAGATGAATAAGAATGGTGAAACGAAGAGGACGATGAGAGAATACGAAGATCTTAACCTCTCACTTAAGACCTGGCAGAAGTCATACTCACCGCAGTCGCTTGACTGGTCTGAGACCGGTGAGGAGAAGAAGTTCACTCAGAGTCCAGTCAACGCTGACTTCATCAAGGACATTGAGCGTAGATCTAATCTTCACCATGCTATCATCATGACCGCTATAGACACGAAGGACTGGTACTCGGAGGAGGCCATTCTAAGCGCTCTCGTTGATGACAGCATTGCAAGTGCTATGATATCAGGAAAGATGGACAACATATCAAATGAATTCAAAGACGCACTCGCTAGGAATCTTTACGAGGTGAACAGGAACGCTGCGATTTACTGATATCTTATCACTACCCATGAGTAAGGGAGGGGATGTTAAGATCCCGCATGATGAGAAGGAATCGGAAGATATGACGTGCTTTAAGCAACTTGGTCTTAGGGGGTAGCCTTGGTGTCCGTTGTTCGTAAGGCCAGGTATGAAATCATATCCGATCTTAACTCAATCACCAGACTTAAGCCTCTACGTGACCTCATATGGAGGTATGAGAGGTATCATTCCACACCGTCAGACGTTCCATCTGCAGTTGGACTAGCACAGAGCGGGTACAGGGCTCTGGTCTATGAAGAGCTTACCGATGATGATGAGTACTGGCGTATCGCCCTACTGTTCAGGATCGGCCGTGAGAAGAAGACCCTATGGCATACGGTCATAGGGATCGACTACGTGATCATTGACCCATCGTCAAGGATCACGTTCACGAAACTATCGTCATGCATCAGGATCTTATCGCAATTCGCTCTGAAGCATTTGAAGGCGTCATGTGTAGATATGATCATACGGTTAGACAACCAGTCGAACAAATCTATACAACGATACCTCGCAAACGCACTGCTCAACGAGGGTCTTAAGGAACCAGAAGCTGGATCGTGGTCCTACGTGAAGCGTCTGAGGAACATCAACAGCGGTGGTCATAACACGGTCAGCCTTCCGTTGCCCAACGTGAAGAAGGGATCAGTCAAGGGAATAAGACCGCTCGTGCAGAAGACCATCACGCCGCAGAGAACGAGGAATGGTGAGAAAGTCATCTTTGTTGGCAGGATCAAGCAGAATAGCCCACAGCATAGATCAATTCTAAAGTTCTGCGCTAAGCACAGTGACTGGCTGAACCCACCAATGTCAGATCGGACAAGCTACATGCAGACGTCATTCAAGGGTGCTGGTGATGTGAGATCATACGTGAACTCTATCATACAAGACGCTCACTTCATTATCACGCTTGATGATAAGAGTATGATGACTGGGTTCATGGCCTTCATCGTCGGGTACAGCATACCGTACGTGTCTACGCTAGATCGCGGAGGATTCAAGAATCCATCGACAATCGTCTCCCCGGAGAGAACGATCTTCGTTCCAACGCTTGTGTGCAGGTCACTCAAGAACGCCCACTGGACGAAGGAGGGATTCCAACAAGCGTTGAGTCTGTGGAGGATGCTGTTCACCATTCTGGGCGCAGATCAGAATAAGGGCAAGTATGATTGCATTGGTGCTATGCTGGATGATGGAAGTCTTCACGCCAAGATTTTGGAGACGTTGGGATTCTCATGCAGGGCGAAGCTGAGTAACCTGCCATGGCATGCCAGGTCGACCGCGATCTATTCAAGATCCTCACATGACGCATAAGGTCTGAAGATTCACAAGTTAGATTGATCATATTCATCTTATGATCTGATTGATATCTTACTGCTATGGCAGAGGAAAGATTATCTCGACTATCGTCGTCTAACGTAAGGGTTAAGACTAGTTATCTTGTATTCAAGTTCATTGGCAGGATCTTTAGGGCATTGATACTTGTCTCCCTCATACTGCTCTTAGTGTACTCAGCCGTTCTCGTCCCCACGGCTGTGAGGGTCCTGTACACGGACGATTTCGGATTCGTGCTCACGAAAGACCCAACGATCAAGATGGGAGGAATACCAGCGGGTAAGACAGAACTGGTATCACTGGAGTCGAACGTGAGGGCAACCGATTCAATCAAGAATAAGATGATAGCTGGGTTCACGCCGCACAAGAATACGGCTATCGTTAAGATCGTCGCTGGACCAGCGGGCCGTCTTCATATTGACGATAAGACAGGATTAGCATCTATTAACGGTAAGGTCATTAAGAACACGAGTAAGCCCGTAGAATACGATGAGCTTGAGAAGAATCACTTCTTCCTCACTAACCAGTATTATGTGCAGTGCTTGAAGGGCTCGTGCAGTGTGGGCAGCTTCTACATCATGTCTGATGGCGATATTCTAGGCGAGATTAAGACGAGTGATACTGACAAGCCGCTTATCAATCTTCTTAAGGAGAATGAGGAATCATGAAGCTAGATACTGACGGACTGGACGATCTTGCGAATCTGAATGGGGGTGGGTCAGACGGGATTGACTTTAACCCGCTCTATGATAATAAGGAGTGGAATGATGCCCCCAAGCGTCAACCAGCTGAGGTCATTGAGGGACACAAGCAGACAAAACTTGACAGGTTCCTCAAGAAGCGTTCGAGAGATGGGCGGAAGGGGGTCGTCGTACTCCACGCTATCGTGAGCGCCATTATCATCCTAGGTTCCGTGGCGGCGGTCATTGGCCTCATATGGTTCGGGTTCTCCTACGCCTTCCTATGATAGATAGTAAACGTAACTTTACGTTTATGATAGGTACTGTAGGTCATTGTGGGCAAGATAATCAGGATTGTTCTTCGGAATTGGGCTTATCGCGGTTTTACGATGATATCTTCATAATAATGAATTCTAATCATAGAGATTCTGGCGTTGATCGTCGAGGTGGTTGGTAATGGGAATGATACGAAAGCTTAAGGGCACTATCCACAGGCACGTTCACTCGGAGCTCGCTGAGAACGCGATCACGTTCCTGATAGCCCTACCGTTACTATGGTCACTACTCATGACCATGATTGACTTCAGTACGTTCATAGGGAATACGGCCACGCTCCGTTCTGATCTTCGTGATGGTGCTAGGACTGCGGCTATTTTCGGTGGAACTGACAATGCTCTGTCGGCCGCATACGGTACGACTTGCGCGTCGACGTCTTCCGAGGGCGGTAAGAAGGGCGGTCACGCTGATAACAACAACATTGTAGCGTGTCTGGTCGCTAACAAGATCAATGCTAACACTGCTTACGTGAATAACATGACGATCAGCGGCATCGAGTGCGGTCCATCATCCGGTACTAAGGTTGGCCAGGCTACATGGTGCTCCGCCCATTACTCATATGCCGGAATGCCAGGATCAGCCCTAAGCCTGTTCGGTGGTGGTGTGCAGAGCTTCAATGATGCCCATGGAAGTGTTGCGACTACCAGTGGCGGGAAGGGTTGGAATAACGGCACAATCAAGGTGTCAGCACAATCTGAGGTCACTACAAAGTAATGATGATTGGGGGTATGATCATGAGCAAAATGTCAAGATTCCTTAGGCATCTGAGGACAGAGGCCGGGGACTCAGTCGCCATGTTCATCATTACGAGTCTTCCACTCCTCCTCTTCATAACTGGATGGAGTATTGACTACACGAAGAACACGGCCGTGCAGTCAGATCTGTCGAACATCACGCAGGAGTCTGTAAGTGCAGCCGTCCGATCCCAGCAGGGCGATGGATCTCTTCAATGCGGGCAGAACTCCTCATATGAGGCCAAGTACAAGTCTACTCCAATGATCGTCGCTCGTGGCCTCACGGCCATTCAGAACCTTGCCAAGGGAGACTTTTCAAACGTTGAAGGGGTCAGTGGAAGCGACGGGAATTACAAGTGGTCTGATGGTTCAACCTTCTATAGGCACTCGGCAGAGTCCATCATGATTCTAGCGTCAACGTACCTCCAGAAGACTGGGAGGTCATCAGGCACTTCGTCAGTATATAATGGTGATTCATCAGCAAGTGTAGACGGGACTTCAACCAGCGTGAGTGCTGGCAATGATTCACTGTTCGTCAAGAATATGAGGAGCTTCGTCAATCCAAACGTGGAGAAGTCTGCTGACAATAATAGTCTTGAGAAGGATTACGGGTACTCAAGATGGTCAGATTCACTGAACGGAATTAATCACGGTGATGGATCGTCTGACCAGCACTTCTTTTATAATGGAATCACGGTTGACTCTACCGGCGACGACATCCATTTCAATGACTCCCTTAACCCTACGTCGCCATCGACCTACATGAATAACAATGAGACGCTGGTCATGGCCATCACGTGCTATAGGGGAATCTCCAACACTGGATCGTCTTCTCATAATGAGAAGACGATTGGATCAGGAACGAAGTTCACAACTATTGGCGTTGATATTCGCGATTGGTCATCCAACTTCACCATGGGCATGTTCAACCGCGATTGGGATGTCCAGAGGTACAGACTGACGGCAAGAGCAACGTCCGCATGGTCGGGATCTTCAGTAAGCTGATTGATTGGATCTCGTGATTCTACAGTGGCCTAGCCCTCAGGAAGTTGCGTTATACACAAACGTGCCTTTCCAGCGATGTCCGTTTAGACTATCACTAGAAGTACAGTAGAATGTTGCGTTCTGCGCATAGTCGAATCTAAGCTGGCTCTATTAAACGGGAATAGCATAGATTCCATCGTGTCCTCATGCTGAACGCATTTTTGACGAGATGCTGTTCTAACAGCTTGGAACAATGTGATCTTATAAGGAAAATGTCAACAAGTGTGCACAAAAGATAAAGCTCGGTCTCGTTAAGACCGAGCTTTATCTAATAAGCGCCTCATTAGCTAACCGCTATTAATGGAATGCTTCCGGAAACCTCGGTCTTGATTCCTATCGGAGCGAAGACGTACATCCGTTTAGCATCATCCATGTTCATGTCAATGAACCCATGAGATGAGGATCACCGTGAGTCATGTTAGTTAACAGTTATCGTTAAAATAGGTACTCCACTGGAAGCACAGGAGCCCTCCCGCTTCTCTAATGCGCTGTGGAATCCTGTTAACGCTCATGAATCACATTCAATTGCTTCACTATGGATTCAGCTAGCCCGTTAATCATTATAGTGTCATAAGGCTCATCTTCAAGCTTAATGGAGGCAGTAGGGATGGTTCTGTCAGCATCCCAGAATTGATGGGAGTGCTTTGAAACATCGTAGTAAGATCCACCCACGTAGTGTCCGAATGTGACTCCAGGTGCTCTAAGGATCGGAGGTTCTGGATGATTCACCTGCTTGATGTCTACGATGTGATCTGATCTGAAGGTGACCTTCGACTTCATGGTTAATAATCTTTTCACTCCATCTATGTGGATGGTCACCCTGCCATTGCTCATTGTGATTCTATTGGTCATGATTCTGATTACCTCTCTTAGATTCCGTTTGGAAGCCCATTTTGACAATACTATTATAGTTAAAGATATTTAGGAGCTTTTACTGTTACGACACACAATTGGGTGGGGGAGGATTGACTTGAGTACAGGTTACGTGAATCCGAATGCGTCCCTAAAGCACGATTTGGCGACCCTCGAATCAACACCACGGCGTGTCTGGTTTCATTCGCGTGGGTAAGGATAGGAAGATCCTTATCAATACTAATCACGCTGTGGACGATGAGGTCAGATTCGACCTGATATAGCTCAGGGATCTAGTAGACAAGCAGTCGCGAGGAGTAACCATCGAGTGGGAATTCTATTCACTTGGTACTATTCTCCTCAGGAATCATATTGAGATCTTCAAGATTGGAGGATTCTTGGATCAGAGGATAGATGGAATTCTAGACTGGGATCACGCGTACATGACGCTTGCCAGGGACATTGCCATGACTAGGAGTAAAGATCCGTGCACGCAGGTGGGAGCATTCATATCCACAAGCGATCACAAGCCGCTGTCCCTAGGATACAACGGTGCCCCCAAGGGGTGGAGTGATGATGAATTCCCGTGGGGTAAGCATGAGTCAAGTAATCTCAAGAACAAGTACAAGTTCGTGGTTCACGCTGAGCGTAATGCTATCCTTAACGCCCCTGGTGGTCCGTCGTCTCTTAAGAGCGCGTACTTGTACACGACGCTCTTCCCGTGCAGTGATTGCGCTAAGGAGATAGTGCAGGTTGGAATCTCAAGGATCATCTTCGATGAAGTGCGTGATGGCGAGGATACTGTTGCCTCAAGGATGATTCTCGATCATGCTGGAGTGTCATATGAGAGAATACGATGAGTACATATAGAGTCTCCTTAGTGCATAAGATAGTCATAATAATCATATCATGTACGATGATGCTTATCGTGTCGGGCTGTGGATCTAAGGAGACGTATGACTACGGGTTCACGGTGACAGATCAGAAGATTGACAAACAGTCAGATGAGGCCCATGAGGGAGTGGTCAAGTACTTCCTTAAAGATCAGTTGAAGAAGAATGGTGACATGGACGCTAAGTTTGTTCCCAAGAAGAGAACAGAGGTTGACAAGAAGTCACTCAGGGAGGACGGAACACTCCTCTTAGGCTATTGTCTTAATGATGACGGAGGTATAATCTACATACCAGATCTCATCATCGTCATTCCGAGTATCGTTATTGATAGTTCATGTAGCGCTGATGTCCGTTACACGCATGATTACACGATCCAATGGAGTCTCTCATCTGGAGACATTGAGGAGTTTGATCTTGATGGAGAGCCATTCCAAGCGTCGTGATGAATGGTTATAGATGTAGTAGAGCCTATCATGGACGTTAGATTCCTATTAGTGCTCATGGTTAAGGTTCTGATATCTTATCCATATCATATAACTAAGCGGTTATTAGGTTAATGCTTGATGGCTGGAACGGAGGGAATATGGTTTCTGCAACTCCTCTCAGTGAGAGGGTTTCCGTACAGTTGGCCAACGCTGGTTACCTCTTGCGCCCGATAGGCGTGAGTAGGAGTGGGCGTATCATATGGCCTAGATTCCTCCCACGCCCACAATCCCACATGCTGATCGTGTCATCAGTAGTCAACAGAAACCTCATGAGGTCAGCCGTTAAGAGCGTTCTCTCCGAGGCGACCGCGTCTATCATTACGATTGACTCTTCAATGAGCCCATTGAAGGCAAGATCAGTCCTCTACAGGACGGTAAAACGTGTTCATAATGGATTGACGCATGAGCCCACTCTGATTGTTGTTAATGGTCTGGAGTCAATGCTTGACGGCGTCCGTAGGGATTCGACCATAGAGCTTGTCATGGAGGGGATGAGACGCTTGCTGCGTGATGGACCAGAGTATGGTGTTCACGTCCTACTCAATCAGGTCATGAGTGATAATGGATCCAGGATGCTGTCAAGACTGAACGTTGATTGGGATTGGCTTGCCACGGTTGGAAGACTCACGCCGGTCTGTAGTGAGATAGCTCTAGGCGGCGGGTTCGCGTCATCACTACCAGAGAAGAGTAAGGCCATCGTCTTTAGATCTAGGTTAAAGGGAGCATTCCAGTATTCTACCGTTCTTATCGCTAAGAACTGAGGTAACATGATATCCATGAGTATACCTCCATAATATATTGCAGATTGACTGTTCAATGACGTATCGTCACGTGATGCTTGATTATTGAAGCCATCTTGCATCGTAGTCAATCTGATTGCATACGGGAATAGCGCGTATCGGCTCCATGGAAAAGAACAATGGATGTGATTGCATGCCTGTCATCAAATCAAAGCGGAATCATGATGATCGTCGTAGGGTTACAACGATCATTGATACGAACGTGTTCCTTAGCACTGGAGATGAGGTCTTCAGCAGGATCAGGAATAGAGACATCGTGATTCCATTGACCGTGTACAAGGAACTGGAGAAGTATCGTACTGACCCCGGTGGGCGTGGGTACGCGGCCAGGGTTGTGATCAGGAAGCTGGAAGACTTAAGGATATCTCATCCTGATATCGACATGAGTCTTAAGGGCGTCCCGACCATTAACGGTAACACGGTCCGCGTTGAGGTGAATCATACGAATCAGGATGTCCTTGTACCCGACCTCAGGGATGAATCTTCCAACGATCATAAGATTCTGGCTGTGGTGAAGAACCTTGAGGCCGAGTTGAGTGATGATCACGTCAGCAGGGTCGAGCTCATCACTAATGACGCTCCGTTAAGATTCATTGCTAGCGTATTCGAGCATATTGACGCTGTTCCTTACGAAGACGGTAAGAACGATAAGTTCACGGGTGTGATTGACGTTGATCTCAATCATCCTCTATTCTCTAATCTTGGGCTACAGATCGGTGAGATTGAAGACGAGGAGTACGAGGAGATCGTCAAGCGTCTTGATTACAGGAGGACTCCATATCATGCTCTACTCCATGTGGTTCAGGATGACAATGAAGACTGGATCATGAAGAACGGGACTTCGTATCGTGAGTTCAATGAGAAGACCTGGCCCAAGGCCGGTCCGGTCGCCGCGTTGAACCAGGAGCAGGCGGTGGCCACGACATGGCTCAATGATGACAGCATACAGATGCTGAGCCTTGGTGGCGTTGCTGGAGCTGGTAAGTCCCTCCTCGCTGTTGCCTACGGGCTGAGCGCGGTTGAGAGGGGCAAGTTCTCCAAGGTCACCGTGTTCAGGTCAATGTATGCTGTAGGTCGCCAGGAGCAGGGATTCCTGAAGGGTAGTGCTGATGAGAAGATGAGGCCATGGGCTCAGGCCGTCTGGGATAATGTTCGTAAGTATGACAAGCTACGCGGCAGGGGAGGATCAAAATCAAGATCTCGTGATTCTGATGAGGGTAAGATGGCTATCACGTCTGATGGCAAGGCTGTCCCGCTCATTGAGGCCAAGTATGCTGATGAGATCAGCGTTGAGCCAATCACATACCTCAGGGGAAGAACGCTTGAAGATCAGCTCGTCATCGTTGATGACGCGCAATCCCTTGACAGGTCTATCTTACTAGACGTGGTGTCTCGTCTCGGTAGGGGATCAAGGATCATCTTCACGTTTGATATGGATCAGCAGGATAACCCTTATCTTTCCTCTGGCACAAGCATCGAGTCGCTCGTGAACAGGTTGAAGTCAGAATCTATGTTCTCCCATATTAACTTCACGAAATCCGAGAGGAGTGAGCTTGCACAGCTTGCATCTAAACTCCTCTCAGAACTTGATTGATTTGAGCCTGCTGGAGGGGTAGGACGACGCAAGGGAGATAACCCCCGAGCTTGTAGACGCCAACTGGAATGAATCCCCACGATCGGACAATGATGTGGTATTGTCCGATCGTGGGGATTCTGGCGTATCCCAGGCATGTCAATGTAGACGTGGCCGTCAAAGGAATGGGAATCCTTATTGACGAATCTTTAGGAGCGTTACGATAAACGTCTGGCCTCACAATGCTTATATTCCATAGACAATTTGTCTTCAATAATTGCATCAAGATCACGCATGGAATCAAGGCGTCCCCACTATCTAGTTCTAGCCTTTAAGGGAATACCGTTGATATCTTATACCTGTTGAATGAATGAGCATACTTCTCAGATTTATTTGAGAACTGATAGACAATGGTGGAGCGTGATTGGATGCCAGGATCGTATTATGTTGATCATGTCAATCATGCAATGAGGACTAACCATCTTTCATTGATGAAGAAAATGACGACCATCATCCTCCTCATCGTGATTTCCTTCTTCTCGATGGGAGCGTTGGCCGCGTCATCTCAGGTCGCTAAGGCAGCTGGTCCCATTGATAACTTCTTCTGTGGTTTCACGGGAGGGATAGGCCTTAACACGAGGGCGAAGACATTCGATGGTGGTGTCCTGAACTCCAGCCAGAAGACTGATGGCACTGCGAAGATGTCTATCATGGATCTCTACGCGCCGTCACTGAACTGGACAACGTATAATGGCACTCCTCGACCGGATAAGATTCCAGTCGATAAGGGTAACATCTTCAATCTTCCATCTGGTTATTATGACTCAGATCAAACGTCATCAATTGTTGATAATTCTGATAAGAGCAGGTCTGCCGTTAAGTGCGTTGGTTCATCGGTCTTAACCATGCTAGGGGGGACTCTGCTTGGTCTTGCCAACGGGATAGCTAATATTAGCGCGTTCTTCGTGTCCAAGGCGGTTGATCCTGATTTCATCTGCCAGGACGCGCAGAACACAGCTGGTGCGTCATGCATTAACCTGCTCGCCGTCATAGGTGGAACCGGTGTGGCCGGTGATGACGGTGGAATCATTGGACGCTTGTACTCGGGTCTTTACCAGGGTCTTATCGTGCTTGTATGGATGGGAGTTGGTATATGGATAGCTTGGACTGGATTAGCCAAGAGAAAGCTAACCGCAGCTCTTGGGGGTCTCTTCTCAGCATTCATCATCTTCGCGGCTGGAGTCATATTCCTCAATAATCCTCTTCTCGTGGCAGAAGCCCCAATGAGGATTGGTACCACCCTGGGTGGATGCGTAGTCCAGGGCATCAACGGGGTGAACTGTATGGATTCAAGCTCATCGGACCCCAACGCCGCTCCTAGCGCGGGGACCGAGTGCTTCGTTGACGATTCAGCCACTCCAGACGTGTCAAGAGCTTTGAATCTTATAGCGAGACAGTCAACATGCAAGATTTGGAAGGCGTTCGTCCTCGAGCCGTGGTCTGTTGGACAATTCGGATACGGTTATGATGCCCTCTATTATAATCAGGATGGTAAAACTGGGGTTATATTCCAGAACGAGTACACGAAGGGCGCCTTGGAGAAGGTGTGGGGTGATACTAGGAATAATATAGGCATCTCACTGTACTCATCTGACTCTAATGCGATGAACACCTGCAAGAATGAGTCTTCAAAGTACTTGTACAAGAATCTTGCCTTGTACCAATTAAGCTTGCAGTCTACATTGCATACTTGCAATGGATCTGTGGACACCAAGTACCACTCCACGAGGATGGTCAACTACGGTGCGGACAGTCAGACGTATGGCGATTGGTACTGGATGGTCCTCACCATGAACTCGACGAATGCGTCTGCCGGCAAGGGCACTGGTGACATCAGCGCGATGTGGAGGAATTGGACTGGTGACAACGCTTTCAGTAGGATCGGCATTGGCTTCATTGCCCTCATTGCGTCCGGTGGAGGAGCACTCACCCTAGTGACCACGTCCGTATTGGCCATCATGTACCTCTTCGTGAGCGTACTGCTGACAGCGTTCGCGCCGTTGTTCTTCCTCATAGGAATCATACCAGGACAGGGGAAGAAGATATTCCTAGGATACCTACAGAAGGTCGTGTCGGCAATCCTAAAGTACTTTGCCTGCGTCCTATGGATGATGGTTACGGTTGAACTCTATGACGCGGTTCTTTCCAATTCGCAGGGCCTAGGGGGAACGCTGATCTTCGTGATCATCGTCACGATGGCCATGTTCATGTATCGTAAGGAATTCCTTGGGATGATCGGTAAGGCTAACTTCGGAGGAACCGAGTTTTCCAATAAGATAGGCAAGTGGACTACGGATAAGATGAAGGGCGCCGGAAGATTCATGGCTCTTAAGGAAGCTGGCCGCGCGGCCGGATTCGTTGCCGGCGGCGACAACATGGAATCCTATAAGGGTAAGGGCGCTGGTGGCAAGATTAAGACTCTTGGACACAACTTCGTGCAGAGGACCAGGTCTGGTAGTAATCAGGCCGGGGCTACAGCCATGCGGCAGCTCAAGCGTGGTAATGGTGTCGTGGCGAACGCTGCTAAATCTTACGATAAGATCATGGGGGATCGTAGAAAGGAGACCCGACGCAAGGCCGATCACGCCGCGACCAAGCTTCGTAAGACCAGTGACGCCATTAGGAATAGGAACATTAACATTGCCACGGATAGGGATATGAAGGAGTGGGATAAGAGTCACAAGGGCGCCACCGCTGCCGAGAGGCAAGCTCAGGAACAGAAGGTAAGAAAGAAATACACTAACAATCTCACCGCGGCCAAGCGCGACGCTAAGGACATTGAGGCAAAGAGGGTCAAGGATCTTGGCGGGTACGAAATGGTTACTAAGGTTGAGAATGGAGTCCCGGTAATGAAGCGTAATGCTGATGGAACGCTTCAACTTGACGCGAATGGACAACCTCAGGCGGTTAAAGTCCAAAGCAATAGAACCAACACCGAGGTTCATCTCGAACATTTGAATGAGCTTAAGGAGCTTGCTGATAATCACCACAAGAGCCTTGAGACCATAGCGACCACGAAGACCAAGGAAGGTGGCATTTACGCGCCTGCCCACAATGTTGCCGAACAGCTCGGAGTCACCAACTCGGCTGAATTCGCCCATGATCTTGACAGTTACCGCAACGATATGGAACTCGTCAATGCCTACGCTGGAAGGAATCTTAATGATGAGCAACAGCAAGCTGTATCCGAGGCCCAGAGTAGGCTCGCCACCAACTCTGTATCGTTGGCCATCAACAAGAGTGATAATGAGTTCATTCATAAGAACGCTGGTGGTAAAAGCGTTAATGGAGTGAACACGGTCGCTGATCTGAATAATGAGATTACTGACACGAGCCAGAAGATTATGGACGCTAATACAGAACGCGATAATAGTCTATCCATGAATAGGGAGATTGACGCCGTACAGACCCTTGACAGGCAGGTTCAGATAGCCGAGAAGAATGCTGACAGGATGAACAGGAGGAGGGACTCTGGATCTGTTCACGCTGGAAGGGCTCGTAAGACGAATGATCTGAATGATATGGCCGATTCTATAATGGATGATCATGGCAATTATGACGAGGAGATTCTTATTGACCAGATGAACAGGTTCAGGGGACAGCATCATCGTGTATTCAATAGGGGGAGGAACGCGCCAACTATTGAATAACGGATCATAGTCTAATTGATATCTTGAATCTGGTAACGCTATACATGGAGGAATAATCACATGCAGGTTGTGAAAAGGTTGAACTGCGGGGTGGACGTCGTGTCCATGACGGTTCCAGAGTTCGATGCTTGCATGAACTATACCCTGGTGAATGGTAAAGAGTATCCTCTGAATGTTCTAGGTCTTGACCCGGATAAGATCGACGAGCAGGCTGTTACTGGCTACAACGCTCTCATAGGATCCGGTGCTTTTGATATAGGGGACGACGGGTATCCGGAACTTATGGATGCGGTCCCGACCATATCAAATCTCGTCATCTCGCTCGACGAGATGACGTTCATCACGACGATCAAGGCCATAGTGGGGAAGAACCACATCCAGTTCTATTGGATTCACGGTAAGACCACCTGGGTGATCATGTGGAAGACGAGAACAGAATGGTATGTGTGCGCTGCCCCATCTGACTACAGGCCCTCAACCACGTTCATGGAGCTTGCTAAGACTGTTACGAGGAATCTTGGCAAGGCGTCTGTTGGATTCAGCTTCGCCTGGTTCTCCATGGAGGGGGAGCAGATGATGTCAACGATCATGAGGTCAAAGTCTGACGTGATCTTCATTGAGAAGAAGCCCGAGAGCCCAGTACTAGCAGCAATGATCGACAGGTGGCCTAATCAGATGACTCTCGCTGATTTCGCTGAGAGGGCCGGGTCGCTCCTGGAGGTCATCTGATATGGCCGAGAATAACACGCCTAAGCAGAAGACCCTTGCGGACATTATGCGTGAGGCCAACGACCCATCGTCTGACGAGAAGATTAGACAGCAGCAATTAGATAAGATAAGGGCTAGTCGGGGTGAAGCCCCTGTTAGCAAGAATGATTCTCCGGTATCAAAGAGCAAGGGCACTGCTGGCACTAGCAATACTCCTACTGTGAGCACTGGCAATACTCCCAAGCGGAAGACCCCAGGTGATCCTAGTCGTGAGGCGAGCCATGCTTACGATGAGAAGATTAGACAGCAACAACTAGATAAAATCAGAGCTAGCCAAGCTAAACTACCGGTTAACAAGCCTGGATCCACAGGATTGAATCATTCTGATAACGGTAAGAGCCAGGAAGCTCGGCAACACAACGTTAAACCATCTGGAACAAATCGACAGGGATCCCCTACTCTTAGCGCGTCACCTGATAACAAGAACAGTAACAGCACCACGCAGCCCACAAATCGTCCAGCAGCGCTTAGCTCGGGCGGCGCGCCATCAACAAGAGCCTTAAGCGGTGGTGAATCCGGAGATAACGAGGGAACCCCGACGCTAGGTCCTAATGGTGGACGAGGCCCGTCTCCTCGTGGGATCAGGGGACTAGCGAACAAAGCAGCGGTAGGTCTTACCAACGCGGCAAGGAATGGTGCTTACAACATTGCTGATCATGTCCTCAACGGTGCAACCAGATTGGCTGCCAAGACGATCGACGCGGCGAAGACGCTTGCCCTCAAGACGAAACAGCTGATCGGGCACACGATCAGGTTCATCAAGCTCGTGTTCTTCCCTCCAGGATTATGGGTGAACCTTGTTGTTCTTGGCGTCATCATGTCAATACTCATCATCTTCACGTCAATACAGACGTTCGGTCCATCTGATCTTGACTGTTCCCATATAGATCAGCAATCGAAGGATATTGCTAATGATGGTGGGGCTTCATCATCGTCAGGGTCATCAGAATCATGGATGAAGCCAGGTTCTAATAGTTACAATAACGCTAAGAACGTGTGGGATTACTGGGTGGCCAAGGGATTCTCTGGCGCTGCCGTCGCTGGAATCATGGGTAACGTTCACGCTGAGAGTGGATTCAATCCAACGATCATTCAGGGTGGTGGCAATTCCAACGATCCATCAGCTGCTGGTAGCGGAGGGTACGGTCTTTACCAGTTCACTCCTGGATCAAAATACAAGAATTGGTCTGGGTACAAGTCCCCATCTGTTACCAATGAGGGTGATGCTGTCTGGGATATGGAGGTGAAGTCCTGGTCCGCAGACGCATTTGCTAAGCTTGATGATGTTGCGGCGGCGGCCAAGTACTGGATGAGGAAATATGAGAGACCGGCAGACCAATCAGACTCGGCAGCACAGCCGCGTGTTGAAGCGGCGCAGAAGGCCTATGACCTGTTCGGAGGCTCTAACGTCCAGTTTGATTCATCCAAGTTTGGGGGTGCTGGATCATCAGGCTCATCTAGCGATAGTACTGACGCGCAGGTGAACACTACGAAATGCGACAAGGAGAGTAATGGAAATGATAGCCGGAATGGATCTGTCAATGGCGCTCTAGCGTGTGATAAGGGTGGATGTGATTTCGATTGGATGTGCAGCGCCATCAAGGTCTGCAAGTCTGGTGATGCCGGTACTGGCATCTACCCCCATCTTGAATACGGATACCAGTGCGTATGGTACGCGTGGAATCGCCTCGGAATGATTCACGGTACGAGCGGGTGGACGACAGTGCTAGGCAATGGTGGTGATATTTGGGCTAATCTTAGCGGTAACCCCAACTGGGAGGTTGACCGTACCCCGCATCCAGGTGACGGCATATCTGGGACTGATCGCCCGTTCGCATGGACTACCCACGTTGCCGTGGTGGAGAAGGTAGCGTCTGATCCGAGTGGATGGAAGATCTATATCTCCGAGGGCAATGATAACGGCCGCGCTGACTTCCACTCATATGGAACCAGGTGGCTGACGAAGACCCAGGTCCTTGATGGCAGTAATAACCATTTCTTTAGGAATAAGAATTGGAAGTAGAAGAAGAACAGGACGGTACCATCATTATCATGATTAGCAAGAAGAATCGCTGGATGACCATCCATTATAAGAGGGGAGATTTGCTCCCCAATGACATTGACGAAAAGATTGATCATTATCGTAGAATGTGGGGGATACCAGCATCTTGGGAGATGCCGGAAGATCTCAAGCGGAACATTGAGATGATCATGTATGACCAGATACAGGGCTCTAGGGTCAACCAGTCAAAGGGTCGAGGGGCTTACGATTGGAATGCTCGCATTGATCTTGCCAATGATGTGGTTCAGTTACAACAGATAGGATTTGATGAGCTTGACAAGAATCAGAGATTCGTTCTAGATAAGACTGGTCTTCACGTGGCCACCGAAGAGGACGAGGAGTCATACTCATATGATGAGCTTAAGAACATGATTAGGGATAAGATCAAGAGTTGGGCTGATATCTCATTAATGTACTCTGTAGGAGGAGTAGCTGACAGCATTAAGTTGTCAAAGTGATCGAGCCATGAGGGAGGATCTTTGCAATCGAATGAAGACGTCACTCGGGATATTTCCAATCGCACGGGACTTCCTAGGGATCTGGTAAGATTGGTCTTGTCCTCATTTGAAGACGTGATGAGGGAGTCTATCGTGGCCACCGGTGAGTTCAAGATACCCAATGTTCTTAAGGTCAAGAGGAGATTCATTCCCGAGCGGACTGCATTAGATCCGAAGACGAAATCAATGAAGAGGTATCGATCGGTAAACGCGATCACGGCCAGTTTCAACACTAGTCTACTCAATGATTTCAGGAATGGGCCGGCTCATTATCCTAGCGAAGATGAGGAAGATCAGAAATGAAGAATAAGACGAAGGAGCTCACGTTTGATAGGGTTCCAAGAGACGTTAAGCGCATAGCAGACGAGTCGATAGGCCGCGGCGCTCTGAGGTCAATATGGTCTTCAGTGGTTGATGAAACGGAAGATGGCCACCCGAAATTCTATCTTATCCTAAGGGTCGTTGACGGTATACCGGTTGGCTTCGCGTTATTCCACTACGCGATCATATCCACTCGACAATTCGACTATACTATCGGCATTATTGATGCAGTCTGCGTGTCATCCCCGTATAGGGGATCCGGGTACGGGTCAATGCTCACCTTCAACGTCTTACGGAGAATGAGCCTCCACGGAGTGAACCGGATAGAGCTTGTGCTCAAAGCGTCTGGCGTTGATAATGATGACTGCCTGCCATCAGAACCGATACTTGGATCTGAAAGATTCCTGTACGATCTTGGATTCAAGAAGATAGCATACATACCAGAATACTGGCGTGAGGATAGTATCAACTCATCGTATGACTGCCCGATCTGCCACACAAGACCGGATAAGTGCACTGGCGTGCTGTTCGCCGTCAATGAGTCATGATTCTTCCCATCCCGATTTGATCATGTGAGATTCAGGGTTAATATCCACGCAATGAATCTTATGGTCTTTAAAGACTATTCTAATCGTCTAACCATGCGAACGTTTCCAACCATATGCATGATGCGATCCTCCCCTAGAGTGAATCTCGTTGATATCTTATGTACTGTCAACATGTTAGATTAGGATTTCTGGAGGTAACCGTATGGGGCGTCAGGCTAACGGATATGTCTCCAATGTGGACGTCTCTCATACCTCCCTACCAATCGGGATAAAGAAATGGTCTTCATCCATAATGGCCGTGCTTATCATAATGGCTCTCGTATTCGGTTACGTAGCGTCATCAATGAAAGATGTGGGGTCATCGTCTGAGTCAAACTCAGGTCTTGGTAAATTCGTCACGGGATTGTCGCTGAGTACTACAAAGAATGCGAAATCTACCCTCAATTCGATTAGTGATGTTCTACCCTCCAAGGCCTCAGCTGCATTATCTGGTGACTGCACGAGCAGCGCTAAACCTGATGATGCTGATGGCAAGGCGGCAAGCTGTACTGACTCTATGCTTGACACGAAGCTCAATAACAGTTCGGGCGATGATTCTCTTATTGCAAAAGACGCTAATGGGAATTCATGCCCAAGCATAGACTACGTGGTTAATTCCGCTGGAAAGTGCGTGGATGACAACACGGCCGACACGAGTGGGACCATAAAATCTAATCCTGGTGGATTCCTACAGAAGGTGTTAAAGCAGAGTGACACGTATCAGGATTCAACCCCGTCCCTGATAGACATCTTGTCAATGGTTGTGAACAGGATCATTGAACCGGGTTATTACATTAACTCTGACTTCCAGAATTATAGCGGCGATGGTAATAAGGTCGCCCCGTACAGCGGTTCGAAGGGCAGCCCCGCTGATATCGGTAAGGCGTCTGACGAGAGAACGGAGAAGAGTAAGAACTCTTCCCCCAGTACGGCCCACATGTACGCATGGCGTGACATGGAGTGCAAGACGGGCCTCACAGATCAGATCACTGGGAAGACTGGAACCCCAACCCTGAACACGTCTAACTGTGATATCCCGAACATTGGGACAGAGGCGATTCAGGATCTAGCGTCACTCGTCACGGCCACCGGATTACAGAACGCTGACAAGACCTCAGCTAAGACAGCGTTCGGTCTCGGATACGCTGGTGACCTCCTCCCTACTGACGGCGTGCCAACAAGCGCGTCTGATCGCAGGTACAAGTACACGGCCATGGAGCTCTTCGGTTATAATCTGAAGTGGACGTCATACGCTGGAGAGTTTGATCACATCAAGGTGATGACCAATGTTAGGCTGAGTACCTCAATGAGCCTCGGCAATGCTCTCAAGGTCGCCGGTAACGCCCTGGCATCGTTTGGAACGGCTATTAAAGACGACGCCGCCCATGATTGGGGCGAGTTCACAGATCGTAATAACGATTGGTGGACTAGGACGAAGGGGTTCTTCGGGTTCATTAATCCTTGGAAGCATCTGGGCGCCGGTTTCGCGGCTGGCGGATACAGCCTGTTCTCAGACCTATTGTACTCGATTGAAGCTGGTTCGACGGTGGCAGGATCCTGGTATCGTCCAGACTTCGTTTCACAGACCGTGTACGGTGTAAGAGAGCTAACATCTATCGAGAAGACCGCGCTCACGTCATTCAAGGCCAAGGCGGCCATGTGGAGTGAGATTGCTAATCACACGCTTGACAAGCTAGATTTTGCAGCGTACTATTCCGAGCACGCTATTCCAGATGCTCCGAAGACCAAGCTTGTGAGACCAGACACCTGTGATGATGAGGATAAGGAAGACAAGAAGAATACTGACGGTACTATCGTGACTGACCCCGATACCAGTGAGCCTGAACGGCAGTGCAAGCAAGTGCAGAAACTGGAAACATGGGCTGAGTACAAGAATAGGACTGGTATCGATGATAAGGCCAATGCCATAGGACTCAACATCTCGAATTATGATGGGATAACGGGGGACGCGAACGCTAAGTACCAGGCTATAAGCAATGATTGGAATCCTGCCATGAAAAAGGCAGCGGCCAATGAGAATCAGAAGATCAAGGAGAACTCGTATAACAATCAAATAGGCAGTATTATTAATACTGCTGTCAAGGCCATCAAGCTGAACCTCAGTCTGAACTCGATCGGGGATTGGTATTGCGTTGATGATCAAGGCAATCCTAAGGGGCACTCACAGAACTATTATATTCAGATGGCAGTATCACAGGGTATTATGTCTGATCCTGGTCTTGAGGCCTTCAAGAGTGATGGAACGTGGCAGTGCTCGTCAACCCAGCCGCGTCCTACGATCATTGGTGGTCTTTATGGGTCTTCCCATAAGGGCAATGACAATGCGTACAAGGACACAAGGCGTCAAGCATACGAGGGCTTTAACCTCTTTGACCTTCTCATAGGTAACAAGATGGATGAGTATGGTCAGAGGATGCTTGGCGCTAGCCAGAACGTGGTCATCTTCCTGAACACGCTTGTCGGGTGGAGCTTTGAGCCGATACTAACCAAGCTCGGGTTCACTGATCTCGTAAAGAATGGTGTTAACGCTCTTCGCGATTCCGTGTACATGCAGTTCATTGCTATCATTGTTGGCCTCGCTGGGCTCATGATCATTATCAAGCTGGTCAGAGGGCAGCCGATAGCCGCGTTCCAGCAGATTGGCATGGTCCTCCTTGCCGTATTCCTAGGATCGGTTCTCCTGTTCAATACCGATCTCATGTTCAAGGCGGTTGATGATCTTCCAACAGCCGTGGAGAGGGCGGCCATAGGAACCATCTTCAACGGCAATGACAAAGACCAGATCTGTGACGCTACCGGCGCTCCCAAGGGCACGCTTGGAGCGGGGTCATTCCGTAATCTTGACGGAACTAATACCGGGTATAATCCTGACGCGCAGATTCGGGTTCTCCAGTGCAAGGTTTGGGAGACGTTCGTCCTCACCCCATGGTCATACGGGCAATTCGGCGTGAGTGCTAACCAGCTATGGGCTACCGGGTACTCGACCTCAGAGGGCCAGGCAAACTCTAATGAGTTCAACATCAATCAGGCCACGCAGGATGTTGTTGGAACGGCTGACGTGAACATGGGTGGTGGCGTCACGCTTCACAACTGGGCTATCTATCAGTTGGCCCATACTACATCGGGAACAATTAGCACGGCCGATAAGACGAGTGCTAAGACTGTTGATAAGAACATGTACAGGCTTGTGGATCTCCAGGCCGGTCCGAATAACGGCGCTGGTAGGGACGCATCGCACTGGGATACGTGGCGTGGTGCTACGAACACCAAGTTCGTCATTGGTCTCACCGCATTACCTGCTGCCATCCTTGGGCTCATCGCTATTGGAGGACTCGCCCTCAAGAAGATCAGGTACACGGTCATGGTCTCCCTTCTACTCCTGGCTTCACCGTTCGTATTCCTCATTGGTGCTATGCCTGGTAGCGGATGGAACAAGATGAAGACGTACCTGTTCGACATTGCGTCTAACATCATCAAGAGAATACTATCGACCGTGTTCCTATGCATAGCCCTAGTAATCATGCTAGAAGTGGCCGACGGACCGTCAACGTCGTGGACGGTGGCAGTGATTGGAATCTATGTGGTCTGCCTGTCCATCATGTTCTATGCAGATGAGCTTATGAGCAACGTGATGGCCAATATTGACAGTAAGGCCGGTGATTGGAAGAATAAGGAGAATGCGATCTCCAACGCCATATCTAATAACACGTTCACGAGCACGATGAGGCAGAACGCTCATGACATCTTCGTTGGCGGTACTGGCGCGGCTATTGGACTCATTCTTGCTGGAAATGCTGGCGATGAGAATAGTAGGAGCAAGGTGCGTGGTCGCCTCAACAAGCAGATCTCTGGAGTCAACAGTCTCATGAAGAGGGATGGAGATGGCCATCCCGTCACCGGCGGAGATGGGATCATCAAGCTTGACGTAAAAGCTGTTACGGCTGGGAATAATATCAACTTCAAGAATGGCGTCGGGTCAGCCACTCAGGACATGGTGGGCAAGTACAACAGTCTTATGGCTCTTAAGGGCAAGCTTGATGGTGTTAATGCTGAAGCGAACTCAATACGAAGGCAGCTTCGCGCGCTAAGGGGTGTTCCTGGTAAGGAAGCCGAGCGCGCTAGGCTTACGCGGGAGCTCGCCGCTATAAACGAGAATAAGATCATCCCAATCAACGCTGCCTACCAGGCGAAGAGGAAGCAGTACCTGGTCGTTCAGAATGCCATGCTGAGGAAGATGCGACTGCAGAAGACCATGAACGATGCTGATCTTACAGCTCAGCTTAACGCTGCGCGTGGTGCTGGTGGCGCCGCTGCAGGTGCCGCCCTAAAGAGCGTCGTCAAGAATAAGATGGATTTGGCTAAGAGGGAGAGGAATCGTCATGATGTCTATGATAAGAATGGTCTGACCGTTCAAGACATCTCCTTGGCTTCAGAAGCTTCATTCAGGATCAGTAGGATCATGAATCGTTCAAGGCTGAGTAGGCTGAGGAATGGTCAGTCGAACTTCCTCCTTGAACTTGATCATGATATGGATACAGATCTTGACAACAGGGTGAGTCAGTCACAGTTAGAGCTTATGGCTGCTGTTGATAAGGACAACGGGTTCTTCGGAACAGATGAGTACGGTAAGCCGATAACCAGTCTCCGTGAGGCCATTGGTATCAATGATATCGATGATAACGAGCTGAGGAGGATCATCACATCAACCGCCAACCCAATGATGCTGCAGGCAGACATAGATATGGCCATGCAGAACGGTGACTGGCGTCAGGTGAGGGCTGAGGTCGGGGACATTCTCAACAATGAGCAGATTATAGATCATAAGATCAATGATTGGGGATATGATCCTGAAGACATTGAGTTCATGGTGAACGCGCAGCTTGCGGCTGATGATAAAGACGTGTCAACGGCTACACTTAGGGATGAGAATATAGCTCGTGAGAAGGTCATGAGTAACATCGAGTCTAGTAGTGTGAATAAGATTGACGAGATGAAGATGGATCTTGCCACCGCTAACGTTACTGACCGATTCGAGGCCGAGCGCCGCGCCGCCCTTAAAGAAGTGCTTGGACCTGAATACACCCAAGCACTTGCTGAGGAGGCAACCCCGGCTGGTCAACGCGCGATCCGTTCAAGAATGATGGAATTGTCCTCAAAGTATGAGCAGGGCATGCGCGATCTCAAGACCCAGGAGGAAGCCATAAGGACGGCTTACGGTGATATTAACGCATATGCTCCTGGATCCGACGAGAGGAAAGACTATGAGACTGCCATGAGGAAGATCGCGGAGGGCAAGTCGTCCCTACAAAGCCAGTACGTGGTTGACTCTCATAACGTGTCTAAGTCTAAGGCCATGGAAGCATCATGGCGCGATACGGTGACGTCCAAGATTGACACGTATAAGAAGAAGCATGAGTCTGGTGAGATGGGTGATCGTGACTATGAGAATAAGATCAATGAGACCATCGCCCTATCTGCTGCCGTGAAGACGGCAGAGAATCAGATCATAACGACCAAGAAGGCTCAACAGGCTAGCGGGATACTTGATCAGACTGGTAGGGAAGATCTCGACATTGCCCGTAATATTGAAAACCTTAAATCAGAGAGGACAACTGAGGCTGTGAATCTTTCGCAGTTGCAGAGTGAGGCTACACTACTACAAGACGAGATAGAGATCAAGACCGAACCCACAGACTCAATGTTCACCAGCGTTACCACCGTCCATTCGGAGGAGGTCATGAAGCTTAAGAAAGAGCTTGATGATAACATCTCTAAGCAGAAAGAAGCCCAGTCGCAAATTGAGGTTATTAAGAAGGATATTGCATATCAGATGAAGCTGGAGTCTGATAGGAAGAATGATATTCTCAATGATACTCAGAGGATCGTGCTCCCCGACGGTTCAATTGTAGACAACGTCGCAAAGATCAAGTCTCTACAGAATGAGGCCATGGAAGAATTGAGGACGACCATCAACGGGTCTGATGATTCTGCCACCAGGGCGATCAAGAATTCTAATTCCTCTACTGCCGGATTCTTCAATAGGATGGTAAATAAAACTCGTGGTGTTGAGGGCGCCAGACTAGCTACTGATGGTACTGGAGAGTTCAGTGTTTTCAACGTTAACAGGATCTCTAAAGACGAGGTTCACGAGGTTGCCGAAGCCGAGGAGGATTATACGGCTGCATCTGAGGGCAAGAAGAGGGTTCATGTTCCCAGGAGGAGGCCGTTCAGTCATGATAGGACCGAATGGGTTGATGACTCTAGTAGAGCGGAGGGTCTCGCTGATGATGACGATTCCTCAATGAACGCCAAGGCGACTGCGGAGGGAATAGACGCCAGGAGGATCACCGCGCCCGCTAAGGCCTCTGAGATGGAAGATGCCGTTTACAAGGATCGTCTGGGATACTGGCAGAAGCACGCTGATAATCCGTTCAAGGCCGAGGAGTTGGCTAGGGCTGACTCACATAAGGCTTATAATGACACGCTTGATCGGAATCATGCTAGCAATGATGGGTCGCGGTGGACTCCTGAGGAGACCGTCCGCGATGTTCAGGAGCAGGATGAGTATAATGCTGCTCGCCATGATGACGCTAAGCAGGTGGATGATTTCCTCGACAAGGGCCATGCTCATAGCGTGCTGAACAGAGGTCGCCATGACAATGAGAACATTGGCAGCGTGCCGCCTGCGTCTCCACGCCCGTCCGCTGCCCCAAATCGTTCCGCGGGCTCAAGCAGTGCCCCTGATGAAAGCACGCGGGCTCATCAAGGAACCCGTGGATCAACGACACCCGGTAGTACTGCATCAACTCCTGCATCATCTAGTGGCAGCACTAACGATAACGCTGGACAATCCTCGCACGGTTCTAGTCAACCAGCTGACGATGGTGACAATGCGTCAACATCCTCAAGCTCGTCTAGTAATACCACCAGACGGGGAACGAGGACGACGAGGAGCCACGCTGCAGGCAATCCTACAGAACGACTAGATGATTATCATGAGACTATTAAAAACCATGCCGCCGAGCTTAGAGACACTCCCCCCATTGGAAGAAAAGGGGGTAAGATCTCCGAGGAAAGGGTCAGTTCTAGTTTCTCTGGAAAAAATAACTATGTTCTTGAGAGCAGTGATAAGAATAGGAACAACACGATCATTAATGACGAGACACTCAAGTATGCTAAGAAGAGGAAGACGTGGAGTGAGATGGCCGAGGAGCGCCACCAGAGGAGGAAGCGTGACTCACGCAGGAAGAGCTAACGATTTAAATCAATCCTGTTTGATGGTCGTTGATAGCGAAATCTAGCGATATCTTACATATGGTTCATTATTTATGGTTACGGAGGCGAGGACTATGAGCGCAGCGTATGTTGACAGGGTGTCTGTACGCCCTCTGCATCGATGGCCCTCAAGGATAAGAGTGTTCTTATCAGTAATCCTCCTCGTCATGACCGCGCTTTCATCTTCACTGGTCATTGCTGGAGTTGGCCAACAGCAGGCCGATGCTGATCTTATTCGACACGTTCTGTGCACTTGGGGAACAGACAATGCGGATGACTCCGAGTCTTCCGATTCATCTGACTATAGCCCGTCACCAATGAGGATGATCTACCAGATCACCCAGACCGAGGATCTGCAGAAGAATCTTGTATCGAAGAGCGAGGTGGGCGCAGAGGCGGAATCTGGCAATGACAGCTGGCCTAATGCCCTCACGAGAAAAGATTTTGATGCGGCCACACTGAGCATCGTGAACACCCAGAACGGCGGTGGTAAGAAGTACACTCCATACGATCTTTTCGGGTTCAGCCCACTCAAATGGACTGGGTACCAGGGTGAGTGGAATTGGATTAAGGTCTATTACTGCGGTGCTAATGGAACCGGTGATGACGATAAGGCCCCAGAAGATCCAGAGCTTAATCTTTACTATCCTAACAGGAATAGGCCTCTTGACCAGTACGCTGATCGATACTCGTCTTCTGATCCACGGGTTAAGCTCAAGGGCTCACCAGTCATAGCCACGTTCAATAACAACTTTGCCCTCAACATTGCGAACTCGATCTTCTGGGTTACGAAGTCGCTGGTCGCCGTCAACAACACGTTTATCAGCCTGAGTTTCAGTAATGTTGCTGGCGCAATGGGGCTTGATGACGTTGCTGCCAGCATCATGAAGAATCTTCTGAACGGTCTCTTCGTTCCCCTGGCAGCGTTCATGATTCTCCTCACTGGAGGATATCTCGCATGGAAGGCTATTGCCAAACGGCAGTTCGCCTCAGCCATGAAAGATCTTGCCCAAGTACTTGTCTGCTTCTTCCTTGGATACCTCATGCTGGCCATGCCAACAATATTCGCCAATCTTGCGAACACTGCTGGTTCTGCGCTGCAATACATCGCCATGTCAGCCATGACGAACACGATCCAAGGCGGGTCTTCGGAGATGTGCAGCACTGATCTCACGTCAACGACGGTCAAGAAGGATGCCAGCCTTGACCTCTTCAAGAATGGTAAGATCAATGTTGACGGCATTCAGGGGTGGGCTGACAATCTTACTAACGGGACATCCCGAACCATGACGTGCCAGTTCTGGAGGGTCTTCACGCTTATACCGTGGGCTCTTGGACAGTATGGAACTAATGTTGATAACCTGTATGCGTCTGGGTACGCTGAGGGTTCAGGTAGTGAGATCAATCCTAAGGGCGTTCAGGGTGATTGGACTGGTTTGGCCGCTGTTCCGCTAGGTGATGGGCAAGTCATGCATAACTGGGCTGTCTACCAGATATCCGCACAGTCGAAAGATCATATACCATCCACGATAGCTGATCCTAAGACTGGTAAGATTGAGAACAAGGATAAGGTCAATTATACGTCTGTCGACCAGATCCAGAAGAGTGGACGTATCATTGACTCTACTAACGGTGACTGGTGGAGGGTTGCTGACGTCGTCTCTGGATACGACACGATCAACCAGTCTGACTCGAAGAATCACAGCTCGGTCACAACAGTCAATAAGGCGGTCGGTAAAGCTCAAGATTCCGTGAACTCCGGATCTCAGAATAAAGATCAGGTTGGATTCATTATAGACTCCTATAATGCCGCTGGTATATCAATCAAACAATCAGATCTTAACGGGCTGCCCAATGCTCTTACTAATGCCGGATTCCATAAGATTGATGCTGGCGTGAACTACGATACCGGTTCTGGATTGAGACCAGGTGATGTTCTCATAGGATCTGGTAGGGTTGCTATCTATAATGGCGTATCATCTGTACTAAGCTCCGCTGGAAGCGGAGGAATGGGGGCGTACGATCAGGCCTACAGGCTGGGCACTGGCGGCAGCGCTTCTAGCGTCCCGGGATCGACGGCAGATGACCAGATTGCGTTCGCTGGATCTGATGAGCTTCTGAGGTATGAGAAGATGCCCGGCGCTGAAGTGACGTCATATTGGAATGATTGGATTGGGGGTAACGCATGGGGCAGAATAGGAATCGCCTTCATGAGCATCATAGCTCTTGTTGGACTCATCGTGCCACTCTTCCTTGGTGGCGCGCTTGTACTCCTCGCGTGCGGGTCTGTCATTCTGATGGCATTCGCGCCAGTTGTCCTCCTTATGGGATTGTGGGCGGGTCCAGGCTCGCAGATCGTTAGCCAGTATCTACAGATGCTATGGGCTATCATCGTGAAGAGAGTGTCATACGGTCTCCTGTACGTGATCGTCCTCGTGCTGACATCAAAGGTGTATGACAGTATAACGGGTATGATGGACTACCTCAAGTCAATCATGCTGGCAATCTTCATTGGATACGCGATCTACTCGAACAGGGATAAGCTCGTCCAGATGTTCATGAGGATGATGCACGCAAGTGAGAACAGCACTATGAGCAGGGTTGGCTCGAAGATGACGGGAATGATCACAGGCACTGGAAAGTTCGCTGGAGCCGTCGCTGGTGGAGCTGCGCTCGGTACAGTAAAGCGTAAGAAGATCTATGCCATGGAGTCAGATGGAAAGACCTTCAAGACTGACAAGTGGGGTAATAAGATCGTTACCGGTAAAGAGCGTTATGGGGCTACTGATCGTCACGGGAATGCTGTGCATGGGACCTTCAAGCAGATCATGCATGGTGCTGCCCGTGGTGCATCCACTGGATTCAAGACGCAAGGAAAGATGGCCATGTATAAGACGTCAATGGGTCGACAGATCAACCAGATAGGTAATCAGGCGAAGTCGATCAAGAATAGGAATGATGTTCGAGCTAAGCTTAGGGCTGAAGGATTCAAGGGTGATGTTGATCAAGAGCTCAGGGAGAGGACTGGACAGCCGTGCATCATCTGCGAGAAGAAGTTCTTCTGGGAAGAGCTCACAGAGTACGGTGGTTATTACGTGTGCGATAACTGTAGGGATGAGAATGCTATTAGTTCGATCGAGGACATTGAGGCCATCGTGGGTCCATTGCAATGATCTGGTTACGCTTAATGAATATGGTCTTGATATCTTAACATCATCTAGTGAAGGAATGGAACTATGAGTATTCTTGATAGGATAAAAGGAATGGTCGCGTCGATCGTCCCTGGTGAACCCAATCGGAATTCGGGGAGGGTCTCCTCCAATCAGGGTAATCCAGCGAATGGGATACCACAGTCTGTCCTTAATGCTATAGGAGAGAAGGAATCAGTTGGATCAGATGGCGCGTCCGCGGTAACCGATTCTAAGTCTGACATCCTCAGCCTCCTGGGCGTGCAGGAGAATTACTCTATTCCTGACGAGTACATGCTACCCGAGGACTTCGACCGCGTGACCTTCGACATGACCCGTCCAGAGGGCTATGACACTAAGATGGTTGATGCCTTCTATGAATCCACGTATAACACCGTATCCTACCTTCTAGATCTCCTCAAGAAGAGGAATAAAGACGTGGCTAAGATGGCGTCACAGATCGACAAGATGTCAACAGACCTCCATAACTCTAAGCTGAATGCTGAGATGAGTGACGGGCTTACGGTCATGACCGGCCAGCCATCAACGGCAGAGGTCGAGTTACAGCAAGCGCAAATGGAGATCGTCAAGCTTAACGATAAGATCAAGAGGATGACCAAGGCTGGAGCTACCGATCAGCCTGGTAACTCTAAGTACGGTGACCTGCAGAACCAGGTCAGCATTCTACAGTCAAAGCTGAAGAAGCTGTCCCTTGAGAACAAGCGTCTTAAGTTGAATAACTCTGTGACTACGGAGGGTGATGTTAACGAGATTGATGATGACGCTGCACTCCCCGATTTGAATGAAGATTCAATGCCACTTCCTGACTTAGATTCTGACGATTCAGACGCAACAGAAATGAGAGCTCAGGGCTATACCCGTAAGCCTAGGAATCTTCGAGAGGCCGCGGCTGCCGACAATAAGATCGATCTTGAATTCGACTTCAAATCAGATTCCGATTCATCTTCATCAGGCATGCCAATGCCGGATATGGGCGATGATGACGATAATGATGGAGGACTTCCACTGCCGGCATCAATGGATGACTCTTATGAAGACATCGGATTCCCAATGGGTGATGATTCGGGGGAGATCGACATGGAAGCAATGCTGAGCGGCGATGATAAGTAGATAGGATGAATAGCCTATCCTTAGGGTACTATAATCATCATGAAGGATAGGTTAAAGGACTTTGTGCGGCTCGTCACTTCCATATCGGGAATGATCATAACCATCACGTTGATGATTGCTGTTGGTCTATGCGTAGTATTCCTCGCCGTGTCTCCCATATTCAAGTATTGGACGCAGGCTGACTCCACTCTTCCATCCATAACCACGAACCAGCATACCATCATGCTTGATAAGAACGGGAATCAGTTTGCCGAGGTGTGGTCAGAGGATAGGAAGATCGTTCCCTCGCTAAATGATGTGAGCCCGATCATGCGTGAGTCTATAGTGTCGGCCGAGGACAAGGGATTCTATTCACATGGGGCCATTGATGCCCCAGCTACGATAAGAAGCTTCATAACTGGGAGTGGCGGCGGGTCTGGCATCACCCAGCAGCTCATTAAGAATCTTCTATTCTATGATAGCACGGCAACCGCCAAGGAGAAGAAGTCGGCCACCGCCACGACCATATCAAGGAAGATCCGTGAGCTTAAACTGGCCATGAATTACGAGCGTAATCATTCCAAAGATGACATTCTGCTGAATTATCTTAACACGATCGCTATTGGATCCCCCAACGTGTATGGAATAGAGACGGCATCTGAGGTCATATTCAACAAGAACGCTAAAGATCTTACGCTCAGTGAGGCTGCCGCGCTGGCCGGTTCTGTGAATAATACGAGTGAGTATAACCTCAAACAGATGGATGACTCCACGGTGGCGGCCAGGGTGAAAGAACGACAGACCTACGTTCTCGACAGACTCCTAGCGAACGGGAAGATCTCCAGGAAAGATCATGATAAGGCTGTTAAGGATCCAATTGCCACTCACGTTCAGAGCTGGTCTGGTTCTTGCGGATCAAGCAAGTATCCATTCTACTGCCAGCTCGTGATCAACTATCTACTCGATGATACCATGCTTGGGTCTACGGCAAATGATCGTGCTCGAACCGTAAGCGCTGGTGGCTTTGAGATTAAGACGTCATTAGACCCCACCATGCTTGAACAATTGAACGCCCAATTGAAGACGGACTGGGGTGTCACGAATCCGAAGGTCCAGTCAACCGCTGTCGTGCAGCCGGGTACGGGCTACATTCTTGCCATCGGGTCCAACAGGGATTGGGGATCAAATACAGCCGCAGGTCAGACGGAGGTCGTTATCCCCTCCGCGTCTACTCAGACTGGATCAACGTACAAGATGATGACCTTGTCCGCAGCTCTGAACGCGGGATGGACTGAGGATCAGCTAAACGCCATATCATCACAGTGCCCGTGGAATAAGCCCGGCTTTGACGTCCCACTTGGTGGAATCTTAAACTCGACGTCTTGCGCGCTTCAGGGTGGTCATCTCACGTACCGTCAGGCTACAGCATACTCTGCTAACACGTGGTTCGTTGAACTGGAATCAAGGATAGGAGTGAACGCGGTCAAGAACTTCTCTAAGAGCGTTGGACTGTCCGCACCCGACTCGATAGGACCTCGATCAGTGTCATACACGCTCGGCGTATCTGATAATAGCGTGATCAACATGGCCGCAGCCTATGCTACCTTCGCCGCGGAAGGAGTGTACTGTCCGGCAACCCCAATCACGTCTATGTCTAGAATTGACGGTAATGCGATACAAGCTCCCGATGATTGGAATCCGAACACGAACGGGTGCCGGTCTGTCATGAGCCCCCATTCCGCCAGCGTTGTACTCAAGGCGCTGGACGCTAACATTAACGGAACTGACATTCCCGGGAGATTCGGTCAGATGGGCGTGGTACCGGGTCACTTTACAGTAGGCAAGTCTGGAACTACCGACAATTACGCTAACCAGGTGTGGGCCCAGATCGTAGGCCAGTACGTGGTTTACTCTAACGCATATGACCCCAGGGGGAACTTCAAGTATCCTATGGACTACTACGTCTGGCGTGGATACTCGCGCGGTCCGTACGCTGAGGCGGCTCTACAGTCTACTAGGGACTTCATTTCCACCAATCTTAGCGGGAGTGCGAATGCTAGCTTAGATCTTGGTAGTACTGACACGAAGTGGAAGAAGGTCGGTAACGTGAACAAGAATATGGTCATTGTTCCCGACCTCACTGGCATGAGCCCATCGTCAGCATTGTCCTCACTACGATCACTAGGACTTGAGGGTGAGATCCTCAAGCGTAGCGAGCTATCTGATGGTTCCATAGATGGGGGAACATTATGGTCAAGCCACGTGATCGTGAAGCAGAGCGTGAGTCCTGGAACTAGGTTGGTAGTAGGATCTGATAAGATCATCGAGCTGACCCTGTCAAAGACAACTCAGAACGGGCACCATAATTAAAATTTTGGTACCATACTACCTATGGTTTTTATGAATCTGTAAAACAGAATGCTAACTCATTAACATAAGCAATGAGAAAGGAAGTAGAAATGGCCAGTAAGGTTAAAACGATACTAGATAAGCTGAATGAGGCAAGGAATGCGGCGAGGGCCGCTATTAGTGAAGATGACGCTGAGATCAAGTCCCTCACTGAGGAGATAGCAAGACTAGAGGACTCCCTGTCTAAGAAGAGGAAAGATCTTGACGACAAGAAGTCTGAGCGTGCCGAGCTAGTCAGTGGTCTAGGTGGGTCTGATTCCAATGAGCCTGATAATGAGACCGGTTCAGATGGGAAGTACTCAAAGGACGCGGAAGATTCAGATGATGAATCCGAAGTGGAGTCAGTGAAGAATCATCCATCTCCGAGGAATGAGGAGTCACCACGTTCCACCACAAGTAGCGTCGATAAGCGCCATAATGAAAAGAAGACGTCTGATGAGGAGTCAGACGATCTTGATGATTTCGATAAGATTGATCCTCCGGCTCCTATTGTCGACGATGAGGATGACGACTTCATCTGATGGTGCTTCAATGGTGTTTCAGACGAGGTACTATACCTCATAACGTCGTTTCAATATTGATTCAACACGACCCAAACAAGAATAGCATAAGACTACAAGGAGAATAATAGAATATGAAGGCCTCATTCACGCGCGATGATTTCACTGCCGCCATCAAGTGGACTACTGATGTCATTGACACGAAGGACGATCTTGCCACGGTAAGGCTTGTTGTTAACGATGATGGAACGGCCGTGTTCTCATCAGTATCAAGCAATGGTGAACGAACGATAACGGTTCCAGTAACGGTTGAAGATCCAGTTGACTCGCCATTCGAACTGGTGTCCGGCGCCCTCAAGAAGGTGCCAGCACAGATAACCTCTGATACGATCGTCTTGTCGTATACTGACAAGGACAAGACCCAGGTGCTCGCTAACGTTGGAATCAAGTTGAAGATCCCACTCATGTCTAGTCAGAATCGTCCAATCCACGGTTCAAAGGGAATGAGTCATATTGGAACCCTCTCGCCGGCCGATCTCTTCTACGTGATCAACAAGATGGCGGGTGTCAGTGATACGACCGTTACTGATTCAAGATTCTACTGCATGTTCTTCGAGACTCAAGATGATGATCATGTCAAGGCGGTCGCTACTGAGGGCTTCGTCTTGACGACGCGTCTCCTATCATACAATAAGGGAGATGAGGGTGATTACTCCTTCCTGCTTCCATCATCAGACATTAAGGCCATGTCTGACGCTGTCCACGCTACGGCCGTTGATCTTTACTCGAATGACGACGCTATTCTATTCTCATTTGATGATGGGAGAACGGCCCGCGTGAGTAAGATTGATCAGGAGTACGTGAATTATCACGCGCTCGTCTTCGGGGAACGACATGATGAGAAGTACTTTGACGTTGCGTTCGAAGATCTGAGGGCCGCCGTGACGAAGCTCGGAGCGTGGTCTACAAACGATGAGGACAATAACGTGTACTTTGATGTCATCGCTGACGGTAACGAGGTGAAGATACACAACTCGTCGAACACGTGGGGCACGACTATACAGTTCGTGGGTGAGCTTGACGAGGATTACCACGCTGTCTATAAGTACAGTACGATCATACGCACGTTGAACACGGCTGATGCCGAGACGATCAGGTGGAAGTTCATTGCCGACCCCGCAAATGACACGTTTGACTATGGGGTGATCTGGACTCAGATCAAGAATGATGGATCGGTTGACGAGGACACGTACCTGTTCAGCATGCCAATCACTCCTAATCATCTGTGATTCATCCATACCACCTATTAAAGATTTCAGTGGAAAGACCATCTATTATAGATGGTCTTTTTGCAATTCTACATCGTTTTAGCGCTCGGGAAGTTACGTTATACACAAGGAAGCCTTTCTGCACATGTCCGTTCAGACTATCACCAGAAGCACAGTAGACCGTTACGTTCTGACAATAGTTGAATCTAAGCCATCCCATGTTCGACAGATGGCATGGGAATAGACGCGGTACCATGTCCCTCATGATGGAATACGTGAGTGATGATCTTGTTAACAGTCTGATAGACGGCGATGATAATCTTATTGCCGATCAGCTCTTCCCGGAGATCGATTCTAAATCTATAACAGACGCAAGACCAATAGACCATATCATGCCGAACATCAAGACGGCAATGGACAGGATAAGAAGATCCGCATCAGTGGTCAAACATTACAAGAACATCGTGGTTACCGGTGAATCTGGAACGGGGAAGACCTTTGCCATACGTCAGATGATCGCCCATGATGACATGGGTGGACGATTGAACTCACTGCTTGTTAAGTATCGAAGATTCGACGAGACCCTCTTCTATAATTTCCTGAACACTCCGAGCATTGAGGAACTTAAGCTGTCCGACGCGACCATTCTCAGTGATGTCATTCAGAGGATGGTGTCTGGACTACATGATGAAAGGCTGATTGTCGTCTTATCGAATCAAGATGTAGCGGCGCTCATGGCCAGGATTGCACCGAACGTGATGACCATTCTAGAGATGCCGAGCAGTGATGCTGATAGGTTCATCCGTAAGCAGTATGACATCATTGATAGATTTGAGTTCATCTACATCAATCAGGAGATACCCACCTGGGGAGACGTGGAGGACGAGCTGTGGTTCAATGAGAAGAATGTTATGGAGAAGGTCTACTCATCAAGACTTGATCGTGGGCAGATGAGTTATGCTATGAAGAATATTGCGTCAATGGCGATAGCGGAGACTGGAGAGTCTTTACGGGTCACGAAGAATTCTGACGCCATCCTTCCAATAGACTTCATGCTGATAGCCCTTGAGCATCTTCACATTTTCATAGAACAGAATCATATAGACATTAGTCACGTCAGCAGATCAGCATTCAGGAAGTCTTTACTGCAATTCTACAATGATCTTCCTAGTCGCGTTGACTATGATACGGCCGAGAAGATGACCGAGGACTATGATCAGCAGGATAAACAGAAGATCATGTCTGCTGAGGATCAGGACGAGCTCGTTGATACTTCTTCATCACATGCTTCTACCATGTCGCCCGCCGGTAAGACTGCTAGAAAGGAGAAGAAGTTAGCGTATTCTGACATTACGACACTAGCCGACAGGTTGAAGAAGAAGGTCGTTAACCAAGATGAGGCCATTGATAAGATGGTTGACTGCATTAAGATAGATGCCGCCGGTCTGCGACGTGGTGATCGTCCAATAGCATCATTCCTCTTCGACGGTCCATCTGGTGTTGGCAAGACTGAACTGGCTAAGCAGCTAGCCGAGGAGCTCTTCGAGAAGCCCGTGAATATGATCCGTCTCGACATGTCAGAATACTCAGTGAAGGAAGATGTGACCAAACTGTTCGGATCAGCACCTGGATACCAGGATAACGATCTTGGCGGACAACTCACGAATAAAGTGAACGCTCATCCGCAATCAGTGATTCTTCTTGATGAGGCCGAGAAGGCCCACCCGCAGGTGTGGAACAGCTTCCTGCAGGTTCTTGATGAGGGCAGAATGACAGATGGGCGGGGCGTGCCGGCTGACTTCACGAACACGATCATCATACTCACGTCTAACCTTGGGAATAGGGATTCCCTGACATCAAAGGCGGGGTTCGGACACGGATCGATGGGATCTAATGGATCCAGGGACAGATCTGACATTGACTCCATCATGAGGAAGGCCATGAACAGGTACTTCTCGCCCGAGCTGCTCGCGAGGATTGACGTGATCGTAACATTCAACAGGTTGAGGAGGGTTGATTTGAGTAAGATCATAACCATGCAGATCAGATCACTGTCTGATATCTTATCAGAACATCATGACGGGCTTAGCATTGATGATCATGTCAGCAATGATCTCGTTGACCTCATTCTCAATGACACGGATTCGACCCGTTATGGCGCTAGGGAATTGCAGAGGGTTATCCGAAGTAGAATAGTTCTTCCAATGGCTAATTGGGTCATCAGCTATCAGAAGCAACATGCAAATGGTGATATCTTACACATGAGTAGAGATGGTGACGCGGTACGATTCGCGGTATCCACGAAGGAGAAGTGATGGCAGCAGACGATAAGACGTTCGATTCATCAGACTTTCTTGATGATGGTGATGATGACGAGTCGTTACTGGGCGGTGACCCAGAAACTGACGCCATTCTTGGTAAGAGCGATGGGGATGACGTATTCTCATTTGATGATGAGGATCCATCAATAGATCTTCAGCCGGATAAGAATGTTAGGGATACTAAACAGCCCAGCGATAACGATCAAGAATCGTATACGATTGATGATACTGAGGATTCAAATCAAGGAGATGACGAACAGTCGTCAATGATCCCCAAGCTGACCATTCAGGGACAGGATGATTATTCGTCTTTAGATGATCTTGATGACGATTACACGGCTCCCCAACAGAAAGAGATGAAAGTCCCTGACCTCAATGCTGTGAAGATTCCTGAGCCAAAACCTGCACCGAGGGAAGATCAGGGGAATCTTAACAAGAAGCCGGTTATTGCCCCCAATAATGATTCATCTGATGAGAGAGTTCCAGTCAATCAATACGATACGGTACCATTGAACGATCCTAATGATACCGTGAGTTATGGACAGGTTGAAAGCACAACACGGAATGATCGTGATTCCAATCAAACGACGCATATCGTTCCAGCAATACCTAACGTCATTGTTGATGACGGCCGTGAGTCTACCATTGATGTAGATCTCGTGAGGAAGATCATATTCGTTATTGATAATTACAGACATCTCGATAAGGGCTCACAGAAAACAGTAGTCCAGTTCATTAGAGCCATATCGTATGTTAAGGGTAGAAGGATTGAAAATCTTGATGAGAGCAGCATTGTCAAGGAGGTCATTGAGACGGATCCTGATATCAGGGCTGGGGTTCATAATCTCCTAGACGCTAAGGAACGGGATGGCGCTGATCGAGCATTCTTCCTTATGGGTCTTGATTCATCCAGTCTTAAGAATATCGACCTGTTCCTGAGGCTCACTGGTACCACCAAGGATGAGCTCGTAGTGGAAGACGAATCGCTGTCTTCGATCAAGAGGGCTGCTGAGGTATTAAACGGTCTACTCGACAAGCTCAATGAGACTCAGGTCGTGTACATCAAGAAGCTTGATGACATTCTGCAATCAACAGAGAAGGTGATGAAGTCTTGACACCCGATGAGATCGACTTCCTGAGGAGGGCCGGCGCTCTTGACAAGATGGAAGGGGCAACCAGTAACGAGACGCAGCATAATGGTAAAAAGCGTCCAGAAATTCCGAGGAAGACCATGATCGCAATCGCCATCGTGTTCATCTTGCTTACCATAGCATTCGTATCGTCAGTGCAAAGCATTCAACCGTATGCTAGTCTGGCTGAGAATAAGAGTCTCATGTCGTATCTTAGCATGACGGGAGGATCAGGGTCAACCAACAGTGGTGCAGATATGGCCAGCAAAGCGTTGGCCGCATCTAACGTGTACGGGGCGCGTGGAATCATTATCAGCTCTCTAGTCTCAGTTGGTGTAATCGTAGAGGGCGTTCTTATAGGGCAGTGGTGGTTCAGGCTGAGGAGATGGGAGAACAATCATGAGGAATAATCATACTAAATGGTTCGCAAAGAACAAGAAGACAGCTCTTTCCATTACTGCTGCATTATCTATCATCATAGTGATCGCTCTTCTCATGGCATTCATCTTGATTCCTAGGAGTAATGGTCCAAAGCCCGGTTCTGGAGGATCTGCCAAAACAGGATCTTCAACATCAACGAGCTACGATTCGACCATGCCTAAAGACGCCGCCACGAGCGCAACGAAATGGTTCGTTAGCATCCTCAAGAGTTATAACGGGTCAATTAAAGATGGTTATCTGACCACTAATGACGCTGCTAATGAGCTGGCTAACATGGCTAATGGTGACTACTCGAAGGTCCCGTCATCTATCAAGAACGCTTTCTATTGGAGCGATGACACGAAGACCAGCGGTAAGACCGTTGACGAGAAAACCCTGAAGGCGGCAGGGTACACGGCGATCATGTCTGCATGGCAGTTGAGGACAAGCGCTCTCAAAGAGAACTCTGACCTCACGTACAATTCTAAATTGGCCTATGTTGATAGGGATCACGGTACCGTTCTGATTCCATCAGAAGCATGGTGTGGTCTTCCAGCCGAGCTGATCATTCAGGTTGACTGGACTGGTAAGGAATGGAAGATTGATGGCGCTTCATCAGCAACCCAGGTGACGACCAAGGTAAGATCGGCCCAGCTTCAGAGCATAGAAGGATCTTCAGACTCGTCCAGCAGTTCATCTGGCAATTAATCATGAGTTTGATTCCATATCGACTAAGAATCATAGGGCAATTATTTAGAACAAGCAACGGAGTGTTGAGATGAAGAACGGTGTGGGAAGAGCAATACGATCCTTCCTCATGAAGAACTCAGTCCCATTGACCGTCATGACCTCACTGATCATCATCATAGAAGGCTCTGTTCTCTGGTTCTATCCACAGCAATGGTGGAAGCCTCTCCTTGGGCTATTCGGAGTGCTCGTCATCGTCATCATATGGATGAACGCGCGGGTTATGATCCGCGCTGGACTGTCCATAATCGGTTTAATCATATTGTCAGCATTGGCAGTCCTCACTGGAGCATCATATAGCGGAAGTTCTTTAGGTGGATCTATACTCGGCATGTCGGTTATCTTCACATGGCTGTTCATTCTAACCGCATCGTACTTCATGACCTCGACGAGATCAAGATGGATGACCACAATCACCTCTGCTGCCGTAACGTTCGGAATAGAGTATGGACTCCTCACGACGGGTGATTTAAGGATCATACTATCAATTGGAGTTGGAATTGGAATCGTTTTTGGACTCATCGTCCTCAAGTCTGACATTTTCATTCACTATGGTAAGAATAAGATTCATATCCTAGGCGATGATGACGATCATGATCAAGTTCATCATAGAATTGATAAGATCATGAGATCATTATGGCCTTCCGTAAAGAGCGGTAGCATTAAAGCGCTGAGGGGGAAATCCCTATGGGTATGGTATAGCACTGGAGGTCTTATCCTGGTCATCATCCCCGCGGTGATGGATGAGGGTCTGAATCCTGATAAGAAGGGTTTCACGTATCATGGAAGGCCAGTCATACGATTCCTACAATGGATGCAGAATCGTGTAGATCAAAAGATCCCCGGGCTGTATCCAATTGTCATTCTACTAGACGTGAACTCTGTGAATGACGACACATCTGTTCACTCCGGCATCATATCTTACCCCTCTGTGAATGGCGCCGGGCAGTCTTATGTGGGCGTCGTGTCGATTGGACGTGATCAAGATGTTAAGATCCAGATTGCTGACTGCGTGTCAAGGTTCAATGGAGTCCCCAGGCTAACCGATAAGGACGTGAGGAAGATTGATCGGAAACTTCATCATCATGATATCTTTTCATTATTGAAGAACTGGAATCGAAAGCTCTCTGAAAGAACACGTAAAGGAAAGTAAGGAATTCATGACTGACTATATGGACCAGCTTGTTGACGCGCAGACCCAGATGGACCTCGAAGATGCCGAGAGGCGCCGCGCTGAGAAGAAGAAAGATGATCGTAGCAGGGAGTTGTTAGCCGAGGGTGCTATGACGGAAGAGGCTGCCAGGAGGGTGACTGACTCCATCAAGGCGGCGGCGACGGCTACATGGATTCTTATTAAGAGGGCTCATGATGGGAAGGCGTGGAAGTCACTAGGCTACTCAACATGGTCTGAGTATGTGAGCACTGAATTCGACATGTCGACCAGTAGGAGTTACCAGCTCATCAATCAGGCGTCCGTCATATCAGAACTAGAGTCCGCCGCTCCTGACGGCACGCGCCTCATGCTTACAGAAGCACAGACCAGGGACATTAAGGACACGCTTCCAAAGATAACCGAGAGGGTTAAGGCCGAGACCTCTAATGATGATCCAATCGTAGCAGCGGATAAGATCAATAAGATCGTTCAGGACGAGCGGGCGTCCATCAAGAATGATGCATCTTCAGATCCTAATGACAATGACGTGAAGAATGACTCCTTCCAAGATCTTGATCCTAAGGGCAATGCTCCAAGGGCAGACAGGCTGAGCGCATCTGATTCTGGGTCAACCGCAGATGATATTGATCTCGATGATGACATTCCAGGGGAAGATCCAGTCTCACAGTTAGATGATTATGATTCGGACGCGATGAATGAGGATGAGCAGACGCTGAGCTACCTGTTCAGCTATTTTGACACGCTTTCTGATCCGTCTGTAGTTGCCAAGAATTTCAGTGGTGATCTTGAATCAACCAAGAGTAAGGTTGATAGCGTCATCAAGTGGTTCAGTGACTTCAAGCGTCATCTCTCCTGATCGTCTTCAATCCGTGGTCTACCCAGTATCTCATCAACCCTGATCATCCTCTTCATGATGTCTGACTCATGACCGCGATTATTGGGATGGTAATATCTTTTATCAGTCATGCCCTCAGGCATGTACTCTAATGGGCTCACGGCGTGTGGCCAATCATGAGCATATTCGTACCCGTTACCATAGCCCTTCTCCCGCTTCTCATGATTAGTAGCGTTACAAAGGTACTTGGGGACAGATCCACCCCTATGATTCCTGGCGTCTTCAAACGCTTGGTTGATGGCAAGGTACGAGGCGTTTGACTTGGGAGCAGTGGCCACCGCAATTATGGCTTCGGCAAGTGGAATCCTAGCCTCCGGCATGCCAATCATGTCCACAGCCTGTGCGGCCGACACGCATAGCGTAAGCACGCTGGGTGCAGCAAGCCCGACCTCCTCTGATGCGGCTATCATGACCCTTCTCGCTATGAACCTTGGGTCCTCTCCAGAGTTCAGCATTCTAGCCGCGTAGAGAAGAGCGGCATCCGGATTAGATCCGCGCATAGACTTAATGAACGCGCTAGCAAGATCGTAATGATCGTCGCCGCTCCTATCATACGAAACGTCAGCTGAGTCCATGACCGTCTTCACGTCGTCTTCACTGATAATCGTATCATCCTCATGCTTGAGGTCATGAGCGCTCACCGAGGCCTCGAGGATACCAAGAGCTTTTCTAGCATCCCCACCGCTGAATTCTATCAACGTGTTCTTAGCCTGATCGGTGATCGTCATAGACTTATTCAAACCGCGGCTAGACTGAATACTCTTGTCAATGATGAGCCCAATATCATGATCAGTAAGCTCATCAAGCTTGACCACAACGCTTCTTGATAGGAGTGGGTGAATCACGGAATAACTAGGGTTTTCTGTCGTTGCAGCTATGAATGTCACATCCCTGTTCTCAACACCGGGTAACAGCGCGTCCTGCTGGCTCTTTGAGAATCTGTGAATCTCATCAATGAACAGAATGGTCTCCCTATGGAACATTGACCATGTTTTCCTCGCCCTGTCAATGGCTGTCTTCACGTCCTTCACACTGGAATCAGTTGCTGACAGTTCAACGAGGATTCGCTTTGACTGGCTGGCCATGATCTTAGCAAGCGTGGTCTTCCCCACTCCAGGGGGTCCATATAGAATGACCGAGCTTGGAGCTACGGTCATCGACTCACTCGCGGGAACTGATAGCCTCCTCAAGGGAGAACCGGGTGACAGGGCCCGGTCTTGACCGACTACCTCATCTAACGTTCTCGGTCTCATTCTGATGGCAAGAGGCTTGTCCTCAAGTCTCTCATCAGTTTCACCACCGGTGAGGATTGATGTGAATCCGCCTCTCATCGTATCATCGCCCATAAGAACAATAGTACCGACATTAAGTGACAGTATGCGCGATCATTCGCATCTTCCTGCTCTTTGATATCTTTCTCATATGGCTTTACCGAGAAGGGGATCTACTCATTCTAGTAGACAAGATCACGTTCAAGACACTAGTGGCAATCATGCTGGGTCAGGAAATGCGTCTGATCAATTGCCATTGCCTGGATCCTCAAATGATTTTGATTCCAATCAGATTGACGAGTCGTTGTATCTTGAATCTGGTGAAGATGATTCCAATGACCATAATGAGGAATGGGCACCAGTTTTTGACGATGCGGATAATGACGATCCTAATCCACAGCCGAAACAGCATGTAAGTGCACCTCGTCATGACCAGAACACAGATCAGGATCTGAATGATTATCAAGAATATGATGACGACGTCATGTCACCAGAGCAGATCATGCAATTAACGAATCAGAATCCCCCTAGGAATGATCAGTATCAGGATCGTCAATACCAATCTGGGGATGAGCATCATGATTATGATGATAACTCTTATAATCAGGATGGACTCCAACCACAGAACTCACGACGAGAACCAGTGGGGCCCTCTGCTAATAATCGGCCACAATTCAATGTTTATAAGCGTAATGATGATGGTCAATCTAATGACGATCAGTATGATCCAAATGAGATGAAACGCGCTGAGGCGAGGTCTGTCCAGCATATCGAGGAGAGACAGAAGCGTGATAACAGGAATGTGAGGAGATCTCACGCATCGTCAATCCAGCCAAGATCGGCATCAGATTTGGCCAAGAAGGCTAAGACGTATCGTATGATCACGTTGACGGTCATCTTCCTTGTTCTCCTGCTGGCTGGGTACCAGACCCTCGTACCGAAGGCTATACCGTCTGAGGGTCAGATTGCTAGCATTGCTAGACAGGTGAATAATGACACTGGATTCCCTCTACAGGAGGGATCAGGCGTTGCCCAGCAATTCATAACAGCATACCTCCAGGCTGACGGCAGCGCGTCAACAGCCCAGGTCATGGACATGTTCTATAAGGGAGTCTCGTACTCTGATGCCACCAACGACGCGAGGGGCGGGAATAATGGAAGCTATCAGAACCTCACCATTCCAACGACTGTCAAGCAGAAGATCGAGTACGGTCCGTATGTTTATGGTGAGAAGGTTCTTGATGTCGGTGGATCAACGGCTACGTATCAACTTGGTGCTCTTGTCTATAGGCTAGATATGAACGGTAACGTCATAAAAGACTCCAGCGGATCAATCAAGTATAAGATGATCTTCTATCAGGTTGATTTGGGTTATGACACTAAGATTCATAAGTTCTCAGTATCGGAGAACTCCCCAACACTCATACCAGAACCGACCATATCCTCCCCTGGTTCGACCGTAAAGGGATACCTTCTTCCCGGCAATGGTGAGGAGGTTAAGGAGATCGAGAATGATACCATGACGGCTCTTGTCAAGCAGTTCATGCAAGCATGGGCGGCATCAGATTCCGACGCTCTTACCACTCTCGTGTCACGTAAGGGAACCCCCGAAACGAAGACCGGTCTGCATGGTTCGGTCACATTGGACGGGGATCTCGATTATAAGGTTTACGGGGCCCCATCGTCAGATCCATACTACAGGGTGCTAGCAACAGTGGAATGGAATGATAAGGTAGATGACTCTAACACCATCAAGCAGAAGTCTACCTACGTCATTAAGGTTGCGAAGGACGGTGATAAGTTGTCTGTGGTTGATATTCAAAGTTATCCTTGGTATCCGCAGAATAACGCTGATGAATGATCACATCGTTAAGTGATTAAAGAATATCCTTAATAACTAATGAGGTGCTTAATTAGCGTTTTGCGAAAATGCGGTGATATCTTACCCATGTAACGCAATATGTAGGTTCTTCATAAACAGGAGAGGAAAATGTTCAATTTATATACATCTGAATTCAGTAATCTGATCGTCGGCGCCGGGCTCAACAATCTTTGGAATAGCGTGAGGGATAACTGGATTGGGCCGCTATTCCTAGCAGCCGTAGCTATAGGCGCATTCATGTTCATCAGGAGTCAGCAGATCACTAAGCTGATCATGTTCCTCGTGGTAGCTTCTATCGTCGGCGTACTCATCTTCTTCGGTGACTCGTTATTCGGATCCAATGGCGCCCTATCAAAGATGTTCAAGGGAACCGCTAACAGCGTTGGAAACGACAACTCGAATGGTATCTGATCTGCAACAAGATCATTCGTGAAGAACAAGTATTGGGTCCTTCCGTTGATATCTTATCGTTATGAGTAGTAATAACAATCATAATGATGAGCAGCGGAAGGACCTTTTCTATATCGCGAGCATTAGCCGAGAGATAGGTTCAGACGAATCCAACCAGATCACATCTGACGCTCCTCAGGAGGCTAGTACGAAGTCATTGGCCGCCTATATGGATATCGATGAGGATTCCAGTGATGATGAAGATGACTTCATCGACAATGCGGCCAATGCTCTCAATGATAGCTTCCTGTACCCGGACATAGCTGATCCAGATGAGTTAAAACTCTCAGATCTAGTAACGAAACTGTCCGATGCGTACCACGCTTACCCCGCGAAGACGCGCCTATCTATTCCAGTGGAGGTCAATGGGTCTGGGAGTAAGATCACGAACGTTAGATTCAAGTCCGATAAGGTCATTCTCCAATTAGGAGAATAGAATACCCCCTTAGAGGATAGGTTTCACTGATGAATCATTATGGTATAGCAGTTCGCGGGCAGCATGTTGGCGAGTACACCATATGCCACGCTTCAGATATGGCAACATGCCCCTACCATGAGAATGGTAGCCATAAGCTCATGACCGAGGGCCAGGTCATGAGGGCTAATGAGGGGATCATTGCCGGCCATCATCAGGAGAGGAATCTTAAGAAGCGCCACATCACGTCATTCCATGATAGGCCATTAGCTTCTGCCGTGGTGAGGAATCGTATCAGGAGAACGTTGGCCGTTGCACTCGCGGGTGTCTCCCTATGGTCACTGGCCGCGTGCGGCCAGACTGAGTACACTGCGCCTCCAGTAGAATCAGCATCGTCCTCATCAGAAACGGTAACCTCAGAGTATCAGAACTATCTTGACAAGATCAAGGATTCCGCCAGTGGGGCGGAAAAGACGGAGGCGTATAAAGAAGCCAAGGAAAAGCTTAATGATCTGAAGGGGACATCCTATTATAAGCACGCGGAGTCCGCTCTGCAAGACGCTTGGAATGATGCTAAGACGAAGATCTCCACCTCCACTTCGAATAAGGCAGGTACAGATACACAAGCTGTTAGTGGAACCGACTCACAGTTGCTTTCATCATGGAATTCTAGCGAAGCTCCGAACTATTACGCCGTGACCGGTAAGGCGAATCTCCCATCTGATCTGGTGGCACCAGGCAAGGTTGACTACCAGGGACTGGATAGCCTTGGCAGGACTGGGTACGCTCACGCTAACATCACGGAGAAGATGATAGCCGACTCCGCGGGGTGGCGCGCACCGTTTGATGATACCGCGGACGAGATCTCAGGATGGAGGAATCCCACTACTGGTAGGAGTAATAACGGTAAGACTAGCATCGTGCTCGACACGGGCAAGGCTTACCACGGGTACTTTTACAATAGGTCTCACCTCGTGGCCGACTCCCTGGGCGGGGAGGCCACGAGGATCAACCTGATAACCGGCACGAGGATGCAGAACGTTGGTGATAACTCCTCCAAGCCGGGCGGCATGGCCTACACGGAATCACAGGTCCGTGATTACATGAAGATCCATAAAGACGTAACTACAGCCTATTATGCTACTCCAGTGTATAAGGGTAACGAGATCGTCCCTAGGGGCGTCACGGTTGACGTCCGTACCTCCGATGGTGCTATTGACGAGCACGTGGTCGTGTGGAATTACGCGAACGGGCACACGATAGACTATACTACTGGAGCATGGAATTAGCGTACTGGTCATAACCCGCAAATCTTATTGCAGTTTTGCGTTCATTTGTCATCTATTGATATCTTCAACTCAAAGGAAGATGAGAAGGAGTAATCAACAATGGCTCTGTTGAAAGCGTATCACAACCTAGACCTCAGGCCTAATGGCGTAGATGCTCTTGGCAGGCTGACCTCAATGGAGGAAAGGTACGTGAGGGACAAGTTCATAGAGTCGTACGGTAAGGATAGAATCAATCTTCCCATGAACAGAATAGATCTCGCATTGTCCTCCAGGGATCAAGTTGATCCACTGCAACTCATGATCTCCATTAAGAGTAAAGAGCTTCCTGCTAAGAGCAGATCAGAGGATGAGGATAAGATCATAGGATTCATGATTGGTCACATTGCAACTATAGATGACAGGAATGTCATACCAACATTCTTATCATTAAAGCAATCACATAAGATACGACCACAGATTGAGTCGATGGTTGCAAGGGCGCCCTCCATCCTCATTATAGATTCCATGTTCAATTTGAGCGAGTACTCGATAGCGACTATGATGGCATTCCTGCTTCGCAAGTTACAAGCGTCAAGGTTTGGTCATTGCATGACATTCCTGTACTGGCCTAGTACGAGGATTGATGTGAAGCTTGGCACGCAGCTCGTCAAGTTCGGGTACAGGCCGTACGGTATCATGGATTACGATAAGATCTCGAATACCATCTTCAAGAATGGAAGATGTCTCGCCATGTGGGCTAGTAGAACGAAAGACTCAAGGGAGGAATAAGCATGATAGAGGGCGTGATCAGGAGACTAAGATCTACCTATCTGAATAATCGGGGATTCCTCATATGGATGATCGTGCTTACCGTCGTCTTATCAGCAGGAACGATTGCCATGGACGTCTTCCTGCCCCGAGGATGGTTCCTGTCAAATTACGTGAGGGCTCTTGCGGCCATCATTACTGCTGTTCCAATGTTCTCAGCTGGTTACCTCCTCGCTTTCAAACAGCATGAGGGGCTGGTCGAGAAATCTAGGAGTAATGAGGATGATGGAGAGTACATCGAGCTTAGGTTGAGGTACTCATACAGGGTTAGGGTCCAGCAGAGCATTATCGTTGGCTCCGTTCTAGCGCTCCTCGGTATCATCACGTCATATACGAAGGTCTACACCCTTGCCGCGGCAATCATTGTGTCAGCAGGATTCGGTCTCATCGTGTACTGCAGGCTTACAGAAGATGAGCGCACGTTGAAGAAGTACAACGTCCCCGATCCTCGCGACGTGATGGATGAACGCGATGATGCCATAGCCGAACTGGAGAGGGAGGCTAGGGAAGACGCTAAGAAGAAGATCCGTGAGAATGACAAGGGATCTGATGAAGACGATTCTGAGGATAAGGACAAGAAGAGCGTCTTCAAATTATAGGAAGAACAATTCATGTTCTCTCCATGTGCCCGTTAATAGACGCAGATATGACATGTCAAAGCGTTAATATTGCTTCACTATTGAAATAGCTACTAAGATTCATGCTCAGATGAGATAGATTGCAATCATAATGCATTGACCCGTGCGAGCTAACAATTACGGAGGTAGTAGACCAATGAACAGTGAGAAAGCCGTTTATGGTAAGACGAAGGACGGAAGAGTAACAAAATGTAGGGCTAAAGATCCCACTCATTGCCCGTATCATGTGAGCGACTCCCCGCACATTATGCTTACCGAGAAGCAGGCTGATGAGATGAATGAGCGGCTTGCTGCTGATCAAGTCACCGAGAACACTCCAGATACGATAAGCAATACTACAAGCGTCCCTAGCGGAAAGCTTCACAAGATAACTGTTGATAGTCTCGGTGGGGACAGCGATGGATCAGTGTTCAATCCCAATGATAAGGATTGGGATGAATTCATGGATAGGACTGAAAGTCTTATCTATACTGCCGGTCTGATATCTAGGGAGATTCCAACAAGTCCAGACAAGCTTGTTGAGAGGAAAGGTCTTGAAGATCTTTATTCTACCACCGGAAGTCTTGACCAGGCTGAGCTCATGTACATGGAGAATTACGATCACGGGTATCCCGACTATCGTGGAGCCACCCTCGATAGTAGTCAGGAGAATGCTGTGCATGAGGCGCTGTTGCGTATTGATGATTTCAGATCTGATGCGAGCAATTCTTCTGGCATTGAAGATTCTGATGTTATTAGCCCTATTCAAGAGCGACTTCTGGGTACGCTTGTTGACAATCCGCATGTCAGTGACGGCATAGCTGATAGGCTCTCGTCAGATCCTCTCGCTATGAGGAATGGCGCCCGTCTCCTAGTGAATAGCCCCTATATTGATGAGAAGTTCAAGGATCAAGCGTTCGAGACGTCCCCGGTATCTGCTCTTGAATCGCCAGAACTATCTGCTAAGAATGTGGACCAGATGTTCACTGATGATAATCCGTATACGAGAGCTGGAAGGAGGGTTGATGAGACGGCCGTCCTGACTGCTCTTCATAATCCTAATGCTGATCCGAAGCTCGCCTATGATTACGTGAAGAATCATGGTGGGAGCGATGATGAGAAGTGGAAGCTATCACTGAACCCGAATCAAGACTTCATTAACGAGATCAGGGACTTGTCCTCGAAAGATGGATCTAATATGATTGTTGACCATCCTGAGGGAGAGGAGTCTAACTGGTCGGCCTTCCTTGAATGATTCTTCTGTCGCGATGGATATAAGCTTCTTCCTTCAAAAGAGTTGACTCATCTTAAAACACCTTGTTATAGACCGATCATCTAAGGTACCATGCTTATCATGGCTAAGAGTATGGTTAGGTATAAGTGTTCTAATTGTGGCGCTATCAGCGTCACCGAAATGGGTAGATGCAAGGTCTGTGGGCAGTTTGGGACAATGGAGCCAATTGAAGACAACACTACTCCACGCGCTGGTATGAAGATCAAATCGGGTGGGGTTGACAGCATTTCAACTACCAGGGTCTGGACGGTTTCTGATCTCAATCATACGTCTGATGATAAGACCAGTACTGGTGTAAGTGAGCTTGATCGACTGCTTGATGGGGGCCTTATTCCAGGTCAAGTCGTTCTCATCGGCGCTGAACCTGGATTCGGTAAATCAACCCTCTGTCTTAAGGTCCTTGGCGAGATGGCGGATAGGGGCGTTACCGCACTGTATGCATCTGGAGAGGAGTCAGCACCACAGATAGCTGACCGGGCCAGGAGAATAGGATGCGTTTCAGACAACCTTAAGATTGTGAGTACTACGACCGTTGAAGAGGTATTGACTCACGCTGAGAGACTCCATGCTGGAATCGTATGCGTTGACAGTCTTCAGGCTATGGCCTCTGATAGCGTGGATGGAGGTATAGGCGGAATCAGTCAGTCTAAGGAGGCCAGTTTTGCCTTCAAAACGTGGGCTAAGGATCATGGCGTCCCATTTCTTATCGTGAGTCAGTTCACGAAGTCTGATGACGTGGCCGGATCTAATCAGATCCCTCATGTGGTTGATACGATCCTCATTGGAGATTCCGATTACGACACTCCATTGAAGTTCCTGAGGTCAAGGAAGAATCGATACGGCAGAACGGGTGTGACCGGCGTCTTCGTTCATGATGAGCACGGGTTAGAATCAGTACGAGATCCATCCAAGTATCTTCTTGGTTCAATGGACGGTAATCTTTCTGGGTCTGCCAGGAGCATCATATCAGATGGTGGCAGGCTTCTTCCAGTTGAGATTGATGCGTTGGTCGCACCAGAGGCGTACGGTAATCCTCAGCGTAGATTTGACGGCATGAACTCCCAGAGGGCGATCACTAGAGTAGCCAGACTTATGGTGAGTAGCCCAGCGCTTGATCTGGACAAGAGTGACGTGTTCGTCGGGTCAGCGAACGGGATTAAGATCAATGATTCCATGGCTGATCTTGCCATGATGGCAGCCATAGCGTCTTCCTCACTCAGACAACCCCCTAAGGGGAATACGATGTGGCTTGGTGAGGTCTCCCTGACGGGACAGATTCGTGGAAGATCAATGATTGCAGAGCGGGTCGCGGAAGCTGTAAGATTGGGGTTTAATAGGGTCGTGTGCTCTGAGGATGCGGCCACACTGATACCAGATAAGGTTTCAAGATCAATTGACGTTGACAAGATTAGCATGGTAGATGACGTTGCCCACAAAATCTAGGAATCATCGTTGGGTTCTTATGAACAGCTTATTGATCATTACGGTACCATAGTGTTCTATGAGTGACAATGATACGGACGATAAGGGCTTTAAGGAACTCGGTCTTAGCGATATTGATCTTCCCCATATCGTCAACCCGTTCCCGCTTGAACAAGACTATGTTCCCGAGAGCATTCTTGAACTACAGAACAATCAGGTCGGTGACTATAACGATATGGTCGCTATCAACAAGTCGATCGACCAGGTGCGATTGGCCATGTTCAAGATTAATGAGAATCTAAGGGTTGCCGAGGCCCGGGCCGCGAAGTCTAAGGTTGAGTATGATCGTAATTATAATCGCGAGTACATTCTAGCAGATTCGGCCAAGACGTCTGAGGTCAGGAGAACTATCGCCCAGATCAAGACCGAGAAGTATGAGAATAAGCTCATTGTCCGTCAGGAGGTCGTGAAGGAGTTGGTGAGGAGAATCCGCCTCATGTCGAATGAGCTTGAGGCTCTGAAGACATTGTCCTATAACGTGAGGAAGGAGATGGATTCCTCGAAATGATTAAGAAGATCAACAGGGCGTTATTCATCGGAGTAATCATTGCCCTCATCGCGATCATAGGGTTCATTGGGTTCAAGACCTGGCGGACGTGGGTTGATTCTAGTACTTCTAAGGTGAAACCCTCACCGTACTCGTCAGCATACCAGGCAGCCGATTATGAGGGAAAGAAGATCGGCAGGAGCATCGTTAGTAACGTTCCGGCCGGGGTGTCTAAATCGGATTGGAAGGTTCCGTCTAACGATAGGGCTGATGAGTCTGCCGTACTTCTCCCGTCTGAATGCAGCTCTGATTCCACGCCGTCATCACTGCTCTATACTCGATCCGCATCTGGAGGTGGCGTTGAGTCCGTCATTGGCGTGTTCGGAGCGGGTCAGGCCATGAAGAATTATAGTGATTTCTATGTCAAACAGATGGAATCATGTAATTCCCTGTCATCAGACAATAACTCGATATGGTGGGATAATGGATTCATGATCACCCGCGGTGATGTCATCGTTCGAGTAACGGTCAATGATTCCTCAAAGATTCAATCATTAAAGTCCTGGTATCTTAATTCTATTAACTCTATGTTAACATCGAGTGGATGCAAAGCGCTCGACGAGACGGTTAATGACGCTAAAAGATCGTATTATTATGATCAGAAGGCGTACACGGGGCTGTTCGCATCTGAGACGGTGAGTGTTGACGATCACATCATTAAGGCGTCTGCTCCTCAAGATCTTATTGACGGGGGAATGAATGTTTCTAACGTGTTCACAAGCCCAGTCAACAGTGAGGAATACGTTCCAGAATCACCACTACCTCAGGGCATGCAGTCAACCCTCCCGTCCGAGCCACAACTGACCGCATTGTCATCAGAGCCTACAGAGCCGTCGAGACGGTCGATAGCGTCATACCAGACCCAGGACCCTGATGGCCCGGGGTGCGGATGGTCATGGACTGGACAGGTAGCACCGAAGTATGACGCTAATGTTCTCAAGAGGAATCGTGCAGCATCGATAAAGACCGTAAAGGCTGGACTTAGTAGGTCTATATCAGATTACAATTCTGCCATCATCAAGTGGTCCGCCCAATCTATAATAGTCATGAGTGGACAGACGCAATGGGATCAGTATACGAATAAAGTGAACGCGATCTATACTTCATGGAATGATTTTAAGACGAAGAGGACGCAGTTCGAGCCCACTTGGGTCCAATACGTAACCAATCATGATAATTACGTCCAATGGAAGACTGATTATGGCAAAGCGGAGGATCAATGGAATAATTCCGTCAAATCATGCGTAGCGTCAAATGAGAAAGATCTCATCAATCAGAAGGAGAAGGATTCAGAAGATACCAACAGTTCATCTAATGGTAACGTTAATGATTCGCCAAGCGAGTCTAGCTCGCCTTCTAGTTCTTCCAGTCCATCCGCCAGAACAACTCCAACGCTTACTGATGACGAGAAGAAAAAGATCCAGTCAGACTGTGAGGAGGAAACCGATAAGCCTGACATACTCACCCAACCAACAAGGACAGATGTTCAGCAGCCGAATATACCAGACGGTGTTACCGTTCCAGATTCATGGCCAAAGCCGAAAGCGGTCCCCAACGCTACATCATCTGATGACAACGACTCTCATTCCAGCAATTAGAGTTCTTTGGAATCAATATCGTAAGATCATTAACCCCATGTCAACCATCAACGATTAATCATCATCTATTTGGTACAATACATATCGTGATCAGAAACCTGGTCAATGAAAACAACATAAGCAATAAGGAGAACAATTATGAGTTCAGGTTATGGTTTTGCAAGCTTCAGTGGCGGAGTAACTTGGATCGGTGAGCCCAGGCAGACGAAGGGCAGGAATGGAAAGAAGCCTCAGACCGTTCTTAACTTCTCGGTAGCCGTTTCGAAGGATCGTTTCAATAACGAGACCCAGCAGTGGGAGCAGGATGCTGGAGGCAAGTATTACGAGAGCGTGACCGCCTTCGGAAGACTGGCTGATAACATCATCAAGAGCCTCAAGCCGGGATCTCGTGTCATCGTGCAGGGAGAGAGGGATCCGAAGCCCGATTACACTGATAGCAAGGGCGTTGAACACCAGAACGAGAATCAGGTGGTCGCCAAGTCTGTTGGACCAGATCTGTCCATGTGGGCTTGGAAGGAGGTCCGTGATGGTAATAATCATGAGTCTTCCCCAAGGAGGACAACCGCCAGATCTACGGCGCCGGCGGCGCGTCCTGCAGCCCAGACCACATCATCTGATTCGGATGACGAAGATGATGACTGGTGATCATGCAACCGTCGCACTGTAGATAACGGTGAGGCATTAATGACCGCATAACGTGGACGCATTATTAACCCCCATGCATCCACGTTATGCAGATTCTTAGTAACGTCTTTAATTGACATATCTATTCTATTGACATATCTATTCTATAGTGAGTTCAATGTGGATTAATGATTTAAGAAATCATCATGGATGTTCCAGATGACTGAGAATGGAGATTGTAGATATGAGCTTCTTTAATAAGAAGGATGAAGATAAAGAAGACGATCTTGACGATATTAATGGGGACTCTGCATGGAGTGCGATCTTCGACCCCAAGAAGTCTGGCGTCGTTGATACCAAGGGGATAGATCTGGAGAAGGGGTTACGCAGGAAGAAGCTGCTCATCATTATCTCTTCCGCTGTTGTGGCTCTTGCTCTTGCTTTTGTCGGTTATACGATTTACGATCAGATTAACAGTACGCGGCAGGAACAAAACCAGCATAACGAGCAAGTTGGGTCCGCCACTCCATCTGAAAGCTCGGGGTCAGGTGATCAGTCCGGGCAGATAGCTAACCCCGCCGCTAATTCGTCAAATATCGGCGCGGCGGCCCATGGATCTGTAGCAGCGTCAGTCAATGGACAAGACTTAATGCTTCAAGCAGATAAGAATACGTATATCGTAACATTCCCAGCGTTGACGGATGGCATCACTGCATCTTCAAAGAAGTGCGAGTTGAAGAGCCCTGCGGCCAGTTGCTATCTTGGACAGGGCAAGCTCAACGATTCTACCGTGCAATTCTATGCGTTCAGAGATGCGAAAGACAATTCACTGCTTTACAGCGATCAGTCATATAGAATCACACCCTCGAACGGGTCTTCCCTGGCATTTGTTCGTGAATTCAAGGGCGATGATAAGACGATTCACGGATTCGTGATCGTCTTCAGTGATCAAACTGGAGTCATTGTCACCTCATCAGATATGGACGCGGTCATTGCTGTATCGTCTGGGGATTCGCACTTTGACGCATCCACATCTACCAAGAAATAGAATCAACGATTATTAAAGCAGTCATGTTCTGTCCGACCAGCATACTCGGCAAGATTGTTAGCATAAGACGAATAAGGAAACTGTAATCAATATGAGCGAAGATGTAGACGTTTTTGACGATCCTGAGGCCAACGGTGGTACTGAATCTAATTCTAATCCAACCGTTAGGGCAGTATTGTCCAAGGAAGGGCTATCATTCGAAGATCCTGAGCTCATCAGTAAAACGGCATCTGTCAACATATCGAACAGTCTTATCTCCTCACTCCAGAAGTGCCCCGCCCGCGCAGCCTCTGACAAGTGGATACTAAGCGATCTTATGCCGCCGGATCCGCTCTCACCGACCACATTAGGATCAGCTTTTCATAGCGTGATGGAGCAATTCTTCACTCTGCCACCAGACGATAGAACGGTTGATGGGATACGATCGTCGTACAAGAAGGTTCTTAACAGTCCTGATTACCGCGTTATAGCTATGGATTCGGATGCTACCATATGGTTGCAGAAGGCTATCAACGGGTATTGGAATCTTCATCTTGAAGATCCCAGAATGGTTCATGTCCCAGATAGGGTCTCGTTTGACCGTGTGAGCAGGAATGGAAAGTCTTACGTCAAGTCGGAAGACGGTCTTGAGCTATTCGTTGACGGGAAGATATCTCCTAAGATCAATCATAAAGTACTCGGATTCATTGATCGTTTGAGTATTGATGACAAGACTGGACGGTACGTGATTGATGACTGGAAGACCGGTAAGCATGCTAGTGATTATCTTCCAGACAAACAGAAGTATCCCGACTTTGGATACGTGAGGCAGCAGATCCTCTACACGATGATGATGGAGGAATCTGGGTATGATATTGAGACGGCTCGCCTGATCTACCCCATAGCCGATTATGAAGATCCCGATACTGGAATCAAGAATAAAGGTCACGTGACTGTAATTGACGTGAAGAATACGAATTATCGTAGACAGGCTGTTGAAGATGTAGAACAGGCAGATTCCGTTCTCACGCAGTCCGTAAACCTTAATAGATGGGAGTGTGGCCCGTCACCTCTCTGCTCATGGTGTCCTCTTGTGAACATCTGCCCTGCGGCCATGAAGATCAAAAAAGACAACGCGGTCAAGTCTAGGGAGGAGGCTCCAACTGGAGAGTTCCTTAAAACCGGTGGAATCGTGAGAGGATAGTTAGAATGTTCTTTGCTAATGGGTTAAAAGATCATCACGTCTTTATAGACGATAGCGAGGACAATATAGTTCTAAATAACTGATTCTCGTGATTCTAAAGCGGTTTAGTCCTCAGGAAGTTGCGTTATACACAAAGTAGCTTTTTCGGGAATGTCCGCTCAGACTATCACTAGAATCATAGTAGACCGTTACATTCTGAACATAGTTGAATCTTAGCCATGACGATGTGTTCTATAAAAACCGACCTACGGGAGATCTTCCAGGAAAAATACCGTCATGACGCGATGAAATGGTAATATGGAGATTATGACAAATTTGACGGCATACGATGAAGCCCAGAACGGGCTAATCAGCTCCTTACTGTACCTTCCGGGGAGAGTTAAAGACGTCATTGACCTCATCACCGAGGACGATTTTGAGGACGGTAGACTCAAGACCATATGGAAGGCCATCGTTGACCTTGATCGTCATGACAGGCCGATCGACTATGCTAACATTCTGTCTGACATTCACATGCACGATGCTCTCGCCCAGGCCGGCGGGGTCGAGGAGGTGCAGAGACTCTTCAATGACGGGGCGCTCAATGCTAGCATGGGGACGGTGGAGATCTACGCGCAGGTCGTGAAGAATGAGTCAGCGAAGCGGAATCTCACCCCGATCTTCGAAGATCTCTCAACCAAGGTGAAGCATTCGGGTGGAAACGCTAAGAAGCTCATTGAGACGGGGAGGAAAGCTCTTGATGGGGAGTTATTAAAGCTCGCCAATGAGTCTAACGTGGTCAACGTGTCAGACTACTTTGACGATTATACGAAGAATCTTTCTGATAAGATGGATCTGTACAAGAAGTTCGGTGATAATCCGATTGCAGCACAGAAGGGGATACCTGCTGGTTTCCCGACCATTGATCGTTATGTTGGAGGATTCCTTCCCGGGCAGGTCATAACCATAGGTGCTAGAACTGGTATAGGAAAATCTTTCCTCCTGGCAGATCTAGCGTTGAATGCAGCCCACGCGAACGCGCCAGTTCTCTTCTTCAATCTTGAGATGCTTCCGTCTGAGGTCATGAACCGTATCGTCGCGGCTAATTCTAATGTTCGCTTGAGCGCATTGAAGAACGGGTCTCTCAGTGATGAGGAGTACCAGAAGGTGATGGCGTCAGCAGAAGAGATCAAAAGCCTCCCAATAGTTCTGGACTCTACCCCTAACATTACCATTGATCATATCAGAGCAAGGGCTCAGCAAATGGCAAGCAGTGAGACCGGTCTTGGAATAATCGTGATTGATTACCTTCAACTCATATCGGCTAGTGCTGGTTCTCATAGGAGTAGTCGTGAGGAGGAGCTTGCTGACATTTCTCGTGGAATCAAACTGCTATCCATGCAGCTCAAGGTCCCAATTGTCCAGGCGACCATGGTGAATCGCCTCGCTAAGGGCGAGGAAGACGCCATGCCTCGTCGTGATGATATTAGAGGGACTAACCAGATAGCGATGGATTCATCTGTTGTCATCCTCATCCACAGAACCAAGAGCGAGGCTAAGACTGACTCTGATGCAACCTTCGTGATTGATAAGAACAGGAATGGTAAGGATGGAATCTTCTTCAAGTGCCACACGCTCCTCAAGTATGCTAAGTTCGTTGAGGTCACCGAGCAGGTGGATGGAGATCTTGATGATCATGACGAACGGGAGTCTAGTGGGACAGACGGAGATCCAGATGGAGAGTCGCGTATAGAACAGAACGATCCTCCTCAAGATGAATCAAATGACAATGATCATGACTCTGAGATAGATGATTCTGATATGGATGTTTTTGACGATGAGGAGGACTTCTGATGAGTGACCCGTACTACAAGAGGTCAATGACCTCTCCATTGTTCCCAGACGTTACCATAAGGAATGACGATGATCGTTGCAAGGCGTTCATAGGAAGATTCCAGAAGGCTGAGGGTGGGTCTATATACGCATCATTCATGGGACCGTACGCTGGACCGGATGGATCGTATGACACTTCTAATCTCATGCTGGAGAGAATGTACAGGAAATTCCTCATTGACGGTGATTGGAGTGATCTCAAGTTCACCAGGGTGACGTTCTGGATTATTGAGAATAGGATGGAGATCAATCAGTTCACGTATGCTAGGGGATCAAGGCTTTATGATCGTTCCAGGCTTCCAACCGGTAAACTGGAGGATATGGATTACGATACGATCATGTGGATCATTAACGGGGAGGATGATTGATTATGGGTAGGGTCACGTTTGACGGTGATGAGATCTACGTAAGACCCCCCATTAATCATGAAGACTTCATGAAGTGGAAGGCAAGACAAGATGAGGATATCTCCCATATCCTCAGGGATGAGCGTGCGGAGGAATCTGGACATGCTCTTGACGATTGGAAGCTCATGGTCCCAGTGCTTTATCGTGGAGCTACCCTAGATGCCGTCAGCGAGTATGATGATCATGCCGCCAGCGTCATGAAAGACCTGTCGCAGATGATCCATGACGATCCTGAGATTCCACGTCACCTTGCCATTAGCTCTGAGACCATCAAGTATGTCGGTGATGATGGGAAGACGCATAGAAGGGCCGTCAAGGGTAAGACCTGGGCTGCGTATGCGTACATCGACCAGATTGTTAGAACCACCGATCTCATTACCGATCCAGAGCATGAGATCGTGTGCGTGCAGGAAAGCTCGATACTGGGAGATCTCTACGGGTTCTCTACGAGGAAGAAGACTCTTGACAAGCTCACTAAGGGTAGAAGAATACTCATGATAGATTCCTGCGGGCAGATGACTGGGTATGATGCTAAGAATCGTAGTGACTGTTATACAACGCTTATCGACACGGTCAACGCTATAGGCACCGTGAATCTTATCCTCGTCATGTCATCAAACGCATGGGTGCTCCAGGAATTCAAACCGCTGGTCGAGCGGCTCCAACCTAAGGCCAGGAGGCTCATGATAAGGAATGAGCCTGACGGGATTTCTGATCATGACGAGTAGGAGACGTTGGAATAGTGATCGTAGTTCAGTTCTTGAAAGCTCGTCTTAACCATATCTTTCAAGTGGATTACGATTGAACGTCAATTCAATGTGGGTCATATCGTTTGTAACGTGCATTAGCATTGAGGGAATTGGAGTATGATGTGAGTTTAAGCGCTGAAGATCTTGGGATTGATCGTGACGATGTGAGGAGAATGGTCAGCATTGATCTTGCGCCTCATCTTCCAATGTACGAGGAGAGAGCTAACGAGTACGTTCACAGGACGGTTAAGGACAAGTTCAGACCTGCTGTCATCTTCGTCCAGGGGGTGAGGATGGACGCGCCGTCAGTGCTGTCGGAGATCGCCAGTAACGGGTACAAGCTCCATCACAGTCAAAACGACAGCAGGTTCAATTACTGCAACGTGACTGCGGTAGATTCAGATCTAGATGTCCGCGAGAGATCTGAGATACGCATGATGTCAGAGACGAACGGTAAACAGGTTGAGTTAGCCCCCGACTGTCTGGTTGACGCTTATTATGATAACGGTAGAATGGTTCGTCTCTATAACTTCGAGTCAATACGTGGAACATTCTTTGAGGTGCATCGTGTCAAACTGGCGAACCTCATCGTGAAGGACGCGTACGTTCGTAAGATCAAAGACCCGGATTATAAGAATGGCCTCATGTACATGGCGGCCGATCTTCATGCTGATGATGCCAATGAGAGCGTGAGGCTACTATTGGGCCGAGTGACGAGGGATGGGGTGTATCCAAGCGGATGGACTGACGTTTGGAAGATTCTCCATGGGAATGATCACACTGATGGGAACACGGAGAGGCAGACAAGTGTCTTTGACGATAGCATTAAGATACCCAGTCTTGTAAGACCTCGTCGTCATACTTATTTCCTAGCGTACGGTGACGTGTTCGGACGTGAGGGCACACCGTTGACCATTGATCTTAACGGGAATAATACCACAGACAGCGGTATACCGTATTCCGATGATTACGGCCTCACGACTGACATTTGGATACCGCCGTTGAACCAGTTCACTACAACAGATAGGAAAGGAGCACAAACCATTGAATAAGGATGAGATAGTACGGTTATATGATCGTAGGGGTACGGTTGGACCGATTTTCGATAGCGTGAAGATAGAAGAGGTGAGAGACCCTTGGAATGAGGATTATGGGTCAACGATCCAGGCAACGTATGAAGATCCCGTTCTGAGGGGATACAAAGCTCTAATCGTGTCTGATAGCATTGATCATGATCCGGGAGACAGCGAAGACCTCATAACGCCGAGTAGAGTGACCACAATGGTCGTAAAGTATCCTAGGATCATTCTCCCAGAGTTCAACACGCATCGTGCCTTCAGCCGTAATAGTGCGAGTAGCAGGGCTAGGAGCATTAAGGCCACCATCAAGCCGGTCGTTGAAGATCCGTTCATACCACTCTGGACACGGAATCATAAGGGAATGGGTGGATCATATTCCAGCACGAATGAGGCCATGACCGCAACCAGACAATGGCTCAAGTCAAGAGATGACGCTGTCGCTAATCTACTCCGCCTACTCATGAATCAAAAGATCGTCACAGACTACTTCCGAATAGAGGATTGGTCTAGTTATGTGAATCGGTACCAGACGGCCTATAAGAATGATGAGATACCAGTAGATTGGTCTGACATCCACAAGCAAGACGCGAACAGGCTCATCGAGCCTTGGATGTGGCATGAGACCGTGGTCACGTCAACGTACTGGAAGAACTTCTATGATCTAAGGATCAGCGACCATGCGCAGCCGGAGGTCAAGGCAATAGCCATCCTCATGAGGGCTGTAATGGACGCAAGTCTTGACCGTCACGTCCTCAAGCATGAGGTAATTCACGCTCCATTCGTGTCCATAACAGAATCTGATCTCTCATCATGGGAGTCATTAAAGGGGAAGCTCCTTGAATCTGCTTCGGAATGCGCGAGGATATCATACGTGAATCGTGATTCCGCGAGGAATAAAGAAATTGGTCTTGGTGAACGCCTGCTTCGTGACGGGCACATGAGCCCGTTCGAGCACATCGCCTGGTCTAGTAGCGAGGGAAGATCCATACCGGCTATAGCTGATGCCATGAACACGATCAGTGATAGGGACTTGACATCTAATCTGAGTGGTAACTGGGTGCAGTTCAGACGCGTGATCTCCCCAAGAGAACAGTAACAAGACGCATAGGTACCATACTCATTATGGACAATGGTTTGATAACGATCGCGCATCTTTCTGATCTTCACCTAGGATACCATTCCGGTCATAAGACGAACAAGCATGGAGTGAACTGGCGTGAGGTCGACGGGTATCTCGCCTTCAAGACGATCGTCAAAGACATCATATCTGACGGTACGATCAATGCTGTTCTGGTAGCTGGGGATGTCTTCCATACCCCGACCCCGTCAGTGAGGACGGCCGCCTTCGCGCAGAGGGAATTCAGAAGACTCGCTGATGCCGGAATATCAGTCTATATCCTCACTGGGAATCATGACGTGAGTGACGTGAAGTCAGAGATAGCAGGAACCGCCCTGCTTAATGATCCCGAGCGTCATATCTACGCGCACTGGGAGGCTTACGCTGTACACGAGATCGCCCCGGGAGTCCTACTCCACATGGTCAGCCACCACCTGTACCAGGAGCAGGCCAGTACGTGGGATTCAATCAAGCCGAACCCTAACGCGATCAACATCTTCTCAACCCATGGAAGCGTTATTGATCCAATCACGAAGCTAGCGCTCCATACCGAGGCATCCCCCCGCGAGGTCGTGATTCCAGATGAAATCGTTGAGGGGAGGAATTGGAATTATCGCTTGTTAGGGCACATCCATGAGCGCGGGTTCGTTGGAAGCAGTGATGGCGTCCATGATACGGCAGGGTTAAGAACATATTATAACGGTTCCATTCTACGGAGGGGATTCTCCGATAAGGCCGATATGCTGCAACGCGGATGGACAAAGTGGATTGTTCTATCCGATGGGAAGATGATACCAGAGTTCAAGGTGGTAGCAGAACGTCCACAGGTTGACTTCCCGATCATCGACGCGTCTGATCTTACCGCATCAGACGTGACAGACCTGATTGTGGACAACCTGAACACGACTCTTGATGATCAGAAGGACGATCCTAATGCTTGGGCGACCGCCCCAATCCTACGCCAAAGGGTCGTGAACATCTCCCCCGAGAAGAAACGCGCTATTGACAATAAGACCATACTAGATCTTTCCAGTCGTGCACTCACATGGGGATTAGCGTTGAAGAGCAATGATGATCCCGAGGAGGGTGATTCGATTGTTCGTCTCGGTCAGCCGACTGGAACGATATCTGAGCAGTTCAACGCGTGGCTTACTGATAGCGATGAGTACAAGCGTCTGCACGATGACATTAGGGATAAGGTTGCCGAGGAGACGAGGAGACTCATCAAGCAGGGGCAGGACTCCGTCCTAGACGAAGCGTGACCATTAAGGAGAATGGTAAGATGGCTAATGATCTTGTAAATGGAGATGAGAACATGGATGAAGACACGGATGATGCTGTGAGGTCTTCTAGCCCTGAAGATCCACAAGACGGGGATGATTCCACAAACAGTGCAGCTGACGAAAATCATGATCCCGATTCTCCTGAAACTGCCGGGACAGACGTCTCAAGCGACGTGAATGGAAAAAGCGCCCCCGGATCTACTCGCAGAATCACGGTAAAGGAATTCTTCTGGTCATGGCGTCTCATCGTGATTGCTCTAACCTTCGCGCTGGCCATAGGAGGACCGGTCTCATGGTTCAAACTAGTGCTACCAGCCATACAAGAATCTCAGGCGAATAAGATAGGTACATCCAAGATCGTCACGTATGATCACTCATGGAAGAGTGGCAAGTTGAATAAGAAAATTGTTGATGATCTTGACGTGAATGAGAATCAGTACTCGATCAAATACGCTAACCTCCCTAGTAATGATGATATTGGAAGATCATCATCAACAAGCTGCTTTGTCTTCAAGGGCTCTGGTAGTAATCCAGCACATCACGCCAAGGTCGTGCTCTCGCTTGGTGATGATAAATCAAGAAACTTCCTTGACGAGCAGGCCTCAACGCTCTCATACGCTATGAAGAAGGGAACCCTGTCAACTGAAGTATGCCTACTACTCACGAGTAGTGAGTATTCTGCGCTCGCGACCGAGGCTCTTGGTGAGATTGACTATAATGATCCTAGCTTCACGTGGGTGGCTATTAAAGATCTTATTGACGTTGATACCAGCACGTTCGGTAATTCTGATGACATGGTGAAATCAATTCTGAACACTGTTGACACTTTGAAGAATGACGGGATGAAGACTGATTCCAAGGAGAGCTCGATCACGAAGAACTCTATTAAGGCAGGATCGTTCATTCAGTGGGCAAGAATCATGACGAATAAGAACTCGGTTGAGGTGATACCGGCATTCTACCTAGATAATGAGAATCTCTCTGATGTCGGTAAGTTCAATCTGTACGATCCTGACGTCATGTACAAGAGGCTTGATAGCCTAGGGAACTAGCCCCCATACTCTAGTCTTATAGAGCCAAGGATTGAGTAGATCACGCATATCCATATTATATGGCTATTGATAGGGGTTTTAAGAGGGGTCTGTCTAACAGGATGGACAAGCCCGATAGAATTGAATCGCAGATTGATTTATCCGAGCATAACATTATCAGGAAGAAGCTATTACCAGGAGGTAATGATGATAACATCCGGCAGATTGATCTGAAAACTCTCATGACAGCTGATGAGAATTTCATCAAGCCGTACTGGGAGACTGTTCTTAACTGTGTGGATTGGATTTACTCTGAGGCGTCTAATAGGAATATCACGGAATTGATGGCGGCCGCATCTTCTGCTGATAGGGGGACGAAGCGGGGGCAGCAGGATTATGAGCGTGGAGTGTCCAGAATCAGGACGATGGCGTCAGAATACTTCACGACAGTCACATCTGGTTCTGCCATGTATGTGAGCGGTCGACAGTTGGACGTCGGCATCGCGTACCAGCTAGTAGTCAACGAGATCTTAGGTCTGGGTATCATTGAGCCGATATGGAATAATACTGATGGCAAGTTGAACGTGGAAGAGGTATGGATCGACGGCCCTGATCGTGTGCGAATATCGGTGAATGGCAAGAAGAGGATCGTGCGGGCCGCCAAGTTCAAGGACGCTAATCACGTGATGTCATTCTGTGATAGTATTCTCCGTCAGGCGAATCGTACAGATCTTCACATTGATACGAAGAATCCGTACGTCGACGCTCGTCTACGTGATCTCTCTCGTGTGGCCATCGCGTCAACAGACATTGTTCCAGGTGGACCGCTTGTATCAATCAGGCGTCACCCGTCTGAGTATTTCACGATCACGCAGCTTGACAAGTGGGGAACGTGCAGTAAGGCCATGTGGTGTGATCTCGCCAAGTGGGTGAATGCAAGACTGTCGATACTAGTCATCGGTGAGACTGGGTCTGGTAAGACGTCATTCCTTGACGCTCTTTCAGGATTATTCCCGAATGATGCTAGGATCATGACGATAGAGGACGTCCTTGAGCTTGAGCTGAACCCAAATAAGCCGTTCAAGGTTCCTGGCGGTGAGAAGCGTGAGCCGAATAAGGCCGGTGATGGAGGATTCAGTATTCGTAATCACGTTAAGATGACCCTTCGAATGGCGCCCGATATCGTGGTGATCGGTGAGGTCAGGGATCAGGCTGCATATGATCTTGTTGACGCTGCGAACACTGGTCATAACGTGTACTCAACCATCCACGCGAATGGACCTGATGACGCTATCGTTCGTCTCACCAACCTGATATCCATGGGCGGTGAGATAAGCGGCCCGGCTGCGCTCCCAATGATCGCATCGGCATTCGATCTCATCGTGTATCTTGACCGCCTGTCAGATGGCTCACGTAAGGTCATGAGCATCAGCGAGATTGACTCCTTCGCTCGTAAGAACAAGACTACCGGCGAGTCATCTGTCGCCACGTTCCCGATATGGCAGTACAAGCAGACTGGAGTGGCCAGCAATGGAAAGATCATTGGTGAGTATGAGAAGGTCGGGAGTCTTACGCCCTTGACCACGAACAGGCACAGAATCAACTTCCTCCCAGACTTCACGTGGGATGACTGCGTGAAGCTTGAAGGATTCCCGAACGGTGTTGCCACCAAGATCCCAAGCAAGCTCTGAGGATCCAATCAACGCGCCCTTGATATCTTCCTGTCATGAATATTGTGAGTAATAATGCTATCATTCTTGTAGAGATAGCCGTGGCCGTGGCCGTAGTTGGGCTTATCATGCTTATCTATACGACCATACAGACGTATTGGTTACGATACTCGAACAAGCTTGCTCTTGAGAAGCAGTTTGATGAGCAGTTGTTGCCGGAAGCAGGCGCTGTTAAAAAGAAGAAGTCTAATCTTGTTCTCAAGTGGGATCGGTACTGGGAGAAGCGTCTGGTTGACTCCGGTGTCAACTTTATGGCGGCTAATAGGAATAATGCTGGTAAGATCATAATCTATTTTGATCTTGGCCTCTTAGCAGTTCTCACCCTGCTCTTTCAGGGGTCGATCTTCGGCGCATTGCTAGTGGTAGTTGCATCTAACGTGGTCGCGGCTGCCGCGCTTGGATTCCTTGCCGAGAGGAAGCAGAAGACCTTATCTGGTCAGGTGCCGGAATTCCTATCCGCATTCGGAGCTGCCAACGATGCTAGTGGATCCCTCCAGGCGTCTCTCATCCAGGCGATAGGGACTACTCCGAATGAGCTTCATGAAGAATTGAAGCCAATGGAGGACAATCTGCAGGCAGGCGGCCAGTTGAAGACCGTATTATGGGACTTCTATAACTCTACCTCTATTGAAGAACTACGGTTCTTCATCGCCTGCGTCATCATGGCTGATGAGTCCGGTAAAGACATTAAGGATCAGCTTGCTATCATCCAGGGGGTCGTTGAGGCTAGGATGGAAGTAACCAGACACCTTGATAAGGCTGTTGCGTCCATCATGCCCACCATATGGGTGGCGTCGATATTCATCCCTGGAATGTTCTTGTACACGTACCTAGCTCAGCCGATAGCAAAGAGCTTCTGGTTCCATAGCCTTCTGAGTTGGGTTCTACTCCTCGTGGTTATCGCCCTCTACCTACTCGGCATTTGGATTGCTAAGCATCAGGTGGACAACATTAAGAAGCTGTAAGGTAATCAACCTCAGATATTCCTCTTAGACTGAATGGACGCTTATAACCAAGCATCAGTTTCAGTGAAACTACTAGAATGCGGAGGATGCATTCTAACAACCCGTAGATCTATTGAATAAAAAACACGCACAAAGCAGGGTCGAGCGTCTATGGCGCGTTAGAATACGTCTGAATGACGCTCCTGCTCACCGCCACTCCCGCCTATGCGCTCTTTAAGAATAGAATCAATGACCACCGATACCGGATGGTTAGATTCATGATGGTTGAAGATCAATCATAGGAGCATGTGGATATGGCTTGGATGGGATTGTCTACAAAGACTGGGTACATGAGCAGATGCAGGGCTAAAGATCCATCGCACTGTAGATTCCACGCGCCGGAATCACACGTCCAGTACGATGAAAGCGCTATGGAAGCATTCAACGAGAGGAAATCTAAGGATGATGCCCTGGGGGCTCTCCAAGATAACGGTCATAAGCTAAGAAAGAAGAATCATACTGGGAACGATTCTCCACGAGATAACGACAGTACTGAAGATGACCCACGCCGGGAAAGTGCTGTCAATACTGAACGCATCACGACGCTCCTTACGGACAACGTGCCTCTTAAAGACGATCGTACGGGCAAAGTCCCCGAGCTTAAATCAGATGATACGGTCGTCTCTGGTCTATCAAAGCTGGGGAAGTACATTGAGAACAATTATGATGGAGATGTTGATGGTGATTCTACCATTGCTCTTTCCAATCTCTACGGAAAGCATGTGACCAAAAATGACGGTGATGTCCCCCAGAGTGTTCACTGGACGCTGATGGATATGAACAAGAATCCCAAGTCAGATCCGCATGTCTATAAAGACGAAGATGGTGAATGGTATATCGTTACGAGGAAGACTCCAGGCAAATGGTTGAAGGCTTACGCGCAGTACCGTAGATCTGGCATTAAGGTTCACATGGTGAATCTTGGGTCTATGATTGCTACCAGTCAGGCTATCAACACGATTCCATTCCATGTTATTGATGACGATGAGGATCGGAGAAGATTCAAGTACGAGATTGTAGGCAGTATCCTTAACAGGAGTAAACGGACAATCGTCAATAAGAGTATAACAGATGACATGAGGGGTCCAAAAGAGCTGAACAAGTTCCTGTCAAGCCAGGGAGAATCCGCACTACCGGACTATGAGAACAGGGCTTTCAGTGAGATCAGAAGAGAGTATGATAACGCTCACAAGAGAATGCTTGGTAATTGGTATGATTTGAAGAATAGGGAAGACTTTGATTTATTTGAGATTGATAGGGAAAGGAAGATGCTTCCCTACGCGATGACCAATGCTAATGAGCATGTGATGAGCTATCTATCTGATACGCTTGACGATGAGAGGAACGGTGAGCTTAACCGAGCATACTCTATGAGGATTAATGCTCAGCACAGTGCTACCGTGTTTGAGGACAAGAAGAACATTGATGATGATCATTTGAGAGCAGCAGGCGCTAGCGTGTTCAGTAAGGACTTCGCCCACATTGAGATAGACGATTCCGTTGATCTTGACAAGCTGAGAAGGATATCCGGGGAGTATGATGCGTACAGGTCTCGCCTACCCAAGGCCAGGGTGCGGGCCAACTTCCGGTTCAGGAAGACCGGAAGACATCATGCGCTCGGAGTCTACACCCCGAGGTTCGTGAACATAGCGGTTGATCCAAGATCACCAAGCGCATTCACCCACGAGTACATGCATCACTTGGACTTCACGCAGGACTCCGGTGGCCGTCAACTGTCCATGAGGCCAGAGTTCAGATCAATCATAAAAGACTACCAGGCAAGCATTGACAGGACGCAGGCCGTTGGCACTAACATCGATAATTACATCGCGCCAACCGAGATCTTTGCCAGGGCGGGTGAGCTATGGATGCATTGGAGGAATCAAGATGATGGCATTGCTTCTGACTCATCGTTCACCGCTACTACAGACGAGTACGATCACAAGTTTGATTACGAGCCACTGCTCAAGCACAAGAATGAGATCATGGGATTATTCAACGGCCTCTTCTCTAAGCAAGACTAAGAATCAGTCACTCATGATGACGATTGAGCTCATCCACCATTCTATGCTCCCATCGTTCTCCCAATGAGGAGAAGACGTTAATCTCATTCTCTGAACAATCACCGTCAATGCTAGATGCTATATCATGAACACTCGGGAGTAATGCCCTGAACAGAATCTCGTCAAGATCATCTGTAACAATCTTTTTAGCGTGCCCGTTATCAACCTTGAGGAGATTATACCCATCTTCCTGCATCCACAACCACGTGCCATTCATCGTATCTGTTGATTCGTTAGGCTCATCGCAGACAATGCTGAGCCGTGGAGCATCATATTGATCTAGAACGTGCTCCCAAATGTCCTCAAGTTCTTCCTCAAGTTCAGCATTGTTCAACATCATTTTCATATGCTCAAGATATGTCTTGAGCGACGTGGGCTTTAACGTCAGTCATACCTTATCTTATTCCGTGAGGAATTAATAGTCAATGGACTGCCTATACGTCATTAGACGCATTCTAACGCGCCATAGACGCTCGACCCTGCGTGGCATGTGTTTTTTTACTCACACGGATCACAGCGCGTTAGAACGCATCTTCTGATGCCTGAGCGCACTGTAATAATCTTATGAATCGGTAAACGTTAACTATCATAGAAAAGAGCTAGACGCGTAGATTTACAGTTCTACGACCTTGTCCGCTATGCTCTTAATGATCTCATTATGGGCTACGATAATGATCTGTCCGCCATTAGAGAGTTTCTGCATGGCCGTCAAGATCTCGCTAGCCCTGTCCTCATCCATGGCCGTCAAGATCTCATCTAGGATTAGGAGTGATGGTGACCCGTTAGACAGCATGACGCTGATGGCAAGCCGTAGACAGATAGCCACGAGACTCATCTCTCCACCACTGAGCTGCGACACGTTCTCCACTATCCCATCATCCCTCTCCACGTTGATGGCGAATTTGCCATCAATATGGATAGACGTGAATCTCCCATCCGTAATCTTCATGACAAGATCTGAAGCATAGTCCGTAACCTGGGGTATAGACGATAAGATCATGTGGGATCTGAACTTGCCCAACACCTCTACAGAACTAGTGCTTATCTCCAATTCTGACAGGAGCGTCTTCCTAGCGTCGATCTGCTTCTTTACCATGTCTATCGTCCGTGACGTGGATTGAATATTGCTATCATACAGCTTAATATCACCCTTGACAGCAGCCAGGTCAGCATTGACCTTACCCCTAGCATCCCTCTTAGTGTCTAACTCCTCGCGAAGACTCTTAAGCTTGTCCTCACTGAACCCACCCGACACGGAGGACAATTGCTTACGAATATTATTAAGATCAGCGTCGATTGACGATGACCTTCCCATGACGTCCGCAAGATCGTCTCTCACTCTCTCATACTCGTCTCTCTTGACGGAATCAGCGTCAAATCTCCTCATCGTCTGGTTAAGACTCTTTACCTCTGATTCCACGCTATCAATGTCAGAGTTAATGATTATAGACTGCTCTTCAGATCTCTTCGCCCCGTCAATGCGATCTCTCATGATCTTAATATCGTCATTTATCTGCTTAAGATCATTGACCATGTTCTGATAGTCATTCAACTGTCTAGAAGCATCGTCTAGCTCACCGCGCTTTGATTCCTCGTCATGGGTAGCCTCGTCAATCCTCCCGTTCAACTCTTTCCTGACGTGCTCTGGATCACTTATCGGCTGCAGGCAGGTTGGGCATTCCGTCACCCCGTCGCGATCAAGCTCCCTCATGGACTTCTTCGACTGCTTGATCCTAGCCTGATCATATGCTATGGAATCATTGATACTAGCAATCTTATCAATCAGTGACTGATAGTCGATCTTACTTATCGAATCAGACAACACGGATCGTTTTGATTCCGCTCCTGCTACCTCCTCATCTGTAGGCTTGCTACTAATGGCCGCATTGCATGAGGACAATTGGACCCTAAGCTCGGTAAGTTTCCTATTAAGCTCTGTGAGCCTGCCCTGCATGACCTCCATGTCCTCAGATGAAGCTATGACCTTGGGGAGCACCTTCTTCAGATCATCTCTACGCTTTGACAGCTTAACCAGCCTGTCTGAAAGCATTGACGATTCAGCACTGAGTCTTGATTCTGAGTTCTTAAGATCACGATAATTCCGTCCCTTCTGTTCAAGCTCATCAACCCTCCTCCTCAACGCCCTTCCAGCATCGTCAATCTTATTGAACTTCTCGTTGAGCTTTTCGAGTTTGTCTTCAGACTTCCTCTTCAGAGCATCATTCTTCTGGACCTCAGCTTCAAGCTCTGTCAGCTTATCGTCATCTACTCCGTACATCTCGGCCGTCTTACTATAAGATTTGGCATCATCTTTAGCTGACTGCCATGCTCTTGACACGGCCTCGATCCCGGTGAGACGCTCTAGAATCCGTCGTCTCTCCGCCTGACCTGCTGACACTAGCTCGTCAACATGCTTCTGTTGGACGAGTATCGTCGACAGGAAGCTATCCTCGTCTAATCCTATGGTTTTAGTGATCCACTTCTCAGCATGACTGACGGCAGGTCCTGCTATAAGATTACCGTCAACAAAGCACTCACACTGCTGGGCGCCGTTCTTAGCGTTGACTATCGAACGTTTGATCGTTATATTCTGATCATTGATAGACATATCGGCTTGAACATATGACGGATCATCTTCTGATGCTTGTATCCTCCTCCACGAGGAGTTCTTCATGCTACTGTTCGGACGAGTACCGTACAGCGCCCAGGCAAGCCCATCTATGATTGAAGACTTGCCCTTGCCGTTAGCCCCGACGATAGCCGTGATTCCAGTCTCATCTGGCGTGAAAGTGTAATCTTCATGGATCCTGAAATTCCTCAGGTGAATGCTCTTAAGTTTAATCTTCACAGGACTACCTCCAAGTCAACATCAATGTCTTCACGATGCACGCCACTGAAGATCAATGCGGACTTAACGATCATGTCAACCATTATAGTATTACTGTTATCATTTGACCCGTCCCCTAGATCATTTCCGGACACCGCGTGACCGTTGCTGACCCCATGAATGGCCGCATTGTCAGCATTCAATTCTAGAATGAGCCATATAAGATCATCGCGCCCAGGCGTCTTGCCCTCACCCGCGCGTCCATGCCAGGTATCACCATTAGTAGCTATTGCGATGAGATGATTGTCAGACCAGCCGCCGAGACCGTTGAACGGATCTGGTCTACCCTTCGTGTACCCTGGTCCTCCGGATCCCACCGCGTGTGCCGCATCTTCCTGTGAGTAGCCATCGTCCATCAATATAAGCATGATGCTCAGATTGATCATTCTCCTCAAGAACCATGAGGAGTAAATGATCGGGAGCTTTCCTCCCTTCATGATTCTGTTGAAGAGTTGGACTGCACCATCAACATCTCCCCTAGCACACAGCTCGTCAAGCCCTTCGCGACTTTTAACACCAGATTCCTTATCCTCGCGGACGCTCCATGGTTGGATCTCACCGGGAGGGTTGGGTATTCTCATGAGAATATCCTCAAACGTCATTGACTTCTGTTCACGACTGGAGTCTTGTGATATTGATCGTATTACGGGAAGCAGAATCTCATAATTGTCACCAACATACGATCGCAACTCGCTTATCACAGATGATGTCAACGAGCATGAGCCTAGAATAGCGTTGATCTCACCGTTGGAATCTTTCTTCGGGTCGCTGAAACCCATACCAAGATTGTTAACGTACTCTCTAATCTTCCCAACGGCTGAAATGTTCCCTGGGGCAGTGATGACAATGAACATTCCGTCTGAAGCGATCTTCCTGAGCTTCCCCTCAACGTTTACTCCTCCCGGATGGGGATCATCACCCGTCACTAATGATAGAAGAGCTTCTACAGACGTCTTATCGTTGAGGATGAGGAGCGTTCCGACTGATCCGAACATGGTTGGAGTGGCCACATTATTTTCTATCATGCTCTTAAGAGCGATCTTATCATGATCAATGATCTCTCTTTGATTCTTTGGCCTCATGTTCTTCAGGTTTGGATGCGTTGGAGCATTTACCGTTAGTCTCTTCACCGATTCATAGCCTATCCCCAGGGACTGGAACCAATCCGTAGCCGTCTGTATAGCGTAGGGAAGGGAATCATATCTTCCACCTCTTAGTGGAATCTTCGTATTCTTGTTATGATTCTTGTTTCTATCCCCGTTTACATTCATGATGATAATAGTACCAAAACGAATCGTATCTAACACGAAAAATTGGGCGGGGCTGCCTCAGGCAGCCCCGCCCAATCCCAGGAGGCACATCAATGAAAAGAACAACCGAAGGGGCAAGGAGAATCAATGATCCGGGTGAAACCCGTAAACACAACCTGTGTGGTTTCTCCTGTAGTCATTCCCCTTCGGTCATTCCTAGATTAAGATATGCATGATCGTTGTTATTCATCTTCACCATACGGGCTGACGTCAATTGACTCGGCGTAATCCTCCACAGCCCACTTCCATACGTCAAGGGAAAGGTCATACACCCTTTGTATCCACGTTTTGATAGCGTCCTTGGAAGCAACGTCATCATTCGTCAACGGACACAAATGATCAATAGTCTTCTTGATGATTGACCTAACCTCACGATATGATCCGATATTACGATCGGGAGCGTCGAGACGATCATTGTAAATGGCCAATTGCAGGTCATCAGCCAGTCTCACGAGGTGAATGGCTAGTATCCTAACCCTCTTGCCCTCAAGGCCATCAACATTATGGGTGAGAGCATAGTCTTTCAACCAGAAGAAGAAGTCAATCGAAGCGTCTACAGCATACGATCCTGGATTGACCTCTCCGCTGGGATTCTGTCCTACCCAAGGTTGTACCTCATTGAACCCATTCGAGTGACGCTGGGGTGTAGCACGTTCAGCATGGCCTGATAGTCTTGCTGACGTTGGACCAGAATTATCAGGATCCTCAGCTGGATCTGTTGTATCCTGCGTGAACAGCATGTGCTCACCTGGCCTACCAAGACCAACCAAAAGCTTCACTGTCGTATCACCGACAAGATTCATCTGCTTATTAGATCCATTCTCGTCAGCCCCCATAAGCTCATATATTGGAGTCTTTGGATCAATTGGATCCTTATCCCTCTTCGTCTTCTTCCTACGCTGATGCTCAATCCGGAAATCCACTGGGAATCCATCGTTGATAGCGTCCAATGCCAACTGGTACTCTGGGTTGATTTCCTGTTCATCCGCGCTCTTAGCGTCATCATAGTGAATGTACTTGTTCAGCCATCCGTTCAGATTTCCGTACTTGAGGGTTGGAACGTTAATCTCCACCTGAACCGAAGATGCATTCTCCTTACTGATGTCTACGACTGTTCCGCGGCCCTTCGTGACGAGGACTTCCTCTCGGAATCCGTTCCCATCCGGCCCGGCGTGAGACACGAATGGTCTAGCCGAATACAATTGATCTGTCATAATCTTCTCCCTGCTTATGGTAAAGGCCACATCCCTTGTGTGACGTGTAATATGGTACCAATCGGCTCGCCATACGCGCATTTAGATTATGATATTATCATAAAGTTTCAGTTTATTTCCACACTCTAAGAGTGAATCTTGAGCGCAGATACGGTTAAGACCTAGCCGTTCACCCGGAGATGTCGATAACCGACGCTTCATCAAAGAGCCACTTCGGAATCTTGTCCATGTAGTAAGAGTCTGTTATCAGAATGATGACCTTCACATTCTTAGGCCAAGCCTTAGCGCACTTATTCCACGTGGATTCACTCAACTCTCCATCTGTGGCCAAGATGAACACGTCCGGCCTATCCCTACGATTCATGTTGCTAATATACTCGAACGCTGGGCTCATGTCTGTCCCACCACCGCCGGTAAGGTTAAGATCGTCAACATTATCAACGATCTGCGTGTCCTTAAGATGAGTATCAACGCAGAACGCTTTGAACGCCCCCTTACCGCCCCTAGTGACAGTCTTCATGATCTCCTGAGCATTCCTAACAATCGATGCCATCTGGCGCTCATCATGAGACACGGAGTATGACGTGTCTATCCCCATCATGATCTTAGGATTGTATCCAATGATGCTCGGGAAGGCTACATCCCTCATGAATGCTGATCCTCGTCGATTCACCCTCTTGAAGGAATAATCAGTCTTCTTGTACGCCTGCTTGCTCATGAGATCTTGACTGACGGCCAGCAGCTTCCTCCTCCAATCAAGATCTGGTGGGCTCGCGGCCTTAGACACGTCGACCGCGAACTGCTTGTCCTTTGAGCCCAGTCCGGGCATTCTGCCAGTAATGGCAGCTATGTGATTAGCCTGCTCTATCATCTTAGATGTAGCTGTCACCTTCTGGTCATTACGAGACTTCGGTACGCCCGCCTGATCTGCTTCCGACGAGATGTCAGACTCAGACGCATTAGCACAGACATCGTGATTCTTTTCTGATTGACTGCTATCAGAATCTGACGAGCTCTCATCTTCATCATCAGTCATCGACCAGGTGTCGCCAGGATCATCGTCCTTCGATTCATCACGACCACCATCTTCAGATCTATTACCCGCATCTTCATCACCACCAGGCTTAGGCTGATTAGATCTATTAGATTGATCATTAGGATTAGCCTGACCATAAGAATCAGATTGCTCATTGCTGTCATTCTGATCATCAGATTTGGAGTCATCGACAGCCCCGTTTCCCCTATCGTTCGAATCCTCCCGATCTTCAGGAGGTGCGCTACCAGGTCTCTTATCCTGCTTTTTATTCCTATCACTTTCTTCTGATTGACCTGATGGTTTCTGTGAACGACTTGACGGTTCACTTGAAGATTGCTCACGATCTGATTGTGGCTGATCGTTCCTATCAGATTGACTTTGACTAGCTTGCATAGGAGTAGGCTGATTAGAATCAGAAGCGTCTTGACTGCTGTCGTCAGCATTGCCTCCATAATCATGCGATAGTATCTGGTAATACTGTTCCATGCTCTTACCAACAGGTACGTCAATTACCCTAAGATCACTATGCTCCGCTCCACTTATCTTCGGGATAACCGATCCCGCGGGCAGCCTCACCCTGCTCAGCGTAATGACCATCTGATTGATCTCAAGATCCTGAGCGATCCTCGACATGCTGGAGTCATTCTGGCCCGCATTCCGTGAACGATTCGAGTAATTGCACACGGCGTGAAGGCAAAGATGGATTACGATTGCCTCACGCTCGGCCTGACGGTACGTGAAGAACTTTGGACCAATAGCGACCCTCCAATCATCGTCTATACCTGCCACATCAACAATCTTCGACTTGTAGGGTCTTAGTAGCATCATGGTCTCACGTAGAAGTGATGACGCTAACGCTGCTCCGCTCACTGATGCGATCCATATCTTTTCCTCATCATCAGTGAGATCATATGAGCGATCTCTTCTCCTCCTAAGCATCAGATTATATCCGTTGCCTGGCTCGTAACGTCATTATTACGATCACCCCATCCCGACAAGATCTCTCCAACGTTACTAGAAGACACCATCTTGTCCAGTTTTCTAACAGCCTCCTTACCCTCGGGTATCATCCTCATGACCTTGACGGCAGGAGCATGCTGCATGGTATACATTCCCGACTGGCCGTTCTTAATGTACTGCTCGGTGAGCATGAAGAGACGTTTGATAGCCCTGTCACCATTCTTGCCAGCATACGTGATGCAATTCTCATAAAGCTTGCCGAGCTCATTGAAGTCAAGTGACTTGTACGGTATTGATTCAGGATGCGATAAGGCCTGTTCTGGGGTTGGTATGTTCGTCTGGCTTACAGATAGGAATTCCATGAAGCTCTTCGCCGCCTCATAACCGACCAGCCCGTTAGCCGACTTGCTGATGAGTGATGGCGCATATTTCCCGGCGCCTTCAGAGTACCTGCAGTACGGAAGCTCTTTGGCAAGATTAGTCCACGACCTATTCGTTGGGTAGGCCTTCTTGAAGATATCATTCTCAGCCGGCGAGTCGTTCAAACGATACACGATATTCGGATCACTCTTCTGATTCTTCTCAGGGAGCTTGTACACGAGCTTCCTGTTCTTGTTGAGGAATGCTACGATCTTCTTCCTCCAGTACATCTCGTCAGCACTAATGTCCCCAGGGTGACCCCAATTGGAAAGCATTCCAGACGCCCATGACTCGAATGATGGCTCCCACGGTATGAATTTGAGACGATTAGACACGGGAAGTCCGAGCTCGTATCCATCAGCGGCGGTCTCCACCGGGTTCATAGCCCCTATGATGACGGTCTCCTTTGGAACCTTCATGCCATCAGGGAATTCCCTCTCGTTAAGTATCTGGAGCATTGACGACTGTACTGGCGGTGTAGAATTGCTGAACTCATCGAGGAATAGGAGGACGACCTTCCTGGTAAGGATGATGAACTCCCATTCGGGTATAGCATACTTGGTGATACTGATCTTATTGCCTTCCGTGAGTGGTTTGTCGACCATCCTCGGGAAGCCAGTGATGTCCTGAGGTTCCTTTTGTGATCCTATGATCGTTATCATGTCAGCGTGAAGCATCTCCCGAGCCAGCATCTTAACTAACGCTGACTTGCCAAGACCAGGATTGCCAACAATCATCTGACTATTATGAGCTTTTATCCCAGCCATGAGGGAGAAGATCGTATCCCTAGTATATGGGTCTTTCAGGAATGAGTTATCAGGCATATGATTAAGATATGCGTCTTACCGATCGAAGCGCCCTTAAACAAGAACAGGGAGGGGCGCCGCGCTAACATATCTTATCCTCATGGCCGTAGAGAATAAGCTGAATGACACGATTCAGAATGAGATTAACAAGATGTATGACGGACTTGATCATGAGGACAACAATGAGGACGTTATTGATCATGATCATTTAACTAAAGACGAATCTGATCATGACATTGATTCCATAGTTGATTCAGTCGACTCTGCAATGTCCAAGGGTGCTAGCAAACGTGACGTTGATAGACAATCTGGCCTGTCTGACGATTCCAATGTTAGTTCTTCCGCAGAAGAGGACAATACGTCTGAAGCTAATGTCACTCCCGATATTGATGCTGATTCCGACATCATGAAGTTCATTGACGCGATGACTCAAGATGATGCTAATAAGACTAAGGACACTCTTCACAAGGAAGGATATGATGACAAATCCTCATCATACTCCCAGGGGATGATGACGTTCATCTTTACAATCATGGGCATTGGTCTCGTGTTTACGGTCATCTCGCTACTCTCGTCCCTCGCCTGGCCAATACCATTCATTGGCTCGTGGAATCTTGTAATCGGCGTGTTCATGATGCTGTACGGTTCATTGTTCCTATTGAACTGGAGAAGATGATTATGGATAAGAAGTCAAGGAAATCAGGAGTCCCATCACTTGCAGGATTCGCAGCGTTGGGATCAGCCGTTGAGTCTGATCCGGCGAAGAGGGAAGCATTGCGCCAGAGGATCTACGCTCTTAACGGGGGTAGTCACGATGTTGACGCGCGGAAGCTGGCTATAAGAATTAATCTTCAGGCCAAATCGCAGGGAGTGCGGGCCCCCATACCAGTCGTGCGTAAGTTCATTGAAGATCTTATGTCAGAATGAGACGGTTACCCTAACTAGACCTTCTTGAGCGAATTCCATTGATTAATCCTTCGTTAGATTTTTACAAAGGCATACGAATGGAGGATAGAATGGAAGATCATGTGGAACCACCAGAACAGGGTGCTACGTGGGTTGAGGGGTACGAGAGAGCCGGCTCTCACGTGTCAGGCTACTGGAGGGGTAAAGATGGCCATAAGATCATCATCGGAGAATCTAATGGTGGCAGGCCAAGCACTCCTGTAAACGTCTTGAGTAAGAAGAAGGCTGGCCACTCCAATTTTGCCAGCAAGGAAGCCAAAGCTCAATGGACAGCCCTTCAGACCGCTGCGAGCAAGGCTGACCATAATGGCAATCCGGGTAATATTAGACGCATCATGAACGATCTAGGGAATGGAGGCCGGGTAAGGTCTCAAACCGAGATTACGAAGGCAATGGAAGCAGATCTTAATGGCGCTCACGTTGAAGAGGCATCACTAATCATCGATCCTTCCGTTAGCTCCGTTGATGAGAGCAATTACGCTCCGACTCTAAGGCTAGATTCTGGGTCAACCAGGAACCTCTACCTCAGCGTTATAGGAGACCAGGATGGAGACGTAGATGAGGCTTACGGTGCTGTTCTTTCCAATCGCTTGTTACCAGGTGATTACAGAGGATACGTGTACAATGACAAGACGGGCAATGATGACGCTGTGATCCTCCACATGAGCAGTGATGGGGAATTGACCTCAGACGTGTACGAGGGCGTAGATAAGAATGACGCTTGGAAGATACCCGTTAGTGATACCAGCCCAATTGGATTAGAATTCAAGGACAGGGTGTCCAAGCTCAAAGATTCCTACATGAGGTCTAGGAGAGACGTTACTGATGACCACTCAAAGATTGTTTATGGGTCGGTTGCGAGCGATATTGATGGCATCGTTAAACACAACTCATTCATTGATTCCACATCGGCGTCAATAGCTGCCCACGAACTCCTGGACAAAGTTGATCAGTATGACGATGCGGGAGACGATGCTGAATATGACGGCGACCAATGGGCGGCAGCCAGCTTCCATGAGGCCGCGGACATGATTAGGGACGTACTCCCAGAATATATGAACAGGTAGCTTAATTTATTCAATAACGTGTAATGAAGGAGGAATAAGATGAGTGATCATGGTGAGCCACCAGTACAGGGCGCTACCTGGGTCGAGGACTACGAGCGCGCGGGCGTCCACGTCACCGGGTACTGGAGGGGGCCGAACGGGAAGAGACTTCAATCACTGGAATCAACTAGTACAACGTTTGCTAGTCCAGTGCTCAAGAAGGAGAATCTAGTTAAAACTAGTCCAAAAATCGACAGGAATGGCCAGCCCATTCTTCCCAAGGGGGATTATGCGACATACTCTGGTTTCGGTGAGGATATGGAGGATGGCACTGTTCTCAGTAACATGAACGACGTGCTGATCAACGGCGCGCCGGCCAAGTATCCAATAGGTAAGCCAGAATTACTCCGAATTACTCCTATAGAACCCGATGACTTCTCGTCAGCAGTCAATGATCCCAATGACTCATATACTCGCGAGACGTATCTTATACCAACGAAGTACGGAGACGTCTATGCCGATGAGACGGTGCATCGAGATAAGAATCGTAATGTGGTCGAGTCGAACTTGCGTTTAGCCATGAAGAAGGAAACATCAGACAAACTTCTTGAATATTATCAAGATGACGAGGTAAACGATGAACCAGATGGCGTGTATTCATCTGATGGACGATCTGCCCTTCCAGATTAGCAAGGCGATCATTACTGATCCCACTGATTCATAAGATCATACGTACTGTTTACTTCCATGCTCCAGTATTATAGTCTATCGTGTGCCCGTTCGCGTAATTCCACACGACCACGTGCTCGTCAATAGCACCGTCAGAACTCTTCACGTCTACCGTGACGCCCCTAGGTACAATCTCGTTGCCCTTATAGACTGGTTGAACGTAATATGCGAACGTCACGGCATTATGGGTTTTAGAATAATCACGGACTTGTGATTCCGTGTAGGCCATGCCGCCCGGTTTGGAGGAGTTATCGCCAACGTTCTGCATCCTCGTACCGGTTATCAGGTTGGTTCTCGTGGCCGCCCCGCCCAGGGAGTCGGCCACGAGGTGAGACCTGTTGTAGAAGTACCCGTGGTAGGTCTTGCCCGTGTCAAGCACGATGCTAGTCTTACCGTTATTACTCCTCCCGGTCGTGGGATTCCTCCATCCTGAGATCTCGTCCGCTGTATCATCAAACGGTGCGCGCCACCCCGCGGAGTCGGATATCATCTTCCCCGTGATGTTAGCGTGAGCGTATCCAGTCCTGCCAAGGCTATCCAGTCCCTGGTAGTCAACCTTGCCTGGTGCCACCAGATCAGATGGGAGATTCGCCTTACCGGTCACGGCGTAATAGTTCGGCGCTTCGCTAGAATTCCATGATGACAGAAGGGTAAGATCATCTGGGCTGCTTGTCTCGTCATTACCATTAGAATCTGACGTGCTCCCAGAATCATTAGCGCCTTCACTTGAAGACGATGGGGCAGACGACACTCCATGAGACTCATAGGACTGATTGGTTTTCTCAACTAGCCATGATGAGGAGCATCCCGCAGTCAGTATGACTGACGTGATGACGGCTATGATTCCTATTGATCTTCTGCTATGGGTTACGATTCTCTGCATGATGCTCCTAACGATTCCTTAATAAAGACATTTTAATAGAGAATGTATACATTTGTATACAAGATATCCCAGATCAAGATAATTCTTATTTGAGTTTTAGTGGCAATCCATTGATATCTTCATTACAATGATAGATTTCATATTGTTCTTACTTCATGTGAACAAGGGGCGTGCTTATGATCAAGAAGATCTTAATCATGATACTGGCCATTGGTCTTGGTCTCGCGATCATATCCGTGTTCGGAAACCCGTTCAAGTTCTTCGCCTGGGTGTTTGACTGGATCGTATGGTCCATAGATGCGGTAAAGGATATCTTCACTGGGAGCAGGACGTTCAACAATATTGCTAAGACTACTCCTAACGATCTTTCACTAATCGTGCATCTAATCATTGGACGATGATCCCGCTCGGGGATTATCACTACTGCTGGTTGATGACGCTTCACTCTTCAACGTGTTGACCTCATTTTGAAGACTAGACATAGACTTCTTCAAATCTGCCATCTGATCATTCAGCGAGTCAATCTCATCCTGTTCATCTTGATTGCCGGGCGTGGTGCCATTTGATGATCTCATTGATGGTGATTGGCTTGCTGTTGAATTGTTTGAATCATTGTTTGATTTACTAGATTCCAGAACACTAATCCTATCATCAAGCTTGATTATCATGTACGATTGATCGTTTATCTTAGCAGTCAATGATGAGATCTTATCCTGAACAGCGTTGACGGCAGCATCTTGAATAGCCTTCTTCTCGGAATCAGATAGGTTGATCACTTCTTTCCTCGTCACGCTCTCAGTCACGTTCGTCACGTTAGGACGGTCAATGATCGTCGTCATGAGCCAGCTAGCTCCTATAGACATGATGGCTATGATCATAACCATGATGATCATTCTCGTAGTCCAGCTAAGACGATCAACAATTGACTTTAACCTACTCCTAACCGTCTTATGGGGAATCGTGTCATCAACCGGCATGTCAATGCTATCATGATCTGTAGATGCATTGCTGGTTAGCGTGGTTACTATCGGTTCAATCTGCGCGGTGTCAGCTGCGGCGAGTTCTAATCGTCTTTGCGTTTGCTCTGGAAGAGGTATGATCGTGAGAGCTTTAGCGCTTACCTTCCTCATCTTCTTTAGTACTCTAGAGTACGCTTCTGAAGCTATGGCTATCACGATTGACGTTACAGCAACAATAGCCATACTGTTAAGATAGCCTGTAAGTTTGCTAGTCAATAATGACGCAGTGACCGCAGCGCCCGCGGACGCTATAATCGTAGTTGTGAATAGACTCTTCTTGCTCTTGCGACTAATCTGAACATTAGACGTGTGATTCGTCTTATCTGCCTCAAGATCTTCCTTATTGATCGCATCCTTTTTAACCTGTTGGCCCTCTTTCATAGTCACTCTTCTTATCTTCTCTATATAATTAAAATTAACCTGATGCTAATTCCCGTCACTAATAAGATATAGTTAAGATTAAGCCGAATCGTGAGCTCATCTATTGGACATGATGTGACAAGATAACAATAAAATGATATCATAGGTCATATGAGAATTAGAAGGATGCTGGGAATATGATCACAATGGCCGCTCCAGATGGAATCATTGGGGACAGGACTTCCTATGAAGAATATTATGGTGAATCATTACAAATGTTGACCTCAGCGTACCAATGGCTTATGAAGATACTCCGCGACTGCTCTGACCAGATGGGCAGGGGTGAGGAGCCCGGCGTCGAGCCGATTGAGTACGTGAATGGTAGGATCAAAGATCCGTCGTCAATGATGGAGAAGCTCTCAAAAAACAATATGGGTTTAGATGGGCGCACGGCCGTTAACATGATGCATGATGTGGTTGGTGTTCGCGTCGTGTGCAGCTTCACGGACAACGTCTATGACGCCGTTGGAATCATAAAAGATCTTATCGTAGGAAGGGGAGGCTCAGTCATCGAGGAGAAAGACTACATAGCCCGTCCCAAGCCTAGTGGTTACAGGAGTTATCACCTTATCGTCACGATTCCAGGTGATGGGAAGATCAAGGCGGAGATTCAAATCAGGACGATCGCAATGGACGCATGGTCATCACTAGAGCATCAGATCAACTATAAGAGGAATGTTAGAGACGAGGATGGCTCTATTCACGAGCTGCTCAAGAAGTGCGCGGATGAGATATCCAGCAGTGACACGACCATGACACTCATCAAGAATGCTATACTGCGTAAAGAGCAGTGAGATTGCGGCATTATATGATCCATAAGATCAAATGAGATTCAACTATTGCCAGAACGTAACGGGCTACTGTGCTTCTGATGATAATCTTAACGATGATGCTTGGAAAAGCGTCCTCATGTATAACGTTACTTCCTGAGCGCTGAATCGTCATAGAATCACGAGATCTAATTACAAGGTCAATCAGCATTCTTATTCTCTGCCGTCCGCCCCCCAATTAGCAGCCACCCTGAAACGTGGTCCAAGCGCCCCAATTATCTTATAGAGCTTGTAGATTAGATCTACTTGTTTAACGAAAATCGACTATTTCTGTTATCCCTACAATCCTAACACCTGGTTGAGATCATCACGCAGATTGGAATCATTCGGATCAATGTCGATCTTCACCACGGATCCATCAAGCATAGTGCCGGTGATCATCATCCTAATAATCTTTCTTACAGATAGTGTGCGCAACGTACCCTCATCAAGAATAGCATTACTGCCAGTGAGGATGGATCCAAGGAACATTGGCCTCAGTAATGATACGTTGGGCTCGCTGGTAAGATCATGAAGAGGTGAATGACATTCCTTGAGCTTCCTAATCGTGTAGGAGTTGCATCCCTCAATGGGGACGATAATAACCCTCTGCTCGCTAGCAAGACCATCATACTCGATGAGCAGGCTGCATCCGATTATCGTTTGATCATGTTCTTGCATCGCGCTCTTTATCAACCTCATGCATTGTATGGTACCCAGTGTTTCATTCTTGCAATCTCGCGTCTATCCTCTTATCTCATGCTGGCCGATTAAAGAGTGTTAGAGTGATAGCCATCTGGACCATCAGGATATGATTCTGTTGAGTAGTCATATTAGGAATCATTGCCCCGTCTTACGGGATTAACCATTATACCAGCGACGATCCTTATTCCACTGATCATTCATCTTCAAGATACCCCGCTTCACGTCATCATCAAGATCACCGCGTTCTAATAACGTAACGCCCATGGCCGGTATCTCACCCCATTGTCCACTCGCATACAGCCTCCCGGCTGCATTAGCGTTAGGCCATGACGGATTGCAGGCAAGTCTTGCGCACACGCCCTCATTCCAGCTGCACTGCGACTCAACCATCTCCCAGCAGTCGTCTGGGAGATCTGGATTAGACGCCAGGGCTTCAATGGCTAGATCACCACCATTATGAATGAGGAGACCAACCTTGTTCTTGTCAAGTTTCTTTGACTCAGCTAGTTTGACGGCGGTGATGTGGGAGTAAAGACTGAGGGCAACGTACTCATCCATGCTGGCAGAGTCTGGATCTATCTCGTATGCGACGCGAGCGTTATCATAGGTACCCCTGTTAATCTTACGCTTTGACATGATGAGCTGTACGGTCGTGTCCTTAAGACCCTCAACGTCCCCCTTCGATAGACGACCTTCCTTATGGATAAGATTCTCGATCCTCACGTTCACGCGATCCCAGTCACGCTCGCCAGGTCTCTTCTTCCTAAGAACGTTAGAATCCCCAGGGTCAAAGCCGCCTCCAAGGGACCGTGGCCCCGACTCCTCCACCTGATAGATCTTATGCCCATCCCTACCACGCCAGTACCCGGAGACGTGGACGCCCGCGCGCTCGTAGTCCTCCACCCAGGTAGCGCCCTCCTCCGGTGGCTCCCCATGATCACCCATCATATCCTCCATCATTATAATCAATCAAGATCAGACACCATTAATAACACATGTAATCTATCATCGAATTCAATATGGACACACGTGATCACATATGCATAGAATGATTGAAGACTCATATCTTCATGACATGAGATGGATGATGATGCCGAAGCGTCTTGCTGACGTGAAGACTGGCGATAGGACTATTGATGCCGATGGAAGAATCTCGATAGTCCTCTCCAAGACTAGTGCTGAGACTCCGAGCGAGCTTTACAGGATCACGTTCGTTGACACGTATGGTCATGTGGATTCATACAATGCTGACGCTGGTCACGTATGGCCACTTGACCCATCATCGTCAGACGTCCCCCTAGCATACAGGGGGGAGACTGAGGCGAGCACGGGGGACATCGCCACGTGGACTACCAGGGGTCATCACCCAATCCTCGCGCCGATCATGACGCCGGATGGTGCAGTCAAGCATTGGATGGTGAAGAGTTGCCTGCTCGTTGATGACAATGATGCTGACAAGATCAAGGTGCAGTGCCTTAGGGTTGACTCACCGACGCACACATTCCTACTCGCATCTAGCAATGACTCTAGCCTACTCGAGCATACTGATCAGAAGGGCAATTGGTCGAATACCGATCAGCCCGATTTGAAGACGATCCCATCGAGCAACGGTGTCGAGTATCGCGTTGACAAGGATGAGTACGATGAGGTCATGAAGAGCGGCGTGCCGACCCATAACTGCGGAGGACCACTCACCCTCGACACGATCATCCCACTGGCCGATGGAACAGAGACGACGATGGGCGGGGTTAAGATCGGTGATATGGTCATTGGACCAGATGGGCCCACCAGGGTTGACGGTGTGAGCCAAATCATGCAGGCAGACTGCCTGTATGGCCTCACCCTAGAACCCTATCCCTGGGACGACGTCCCGGAATGGACGGCAGACGTACTTGCAGATGCGGAGGATGAGTACGAGGAATCTCTTACCAGGGACTAGACGTTCATCCTCCAGCGGATCTTACCCGCATCGTAGATACGATTAAGACCATTCATCTCAGCAAGCTCTGACTCATGAGCAGTTGGATCATACTTAAGATCAGGATCATCACGGAATCTCTTCTTACGATACAAGAACTTGTGGAAACGATGCTTCCCACTCACGTAAGAGTAATCTGGAGGAATTTCCTTATCAATGTGGAATCCTATCTTCTCATATGACGCACCCTCGCTAATCGTGTTATCACTGAATGTCACCACATGATCTACCCGTTTATCGTCTTTATTCACGATGCTTATCGAATGCTTTAAAAGCTTGCTCAATCCACCTCTTACGTTATGACCTAGCTCGGACGCATATCGAACAAGATTGAACTCGGAATCATTCACCCTGTAAGCCATGCAGGCCTTAATCATATGATGATCATCGACGAGAGCGAGGTATGAGCATCCTCCCGCATGCCCTTGAATGTGATTCTCATCAAGAAACTTCTGAGCATATGATCTCTCTGGTTCTTCGACATGAAGTGACCGAGCGTTCTCCTTAATCATGGTCTCAGGCTTCAGTATTGCTCTCAATGAGTCCTTAACAATATCGGGGTGATCGAGCCACTGATCTTCCCAGATCTGTATGAGGCGGATTCCCAATTGCTTGCAAGACGTGTATTTCTCATAATGACGAGTCTTATTGAATTGATTGTCTACTAGAACCGAATGCCAATAGAGACCATTATATTCAATAGCGACATGACGGTTAGGAAGATAAATGTCAAGCTCGGGTCCTCCAAGAATCTTTCTATCGTTATTAACGATTATCTCATCATGTCCAAGAATAGATCTTAGATAACTGGTAATCTCATTCTCTGGTTCACTCGTATGAAGACCAGATGCGCATCTGAAACAAGACCCATTATGATCAAATGCTCTTCCGGAAATAGAACAAGTCCATACATGGCCATTCTTGCACCTCCACATAATTGGCGTTCTATCATTGATCATATGATCTTCTGGTCTGGTCTTATTGAGATCATACGCCCATTCTTTTACCAGATCTGGGCGCAGCGTAGCAAGATCGTTCTCTCCAAGCGAATAGACCTTATTCTTGCAGACGTAGCATCCAGCAGTGTACCCTCCGTTGACCTCATTGCGAATGGAATCTCTCCATTCACGATGATGACCAGCCGGGCACTTCCATATCACCTCTTCATGACTGTTGAAGATGTACTCACCTGGACCCTTGTCATTCTTCTCTGACCACATTGGAATCAGATCTGGCCGCCTGGTGGCAAGATCGTTGAGACCGGTCAGTAACTCCCGATCGTGGCAATAAGGACAGTTATTGTCATGCTTAAAAGATACGTTGTTAATATAGTAGAACGGTCGCGTCTTCCATATTCCTCCGCAATTAGAGCATTTCCAATAGATCTTGCTTCTTATCGAAGATCCTGTAGTTATATTGTTGGGGTCGCCATTCTTATCAGAAAACCATTCCTTAAGAACAATTGGATAATCTGACGCAATGCTATTAGAATGATCAGGAAGCATAATCTTTCCCAAGCAGTATGGACAATGCTTGTGATTGCCTCTTCGAAGATCTGAAATCTTGCATTTCCAGTGATGACCCTTAGAACACCTCCAGGAAAGAACATCATCATTATTGCACCAAGCTCCAGTACCTCTAGTTTGTACGCGGATTGTTGATGGATCAATCGCATTGTTCTCGTAATCCCATATTCCTTTGAACTCTGGAATCATGGTGAAGAGGTCATTGAACCCAACTAGAGTCTCTTCTCCAGAGCAATACGGGCACTGATTCTTAGCGAGAGAGCTCATTCTCTTCACAGAGCACTTGAACAAATGATCAGGATGTTCTTTGCACGTCCACCAGTACTCTTTATTAGAAGTAATCCTGACCGTTTTGGGATCATCTTTATTACGATCATAAGCCCACCGCTTTAATAAGTCAGGACGTTGAGATGCAAGATCGTTTATCCCCTCAACAACACGTTTCTTCACCTTCCCATAACATCTTACGCACTTATGAGAAGCATGTTCTATATCATACGGCCTCATGGTGAACGCATGACCCTTAAAACACCTCCAATGAACTTTCATCATGGTCTTTGCCGGGGTATGATCGGCGGAATCTTTATTGCAACCATCATCAAACCAAGGAATTAAATCCGGGTACATAGCCGCTATCGATAAAGTGTCTTCCATCTCACACTGCTCGCACTTACCACCATTATTCCTCATCCATGAGGGCGATTTGAGGAACGAGTGGCCCCTAGAACATTTCCACCATATTTTCGCATTAGATCCATATCGAATCTTATCAGGAGTCAACCCGTGATTCTTTTCCGTATCCAGCATTTCTGACTCAACTGGATCCATTGTGGCTATGTCATTCACTCCCGATAGAAGAACATGACCGCTACATATTGGGCAACCAGATCGTTGCCCTCGTCTATTGGAAAGAGAGGACTGCCAAACATGATCATGATGCCTGGGGTCGCGCCACCAGAACCTTTTCCCTGAATTCGCCCTGATTCTGCTTGCTGGCACGCCGTTAAGATCCTCAGCAAACCAACTGGCTATCGAAGGATCTACCGTTTGTAGATCATTAAGACCTGGTATAAGCAAAAGCGTATGAAAGGGACAGAATCTGGAATCATTGGGAATATTCTTTGGGGACATCTTGAAGCTATGACCATGATTCTTGCATGTCCAATAATATTCCTTATCATCGTTGGAATCAATTGATTCCAATGGCGTGCTATTCTTGGTCTTATCCCATAACTTAGATGCTAAGGGCTTAGATTCTAATAAAGTCAACATACAATACATTATACCATTCTATTACAGATGAAACAATATCTTACGTCATAAAAATAAAACGTTTATGCGACAGACGTTGCAACCGTTAACGGGAATATCACCCAATGATATCTTGCACATATGATTAAGTGCGATGAGGAACACCTCTGGACGGTATGGGATCGTAATCTTAAGCGCGTCAGAGTCATTGACATGAAGAAGCTTGTTGAAGATGGATATGATCGTTACCTGATTCCATCTTCCATCAGCCATGGATGGATGAGAATCAAATCTGTTGATGATCTTCCACAAGAACCGGTCAGGTGCATCCGAGTAGAACACAAAACACATTCATATGAACTCCGTGACAAATCGTCAGATTCGGTATTGCTAACCCATAACACTGGAGGCGGTAAGAGCGTCGCCCAGCGTAACATCGTTGATCATATCATCACGCATTCTAAAGAGATCAAGATGCTTGCCATTGATCTAAAGCGTGTGGAGCTCTCTGCCTACAAGCCGTACACGAACGCGATCATCGGTGTGGCCACGACCCTGGAGGACGCGATCGAGGTTCTCCGTTTCGCCCAGGAGACCATGATGGACAGGTATGGGGACATGGAGGCAGCCGGCCATAACAACTTCCTCGACATGGAGAACGCCGGTAGCGCTCTCATGGTCATGGTCGACGAGGCCGGCGAGCTGCTCGACACGTCATCACCCGCCAAGGCGCTTGCTGCCGCCACGATCGTCCCCAGTCTTGAGGGCAGGAGGAATCTAGGTGAGCTTAAGGTTGGCGATCATGTGGTCGGTGATGACGGGGAATGGCATCGTGTGATCGAGAAGTACGAGCCGTTAACGAGTGAGGCTTATAGGGTCACGGTGAAGAGGGATTCAGATGATTCCACCGAGGACTTCACGTGTGGTGCGCAGCACTCGTGGACAGTGTACCCCAGTGGTGGGGATGATGAGCCTTTGACCGTGACCACAGATCAGCTCATGAGCATATGGGAGTCCACCCCAGAGTCAGAGCGTAAGAACATCAAGTTCAAGAGGTCGTCTGTGGGCAACGCCCTCAATGAGATCAATAAGGCGGAATGATTACTATAGCTTACTCTTTCCACATATCTTATTACCGTTATAATAACAGTGTAACTGTTAACTATCATTCTGAACGAAAGTCGAGGGGGTTATGATGAGGACAATAGGAAAGATCATTAGGGGCGGCTTAGCAGTAACGGGGCTGGCGGCCATCATATCAGGCGTTGCTTCGCTAGCATACCTATTCGGTCGACTGAGAACTATAACGTCTGGATACAAGTTTGGTCCTGCTAGAAGGGCGTCATACCTGTCAAGAATAGTCCATAATGCGAATCGCGCTGTTGACGATGCTGCCATAGCTGAGTGGAAGAACGCCAATGATGAAGATATAGAACATTATGCTAGGATTGAGGAAGAGCATGATCGTCTCCTTGATGAGGCCAAGAGGAACGGTACCTGGGCGTAAACGCTAAGCGTGATCGCGGTTAACAGAGCCTCTTATACTATTAAAGAGACGGGGGCCCTGTTACAGTTTATATGATTCAAGCATGGTCTTGAGAACAGACCGCAGGGATTGATACTTCACCTTATGGCGCGACAGCTCGGTAATGACCTCATCCATATGATCTCGAACCTTCTCATGAGTCCTATCAGAGTACTCCTCCTCAAGCGCGCCGATCTTCCTTCTAATGGAATCAGCATCGTTATGCGGATTCGTGAGGGCGATGTTCTCATTCCTGATCTTCTCATCAAGCTCCTCATCGTTCATCCATGGGAACACCCCATCCACATGGTGAAGATGCTCTGCGACTGATGTGAACGCCCCTATGATAGCTCTACCGGACGACGTGGCCCCATCAACCCTGAACTTCACGCCCTCGAACGTGTAGTCTCGAATCATTGGACGGCGGGCGTAATGATCAATTGCAGTTGACCTTCCAAGAATCTGCTCGCGTTGATCTACGTTAGGAGACTCGTCATGAATCTTACCCACGTTGGGACTCTTCCAGTACCCGCGGACATGTACTCCAGCTCGTTCGTACGGCTTCACCCATATTGCGTCTCTTACCGCTTCGTTCACACTCATGTCCAAACTCTCCTCGTACTATAACCCCTATAATATGATGTTTCATCATAATAAATATCATCACGTTAAATCTAACTACTGTAGACTCACAAATAAGATCGTCTTAAGGTCAATAAGCCCGCGGAGAGTGGAAGGAAATTCTACAATATTCTATAGAATTCTATAAGGATCAATGAGCTCAAAAGCGCAATATGTAGTGAGATTCATTGTATAGCAACGCAACCCGTAGTGTTTCCTGAGGGGTACCATATACATATCTTAACACTGTAGGATACATCAGCGCGTTAGATTTTCATTACACGCATTCACGGGATCCCGAGGTGAATCCAGTGAAACGGAATGATCAGCAGGTAGGGGGCGACCTAGGTGAAGACTCCCCTAGAACAGGTAGCAGAAGGAGTATAAGAGTTGACAGCATTATTGATAGAACCAGAGGTAAGAGCTCAAGTAGACGACAAGACCGATGAGCATCAGTATGACGGGGATGATCTTGACAATTATGAGCCGATCAACGTTCTGAAGAGGGATGGTAGGATCGTTGACTTCGACGGTGAGAACATCATACGAGCCATCAGTCTTGCCTTCCATGATGTCGGCAAGACTACCACTAAGGGTCAGGACGACCAGATCAGCTCTATAGCAGCCGAGATCGAGTCGACGGTGAAGGAAAGGTACACGCAGCCCGTCCATATCGAGGACATCCAGAACCTGGTCGAGCATGAGATCATCAATCATGGATGGTATGACGTGGCCAAGTCATACACTGACTACAGGCTCTCCAGGGACATCAAGCGCGCTAAGTCCCTAGACATCAACCACGAGATCGAGAGGTTCGTCGGCAAGGATAAGACCCTCGTGAACGAGAACGCTAATAAGGACTCCCGCGTTTACTCCACGCAGAGGGATCTTCTCGCTGGAACCGTGTCGCGTTCGATAGCCCTTAAGATGCTGCCAGCTGATGTGGCGAACGCTCATGCGAAGGGCGACATCCACTTCCATGACGCTGACTATTCGCCATTCACTCCAATGACGAACTGTTCTCTACCGAACTTCAAAGACATGCTTGCCAATGGGTTCATGCTTGGCAATGCTGAGATGGGATCACCACAGAGCATTGAGACTGCTGCCACCCAAGTCACGCAGATCATGCTTGACGTGGCGTCGAGCCAGTATGGTGGACAGTCATTCAACCGTGCAGACGAGGTTCTCTCCATCTACGCCCGCAAGAATTATGACAAGAACATGGAGATCGTGAAGACCCTCATGCCCGACGGCACGGACCCCGAGACTGCACGCAAGATGGTCGTGATCGCGAAGAGGAATGAGAACAAGAATCTTCATATTCCTAATCGAGCGACGATCATTGACCATCCAGATGAGGGCATCAAAGATCCACTCGATCGCGAGCGTGACCTCTACGTGAAGATTCTCACCCGCAAGAACATCTATGACGCCATGCAGACAATCGAGTACCAGGTGAACACGCAGCACGCTACCACTGGACAGACTCCGTTCGTCACGATTGGATTCGGTCTCGGTGAGGACTGGTTCGAGAGGGAGATCCAACGCTGCATCTTACTCATCAGGATCAACGGCCTCGGTTCAAAGCACAAGACGGCCATCTTCCCCAAGCTCACGTTCACGATCAAGCATGGCCTGAATGATGCCCCCGGCACTCCGAATTATGACATGAAGCAGCTTGCCTTAGAGTGCACGAGCAAGCGCATGTACCCAGACGTTCTCTTCTATGAGAATGTGGTCAAGGTCACTGGCTCATTCAAAGCGCCAATGGGCTGCCGTTCATTCCTGCAGGGCTGGGTGAACCCAGATACCGGCGAGGATGAGGAAGATGGCCGCATGAACCTCGGAGTGGTGACCGTGAACATCCCGCGCATCGCCATCGAGTCGCATGGTAACAGGAGGAAGTTCTGGAGGATCTTCAATCAGAGGATGGAGGTCGCGCATCACGCCCTCCAGTTCAGGATCAAGAGGACTCAGGAAGCGCTTCCTGAGAACGCGCCCGGCTTATGGGAGCACGGTGGGTTCGGACGTCTGCACGATGGTGATGACGTGTCCAAGCTTATGCTCAGGTCGAGGGCGACCATATCCCTCGGTTACATTGGACTCTACGAGACCACGGCCATGTTCTATGGTAAGGACTGGGCGAATGACTACGGTTGGGATGAGGATGCTCACAAGTTCATGCTCTCAATCCTTAAGAAGCTCACTAAGCTCTGCAAGCAGTGGGAGGATGAGGAGGGTGTTCATTGTTCTGTTTACGGTACACCTGCCGAGTCTCTCACTGACAAGCTTGCCCGTCTTGACAAGGAGAAGTTCGGGGTGATCCCCGGTATCACCGACCATGATTTCTATACGAATAGCTTCCATCGGCCCGTTTGGATAGGATCAGAGCCACACGAGCCAACAGCGTCCGTGCTCGAGGTCGTGAACAGACCGCACTTCCATTACGCTGATAATGGTTCGGCGGCGAGTAAGATCGACTTCGAGTGCGAGTGCCCGAAGTACAGTGCGGGCGGGAATATCATCTACGTCGAGTACCCGTCCATGAGGCAGAATCTTAAGGGTCTTGAGGCCATGTGGGATTATGCTTATGAGAAGGGTGTGCCATTCCTTGGATCTAACACCCCAATCGATTCCTGCGAGCTATGCGGTTATCAGGGCGACTTCGCCCCAACGTCAGATGGATACAAGTGCCCGGAATGTGGTAACGACGATCCTACGACGGTACAGGTGGTGAAGAGGGTGTGCGGTTATCTTGGTGAACCATCCGCAAGGCCAATGGTCCACGGGCGCCACGAGGAGATCATTCACCGGGCTAAGCAGCTTGAGGGTGAGACTGGACGCATTGCTGATTCTAATGGCGATATAGATGAGTTCTATGAGGACAGGTCAATCAGTATTGATAAGACGGGAAGTGATCTGAAGTATTGATCCATCATAGCGCGTTGTTTAGAGTAGTAGGCATCATATTCTAAATGACGGGAACAAGCCTTGTGAGATCGCAGAGGCAGATTAGATTGGGTTCAATGATGGAATAGCCAATGAGGTTATCGGCCACATCATTTAATTCAAGAGCTTTAGAAAAAGGCTGTTATTGGTTAACTATCCAATAACAGCCTTACTGCGATCTCACAACTTGATTAATGGATTATCTGGTGAAGAGCTTAAAACAAGACTCAAATCAAGCGTTGACTCCGTGCGCGCTGCGGTGCTTATATTCCATCACGCCCTACTATCTGGTATAAACGTTTTGCATCCCCGTATCCACATGGCTGAAACGATGGAGTACAGTGATTTCTAGTAAGAAGAGCATTGATTCGTTAGATTAATGGTATGCTAACGTAACCGTTAGATCAATGGCACGTTAATATGACTATAACGCAATAAGGGAGGATAAGATGAGTGATCATGGTGAACCACCGGTACAGGGCGCTACCTGGGTCGAGGATTATGATCGCGCGGGCGTCCACGTCTCCGGGTACTGGAGAGGGCCGAACGGTGAGCATCTCGAACCAGTAGAGGTTACGTCAGCGCCGGACGCGCCCAGCAAGACATTGAAGAAGAAGGGCGCGAGAACATACACGATCATCAAGACGCATCGCGGTCGAGTCTCAAAGCAAACGGGCACCGTACAGGAGCTTACCGAGTACTTCCATTACACCCTCGAATGCGGTAACAGTTGGAATCACAGCATCTCGCTCAACCCACGCGGCGGTAAGTCGCTCGTTAACGCGCTTAACAAGTGCGTCCGCGAGCTGCAGGGTGGGTCATTCAGCCAAGATCACTATGAGCTCGAATCTTGATAAGATCGATGTCCCACGGCCGGAGCGGCGTGCTTCGGGACACATGTTGTGTCGAAAACCAATTCGTTGAATCAACACTGTTCTAATATGAGTGACGTGATATGAAGGAGGAATAAGACGAGTGATCATGGTGAGCCACCGGTACAGGGCGCTACCTGGGTCGAGGATTGCGATCGCGCGGGCGTCCACGTCACCGGGTACCGGAAGGGGTGCCGAACGGTGAGCATCTCGAACCAGTATAGACAGTGTTAACGTCATCTGAACTCCACAAGACAATGAAGAATGGCGAGAGGAAGAAGATTGATGCAGAAGCCCAATCATTGCCCGCCGCCATGAAGAAGTCTCACAGTGAGGAGAAAAACATCACGGCCCAGGAGTTATGGAAGACATATAATGAGAAGCCCCGACGCCACAACCCGGGAGATATGGAATTCATATAAGAACGGACATGTTACCGATATGGAACTCGCGCGGAGTTCCTCCGATAATGGAAGTCCGTATACGAGATCTACAGTCTCTACTAAACGTCTACATCTCGCGTGGGGCGCTGAGCGTAAGGTGAAGCACATGCTTGCAGCGGATCCTGACACTCAACCTGAAGTGCTTGACGTCCTTGGCAGACAACGTGGGACGGGATTGAGAAAATTGGTGGCTGCGAACGAGAACACGCCGCCGGATGTCCTCTCCATTTTGGCGAAGAACGATGATGAAACCGTGAAGATTGAGGTAGTCCGGAATCATAGTACTCCAGAGGAAACGCTTCGTGAGTTGGCTAAAGATCCAGATTGGAATGTTAGAGAGACCGTCTCCTATAACGTGAACACTCCTAAGGAGTTAAGGGATTACCTCCGCCAGGCTAGGTGGAGGAGGACCGGTGAGGATCTTGAGGCGGGCGAAGGACAATGAGGGAATTCATCAGTACGATTAGAACTGAGTTGGATCAGTCATACCGTACCGAGTGTTCTCATCTTCGCACTGAGCTGTCGCAATTTTTGCGACAGCTCAGTCGTACCACCCCGGGTATTCCTGCTCACGACGCGCCCGGTCAATGGACTCATCAGATGCGAACCCGGCGAACCCCACGTGGTGCATGTTCTGCCATCCAACATTCTTGCCGGTATACGGGTCAGTGTCAGCAATAGTCTGAAGCCTGTCAATTAATTCCTGGGCGGTAATCGTGGTGTCAAATGGATGACCGCTCCGATCAGTTAATCCACGCTCGCCGCCGCGACCGGAGCCAGAGGGGATCAGCCATGAGCAAGACCACACGTCGCGCCGCTTGTCCCCATTGAAGCCGTCGGCACGATCAATGAGCCAGATGAGGAATGTTCCGTACCGGTCGTTGCTGTACTTGATGATCACGCTATGATCATTGTCATCATCAACGTGATCAGACCATGGGCCAGGTCCAACCTCTGCCCCCATATCTCTGAACTCATTGATGAGACGAGACCATGCGCTCTCAACGGGCTTAAACAATTCGGTTGCTTGCATTTTCCTTGATTGCAGCGCTTCCATCATGAATCTCCTTCAACCATTCGTTTTGAACGATTCCATTATAACACGGGATCAAACGTGGAAGCAATGGGACACGCCGTGCCAAAAAAAACAGTACTTCAAAGCGAACGATGATAGATTACCGTCACAACCTATAGATAGCGACGTGTTCTTCTCATAACGCGATTGACTGTAGCGCGGGCCACTAGCCTCGCGGAATCCAGCGTCATCAAGAGCTTTGATTCCATTAGGCCATCGATCACGTCGCAGCCTGATGATAGTGCGGGCAGACGACAACTCTGAGGACGCTGTGATTTTATTCACTAAAATCTAGCACATACACAGCGTTGCCTGGAGTGTAAACTGGAAGCCATCCCTCCTTTAGCATAATATCCTTATTACCCATTCCGCACATAAAATATCTTAATTATTAATAATCTCATTATATTCATTTTGATATATTTCTGGGATAGAAGGTATACCATATTTATTAAACAATGAAACTAGATTAAGATCATTATCAAGTACAGTCTTTTCATGTTTAGTCATAGCTTTTACGTCATTAAAGAATTTCATCATTCCAAGATGACAGAATGATTGAGGGCAAATCTTTAATCCGTAATCATTATCAGGACTATCAAATAGACCATAATCAAGAACTCCAGTATCTTTTAATCTGTCATTCACATCTACTCCGAATAATCTCATAATAGACGTAGGAGATAAAACTACGAAGTAAGGAATACGAACAATCTTATAACCCGCTGATCTTAAATATTCATCTTTATCCTTATCAGATAAAACAACGTGAAGGGATGAGTAATGATTTACTCCATCAAATTCTACGATTAAACCTAGATCTTCACTTCTCATATCTGGTCTAAACCTTCTGAATTGATTGATTCCTCTATGAGAATAGATTTCATTTGGTATGACCTCGTCGTGAATGAAATCTTGAGTATCGTGAAAGATCATAGACAAATAGTCTTTAATATCGGTATTTTTGTTAGAATCGAAAAATTTGTTTTTACATTCACGAGGATATTTCCACTTAGATAAGGCCACCTTATCGCGTATATTCTTTCTTAGTTTCTCTTGATAATTAATCTCATTTTTCATTATGACGTTCTTTTTTAGTAAATGATTTTAGCCATCTTGCCTTGATAATAGAATCTTGCATATCATAGTCAACTCCATACCTAGATTTCGTTGTATCTATCCTTTTCCTTTTTACCTTATCGATATTTGACGTATTTGTAGTACCGTATTTATCTATAAGATTGTTTCTGAATTTTTCAGATCCAGCTCTAGTATCCTTATCAGGATTCTCATCAAGATACTTGGATCTTTTCTTCATAGATTCATCAAATTTCTTACTATGTTTAATTGATTTTGATCGGGCGGCATCAGCAGCTTTCGTATGAGTAAGTATGGCCGCATGTGATCTACAACATGTTCTCGTTCTACTAGTAGCGTTCTTAAGCTTGAATTTCTTTCCACATACTTTCCCGTCAATGACGGCTTCACATGTTCTATAATGACTTCCATTACAAAATTTTGTTGTATTATGGTGATCAGTGAAGGTCTTCCCGCATAAAGCGCAAATATGAGTATATATAATACTATTAGGATCAAATGGTTGACTCATTTAAGAATCCTCCTATAGATTGTTGATTTTAATTTAATAATTCTATTTTAATTCAAAAGATAGATAATGCAACCATAATTTGTTGCTAACATTCGCGATTTACAATGCAGAGTCCCGATGCTAGAGTTTCTCCTGAAAGAAATCGGATCATTAAAAATGAATAGTTCTAACGTTTTCGTGCATATCTTATTCATATGAAGAATGATGAAGAATTGTTTACTCTTGCCGACATTAAGAGAGTAGATGTTCCGGATGAAGCCATATACTGCATTAGGGTAGACTCACCGAACCATGAGTTCCTGATTGGTAAGAACGGTGTTCCCACCCATAACAGTGATGACGCTAAAGCCCAGCAGGCCTTGAAGGGTGAAGCGCAATCTATGATTGGATCTATAGCGCGTCTTGGTCGAGCGGCTGGAGTTCACCTTTCTATTGCGACTCAGAGGCCGGATGCGAAACTTCTCCCGGGAGAGCTGAAGGCGAACCTTGGAATGCGTCTTGCGTGCGGGAACATGAACATGACGGCCTCAGCGATGACCCTCGGGTCTGGATCTGCCGTGAAGACCCCCGGGAACCCGAAGGGTCGTGCTGTCATCAGCACGTACGGGCATGAGCAGCGTCTGCAGGTGTACTTCGCGCCCCAGGAGTGGATTGATGGATGGCTTGACAGGCGTGGGCTCAATCGTGACGGCACTCCGAAGACAACGGGTCCATCTGCGTTCATCGACCGCGGGCTTGACGGGGTCACGGGCGGCGGTAATCTTGATAACCTGCAGGGTGTTGATAACAGTAAGTACATCGCCCGCACCCGGGCTGAGAAGGAGCGGATCAACGCTGAGCACGAGCGTAAGATGGCCGAGCAGGGCATCAGTACGGACATGCCCGGCTTGAAGGCACCTGAGACCATAGCAAGTGATGGCAGCAATCATCAAGCACAGGGGTACCAGGAGGGAGTGACCCGTGAGGAAGACGAGTCTTATCATATTGGTCGACCCGAGTTGAGGGGCGAGACTGGAGGTAATGATCGACCGGAGGATGCGTGGGATAACAGTATGGACGCTCTCCAGGAGGCCGCCAATGATGAGCCTGACGACGCGGCGAAGATCGGCGTTGATGAGTCGCCCGCAGAACCGGAGACGAGTGGCGATTCCAGTGCTGGCGACGGTGACAGTACAGATGACGACGTTATTGACTTAAATGACTTCACGTTTGCTGATGACGATGATTCAGATGATCATGAAGCATGACTCGTTCTACGAGAAACTTTCAATGGAAACGCATAGACTCACTATCAGACGCATTCTAACGTGTCATAGACGCAAGATCATACTTGGCGCGTGTTTTTTACTCACCTGGCTCACAGTGCGTTAGAACGCATCCTCCACGTTCGTAGCTTGTTAGAATTCTAGATCAACCAATCGTAGATGCGATCATGTTGAAGTTGTACACGCTCTCATGAATCTTGTTCACATCGGAATCAATCTTGTTATCAACGATCGTCATCCACGCGTGATCGAGCTCCATCATAAGATTCTCAATCTTGTTTATACTGTTATCATAAAGATCTTTGATAGCATCACTCATAGCATCATTTGCCTCAACCTCATATGTCTCCACAATGTTCTTGACCTTTGGGAGTATTTCAAGAGCGGGGTTCACGTCTGGCGTGTCAAGACCAGTTCCCATCATCTTTAGGGTGACCCTTTTCATGTGGGCGATCAAAGGCTTCGTGGTTGCGTGGAGCTCTTCTATCCTATAATCTTTCCATATGTTGTCAAGATTGGAATAGCGCTCAATGAACTCTTTGAGTGGCATGGTCTGCGGAATCCAATGAATGATATGATCATATTTATCTGCGTCGTGTCTGTCATAATCTTGTAGGAACCCCATCATCAATTGAAGATCATTCAGATCTGATTCCGCTATAATGGGTTCTCCCTTATCTACTCGAATTTCTATAAAATTATGACAGCTGGGCCTGGTCCTTACTGGAAGTTCGATACTAAAATCACGATCGTGCATGGCTTGAATCTCATCGGCGTTATCCTGATCTTTAAAGCGTCCCATCCATATTCTACAGACGATTACTGTAGATGCGTGATCGTTCACCACAATCCATGGATTGAGATCATGCTTCTCAAAGAATAGTTCCCTCCTGTTGAGCTCTTTCATAACGATCTCCGGATCGTACATGACGATGCCGCCAATGTCAGCATGGTCATGGGGATCATACGTTGATCTCAGGTACACGTCACTACGCTCTAACAAGCTCTTCATTGCGATTTAATTCCTTCACGATAGTTTCATATTGTAACTGGTTACTTGTCTAACCTAACTGTTCTACTGATACTCCTGTTCAGGTCACCGAATGGTATGTGGACACCGTAGTCAACAGAATCAAGATGCTTCAGCTGATCATCGAAGAACAAGTGCGGGTGCAGAGTGTTAAGAACGTCTCGCTTATCATGCCCGTTCATGAAGAATGCTGAGTCTAGGGTGATCCCCCATGATTCTAACGTCTTCATGACCCTAATGTCAGCAGGATTGCCCCTTGACGTGATCACGGATATCTTCAGCTTCTTCTGATAGGAGGAATCAGTCTTCACCCTCAATTCCTCCGCCCGTTGGATGACGGACAGGGACTTGACGAACGGAGCGAGTGGACCTGGCGTGATCGGCCTACGGGCGTTCCGGGACTCATGCTTATTGAATGCGGGAAGACCACCCTTCTGGAAGACCTGTTCTGATGAGTCATCACCGATCACTCCATCGAAGTCGAATGCAAGCCTGACATCACCGTCGCCCGCATCATGCTGTGTGATCCTAGTGGGCAAGATGTGACCAGCTGGGAGTCCCTTGTCCACAGCGTCCCTCACAGCGTCTTCATCCATGGACAGGTAGAGTCTGATCCCCAGCGCCCTCACATAGTCGGACAGGTTGCCTCCACTCGTGAACACGGTCATCCTGATGGGAAGCTTGTAGTGACGGATACTGTTCATGACCCTGAGACCAGTGTCTGGGTCCATATGGCTGAGTATAGCGACTTCTACGAGGGGAACTGGCGTAGTCTCGGAATCCTCAATCGAGTTCAACGCAAGCATCCGCTCTACGAACGTGAACGCGATACCACGCTTGAGGGGGCGGTCAACGAGCCTCTTCTGCCTCCGTATGTAAGCGTCAAGACCGTTCCGCTTGAAGATCTTGGAGTCAACGTCAAGATCGAATAGGCTTCTAGAACTCACGCCTATAAGAAGTGGTCTATCAGACCCAGAGTTCTTCCCCTTATTGTCTTTACCCATATGATCAACAATACACTTCTCATCATAGGAATGAAAATCGGTTTAACGAGATTGAATCCATGAGCGTTAATAAGATTGCAATAATGGTTGATTAAAAGTTACAGATCCAGGTAACCGTCCGCGACCTTCTCTATCACCCTGTCACTGCTATACTCATCCCTGCTGACAAGATCATTCTCCTCAGCATACTTGACGGCCTCCGCTCTGAGTTCTGGGGTTGACAGCACGTGATCCCATTCATCATTCGACATGGACGAATACTTGTCATCATCTATAGGATCATTATACTGATCACGTCCTAATCTAGTTGCCGAGAGCATGAGACTCTCCTCGTCTGATTCGTCTTCAAGATTATCTAAGGACACGTGGTACGGGCCTACATTATAGATCGGCATGTCAATATTCTCCGGCCATACGGTATACGGGCTGGGTTTTCCTGGAACGTCACTAGTGTTATAGAAGTCTCCGTTCTCCACCAGCCAATTCTCGTACTCCTCATCTATATCGTCATCAGTGCATGCGGCCATGGAATCGGTGAGCCATCCGGTATGACCAGGTTCGTCGATAGTGTCGTGATCTCCCGGTCTATCAGTAGCCTCTTGCCCACCGTCCACATCGGAATTAACAGAATACGATAACAGCTTCTTATTCAAAGGCGAGGGCGATGTACCAGCTGAGCCGGCCGCCTCAATCTTTGATGGATCTATCCTCCTCCCATCCTTACCGCGCCAGTATCCGGAGACGCTCACGCCCGCTCTCTCGTACGATTCGACCCACGTGGCTCCCTCCTCAGGTGGCTCACCATGATCACCCATCATATTCCCTCCCTTATAAAATAAGCAGATAATGCAAATCTAACTACAAGCGTCAACAGTCGAAGATGCTACAGCCTCCATCTCAACGGAATGTCTTCATTTGAACCTCTGAATGATTGCACAGCCCCAGTATGATTCACGACCGACCTTGTAATGTCATTATGAGCTGATCCTAGTCCCCTCGTGTACTCAGCCTGTAGGTAATCTGGGTCTGACTCGCTTTCCACGAGGTAATGATCCGCATCACTCATCCCAATAACCCGTGGTCTACCTCCATATGAGGACAACGTCTTCTCGATTCTGATTATCCTCTCATCTCTAACATTAATCTTCTTCATTCCGTTCATGCCGACCAGACGTGCAGCATCATGCTCTGCGGAAGAACGATTCTTGAGCATCCTGTCAGTTACCTCTTTATAATAAGCCCCCTCATTGGCCTCATTGAACTTGATATGATTCTTGGCGCTCCTTATCGCATTAAAGCGTTTGTCAATGGATGGATCAATGTCTTCATAAGTCATGCTCCCGCCAAGATTTCTAGACGCCTTCGCCAGGTTCACCGCGTCGGTCATCCTCCCATTGAATCCCCGAGCGTCATTAGACGGATTATAACTCGTGTATGAGCTTAACAGCTTGATCGTATTCCTCGTGTCATGAATCTCGTTCCCAATTCCATCGGGGTTCACCTGATCCTTGGGAACAGACTGTGACCATTCCTGAGTTGGGTAATACGATCCGGGTTTCTGTCCCCTAAACGTGAACTTCACCCTGTTGCCAACTGGCTCAACGCTCTTAACCTCGAAGGCTTCATCTTGAAGAGCCTCAGCATAGACTGCGTCATGTCTTGCTATGGCATTAATGTACATCGGGTCAATAAAATTCTTAGGGTGAATGTTCCTTGCCTGGTTAAGGGCAAGGATTCTACCATCTTCATCACCAGCTGTGTCCATAATAGCCGAAGACTTCTCCAGTGCGGTGAGCTTGGCCCTGTTCCCAAGGAGGTAGTTCTTCGCGATCCTCTGATTTTTCTTTATATCATCAGGGGCGTATGCTTGAGCGGCGTCTATAATACGATCCATCTTCTGGTTGTCTTGTATCAAATACTGCTTACGCTCTTCAAGACCTTTATCGACGCTATCCTCAGATGAGTCCTTCAGTCTTTGCTTCACGTCAGCCAGGTCTCTAGAATATGATTCGGGAGATGACCCCGGTTCTAGTATGGCCTCATCAACGTTAATATGATCGGTAGAGTTAAGCTCGGATATGCTCGTGATACGATTGAACCCATCAGGCGCGCCTGCAGGCGTCTTAACACTGCTGGCAGCTGCTCCACCACCACTCCTCCTCGGTGAAGATTTTGCTCTCGGCTTCCTATTTGCCTTCGCCTCCCTGAGAACGGTTTCTGCCGCTCTCTTGGCGGCATCAGGATCGTACTTCTTGTCAAGCGGTGCAAGTCTATCAGACTTACTATGACTTCCAGAATCCTCGACTTGAATCTTCTCACCATTCGGACCTCGCCAGTATCCGGAAACATGAATTCCAGCGCGATCGTAAGGCTCCACCCACGTAGCTCCACTGACTGGAGGGTTACCGTGGGCATCTACTCCATCATCCTGGACTCCACTGGCCTCATTAGAAACGCTCATTGATTCCTCCATAGTCTCGTATTGTAACAACTCTATAAACAATCTAACTGTTTCTGGAATCTAACTAAGATGCCATGATCGTCATAAGATGATCATGAGGTGTGACATGAATCGATTCTGGAATCAGTCAACGTACTGCGGGGTCTTACCGGCCAGTTCTGGATCATACCTGTCAGGCTCAATCCACAGGTCAACACTGTACACGTTCTTGAAGGTATCCCTGATCTCATCCTCAAGATGGTTAATAGCATCAACTATGTCAACGTTATCACGGACCTGAACCTTGATCTTTGCTTCTATCCTCCGCTCGGACAGGTGAAGCGTAATGAGCGGCCTGAGAACGGCTATAATGTTATCATCGTTATCAATGATGCTCATGATCTTATCATCTGTAGACTGGCTGGCACCCTCACCGAGGAGCAGTGAGCCGTTCTGTCTGCCAAGAGCTATCGCTCCAGCTATTAGGATGGCACCAATCATGAGGGATGCTAAGGAGTCCCAAATCTCATCCCTAGTCCATAGACTCATTCCGCATCCAAGTACCGCCATTACAAGCCCGCATATCGCGAGAACATCTTCCGCTATAACAGACGTAAGATCTGACGACTTAGTTGTCATCCAGAACTTCAACAGGCTGAACTCGCCATTCTCAGTCTTACCGTAGATGTCCACCGCTTCCCTCTTAGAGTTATGCAATGACCAGGACTCTGCTGCCATGGACAGTAAGGCGACGATGATAGATGCTATCAGCGCCCTCTGATCTATATTGTGGGCGTTGGGTCCTCCAGAAGTAATGGCACCCACCTTCTTCACGGCCTCGCTGAAGGTGAACAGCCCTCCAACTCCGAATAAGAGCATAGCTACAATAAACCCAGAGAAGTACCTTGTCCCGCTTCCTCCTAACGGGTGCAGCTTGGTTGGAGGCCTATGGCTCACCCTCTTTCCAAGGATAAGAACAATCTCATTGACGGAATCTGCCAGGCTGTGTACAGCTTCTGACATCATCGACTGCACTCCGAATAGTCCGCATATGAATTTTGAAGCGGTTACGATAATGTTGGCCACTAGAGCGCTCATTACCGCAGCACCCTCACTACTATCGGCCTTTTCCACCGATGGATCTAGAACAGTATCAGCATGATCTGGCAGCTCTCCAACCATGACAGTCTTACGCCCATCCTTTGGTTCTGGCAGAACAACATCAAATCTCTTCTTATTCGTCATCATTATCTGTTTCCCTTAGTGATGAAGGTCTTCTCACGTATTCCTTAATCGATTTTCCTCTTCTTACATGTCTACGAGCTATAACGTCACCAATTGGTTCTTGTTCTTCAATTGAATCGTGCTCTTTCTGCGCGTCTTCGAATTGATCTTCAATCTTTTCATTAATTAAGTTTTTATTCTTAATCTTATATTAGATTTCCTCTTATTTCATCATATCACAGACTGTCGGCAGTTGCATTCTATACAAGCCTATATTACAATGATTCTTTATGAAGCCAGCAAAAGATCTTTACCCCATTCACTTGAGTACTCTGGGCTATCGTCTATTGAAGACTCCTTACTCTACTGCAGATGAGTTGAGAGATATCCTCCAATGCTATCAGTCAAGTTTTGACAAACATCCAAAGAGATTTGATCTGAATGACAATAGACCAGCTAGGAACCTTATCAAGGTTTATATGAGATTCAAGGACAAGAATTGTCCATGGGCACAGCGATTCAAAGCTGGCATATATGGTGAGAAGGCTACCGCAAAGATACTAGAATCATTGCCAGACGATTGTCATGCTTATGTCTTGCACTCGATTACCTATTCCGATCATGGGGACATAGATCATATTCTCATCTGTAATCGTGGTGTAATGATCATTGATTCCAAGAACAGCACGCATAGAATCGTTGCACAAGATGACATTCGCAAGTGCACGTCTAAAGTTAATAAATATCTTAAATCAATGACTCTGCATCAAGGCGTATTTGAGCTTAATATGAGAGCTTCGCTCATCAATTTTCCCATTGCCTGCGTCTTCTCTGTACTGGGGCCACTGACAGTCATCAAGCAATCAGATTACGGTCAGTTTATTCCAATCAGTAGTCTCAAAGAATCAATATTGAACATGCCAGTGGTAATAGATGATGATTCTGTTGATTCCATCTTCAACATCATAAGGCTCTCAATATTCTGGGGATTGGGATCTAGACCTGAGGAAATTCTTAGAAGATGGCGTGAGATAAGGAAGTCAGAAGAATCATCAAACGATACTGAAAACGATTAACAGTAAGCATGAGGCAGGCGTTAGATTACCTAGCCCATAAATATCTTATCTTGACCATTAATTGATACCATGGTGAATCATGGAAAGGAAGTACAGATGAGAGCATTCAGGAAGACGGGAGATTATAACTCTATATCAAAAGATCAGATTGCCAAGATGGTAGCACAGAAGGTGCATGATTTTGACCCTGAGTACGTCGGAGATCGAGGACCAGGCATACCGTATGCTTACTCGAACAATCCCCGTCCAGGACAATATGATGGCAGGAGGCTCAGCAGATGGAAGATAGCTGACTATAAGAGATTCGTTGTCAGTGATGGAGAGGGCGTTCGTCACAGCCTCTTCGTGAGCGGCTGCAACTTCCGTTGCAAGGACTGCTTCCAGCCTGCCATCTTTAATTTCAACGCCGGGTTCCCGTACACGCAAGAACTGGAAGATCAGATCATTGATGATCTCCAGTACGATTACGTTCAGGGGCTCACCCTACTAGGCGGCGAACCATTCGCTAACACTCCAATGCTCATCCAGCTCTGTAAGCATGTCCGTGAGGTCTATGGGAACAGTAAGGACATCTGGTCATGGACTGGGTTCACCTGGGAAGAGCTGCATCTCGAGGGCGAGACTCCCGACAAGCTCGAACTGCTCTCGTATGTTGACGTTCTTGTAGATGGACGATTCATGTATGGCAGGAAGGACCCAAACCTCCAGTTCCGCGGTTCGAGCAACCAGCGCGTGATTGACGTGAAGAAGTCAGATGAGGAGGGTCGTGTTCACATCTGGGACCGTCTGCACGATGTGAGCGGTTACGGTGGGGATCATCATCTTGATGATCGCTTGAAGGCAGATGCCGGCGAGGCGTGAGTCTGACCACGTAAATGTCAATGGCTGTTGATAAAATCCCACATGTAAGGAGGTGAGTAATATGGACGTGAAAAAACTTGCCGGGTTACTCTATGACATGGGAACGGTCTTTGATGACTTCAAGGGGACAAGAATGTCAACTGAAGAGTTCCTGAGAACGGGTAATACCGACGTCCTATCAACGGTCCAGAATAGGGATCTCATGCTTGACCTCAAGGAGTGCTCTAGAATAGCTCTAGAGTACGATTATGATCATCTTCCATTTGATCACACCCTCCTTCAAGCAATTAACTCTGGAATCACGAGGACTGCCTCATTATGGCCTGGAAAGATTAGGGACAATGAGAACATTGGAGTGAATACCATCTATGGAGAACAGTACATTCCTCCTATACCAGATGTGGACGCTGTTGACAACATCATGAAAGAATGTGATTCTGAAGCAAATGATAATATCTCGATGTCAGCATCAATATGCTTCGCCATGCTTGCCAAGATGCAACCGTTCTGGGATGGGAATAAGCGAACAGCATTACTGGCGGCTAACGGCCTTCTCCTTAAGCACGGTATAGATAATGAATATTTTACAGTTCCATCCGGTTCAAAATCTGTAGAGTTCAATGAAAAACTGTCAGATTATTATCTTGACAGAAATGACGAGATTATTAATTGGCTCTCTGATTTCAATGAAGACAAATCAGGTCTTAATGAGATTCATAGTTTAGAAGGCAATTCTTCACCACCGAGTAAGAACAATAGCAATCAAGACCAAAATAAAAGTGGTTATCATACCGATATTACAGTATCAACAGAATTTAATCATAAGGCTATTCACGTAAGGTCCTATGATCGGAATGGCATCCACGTTCACAATCATTACAGAGTAAAAGAATAGAGAACTTATTTCTATGGACAAGTGGAAGATCAGCATCATACCACAACCCATGCCGACATGGATTGGGATCGCGTCTAGAGAAAAGGGCGGAATTGTATCCACGAGAACTCGTAAGGTAGTTCAAGCGTGGATGAAGCATATTGAACCACACGTCTCACCAGTAGGGCCGGTTGACTATGAGGATTGGGCTGAGCAAGCTGTAAGACTGGAGAGCGGGTTAAGACTCCTACCAAAGGACACGATCGTCTCGATTCGTGACGGAAAGATGCGGGCATACGATTGCAGTGGAAAGATGGTGAAGAATCCTGAAGACGTTATGCATCGTGCGCAGTTGGGATACATTACCTCTCCTCCCACGCCAGATGCTATCATAGAGCCATACAGTGAGATCAATCGGTATGCTAGTCTTAACACTGTAACCTCCAGGCTCAATCGCGAGTGGAGTCTATTGCCGGCAGATGAGAGCATCATTAGGAATAAGATTGCGTCTATGCTCTCTAATCATGATTCTGTATGGTTGAAGGATATGATTCACCCCAAGAATCTTATGGTGAAGATAACAGATCAGGAATTCTTCAACAGTGACACGTGGGAGGCAATCACGTGGGAGTGCGTTAGAAGTGAGGGGCTTGATTCCGTATTCCTATTACAGGAAGACGCGATTATAAGGAATGAGACCAGATTCTTCATCATTGACGGCATACCGGTAACGGGCGCTGGCTGCATTGAGGAGAACACGCCATTGCAGAATGATGGAAGTGATTATGATCATAAGACGGAAGATGTTCGTGGATCTGGTGAACAGTATGAATCCGACATCATTGAGAGCCAACTGCTTCCATTCGTTCGAGATGCTGCCAAAGATGTGACTGATGAGAGCGGTATCCCGCATTACGTGATGGACGTTGGCATGATTAACGGTAAGCTCGGTATCATCGAGCTGAACTCGATCATGAACGCGGGGCTCTATGCTATCAATACGGATTCACTGGTGACGGCCATGCGTGATTCTAACCACCCCCTGATTCCAGTCTGCGAGGACGATCTTAGGGTAAACGCTTAGTCAGTGACAGTAGAATTCACGACTTATCACCATACTGGCGATTATGGTTATGCTTCCGTCCACTCTTCCAATTGAAATCATAAGAAAGGTCAACCGTTTCTACCAATTCATAGCCAGAACGTGCTGCGGCGCATATCCGAGTAAAGAGCGTCCACAAGATCTGGTTCTAGTATAGACGGGTGATCAATACTGCTATCAATAGCATGATAAAGACCATTATCATTAGCATTAACAAACTCAACAGCCGGCTTGGCAGATGCTGATGATCTCAATCTGGCTTGGCCATCCCACATGGCAATCAGCGGACTAATAAGACCCTGAGTGTCGGGTACGTTCCCGTACCCCCGATCCCTGAGCCTCTGCTTGATGAGATCCCTATTCTTCAGGAGATCGTTCTGAACATCATATTCTACCCAATCATAGAATCCCCGACGATCAGTCTCACCCCAGTACCATGTGGAAGATCCGTCCACCAGATACCCCTTATTGATCATCTTGGAATCAATGATGAAGATTCCCTTCCTACAGATGAGAACATGATCAAGGTCAAGATTATTCCTCAATGGGATGCTATTCAGCGTATAGGAACAATCGTGCTGTTCACAGATCTGGTTTAGAACCCGCGCTGTCTGCAACTCGCCATTATAGCCCTTCTCACGAGAAGCGGGATTACGCTTTATGTCTTGACTATTCATCATGGTCTGTCCGGCTGCGTTCTTTGAAAGATCAACCCAGGGAACGCCAACGTAGTGATCAGCGTCATCATGCGTCTTCGATTCAGAGACGTTCTGATCACCATCCGCATGATCATCATTATCTTCAGATGAACGTCCGTGATTCTTATACCCGTGAGACATCTCATAGTCAATGTCGTCTGTGAGCATAGAGGAAAGCTCTTCCCTACACTCGGAAATAGCCTCGTTGATAAGATGATCGTCTCCTAGCTTCTTTGATGGATAGGGTTTGAAGTCTGGATACAACGCCGCGCCAACATACTGGTTGGAAGAGTCATTGGAATAGAAGAGAACAGCGTTGTAGATAGAGGGGTGCTCTTTAGACCATGCACGATCACCCCACGGTTCTTGTTTACGAGTGATCTTCCACTTACCGTTTATCGAGATTCTTACCTTCATTCCCATCACTCTTTACCTTAGACTTCTAATCTTACCCGCTTCGCTCAGCTCTGAATACGAGATCACGTTCAATAGGCCGGACGCGAACAGCGACGCCTGCTGTGGACCATTGAACATGAGCGTGGATACGAACCCCACAAGATCAGCGCCAGCATCAATCATCTCAAGAGCGTCTTCCACCGTGAAGACGCCTCCAATGCCCTCAACCGCGAACCTGTCACCGTACGTATCCCTCGTGTACTTCACCGCGTCGAGCGCTTGTTGATGACAGGGCTTGCCGCTCATCGAGCCCTCCCAGTCAGAGGGCACTTCATACCCAGTCCTATCCTCAAGAAGGTTACAGGTGGCCACACCCTGAACGTCATGATCGTTCAGAACTTCTAGGAGAGCTCCGAGTAACCTGGTGTCAGCATTTGGCATCTTAACAAGGATCGGCTTACGCTTACTACCATCTGACGGCCTGATGCCATCAATGATCGTGAAGAGCTCATCAAGATTGCCCGGCTCCTGGAAGGGCTTCCCCTCGGTAAGGTTAGGACAACTGATATTCACCTCGACCACATTCGTCTTCGATTCCATGTCAAGTCTGACAGCATTCGTGAAGTCTGCTATCATCTCCTTAACGCCGCCGGGGTACGTCTTATTTGTGAACCCAACAGATGCGTGCCGAACCAGACCGTACGGCGTGGTGATCTCGTCACTCTTATCAAGTACCTTACCAGCACCAACATTGGGAAGCCCAGCGTGGATGAGGAGGGAGTCATATTGTGGAAGACGATGGAACCACGGGCGGGGGTTACCATCACATTGCTCGTACGTCATAGATCCGAAGGATGAGAATCCGAACCCAGCCGCGTCTAGAATCTTAAGCAGTTGAGCGTTCTTATCCAGACCTGCGGCCAGTCCGAACGGGTTATTGTACGTATTGCCCATCACAGTCGTCTTCAACCTGTCATCATCAACAGATAGTAGATCATGGAGTAGCCGATCGAACATGGCGATCCCACCAAACCTCTCCGACATGGTCACCGTGAGGTCGTGAGCCTTATCAGGTTCCATCATGAAGATGAACGGTTTACCAACACGCTTGTACCCACATTGGAAGAATCTTACCCCCAACGGCGCTCTACCATACCTCGTACTCTTAAGATTATTCCAATTGGATACGAGGCTTCCGCCCCCAAACCTCCTGGCACTGCTTGGATTACTATCACTCATAACTTGAAATCATCCTCCCTTCCATCACCCATCGGGTGAAGATTAACAGGACTAGCAGAGTTCCTCCATGCTTCACTCCATGAGTCCTTCCTCGTCCTATCCAAGTTGACGATTCTAATAACAGATCCTGCCGTCAACCATCCGACAATGAACCCTATGATGGCGGCTATTACCGTATCCTTCCTCATGATGATCCCTCCCTTACATGGCAATATGAAAATATCATTGAAGATAGTACCGCGCCCATGCTTCTACAAGAGACTATTTCTGTACTAATTGACCAATCTGTTTGATAGAGTCTGTGGGTGCTGATCGTATTATCATCATGTTCATTTTTAGTTAGATTTCTTTTCACAACGTGCAAAAACTATAAGTATCAAACGGAGCGTGAACTCATGAGGAGACCTGCTGAAACATGGCATCAGAAGCCCGACGGGTCATGGGCTCAATGCATGACCGAGGAAGGAAGACCGTGTAGAATCCATAATGAATCAGAGCACCTCACTGCGGGTAGCAGGAAGGAATTAGAACATAGGCTAGAACAGATCAATAAGAATAACGCCAGTACGCAGGCTTTGTCAAAACGGACTCCACCATCCCTGGTCGAAAGAGCTGAGTACCAGAAGCGAATCCTAAATGACGCCATCAGGAATCATACTCAGATCAGCAAGCTAGATCGTGACTACCGTAAAGCGTTCGTTGAGGACGTGACGAACGCAGCCGTGAAAGCTCATAAGGACACTAGGAGCAGTCACACCAGAATCCTCCCGGAGGGCGTTCGTGTTTATGATAAAGAACGGCAAGCTCTTCATCTCGACATTGTGGAGAAGGTAATGAAATCAGCTAAGAACGTCAAGCGTGAGGGCAAGGTTCTGTTTACCGGTGGGCTTGGGGGAGCGGGTAAGACCACCGTTCTTAAGATGGCCGGATATGATCCTAAATCATATCTTGTCATCAATAACGATGACATTAAGGAAGAGCTCGCCAGGAGGGGTAAGATTCCGAGAATCAAGGGTCTCACACCAATGGAGGCGTGCCCGTTAGTCCATGAGGAGGCGTCAGACATAACTAAGATGATCTTGATGGAAGCGGCCTCCAGGAAGATCAACATCATCATTGATGGGACCATGGGGAATGCTAAAAAGATCCAGAGTAAGATCGATCTTCTAAGATCGTCCGGCTATAAAGACATCAAGGCTGTGTTCGTTGACATTGATCCTGATGTAAGCGTAGGTAGAGCAGAATCACGATATCAACGCGGGATGGACAACTATACTGCCCTTGGCCGCGGAAACGGTGGACGATGGCTTCCCAAATCAGTCATCGATAAGAACAGATCTGATGATCCCAACTTTAAGAGCAAGAATGCCAAGGCGGTAGTTGAGCTCCACCGCGCCGGAGTGTTCACGGAAGAACCGGAGATTTGGAATAATAACATAGATGGTGTCAAGCCCACCAGGGTGAGTTACTCTGACTTCTCCGGTGATTCCATCTCAATGATCATGGGCTAATATAGAGTAGACGCGCGGGACTTGATAAAATGACATCATGCAGGAATCCATGATACAATGAAATTGCAGCTAATCAGGAATGATGACAGGAGATGTTGACATGGCCAACACGTTGAAGAGCATTGCCCTAGCATGGGGACGTGGTGACATTGATGATAATCGCGCGAGTGAGCTTGCCGAGAAGATCCCCAGGTACCAGCAGATCACTCCTGATGACCAATATGAGGACGATAGCGTAGACACTGCCCTCCCAGGCAATTCCTATGACGATGTTCTACTCCTCGTCGCTGAGAACAAGCTCACCCTCGATCAGGCTGACGCATTCATTAACATGGTCTCGAAGGTTAGGTGATCGAGGGATCCATGACTACGTTGAGGGTCATTGCGCTGGCCTGTGGTTAGCGGGATCATGGAGGATGCGAGGAAACGCATGGATGACAGGGCTCGCATGCGCGATGATTTCAATGAGATCGCCCGTGGATTAGACGATCTCGAGGATGCTGATGACTAGAGCAAAAGTAAGATAGCCCCTACAGTCACGGACGCCATTCTAATCCTAGATGACATCTTCCTCATAAAACGTTACAATGAATTACGTAAGGCGAATACGACTAATCGTACTCACTAAGAATACTAGACCTGGAGGATTTAATGTCAAGAGAGATCAAGCAGCTCAGCGAGAGGAAAATATCGTATGATAAGAAGGGATCATTCATCCCCTTCATGTCATCATATAAGAACGGGGCTCCAGCGATTCAGGTAAAGAAGTATAATGAAGACGGGAATGATGACGGAGAGGACATTATCACGTTTAATCCCGAACTGCATGGCATTCCTTTGAACTCAACTGAATTCGACATACCGTCAGACAAGAAGAAGTACCTCGACGCAATGCTCGACGCGGGCATCCTAATCATGAGGGATGAGGGCGATCGTAACGAGTACCAGAAGTTCGAGTCTCCTGATAATAGAACATTCTACGTGGCCATAATCAATCCTGATATCGTTGAGAATCAGGATGGTGAATATTCTAATGAGGATGAGGATTCAGTCGAATAAATAGTTATACGACCATGAATATCTTACATATGTAAATCTAATAGGAGGTTACACATATGTCGGATCTGTATACCGGTCTTGAGAACAACACGGAATCTAGCGCCCTTGGAGTTGACTCCAGAACGCTTGGTAGAGTCTTCGGGAAGATGGCCCTGGCCGTGATCGTGAGCGCCCTCGCCGCTGGGTTCATGCTATCGCAGGGGGTTAACCTGGCAACCGGGCCATCAATCATAGGGTTCATCATCGTAATAGTGCTGAACATTTTGATGGGTTCTAGGGTACAAACCATGAACCCGATCGCAATGTACGGGATGCTTGCCTTCGAGTCTGTCTACATGGGCGCACTCACAGGAGGAGCACTGCAGCACTATGATCCTGGAATGATACTGGTTGCTTTCATCGTATCTGCCCTGTACTTCGCCGCGCTCGCGTTCATCGGACTAACCACGCGTAAAGATCTCACGAGGGTTGGAACTGTTGCCAGCGTCGCCCTCATCGTACTCATCGTCGTGGAGATCATTCTCTTCTTCATCAACGCTCCAGTATTATGGATGATCGCGAGCGCTGTCTCCCTCATCATATTCGCCGGGCTTACCGCGCATGACGCCCAGAAGGTGAAGTACGTCCAGTATGATGGAAGCACGTCAACAGAGAATCTTACGACCATGCTTGCCCTCAGCTTGTACCTTGACTTCGTGAACATTTTCCTGAACCTGCTACAGATCATGAGTGGAGTGAAGAAGTAGTTAACCACACTCACTTATCCGTGCTCATAAGACACGGATTCGGCGTCTATCGCTGATGGGGTTAAGCGGTAACTCCTAGCACACGCTCATACGTCTCAGGATGCGTTCTAACGAGAGATCTTCTGCGGAACGTGTTTTTTTCACGCATACCGTAATCATGCTCTTAAAGATCAATCTACGCCCTACGGGGTTGATTAGAAGCTTGCGCTCATCCACAATATCTCTTCATGTGCTCGTAAGAACAGACTGGCAGACTGGAAGATGATCTTATCTTCCAGGGGGATGATTGCCGGACAGCGGCGTAACCCCTGTCTCAACCGTGGGGGAAAGTCACAACCTGGTAATGATATTCTTACCGCGATCCATGGACTCGGGATTCTCATTAAGATACTGGGCGTCAATGGGGACGACCCTGCTGATCGCCCTCATTACCACGACGCCGCTGAACAAGACTCTTATCAAGCATGGTATCGGTCGGCAGCACATGATGTGATCTCCCCGCATCGATAAGAATCATCAATCCATCTCAAGATATCCTTACCTTTCAGAATAGCGGCATGTTGCGTAGGATTGCCCTCGAATGGATGATTATCCATCACATGTAACGACGTGAGATTTGAGTATAGTAAGAACGCAACAGTCTACTATGATTCTGATGATAGTCTGAATGGAAATGGGCGTAAAAGCGGCCTAGTGTATAACGTAACTTCCATTGGGCTAAATCACTATAGAATTACAGTTTTAGGCACGAGAATCTACGGCATTATCAGTTACACCCATAAGATCTTATAGGAAGGATGATTGTTAAAAGGATCATCCACGATGGACAGGACTACTCCATCACTCATCATGAGGGGCTCCCGTCCAATCACCTACCGCATCAATAAGCCTCCTAGCTCTATCACTGAGTAATGATGTCATAGCAATGAACCCATTGGGATCAGCACTGACGGACAGAGCAGATCTAACGGACACCCTACCCTCAAGAGCGAGGAGGAGAGCCTGCGAGTCAAGATCCTCACCACGCATCTTAAGACTCCTCGTCATCTTGTCAACATCGTTACCAATGATGAGCCTACGAGTCTTAGCGTCAACATGCATGATCTCCCTAACCGCCAGCCTACCCGCGCCACCCTTCCTCAGGAGGAGGCGCTGTGAGAGGATGCCCCTAAGATTCCGCGCGAGATCCGACCTCAACTGCTCCCTGTCAGATCCATCACCAGCGAACTCCATCACACGAGTAATCACGTCAGGAGCTGACGACGCGTGGATCGTGGCGAACACGAGGTGACCGGTATTACACGCTTGCATAGTCGCCCGCAGCGTACCGATATCCCTGATCTCTCCAATCAGCATGACGTCTGGATCCTCACGCATCGCGTCACGAACGCCCTGCTCGAACTCGTCCTCATTATCGGGAATCTCCTTCTGCCAGATGTCCGCAAGACCGTCAAGAGGGTACAGCGTCTCTATCGGCTCCTCAAGCGTGATGATCTTGACGGCGCGATTCAACTGTATAGACCTAATGAGAGTGGCTAGAGTTGCTGACTTCCCCGATCCAGTAGGACCGGTAACAAGGATGAGACCCTGACCTAGCCTAGTCCACCCCATCACGTCATCTGGTATCCCTATCTCCTCCGGGGTGAAGATCTCTGGACGCACGTGCCTGAACACGAACCCATACCCGTGGAACTCCTCGGCCATGTGGACCCTGAACCTCTCCCCAACATGCCTGCCCGTCTTCACCACGTAGGCCTTATCAACAGACTTCGTCCTCCTGAACTCATTCATATTGTCAGCATCAACAAGCCCATTACCAGGGTCAGTCACGAAGGCGTTCATGTCATACGAGTCCATCGGCTCATACTTCGTGAACCCGTACATGATGCCATCAATACGAAGCTTGATCATCCTACCAGCCATAATGTGAACATCAGACGCCCTATGATCAATCGCGTCATTCAGGATAGCGTCAACGTCGAATGCCTCCCTACCAACATCACTCGGGCCGATGAGCCTGTTCAGCCCATCAGCGGTAGGCTTCACCTGAACAGCATCAGCATGATCGTCTTCAACAGCAGCATCGCTAGACGGCAACGGCAGCCCGGACTCCAATTGACCACCAGAACCATCTACCCCAAGCCCGGCTGCACGCTCTTCAAGATTCCGGACGACCAGCTTAAGCTCTTCACGACTCACAGAACCATTACCAGCAGCAGGGCTGCCGTCATCACTACGTTGGCCACTGCCAGCCCGCATGGCCATAGCATCAATAGACTGTGATTCCTCACGATCATCAACACCATCATGATCTTGATCTAGCATGGCATCAGGCTTGATGTGATCGTTGGCACTAGCGTTAGAAGAGTCATCAGTAATAGGAGGATTCTCATGATCATCACCGGTATCAACACCAGCGTTACCCCCCAATTCTTCATGAGCATCATTGGATTCAAGATGATCGTCCTGCTCTTCCCCTGGGACTGCATGATCATTAGAGCGATCAGCATTCCCTATGGACTCCACAACACCTGACCCCACAGCATCCTGGGGTGATTCTTCACCATCATCCTGAGGCTGATCCCATACGCCGCCATCTTCCGTATCGTCATCAATGGGAGCATTACCACCCGCATCACCCCCGTCACTAAGATCTCCCCCACCCGACTCCTGAGACGAGTGGGCGACTCCAGCATCGTCCTCGTCTCGTCGTATCGTCTCACTCACAAGGATGACGTCGCCATCGGGATCAGCCCATTCATCATTGAGCGCATCCTCAACCCTGACCTCGGAAGCATCAGGATCATCAACCGAGACCCCGTAAGAATCGGGGATGCTAATATCAACGTCGTGCTCATGCTCAAGAGCCCTGATAAGACCCTCCGAGTCGCCATCGATCTTATTAGAATGAGCACCACCCTGGGATCCAGGATTACCGGCATCCCACTCGCCCAGATCGTCGTCCAGAATGGCCTCATAGTCATTCATGATTCCACCACCATCCCCGACCACGCCGTGATCCTCACGAGCCCGGCTACCACCAGTATCATGATCTTCATGAACGCGAGCCTCCTTGTCATCACCATTGCTAGCAATAGTCTCCCCACGATCCCCGTCATCCAAACGATCAGAACCGGAAGTATTAGCGGGGCTCATGGGATCAATCCACAAATCCGCATCGTCGTCATCCATCTTATGCGTCATGACAATAGCACCCCCTCGGGATCGATAAGGGGAACGACACGCTTATGCCTACCCTCCCATCTACCAGGTATGATGTCCGCACCCGTGAAGAAGGAGTTCTTACGCTCAGCGGTGGCGAACGGGACGATCGAGTACTCGTCTTCCCCCATGCCAATATCATCCGCCGCGCCTGCGATAGCATCACCGACCACATGATTCGGGACAAGCCAGATCACCCTGTCATACAGCGTGCGGCCAAGATCACAATGATATGACGCCATGATCCTCCTGTAGTCAATCACGTCCTTCATACTCAACTCCAGCTCGACGGCTATACTCCTGGACGTCCCCCTACTAGGATCCCTCTTCCTCGCGACCACCATGTCGGGAAGATGATCAAGCAGAGCGAACTCATCGCCAAGATCCCTACGCAGCTTAGGACGATTCGTAGCACGATCAAGACGAGACTCGATAGGCACCACGTCACCCTTGCACCACACGTAATTCCCCCAGATCACCCACAACCACATGTCAGCACCCTGTGACTCATACTCGAGGGTCCTCCAGTCAGGAGCATCGCCAAGATCATCAACGCCCTTCCTATACGCGCTCGCCCAGTCGCCCATGAGACTCTCAATGGGATCTCCCCCCGTCATCCCCGGACTCGCACCGAGCAGCGCCCTCCTGTACTCGACCGGGAGGAGGCCGGCCTGCCTGTTCCTTATCTTCGAGTAACCACTCCTGTACTCCCTCTCAGATATGATGACAGCCTCACCGCTACCAATCTCCTCCCTGAGACCAGGCCACTCGTCACCAAGCCCAAGCACGTCAGGAGGACCAGCGGGTAGCCGCGTGAGTGATGAGTCGGGCGCAAGCAACCATGACGCCACCGAAGACAGTCCAATCGTGTGAGACTGGCTCATCGGGTTCAACCGCTCCACGCTCACGCCGCCCATCCATGGGTGCTGTGAGTGCAGGGCTCCACGATCAGTCACATACCACAAGCGTGGTCCACCGAACAACTGCTGCCATCTAGCGAACCCGAACTCAGTCCAATTCTCGAACCTCCTATCCATACGATGATGAGCACGATCACGCCATCCACCAACACGAGCAACCTGTGCTGTTGTCGCGTACGACCATCGTGACAAGAAGTCAAGCGCCCTAACATCCCTCATCGTGAACGCGATCGGCCTCTTAAGCTTCCACTCTAACAACTGGAGCGACCTGGCAAGATTGGGATCATACCTCCCTATCTCACTGAACTCATGGAGCTTACCCCGTACCTCAGAATAAGTCTTCCTAGCCCGTTCCGCGGCAGCCCGGCCATCACCGAGAGCAACGCCCGTCTGCACGCTACCATCATCCTGCTCCCAGGTAGGATCATGAAGTCCACGCTGGTCACGCTCCATACTAGCCGCGTACCGCGCGCCAGGCGCCCTCACCTTCCTCAGCCCGCCGGTGGGCTCTCCCCCCTCACCATCCCCCTCACGACCAGCACTCCCACCACGATCGTCCACATGATCGTCCTCAAGGATCTCATCGTATCCAGTATGAACACTGGAATCTTCACCACCAATATCGAACCCCACGCCATCAACCGACTCCTGCCCATCGTCTTTAACGCCACCATCCTCGGTGCCATCACCAGACCACTCAGCCCAAGCATCGTCATCACCCTCAACCCACTCACCGACGCCCCCATTAGAGTCATCCATGATAGAACTATTGGGATTAATCGGAATACTAGGAGGAGTCACACTAGCCTCATTATGAGGATCATCATGATCCTCCACGCTGTCACCATCATCGTCCCCATCATGGGAATCAAGTGACGGCACCAGTGGGAACACCACGCCCCCACGATCATCAAGATCATCGTCGCCCAAGTCACCACCCGTAGACTGACCATCCTCATCGCCACCAGTCGAAGACCCCGGCTCGTGAGAGCCATCGCCACCAGTGCTCGCCCCCGCGCCGGTGCCGGCATGGACCCCATTACCAGGATGATCATTAGAATCATCCGCCCTGCCATTATGATCCACGTGACCGCCACGAGTACTATCACCCGGGTCAGGATTCTTACCAGCAGGTCGATCGAACTCAAGATCAGTCGTCACGTGACCACCCGTATCGGCCCCATCACCCAGATCATCTTGACCAGACTCTTCCCCATCGTCTTTAACGTCACCATCAACAGGATTCCGTACTGCATCCACATCATGATCATCCTCCGGGGTCACGAACACGATTGGAGTATCTTCACCCTCATGATCGTTCCGATCGTCTTGCGAGACGTCTACACCTTGCGGGAAGACGCTAACATGATCTTCACCCTCGCGATCATTACCAGCACTATTATAATCACTAACAGGATCATTAATCTCATTACCTTCCGACTGGCTGAACGGATTCACCCCAACATCGTTAAGAACCTCATTACGGCTAACGCTTTCATCTTCCCGGCGATCATCATCCCCGCGATCATCATCCCTTACGCTAGTAGAAGATGGCCTACTAATCCCATCATCGATGCTGGAATCAAGATGAGAATCACCACCAGATGAATCTTCACTCCTCACCCCGCTATCAATTACTCCATTGAGAAGCCCATCATCCTGGTCACCCCCACTAAGCATAACCGGTTGACTAACAAGACCATCCTCATTAAGCCCATCTTCATTAACGTCAGGCACCTGGAAGACATCCACGCTGTCAGCAATAGTAGAATCCTCATCATCACCCATGAAACTGAATGGGCTACCAGCAGTACTCACGTGAGGAGAATCAGCCTTCGCGTCGTCCGTTCTTCTCAAACGGGAGTCAGTCTCATCGTGAGCACTAGTGCTCACATCATGATCCCCATTACTAAGAGTATGATCACCTGCTTCTCGTAACCCCCGATTAAAGAACGGGTTGCCAGTCTCAACAGGACTGTCATCATTAGAATGATCAACAATACTGTCCACGTCATTTGGATGCGTGACTGGGTTAGATTTAATAGCGTCTTCACCTGACTGCCTATTAGGATCTAGCGTATGTCCATCATGAGTATTAGGAGCAGTCTTCCCATCATCTATGACTGATGATCCCACCGGCGGGGTGAACACGATAAGATCGTCTTCACTATTACCTCCAATTGAAGACTCCTCATTAAGACTCTCACCTGTATCTTCCGGTATCTTAAATACGACGGGATCCTCAGATGGCTTGTCTTCACTGCTATCATCGTTAAACATGAACGGGTTACCGGCCACCTCGCACCTCCAAGATCTTGTACAAGCCTCGATAGATTAACACTGTCATTAAAACACAAGGAACATGCTCACTCCATGAGACCCATCACGTATTAGATATGCGTGAATCACAAAAATGTTCTATCATTGTACATATCTTGCGAGGGATTCACGCGATCCAAGTCCGTTAACACTCCGCGTGCTCTCCCGAACCGTGTTCTCACTGGACACAAGTACCGGGCATGAACCACAGACCCGGCACCCTCCAGGCTATACGCGTGGAGGCTGCCATGCCGGTGGATGATCGTGCCCTCAGGATGTCCTCAAGCGCCACGGTGACGCGCACCGCGCGTCCCCGTGGTACGCCGCGACCACGTCCACGCTCCGCGTGGCCCTGATCGCGTGAGTCCACCACGCACCGCGTGGGATCGCGGGGATCAGCCATGCTGACACCCGCTGATGGCAACGAGAGCGCCACGCGCTCCCGATGCGGACAAGAGTGGGCTCACGCTGTCATCAAGATGAGGCCACGTGCTAGCAATCGTACCCGAATGCTATCACCTGTACCCAGTGACAAGGCGCTATACCATGCACGCGTGGCAGGAGAGCCCGCGCGGTGGTGGAGGGGGAGTGGACCGTGACGCGAGGAATCGAGCGGCACGATCAGCGAGCCCGTAACGGAGTGCGGGCGGGGTGGACTAGCATCATGCCGTGTAATAATGCTAGCCTGCTAGTAGTACTACCGGCTAGCGGTGAGTGGATCATCACCCATGGTGATGGGCCGCGAGCCGCCCCACAACATCAAGACCACGAGTCATGCTGGTAAGAACACGCGGAGCGATGGCGTAATCGTGAACAGGGCTGTCAATCGTACGCAGTGAGGACAGTGATCACAGGATGGAATAGGATGCCGTCATGATGCCAACGAGTGGTGACGGTGATCATGCAAGAGTGAATCGCGTGCAGTACTGTAAGCGTGTGGTATGGGATACCGTGAGGAATCGGTATCCCTGGGGAGAAGAGGTAAGCGATGAGATGCATGAATGCTAACAGCACAGTAAGACCTGAGCGTGGAAGGCGGGAATCGTAGTCCTTGGAAGACGAGAATGGAAAACAAGCGTGGAAGGCAAGGGCGGAAGACGGTAACCGGATGAGGCGGGAAACAGACCCGTGAAGATCAAACGTGAAATGCTGAAGGAGAGGATAGAACCCAATGAGAGGATGGAGGAGAGGAAAGACGGCTATCAACGGATGGAGGATGGTGAGGTGAGGATGCTAGACGGGACGGTAAGATGGGAGACTGGTTGACGCGGGCTACGATGGCAGGGAGGACGGCGGTGGACGTGGATGGTATGCGGTGGTGGCTTTTTCTTTTTCGATTATCATGCTAATCTTCACAAGCGTGATACTGATCATCCTCAGTGCGCGTGATCATCTTGATCTTTGTCATCAGTGTGCGTGATCCCCTGGAGGTGTGCACGATCTTGCTTGAGTGTGCGTGATCCCCTGGAGGCATAGCGCAGCTGATACCAGCTCGTGATCATCTTGATCTTACTGAGATGATTATCGTCACGTGATGATGCCGCGGTCATGGCAGGATGATTGTTAATGGGGTACTACATACTACCTGGAAGATGGTGATAGCGTTAGCTTAGCGGCCTCGTGCTGGCATTGGGGTCCTGTGCGTGGAGGGGGACTGGCTGCTTGTGATGGATTCCACCCCACGGATGGTCACGCTGTCTGTGGGTGGTGAGTGGTGAGCCATTCCTCGTCTTGCGCGTGGATGGTGAGCACGCGGTAGGGGAAGTAGGCCTCGTCACGGGCTCGGAGGGTGGGGTTCAACCAGACGATTCTTCAGCTTGATCCTTCTACTATCATATGGGGCCATCGGCGCGGCGTGTGGGCCGCAGTCTTAACATTATGTGAAGGGGTCCCCGTGCGGGTTGATGGGGAAGATACTCCATGGCATGGTCTAGTTGACGGGGGTGGCCGGTATTCTTGTTAGCATCTTGTGGATGGCTGGGTGTTGGGGGGATCATCATGGCGGATGGTCATGCGTGATGTGGCGTGGGCGCTTTGACTGGAGTAGGGGTGATTACTCTTGCGCTCGTCACTGTTATCATCGCCCGTGCAGCGCGGGGGTTGAGTGTGGACGATCACCTTCGATTATCATGACGAGCTGGGGGCGTGGGGTCACTAAGCGAGAGCGCTTCGACATCCATCACGGGAGATCATGCGCTGCGGGGGATGTCGGGGCGTGGACGTGCAGGCTGATCCTTGGTGTGGGGACGATGAGTACTCCGTGGTTTATACCATTAATCCTGCTCTCGGTGTGCCCGCGGTGATGGGCGTGGTGTTCTTGGAGTGGAATCAAGCCGTGGGGGTATTGGTGGCTAGGGGCTGCTCTCGTACTGCTCCTCGGGTCTGATGGGGTTGGGTCGCGCGTCCCCGTGATCCCGGTTGCCGGGCGAGATCGTGGGATCCTCTGGGCGTCTCATTGTGGGCGGGTGATGATCCCCGTGGGGTGGCGTGCGCTAGGCCGCGTTCGGGGTCATGGTGAGGATGGGGTTGTCAGACCAGGGCCCTGGTGGACGACGCTTACCTGTTCTACTCCTTATGCTTTATTGTTTAAGAATGTGATCATTATCGTCGTATCATTCCACGGGTGATCTCCCTCAACTATGGGTGGTCTCCTAGAGTGATTCCAGTCTTTGGTTCATGGTCTTCAGTGATTCGATAGCAGCGGCCACGACGGCCACGTCATCATGATAAGTGGAGAGGATTCCATTCAGCCTCGTGAGCTGGCCTCTAATCCTCATGACGGAATCCTTGATAGTAGAGGAGTCAACCTGCCCGTCGAGTGTGGGATAGCAATTGGTGAGGGTGTCTAGGGGCTTCACGGGCCATGGCCACCTTGTCCTCATTGATGCCGAGGTCCTGGGCGGGTCGCCGCGCCGCGTCGAGGAGGGCCCTGCACTCCTGGATGTCCCGCGTGACGATCGTGGTGCTATCAGTACTAACGGGCTGGTTGCCCGTGATTGTTCTAGTGATCGTACTGGTGTCATAGAGTAGGCGATTGTTCATCAGGTCTGGCTCCATGATTGGGTCACGAGCAGCATGGATGAGCGCGGCGTCTAGTATGGCGGCGAGGGTCCTCGCGTTGCTCGGGTCTACCGGACAGAACACTGGTAGCTTGACGGGCGCGATGGTGGCGGGTGGCCTCGACCCCGTCTCTCATTCTGATGGCAGACGGAGCCTGTACTGCCTCTCGATCCTGGAGGGCATGGTCACGATCCTGTCCTCACGATCATACTCTCGTCCGCGTGTGAGACCATTGAAGAGCTCGTCAACGGTTGCATCATTACTGGTCTTAGCCCGCTCATCACGACCATCCGCGCTAGTCGTGCTCGTGTCTTCGTTAGACCATACGATCAGGCTTCCGGTAGTCATCATGTGCGGGGGAGAGCCTATATCCAGGATAGTAGAAGTCCCGGTCGGGTATAGTCCTGAACACGTACTCTGGGCTCATGGCCAGTGCGTCCACCCGCGGCCTGTTCCTGCTAGCGGCGCGCTCATCCTCAATCCTACCACGCGCGGGCCATCCCCTCGGTGCGTGGTAGGCAGTGGACGCCATGAGTGTTGTAATCAGTATAGGGGCGACCGCGGCCAGGGCGGCAGGAGGACTGAGTTGGCCTAGGCCGTGGCTGGGTTACGCGAGGGCTAGAGCCAATCCTAATGCTATTGAACCGTAGATAATAGCATTAGCGTGCCTCGCGTAGTGCCGTCTGAGTCGCTTCCCCACGGCGAGTCACCTGTTCCTGATGATCCTGAACGGTCTTCGATCGGGCGTGATCGTGGTTGCTAGGATCCTCGTAGGATCATCGCTCAAGAATCCCACGAGCTCGCCCCTCCCTGCTGACAGTTGGGATGGCCCGCGGGGAGCGCGCGGGTGTGGCCCGAGCTACGAGCCCGCCCTGCTCTGCCTCATGAAGAACGTCTTATCCCAACCAACCAGCCAGATTGCTAGATGCGGGGTCAAGCCCATATACCGTGATGGGATCAGCTGGTCAGCTCAAGTCGAACGTGCCGGTGAAGTCGCCATTGTCATCATGGGGCTGGGCGTCATACTGCTCCATCGCCCGAAGATTCCTAAGATGCTCATTCTTGTACGAGACCATGGACAGTTGTGAAAGCAGTGCGGCAATGGCGGTAAGGCCGATGATGGTCATGATGAGTGTGAACATGATTCCTCCCTAGGATGAACCCCGCAACGCGGGTGATATTTCTATTTGCTTACGATTCTATTATAACACCCAACGGCAATAGGAAATACCAGCGTGTCGTGATCATGAGACGCGCTGCCCATCACTCCGCCCATTCGATGCCAGCATCCAAGGATGAACCCCGCATAAGCGGGGGATACCCGTTATATTGATACCGCGTCATTACGAGTAGTCTTCTGAACCTGCATTGATCGTCACTCTTCCCTGAGGATGAACGGCCTCCACGAGAACTCCTCGTCATACCCATCCTCACCGTACATTGATTCTAACTCTTCCCTTGCGGTGTCCACCAGATCCATACTCGTAATGAAGTTCAGACCCCCGTAGCAACAGCTCACCCTGTCGAGCGAGTTGTAAAGCTTGTAGACATTTATGGAATCAAGACCTTCATCCTGATGGCCTTCCAGGTATTCCCTAATACTATCGTCCATGTACTCGAAGAATCTGGTAGCGCTCTCTGGATACCCGTACAGTCTTCCGATGTCACGGTAAGACAACGAGCGAGCATTCATCTCCGCGGTGATACGATTCGCGTCATCGTTGTTCTTGAACATGGTGCACGGCAGCGTCTCTCCACTCCGCGGCTGTCTGATCACGTACTTGAACCCATCATTGTCATCATACTCGGTGACTGATATTGGCGCGGTCTTGCGTGCCTTTCGTGACAGTGAGCAGGGGAATACGGTGACCATCGCCTTCGCCGGGTGACGATGGAAGAACGCGACTTCATCCATCTCCTGCTCTATCCACTTGTTCCTCATAAGACTCGACCTGACTTCTAGGATGAACCACCGAATAAGCGGTGGGGATAACAGACGTGTGCTCGACCAGCCCGGGGTCGTGGCGTGCTGCAATCGTGTCCGGAAATTCCATTCCAACCCCGATCCCAATCGAGTTCTACTTGGACACAGTGCACTCAAGCTTGTCGGCAGCCGCGTAATTCCAATCCCACGTGCAGGCCAGGCTCAAGTCGTCACCCCTACCATAGCCAAGGAGTCTGGTATCTGTTGACAAATAAGCGTTGCCGTCTGGCCTGCCATCACTGTTCTTCATGTGGATGAGGAATGACGGTGTCGCGTTAGCCCCACCGTCTCCCGTGCTCACGACGGTCTTGCTGATGCTCGTGACCGTGCCGTGGTACTGGTTGATCGTCCAGTACTTCGGGTTGAACGGTGCGAGCTGGAAGATTATGATGATCATGATGAAGATAAGAATGACGCCGAGGAAGACTGATAAGACCTCCGCTAGGTTGTGATCCTCTATACCGTTAGATCTCCACGATCTCACGACCAGGGATACTGGAGCGATGAGGGCGAGCATGAGGACGCCCATGACGATGATGTTGATGACAATGTCGAGTCGAAGCATGATTCTGATTCCCCTCTAAGTAAATGATTACGATTCTATTGTAACATAGGATGAACCCCGTGTATTCCCCACGTTGCTGGGTTGAGCCTTGAACTCGTATCCTACGTTAGATCAATATAGAAGCGGAAAAGGTTCAAGTACATAGGGAGGAATAAAGATGAGTGATCATGGTAACCCACCCGAGGAGGGTGCTACGTGGGTCGAGCCATACGAACGCGGGGGAGTGAGCGTGTCGGGTTACTGGCGTGGTAGTGACGGTCGTAAGATCACCATCACTGAGTCTAGAGCTCCAATCCATTCGGTAAGACCATTGAGCAAGAAGAACCAGGACAAGCGCGAGTACACGAGTGGCTACACGATCACCTACACGAACCCGTACAGCGGTAGGACTTACACGGAGCACGTTGACCATAAGGGTGAGCTCCGCCGCCTGTTCGAGAGCGCGGCGAGGTACCCCGGATCATGGCGTATCGACACGATCGTCAAGAACAATAAGAACGGTGACAAGCAGCTCCCAGTCGGCGGGTTCTTCAGGAGATGAACCCCGCATAAGCTGTGAGCATACTAGGATCTTCCCGTGATTCTAGTGGGGGCGAGCCCTGAGACCAATCATTGTCACCGTGAAGCGTGGGAGGATGTGTCACGTACCACTAGGACGTGTTCTATGACGCCATAGACGCTCAACCCGTCGTGGTGTGTGTTTTTTTTACTCGCCTGGGCTTCGGGTCTTTAGAACGCATCCTCCGCGTTCCTCACATCACGGTGTCCTTACCGTTCATCTGAATCAGCGAAGACCACCAATCGCCCGCGCAGATCACCAGACCAGCAATTGGTTTGATTGTGCCAGCGCAGAATACTAGTTGATTAATTCAAGCGTGGCGTCGCAGACCACCATTTGACTCTGACCGTCCACGGCCTGATCACGTCCGAGCAGACCATCAGTCGATTAGCCCACCCGAGTCACTGGAACGCGGGTGAGCGCGATCGGGACGCGGACCCTATTCCTAGGATATAGCTTTCCCGTGTTACACGGCCAGCGTTGAGATCTAGCCCTTTCACGAAGAACGGTCAGACGTCCCACTTATACGGTGTTCACCCCGTCTATTCATGCTACAGTTCTGTTAGAAGATCGTTTCAAGTAGATGTGTTCTTTGGTTTTCCGGCATCGTCCTCGGTAAGATGTGATCTCGTCCGAGAACCATTTCGAACTCGCCCTGCGGACATCGTTGATGGATAAATGCTTGGAAACGTGGATCATATCAAACCAATCATTAAGACCCCTCATTACCGTCCTCGAGTAAGCCCCCTCATACCTGCAGAGCCGCGTGAGGACGCTCGTATTGCCATCGAATCGTGCGATGTCAGTCCTAGTAGCTCGTGAAGACGTGGACGGCCGGTTTGGCCACGCCAGCATCCCTGACCATGCAACGGACGTGGACGGCATGCGGTGGTGGCTTTTTTCTTTTTGCTTCTCCTTTCCTCCTGGTCAGGCGCGTAGTACTTCATGTAGACGATGCTGACTATAAGCTCGTGAATAACTTCTTACGCATTGTGCGCTGCGTATGATGCATGATCCTGAGGGTGTGTAACTTCTTGCGGACGTGGTATGGTCATGTGCATGACCCCGTGCGCGTAGCATCCTCGTGAGGTTGATTGCGCGCTTATATTGTTATGATCATTGTAAGATGGTCATCAGTGGAATCATACGTCCTGCTTGGGGGGGGGGAGGATGGTGGTATGGGGATTGAGTCCTCGTGTTGTGAGGATCCTCTTGCCTAGACGAGGTCTTACGAGCGTCCATGATGGGTAGGCGTGTGGAATCCTCCCTCATCATGGAATCCTAATGACTCCTGGGGTCAATGGGTGATCTTCCTGCCCCGTGAAGTACGCGTGGCGGTAGTGGTACCCGTCACCGGCGCGGGCGGGGGGGGGGTAGGCTCCCATCACCACGGGATGGGATTGCTCACGCTCGCCAGCGCGATCAACCTTGCTGTCATCGCGGCGTTACAGTCACGCTGCCTGGTATTGCGCGCTGTCATACCAGCCACCGGGGCGGCTTGTACACAATTGTACACAAGTCGCTTCCTGGAGGGGCCCCGCACCGACGGGGGTGACGCGGCGTGTCTAACCCGTGCCAGCGTTATAATAGAATCGTCAAGCCAGTGAGGATTCACTGGGGTCAAGGTAGTCACTGGGGGTGCATCATGAGCATGAGGATCAGCAAGCTTGAGGGCGTGAGGGTCAGCCATCCGCTTGGTAAGATCATCGAGGCCGCGTCCACGACCCCCGCTTATAATGGCCGCACGGTCAGCGTGAGTGATGACGGGGACAGCGTCATGTTCCCAGCAGCCCGCGTTTACGGTATCACGCGGCCAGGCGAGTGCGGTAACCCCACCAGGAGCGTCATGTACTTCATCAGTGACGCGGAGTAGGATGGCTCCACCCTCCGCACTCGTGACAAGGCCTACTTCCTCTACCGCGCGCTCGACATCCTTGAGCAAGACGCGGACTGGCTCACCGCGCACAAGCCCGAGTAGGCCTATGCTGAGCGCCCCGGAGGACGGCAGCACCCATCAACCACGCGGCAAGGAGGCCGGGGCAGCAGTGAGCGTGCAAGCCGGGCTTGGGCTGTGAATCATATGGTAACAGTGGAATTGGAGGAATCATGACTAGAAGAATCACGCCTAACATGCTGACGGTACTCAGACGGTTCGAGTGAGCGCGGCGATTCACTCGGTCACACTCGTGAATCGTCAACGATAAGGAAGAATGAGAATGCATGACATTAACAAGTACATGATCCCAGCGGATAACATACGGAGCGTCGGCTTTATTGGTATCGTGGCGGGGATACTCATCGCGTTGCTTATAGCACTGGGAACTGCGATGGTCGCGAAGTCCGTGGACTCGATTCTCCACGGGCATGGCAAAGCCATCACGGCAGTAGCAGTGACTGCCGGGATCATCACGTTCTTCGTCGCGTGTTACTGGGTGTTCCAATCCAGTTGGCCGAAGAGCATTGACATACCGAAGATCAACGACGAGTACGGCATCACCGTGACATCGATGGACGATTATAACAGCGTCGATGGCGGCATAGAATCCCGCCGATTAAGTTACCTTCATGACGGAGCCATGATCAACGGCATGCTGATCGTCAAGGATAATAAGGCCGGCTTGTTCGCGGGCACGGGTGATAGACTCACCCCGGTGAAACCGCAGACAGCCAGCGCCGCTACCACTCCGTCGAAGTCGGCGGACGTACGCAGGAACGCGAGCAAGCCACGCCAGAGCACGCGCTCACTCACCGGCTGCTATGTGAAATCGTATAATGAAGACGGCAGCATCAAGGAACTCGCCGGCGACTGTCCAGCGGCCTCTACTCACTAAGGAGCACTTCATCATGAATACGTTCGATACCACCACGGCCGTGCCGCTATCGAACGTCAGCGCGCCGCAGCCCGCCGTAACTCTTACATCGTCACCGGCATCATCCTGCTTCATCGGAATCGCCGGAATCGTGCGAACCATCATCATGAGCACCCGATCACGGTCGCTAGCGCCCGCGGCGGGCACGCAGACGTACGCATGGGAGCGCTCAGCAGGCGCGGTGAGCGAACAATCTGCCGATCCGGCGGAAAACGCCCACGCCGGCAGCATGGGTGGGCCACCCGGGGTCGGGTGGGTCCATACGGCCCTCATAGATCGACATGATCGGGCTTCGAGGATGCATCTCCCGTTCCCTATAAGGACATCATGGAGATCAGTGGCACGTACCCCGATCGTGTTGTTAAAGACCATGCCGCCCCCACCACTCAGGAATGTGGACGACTGCATTCATACTGCCAGCAAGGACACCACGCGTACTAGAAGTAAGACCCAATAGCGGGTCCCACGTGGTACCCGCGTCCAGTCCTACAAGAGCTACAGCCAAGTGACCCGTGATGGGTCGATTATAGCGTCTGATTATCGTCCTGCCGTATCGTGTTGGTGAGCACTGGTCTCAGAAGGCCATGTAACAATCATTCGGGATGTCCTGGTCGATAGACGTGAACTTCCGCTGTTTATAGCACTTGGTGGAGAGGACGTTCCCATCAGTGAGCTCATCACCACGATTCCACTTGGGGCGGTGATTGCCGCTGTACCAGAAGAGATCAACATTGAGCTTCCTGGACGGGTCAACCGGGGCGAGGAGGATGATCTTCACGTCTCCCGAGTCGTTATACCATACGTTGACTACCCTGATGGTCTTCTGGGCTTCCCTACCAGTTGCTGTCTCGCTCATGATGATTACCTTTCCTACAGCTCAGGCTGTCCTGCTTACGACTTACGATTCCATGATAACATTATTGGGGGTGATAGACTGTTGGCATGTCGTGATCACGTGTAGGGGATGCCACCCGGTCCCCTACTGCCGTTTGTCGGCGGCTTCCTGGACAAATGCTCTATTGCCACGTTCAGGGCGTGAAAGCGACTCCATATGCCCTCAGACTTAATCTATGCGCGGCTAGAGAGTCTTGAGGTATTAGCATGTGAAAAAACACGCGCCTGGGCGTCGTGCGCTTAAGGTACGTTAGAATGCGTCTATCAGTGTGGCCTATCCTGCTTCTGATTCCATAAACCATAATCCTTCTAGGAATAAGGGAGCGTCGACCCCCGGCTATTTCGTTAAGTCTACTAAGATCCAGGCCGGGCGTGGAAGGTACGGGGACGTCGGGCCCCTCCAGCGTCCCCGTCGGCACTGAGTACAGTGACGGCATCCTAGATGCTCTTGATGATGGGAGGGATCCCTCCCTCAAGACGCGGCGAGTGATTGGTCTCGTTGATGGTAGGGGGCTACCTGATCCTTGCCTCTAATCATAACGTGCGTGCTTACAAGCGCATCGTCCGTTCAAGGATCATGATCCTGGAATGCTTATTAGTGAACACTGATAGCGATACGGAGTCTTATCGGGATGGGTTAAGGGAAGGCTCTGTTATGACGCCTCGCCACTGGGCATCGACATGGCGAACGACATCATGCTGGGTCACCAGCTGATACCAAGCGAGGTCGTGGACTTCTACGGCGTCGACGTGGCGCGGTACCGTGGACGCAAGTGGACGTTCGACAGGGATCAATTGATTTTCTCATCACTGGACTTTGATGCCATCGGGTATACCAGCGGTCGTGATTACGCCGCCGACCAGCACCCGGATGACCGACCCGACGTGGTGCCATGGGCCGAACTCTTCGACTCGCTCCAGCAGTTCGATGAGCAGGGGCCGGGGCATGATTGGCGTTACCGGCCATCGATCTCCGACTCGTGGTACCACGTCAGCAGCTCGTTGACCTACCGTTGCGATGTCACTCCGGAGAACGTCAAAACATGGTTAGAGAGCACCGGGAAGGTCCCCGACCTGCGATTCGCCACGGACGTGAATTACGACGAGGAGCGGGAGGTCATCCACGTCATCGTCGACAAGCGCCAGGCGGCGCTGGAAGCCACAGTCGAGGACACCGGACCCTACAGGTGAATGAACGAGTGATTCGCCGGGCTTAACGTCCGGTAATGCGCCACGCCCTGGTACACCGAACCGCACTCGCTGATCAGCACGGTACCGTCATCGTTAATCTTCTCGACTATGGCCACATGACCGTAATCCACGCTGGAACCATCCTGCCCGGCCGCGAACACCATGACGTCACCCGTCGATCGTGGCGTGCCATCCACCCAATACCCCAGCCGGCGTGCGCTGGCGGCCCAGTCCTCGCCATTGCCGAGGTACGAGCCCACCGGAAGGTGAAGCTGATGACGACGAACGTAGGCCCACCACGTACACTGTGACCACGGGTACGCATTACCGGTGTCACCGGTGTCATGATTCGGGTCGAACCCGGCCGGCGTACGCTCCAACGGTCCGACCTCGCGGGTCAGCCTATCGGGGTCGATGGCGGAGGAATCGCCAAGACTCCACGGTGCCACCCGGTACTCGTCGCGTGACACCGTGAACGACCGCGCGGAGCGCACCACGCTGCCCTTGTCCGTTTCCACATGACTCGCCACGGCGGAGTGGCCCGCGAGCACGAACGCGGGCGCGAGCATGATGCTGGCGATGACCCATGCGAGTGGCCGATGATCGCGATCGCCGGCGGTAGCCGGCGTCACCCGCATTGCCACGGCATGACGATGATGAGCACGCCGTGCGTTCCCGGGAATCGCCGGCGACCCGGCTGCGAGCGCGAGCGCTTGCGCGTGCTCGCCGTGATGATGTGTCGCCCTACCCGGGATGATGGTCGACATGAACGCTGGCATGACCGATCGGTTCCTTCCAGCGTGCCGCGAACCACCGTGACGTCGGTTCGGCTTCGCCGTGATACGTGCCGTCGTCATGTGCGCCGTGTGCCTGCCACGGCTTCCCAGTCGGTCACGGCCATGTTCCGGGGTTACCGTCATGCCGGACCATTCTTTCCTGATGGACGATCATCACTGTTCACGAGGGAGATGACGGACGCGGCGATGGCGCGCGCAGCCAACGTGGTTTTCATGTTATAACCTTTCTGCTTTTCCTGCCGATGCTGTTCTCATACTCGAAGGTTCTCAAGGTCGCATTTCATTTGGAAACCGTATTTAGCAGCGACCTCCTCATACGTGTCGATGCTGTACGGCGAGTCACCGGCCTCGCTGTCCAACGAATCGCCGAGCACCCAGACCCACATCTCCATCACGACCGCCATAAGGGAAGCGCTGATGCCACGCTCGCCAGCGGCTTTCTCGACACCGAAATCAAAATCCTCGTGGAAGCGCTCAAGCACGTTCTCCCGCGTCAGCGGAACCTGCTCCCACGTCGACCCATCGTCCACCAGTTTCAACCCGAGTTCAGACAACTTGTCGGCGGGAAGGAACACCGCCAGTCGACGGACATCACGTCCATCAAAGCATTTGCTCTCATACTGTGCCAACTCGTCCAAACTTCTCACGTTCAATCCTCTTCCATGTTCATAACCGTTTCGCCCTATTACTCGGTATGGTTACATGGTAACACGCGCGGCCCCGCGACGCGCCGACGATGCTACCGGTTCACCACGTCCACTCCGAGCACATCGATCTCCGCGGCATCATCCGCCAGCGCCGATCACGTCAGTCGAATCGACATCGCCTTCGTCAGCATCCTTATGTGAATGAGCTATTTTCCTTGGATATCCGCAAGACTAGACATGACAAGATCATAATGCGTTGAATCTATCTTCTCCAAGGTGAAATCACGCTTGAACGTGGCGTTAGCAAGGTCAACAAGACGAGTTTCCTTATATGAATCTATAAGCTTAGGCGCTGGAAGAACATAAGACACCACGATCATATGGTTCGTGTCACCGGTGAGACACTGGAGGACGGTATCACTAGGGCATGGGTTGCCGGCGGCTGAACTATATCCGCAACTTCATGTTTGAAAAGGTCAATCTTGGTCTAACAGAGCCAAGGGAATCTCAATCCATTGCTCGGGACGACTCCATGTTGAAGGACGAGTGATCCTGTGGTCACTAGTGCTCCTGCAGGTACTCGTAGGCTGCGAGCGCAGCTTTGAGCCTGACGCGCTCGCTCTGACCCGGGTCAGCCGGCCTCACGAACCCTAGGAGTAGCGCGTCAGACGCTGTCTTCACGTCGGTAGCCTGCTTCCATTCCTGCTCGCCCGTGGTGCCATCAGCCGTCACCCTCCCAGTGCTTCCGATCGGCGTCCTCCATGATGAGGATGAGCCCAGCTCGGTCATGAGGAATTCCACCTGCACGTCTAGCTTCTTCCAATCCCCACCCTTCGAGTCAGCATACGAGAACAGGCTAGACGCCCTGCCGCCAGTCCATTGCATGACGCCCACTCCATGACCACCAGTCGCCCACTCCCTCACAGCATGGTCATCCCGCGGATCTGGTGTAGAATCAGACGCTTCTAGCGCGGAAGGGTCGCATTTAGATTCCCCCCAGGCGTTCCCGACGATGCTGGCGACAAGCGCGTCTGTCAGGGAGGGGGCAGACCTCCTGATCTCATCCGCGCATGATCGTAGCGTCGCGTCCTCGGAGAGGGGCTTCTCCCTGATCGTCTTCGTGACGGTCACGGTGGGCTTCGGTTCCATACCCCTATAGATCTTATGAGCAGTCCAACCGGCGATGAACATGCCCGCGGTGAACCCAATGATGATGAAGATAGTGACGATGGTCACCCATGGCGACCCGCGTCTGCCATGACTTCCATGCCTTACCCTAGTGCTCATGGGTAGGATGGTACCAAAGGAGCGTCCTGAGGCACCCGCTCGGGCGAGCCCGTCAACAGTACGCACTCCTCAAACCCGTGAGGGGTGGCTCCTCAGACAGCGCTTGCCTCCTGGAGGATGCAAGGCCATGAGCTTTTATGACCACATTAGAGTGGAATGGGATAAGAGCATTCCAGAGGCCAACGACCCCTCAGTATCCGCTGCCATCCTCCCCACGCCCAGCCATCACGAGGATCATTGAGGACGACGGGCTGCATGATTACCGTGCTATACGATCATATCTACTCAAGTCTCATCCAGGTAGAGGGGGGGTAATGAGGTTATGAGCATTCATGAAGGCATCTTAGTGGATGGGGTCAACTCGATTAAAGATCTTAGGATGCCGTTGGAGTGTCATTAGAATTGACATGACCCATGGTCTAATGATAAGATGGTGAAGACGGTTCAAGCAGAAGCTTGCGAATCTGGAAGAGGTTGTTCTCCTATGATCAGGAATCCAAATGGAGTCATTTTTGATGATAAGCACAAGTGCGACGCCGTGTACGCGGTCGAGGCCAGCACAGCCCATATATCCTATTACCCTGTTACCATTGACTATAAGTCTGGTAGGGAGTCTAATAACCCGGCCATCATGGACGTGAAAGCTGTCAAGGCGAGGATCGTACTCAACAAGCATGATCACAGTGGGTTGTCCCAGGGCCTTGAGGTAGCGTTGGGAACCCTGAGCATCACTGACGATCAGGGTCTGTATGATCATGCCTCCATTGATGACTGGCTGAATGAGAATAGAGCATCATTCGGATCGAGGTTCATCATGTCCGACTCCAAGATCTGGTCGATACCGGTTAGTGAGGGCATGGTCTACACTGCCGGCACTGCCCTGGAATGGTGGAAGGCCATTGACGAGGTGCTCAAGGACCCGCTCTCAGTATGGAATGATTCCACCATGAGGGGATGGTCGGCGTGGTGGATGGCGTAGAATCCATCATGACAATGATTACTATGACAATGATTACTATTAACTACAAAGATGGGGATGATGAGGAATGACGTATGGAGCGTGTTTCGGTGACGTGGCGGGAGCCCCGAGCGAGTTCACTGGCAGACCAGGATGGTCAGCATGTTCTCAGCCACCGGCATATGAGCATGACCTGACGGACAGTGCATACAAGTATACTGATGACAGTGTGCTCACGACGGTGACGGGCAGGGTTCTGGCTACCGCGCCGTACAAGATGAGTGATGACGACCTCGTGAGCACGCTGGCCGTCGAGTACGCTAGGGCGGTTAGGAATTGGCAGGATTCTGGATGGGGATCCCGATTCTACGCGTGGGCGTTCACCCGTGAGCTTGAACCGTACGGATCGTATGGTAACGGGTCGGCTATGAGGGTGAGCCCAGTCGGATGGCTGTATGACAGTGAGGACACCGTGCTTGAGATGGCCCGCCTGACCGCGCTTCCAACGCATGGCCATCCTGATGGCGTCAGGGGAGCGCAGGCCATAGCGCTTGCCGTATTCCTCGCGAGGAGTAAGTACTCGAAGCGTGATATTCACGACGAGCTCGACTCCATCATGAATCATGACGGGGTTAAGAGCATGATTGGACCCGATAAGAGCAAGAGCCTCGTCCCAGATGGGAGTCATTATGACCTTGACCGCAGTGTCGCCAGCATCATTGACTCGGACTACCAGTTCGACGAGACGTGCCAGGGATCCGTCCCCGAAGCTCTCTGCGCGTTCCTCGACCCGTCCAGCATTGATTACCAGACCACGCTCGTGAACACGATCCGGCTCGGTGGTGACTCTGACACGCAGTGCGCGATGACTGGTGCTATAGCCGAGGCCATGTGGGGGATGCCTCCAGCGTATGCTCGTGACGAGCAGGATAGGCTCGAGGCGGCGGGTCTGGATGCTAACATGAAGGCGTTCACGGACAACTGCGCCGCGTATGGCAGCATCGTGCGCGGGTACTACGAGGCCTGAGAATGATTCGAGCATTAAGATCATGAACCCGATAGAACAGAGCGTCATACTACTTGATGGCCTCCTTGACATGGAATCATTCCGAGCTTACGGGGCCGGGCTACCGGTCAGAAGACCATGAGGATCACGGTCGCTGGAAGGAGTCTTGAGAAGAATCACTCTGACGTTGACGAGGCCATCAGCAATAAGATCTCTGAGGCAAGGAAGCGGTTGGGCGTGTCATGGATGCATCCCAAACGCGGGAAGATGCGGAAGATCATGCAGGACGCTGTGTGACCACGATCCTCACCGCTCTTGGGGGTCTGACGTACTGTAGCTCATGGGCTATGAGACTCGCATCCATTGCGCTGATGTCAGCAAAACGTGAGGGGGACGCGTCGCATATCCCTAGGACGTGTTCTATGGCACCTTAGACGCTCGACCTTGCATGGCGCGTGTTTTTTTACTCACCTGGCCCACAGGGCGTTAGAACGCATCATGTGACTCACGGGCTTGTTGACGGGACATGAACCCACAGATGCGGACGATCCTTGATAGACAGTGTGGCCCAGCCCATCAATCAAGGGTTCGAGGGACCGGCTGCTCCATCGCACCACCAGATCAGACTTGTCAATGTTCAGGTAATAGGTGGTTGATGCTTTCAGTGTAGGGGCAAAGAGCGTGCGGACGCAAGTGGATTCTCAGGAGACTTTCAGGAAGGCCGTCGAAGCTTCTTGAACCGGATATGGGTCTCCACGACCTCCTCGGTTTCAAGGTCTTCGTAGGCGATGGTTCCGCGTTTCAGAACTGTGTCGGCGGCACGCTCGTCTTCCAGAACAAGACTCCATTGAATGTCATGTTCGTTCGGGAGGATATGAAGCTTCTGCCATCCTCCCGCCCCCTTGATCGACTCGAACGAGATCGTGCCACTCTCTTCAAGATACCTCTCCACGATGGGGAGAAGTTCGATCCGTGCCTGTTTCGCCCTTTTGTATGCTTCCTGAATATCTCGAAGTTTCATGATGACGGTTCCTTCCTGTCGTTGCGATTGGATTCGTGTTAGATGCTGTAATGGATGACCTCGGCCGGCGTGGCATTGATCAATCCCTGAAGCACCCACTCCAGCGGCGGCCTTGCCAACAGATCATCTTGAGTAAAAGCGTCCTCAATGATTATTCACAGGCATCAGTGGAATATGATCTCGTCCGAGAACCCGTTCGAACTCGCCCTGCGGACGTCGTTGATGGAAAGATGCTTGGCTACATGGAGTCTATCGAACCATTCATTGAGACCATTCATGGTTGTCCTCGAGTAAGCCCCCTCATACCTGCAGAGCCGCGTGAGGACGCTCGTGTTCTCGTCGAGCCGCGCGATGTCAGTCCTAGTAGCTCGTGAAGACGTGGACGCCCGGTTTGGCCACGTGATCATAATGCCTGGTGCCAATCATCGTTCCACCGCACGCCTTGCAGTTGGCACTGATTTCCTTCACGTCACTGTAGTCCAATGTGTAGAGTGCCATGACTTCCTCATTCCTGGTGGTGGTTTTCTTGATTACAAGATCAGTATAACTCTTTACCATGGGGACACGCCGATGGGCGAAGATCTTACTAGAAGTCGACAGTGCAAGGTTAGGTCCTCAAGTCTACATGTCTTTGGGTTTATCGGGGCAAGGGGTAGACGCGGGGGACCCCTTGGGCCCGGCGTGGCACGGAACTTCCACCGTAGACCCTATAATCCTAGGATATGCTTCCCCGTGTTACACGGCCAGCGTTGCTATTACGCCCTTCCTGAAAAACACGGTCTCCCGTGGGAGATTCGCCATGCTTAGTGGCCGATCTTCATGGAATCCGGCTGTAAGGATCCTTCGATTGGGCCTATCAAGGATCCTTCGATTGGGCCTATCAAGGATCCTTCGATTGGGCCTATCAAGCGTCGTCAATCGGGCCGTCACTCAGCCCCTCACTGTCACGGGGCGTCTTGGAGGCCGCATTATCGGGGCTGGGATGCATCTTCGTCAAGATGAGCTTGTCGCCATTAACGGCAATATTGATCTTTTCGCCCGTAGACCACCCGAGCTTCTCGATCACGTCATTTGGTATTGGAATCATGAGGCCTCCATCCACGCCATCAGAAGGCGCGTAACTGACCTTCCATAACGTCTTGTCGGCCATGGCCTCAGCGTGCCTGTTCTGCTCCCTCGTCATAGCGAGCAGGTCGCCGCCTAATCTACCGAATCTCATTGTTCTTCCCTCCCGTTCTTTTCTAAGATCATCATGGTCTACTAGAACACGTAGTCATAACTGTTAGCGCTTGTCGAAGATGGGGTTGCCTTCAGGCTGCGTATCTGCAAGCCGTCATCACCCTCCGTTATGAGCACATTCCTGGCGGTCAGCTCGCCAGCCGCGCCCACCTTGAAGTCATTCCGTTTGACGGCCACGTTGATCATGATGTAACTCCCACTATCATCGTAAGCATGATTGAGCAATCCAGTCTTCCTGACGTTCTCATACTTGTACATGTAGAATTGGAATTCGTTCGACCCGTCGAGGAGATCTATACGCGAGTCTCCCTTCCATATGCCTCCATTAACGTCGATGGCCTCCACGTCATAGTGACGACCGGATTCTTCATTCACGATGTTCAGATCGGCGATGGCATCCTCGAATGGCGTTCCATCACTGATCTCGAACGCGATCGCGCGCAGGCAGTCGAATGAGAGCGGTACGAGACTGGAGAACTTGACGACCTTATCGATCTCCACTGGGGAGGCTCCTGGGGCGTGGTCTGTCATGTACTCACGAACCTCATCAGCATCAGGCTCCTTGAACCTGAAGTGATAGTGGAATCGTCCAGGACGATTAAGAAGATAGGTGGAAAGGCCGCTGATACGATTCACGGTCAAGATGTAGAGTCTCTTCTGTGAGGACAGCCCGTCGAAGAGACCCAGCAGCGTGCTCTGCGGGTTACTGCCCTCGTCATCATCGTCGTCATCGTCGTCAAGCTCGAACACCTTCTCGAACTCGTCAAATAGGACGAGTACCTCCTGCTTGATCGAGTCGATGAAGTCGGCAAGCCCTGGAATGTCCTGCTTCACGAGGATGACAGCCTGCTTCCTATCATGGATCCAATGGTCGATGGCCAGGTTAGAGAACATGGTCTTACCAATGCCCTTCGGCCCGGATAGGATGACTCCGAGCGATCTTGCGTCCATTCTATCATACGTCCTCAGGACCTTCTCCAGACGCCGGCCGTGGGAGCCGTAGATCTTCCCCCTGGGGATTGGTGGCTGATCAACCTTCTCCAGCATGAAGCCAACGAGTGGAGCGTTCTTCACGACCCAGCACCCCGCGGGTATATGATCATGGACAACCAGGTCGTCACCGAACACTCTCACCGTGCTGCCCGTCTCAATGATCTTCATGTGGGGGATCCTCCTTCAAGATACGATAATGCGAATTGGTATTGATTTTTGATAACTGATTCACATCTTACGTCGTCTACGGGGAGCTGTCAACTATCATGCTCGACGTGCTGACTGGTACCGTATTCTATAGGAAATTAGAAATTAGTACGTCCTGCCTCACGGCGCGTTTTTAACAGGTGGATGGTCTTATTGCATTTCACGATCACCCGTGATAAGATGGGCTCATCACTATATAAAGGGGGTTTTCATGGCACTTCACCAATTGTTCACGCAGACGATAGACGATTCAGTGGACATGATTGGCCGGATATTCAAGAACTTCGAGGATGATGATCGTGTCACCGATGAGAACAGGTTCGTGACCATCCTCATCTCGAAGCCAGGCGTGGGTAAGAGCTCCGTGATAGCCAAGTACGCGAGGCGGATAGGGTACGAGCTCATTGATCTCAACCTAGCGTGCATCGAGCCAACAGACATCATCGGGCTCGGTGCGAGGGAGAAGGTCAACGGGCGGTGGGAGACCGTGCCCGCGTTGCCATCATGGGCGGAGAAGGCACTTGCTGGTCACTGCATCATCTTCGTGGACGAGTTCAACAACACGACGCCCGACACGCTCGCGGGCTTCCAGAAGATGTTCTCAGACTTCGTGATCAACGGCCTGGAGCTCCCCCGCACCACCCACATCATCGGTGCGTGCAACCCACCCGGTGATGACGCTCTCTTCGCGGCGAAGAAGCTGTCGGGCGCGTTCAGGCGTCGTCTATGCATGCTGCCAATAATCGATGACTACAAGTACGTGTCCAGGAAGCATGACATCGAGATCCCATCGGGGACTATCAAGCCGGCCGACTTGTCTGATATCGCTGACTACGTTGAGTACAGTAACCTGAGCTCCGCCCTCGTCGATAACGTCTGCCTCATCAACGATTACGATAATCTTAGTGATTACGAGAAGGTGTCCCTCATCGCGGGGTTCGGAACGGGAGCACTTGACTTCGCGAGGGATATGGACTTCCTCGGTAGTGAGGTCTTCGCATCCGGACGGCCAGTCAGGGTTGAGGGTGATAACGTCCAATACGTCGAGTGGAAGCGTGAGCCCGATGACGTGGTGTCAGAATACCAGCAGGTCCTCTGGGTGCAGCAGTCCATCCACAATTCTCATAGCTACGGCCGGTCTAAGGGATTCGCGAGGAAGATCGTGAACCCCAAGGTGTACTCAACCGCCATACAGCTGCTCAAGAGCAAGTTTGATGTCGACTGGGAGACTGACGAGACGAGGCTACCAGAGGAGAAGGTTCTCATATGACCACACGGAGATGGTTCAAGAAGAATTTCAAGTACGGGGACCTCTGGACGTACCATAAGAAGTACAGGACTCCAGGCAGGCATGGGCGCAGGGTAGTTGACCCCGCAACGCTCACTGACAGTTATCGTCTCGTGAATGCTGTACTAGATCTCAAGTTCAGGGTCGTGCTAGACTATGATTACGACGAGCTGGCCGTCACGAGCAGTCGTACCCACGAGATCGTCATCAACGCGAATTACAGTAAGCCCATGCAGGAGGCCCTCTTCCAGCACGAGATGGGGCACCTCACCCTCTTTAACTCTTCGCAGTTCACGACCCTACGTAAGACCACGCTGCGGTCAATGATCGGTAAGATCATCTACTCTGAGGGCAACGTTCTGAGATTCGACGCGCGACTACTAGCATGGGTCGATAACGTCGTACAGGACATTGTTATAGAAACACTGTCTGACAAGTGCATCTGCAGCACGAGTCTGGTCGAGTACCATCATAACGTTGGCGTGAAGCATCTTGAGACCCTTGAGGAAGTTAAGATGATCACCCGTGAGGTATGTGGACAATACCTCACTGATGACAGGGCGCGGTTTCCCGAGGAGATGCTCCCTCAGGTCCTCGAGCAGCTCCATAACGAGGAGGATAAGAACCAGGAGGACGGCTGGGATGACGGAGACGCATCTCCAGGCAACGGGGACGAGTCTAATGATCCTGGTTCCCAGAATGATGATGGCGATAGCAATGGTGACGAGGGCGAGGACTCTGATCAGAATGATAGCCCAGGGAGCAGTGACGCCGACGCCCCAGATGACAGCCCGCTGAGAGATCTTCTGAGGCGGATGGGTGCTCCCCAGGATAATGGTGATGATTCCGGTCCTGGTTCTGGTTCAAGTGCCGACGGTGATGGTAGCCCAGATGGCCAGGGTCATGCTGGGGTCAAGCCCACCGGCAGTGCTCACGATAATCCCAATCATGATGCTTCCAATAGCCCATCTGGCGATGCGGGCGCGTCGAAGCATAGTGGGTCGGATGGGGATGCCGCTGGCAGTGATAAGCTGATGGACGAGATCAGTAAGATACCGATGACAGCAATGAGACAGCTGCTCTCATCCATGCTTAACGATCTTGACCAGGATATTGACGAGATCGGTAGGGAGGTTGATCGTGACAGGAAGACGAATCGTTTCCTAGATGAGGTCAACCTGGAGGACGAGCGAAGGGTGAACCGGCTCTCAGACCAGCTTGATAAGATAGCCAGGAGGGAGGCCAAGGACGGTAAGACTTCACCCCGTCTTGAGGGGATGAAGAAGAGGATTAATGACGAGATCAAGCGTCTCACGTCGGATGAGCGTCGTGACAAACGGTCTAGGATAGCCGAGGAGAAGAGGGCGCATAAGATCAAGCGTCTTGAGATGCAGCTCAGGAATCAGAAGCGACTCAGGAAGGCGTTCGAGCTTGCCGGCGCTAAGCCTCAACCCTTGGCTGCTGGTCTACCGTCTGACGATGATGACGGTAAGCGCGGCGATGGCGATGGAAGCGTTCAGGACGCTACGCCCAGTAGCGTTGAGAAGGACGATTCTGCTCCAATGGAGAATCCCGGCGAGTGGCATCCTGACACTGGTGAAGATGAGCCCAGTGGACATGCGAGGTCATATGACCCGGCTATCCCCCTCCCAATCATGATCAGCCGTGATGAGAGTGACAGCTCGCGGATGGCGGGTAACTGGGTGAAGAGGATCGAGTGCAAGAACACCCCGAAGAGGATAACAATCATTGATTCTGACCGCCAGGACGTGATTGGCGTGGGTTCGAAGACAGCGCAGGTCGAGTACACGTACTTCCGCTCGAGTAGGAAGGAGTTCTCGAATGCTGACATGATGAAGGGCAAGCGTAAGCTCAGGGCTACGGGCGTGAACGTCCTCATTGGCCTCGACGTGTCGGGTTCCATGGAGCAGGAGTGGAGTGAGAAAGCCCGTGAGATTGGGCTCATGGTTGAGGATCTCAGAAAGCGTATGGATATTCAAGGGGTAATATTCTTCACGTATAACGAGAATCTCAAGAAGTGGTCTGAGAATTATGACGAGCTTGACCCTCACGCTAATGGAGGCAATGCTTTCGGCTACGTGTACCAGCAGATCATGCAGAAGCTACCGATAAGGACGAGGAATGAGATCATCCTCGTGACGGACTGTGGTGATAATCTTGGGTTCAATCTTGAGAAGACCGTTGATGCTACTAGGAATGGCGTTCAGGTGAAGAATCATATCAGCGTGGTTGACACTCAGCCCACGGGATTCTATGATAGGAGTGGTATAGACGCGTCTGACGAGTGGTCGCTCTATAGCATGGGAGACCTCGGGCTCGCGGGTAAGATCGAGGGGGACATCGCTGGGCTCATCTCGCTAGCATGATCATTAGCCACGTGAAGATAAAGGGTTATCAGTGCGAGTTAGTTGATGCAATTACTCCCACGTGAATATTGATGGGCGGAGACGGTAATCATTCGTCTTCCAGTCAAATGATGACGTGGAGTAGTCATCGTAGTACCCGTAATCATCACTGTAAGCATCATAACGGTCATCCTCGGGTTCATGGATGGCGAATGGCTGCTGTCGAAGCCCTCACCAAGACCGTCACTGCACTGCCCGCTAATCCACTTACTGAGCCTGGATGATTCATCCCTCGTGAGCTCACGATTCGCCAGCACGATGATCCCCCCGGAATCTTCATCATCAAGCTTCCACTTAATGCTGTGGATAATCGGCTTCAAGTCATTATCGATGAACTGGGTCATGTCATCAGACTGAAGATACTCATTGGCAGCTTCGATTGCATCATCGTCAATGGGATTCGTGAGGTTGAACCGCGCGATGTACCTTGTCTTCATTAGATCTCCGTTCGATTAAAACATCTTCTGTTTTTCACTTACGATTCCATTATAACGTGGCCCACGATGAGACATCCCGCGACGCGCCGCATTGAGCACAGTTTCCCTTAACTAGGAAAAGCTAACCCCCATACTTGAGTTCATCTCTTGTCCTTAAGAAGGTAAGTGTTGTTAATGACTTTGAAGTGACGCCACTCTGAGTCCATTCCTGGAACTGGGCGACCGTCATACCTCTACACGATCCCCTCGGCCAGCCTGCCTGGTTCAAGATCAGACCGCAGGCCATCCGACAAGCCAATGATCCCATCCATCGTGAGGTCGGAGTCACCCAGCTTAGTATTAAGCTGTGGAACCGCGATGTCACCTAGAATATCAACAAGACCCCGTCCTGGGTGCACCACTCCATCATCCCCCGTCATCATGATCAATGGCCGGCATGGTTCAAGACGAGTATGATCAATGAGAACATTGAACGCGTGGAATTCGAGACTCTTCCTCCCGAGCCTATTCCCATTGATCCCCGGCCTGTCGCCTCACCCTGAATCACGATCGTGCGGGCGGAGGGATAACGATCGTGAATCTTGTTCAATCGGTCCAGAATACTGTACTTATCGAAGATCCTCCAGTAAATGTTGATTGAGTGGTCTTCCGGCTCAATGATCTCATTATTACGAGAGCAAGCACCATGCCCCACGTTTCCATCCTCATCATACATACCGTAGAAGCTCGTTGAGGTCCCGTCTAGTTTCTCAGACGCATGGTAGATTCCTGCACGTGATGGATCTTCTCGAATCCAGTCCACAAGCTCGGGTAGGTTTTGTACCCTCTCCTCATCCGTCTTCACGATGAACCCCGGCATTGGTCGAAGGGTCATGTTGTTCATGATGACCTCAGGTGGATCATACTTCTCAACACCAAGTACGTCTGAAACATCAACACCCGGAGCGATTGACTCTGGGAGCCCCAGTTCTCCCTAGGGGCATGGCGAGGCCCTGTGATACCTGACCGCGGAGGCTGATGGTCTTGAGGACGACGCACTCCTCACCCCGGCTGTTCTCAGCGTGCTTCCCCCGTGATTCCAATGGCGCGAAGAGCGGGTTGCTCAGGGGCAGCATGGAATCTGGCTCGAAGTACACGATCTTATCCCCAGCTTTATAGTCGTTCCTGGACACGACGACGGGCCATCCCCCCGATGTGCGCGGCGGTGATCCTATCAGCGCCCGGGATAGGCGTGATCCGGTCGATGATCTTGACTGACGCGAGGTGTCATCTGGTTCTCCTTTTAATCTGGCTTGTTGACAACGCTATAAGTTTATTAAGGAAGGATTCTGAAGGTCAGAAGCCAATATCGTAGTAGTAATCGCGTACTCCCATGAGCACACGGATTGGCTCCCCCTTGACCTTCCATCCTTTCTTCGTGCGGAGGAGGGTGGCCTCGGGGGCGTCTGGGTCCCTCGTGATGGTCTTCGCGTGGATGCCGTCATCAGCCGTGACCACGATGTCATCCTTGACCACGCATCGATTCGGGGTCTCGACCCTCACGACCGTGCCCACGGTGCGGTCAGACCAGTAGACGAACGTGACGCCATCACCGACGTGAGCATCGGGGTACTTCTCCTGGGGGCGCGTGGCAAGCATGTTGATGACCGATCCGTACATGACGACTCCTTGAATTGTGGGATTATCCGTTTCTTCCTGACGATTCCATTATAACAACAGATGATCGCGACGCGCCGGTGGCAGGCTCCTTCATCTTCACCACGTTTTGTGCATCTATCTTATTAATGCAACCAGCATGATGCTCTTCTCGAGTTAGATTTTGAGTTGGATCAAATATTGTGATAAGATAGGAATGCTTTACAATAGGATGTCTTATTGGTTCTCATTGTAAGATTTGCGTCAATTCATATCATCAAGCGGGGAGGATGAAGACATGGTACGCGGTGAAGAGTCAACTGGTAACGATAGTCCTCCGGTTAAGGGCGCTATCTGGGTGAAGCCCCATGAGTCAGCCGGGCATCACGTGAGGGGGTACTGGCGTGGTCCGAATGGAGAACAGATTAAAACTGGGGAACAGGCTGCATCATCGGCTTCACTGATGCCGCTTCGAAAGACGCTAGGTGGGAAGACGGGGTCAAAGCCTGATCTGGATAAGATCAATGAGTTCAGTGCTGCGTCAGAAGCCTATACGGCCGAGCACGCGGCAGAACTAGACGATCGGCTCATGGATCAGCTTGATCGTGAGAGTAACGGTGAGATCATACCGAAAGACGAGGTCGTCATCATAGCCCCCTATCAGTTTGATCTTTCACGATCCATCCTCATTGCTGGTAATGATCCCGTGTCCATGAGATACTACGACGCTCTTAAGGGCACGTCTACAGATGAAGAGCTTAGCATGGCCATCAAGCACGGGTCTAGGCCACATGATGGAATCATTGATCGTAGTGGAACAGCGTCTGCTTCCATAGCATTCAGGTCAATGGTGCAGAACGGGCGTGTGGATAAGATTAGCAGGGAGAACGCTCTTAAGCTCACGCGGTTGACGGGGACTATGAGGACAGACTACAGGTCAGATGATCATGATGCTGACATCATAGCCCTCCGCCCCGACCTGTTCCGTGATGATGACCTGAAGACAATCATGAGAAACCCTCATGATGATTACACGATGTCGTATGCGTACAGCGCGTATCGTGAGTACTCGAAGCGGCATGCTAATGATGACGCTATTGAGAAGAATATTACTGATGGAAGCATCCCACCAGGCCTCGTCTACAAGTCAGAGCATATCCCACGTCTTATCCACGATGAGAAGGCGGGGGAGGTAGACCCGAAGAAGCTGAACGCGATACTCAATAGGACTAATAGGCTAGGATTGAACCTGAATGACCTCAACTCGGCCTCATCTATGATAGACGATCACATCAGCTTCATCAAACAGGTCCGTGACGAGCCGAGGTACGGGGAATCCACCAGACTCATGGCCAATGATGCTATCAAGATCATTGACCGTAAAGCCCTAGACGATAACGCTATTCTGATAGATGCGAGTCTCACCGAGAAGTGGAGTCAGGAGGAACAGATCAGCGGTATGCGATCGAGTCTCATCCTCACGTACGGTTCTGGTAAGCATCCTGATGATAGGATCATGAGTAGCATGTTCGATTCTGGTGCGTTCAAGTCTAATCCCAGCGAAGAGTACGAGGATGACGGATGGGGTGAGGGGGCTTACGTGGATCAGGGCCCAATCGCTAGTGACAGTGATTACAAAGCCCTAGCCCTTGGATGCAAGAGGGGATGGCTTGACTCTCATCGTATCGTTGAGCTCGCCCGTGACGAGGTGTTCACGAACTTCTTCATGAAGAGCAGCTGCTGGAAGAATATGGACGCAGCCACGAGGAAAGAGGTCAGGGCTATCTCCAGGGATCAGAACCAGTACTCGAAGTACTAGAGTGACCTGGAATCCCCATCATCGATCTCTTGATTCTACAGTGGCTTATCGCTCGGGAAGTAACGTTATACGTGAGGACGCATTTCCGGGAGTTACCGTTCTAACTATCATCAGAAGCATAGTAGAACGTTGCGTTCTGATGATAATCGAATCTAAGCCATTGCATGATGACTGGAAAGACGAGCGCGCTGGCCAGTAGAATCACGAATCTTAATAATTGCTATTAGCGAGTTGTTTTGTTAATATGAGAAACGTAAGAGCTTATAGTCTCTTATAGGCTATATACTGCACAGGAGGAGGATCATGACCCATTTCGTAGGAGTGCTAGTCTCACCGGGGTTAGAGCCCGATGAGGACATACTGGAGAAGTTCGATGAGAATAAGGAGGGCTCTGATTACGTTGACGAGACGAGAGGGCAGATCATCAGGCGGGTGAGGAGGGAAGCTGATGACTTCATTGCTGCCAGTAAGAACCCAGACTCGTGGGCTTCCCATGCTAGTGACGCGCAGAAGAAGAGGCTCCTTGACACGATAAGCATGACGGATGATGAGGTCTTCGATCGGGAGCTAAAGTCCTGGGGTCCTGGCTATGAGGATGAATTCGATGAGGATGGCAACCACCACACGACGTACAATCCCGACTCGAAGTGGGATTGGTACACGTACGGTGGAAGGTTCGCTGATGTCTATGACGATTCCTCGCAGGGGATGACGACGACCGATTACGCTGCTGAGGTGGAGAAGATACCCGTTAGTGACGACGCTGACGAGGATTGGAGTGGTGATGGCCCATGGGTACCGTCTAGCATCGTGTACAGGGATGAGAACGGTGAGCCCAGGTGGGATGAGGATGGGCCAACGGGATGGTTCGGATTCCATGAGAGCAACGTTAACCCCAAGGATTGGAAGGAGCATGTGCTCAGCGTCCTCCGCGAGCATGACGGCGAGCATGTCTTCTTCATTGACTTCCACATCTGACTAGAGTTGGGGTCATGCCAACAGATGATTATCAACCCTAACGGTGAAGATGCAAGAGGCTAATAGTCTGGCGCACGATCGAATGACTGAAACGAAAGATGCGGATTAATGCTAGTACAGTTCATCGTCATCATATGGGCTGTTCTCAGGATCATATCCGAGGCGGCCTTATGGATGGTGCAGACATGGTATAGGAGACTCCTCCATGATAGTGACGGGCAGGCGTTAGATGACGGGAAGACCGCCGAGCTCAACCGGATGATCACCGTCATGAACGGGCGGTATGATCCGCGCGGTATGATTAACGACGCCCTGTCAGCACTACTCATAGTCATCGTCATGAGCACAGTCTACACGTCAACAGTACCGGAAGTGGTCATCGTCATAGCCGTACTGACAGACCTGTTCACGAGCCTGGTACCAGCCGTCATGATACGCTCATGGATGAGGAGGACTGGGCGCGGGTTCAAAGACTACCCGTACAGTAGGGACGTCCCGCACCCAGCCGTTAAGATTGTGATCCACGTGATCGTGATTACAGCCGCGTTATTCCTATGAGCTTCACGTCTAGTCAAGATTCTTTACTAATTCTTTACTAGATGAACAGGTAGGTAAGGATTGCATTTGACTAGGGTCCCTGTTATCATGATCATAGGAGGCCATAAGATGGTAAGGAGTCAATCAGCATGTCTATTATGATGCCGATCAGTAAAGATAACGTGAATGACAGCTTGGATGATGGCTTGAATCTTATCAAAGCGTCAGACGATCTTGCCGGCCTCGTGTACCGCGATCCTAAAAGGTTCATGAAGATCAGCACGTCTATCATGAACGGGAGAAACCCCGAGCGTTGCACAGACGTGATTGTCAGCCTCCCGAGGGGATTATCATCTGATCTCATCTACAATGACGCTTCACCGTTGAAGGCGTACCTCTATGATCACGTCCAAAAAGACGTGCAGTACGTGATCAGCAGGTATCCCCCGTCACGGGTGGAAGTGGATCGTAACGGTGTCTTAAATGATCGTGTCGTCTTGCATTACGGATATGATCTCACGGATTATTCATCTAATGATTCTAGTATCAATTCTAGTGATTCCAAGGAAGCTAGCGAAGCGTTCAATCCGCTGAGCGTTCAGTACTGGTCCTCCGGAGCCGATGGTGACGATCTTGAATCAAGACCTAGTGACATTGCTGCCGTTAGTAATGATTGGGCAATAGGCCTCCCGATTGCAATCTGTTCATTCCCGGTAGGTAAGATTGCTGCTGACATCATCACCAACGATGCTAGTATGAGCAATGTAGTATTCGACTTTACCATAGTGATTTTATGTGTTTCCTTGTTCGTATTCATGAAGGTGCCATATGAGTTCATTCAGAAGAGGCTCACTCATCGCATGCACCGAGTCTTGAGATCACTATTCCGTAAGGGTGTTGGGTCTGATTCCGTGAGGAGTACGATGAAGATTGACCGCGCTAGTCACGGGGGATCAATACTGCTCGTGCGATGGGATGGGGATTCCATCCCGATCTGGATGACGGAGGAATGGATGCGGAGGAAGTTCGGTCTTCATGGTGAGAAGGTAAGGATCTGGGGCAGGGTCCGCCGTGATGATGAGTATGATAGCCCCCGGTACGTGCTAGCGCTCACTGGTGACGATCTTCCGGATGGACTTGATCATGATGAGTATGATGGGGATCCTGATGACACTACGATCATTAAGTATGCCCTAGCGTTGACTGGAACGGCGGGCGACCCCCACCTAGTCCATCACCGGGGGATACGTGAGAGACACCATATACTAGCGTTACTCGAGAAGAAGAATCGATTGGTAACCAGGCTCACCACGCCAGAGCAGTATGATCATCTACCACTCTTGCATCCGAAGTGGCGTCTAGACTCCGCCAGCATCCTTGACGGAGGTAATACTGAACCATCAGAAGATCCTGATCCTTCTGATGGTAAGGCTCGTATTCCAGTTAGACAGAACACGTATGATCATGATGACGGGAAACGCTGGGTACTCCCAGAGCCTGACCCCACTGACTCGCTCGTTGACCTCATCGATAGGTCAACCGTGCTCAGCGATGAGGAGAAGGATAGACTCCTCACTATAACGGAATCGCTCAAGAATCAGGCCGTCATCGCTAAGAGCGTGGACAGGTCGCAGTACGAGTCGATCATGAGTACAGTCGAGGGGTTGTCTGGGGCAGCATCTCGGCTCGAGGAATCAGGTAGGATTGACGCGCGGATGGTCATGCGTGACGTGGACAAGATGAACCAGATGGCAACCGCGCTCGCCGGGTGACCGTCACGATTAGGACTGTATTAACGGCTATCTGAACAAGATTGAATGGACTATTGAACGGGGTTATAATGATCATATGGGGGAATGAGTAGATGCGTGGATCATTGATGAAAGATTAGGTGGTGGAAGTCTTGAAGATAGTGAGACTCTGGCGTAATGGCCACTCCGAGGAATGGTCAGAGCAGGTAAACATCGTTAAAGATGAAGATCTGGATCCAGTTGAAGCGTTCCTATCAGAGGAACGGGCCGTTAAGGCTAATCCCAGTGATAACGATGATTCGATAACTAGGATTGGTCTTAACGAGCTTGCCCTCATGATGAGGAGGATCGTGAATGCTGGTTATGGGAGCATTGCCCACAGAACAACGGTGGAATTCAAGCATGGGGATAGCCTCATGATGCTCACGAGATGGGATCATGACAGCATACCTGGATGGTTCACCAGCTCTTGGGCTAATGACCACTCGCCATCTAAGCGGGGGATGAGAGCCCTCGGTCAGGTCTCACTGCGGCCATTCGAGATCATTCATAGGCCACCTTATCATACCTATTACGGGACGATCCACACGCCTAATCACTGGCTAGTATCGTGGAATGAAGCCTTCCTCCGTGAGTTTGATGATAAGACATCACTGATGAAGTTCATAGAGGACGCGGTCAATCACGCTGATTGTGACGCTGGATATTCATCTGACTGGAAGGATGCTGATTGGAGGAATCAAGCGGAGAATGCCAGGGCGAGTGATGGCCAATCGTCAGTAAGACGTTTGAAGAAGAACCCGTTGAAGATGATGTGGACTATCCATAGGGTGAGGAAGCTCTATCGCGATCTTGTCAAACACAATGAGACAACGCAACAGACCATGCAGAATCTTGACTTATTAACGACCATTGCTGACTCTAATGCTGATGGTTATAGCCCAATCAGAATTGATGTGAGCAAGCTTAATGACTCTCAGGAATTCATAACAAGTGAGCACTTGAACGGGAAGCCCATGACTGCTATCCCCGAGACGATAGGAGATGAGGTTACGGGGAGGATAACTCGACTCCGCGGACGGGTGTCCTCATCCCTGGTCATTGATGATGAGACTCGGAGTATCATTGATCGTGAGCTTACCGCGCTCAGCGCGCAGCATGCCCTCCTCAGGTTCAACGATGCGCCCAGTCATGATCATTCCGCGTTCATGAGGATGGAGGAGGTCGCGTCCGCCCTTGATGAATTGGAATCAACGCTGAGTCTACTGGAGGAGAATGGTACGGTTGACATCAACGAGGTGAAGGACACGATCAGCAATCTCTCAAGCGTTGCCGTAGATATGGCTGGTTAGGAGGAAGTTCATGAGCAACGAGGAATCAGTAGGCAATGAGTGCTCTGAATCGGGTGATGCGTCTTCAGCATGGTCAATCATTCGGAATGATCACGCTGACGTTAGGATCCCGCGCATAGAGCGATACTTGGGTTACTCCGGAGATGACAGATGGGCGGATCCATTCGATGATGTCTTCTATAATGGCAGTACCGGGTACGGCCAGCTATCAATGCTGATTGGAGTCTTAATCGGAACTGGTTTCATAGCATACGCAACCGGTTTCCTTGATCGTTTCCAAGCATTCATTCCCATCGTCATGCTGCTCAACGTCATCTTGTTCGCAGCTGCTGCTCTCATTCTTAACCATAGACGCATGCTGTTCGACAGGATCAAGCTCATGGCCTATAGGGCTATGAATAACGGTTACGGTAGCAGGAGTAAGCGTCATACCGTCATCCTGCGTGATTACCCGCACACAATCATGCTCTCAAGATTCGATGGGAATTCGATCCCCGGATGGTTCAATGACGATTGGTCTCGCGAGCAGTCTGGAAGCAGTGGCATGCGCGTCGTGCGAAGCTTATCCCTCACGCCATTCAGGGTCTTGCTTGATGATGGCAGCATTGTTTACGTTGATAATCATTACCTGGTATCGTGCAATTCTAGAATGACGAGCGATTACGATCAGACTGGGTTAAGACAAGCTGTATATGATGCTGTATCCAAGGCGGAGTCACTGAGGAAGCAAGCCGTTAAGGATCACGTGCAGGGTGAGATATGTCTTAATGATCCTAGGCTCGTCGTGTGGAAAGAGCTTCCACTAGACTTGATGAGGATGTCGCCATGGGATAGGATCAAATCTATCATCGGCATAAGATGGGCTTACGGTAGGTTGAGGAGGAAGCTTAGGAGGAACAGGAGTCTTGACGTGGCTGTCTCCATGATGAAGACTGATGACGTTGACCATAATCCCGTGATCATCCACGCTGCCGGTGACGAGATACCCATGAATGATTCTGATGTCAAGTCAGCATATGATCTTGCTGATAGGATAAGCGAGGGGATAAGATCGTCTCCCATGAGTGATGACGTGAAGACTGCGATAATCACACGATTCGACAATCTAATGATGGAGGTGAAGAACCTCATCAATGATCATCATCGGAATGATTCAGACGCGCAAGTTCTTACTGACATCATATCAGGACTGAGTAGCATTGAAGACACCTTGAACAGGGAGACTCGTGATCTTGACGTGAACGTGGTGATGGATGCTAACATGAGTCTTTCCGCGCTGTCTAATATCGTTTAGATAAAGCTCAGAGCTGAAAATGAATGAAGATCATGATCGGCGAGCAGTACGAATCCATCGAGGCGGCCCTCGACGCAAGACTAAGTGAGATCAAGTCTGATCTATACGGGGATGACCTTCAAGATGATGAACGTGGAGAGCATGGAGATGACAGCAATCCACCAGTAGCAGACGCGAACCTCCCAGCTCACGATCCTAGTGGTAGCAGTAATGATCTTGATGGCAAGCTGGCCCAGAAGGATCTTTTTGCTGTGCTCGTGCTCAACGGGGAAGACGATAGCATTCAAGCTCACTGCAACGGTGGGCACCGTGACTGGAGTAAAGGCTACCTCGTGTCCATACTGGAATCAATCCTCAAGGAAGAGGAAGATTCCTGATTCCATAAGGCTCACGGGTGAATATCTTACCCCTGAGCATCGAGTCCACGTGAAGGCCGAATCAATACGCGACCCAACGGACGGTGCGTTTATTCAAGGAGGGGCAGCCCATGAGGACAGAACATGACAGCATTAGCGTTGTGAGCATACCAGACACCGCGTACTGGGGGTCACAGACCCAGAGGGCGATAGACAACTTCCACGTGAGTAGCATCCCTGAATCAGCCCACCCAGAGCTTATCAGGGCTTATGCGCTCGTGAAGCTGGCCGCTGTTGAGGAGAACCTGTTGCGGGGGTGGATGCCTGGATGGAAGCATGATCTGATAGCATGGGCTTGCATGAGCCTGTCGGCCATCACGAGTGACCGTGATTCTGATGGACGCAGATGGATGGACCAGTTCCCAGTTGACGTTCTACAGGGCGGGGCGGGAACGTCACTGAACATGAACGTGAACGAGGTGATAGCAAACCTAGCCCTCGAGCACGGGGGATGGCCTAGGGGATCATACGGGGTGGTCAGCCCAGTTGACGACGTGAACATGAGCCAGTCGACGAATGACACGTACCCGACCGCCCTCAGGATCGCGCTCGCGTGGAAGCTCCATGACCTCGAGCGTGTCATCACAACCGTGGTGGAGGATCTCGATATGATAGCCGGGCGGCACGAGAACGCGGTTACGATTGGCCGCACCCAGTTGCAGGACGCTGTTCCAATCACGTACGGGAGAATATTCAGCGCGTACGCCCGTCAACTGGAAGGTGACGAGCATCGTGTAGCTGGGGTCGTTGAGGAGTTAAGGACGATACCCCTAGGTGGGACGGCTGTCGGCACTGGTATCAACGCTCCGGCGGGGTATGCCGAGGGAACAGTAAAGAGGCTAGCCGGTCTCACTAACCTAGCATTGACCCCATCGGTTGACCCAGTTGCTGACATGACAGACATGGGGGTGATGATTGACGCTTCTAACGCGATGAGGGTCATTGCCACCCACCTGAGGAAGCTCGCCGATGATATGAGACTCCTCGCGAGTGGCCCCAGGGCTGGACTAGGTGAGGTCATACTCCCGGCCGTGCAGGCGGGTTCATCAATCATGCCCGGTAAGGTGAACCCCGTCATCATGGAGTCTATTGACCAGGTCGTGTTCACGGTTAACGGGCTAGATCACACGATCATGGACGCCGCGCAGGCCGGCCAACTCCAGTTGAACGCATTCGAGCCTGTGATCGCCCATAGCCTGCTTGATGAGGAGTCAGTTCTTGAGCACGGCATGATCATGCTGTCAGGGAAGGCTCTGCACGAGCTCACCGTACGTGAAGATGTTGGCAGGAGGTACGCTGGCTCATCACTCACCCTGGCCACATTCCTGAACACGACCCTTGGATATGATACTGCCGCGCGGATAGCCCACAGTGCTAGCATGAGCGGTAGAACAATCATCGAAGAGCTTGTGGAGGAGGGTGTGAGCATTCCAGAAGCGCTCAGGAAGTATGATTTTGATGACCGTGATGATGGTCCTGATGGGGTTAAGGCAAGCTAGTGACCCCGAGCACCGTTCAGACGCATTCCATGACGCCTTAGACGCTCGACCGGGCGTGGCGCGTGTTTTTTTACTCACCTGGCTCACAGCGTGTTAGAACGCATCCTCCGCGCTCCTAGCGCATTATGCCCTCGGATTCGGAGGATGGACGCACCGCCCCTCCCGTCCTCATCATGGGCTACTAGACTTACAGGCCATCGCGGGAGATCCTATGAGTGACGTAAGGATGCAGGCATATGGAGATGGCAGGCTGCCTGGATGGGGGATGGCTTTAATGCTATATCCTAGGATATGCTTCCCCGTGTTACACTAGAAGCGTTGCTATCACGCCCTTTCCCATTTCACTCGTTCTGAGCGCGATCTGAACGCATCCACCACTCCCTCTTAACTTCCTATAGGAATCTTACGACTAGCAGATGGCAGATTGACAAGACCTAGCGCGGGTAATATTGTCTAATCATCATCGTCTTCATCTACTCGGGTGAGGGAGCGCCCGTTGAAGACTTCAACCAGACTGTTAACAAGCATGAGGAGGAATACGCAGCCCATGATCAGTAATGAGAATCGTGATGAGCCATACTGGATCGTTGCCTCAGGTATCGGACAGGATGGTGGGTTCGGTGACTACGCGAATCCAGGCATCTTACACCCTATTCGTGACAAGCATGGTAGAACGTATTGGTTCACCTCTCATGAAGACGCTGACGAGGCCGCAAGGGTCTTGTCACGATCAGCATCAGCCGCATTCACGGGCTATTCGTACAGTGGTGATTTTCCTGTTGAGTACAGGTCGGTCATGGTATTCCCGAGGAGGGCTGCCCCGGTCACCGAGGACGGGGTGATCGGCTTCATTGATGAGGTCACTGATGCGAACAGGGGCTCGTGGAGCGTCCCCTGCCATGAGGATGAGTACACGAGGCATGTTAAGAGCGTACTTGAAGATGCGGTCAGGAATGCTCCAAACTACCGGACGGTTCTGGATGATTTCACGAAGCACGTCCACGAGGATTATGATGATGACCTCAAGGATGACGGGATTGTCTTCACCGAGGATATGATCACCACTATCGTGACCAGTGAGCGAGAATATAGTGATCGGCCGATTGACGCGCTAGTTGAAGACGAGATGGGTAGGCGTGGTGCTCACCTCCTCATCAGGTTCAACCCGTTCAAATACGACGACGATCATAAGAATGATTATCACGACGATCAATCCTATGAGCTTGCTAGTGCTGATTGGTCTTTGCGTGACGGTGTTCTCAAAAGACCTGATGGTAAGACGGGTGATTACCACTGTGATTATGATGAGATCGTGAATGATCTTCCAAGCAGTGACGCTGATTGCAGGGTCAGACAAGCTCTGGGCTTCACCGAGGAATCTGACGAGTGGCATAACGTGGACTTTGAGGGGTTAGTCTACGTTGACGGGAGGAGCATTGGGGAGATCCTCTACAGCCCTGATCTCTCCACATTGTGCTTCTCATCGAGCCTCAGGAGATCCCGTGGTCTGGACTCAATCGGCGTGGTCACTGGGAGCAATCTTATAGAGCTTGAGGATAAGATAACCGATGCTCTTAACGATAAGATCAATAAGATCAGTAAGACTCCTGACCCGTCCAAGATCGTTAAAGATCGCATCGTCACGTTTGACATGAGTAGCCTTCCAGGTATTGTTCCTATTGAAGACGAGTCTGGTGGGTCAATGGCCGCATGGGAGAAAGAACTGGTGAATGAGACTGACTCCCCTGATGACTCTAATGGTGGATTAGAATCAGGGGAGAGCATTAAGCATTTAAGCCTTCATGAGGATAGGAATCATAACGGATGGCTTATAAGAGAGGTAGATGAGGAGGATCAAGACTATGAAGATGATTGATCTGGTGAACGCACTGTCGGTTGACTATGAAGATGAGTACAAGAAGGAGTTGAATGCTCACCCAGATATGGTCAATCGTAGAAGACTGGTGGCGGGACAGATGGCTGACGACAATCATACGTCCATTGAGGAGGCCATTGAAGATTATGACGGGAAGATGGTTGAGGAGATGAGGATGGAATCATTCCGTAGACTCGTGTTCCCAGCTGATTCCATGAACGATCTTAGGCAATAGGAATTCTTTTATCGAGTAATATTATAACAGATGAATTGGAAGGAAAGATTATGACTGAGCATATTGATGACGTTACAGTTGAGGTCAACGTGACCATCCCGCAGACCAATAAGATCAGGAGCCCTTATGCTCATGATTCTCTTGACTTGACGTGGGCGCAGGCAGCTATTGATCTTCTTGAATCCGCCTATAATGATAAGAAGATGGAGCTTGAGCGCGAGGTCAAGAGACTTGAAACCGTGTTGAAGGAGCGCGCTGACGCTCCAAAGGAATTCGAAGCCCTGAAGACCGGTGTCTATACCGTCTATGGAATCAATCGTTACGTGACTAGTAAGAGGACTAGGGAATATGCGGATAGTAATCTTCGCCATTTCCTCACGTCATTCAAGAATATGATCCTGGACACTCTGAATGAGGATTACGGGCCGAACGGCGAGCAGAACGTGCGGACGCATGCTATCAGGATTACTGATCGATGGTTGGACAATATAAAATTCATAGACAAGGATGAGATCATTGATTCTATCATGACTGGAATTAATGTGGACGAGCATGCTACGAATAGTGATCTTGTCGCGCTGCTCAAGATTGTCCAGGGACTCATCTCTGATGATTCTGATCTGGTTTCAATGAAGAGTGTCGATTCACCTTTTAACAATAAGGAGAATGGTGTTGTCGTCATTCGTGATGACTTCCTGACCTTCATCCGTATCGGCGGACAACTTGATGACAATAAGCTTGTCTTCAGTAAGAGCAAGTGGGATAACTTCCATGATATGAAGCTAGTTTTCTCTGATGGAAAATGCTCTTATTCTCTATTTACTGAATTTGATCTAATCAATGGTGATGGGAGAGTCATCGCTGATCACATCCTATTCGCATGAGTGCGGCGAGCAACAATCTTATTCAATCAGTTACCCCTAAATTGCAATTCCGGCTCATACTTGTTAAGATTATGACATAACCTATTTACTTTGTTTACGATTATGAGAGGAAGGATTCTACACGATGACTGATGGAAAGCTTGACTTCCGTGACGGAGGTAGCTTCGAGTTCAACGCTCTACTAGAAAGGGTCGAGATCAAGAGCTCTAAGGGCGGGTCATATGCTTCCGGCACCCTGTCTACGAGTGATGGCAGCATCGAGTTCAAGAAGTGGCGTACTCCTGAACTAGATGACGGAGTGTACCACGTCCGCGGTAAGTACCAGACGTACAATGGACAGAACAGCGTGATCATTGATGATGCTGACCCACTGCCAGATACCGTGGACAAGAATGCTTACAGGTACTCGCCCTATGATGGAGGGTTGAATGAGGACTCCCACAGGTTCGTGAGGACCCTCTCGCCGAAGGCCCAAGAGCTCTTCAAGATCCTCCTCAAGGGTGACGGTGGTGGTGATCCCCTGAGCGGTGACCTCTCGGAGAGGTTCAAGGACGAGCACGCGGCCATATGGCATCATGATGCGTACCCGCACGGGCTCATGGCGCACTCCCTCAAGGTAGGACGCTTCGCCAAGCTCGTGGTTGAGGATCCAATGTACTCAGCATTGTACGCACTATCGCAAGACGAGAAGGACCTCATCGTAGTGGGCGCGTTCCTCCATGACCTGGGGAAGACCCTGGAGTATGATGGAGGAAAGATCAGCCACCTAGGCCGCATGTTGAGTCACCGTACCATCATGAGTGAGCGTCTCTCCAGGCTCCGCCCCCGAGTGTCTGGTCTTTATGGCGAGGATGGGTACTGGATCTTGCAGAGCATCTTCACCCAGCACCACGGGAGGTGGGAGGAGACGCCGCGCACGATTGAGGCCTACGTGGTCCACCTTGTAGACACGATAGACTCCCAGCTCACTGATCTGAACGAGTTGATGAAGAATCCTGATACTGACAGTCAGATCCGGATGAAGGAACCAGCACCGAGTCTTATTCTACTGACACCAAGACCATCTGAGGACGATGATTGGGACTCGTCTTCCCCCGATCATGCTCCACGTGATGGTCATGGGGATCGGAAGGACAATGGAGGGGGAGCCCAGGGAACGATCTTTGATTTTGACCCCGCGGCCAATTCCTCCCCAGTTGAGGGCAGTGATGATTCTAGTATTGATGAGTTCACTGGTAAGAGTGAGGATGATGACGATGACATCTTCTAATGGGTTCAATAAGCCCACCGGGCTATCTGTTCAAACGATGAGGGAGGAGGATCATGACTAATCGTGTTAACGAAGATTACACGAAGATGATTGATGGTGAGGCTAGTAGGCTGAGCAATGAGTACGGATTCCTCACCCAGGGGCTCACGGAAGCCTACGATCCCATCGTCCCCGGTCTTTACCTTGGTAAGAACGGTGACCTCTGGATCCTCTCAGACGAGCTGGAGGGCGTCCCCGTCTACGAGAATAAGACGAGGACATGGATGACCGATCAGGAAACGTACAGGGGCCTCCCCGTGACATCAGCCCCGTACCTTAGGATCAACCCCTCACCGTACGGTATGGGTCCGTATGCTCGACCCGTCGTTCTCAGGAATAGCCCGACTGTAATGAGTGATGATTCAGATGATGATAGTGCTAATTCAAAACGGGAGATAGAACAGACTCTACGCGGAATGTCACGCTCGTTGGCCTTGAGACAATATTCTAAACATATGGAAGAATCGAGTGGGGAGGATGGGAACATGGAAGACAATCAGAAGGTTGATAAGAACAATGAGCGTAATGGCGGTCAATACTTCTACGTGTTCAATGACAAGGGTGTGGTAGCAGACCTGCCCGAGGGTAGCACTGTTCTCGATTATGCGTACAATAACGCGGAGGGTTCACCTGGAGCCCGCACTATTAGTGCTATCGTGAACGGGAAGATGACCGCCCTTAACACTGTGCTTCACAGCGGGGATACGATCAAGCTCATCGTGAGTGACTCCAAGCGCCCGGTTCCATCTGAAGCATGGCTAGATTTCGTCCAAACTGACTCTGCATGGATGGTCATCAAGAGTGAACTGGCCGACGCTGAGCAGGGTGATCTTAATAGAAGCGGTGACGAGCCCCAGTTCATCTACTCCACAGCCCAGGCTGTGAGATTCCTCTCAAGGCAAGCACTAGATGGAAGCAGTGGCTTCACAGGGGAGACTGAGCGTATTCTAGAGGCAGTAGAGTGGATCCGTGATCACGCTGAGGATCTCGTCCACGGGAATAATCTAGCCGAGGAATCATTGGAAGACATTAAGAACACTTGTGAGAACTATGAGGGTATCATTAATGACCTCATTGATTCTGATCCAGGTAGCCATAAGATTGACGATTATTATGCGTACAAGTGCGTCGTGAACTCTCTCGTTGCCCATGACTTCATGCGAGAGCTTGACGGTGAGGTCATAGGTGGAATAGACTGGTACGCGGAGAATGAGCTGTCTGACGGTGGGGAAGATGCTGATAGCAGTGAAGACTCAGGTGATCAGAAGGGGCTTGAGAAGGCAATACGATTCATATCGAATCTGTCCGTTGACGTGAGACTGGTCGGTGGCGTGTCCTCAGATGAAGATGCGGACGCCGTCCTGCAACAGTTGAGGGAGTCTGCTGCCACTATTGGCCTTAACGTTGACGGGATCGCATCAAACGATCAGTATAGTAGGGACGCCATCCTATCAGAGGTTGACTCGGTGATGTCTGCTACAGATGACATTGCTGACGGATGGGATCAAGAGAATGATCATAATGGGGGAACGCGCGCTTGTAAGGCAGGGGGAGATTGTCCTCTTGGTCATCATAGTGGGACATCAACCAAGATTCTTCTTAGCACGCTAGCCCGTGATTTCATTACGAGTATCGACGGTGAGGTCGTCGGTGGTCTTGAGGCCTATGCTGGACCTCCAGATGCCGGCCCCTCGTCCGTATGATGAGATCACTGACGATATCAATATCTTACTTATAGGAAAGATGAGCATAAGGACTGCCCGTACTGTCAGGCAGGAGGAATGATGGTGGACTATGAATGTGAGTTTTAATCCCAACACGGATCTTGACTGGTGGGCTACTGGGCTCATGATCACAGTCATCGTTCTCACGTCGCTCGTACTTCCAATCCTGCTAGCAGTATGGGGAAGTAGGAGGAGGCCGTCACCCGTCCTCAAGATCATTATTAGAATCTCAAGATTCCTCGTGAAGTTCAGATTCTTGTTCATCATTCCAGCCATAGGTCTTGCAGTATGGAAGAACTGGTGGTTCCTGTTCTGGCTTGGCACTAGGTCAATACAAGTCGTGCTTGGAGCCATTATCGCCCTAATCATTCTATTATTCAGTGGGGGAGCTGTCGTTAACTCGGCGAATAGGAGCGATCATGTTGTTGAAGAGCATCTTGACCCCAAGCTGCACGCTGGGCTCGTTCCGACAGACGCTAGGATAGCATTCGTTGACCCGGAGAGCGGTCAGGTGGAGTTCTCAAGAGACGCCAGCACGATGGCTCCCGATGGATGGTATCGTGTTGAGGATCCGGGTGGCGGTGGACTCTTCGCTAACGGGAGGTATGACACGCACTGGGATCCCGAGCATCCAATATTCATCTGATACGATCAATCAATCAGCTAGACCATTCTGATCTTTCCAAGGCCAGTTCTATGAGCCTATTCTAACGTTAACTAGATGAGGTGATATTTTAATCCTGCTAAGTCTGGCAATGGATAGATTTTAGGAGAATGAATCTATGATACGAAGACCTGATAAGATTCCTGATAAGAATCTTGATGATGAAGACGACTCTGGGGTAAGCCTATTCGACTCGCAGGATAATCACGATGATAACGATCATGACATGAATCATGATACTGTCAGTAAGCATACCAGCCACGGGAAGTTTATCCTGATCATTATCATTGCTTCCATCCTCATAGCGGGTTCCCTCTTCTCATCGATGAGAAGAGCATCCTCTGATAATGCGTCTGTAATCTCATCATCCTCATCAAGTGATGTCAGCAGGAAGCATTATGATGCGAGCACCCCGTTCGTTGAGGACAATGCGAAGGTTCTCTCAAGGGAGACTGATGAGTCTATCAGTAATCTAAACAATAGCCTGAAGAAGGTGGATGGATCCCCCGAGATTCTGGTGGTCACCGTGAAGACCCTGAATGGGGCGGACATCTCAACGTTCGCGGCGGATAAGGGCAATCAGTACGGGATAGGCTCGAAGGATAAGAATAATGGCCTCGTGTATGTCCTTGATGTGGATGAGCATAAGGACTTCCTCGCCACGGGTTACGGCATGGAGGATAAGATCACTGATGTGATCGCGACTAACCTTCTAGACGATGATTCTATTCATGGTGACTACAAGAGTAAGGATTACGATTCGGGAGTGCAGAAGGTGTTGTCGAAGGTAAGCCCGTATCTTCACGGTAAGTACTCAGTGAAAGATCTTAAGCGCCAGCAGAATACTATCAACAATAAAAACAATGAAAAAATCAATGTGGGAAGTATGGCATTACCCGACCTTATTATGCTCATTATCGGCCTCATCGCCATCGTGGTGGCCGTCATCAGCACCGTCATCGGCATGGCCAGGATCTTTTTCAGTGGTGGCAGCGGAATATCTTCCGGCGGCGGCGACGGCGTAGGCGATGATTATGACAGTTCCGATGATGGATGGTCAGGATCTGGCGGAGACGACTCATTCGGCGGAGGCGGCGGAGGATCGTCATGGTGAACCGGAAGCGAACCATAGGAAAGATCATTGCTGGTATTATTATTGTTCTCATCATCATTGGGGGATGGCTATCGTATTCTTATAATGATCTCGTGAACGCTAGGAATGATGTCGAGACGAGGTACTCGCAGGTTGATAACGTTCTCCAGAGGAGGGCGGATCTCATTCCCCCAATGATAGACACGGTGAAGGCGTCAATGAAGCAGGAGCAGGCAACGCTCACCACTCTTGAGGAAGCTCGATCATTGTACGAGGATGCTGGCAAGTATGAGAAGCCAGATGCGTCTGACTCGATCACTAAAGCGTCTGATGACCTCGTGAAGGTCATCCGGGAGTCTTACCCCGAGTTGAAGACGAACACGACCGTGAAGAACTTCATGATTGACGTGCAGGGATCAGAGAATCGAATCAGTTACGAGAAGATCAAGTACAACCGGGCTGTGGAATCGTATGATAACAAGGTGGAGGCATTCCCCGAGAGCATAGCGGCTGGAATCTTTGGATTCAAGCCGATTAGACATTGAGCCTGATGGTCGTCTAGGGTAGATCAAGGTTGGTCCTAGACGGAATGGGGGAGTACTGGAGAAGAATCAGTACTCCCCTGGATGAGGACAAGATTGACCGCATGATCACTCTTGGACGGATTCTGTTAACGGATTGATGTGCTAGAGCGGTTCAGCTGATTCAAGGATAAGGTGTTGAGATTGGCGTGTCTTATATGATCTCCATGTTATGATGGAATCATTGGTTAACAGGTGGATTGCCGCTGATAGCGGGAGATGATTGGGATGGCAGTAACGGTATCTGACGCGGTGCAAGTACTCATGAACGAGTGGGGTGTACCGGGGTACATGATCGACGAGACGCTTGGCGTGGATGCGATTGACGACTTCGAGTCATTGGAGGGGTCCGAGCACGAGTCAGAACTCACGAGCCTCCTCGTGTCAGTATCAAGCGGGTTCGCCACCAGCTTTGAGGATTAGGACGAGGATTAGCTCCCCATATGCGTTCAGACGTGTTCTAACGCGCCTTAGACGCGCCGTGGCCCTCGGTGCGTGTTTTCCCTTACTCACCTGGGCCACGGCGCGTTAGAACGCATCCTCCCATCCACTTATCTTAATCTTTCCCATTGTTCTCACCATAGAGGTACTCATCTCCAATAGTGCTGAGAATCTTTCAAGATAAGCATTACGATCAATCTTACCTCCATTCACCCCAATAAAACGAAGCGATTCCATCATATCGTCGCTAGTCTATGATATGATGGAATCGTTAACAGATTAAGTCTATGAATCGGAGTGTAGACGTGACGAAAGACGAACAGGCTGAGTTTGATGCTTATCGCGAGCAGCAAGCGAGGGAAGAGGTTTACATGTACGCGGAATGGATAGCCGAGCTTGAGGGGGAGCGTCTGAAAGAGCAACGTGAAGATGGGCTCGACGCCGAGTGGAATTCCCGTGATGAGGTTTATGACGAGTGGGTTAGGAATAAGCTTGATGAAGAGTCTGCGGCTGTCAGACGTGACGCTGAGGAGAGAGGATTCTGATGACTGATAACAAGCAGATTAGCAATGATACCAGCATTGCCCGTGATAATGGGAGCAGCCATCACGTGGACACGAACCACGTGAAGCCTATCGTCTTTTTTGACATGGACGGTACGCTGGCCGACTTCAACAAGTATGCTGACGAGTTGATGGCATCTGGTCTCGTCACTGGGGACAAGCGTCCAGATTGTTGGCCGGGCATCTTCGCTCACCTTGACCCAGTGCCCGGTGCTGTCCATGCCGTGGACGCCCTCAAGGATGACTACGAGCTTTATATTGCCTCAACGAACCCGTGGGATAACGATGATGGTGCTCGTGAGAAGCTATGGTGGGTGAAGAGCTGGTTCGGAGGATCCGGACCCGAGAACCCGTTCTACAAGCACGTGATCTTCACTCATCACAAGGAGTTACTCCGTGGTGACTATCTGATCGATGATTGGCCTTTCCACGGTGCATCTGAATTCAGGGGTGAGCTCATACGATTCGGATTTGAACCGTACCCCGACTGGCCGGCCGTGACAAGATACCTACTGGGGAAGACTGGAAGGTTTGAATCGTGACAGTTCTTACCAACGTGAAGGCAGTCGCTGGCGTGCTGATAACCCCGCCGGCAGCTAACTGATCGTGACGGTTACCTGTTGGAGGTAATGGTCCCCGTTATCCCAGCAAAACTTATTGATGATGACACGTTCAGGAAGATAGGACTAGAGCACTTCTCATCCACTCCTCCGACCATCATCACGTCAAGCTGCCGAGCAAGACGCCTCCAGTCGATACGAAGATACCGAGCAATAACGGAACCATTCTATCTCTAATCCTTATTTGTTCACCGATTCAATTAACGAGAAATAATACCATAGGCTTCATTGCGTCTAAATGAAGAATTCAGATTCATCGCGATTGATTTTGTGTTATAATGGAATTGTTAGAAAAACTTAGTAGATAAGATCTGTGATATGGGTGCTGAGAAACGATACGTTTACATTGATGGCTACGGGAACAGTGGTGTGTTCACGGGAACGCAGGATGATGCCAAGGATTATGTTGATGAGTTGAATCGTAGAAGGGCTTTCAACCTCTTCGAGGAGGATCGTGATGACCCCGTTGGAATTGGAAGCGAGGTTGCCCTGTCTAACCCGCTTGATGATCTTGAGGAGAAGCTGTGATGACATCAATAATAGAGAAGGACAAGAAGCAGAGTAGTACTACTCTCCATGATACCGAGCACATGGTTATCCAGCCATCGCGCGGAGTGGTCTGGAGGGCGTACAATGCAACCATTGGGATCGGCGCGTTCAACGTGAACAACCTGGAGTGGGCTCACGCGATCATTGATGGGGCGGCATCAGTGAAGAGGGGTCGTCCGCATGACGTGATCCTCCAGGTAACGATGGGGGCAGCCAAGTACATGGGAGGGTACAAGCTCGCCCATGACATGATCGTTGACCTCATCGAGTACGAGAAGCAGAACGGTGAGGTCCCGCAGGGTTGGTTCCCAGTGCTGCACGCGGATCATGCTGACTATGATAGCTGCCTTGAGGCCATTGATGCCGGGTTCACCTCTGTCATGTTCGACGGATCCGCTCTTCCAATCGAGGAGAACGTGGCGCGGTCTCGGGAGATTATCTTCGAAGCCCATAGTCGCGGTGTGAGTGTTGAGGTTGAGGTGGGGACGATTGGAGGCAGTGAGGATGGCGTGTACGGGTCTGGTGAGACCTCGCCCATAGAGGACGTCCTCAGAATGGCCACACTGCGCCCAGACATGATGGCTGTTGGCATTGGTAACATTCACGGGCCGTATCCAAAGGATTGGGGTGGGCTTCACTTCGAATACCTGTCCAAGTTGAGAGACGCCCTAGGCATGAATGGGTTGGACATGCCACTCGTACTCCACGGAGGGTCTGGCATTCCCGATGACCAGATTATAAAGGCCATCGTGAACGGCGTCACGAAGATCAATGTGAACACTGAGCTTCAGCTTGTATTCTATCATGAGATCATCAAGCAGGCTAATCGTCTTACCGGTATCGGTGAGGACGGGGTGATTGCCGGGAAGCTGTATGACCCGCGCTCGCTCCTCAAATCTCCCACGAAGGCCATGGCTGATAAGGTTGAGGCCATGATCAGATTCTTTGATCTTGAGCGGAGGACATCTGATGTCCATCCGAGTTGACGGTTGTGAGGAATGCCCCCACTGATAACGATGATGCTTCAACCGATGATGCCACTTCCCCATCGGGGCTACTCCTCACGCAGGACTATGGATGAGCCGAATGCAAGAATAGGATGAACAAGAGGATGGAATCGCATATGAACAGGAATCGTGATTCAAACAAACGTCTGGTCATCGGTAACTGGAAGATGAAGATTGACCATAACGAGGGGCGTGAGCTCATCCACAAGCTCTCTCATGTGCTCAAGGATGCTGATGATGCCGACAATGCTGAGGTTATCGTGCTTCCATCATTCACGGCCATCCACCCGGTCTGTCAGTATGCTGGTAAGCATCACATCCCAATCACGATCGGAGCGCAGACCGTATCCGACGTGCAGGGCGGGGCGTACACGGGTGACGTGTCCGCGTCCATGCTCGCAGCCCTTGGCTGCAAGTACGTGCTCGTTGGCCACAGTGAGCGCAAACGTTACCACCATGAGGACGATGCGTGCATCCGTCGTAAGCTACGCACGATTCTTGATGCCGGCATGACGCCAATCCTGTGCGTTGGTGATAACGCTGAGGATCATGACGCTACTGACCAGAATAGTCTCACCGCATCCACGGAGTTGAGGAGTCCATCTTCGTACGATGATGAGTCGTGGGCGTCAGTTACTGGCCAATTGTCTGTCCTCTCTGACCTTGACCCATACGAGACAGCCAGGATTGTGATCGCGTACGAGCCCGTATGGGCGATTGGTACTGGTAACGTGCCCACCGTGGATGAGATTGACCGCATGGTGAGCAGGATCCGCCATCACGTCACCCAATTCCATGGGGCTGGGAGGATTCCAGTACTGTACGGTGGATCCGTGAATGAAGACAATGCGGACAAGATCGCGGACATCCCGAGCGTGAGTGGGGTACTTGTGGGCGGAGCTAGCGTGGATGCCGAACCGTTCGGGAAGATCATAGGAGCATTCATCTGAATATTAAGTTAAAACTCATCATTAATGGAATTGGAAGGGCTAATTATGACTGAGACTATTAACGAGAAGGTTGAAGATCTATCCAATTCCTATAAGTCCAATACGTTAATGATCGTGATGATCATCGATACCTTTCAAGGTTATCAGAGGCAGCCGCGTACTATTATGAGACTATGCAGAATGATGAATATGATCTCACTATGCATGATGGTCTAACGCATCCTCTAAGATGCGCATCCTCTAAGGAAGATTCAGAATTCTTCGAAGGGCAAGTCCGGAGGAGGATCAACGAGCATGAGGTTAAAGATAAGAACTCTAGTACAGTGAACTGAAGAAATTGAATGTTAACTAACATATCAGCGTATGATTCACATATGATGAGTAGACGTGGTGAGGAATGATCACCAGATACGCCTAAGACGTATTCTAACGCGCCATAGACGCGCCGTGGGTCTCGGCGCGTGTTTTCTTACTCACCTGGGCCACAGCGCGTTAGAACGCATCCTAGGCATTCTCATTCAATTATAGTCTCATCATGAGAACATGGTGATTGGCTCACCGGTGGCCGTGAACAGCCCAGTGCTAGTACCCCTCTCATACCGCGAGACGAACGTGCTATTCGTCATTCCCTCAAGACCGTCCATCATGGACTCAAGCAGTGGAATCCTAGCGCCCGCGTCAGATGCGGCCACGTGAAGGATGAGCACGAGCGTGCGGATATTCCTCGTGAGGGCGTTCTTGTTGCCCTTCACCTCACTGGCCATCCGCCCCAGTTCGACCGTAACCGTTCTACTGGGATCATCACGCATTCCCCTGGTGATGTCACTGAGGACGTAGCCCGTACCAGGTCCAAGGATCACTGACGGGTTAGCCCAAGCGTCACCGCCGTCCACAAGAGCCTTGGCGTCCCTCTCACCCTTCACCCGCGTGAGGTACCCCAGGTACTCCCACCCGTTCTCCATGACGAGCTGGGCGACGTCACTGTCGTCAATACTGACGCCGGTGAGCAGCATGATGGCGCTATCCCTGGCAATCTTAAGCTTGCGTCCACGCTCACGATCCCTGAGCTTGCGATTCGACCGACGATCATGATCATCAAGCTCTGATTCGACCTGCGCGTAGATCTCACGGGCGAGCTTCATGTTCGCATCTGGCGTGGATGGGTCAACTGGAGGAATCTCGTTGATGATTCCGGCAAGGCGGCGGGCTGATAGCGGCATGTGGTCAGGGTTCTTGGCGATGACCCTAGATCTCCAGTCATCATACTCACCCAGTTGGCCTGCGTACCCGGGGCAGATCTTAGCCAAGTCTTTACTGCTATGCGTCGGTCTCACAAGCTCCGTCTTGCCATCCACGTGCGTTCTTACTGGGATCGTTCTGTCAACTCCACTCCAGACCGTTCTCCCGTGAGAGAGTCTAGCGTTATGATCTGCTATCTTCATGCTTGTTAGCATTATTCCTTCCTTCCAGTTGCTTATGTCCTCATACCGTTAATAGAATTCCCTGCCATTGGCAGGGCATAGTCTTATGCTTCAAGTTCAGCAGTTGATTCCTCCATGACCTCATTGAACTCCCTCATGTTAAGGACTCCCCCGGCGAGAAGCTCCCATAGCGCGTTAAGACGAACTGTCGTCCCGTGATGCTCGTTAGCTAGTACTCCGAGCAGGCAGACAAGAGTCCTCATCTGCCCGGTCAACGAATATCTAGACTGACCCGCGGCATCTGACTTATAATACATGTCCCATAACGCATTATCGATAGTAGATCCCGGGTCCTTAAGCATACCCTCCTCAAGGAGTCTTATGTCATACTCACCGTCTGGCTTCAAGACGGTTGACAATTTAGACAGCCCATAGGAATCTCCGGTAGGCGGGAGCTCGTCAATGACAGCCTGCGTATCCACGAGGACGTCCCTGTAAGCCCATCCGTTCTCAACGATAAGATTCGCAATATCCCTATTACCTATGATCTCCCCCTTGAAGAACAGGATGCCACTATCGATCCTACGAGATCTGTCCGTACTTACCGCGCCGGTCGTATCGCCGGTAGCGTTATCAGCCATGCGCTTCACGATCCTCATCTCAGTGTCCACCGGCCTTGAACCCATTTTGAGAGGCGACGCTTTCGCCTCGTCAATGTACTCAAGAATCTTAGGCGTTGACCTGATGCGATTCCTCTTCTTACCCGCGCAGTGCTCATCATAATAGGACTCATACGGGTCAACAAGGAGCGCGTACTCCGGGTTATCCCTCTTCCAGGACTCGATGGTCTCCCTCATCTTCCTCCTAGCGAAGCTCTCCACGTGGAACTCAGGCCAATCATAATGCTTGCACACGATCGACACGAGCATCGACACCCCTCTCTTATTCTCAGTGCTAAGTCCCTTGGGATTATCGTCCATCACCGCCTCAACCCTACGGATAAGATCTCCCACATTCCTGAACGGCCAGTCTCCCAGCTTCCTGATGACAGTATTGAAACCGGCAACATGATTTGATGTTGCCGCTACGGCAAGCGAGTACTCTTCGAATATCGAGCGTAGATCCTCATCTCCAATCGTGCCCGCAACGTACCCGATCCTAATCCTATTATAATCATACGGGTTCTCATCACTTGAGGTGATGCCTCCCAAAAGCCCATGCCCGGCAGCATTCCTCCACGTGTCCCTAAGAGCGTTGATGAATGATGAGCTCTGAATAGACTGGCTGCTCGACGCCGGGTTCGCATGAAGATCATAGTTACTGACCACGTCATGACTACTGATGAAGGACTGTATAAGACCCCTGGTCACCGAGCCCATATTCTTGAAGTCATCAAGAGCATTATCAACAGACCCGGAGGACGAGACCAGTTTTAATGTGAATTCGATGAGGTCTCCCTTCCTCACGCTGCTAGCTCCATTAGATTCCGTCTTCTGACCGGCCTTCTTAACGGGGAACCTCGCGATGAACCCAACGACCTCATTCCATTCTCCAATGCTTGTTATGATCCCCACATCAACCAGGTATAGTAGCATTTCAAGACAGTCTTTGGACGGAATGATTGGCGAAGTGCTCACCCGGCTCCCGTCTATAAGAGTCTTGAATGATGATCCGTACTGCTGATAGCTCTTCCACTCATTGTTCTCATTATCGCTATCAGCTCCATCCTTGATGACGCTAACGAAGATCTTAAGAAGCATATCATCCGGCAGTGATTCAAGACCAGCTGCACCCGCGCAATTGACCCTACTCATGGCCGCGTTGATGATCTTGTACAGTGAGGACGCTGGTAGGAGATTCTTCCTCCGTGAGTACGAGTACACGGTGAGGTCATCCATCATAGGCGATCCAGCGTACACAGACGGGTCATTCCCCTGCTGGTCGGCTGACGTTGACCGTGAAAGAGGCGAGGATGGAGCCACCAACGCATCCTCTATCCTCTGCATCACGTCAATGAGATCCCTCTGAGACCCAACGCGTCTCCCAGGCGTCTCCAGATCGTACTCATACCCGGTTGCGTTCTCGAAGAGGATTCCAAGACCGTAGGAGTCGTACGGCTCGTAGTAATGCTCGATCGCGTACTTGATGTAATCATCAATAAGCGTCTGGTTGGCTATACTGAGGGTCTGGTATGATAGCCCGCCCACTGACCTGTAGCCGCTTAGAGAGATGAAGCCACTGCTAGCCCTCTCGTTAAGCATGTACATGTCTCTGTTGAACTGGAATGGATCCATGTCAGACTTAAGACCATTCACGCTTTCAGATAGGAGTTGCAGCCCCCCGGGTACTGGAAGCCACCCCTTCCACGCGGCGAAGATATGATCGAACTTCGGCCGACCAGCTCCCTCCGGTCTCATCCACTTCTTACCGTTATGCAGGATCAGCTGTTCACCAGTGAGGTTATCGCGACCCAGACTCTTCATGATCGCGTACCGGCTAGCGGAATCTCCCGGGGACAACATGAGCGCGATGCTATCACCAATGCACCTAGCACGGTGTCCCATTGATGGGCTCATCTTCAAAGACGGCATCTTATCCATCTTCCTCAGGGTCAGGTGCTTGTTGCGGACACTGGGATGATTCCGTATCCAGTCATTAGAATGCTTGATCATCTCCGGACTCACCGTTGGTGTAGAGGTGGAATCGACAGTATTCCCGTTAAGATCCTCCCGGGTACCGCTCATTGAGGAATCTGAGGAGTCTCCCATACTTGATTCTTGTTTCAATTATCTATTCCTTATCGTACTAGCGACGGGAGGCGATGAAGATGATTCCACACTGCTTAACCCCTAATGTTGGGGACTGGTAGGCCCACGTGGCCACTATTAACAGGGCGTCATGCTTCCATTGCGATCCGTCACCCTAACTCGTGGGAGTCTTTATCTTAACTGATGCTGTGAATCTCCATATCAATGGGTGGGAGCACAGCTCCACTCCCCATCAGATAACGTTCAGATCATCTGTAGGACAAGATGTCCCATCACGCCGGTTGACATGATGGAATCTAAGGTACCAGTCATCTTCAAAAGGTGAGGAACTCATTAAAACAATAAGATTATTCACAGTTCCTTCACATTTATAGGATTCATCTCCATCAAATGATATGGTTTTGGTAGGAATCGGTAATCTCGCATTCGTTCCGTGAGGATATGGCTCCACATGGGATTAGGACGTGTTCTATGATGCCTTAGACGCTCGATCTATCATAGCATGTGTTTTTTTTACTCACCTGTGTTACGGTGCGTTAGAACGCATCCTCCGCGTTCCTAGCGCATTATCATTCTAGATGATTCTTAATCATGCGATGGTACTGACGCTTGATATTTTAATAGCGTGATGGGTCCCATAGGGGTTCTTTCGATGGTTCGTGATGCTGGCCTGCGTTAACGGGGATCGTGGTTGTACTCAACCCTCGTTAACGTGGTCTCAACGTTCCTAGGGCATTCCCCGCGTAGCGGGGTTGAACCTCTTCACCTGCTTGCGGCCGACGGTGCGCTGAAGCACTGTGAGCATTGCTGAATGGATCGCGAAGCCAGCATTGGTGGCGCACAAGTCATAGAGCACGTTCACGCGGTACCCGAGATCGAACAAGCGGGCGGCGTTCTGCAGAACACAAATGTCGGTGTCAATGCCGAACAGATTGACCTCTCCGACGCCTATGGCGTCGAGTTGTCTAGCAATCGCATCCGCATTCTGATAGACGGTCTTGTCCAGTACGACGGGGAAGAAGCGCTCCAGTCCATCCGCCAGATCCGTCTCAGGATCAAGCATGTCGTCATGTGGGGGTCGCCCACGATCCCTAGACTACAGGTCAAGCGTCAGCAGGACGTCCTATGAACCCAGGGTCTACGGTAGTGAGCACGCTGTCCTCCAGGAGTTGAGACCATGATCACATGACGGGGGTGATGGACGGATTCCCATGGGAGGTGGCCTATGCTGGGTCAGGTTGCCCGCAGGATTGGACTGATTGACTGTGCTAGTAGGAGATGAGGGGGCGGGATGTGGTGACCCCCTGGGCACGACGTGGCATGGAACTTCCACCGTAGACCCTATAATCCTAGGATATGCTTCCCCGTGTTACACGGCCAGCGTTGAAATCTAGCCCTTCTCGGAAGACTCACCTTCAAGATTGCTTGACGCGTCCTCACCACGTTCTAACCACCCATGGAAGATCTCGTGATATGATCAATCATGAGCAAAATTCCATACCTGATAAGGAGCGTTTAGTAATGGGCACGTTTGACGAGTTGCATGATGAGCAGGGTCGCGAGGGCGGCGAAGGCGTTCGGCCGGGTCTTGCGTAACTACAAGATCGGTGATGCTGTCAGGGATGACAACGTTAGCTTCCAATTTGAGATCTTCGGAGGTAATGATCCTGAGACTGGTGATTACAGTGGTGATCATGATGGGCTGGCGACTGTAAGAGATGGATGGCTGGTTAGCATTGATGATCCTAGAGATGAGAGTCTACCACTGATCGACTATTATAGTCAGCTCAAGGAGAATGGATCGGGGGGGGGATTAGGGTTCACTGCTTCTTCATGACCATCATTGGCGTGTCGCGATCTTATCCGGGTTATAATAATCAAGTCAACAAAACGTGACAAGGAATAGGATTCATCATGAGTGTAACGGCAAAGTCAAAGTCCTCCGCGAGAACGTACACGATCATCAAGATGCACCGCGGCCGCGTCTCAAAGCAAACGGGCACCGTACAGGAGCTTACCGAGTACTTCCATTACACCCTCGAATGCGGTAACAGTTGGAATCACAGCATCTCGCTCAACCCACGCGGCGGTAAGTCGCTCGTTAACGCGCTTAACAAGTGCGTCCGCGAGCTGCAGGGCGAGTCATTCTACCCCGATCACTATGAGCTTGAATCTTGATGATAATAACCTTAGTATAGGATAATCGCCAAGCTGGCACGGGGCGATTACCATTCGGGAGTGGGTGGTGACGCGAGTTAATGCTCATCACGCGGCGATCCCGTGGGGTGGCCCCAAGCACGCCCCAGGCGCATTCCATGACCCCCTAGACGCTCGACCCGTCGCGGCGCGTGTTTTTTTACTCACGCGTGGGTATGGTGTGTTAGAACGCATCCTCCGCAATCCCAGTCAATCCTGCATTAACTCCTGTAAACTCGGGGTCACGCGACGTGTCCCATTTGGGACCTTTGTCGAGATGAATCTTGCAATCATGATACGGGTTGACGGGAGGATGTCTCATGAGGAATCATGGATCAATGGAATCACCAGCATCATCTTCCGGAGGGAACTCCACGAGGATCTCTACTCCATGGGCAGAGTAGCCGGCCAGCGCGATTAGTCCACGCTTCAATGGTGAGGACTCGGGGTGCAGCAATGGCGTCTGAGGTTCGCGCTGCGGACGAGACCACCAAGATCATCAGTGGAAGGCTAGCCCACGCCGGACAGTGGCCTGCTGATCACACCATGAATGAGTGGAAGTGAAGGGGGTGAGGTCAGGGTGCTTCAAGCTTAGGGGTGAGGACTTATAGGGTCTATGCTGGAAGACCCTATAATCCTAGGATATGCTTCCCCGTGTTACACGGCCAGCGTTGAAATCTAGCCCTTCTCGTAAAACCGGCTAAAAGCCCCTAAAACGCGCCTTAATCTTATTAGATCTTGGTTACGGTTGTCATTGCGATCCCTTCTCGATGCACTATAATCATGTAACGGTTATCCCATTGATAACGGTCTATATTCTTGTGATATGATCATATTGTCCGGAACGGAAGTACCGTAATCAGACTGGTGGGTTAGGATTAGATACGATGGCAGATTCAAGAATATGGGGATCGGGTAAGGCCAAACCCGTGCATGTAAGCCCCGATGGCAAGATTCGCAGGTGCAGTAACCCCGCGAACTGTAGGTTCAAGGATAGGAGTCTTGCGATTGCAACTCATGTTGACAAGGATCGTGAGTTGTTCATCCTCAACACGGCCAATAAGATCTTCCACGATAACCTGACCCGGCTTCCCGATGATCATCCAGCGGTTGTTGACGTGAGGCGTAGGAAGATTCCGCTGAGTGATCCACATCTCGGGTGGATATCCTCGAGGAATGATGCTCTCAGACAGTTGAAGAATGCTGGTTGCAGTGATTTAGATTTGCTTGAGTCTGGCCTGGCAGATCTTAAGGCGGATGGAACTGCGCTCCAGGTCTTCGCCCATGACCGGCTCACCATTGCCGTCATGGATGGTAATGACGTGACCGCTTATTACGCGAGGTCATATGCTGATAAGACTGGCGGTCATAAGATCGCGAAGATCGGTAATGCAACGGTCACCATGACCTCAGGTCTGAAGTACGTGCGATCAAGGCCTCCGTCATACATGGTCCCAAGACGAGATTCTAGTGGAAGGTTCACGGAGCCCTATGAGAATCCCATGTTCCTCCTTGACGAATCCAAACCGTTCATCCGTAGGAAGGACGAGGTGATCCTAGTGGAGGGCCAGCTTGACGCCCTCGCCTGCTCTTATGCTGGTGTCAGGAACACCGCTTCCATCGCGGGGATGACTGATTTCTACGAGCGCCAGTTGGACCAGTGCAAGCAGTTGATGACCGATCACGGGAGGATCATCCTATGCCTTGATGACGACGAGGCTGGTCTAAGGGGAGCCAGATCTGCCATCATGAGGTTCCCGAATGAGAGAATCGATGTCTGCATCGTCCCGGACGGTAAGGACCCATGCGATTACCGTAGGGTGCATGGTGACCGGGCTCTGAAGATTGCCTTGGGCATGCATGAGGACGGGATAAGATTCCTCATTAAGAGGGAGCCGGAGTCTACCATCCCTCAGTTACTTGCGAACATTACCGACCCGGTCAAGAGGAATGCGGGCATCGAGTATACTCTTAAGAAGCGTCCTGATCTTGGTCCTGAGTCTAGATTGACTCGCAGGGTGGAGTCACTGAGCCCGCAGCACGCTAGGATGAAGCCGGGCGTCTATAAGGAGAGGCGAAGATGGGTGCAAGCCCTCGGTGTTGACGTTCAATCGACCACTCCCGGTAAGACACTGGTTGATAGAATTGGCGGTAATGAAAGGCTCCGTTTGATCGCGAGCATCGTGTGCGAAGCCCATGAGGAAGGATTACAGGTTCCCGATGAGTTCAGGGGGATGATCCCCAAGAAACTGAGGCAAGCCAAGGACGATGACCCATTATGGGAAGAGTTAGAGCCGGTGATTGATCATAGTTCTATTAATGATCTTATTGATCGTCTACGCAAAGTCATATCGTGAGAAGGAGATTGTCCATGAGTAAAAGAATAACGATAACCGATGTCTCCGCAATTAGGAACGGCTTCCTTGAGGATTGCGTGAAGAGCGAGCGCGTTAAGATTACTGGAAGGCTGAGGGTCACTCGATTCATAAAGGGTCTGCAGGAACGGTACCGTGTACCCTGGACGCAGAGGGTGAGGAGGGTTTGTTCTCACGGATGGTACAGGTTCTTTTCCAGGCACCAGTACTTCTCACACGCGATCTTATTCTCCATCCCGTTCGTCTATACAGCAATAATAACTGCTAGTACACTTACGCTCAGTATGCTTGGAATTGATACCGGTTCTTTCTCATGGTTACTCATGATTCCTATTATCCCAATTTCCCATATGATGATTGTCCCCCGTCCCTATAATGGCAGGATAAGATCAATGATGACGCCAACCATGCTAGACTTGAATATCAATGGCGTGCCAGTCATCATTGGAATTGGGTACGGGAGTGAGCAGACATTCAAGAATGCATGCCCAATAAGCATACCGTCAGTGCTTAGTCTCGATAGCGCTGCTCAGGGTGAAGATATATTCGAGAATCCAGGTGCGGTACTACTTGGCCGTAAGATCTTCATAGCTTATGACGATAATGCGCTTCACCTTGACGAGAAGATGAGGAGATCGATACTGAATCATCTTGGCGGAATCATGACTGATGAGGCCGCCCACCCGGGCACCCTATCGAAGTCAAAGCTTGGTAAGATCATTGACATGACGTCTGCCATATCTGAGGTTCGTGAGCTGACGAGGACGATAATCATGAAGACAGATGTCCTCGGGGTCAGTATCGGGTCTGATATCGCTGATAAGATTGCAAGTACTGCCCGTGAGTTCAAGCTCATTGAGAATGAAGATCTTGACGTTGATCATGACCTGTACGAGAGGGTCCGGGCGCTGAGGAATCGTCTGAAATCACTTGATGACAGCCTGTCAAGATACTCTGTTGACGTGGAGTCGATCAACGATTCTAATAAGGCCATTGATGACATCGTTGGTAGGATAGAGCAAACTACCGGAATGGCAGGAATTAGATGAGACATGATTATATAGATCGTTTTGGTAAGCTAGATTATGATTCTACTCGATCCAGGAACTGTTAACTATCATTTCTCCCGTGATGAGATGGTTTCATTCTGGAAGGTCTGACAAGATGATGGGTGGAGATCTCGAATGGAGGGGTAATGCGTAAGATCGGTAATCATGATGCGGAGGACTATTTTGCCGGGTTTATGGCTAAGATGAGTGCAACCGCGATCGTTCTAATCACTCTGCTACTTATTGAGAACGTTATCCCCGACTCTGTCCCCATATCGATCATGCTGGGCGCTCTGGACGCGATCATATTCTCTTACATCATCATGTTCTTCAGGACGCCCTTATGGTTCAAGGCCATCTTATCCTCTGAGGATGAGATCGGTGATTATCACGTACCCATCTTGAAGGACAGGATGATGAGACCAAAGACGTATCGCAACGCTTACAGTATTGTGGGTGAAGCGCTTGGCCTATTCCACTCATACCCGTCAACATTCGTGACCATGAAGAGTCTTCACGATGATCATGATTCCGTGTTCGTCATGGTCCATAACCCCACCGCCATGATCACGTTCACGATCGATAATAATGACGTGATCATTGCCACCAGGTCACCGTTGAACATACTTGAAAAGCAGTCAGTTGCCTTCATTGAACTCACGGGTGGCCACATCATACCGGATAGGAATCGCGAGTACGACGTCCATATCCATTGATGGGGTCTATTGGCCGTCAACTCTTAATATGATTGCGAGCATGATAGTTAACATTTGCATTACCATGGAGAATAAGATACAATGAATGTCATTGGGTTGCATAATATGCGCGAACTCAACGGTACGCTCTGTCATCTGATGGAACGCTAGAAGTTTAGAATGTAAGGAGACATGAGATGGCTACAATCGTAGTGAACGGTGTGACTATTAACGTTGACGAGGGGTCTACAGTCACCATAGGGTCTAATGGATCGGTCACTGTCAACGGTAGTGAGAACGCGCCCTCAGGCCCGGTGATCGGGGCGGACTCGTCTGTTGACAAGGCTGCCCTCTTCGACGGCAGCATCTTGGGGAAGTATGACGTGACGTTCAAGTACAAGTCTAAGAGTGGTCACGTGTCAACAGTGAGTGGGGCCGTGTATCCAGTTGACGTTGAGTACCTTGATGGCGATGACCGTCTCGCCCACGTGAAGACGGATGATGGATGGAGATCATTCCTCGAGTCTGGCGTGCAGGGTGACCTTTTGGCATTCGATAGGGCTGGAGGGGAGCAAGAACTCGTGAACACTGAGTCGGTGACGCCCACCGAGCCCGGCGTCCTCTTCGATCGTCTGGAGTCGGACGCGGATCACCCCTACCTCACCGAGTCGAAGATACCTGTGAAGGTGAAGAAGTTCACGTACTGTAATCAGTATGGGGTTGAGAAGATGTATCGTGGTTATGAGTTCTACCCCGATAACCTCTTCAAGTCTCCCGTTGACGGTGAACCGTCAATCCGGGCTGAGAAGGACGGGGCGTGGAAGAGCTTCCGTCGTGACGGGTTCACCGGCTGCATCGAGATCGTTGAATAGCAAAAGTTATTGAGTCTATTAAATGCATGGAGTGAGGATCGTGTCCACAGATATGAAGCACGTGACGGATCTGGAGAAGTTCGCGTTCGAGGAAATCGTGCGGCCCTACTGGTATGACACGAGTTGGTACAAGGACGCCGTCAGGAATGAAAGCATTAATCAGCATGACCCCGCGGATTATTTCTACCCACTCGCTGATGTACTCAAGGAACTCAAGCACAATGACGAGTTCAGGAAATGCTCCCTTGGAAGACTCAAGGAGTGCGGGGTCTGGATTACTCCCACGTATGTGCGCCATCCACTCGTGTCTTATCTCATTAGTAACGGAGTCATGAAACGTGCAGTCGATAAGAATCACGTTATGGAGTCAGAACGATTGTCCTCATCGGTGAATGCACGGTCTTAACTAGATCTGATATTTTATCTTCATGAGAAGGGTTACTATTCTAAGAAGAATTATGATAGCGGTGACGTCCGTCCTCGCGGTCACGTTTCTTATCATGGCGGTTGTAACGCCGTGCGCGCAGGCTGCAGGCAGTGACGCGAGGGGGATAGCGTATAGCGTTACTGGGAAGACGCCGTCACCATCGCCGGGTCCATCTCCGTCAACCCCGTCTACCGGCAATGACAACAGTGATAACAGCGCGGGTGATGGCATGGTGATAGCTCCACTCCATGAGGGGAGCTTCCGAACCGTACCTGGACGAGTCGCGTTGGCTGTCATGCTTGTGTTGTTCTGTGGAGTGGCTGGAGGTCTAATCGTACGGTGGCGTAATGGGAAACACGGTAAGACGAAGCGTGAGTGATTAACCTAGTTGACGGTGATCATGATAGCTAACGTTCAACCGCCAGTTAAGTTAAATCTCGATTACCATGATATGATGGATGCGTTGACGTCCTCATGATAGGAGATAGGAGTAGTGAATGGAAGACGACCTTGTGAAGCACGATGATCCTAGGATCAATGTAACCGGGCTTCCACTCCCGGAGTGCGTGAAGCATGACGTGCTCATGCTTGACCCTCTGCCGGATAAATTCTGGGTTGTCTCGTATGATGGGGGCAATGATGAGCTTAGGGTTACGGACCCTGATGGGATCACGTCTATAAGCCCGCGTAACGATGGAAGATCAAACGATGGGCTCCGAGCCATCGCGGAGCGGGTCAGGGAAGACTACGATCATGAGTTGTGGTTCGATGAGAGTACCTGGGGGCTAGATGGGTTGTCTTATAATCATGATATGCTCATAAACTTCAATAATGACGATTGGGAGTATTCCACGCATGGATCAGTAGATGATCGAGTTAACATGGACGCCCTCAAGAGGGATACTGCCAAGCTTACTGTCATTCACACGAAGGTCGGCATTCTAGAACAACTCCTCCACGCTGTATCCGCCCTCAAGCTATTCAAAGATTACACGTATGCTCAATGGCTGCGGGATAAAGACGATAGCATCCTATCATACGAGTATCTTGATAATCATCCGCTTGGGTGGTCCGTGGGTCGCGGAAGGATGGACAGGCCCGTCATTTCCACGGGGAGTGGGTTCAGCAGGATGATGGGCTGGCAGGAGTTCTTCTACGGTGGTAGTGATTCTGGAGACGGTGATGATAAGATTCCAATGCTGGAGGTTGAGCCACTGCCAACAGTACATGACACCAGACTAGATCACGTTTCGGATGATATGAATGACATGATCATCACCCTGGCTAGGAGGATCGACCGTTACTATAATTCCGATGGGTCCGAGAGGAAGCATCCCCTGGACGACCCAGATCATACTGATGGTGACAGGTAGGCGTATAGATGCTTCTAGGTAGTTCAATGATCAGCGGGGAGGATCATGATGGTTGATCACGTGGTACGGGAAAGCGCTCCCGGTGGACTGTTACGATTCCTTGGGTGCGGGTCTGGATTCCATCCCGAGCTGGGTAGCAACTCTGCGTTCATGATCGAGCATGACGGGAGTATGATCCTGATCGACTGCGGCCCAAGCGTGTTCGATAGACTGTTGACGCTTGGAGAGTTCAGGGAAGCTCCAGCTGTAGCCATACTGATCACGCGCATGCACGCGGATCACGTGGGCAGCCTGGGATCTCTCATTGGTTGGCTTCACCACGAGAGGAATCTCAAACCTCTACTCGTCATTCCAAAATCTTTGAACGGATTGATTAGAGAATTCCTATCACTCCAGGGGATCCCGGAATCATTCTATGACGTATCGCCGGTAGCCGAGGGGTCATACAGGGGAGAGTTCAGGGACCCGTTGCTAACGGTCAGGTACGATAGGGTGAATCACGTCACCGGCATGTCCTCGTACAGCATATCACTTGACCGACCCGAGTGGATTATCTATTGGTCAGGTGACACATCTGACACGATTGGAATCAAGCTGGTGATTAATACCGTGAAACCCGAGCATGTGAAGGTGTTGTACGCAGACGCGTCCATCCAGGAGAATCCAGCCCACGCTGGCCTTAATGATATTGCGTCTGCTGTTCCGTATGATCTCAGGGGAAGGGTGACGGTCATGCATCTTGATGGGGTTAAAATAGTTGATAGGGCGAGGGAGCTTGGGTTCAGAACGGCCATGGACGATCTCGTTGATGGGTCCTTATAAGTCTTTCCTAGGGATTGGGCTGCAGTGTGCCCCGGACGCCATCCACGCGTGTCCAGAGAGTCTTGATGCGTTCGTTGGCTGGGTGGGGCACACGTATGGAATAAGCTCGTTAGAGTACTATCGTATCGCGTTCCAGGCAGTCTTCTCCTTAGAGGATTCTATCGGCTGAAATTGTTATCAGTCAGAGATCACCGGGAATCTTGAATCATTTCCCTAATGCTATAATCATCACTATTCCTGAGGAACTCGTCAATGTGCTGGAATGCTGTCTTCTGGGCTGGGTACCATGCCGGGTCGACGAGCGCCCTGTAGTCAACCGGCGTCGGGTTGGGCGAGTGGACGGCCTCTGGTCTGTCCACCCTCGCATAGGTCTTCTCACCGGTTCCATAGGGTTGTACGCAGAATCCATCACTTATCCCACGGTTCTGCCGGCACCTCGGCCTCGGTGAAATCATCCTGATCAAGTCCCGGAGATAGCAGCACCCGTTTTCTCAACGGATCCTCCAATTGCCCTGCGGTTGCCTTCCAATCATGCAGCAACTTGTCAAGCCCAGTAAAGTTATCTTCGGAAATATCGATGATTAGCTCATCAGAAAGCTCATCACAGAACGCGGTGAGATCATCGTTATCAAAGACCCTGAGCCATGCGAGGTCTCCCCACCCCGCCACATCCGGCCGGCCACCTGGCTGAAGATAACTTCTGAGCCGGTTTAAATTCAGTGTCCATTCCTTGTACAGTTCCAGATGCTCAAGTTTAACATTAGGGAGCATCACCAGCTCCGGCCCTTTGTTGTCTTTGATGATGGCACGACCGTTCCTCGCGGCATCCAGCACTGCAGTCCGCTGTTTGGCGAGATCTGATACCTGAAAACTGTTCATAAGGAACCTCTCATACCATGTGCTCATATTACTGCGCACACATTCTTATGCTATATTTTATACGGTATCACTGACTTGCAAGCAGAGGTATCATGACAGAAGATATCACGTCTATAAGCCCGCGTAACGATGGAAGATCAAACGATGGGATACGGGCCATCGATGATGGCGGGGGGGGGGCATGGCTGGGAATCTTCGGCGGCGCCGCCGTCGAATGGTATCTGAACCTGGCTGGTTTAGCATGAGAGTCATGCGTGGAACGTCGGGAAGAACGGAACACAACAGGGGGAGGGTCATAAAACCCATCGTGGCATTGGAAATGAACAATGACGCCATGCTAGCGGCGATGATCGCGATGAAAAATGACAAGATGATGTTCCCGCTTGATGATAGGGGCCATCTCGTCAATCCCAAATCTGCTTAGATTCAACTATGTTCAGAATACAACAGCCTACTGCGATTCTGATGATAGTCTGAACGGAAGTCCCCGAAAAGGCTCCTTTGTGTATGACGTTACTTCCCGAACGCTAAACCGTTGTAGAATCACGAGATCTCGAGTTCAACTGTCTCCTCATTAGGTCACGTACTGATGCCTGCTTGCCGTTCCTCATGATGTCTCCCTTGATTCCTCACACCACTGTGCCTCGCCATAGGCATTTCGATTCTGATCATGATCCTAAAAAGATGTGAACGCAGCGTAATCGCAGTTAATGATTTCTAGTATACTCGGTTTATCGGTATACCGTCTAGCTGCTTGTTAACAAGCGGGGATCACCGGAAATCCTGGATCATGTCCCTAATGCTATAATCATCACTATTCCTGAGGAACTCGTCAATATGCTGGAATGCTGCCTTCTGGGCTGGATACCATGCCGGGTCGACGAACGCCCTGTAGTCAACCGGCGTCGGGTTGGGCGAGTGGACGGCCTCTGGTCTATCCACCCTCGCATAGGTCTTCTCACCGTTCGGTTGAACTTCTAGTGGCCAGTAGACGTTCGCGAAGGACATCTCCCCGTTATCGGGATAATAGGTCAGCAGGCGAGCCTGATCATGCCCGGGCTCTGGTCTGACACCGGCCTTGAAAGCATACTCGCTCACCTCATACCACGACACGGCGTGATACGCATTAGCGAGCTCTTCCATCAACCCCCTACCCCTCTCTGCCTCTCCCGGTACCGGGTCAGTCTCAATGACATCATCAAGAACCGACGCGTAGTCCTGAAAATTGCTGACAGCCTCATAAGGATTCCGCAGGTTGAATGGAGCGTTATTGTAGATAGTGTTGATCACGGTGGTGTTCGGGTCATCTAGCTTCTTGTTTAGATAAAAATCTCTGGATTTCCACTCGGAGCTAGTGTCAGCGTACTCTATCCTCCTCCCGTTCGGCCCACGCCAGTACCCGCTGACCGTGACGCCATTCCTCTCATAGGGTTCCACCCATACTGCCCCCTGTACTGGCGGCATCGTCTTAGCATTATCCTCAGGGCTAATCATAATCTATTATCCTCCTTATTCTTTATTCTGCTCGAATTCAATTCCCTCATATCCTTTTCACATGGGAAAGATATGAGAGATAAACGTCGAGCACGATAGTTTACTTCATTGGGTCATATGTGAGAGATGAGGAGGAAGTCATGTCGAATAGTAACAAGAATGCGACCAGCTGGACTAGCAGGCATTCAGTATTGACCAGGGTACTGGAGGTCGCCGTATCAACATTCGTGTGGTGGGCTTCGGATAGGTATCTACCCGTAGCATTCAGGAAGCTGGGGGAATTGCTCGCGGGGGATGATGGCGGGGGAGATGACTCCAAGGATGATGGCCACCCGGCGTCCACCGGTCAATGATAGCATCAATGGAGGAATTGAAGATCTTAAAGATCCAGAGTAGAATCCATCTATTCTGTTATATCCCCGACACGCCAACACGTTGTCAGCCCATCATATCAGGGTTATGATGATCATGTAACGGGTTAAGATGCTGTACTGCAATTGATAGCATCCTGACGCGAATAGTAGCCATGATGAGCTTAAGGAGTTTGATGATGAGTGTTGATATCAATACGGAAACTGGTGCAGTCGACGGGAGGGACGGGCTTCTAGATCAAGTTGCCCATGACATCAGCGCTGCCTACGATAAGATCCCTGGTCATAAGAATCTTGACTTCAATAAGCGGCATGCCTCCGGGTTCGGCATCTTAAAGATCTATGATGATGACAGGCTCAATGACCTCATTGATCCTGAATCTAGTTACAGTGTGGTGAACATGAGCGTTAACCCTAGTGTTGATGGGCTTCCATGTAGTATTGATCTCATCCTCCAGGAGCGCTCGACCATCGCCGTGCTCGTCGAGCATCTTGGGGAATGGCCATCACCAGCGGTCATTCACAAGTACGTGGCCGCGGTTCTCATTGATCCTGACGACCTGGCTGACAGGATGGAGTCACTCTACTCTTCGGCTAGCGATCTTGCTGGTATGGCGCGTGAAGATGACCTCGATGAGTCAGCCCTGCAGGAATACAGATGATCATCAAATTGGGTTGATTGGAATGGTACCATACGTTATCATTATGGTCTGGCTTTATGGTCTGGCTTATGGGGACGATTTGGAGGACGCATGAGTACTGTGAGCGCATCGAGCGCGGGTGACGACAGCATCATTGACAATGGAGGAGGCGGCTCGGTTAACGGGTCTTCTGATGATGGCGTCGTGGTCTATACGCTGAAGAGGGCTCGTATCAGGGTGATAGTACCGGCCATCCTAGCGATAGCGTCACTTGGGATTGGATTCTACATCCCCAACCCCCTAGTGATCCTCATGTTCTTCCCTTTCGGCTATGTCTCAGCCCGTGAGATCGATAACCTCAAGTCTGGCTATCGTTTAGATCTTAACGAGGTCGAGAGGAATTACGAGTGCGTCGTGCTCAGGAAGAACACGTATGATGATTACAGTGGGGACACTATAGACGAGAATGTCCTATACGAGAGAACCGTGAAGCGGAATCATGGAGATCTTAAGCGTGATGCGATAGCTCGTGGCGATCACGTGGTGAAGATCAATGGAAGGCTGAGCTGGATTACCAGGGATGACTATGACCGGTACGGTGAGTCCTCTCCAGAATGCTATGAGGGTGGTATAGGACTAGGCGGTCTGATAGAACCTCCCGTGATCCACACGTCAATGATCACTGCGGGGGACTCTAATGATCATGATGTGATTAGACCCTGGACCACCAGCTTGAAGAACGGTCTGACGGACGTGCTTCCCATCTTGAAGGACGGTAAAGTCCACGTGGTACGATTCAAGATAAGGACTAGCGGTTCTAATGGTTCTGATGTGGGCGCGGAAACCCTCGGTTATGGAATGCAGCTCGCGGACATGATCATCGTTGATGATCAGTATGCTGACAAGGTGCATTCGTTTGAGGATAAGATCAGCCTGGTTAACGGTAAAGACGAGCAGCCCGAGTACGTTTAACTAATCATCATTACCGTTAGGCTAGATTGCCCTCAAGCAAAGATCCTCTTCAGAACTGTTAACTCAGGCCGTCACGTGGTCTACTATTGTCAAACGGTGATGGGAATGTCCTCACCGAGGTAAGACACGACCGCGTTGCTAGATGAGGACGTGAAGATCTTTATGCCAATATTGTCAGCATCTTCCGCGGTCACCCGATCAATGCTGTCAATTGACAAGAACGCGAAGACGTGAGTGGCCCTCCCGAGTCTTAAGATTGACGTTACGATCGACGCCTCATCATCGGACAGTGATTCAGCATTGCTGACGAGCACGTAGAGGCTTGGATCTGGATTCAGACTCCTTGGCATGAGTCCCCAATCGTCCACATGCTCATGCTCCATGAGCCTGATCCTCCCGTTCACCTCATAGATGATGCTGGTTAGATCGTCAATTGGCCTGTCGTCACGTCCAATCATGATGAGACCGGGGTGGTGAGTGCTAGCAGAAATGGAATCATAAAGACTCCTCATGAATCTTGATGATTCACCGTCTTCACTGATGATAGCACCGTGCGGAGCGCTCAATAGTCTTCCACGCCTGATGCCGATCGTGTTGATGGCGATCCTGTTGTTCGTGCTTGCCGGATCCCAGTATGCTGTTCCTATCTTGCCACCGTCACCAGCGGTTATAGATACCATGGGAATGATGTCCTCATATTGATTGAGACTAGACACGGACCCTCTCCTCCCTGTGGTAAGATCATGATACTATGTGAAGCTAAGGATAAGATATTCACGGGGAGGATCATCATGAGTAGGCCTAGTACCGGAGGTGAATCTCAATCATCGTCTCATGTCAGCAAGGCGAAGCTCTTTACCCCCTGCTGGATGGGCATGGATTCCTCGAGCATCGTCCCCGGGCGGCCATCAGATCCAGCTCAAGCATTACCCCCAAAGCCCATTAGGTTTCACTGGAGGGGATTAGACCGGTCTGATATCTTATTCTCGTGAATGCTACACAACAATCGTTAGGGGATCATCTTCCCTAACGTCATGGGAAGGAGTGATGATGGCACGTTGCCACAGGACAGATAAGCACGCTCGTATTGAGGCTCGTAGATTGAAGAGGGGACTTGGAACTGCTCCGGTTGACTGGTCTGGCCTCATTGATCATAACCATGATAACAGTGCTGACGGGGGTTATGATTCACATGAGGATATTGAAGACTATGCTAGATGGGCTGAAGCGTCCGCCCGCAAGGCCAAGTCGATTGGATGCTGATCTCATTGATTCTGCTACAAGATGGTGGCAGTCTAATTAATGATCGTCTGTAATGGGAGGATTAGCTCATGACCCTGATCGTCACCACGGTAATATTCACGATGCTAGCCCTCATGTCATGCGCAAGGACATCTAATCATGTGAAGAATGTTGATCGTGGTGATTACGTTCCAATGAGCTGGAGGGCTTCCCTCCTTATGATTCCGGTACTAGCCCAGTCATTGTTCTACGCGTATGTACTCATGAATCATAATGAGGTCCACTGGCTAGCCATACCATTGATCAGTCTACTATTCACGATACCTGCTGCCATAGTCTTCCTAATCACGTGGATCGCGACTGTTAGGCCATCTGGCAATAGAGCTGGGTTATCATGTCTCATTGTCATCATGCTCACTCATCTGCTATTCCTCTACACTGCTGTTGATCTCACCATCTTTCAAGACGCGGTCCCGTACTGGCTCATATTAGCGTCATCGGTCATTGCGGGGCTTCTCCTGTGGGCAAGCCCGTCCTCATCATGGTGGGGTGCTGACGTCGAAGACTAGGGGTATTCTCTCCACGGTAAGACGCCATTCCTAGGAAGGGCGTAATAGTAACGCTGGCCATGTAACACGGGAAAGCATATCCTAGGATTATAGGGTCTGCGGTGCCAAGGCTCCTACCTCCTAATGGGCGTCACCCAGTCCCCCATCCCCTATGACGATTCATTCGATTCATGGCTCGTGGCTCACAGCTCCTGCAGCCACCCGCGGACCGGGGATTGGAGGATCATCATGGATGGTGAGAGCAGGGTGAGAGCAGGACGCGGGGCATATCTTATCCTCATGAGTAAGAGTGATGATGATCGTGGTACTAGTGAAAGCAGGGTTGGGCTAGCCCATGCTGACAATAGATTTCAGGTCATCATCATGATCGTTGACGGTCTGGTCTTCCTGGGGTCAATACTCCTCATCGTGGTGACCATGGTCCTATGGTATTTTGGCGCATGGGGAATCCTCATGGAACTCGTGATCATGGCCGTGCTCGCGACGTCCACAATACTATCAATAGCCGACATCGTAATGGAGGTCCTGCATGGTGAAACCAACGGGAAGGAATCACACGCCGGGTAGGTTGAATGGTGGCGATCCTACTCCATCGAGATTCGATAGGCTGAATCACGGCCGTTCTTCCACTAGCATTCCAGGCAGCTCGGGGAAGATGATTGACCCCAGGACCGGAAGGCCAGTCAGGGGAATCCCCATGGATGATGGGGACGGTGCTCCAGATCGAGTGGCCACAAGACCATCCGTGAGGGCTACCATTGCCACCGCTGACGATCCTGCAGGAGGATCACCGGCGATCAGGGACTCATTGTCAGCATTTGAGGATTCCTCCATAAAGCAGAAGAGCGTGTACTCGTATAACACGGGCCACATGAGTGGTCCTAACGGCGTGCGTAGCGTAGACGATGTCCGCAGGAAGGTCATCAGACCTGACGACACCACTGGGAGCAGGAGGCTCACGGAGAGTCCTTCAAAGATCATCCTGGCTATCATCGCGGTGGTCATCGTCCTGGCGATCCTGAAGGTCTTATTCTTCTGAGGTAAGGTACGAGATTCCGGTGCGATCTTCATGTAAGTGTGAGGATTCACTCTAATTGTCCTCTTAGACGCATTCCATGACGCCTTAGACGCTCGGCCATTCTTGGCGCGTGTTTTTTCACTCACCTGTGTTACAGGGCGTTAGAACGCATCCTCCGCGTTCCTAGTGCATTATTCCTAGATGGTATTTTAATTGTGCGGTGGTACTGGCGCTTGATATTTTAATAGCGTGATGGGTCTATGAGTTCGGGATGTTGATCTACGTTAACGAGAATCATGGTTATAATCGATTATCGTTAACGTGGCTTCAACGTTCCTAGGTATTCCCCGCATTGCGGGGTTGAACCGGTTCGCGTTGCCGCTCCTCATCCCCCTGAGCTGAGTATTCCCCGCATTGCGGGGTTGAACCCAGCCCGTGGAATCTTGGTTCAGCGGGAGAGTCTAGTATTCCCCGCATTGCGGGGTTGAACCCACGATGAGTGCAATCGCAGCCCGCACCGGGCTCTGTATTCCCCGCATTGCGGGGTTGAACCTTCTGGTGCGATGGTCTTCTCAATCTTCTACAAGAGTATTCCCCGCATTGCGGGGTTGAACCTGAGTACTGCCTGATAGACTCTCCCGCTGAACCAAGTATTCCCCGCATTGCGGGGTTGAACCTTGCCAATGGTCAGTGCAAAGCATTCCGCTTGGGAGTATTCCCCGCATTGCGGGGTTGAACCCAAGAGTCTGTCGGGGAATGCTGAATGGGGCCCGCAGTATTCCCCGCATTGCGGGGTTGAACCTTCTACCCCTGATCCTGACTTTGAGACCATCTGCTGTATTCCCCGCATTGCGGGGTTGAACCTTGTCAGATCTGGCCGATCTTTGACGATCTTCAATGTATTCCCCGCATTGCGGGGTTGAACCTAGCAGAGCTAGCCTGCCAGTTCGAGACGTCGATAGTATTCCCCGCATTGCGGGGTTGAACCTAGCAGTCTTGCCACCATCGCCGGCTCCGATCGTCGTATTCCCCGCATTGCGGGGTTGAACCCGAGGGTTCTGAATGAGTACAAGCATAACTCAGAAGTATTCCCCGCATTGCGGGGTTGAACCTCAATATGGTACAATATTCTAATAACAATGGTATAGTATTCCCCGCATTGCGGGGTTGAACCCCGGAACAGGGAAATCGACGAAGAGAAAAAGCGGAGTATTCCCCGCATTGCGGGGTTGAACCCAATCCGAGCATGGCTCTCAGAAAAGTAGATGAGCAGTATTCCCCGCATTGCGGGGTTGAACCTCGACACTCGAAGTCTGGTGCGTCATCTGCGGTCGGTATTCCCCGCATTGCGGGGTTGAACCCGATCAGGAATCCTGTGGAGCGTGCTTCTAGGAAGGGTATTCCCCGCATTGCGGGGTTGAACCCTGATGATACAGATGTAGCATACGATGATACATTCGTATTCCCCGCATTGCGGGGTTGAACC